AGGACGAAGTTCCAACGTTGGTAAATCCACCGCAGGAACAGAATGTGTTTTGTCCAAGGTTGTCAAAACAGGCAACCCCTTCTTGGTTTCCGCAATTCGGATGAGTGGGCATTTCATACACTTCTCGGCATCCATCTTGGTTAGCCCACACACACGTTTCCACACGAGGAAACGTTGGTACTCGGACTCTTGGATATGCCCTTGAGCCCTAAGTTCCTCAGGACTCAAGGGGCCACTAGCACCAAATGGTGGGAATGAACGCCAATGGGCGCAAGCATAAATAATGGGCTGATCGTTTGCCGTGGTCACTAGGGGTTTCATCGTGGTTCAACTCCATCAGATTCCCCTTATTGTACCGTTATTGCCCGTGACAGATCACAGCTTACGCATCTTAGCTGCAGCATCGAAATCCCGGTGGCTAACCAGAATTGGACCCTTGATCCCCATCGCAGACAATTGCGAATCAAAATCAAGGAATACGCCGTCCCTGGTCTTGACCTTCAACGGTGTCATGCCCGTACCACGACATGCCAAAATCGCCGCAGCCAATTTGGAAGCGCTATCTGCCGTCAAAGGGACAGTCAAATGGTATTCCCAATTTGCCCCATTTGTCGCTGGGGAATCCACCTGTTGAACCCGCTGCATTGTTCCGAGAGCAAAGGGTTCCGCTGGCGGCTCCTTGACGGAAATGGTTTCCACAACCATGGTAGGGTGATCACTGGGCTGCATTGCAACCGTAGCTAGAGGCGTGGCAGGTTGTTCCCCACGTGCCGCATAGAACCATTTCGTCAATTCCTCCGGCCATGATGGCAATGAATCGAAATCCACACCTTCAGGGCACTTCGATGGGTCTTTGATCTTCTTGTTGCCGAGGAACCGAACTTCCTTGTAGGTCATCCCATTGATGTCCCACGCTACCGTCCAGTCCGGTCCAATTTCCACGTCGCAAGTCAATGGGATAATCCAGTTCTTACCCAAGATGGCATTGTTGGACGCCATAATGTTGACCAACAGCGGGAGCACCTCTTCCAAGATATCGGCATCGATCTCGAATACCAATTCGTCGTGCATTGATGCAACCATCATGCACTTATCCAACCAGCCCCGCTTCTTCATTTCCTTGTGGATCAAGGTCATTGCGATCTTGCAAATATCAGCACCGGAACCCTGAATAGGGCCGTTCACTGCGTTGCGTTCCGCCTTGGACTTGAAGAAACCGTCCTGGCTATTGATATCCGGCAAGGGATACTTGCGACCAAATGCAGTACGGACAAACCCATGCTTACGGGCAAATGCGTGGGTTTTATCCCACCAAGCCCGCAAACCAGAATATGTCTTGTCGAAGGTGTTCTTAATCCGCCAACCTTCGTTCTTTTCGCATCCCGTCGCACGGCAAACCGCCTGACCACCACCACCGTAGCAAAGACCGAAGTTTACGCCCTTCGCATGGCCACGCAGCACCTTCCATTCAGGACGATTCGGCGCATCCGCACCATAAACCTCCATCGCAGTCAAGGTGTGCAAGTCCCCAATCTTATCGGAAGCACAGTTGGGGCAACGATGGGGCGGAGGTGCCGGTGTCGCTGTCGCCGCAAACCCCTCCAACTGAGGACGAGGTTGTTGGCTGAAGGTACGCCCGCATCCCGAACAACGAAAGAATTCCGTCAGCCACTTGGGCTCCCGGCTGAGGTTCGTAACCAGACGAAGTTCCTCACCGGAAAAGTCGATTGCCGCAATGTACTTCGGGGGTTGCCCCGCCTCAGTCGGTCGGGCAGTAACTACTTCACGAATACGCCGCATACATTCAGGACGCGGATTCTTAGGATCAAAAGCGGTTGAAGGAATCGCTTGGAAATTGATGAGGGGCCAACCACGCAAGCGTGACCGCCCGCCGTCCTTCGCCGATGTCGCGTACCGTCCCGTATCAACCTTGTGCCCGTTGAAGGCAATCCGCATCAATCCGCCATTCGGATCAATGCCCCCCGTTGTATCCACATCCCAAATCATTGGGTACAGATACGTCGAAAGGGCTTTATTGACCTCACGGAATCTTTTGATCTTATTCATGAACGGGAATTGTTCGCCAGCTTCTTCGATGACGCGATCCAATTCGTCTTTGCTGGTCTTGACTTGTCCCGATTTCTCTGTGTGCTTGAGATTGGGTACTTCCATTTCATCGAACATGACGCCCAACTGCATAGGAGCGTTCACGTCATAGACTGCGGGCCACTTCTTGTTCTCCCGTCCAATAATGGTCGCACCCTTGTCTGCATAGACGCCCTTAGCACGGCGCTCCGCAACATTCAACTGATCTGGGATCAGGTTGAGCGTGTCATCATCGACAAAGATATCCTGAAGCACCTTGTAAATGCCAGGCATTACATCGCGCCCAAGGATCCTCGATGCCGTCTCATAGACCTCCATGATAGAGGCGAACCATTCCTTGTGCCCAAGGATGATGAGTTCCTTGATACGGTCCATGTTCACATGGATACGATTGCGTTCCATCCACCGGCAAGCCGTTACAGCGCCCTTCTCGACCGTGTAGATGGCCTTCTGCGTCCCACCATCGGAATCCGGGTCAAGGACAGGAGGTGCCAATACCGGGTAAAGAAGCCAAGTGCAAATTACGTCACCACACGCATAGTAGAGCGTGGTTTCATCGGAAGGGTCCAACGTGGTGAAGTCATAGCTAAAGTTAGCGTCTTCCTTGTCATGCCCGAATACCTCGTACAGGTGGATCATCTCCATCCCAATACCAGGGCCTCCACAAGGAGTATTTGCCCACGCCTCCTTCGGAATATCCCTAGGAGTTGCCGCCAAATCCTTCAAACGCTTATTGCGTGCTCGTGCATTCCGCAGGTAGCATAGGATCATGGTGTCATCCCATGAACTTGGCTTCTCCCATTCACCCCAAGGAACTCCCGTCCCGTTGAATTGCAAGAATTCCTGGTCAAATTTACCATTGTGGAAAACGGCAATGGTCTTACCGGTGTCCGTAGCTTCCGTCAACCGGAGAAATTCCTCCGCAAATGCCTGAATAGGTACATTGCATTCATAGGGAACGCGGGTGCCGTCCATCTTGACTTTGGAATGGCGAAGTGGGATGTAATAGCCCGTTTCACCATCCGCACATAGACCTACGCCCGCGATTTGGTCATACGTGCCCTGATTACCACTAGGCAGGGTGTAAACCCGGTTATCCACACCGGAGGTTTCCAAGTCACATGCGTACCTACCGGAAGCGATGCATGCGTCGATGATGCTTGGCAGGTTTTCCACGGTGCCCAGGATGAACTTCTTCTGGTCCATCCATGGTTTCTTCTTGCCCTCTCGGGCCTCATTGAGCATATCACCGAAATCCATTATTTACCTTCCTTGATAGAAGCCGTTGCCGCATTCATCGTGGATTCCCCCTTGTCCTGGAGGTAATCAAACAGCTTCTTGTGCTGTGCGATGTAGGATGGGATGTCCTTAGGATTTTTCGCAGCAGCCTTCGCATAGGGCTGAAGCACCAATGTAGCCGCCAATGATGCTGCTACTCGGGATCCAAACCCGCCAATTTGGCGATAGGTAACGTAATGCAATCCCGCTTCATTCCGTTCATCCGATTCGAGTTGTGCAAACATTCCTGAAAGAATGTCCGCTGTCTTTGGGTCCATACCGTCAATCATTAGATACCTCCATACCATCTACCCCGTTAGAAGCTAAACTCAACCCCTTCAACAACGACGACATATCTCCCCGAACGCCATGCCATTGCAATTTGCGTGACCATTTCCCGGGCATCTACGGGAACCCCCGCAGGAACAAAACAATCCGGCAATTTCGGCCCCGGGTGACAATGATTCTTATTGTGCATCAAGCAATCCTTGAATACTACACAATCACGATATATCCCTGGAACTTTCTTGAGCAATGCGTAGGGAGGAGGGCCGATTAATCGCATCATCGGTGTCGCATACCCGTGCAAAGCATGTGACATAATATCTCCTGGGATGATCGGGATGAGATCCCCCCAAGGTGTCCCTCGAACAGGTGCAAGACATCCCCAAGGGTCGTCCCCTACAGGAATAGGTCGGGCTAGCAGAACCCGTCCCCATTCCGACGTGTCCAAGGCAAATTCAAGCATGATAGTTCTCAGGGTTTGATGGATTTGAAGAACCGGCTGACGCCGCCTACATCATGATACCCCCGAGGCCCTCGGTTGCCCTGAATTGATCCCCACCCCTCAGTGTGCAATGATTCTGTATCGCAAGACTTGCCCGTCCACGAAGGCGGGCGATCCCCTGATTGATTATCCAACCCTTTGACAGGACATCCTAATTCACAAACTAAGCTGCACCCTCGCAAATGTTGAAGGATCATATTCGAAGGGAATCTCCCAGCCGGGGCTTCCCCGGTCGATTGAACATTCCCTTTCGTTTGTCCCCCCGGTTCTTTCTTCCCTGGGACATAGCTGCGGGAAGAAGGCCATGAATCAACACTTGTGCCAATACGACTAGCCTCGATATCCAACCCGCCCGTGCCCCACTTGAGTACCGTAGAAGCAACTGTCCCATCCAAAGGTTTGCGAGCTACGATAATCGTGATCACGTTGTAAACCCTTCCCGCAAACTCGTCATCAATCGATCACACAGTTTCAATACTGATTGACGTGCCACATATTCTGGCATGCTGCTATCCGCTACATGGTACGCCAGTTTGTCATAGGCTTCCCAGTACGCCAGCACCGTATCCATCGGCATCAATCGATCCTCAGTAATACTGGACAAGGATGCTAGGAATTGTTTGCTGTCATCCGCAAATGTCCGATTCGGCAATAGCCGTGCCTTGACTTCATCCTGAGTTGTGGTATCCGGTCCATGATAGGCATCATCGTCATCCTCCCAAGGCATGCTAGGGAGGTTGTATTTTTGCTCTAGGAAGGCCATAGCTTCCATGAAGCCGATTCCTTCCTTGGCACGTACCGTTTCAATAGGATCCCGAATCTTGTCGCACGCAAAGCAGTAGAACGAATTTGATTCCGGGTACATACGAGCCGAGGGCTTGCCGTCTTGCCCGTCCCCGTGAAGGTCACATGGGAACTGTTGTTCCTGATACGAACCGCCAAGATGCACACGATAGCCATAGTCCGCCAGGACTTGTGCGATGTGAATCTTTTCCTTGATGCGTTCAACGCGACGATGTGTTCTACTCATGATTGTTCTACCCTATGAGAGTGTCTTGAAGAAACGGGATGCGCCGCCTGTGTCCCCGCGAATGAATGGGGCAGATGGTTTCCTGTTAAATGACGGGATCACTTCCCTACCGGACTTCCTGTTGTCCGTTGCCCCGCCACCACTCATGCCAGGACGTTCCCCCGATTGCCTATCCAAACCTGCAGCCGCTTCCAAGGTTAGAATCATGTTCGTAGGGAATCTACCGATATCACTAGGGGCGTATTCCGCATCCGTCTGGTCATAAGCGCTATCTCGATACCCTAGCTTGCTAGCCTTGGCATTGAGGCTGGCCCAACCCGGCGCCTTCGTTGGTTGAGGCTTGTCCCCTAGAAATTCAATTCGAGAAGCATCGATATTGATTCCACCCGTCCCGTGCAACAACACGTTATGAGCGACTGTCCCATCAATAGGTTTGCGGGCTACGGTGATAGTAATCATTTGACCTGTTTGAAGTACCGACTCGCACCACCTGGAGATTCTGTGACCGTCTTCCACGTATCGTAAGGCGTGTCCTTGGCATTCCCGAAAGGATGCGCTGTATCCTTCTGTCGATTCCATGACCCCGTGGCTACAACGCCCGACTGTGCGTCAATGGCAGCTACAGGGCATCCTTCTTCACACTCCCACGATTCCGTCCGGTGCTGGAGGATCAGGTTCGCAGGCCACCTTCCCGCATCGGAACCATTGACATGTGGCGTCGTCCCCATCCGCCAACCATCCCCATTGGTTCCCTCGTTGCTATTACGGAGAGTGCTTTCATGCCCAATGCGGCTAGCGTCAATATTGATTCCGCCAGTGCCATACTTGATGGAATTGGAAGCTACCGTTCCATCCAAAGGCTTACGGGCTATGGTGATATTGATCACTTGAGCACCTTGAAATACCGAGAAGCCTCATGAATATTCAATCCCGCTACAGGACAACCTTCTTGGCACGTCCACACTATTTCCTGTGTGTCTGGGGCATGTTTGGATCCCGTGCCCTTGAGGTACTTGTCATCCCTACCAGGACCAAACCCTACAAAACCTGCAGCTAGCTGTTTACCAGGTGCTTGCCGAACTCCTGATTCCACACATCCCTGAATGTGTGACATAACCAAGTTTGCAGGCCATCGCCCATTATGGTGACTAGTCACATAATCATTTCCAGCTTGTGACCCGTGGAAACTGGTCATATCCTTCCCAGGGGTATAACGATTCGTCTGAATCTCTTCGGAACCAATACGGGATGCATCAATATTGATCCCACCGGTACCCCACTTGATGGAGTTAGCAGCTACGCTTCCTTCTATTGGCTTTCGGGCGATAGTAACCGTGATCATGAAGCCCCGGAGCTATTGAACAGCAAACCAATCCGCACAGCTAATGTATCCACGGACATCAATTCCAAGCTGTTAACAGGCAGAATCAATGACGCCAACATTTCCCCGCGTTGAAACCTGACGGTGGCTTCCCCTGCCGCAGACTTTTCCCAACCCAGGAATTCGGCTCCTACCAACTTGCATGCCGCTTCTACCTTCCATACCATCTGGCCCTCCGTTCACTTCTTCGAGTATCCATCCTTGGCCCAACCGCCGCCCTGGAAATGGACAGAAGCTGCCTTGCCGGAAAATACCTTCTCTGTATCTCCCCCGCATTCATGACTGCCGTCCATTTCTGGATCGCTTGCCGTATGAATGATGACGGTACATGAAGGATTCGGATCGTTCATGCCCTGTGTCCGCTCCTCAATCTGACCACACTTCTTGCATTTGAAATCATATGTCGGCATATCATTCACCTTTCAATGTCTTGAAGAACCTGGACGCCCCGCCACCTTTCTCTCCTATAGAACGATCATAGGATAATGGGTTGTCCCTCCGAAACTCAGGGTGCCCAAACATACCCCCTCCAGTCTTCTCAGAATTCACGTTTCCTCGAGTATGTAGGAACCCGCTTTGTCCATCGAGTCCTGCTACTGAGCATCCTTCAACGCATTCCCAGGATTCCACGGTCTCAGTCCCGTCATCATCGGAATACCCACGCTTCGTAGCTTCTGTTGGGCGGAATCTCCACTGCGTCCTATCCTCTCGGTAACCGTTTCCCTCAGGACGGGTATCCGTCCGGTTGCCCTTTACCTTTGTCAACCCCAGGGAATTGCATCCTGCCAAGTGGGACATAATCATGTTCGCAGGCCATCTCCCGGCATGGATTTCTACAATATCGTGCCCCGTACGTGCCCAAGTACCACTACGATCTTCCTTTCCTTCAGCCGTTTTAGGATATGGCATTTGATTGCTACGGGAAGTCCCCCCGCCATTTCCAATCCGGGAAGCATCAATGTTGATGCCCCCCGAACCCCAATTGAGGGCATTGGTAGCAACTGTACCATCCAGAGGTTTACGGGCTACCGTAACAACAATCATAGGGGCTTCCGACCACAAACGAAGGGTTCCCATGCGGGCTTCAAAGCCGTACCGAATCCAGAGAATTGCTGAGCTTCTTTGGTATCAGGTTCCCATTTATCAGATTCGGTTCGCGATTTAGGGAACTCAGACCAATGAAGACCTTCCCGATCCCGTGACCCATCTCCAGTAACGGTTGAATCTGAACGCCCCTTCAACATGTGTCCTTCTACAGCTTTAGAAACATTGAGAGATTTGGGGAAGCCCGAACCGTACACCCAGGCCTCCAGACCTAGGGCTTCAAACCCTACATTCTGCATTGCCATGGCAAGCCGATGCATGGTTCGAGTAGCGGCGAACACCTTGATGATCCCACCGGGCTTCAGGATACGAAGTGCCTCCCGAAGCCACAACAAGTGGAAGGCCTCATTGGCGTGAATGTCCTCCGTCGAAATGGACTCCTCGTCAGCATCTTCTTCAGGGGCTACATCCCATTTTTTACCCATGAATGCGATAAGATACGGAGGATCTGTTACAATATTGCCCACGGAATTATCAGGCAGCGCCTTCATCCTGGCAACACAGTCCCCATGCAACAATCGGATGGTTTGATTACGCATCTAGATACCTCCTACCAACCGAATACGTCATCGCAACTAGATTCTGTTTGTTCTACCACGGGCGGGACATATTCAGACTCGATGGTGAGGCTGTCCCATTTGTCACCCTTCATAATTTGCTCCTTCCAATGGTGAAGGCGGGCATCAATGATGGCAAGGTAATCGGATTCCCGTTCAATGCCGATGAAGTCATGTCCAGTACGGATACAAGCAACACCTGTCGTCCCGCTCCCTGTAAATGGGTCAAGGATTGCCCCCTCATCAGTCGGAATGCCTAATAGCAATCTCTCCATAAGATCAATGGGTTTCACGGTCGGGTGAAAATTGTGAACCTCCCCAGCCGTCCTACCGGCACCGGCACGAGGGTTGTTCAACCCGGCGGTATCCTCTTCCCGGTTTACTGCTTCAGCCCCAGTCTTGGCAGGAAGATCCCTACATCCGGCTTCCCGTTCAGACCTAGATGCCTTGGGGACATAGTGCATCCCGCTAGCTTCCTTGGCCCATAGAATGGAATCTCGAATCTCGAACCCCGCATCCTCGATACGACATGCCCCCGTGTGCCCCGTAGGTTCTTCATCAGGGGCAATGAGTAGGAGGTGTGCCCCAGGACGTAGAATGCGTAGCAACTCAGCGGATTCATCATCCGTGGGTTGCCCACGGAGAAGCAAACCCGTCAAGGTATTGTCTGGAGTATTGGTATCGAGATTACCGTCAAGCCCATCCCAAAATACCGCCGGCGGATGTGGGGATGGCGGCGAAATCATCGTCACCAAGTAGTCAATGAGATCCTGAGGCACTGGTTTCATGTCATCCTCTGTATGCTGGACTTGCTTGAAGAATCGGCTCGATTCACTTTGTTCATCGAGCCCTGCTACAGGGCATCCTTGTTTGCATTCCCAAGCATCTAACGTTTCCAACCCGTCCGATTCAGCGTACCCCTTTATCGAGGGCTGCACTCTACCAATCGTTTGATGCCCGCCGACTTCAGAATGTATCCCTGAACGTCGAATTGGACCGGAGCCATTTACCGATGTAGGTTTTACCCGTTTACTCCCGACCTTCCTGCACCCGTCAAGGTGCCGGAGGATCAGGTTTGCGGGCCAACGCCCTTCCGTCGAAAAAATAGCCCCAGTGCCTTTTTCATATGAACATCCACCCTCTGTGATGCCCCATTTCACCGTGCGGTTTCCCGCTGTCGCTTGTTTGACCGTTCCCGTACCAATTCGAGAAGCATCTACATTAATACTCCCCGTACCCCATTTGAGAGCATTAGCAGCAACCGTCATATTCAAAGGTTTGCGGGCAAGGGATATAACTTGCACGGGTTAGCCCTTTTCGATCAGTTCGATTAACTCCGCCTTCTTCAAGGTCGAATAGCCCTTCCGTCCCATAGCCTTTGCCGTGTCCTTCAACTCTGTCAAGGACTGATCCGCCAAGGGTTTCAAGGCAGGAAATCCCCTTGCCGTTTGAATCTCGGCGCCTGAGTAATCCGTAGCAACAAAGTTCTTGGAATCCAATACAACTTGTTCCTGAGGGATTCCCCGAAGTGCACCGGGAAGATGTGAAGGGGCTGCGCCAGTCCGGTAATTGAAAGCCTTGGGCATTTCACTTGACATGAACTGGTTTTCCAGCATCACTTCCCCTAATGACTTAGGAGTAACGGCAGTATTGAGCGTCTCCGTTGAGAATCGCCCCGTTTCAGTACGCCCGGTCTTCATATCCAGGATAGAAACGGCAGTGTAATCATACCCATGTGCCTGATCGATACCCATGAAATACTCCTTTGGAGCGGGAAGCCCCAACAACCGTGCGGCTTCCACCCGCTGATCCCAGGAGTAATTACGGTCAGATTCCTGAACTATTTTCTTTGCAATACGACGGTTCATCCGATCTCCTTCATGAACGATTCATCAATGGCATCCCCTTGTGCCTTGTTTTGTTCCGACGAAAGTACGATGTCATCACACGTCAAAATCCGTCGCGTTGACCATTCTACCCGTGCGAGGAATGTTTCAAATGGCTTCTGGTCACGAGACTTCAGGTTCTGGATTTGGAACCTGTTGGCAGCCGCCAACTCGTTATCCAACCATGCCGCAGTCACAATGTCCGCCGAACGTTCACATTCATTTGCGTAGCTCAAGTGGACAAGTTCGTACCTGGCGGATCCCGTTTTCTCCTTGACTTTCAATGCGGATTTGAACCCTTCACGGCTCAACTGGAACAATGCCACTACCGCAATACCCTGACCACGGTTGAAGCTCATCGCCAACCGCTTCAGGTCACGGATAACCTCATTCAACCGGTCAGTTGTCGAGTTCACCCACTTACGGGGCGCCATCAATCCCGCGTGGTCAACGAATACCATGCGGAACGGAGACTTGGAATAGATCAATTCCGCACGCTGCCGCAAATCCGCCACCGTGAAGTCTGACTTGTCCGGGTCGGCAACCTCAATGTGAATCTTGCCGTAGTTCTTCGGATCGAACCATGCCTCGCCCGTATTAGGGTCGATGCCGTCCACAACCGTAACCCCATTGAAGTCCGGGATTACATAGTCATACAAGAACTGCTTGGCATTGGCATGATAATCCGCAAGCGTTCCATCCCGAATGTACTGATACGGAATACCAACAGTTGCGGTCGTGTCTTTCTGGAGGCCCAACCCGCAACGAATCTTACGGAACTTCTCATGCGCCGAATGCAGGGAATACAGCATACGCCGGCATTGCTGATAAGGCATTTCCAGGCTGAAGATCAGGCTGGAGTGCCGATACCAAACCGCTTGGTTGTATGCCCAGTTGAGCATCAACGTGGACTTCATGTGTCCCGTGAATGCCGCATGAACCCAAAGCTCAAACTTCTTCGCACCGTTCAAAGCGGTGTCCATCTGATTCAAACCGCAGTGCTGTCCAATACCGGCAAGAGGATCGGATTCCACCCGTTCGTATTCCCGCTTGAAGTCCCCACCGTCCCGGGTCACTTCACCTGAAAGCCTTGCTCCCAATGTAGGGGCCACGATGGCATGTGACTTGTCAAGGATGTGCTTGACCGCATCGAACGGCCCCTTGAGTACGGTTTCCTCCCGTCCATGGCGAACGGTAATGCCCGTCTGAACGATTGTCGCCGCTTCCTTGAGGAGTTCTGTCACTGCCCTCGTGCGACGATCCTGGGCCTTGTCCTCGAGGCGCGTAACGAAGTCTCCGCCCGTGACTGCAGGCATGACCGTAATTACGTCAAGACGCCCGATGACCTGATCCTCCCCTCGCATGAGGAAGTGTGTCCGTAGCGTATTCGCCTCGGGGATGTGTCCGTGTGCCTGCACAAAGGTCTTGATGAAGTTCCAAATAGGAATGTCCTCATCCGCATCGAACTCCAATCCCGCATCATAGAGGTTGAAGTAATTACGAAGCAGGAGTTCCTTGTCCTTCGCATCATTGGCATTGGCAATAAACGTTGACCGTAACAGAGTTTTCATGAACGCCCCCACTGCTTCTTCTTCTTGGATTCCGTTGGGATACTTTCAAATTCTGACCGCATTGTCGTATGCGTCCGAACTTGCTGGGTCTCTTCCTGTTCCTCCTCTTCCAATTCTTCAATTACGGGGGCAGGAGCACTCACAGGCACCTTCACCTGAGGTCGCATAGGAGCCTTCACCGGTTGTTCTACATTTCCAACTTCGTCAATAGCTTCCGCTTCCGCCGTAGACAATGACATCCGATGGATCCCGGTTGCCGGGAGAATCATTCGGGGCTGTGCCTTCTTATCGGTGAGATTGACATGGGGCCAAGTCCTCAGGAAATTACCCACATGCCCGTCATAGGAAATATGACCACTTGCCAATCGTGCATCGGGATTGTCAATAATCCATGTGGGCTTATTGATATGGTTCCGGTGAAGAAGCGCTTCCAACAGGACTTCAGGCATTGCGGAGTTGCGTGCCGCCTTTACCCCCGTGATGAGAATCAAGAGTTCGGGCGGTTCTACAAGGTCTACCAATGCCCCGTATTTGGACGTGACCGGTGCCTGCCTCATATTATGTACGTCACCATCATAGACATCATCGTCATCTACTCGGGCCAACCAGGAATCCATCAAGTCGGCATCCGAAACCACATTGAAATTCCAACGAGGTCCCATACGAATGGCGATGTGCCGAAGATGCGACCGGAATTGACTGGTCGGCATAGTAATCCACAGGTTCTTCCCGTGTTGTCCCATCAATCGGGTGCTCTCAATCTTGGGTGCCTGGGTGAGTCCCCGCCACCCGCGTTCTACATTGGCCAGAATGTCCCGTGCAAGCACGCACATGCAGGGTTGTGTTCGTTCCCCCACATAGATTGCGGACTTGACCTTGGACGGGACAACCCCACGCCCCAAGCAATCCTTGCAATCGGGATTGCCATCCCCATCAGGATAGTCTTTCAGTATGGTTTCAACCATTTACAATACTCCTTTCAAGTCCCTAGCATCCTGTTGCATAGATGCGAACAGGTTGGACAGATCGTTTTCTACGCTAATCACAGTCTGTTCCCCATCTCCCTTGATTCGTTTCCCTAGCACGGCTTCTACCAATTCCATCTTCTTGTTCAGAACCTCCATGACCCGGTGGTCAATCGTTTCCCCGTGCTTCCCCCGGCCTTTACGCCCTACCATGTGATGGACGTAGCATTTGTCATGCAGTGACCCGATACGAATCATGCGCCCTACTAGCTGGATGAATTCGCCGGCAGACCATGGGGTGTCAATGCATATAAGTGCCTTGGCTGCCTGGAGATTAATAGCCTCAGATCCAGCCGTGGTAATGCAAATAACCCGTACATCGGAATTGGCATCCTGGAAGGCATTCATGTTGGCACGGCGCTGATCAATGTTCTCTTTGCCCGTGATACGAACTGCTTTGATCCCTTCCTTCTTCAGACGTGCCATCACAAGGGCAATCATCTTCTCGAAGCGGCTGAATACAATAACCTTCTCATCCTCCAAGTCGCCCTCAGTCAATGTATCAACAAGGGCGTCAAGTTTAGGGGATTCCCCGTCACATTCAATGAGTTCAAGGTGGTTGACAATTTCCTGGCAGTAGGAAATTGCAGACAACTTGGTGACTTCCTTCTCAACGGCACCTTCCCCACGTCCCATTCCGAGCAACCCTTCAAGGGCTGCATCGTATTTCTCGATTTGCAGGTCGTTCAACTCAACCTCAATGACCTTGCACGTCAGGGACGGCAATTCGCTAGCGACCTCATGCTTGGGTCGCCCAATGAAATACGGATCAATTTCGTCACGGAATTCGGCAATCTTATGAGGGGCATAACCCGTAACTACGGTAACAAAGCGATTGCCCCCAATCGACTGCTGCTTGGTTTGTGCATAATACATCATGAACGAATTATATGACATCGGAAAAAGACTCGGAAGCACAACGCTATAGATTCCGTAGCCTTCCATGAGGTGATTCTTGATCAATGTGGCAGTCAACCCCCATACTCGGTCGGCTTGGTCGCTCAAGTGGCGGCAAACCTTGTAGACTTGCGTCTTGGGGTTCTTGAACGCGGTGCATTCATCGGCGATGAATATGAAGTCCTTCCATTTCTGCATTTGCGTGAAATCCTGAACGGCGGTTCTATAGCCCATGACCATAACCGTAGGGCCTTTAGCATCCTGGAATTTCTTTCGGATTTGCTTGCGCTGATCAGGCGTTCCGGAGCAAATCATAACGGACACGCCGGTTGTGAACTTGCTAAACTCGTCTACCCACTGCCTAGTAGCGGACTTTGTGGTCATGACGATAGCTTTACGGTCGGTGTCCTTCTCCCAGATATAGCATAACGCCGCGATACTCTGGATCGTTTTACCCAACCCCGTATCATCCCCAAGCACGAACCGCTTCATGATAATCAGGTGCATAATCCCTTGCACCTGATAGTAACGAAGCTCCAGGTCGCGTTCCCGTCCCGCCAAATCCATGAATTTCGGCTTGAGATGCCTGGTAGGTCGGATTTTCAGATTGTTTTTGGACCGAAGAACCTTGAGTTTCGCGAGGTCTTCCTCAGCCTTAATCTTGGCGGGATCTTTATCATCTTTCATGGTGCCTCCAATCTACGATCCTACCCCGATCGCAATTGGTATGAGGCCCCCTAATCTAGAATTTGACGAAATTCACCAAGCGTGTCACAACCCCAGAACGTGTAAACATCCCAGGCGTTTGCCGGAGTTGTCTTTCAAAAGCAATCCGCAAATAGATATTGCCCATGTCCTTGGGAACCTCGGGATGGAGCCTCCGAAAGGCACTCTCATGCTTGTCCAATATCATGACATAATCCTTCATGAGGGTGACCCGCATGGTGTTATCGCACCAATCCGCCATGTCCTTCAGAATCTTGTCAACATTGTCCTCAATAGCCGCCGGCGGTACCTTGAGCCCGTTATCGTAATTGGGCATCCCACCGCCGTACCCTAGTATCAATCGCCCAAGGGATAATGCGTCGATTTTGTCCGGAGGCATTGTAGGCCAATTGCTTTGGTCTTCCGCAAATACGAAGAACACGTACTGAAGGTACTCCATGAATTCTGCTTTGTATGTGATCATGGAGAGTTGACGCACTATCGCTTTACCTTGCCGTTCCGAAATATCCAAGAAGTCATCCGACACATGCTTGAATATTGCGAAGTCCGGAGGTTCAGGGGATCCTGCGGGACGCCCATACATCAACTCGTACATCTTTGCGGGATTGTATGCCATCCATAATCTCCAATACACCTATACGGGTTCCATCATAGCCTATTTACCCATATGGACAACCCACACCTTCTTATGCTTGGCCTTTGCCCGCTGAACTACTTCAGACGTAGGATACTTGGTTTCCGAGAACACCAACAGCACATCAATGTCATCCAAAGGATCCCATGCGTCCATCCCCAGATTAGACCACCACATCCTGGCCCTACCCCACCAACCCTTCGGCTTCACTGGAGGTTTGGAATAATCCCCCATCTGAACATTGCATTTATTCAGCTGATGCATCATCTGGCGTTCCGCCAAGGATTTCCAATGGCTAATGACCACTACATCAGGATGTTTTCGAGCTAGGTTCCGGGCTGCTATACGAAGCAGTAACCAGTTATGCGTATTCGGCGGGATGATTAACGCAAGGCGCATGGTGGCCTCCTCTATCTTACATGTGGACTCCTCGGGTATCTCACAGGGTACCTACCCTACATAGGTTCCGGCCGATAAGGCTTCTATGGACTAACCCGTGTAGGTCGAGATTATTGATGAGGCATGGAATGAGCATTGCACAGAAAATCGTGAAGGCGTACCTGAAGCGGATTGCCAATAACGAAGAATCCGCTGTTGCACCAGGTAGATTCATCGATCTAGCAGTCCTTCTAGTTGCCTACGATGCGTTTATTCGATACCTGGATGCAAAGGAAGCCGCGCCAAGTCCTCAGGAAAGGCGACTCGCAACCGTAGGGCTGACGCTTCTCAAGCGCTATAATGATGATCTCGCCAACTCCATCGTCCAGCTTCTAGGGCCTTTAGCGGAACGTACGGACGCAGGTTCTGTTCGTACCCCAATCAATATGGCAATCCGTGTGACAACGGTCACTCCTCAAGGAATCGAATATCGTGCCAAGGCGCTTCGTGAAACACTCCCGTGGATCAAAACACATACGGTAGTATTCAACGACATATTCACAGGTAAAGTGGCGCGTGCCGCCCGTGAGTTGGCAAGTGTTATTGAAGAAGAAAGCCCCGCAAGTCTACTAAACAAATTGGCAAATGTTGCCCCCGTATCTGGTATCACGGCACCTCGTAAATGGGTTGAAGACGTAGCGAAGGAAGCGGGAGCCCCAATTTCATCCGTAGAGAATACACTCGTCAATGCCCAGGTAGCCAAGGACTTGGGAGAGCAACTCGTCAAGATTGAAGCATCCCTTACAACCGTTTCATCGAATACACCGGAAGCCGCAGATCTTCAAGCACAACGTTCCGCCCTCATTGACCAACTGGGCAAGGTCGCTCAGCAATCTGCGAACCCGGATACGATTCTAGCGGTTGCAGCATCCGCAAAGCCTACACATCAATTCGCAACGGATACCGGCAGGAAGGTTGGACTTACCCCTGACCAGGAAGAAGCCATGATGGCCCGGGGTCGGGTTGTCATTGCTGCCGGTGCGGGTTCAGGCAAAACTCGAGTCCTGGCTTCCAAGGTTGCTTTCCACATCAATGAACAGGGCATCCCTGCCACATCCTTGTTGGCGACTTCCTTTACAGGGAAGGCATCAGCGGAATTAATCAAGCGGTGTGGAGATTACGGCGCCATCCTCCAAAAGGATGCCCTGAAGGGATTCGGCACGACGCACTCAATTGCGGGCGGAATCCTCAATGATCGTGCCCGTGATTTCCGGCGTCCCAATTATATTGGTAAAAAGGAAGGTTGGAAGCAGACAACCATCTTCCGTTTGGCAATGGATCAGGTCAAGATGAAGGCTGACGGGGGACCGCCGCCAACGCCGAAGGGTATGTGGGATGACCAGATGGCAGGAGCCGGGGCGCCCCCCGTAGCCCCTCAAGCCCCGCGTCCTCAAGCCCCAACTCCACCACAAGGAGGCCCGCCGGCCGAATATCGGAATGCTGTTGACAACGCACTTGGATATTTCCAATGGGCGGTACGGACATGGAGTCCTAGCGGCCCTAGGGATTGGTTTGAGGGTCAAATCCCATTCCTACAAAGCATGCTAGGATCAGATCCTCGGACGTTGACGGACTGGGAAAAGCAGAAGCTTAATCGATTGTTTGAAAAGGTCAAAGGACGTGGAATTCAATACCGCGTTGCTGCAGGTATGGACCCGCCAGAAGCGGATGTCCCGAAGCCCAGAACCAAGCAAAACCAACTGGAAAAATACACATTCCACAGTGCCCCTGCCCGTGAATGGTTCAACCTAGGGCTAACCCTCGAGCGGGAAGATGCCAAAGGCAACAAGCAGCCTATCCCCATGGGGGAATTTCGACGTGCCGTTTCCATCCTAAAGGGGAAGGGCATTAGTCCTTCCCAAGCGTGGGCTGGAGAAGGCGGATACGGGATTGAATCCGATGCGGCGGCTGTCTATGCGGCTTATGAATGGATCAAGGGTTCTAACGGAGAAACAGAGTTTGCATCTACCGGAGACATGGACGACATTCTGATTGATACCGTGAAGGCTTTGATCGGCAATCCTACATTACTACGCCAAATTCAATCACAGTTCAAGGTACTTCTCATCGACGAAGCACAGGACTTGAATCGGGTTCAACACGTCATGTTCGGTTTGATGGCAGGCTACCTTGATCCTGCAACCCTCAAGCCTTGGCCTGACGGGCATATGACGGCGGATACCTATAGCCTGATCGGAGATGATAAGCAATGTGTCGAGGTCAACACATTGATTTCCTTGCCGCAGGGCCAGACTAAACGGGCAGGGGATATGTGTGAGGGGGATGCCGTATTGTCATGGAGAAATGGAGAAATTGCCTCCCAAATGGTTCGTCATGCGATCATGTCGGATTGGGACTGGGGTTACAAAGTCACCTTGGAATCCGGGAAATCCATCACGATGTCCCCCAACCACAAGCTATGGGCGACAGAACCACAAACCGAACTCCATCAAGTGGCAGTCTATCTGATGTTCCGTTCTGATATGGGCTACCGTGTCGGCATCACGAATAAGGGAAAAGTCGGATCCGATGACAGCTACTTGAATTCCTATGGTGGTCGATGCTTCATGGAAAAAGCCGAACGCCTTTGGATTCTGGATTTGTGTGAAAACCGGGATGAGGCCCTGACGAAAGAGGCACAGTATTCCCTTCGCTATGGCATCCCCACCGCGGTTTTCTGCGGTGAAAACCGCGGGTTGAACCAGGATCGCATCGACATGTTGTTCAGCGAATTTGGCGAGAACGGGTTGAAATTGTTGAATGATCACCACTTGTCGGCACATTACCCCCATTGGATGTCGCAATCCTTCACCAAGCATGGTCGGGAACGGCATACCGTTCAGTTGATTGCACATACATCGTCCAAAACCCAGGTGGCAATGGAATGGACAGGAGACAAGTTCGATTCTATTCTGGAAGGGGAAAATGTTCGTGTGACCATGGATGGCCGTCGTCGGTTGCGTCGGTGGTTTGTCAACTATCGCAACGCTTTGGCCTTCGCCGAAAAAGTTGAACGGGTTACGGGGGCCAATCTTTCCCAACGATTGGCAGTACCGGGGGAAACCCCGTTGCGGAAAATCACCGCGTCCGGGTTACACGCAGGAATGTCCATTCCCGTCCATGATGAAAACACCATCACACTTGAACACATCGTCACCATCGAAAAAGTGCCAGGACAATTCATTGACTTGGACGTGGATGACGCCAGCAACTTCTTCGGAAACGGCATCCTCACATCCAATTCCATCTATGAATTCCGTGGTGCTGATCCCGAGGAATTCATTTCCAAGTCAAACCTAGTAGAAAACGGAGGGGACTTCAAGACCAAGCTCCTCGATATGAACTTCCGTTCCGGGGAAGCCATCGTCCAAGCCGCCAATAAGCTCATTGCACATAACAAACGGCAAGTCCCCATGACTTGCCGGGCGAATGTGGACCGGAATGGTCAAGGACGTATCATTTCGAGGCTCTGCAATGACGTAGCAGAGGCAGCCGATACAGTTGCCGACGAAATTGCGGGCTTGGTTGAATCATCCCTCCCTGGAACAACCAAGTACAGTCACTTTGGTGTTGCCGTCCGGTCTAATTCCGAAGCCTATGCCTATGGTGTATCCATGCTCAAGGCAGGCATTCCGTTCAAATGCAATGTCCAGTTCTTCAGCGATTCCAATACCAAAGCACTCATTGGTTGGTTGACCCTTGCAGACAAAGGCCTTGACGGGGATCCCAACTTGATCGAGGACGCCATTAGGGATTCTGTGAAGGCGCCTTTCTCGAACTTAGGCCCCGCATTCTTCGGGGCTATGGACGAGAGGGCACGTGGATCATGGGCACGTTGGCTGGTTGATGGGGGACATCAGCAAGTCTATCAAGGAGGCAAATGGGCAGACATCCTTCGCCACTTCGTAAACAATATCGAAGCCGTTGCTGCTATGACAGGCACGCCCGCAGAAATCGTTGAGCATATTCTACAACTCCGCGGTGCTGATGGAACTTCCATGCGAGATGCCATGATCAAGTCCGTCACTGAAAACAGTGATTTGATGGCAGAGCTGGTTGCGGAATCTGAAAAGGGTGAGGTATCGGAGGATCAGATTGTTGAAATGGCATTGTCCCCCGTCGCACCCCTCATTGGTTTGATGAAGGGCAAGGACAACTTGGGTTCAGCAATGAACTACGTCCGCAAACTCAAGGATGTCAATTCCAAGTTGGCAACCCGAGATTCAGAGGATGAGATTGACCGGGATGCAGTCACCATCGGCACGATGCACAGTTGGAAGGGCCTTGAGATCCCAACCATGTACATCCCCATGGTTGGTTCCAAGTTTCCCCGTGCCAACAAGGAAGGGATCGCAGTAGATGGGCCAGAGCTTGCCTCGGAACGCCGCCTTGCCTACGTTGCTATCACCCGTGCCGAACAGCGTTGCGTTGTCCTAAATATCCCGCACCCCAAGTTCGCAACCACCAGCCAATTCATTTCTGAGGCATGTATCCCTATGGAAGGATCCAACCTTCCAGACGATGATGCCGATGGAGATACCGCAATCGCAAATAAGGTTGCATCTAGATGGGCAAAGGTAGATATGGATCAATCGTTCATATCCTCATGGGATCAAATCGAAGATTGAGGTGTAACCCGTGGAACGATTTGCCAAACAAGCAACCCCGGCAGAGATGGCTCAATTAGCAGCGGAATTCAATCGCATGCTGGGATTCGTATTAGCCAAAGCCGAGGATATCCGGTATCAGAAGGACAACAAGTACATTGTCCAGATGTATTTGGGCATGGCTTGGAACCCCTTCCATACCGCAGGGCTTTATCTAGCACAAGCAGTTTTGGGTTCCAAAGAAGTTCCAGAAAAGCAACGGAGCAACCTAGACAAGGTGTCCCGGCTATTCATTTCCGCAGTCCGCATGCCCAATAAACCCATAGAATGGCTTGACAAGAACATCAAATTGTTGAACTTCCTCTATGACGCGGCAACCAAGTGGCCCGAAAAAACCGAAGGGGATCAGAAGTTCCCTCTTGGACCTTTCACGGTACACAACACTATGGGGTTGGATGGGGCAGACCTAGAAGGAACCAAGAGTACATTGGAACGTGCCTCTATCCTCATCAAGGGTTTGAACGTCCCCGGAATTGATAGAATCCTGTACGGCGATGTGATGATTGTAGGTAGGCTGCACAAAGGCAATACCCTTGCATGGTATGCCATTGCAGAAGATGTTGTCTATCTCCGCCCATTCAAGAATGCGGGTGCCGATGAGCTACATAACGTAATTCATGAGTTGGGGCATCGGTATCTCCGTAAATTCGTAACCACAACTCTATGGGATGAATGGAAACGCTACCACGATATGATGCGTTGGCAGCCTTCCCCTACGGTAAAATTACCTGAAGTTGGGGAACCGCTACCATTCGATGTCACAGGGTTCAAACAGCGCCCTATCGTCCATAAGATCGTGGGGTTGGATTACTTCGTTGATGAAAGACGTTCTATATCACGTTCCACAATCAAGCAGTTCCTGGAATCCGAAGCCAAGTATCCCACACCATATTCTGCACAATCCGCCGAGGAACACTTTTGCGAGGCAATGGCGCTCCGTGCCATGGGGAAATTGAAGGAACCGAACTTGTCGGCATTCAAGTTCATCGTAGAAGATGGCAAGACCGGATGGAACGCCTTGAAGCTAGGCACCGCATTACCCCCAGGATGGACGACAACGCACGGGGAAGCGGGACGCCCGAACTACACCTCGCCTGATGAAGACGTACGGATTCAGGACTCAGGACGTGGCCCCGAACGGTTCCAGATTCTGTATATCAAAGACGGTAAATTCCTTGAAGACATTGGATGGCCCTCATTGAGAGCCGCTTTGGAATATCTGGCAGGAAAACGAAACATTGGGGAACATCCAAAGCACCGACCCACGGAATCAGACAGGCTGCGGAATCAACGGGTACGAGAAGAAAACCAAAGGGATAAATCAGCCATGGCATCTACATACACCATGATCTCTCGTGACGCCCTAGAGGACTGGCTAAACACCATCCCATTGCATCACAAATGGCACATAAAGCCCGGAAAGGCAGGCGTCTACCTGCTACCCCTCTCAGACACCGTTGCCGTCAAACTGTCCTCTACCATAGGCACGTCCGATGATGCTATGGGTCGTGGTCAAGCCTCCATGCAGTTGGCTCTAATCAGCCTTGTGACTGGACAGGTTCTAAACAAGAAGGCTCAGGGTCAATCGCACTTTGCCCGTACCACCAACTGGCAGAAGAACTGGCGTACCGGATTCGATCGGATGAAGGAAGCCTATATGAAGGCTGAAGGCTTCTATGACGCCCTGGCAGCAATCAAGGATCGCGACCAGTACAAGAAAGACCTACTTGAGAAAATTGAGTCCGTCCCCACATGGAGAAATGACAGGCTATTATCGGACTTCCATGACAAGCTCCTGCAAAATGGAATTCTAACAGGCAAGCAGCAAGACCTTCTAGACAGGACCATAGAGCGCTCCCCTAAGGGTGAACCCGCACCTTTGAAGAATGTTCCTATGCCTTCATCCCTTCGGGATCCCCCACCAGCACCGAAGCCGAATGCTGCCTATCGTGGCGATTGGGTACTCGTGCCAAATGACCCCAATTATGATGAACCTGATCCAGGGGGTAATACACCTACCTATTCAACGTACACGTTCACTATCACAGGGCCAGATAATGTCGAGTACGAGGAATACCAGACGCACATGGACGGAGGCGATGTAATAGATGCACACCGCTTCAATTTCCAGCAAGCTTCTGATAAATGGCACGATCTTCTACGGAAGCGTTATGTCCCGCCCAAGTCTCAAACGGAACCCCCATTCCTGAAAGCGCCGCCAGTGCTCGAAGATCCGTTGGTTCAAGTATTACGGGACTTGTACCATGCGGCACAACGGGCACAGGATGGTTGGTTAATGGATTTCACGAAGTCCGTTGCCGGGCAAATTCAACAGGGACGCACAATATCGCCAAAGCAGATGGACATCATCAACAAGAGTCGTTCCCGATTCCGTGTTGCGTCTCGCTACTACTTGGACTTCTTGCGCCGCTTGGCCTGAGGCACCTCGATAGGCGCGACTTCGGGCTGAAACATTTCCATAATCATCAATTCAGGCGCAGGATTGTCCCCGAAGTAAGGGTTGAGCCGAGTGAGTATCTGAATCTGTACGAACTTTAGACTCTTGGCGGGGCGCAATACGTACTGTTCATACATCTGAGGTTCTGTACGGAACTGCCCCGCCTTGATGTTGACCTTGGCAATACGGCTAGATGCGCTTGCCCCTTTCTCATCCCTATAGGTTACGGTGTCCCCGACACGCACGTCATCCAAATTACCTTCTTCGGGGGTCTTTCCGGTAGCTCGCCGGTAGATGGTGACGTACTTATCCGTTGTATTCATCGCAAAGCCCTACTGAAACAAGATGTCGAGGTTGTGTGTCTGGGCGAATGCCAGACCGTTGATCGGATCGAACTCCATCACTTCCGAACCCGTGTTATCAAGTGCCTTGTATCCGGTCACCTTGATACCAGACCTTACCACCCGAAGGCTGCAAATGAGGCTATAGGGAACGCCCATGGCTTGCAAGGCATTGCTGACAGCCGTTGCCGCCATGACGCTTACGGTCGGCGTGCTCTTCCCCGTGTGGGGCTGAACAAGGTTTGCCACGGGGGCGGGCTTTGGCGGACGAACAGCAGGGACAGCGGCAGTCGGGAGCGGATGAGGCTGGATACCCAACTTGGCGAGGTTGCCGGCGGACATCCGCACGTAGGGCGTGTTGGCCCACATGTAGCCTTTGGCGAGTTTGTCCGACACCCGGTTCCGGAGTTCCGTCCAATCCACCATGTTGTACTGCGGCTGCGATCCGATGGCACCGTGACCCGTTTCAACCTGTTCGTTCAGGCCTCGCCCCGTTGCGAACCAGTACTTGCTGGACTGGCCGGATGCATTTGCTGTGTTGGCACCCTGGTACTCCAGGCGAATCGTCCAAGGGCGATTCCGGGCAGCCGTGTTTTCCGCATCCGTGAGGGTAAGCATTGCCATGACCTAGACCTCCGCCTGAATGATGCGATTGGTTTCCTTCTTGACCCGCCGGCGGGCCACTCGCCGAGTGACCTTCTTAGGTGCATCATGGTTCGACAACACCTTCCGAAGCATCCCATGACGCATACGGGATTCGGCTTGATTGAATATGTCCATCGTTAGCCCTCCCGACTGTTGCGGCCGCGGCAGGCCTTCTTGTTGGCGGCGTGCTTGCGATCCTGGAAGGTGGCTGCACGGCCACGCCACATACCCACGGTGCCGCCAGCGGCAAAATGAGCCTTGCGAGCGGCAGCCTGGGACGCGGAGGTGTAATCATAGGGCTTCATCGTTCATTCCGTCTGGGGTCGTTCGCCCCACATCCTATCTACGCGGAACGAGGCAAAAGTAAGTCTAGCCCTGTGCCCCAGTAGTCAAAGTGAACCATCCATCTGAACCCATACTCACAATCTTAAAGTACCGGTAAGCCGTCGACATGGTATGTGATGTAACCGTACTCGGAGGGGGTACCTGATCATTCGGATAGATCGGTTCACTACTCACAGTGTTGATCACGACATTACCCACCCCCGACCCTATTCGAATGAATGTGAGTTCTTGTCCGTGATCCCCAGTTGCGGCATTCGGCAAAGTCACCGTCATCGATGTGCCCCCAGGTTCACATACAACAATCCTATCAGAGGTATTGATTGTCGCATCCCCAGTTATTTTGCGAAATGAACTTCCGCCACCTTGCGCTGGCGGGAAATCCCCCCAGATAGTGCCCGTGAATCGTGTTGCGTAGCCTAGGTACTGCCCCCCGGTAATCAGATAGACCCCATTGGTTTCGGCGGATTCAAACGTATAGCTCGAGGATAGGGACTGATCTCCATCCACATAATTTGCAATCGATAGAGCATGCCCCGTGAATGCTCCTGTTGGGGCTACATCTATACCAATCCGTTCCCCCGCCACCATAGTCAATGTAGGCGCATTGACTACCCCTACGATTCCAGGCTTCCAGTTTGTAATCTGACCACCAACATCAACTTCCCGTACAACAGACCAATGATCAGCCATGATATGCCCCTACCGAAGTCCGAATGTTATGGAAACAAACAACCCGGCTGCAACGAGATCTCCCAAGCTGGAGTCCACGTCAATAACGATACGGGTGTTTGCTACAAGATCCAAGTTAGCCGTTGTAACCGTCAATGGAATCGGCGTAATGGTTTGTGCGACCAAGGCAGTCAAATCCGATGTCGGTGTAGACAACATGTTGACCAATCCCAAGTCCGGACCATGATTTACGGCTAGCGTATACGTCCCTGCGGTCAATGCAGCCGATTCAATGTAAGCTTGAACTTCTAGAACCTTGATGGCATAGGGGAACCACATGATCTCCCGAATAGTATTACCGGGGGATATCAAGAATGGAACCCGAATCGTTTGGGCTACCAAGTCACCGAAGGCATCCCCCGCATGGAATGCCGCCGTGATATATCCTTGCTGCAGAAATTGCCGGATGTTCCCCGCCTCGAATGAGGTAGCTACCGTGGTGGAATACACCATCTGCACGAAGCCTGTAGGGGGCACGTATACAGGCCCCGCCTTCCGATAGCCCGCAGGGCCATCAGTTGCAGCCAATACGTCCGCAATCAGAATAGGAGTCGGGGCTGCAGGCGACACGGTCTTACCCGTGTGCGTCAACCGGATCATCAAGCCTTCAGCCATGGAAACTCCTTACCCTCACCCTATCCATTGGATATTAGAAATATGCAGACCATCCATCTGCACCCATGCTCAGAAATTCCACCGAATTATTTCCTACGTTAATGTCATAGGAACTGCCGCCCCAAATTTGATGAGCACTAGCGGATCCGCTGGGCGTATCTGGAGCGGTAAGTGCTATAGATACAACATCATTGAACCCCATTTTAAGAACTCGAACTACCAATCCTTCACATGTGGAAGCTAACGGCAGAGTCACCGTCATATTTCCGGAACCAGGGGTTTGTTGACCGTTCTGTATTACAGTACAAATCAGATAACGATCCGATAATGTGATCAGTTTATCGGGAGCAGGGGAATTGGTATTGATTCGTCGAAAAGGTCCAACACCGGCATACACCTCTTCGGTGAATGCTCCATGTGACGTGAGGGCAGAATAGAACTTCCCGACATCGGTTACACGGAAACGTTCCCCAACATGGGGCCACCGCATCATCCAATGACCTGACTTGTATCGGGTCACCTGGTATTGTTCCACACCTGGGATTGGCGGATCCGCCGTGGAGGATCCAATATGTGTATAAGTGGTAGGCATGAAAGTGAATCCCGTACCTATGAGGGCGGATGAAACCGTTCGCGCTTGAACACCGTTAGTTTTCCCAGTCGCTAATAACCCATTAACACCAACCGTTACGTTATAGTGGGAATCTAGTGCCGCACCATTAGCCTGGATGGATGACCATATAGCGCCTTGCATTGTGGCGAGGGTGCCAGGGACAGTGTTGGTCACAAAAGATCCCGTCAGACTATCTGTGGAGGATCCAACGGGTGTAGATTCCCCGCCAAAGAGGCTTGTGCATATAACTGCCGCCCCAATACTGGTTACTGCATACAGGTCATTGTTGCCATTAGCCACCGCCGCGATCCCTGCGGCCACAGAGTCAGCGGTATCCATTGCCGCACCCTGAACGGTGATTGTTGGTCCTTCATATTCGTCGGGTCCGGTCAATGAATTATCCCCATAAACCACAGTTCCCGCGAAAATACCCGGGGTAACAGCAGTTAATGTAATAATGGCAGGGTCTGATTTAACCGCCGTCCATACTGCAGACGCGGAAACGCCTGTAATGATATGGACTGGGGCACCCATAGTAATAGTACCGGAACCCGTTGGGGTGATGACATGTCCAGGGCCGGCGACTTTCCCTTCTAAGGAAATCCCCCAAACACCTGGATCTAATTCCATTGCCATAGCGTTGTAGGTTGTGGACCCCAAAGGAGGTAAAACCGCATTGACCGCAAGAGCAAGCCCTTCGGCTACTTGTTGTAACCCATCCCCACCCAAAGCGGTGTAGCTATAGGGCGTGTCCGGGTCACCCGCAATATCGATCGTTGGGGTATTTCCCGGGGTTACAGAACCCCCTAATACAATAATGGCTAGGTCTTTGGTTCCACTGTTAACGGCGGCTGTCAGGCCAATAGCGATTTCCGAATTCGTTGGAGGTACAGGGCCTAATGAGGCGTATTGAAAGATTTTGGAATCCGTATTCGTAGTCACGGTGAATGTCAATGGGTTATTTCCCGCACCACCGCCATACGGGCCTGCCAATATATCCGTAGATACAGTTTTGGAAGATCCCGTATGATACGTGTACGACCATGAACCCCAATATCCCAGATTTCCAATATCTAGCGTGTAGATATCCCCATCAACACCAAGGACAACAGTGGAGGTGCTAATTGTAGGCGTGCCCGCATCCACAGGGTCACTGTCATAATTGGTAGCTCCAATGGTCAATCGGAATACATCTCCATCTACCATTTCGCGTGCTCGCAGGAAAGATGCCCGATAGATATCAGGCTGGATAACTACGGGCCCTGGATTGCCGTTCTGCGTATGGATGCTATCAAATGTTAGTCCCCCGGTCCCGTCCAAATCCATAAAGATCGCACGGGTACAAACCATGTTTTCCCGACCGGTTCCGACAAGAGTTTCGCCAATCACTTCAAAAGTGTAATCCATATCAGGTTTATTTTGTGTGGCTTGGTGAAGGGCAGCCAGGATTTCGGGCATTGTAGACCCAGGATGTAGCGAACCTGAGTAATACTCCATCTTCGTACCACTTTCAGTATCCCCAATCTGAAGGTGTACCCTATCATAGAGGGCAGGGCCTGATCCCAAATGAGGTGTCAACACCCAAATATCAGGCTGAGCAATAGAAGGCCCCCATTCCGAACCTATGTATGGAGGAGCGGCATTCATCAAATACGTGTCCCCCTCGGAGGGGCTAACAGGCTGAATTGTTTCAGTAGCGCTGATGGCCACTGGATTGGGCGTGCCGTGGTCATGATCTACAGATGCTGCAGTTGCGCTTACCCCGGCAGCATTATCAAACAAGGGATTGACGGGGCCTCCTACAGAACCACCCCCGCCTCCCCCAGCAGGGAAAATCGTCCATGCAGAACCGGTGAACCGAACGGCACTGCCCGCATACGGGGCTCCCGTCTTGACTGGGAAAATATCCTCTGCAAGGGCATCCTCAAACGTATAGCTCGATTCCAGGGATTGATCTTCCCCATTGTAAGTCGCGATTGAGAATTCATGCCCTGTGAATGCTCCGGTAGCCGGAGTATTTACAACAACTCGATCCCCAATACTCAAGGTACCGGGATGCGTTGTCACGACACTGATGACACCGGGCTTCCAATTGAGATTCTGGGACTCAATGTAGACAGTTTCCTGCATCGCTACCCAGTTGCCGATGTATCGTGCCATAATGTGTACTCCCGGTTCGTGTCTATTGTACCCGGGCTATAGAACAGATACCCGATAACCCAAGACTTACTTTCCATGCCCACTGCGTAGACATCTCCGGAGGCGCCATGCCTCCTGGAGGATGACCCTATGGATCTCGCAGCCTGGAAACCGCTCCTCGAAAAGGAACTCAAGGAATTGATGCTCACGCCCGTTACCGTCACGGATACGGAATGGCAGGGTAAGCCCGCCCTTGAGGTGAACGGGGACTACGTGATCTATCCTGAGGGAAAGCTGTTCGTCTCCTACTGCAAGTCGGATTTCAACACCCTGTCCGATAAGTTTGAGGAATTCCCAGACGCGGCTTCTCACATCATCTTCGACATTTCCAAGAAGATCCTTCACAAGAAATTGAAGGCACTCACCCAAGGATAACATCATGACCCTCAACCACGCTCAACTTGCCCGAATCACCGCTACCCGGTGCTGCGTATGTCGTGCCCCACTTACGGATGCAGAGTCCGTACAGCACGGCATCGGACCAACCTGCAGTAAACGCTATTACAATCCGCTACATGTGCCTACTGAGGATCATGTCAAGGTTGCGATTGGAATGCTGGCGGCTTCGGGATTGCCGGATCACATCGTTGACGGATTCCTGCAGTCCGTGGATGGATCAAGCGTCAAGGCCCGCCTTGGGTCGAACCTGTTGGTCTACTGGGCATCCGCACACTACGATGACCGCACCGAGGTCTTCAAGTGCGCTTCCATCATCCGTGCCCTAGGCTACACGGAGCTTGCGGACAAGTTGGAATCTGATCGTACGGTTGCTACGGTGCGTTACCCGGTTGCCCCCGATGACAAGCTCGAGGTCTACATCCCGGATAGCATCAACCTGGAGCGGGACATGAAAGGCATCCCCGGCGCCCAACTCCTCACGGCTCCCGATGGCAACCTCAAGAAGCAAGGTCGCAAGATCGGATGGTCCGTGCCCCTGGCCGAGGCGCTCCACTTCGAGACCGTCCTGGGCGTCCACTGTGGCAAGGAACTGGCATGCGGCACCAAGGGAATCTACCCGATCCCCAAGAAGAATTGGGCTGACGTGAAAGCCTTCCGCCAACCATCGCCGCAGCAAACCTTTGCCGCATCCGTTCAAGGCGGTACCGTGCAAGTCCTGACCTTGGCCAATGGCCGGATGGAGATCCATTCCCCATTCAACCCGGCTTTCAAGGAGGCACTCAAGACACAAGTGCCGTACCGGGATCGGATTTGGACGGGGACTTGCTGGTCAGTCGCTTCCCGTTACCACGGGATCATCAAGTCTCTCATTCAGATGCACTATGGCGTGATGGTCTAAAACGAAACGACCCCCGGAAGTTTCCCTCCGAGGGTCATTTCAAATGCTAACCCGTGGATTACGCTACGGGGTAGCCTTCTTCTTCTTCAGCCACACGAGGAACAAGGCCACAAGGCCCGCCAAGAGCAACCATACCCCGTGCTCAACGGTAGCGATGGCACCGGCTTCCTCGGCATCCGTGCCCGTTACGGCTACGGCAGGCGTGACTGCTTCAGCAGCCGGAACCGCAGGGGCATCTACAGCAGGGGCTACTGCTACCGGGGCTACTACAGCAACACCGGCATCAGGGGCATCTGCTGCCAAGACAGGAACGGAAAGAAACAAGGCGCATAGCGCCAGAACGCTGATTGACAGACGCATATTGGAACTCCTTTGGGGTCAAAAGTCGATAGCCCCAGCCTTCGGTGGGGAATCTCGACGGTACACCTTCGGCCCCTTTAGGCTGAGGGCGGTCAGTTGATCCTTAATTGCGGCACGTTGTCCCGCAGTCAATGTTGGATCGAATAGCATTTGCCTAAGCCTCTCACGATGAGGGGCTAGGTATTGATCCCGTACATCGGGATTGATCTGTTGCGATGAAAGAAAAGGCATGACGTATTCTACGCCCTTACCGGGACATATTCAAGCTGTCCGTGATCATTTACCTTGTAACCCCCCGCCGAGGGTTCCTTGGCAAAGCGTTGCAGGGGTGCATTAACCCAATCCTTTGACAACCGGGAACGTGCCTCCATGACAATTTCGTCATGCTGGTCTAATACACCTTTCCCCCAGCACTGCATTTCCCATGACAAGTCATCCGCAGTTACCTGAGGGCGGCAATGTACTTTTGGAAATACTACATTGGTTGCTACACCAGGGGCCTTCAGAATCTTGGGGTTGGCGACATTGACCTTTGGTTTAGCCTGTGCCAAACCAGGGATGCCAAGCAGCGCCAATGAACCTAGAGTTTGAATGAAGCTACGCCGATTCATATATCTCTCCCTTGCCTCAATTCATCCGGGTATACCGCAAGTGTTACATCCGCAGGATTTGGCACTTGCCTATTGTACCCCTTGAACATCGGGCGTCCCGCGAGACGGAATCGATCCGAAGCCGCGTACCCTTCACCATACCCCGCAGGAGATATAATGCCGCCAAGAGTCAACCCGGCTTCTCGAATATTCGTATCCCCCAAGATACCGTAGGTCGCAATGACCATCTGAATTTCGTCGCCTTGTGTGACCGTAACAGGCCCTGCCGCTACAACTTCCTCGTAGAAGTTCCTCACAAGCATCGCCCGGCAGACCAGCACGCCACCCTTGAGAACAGGCTTGATGGATGCAGGGAAGCTATCGGAAACCCAATCTACAGGCCCGCCCGAAATACCATCATCGGAGAGAACGAACAAAGGCCCGCCGCCACGATACAAACGGAATATGGTCGTTCCCGTTGGGTTGATCTGCCTCCAGGCGCCAAAGTCCGTGGTCGTAACGGAACCATCGGATTCTGCGATGAGCGCCCCGGGCTCTCCCATGAACCGATCGTATTCATCCCCACCATTGGTCAATGGGATGATATTTTGAATCGGGCGAGGGCCAGCCGGGGAGGACTTCATAGCAGAAGCCTTATCCCCTAGAGGGTTCTCACACAGAAAGTCGGAGTCCTGAAGCAAAGCCCCCGTTGGCAAACGCTCAATCATGCCGGTCAGATTCACTTGACTGAATCCCATCCCCGCATTCATGGGCTCATCCATACCCCCGAAGAAGTATGCCCCCGTGACCTTCGCACCAATAGCCTTGGTGTTCGGGAAAGGCGTCCGCAACTGCAACATGGTCGAAATGTCAACAGTCGGATCCGTGTGGTATACGGATACCCGGATCCCATTACCCTCAGCACCTACAGGAACAGCCAAGAAAATAATCTCCTTGTCCACACCGACCGATACCTTGACGGCACGTTGCATTGCCGGATGGTTGTTGATCTTGTCAATAGCATCCCCAACAATGTCCATCCGCATGATGTTCGTGGATGGAACCCCCTGACCATTCAACCAAGTTTCATTTCCAGCATTTGCACAGAAATAGAAATCCTGAATTGATCCGTCCAACAGGGTAACTCGCACAACCGCAAATTCGTGACCAACATTGAGGAGGCTGCCATCACCAAGACCCATCAGGCTAAGGGTTGCCCTGCTAGGGTTGGTCTTCTGGCCTTCCGTATACGTCCGCGTCCATGTCTGCCACTGCGGGTCATTTACGGTATCCGTAGCCCTCAATGCTGCCTGAGGGGTATTCTGCACATACCCAACGTCAAGCGGGGTGCCAGGGTACATTTGACCCCCAACCTTGCCCGTTCCCATGGTCGTATAGAAGTCCATTGACGCCAATACCTCGAAGGCACGAGCATTAGGAGTCTCCGGGACGTATCCTCCAGCATTATTGTACTGCTGGATCGGCCAACGCATATTGTACTGTGCAGCGGAATCCAACTGTCCATACCGTTCTTCGTAATCAGATGCCACGCTTACCGTCCCCTTACGGGACATGTATACGTCACCCTGATATACCGTACGGTTATAGGCAGCATAGAATTGATCATTGCTCGATGCAGGGCACGGAATGACCATAGACACACCCTCGAGTTCATTGGGTGTATCTACAGAGTCAAATACGGTGCCATCAACATTCGTACTTCCCTTGCCGCTGTGCTTGCGGCATAGGACAAAGTTGTTACCGTTGATGAAGTCCCGGGCAAAACCAAATACCGTGCAAACTACAACGAATTGAAAGTCCTCAAACGCATGCGGGGACGTTCCATATTGAAGCGCCCTTGTCAAGTCCAGAACATTCGATGGGACGATATAGGTATGGTCACCCGTTTGTTGCGGCCCTCCCAGAGGAGACGTTATATCCTGCGCTCCATCCCGAAGGATGAACAAGGTTTGGCTATCCACGTCCTCTCGTAGGAGGTTCGGAGCAGCATCATTGTCCGCGCCCCAACGATTGTTGACATCGATGGTACGCCCGCCCTTGGTCACGAAGTCCCGGTAGTCATACACCCCAATGAGGCGTGCCACACCGTAGTAAGGGGGCAACTGAATACCCTTAAGTCCACGACCGAAATCCGATGAGTTCACTGCAGCCAAACTGTCAATGACATTCTGAGCATACGGGACAACATTGTTGATACTAGTGGTCTTGCGTGCCGCAATGTAGGGCTGATTGTTCGTGCCAACAGTGGTCGTACCGTGGTGTGCATATGTTGCCAAACCCGTCACAAACAACATATTCTTGACTTGGTTTCCGCCAGTCGGGTTGTCTTCCCCACCAATGACATTGAACACAGGTCGCGTCACATCTTCCCTATCCAGGAACAAGTGATTGATACCAGGCATGAAGGGCTGGGGGGATTCCCCTATGTACTTGTAGTATGGAATATCCTGCCTGCCGAAGCGAGGCATGAATTCGTAAGGAACCGCAAAGCCCATCTTCTTGCCGTCCGCGGGCGTCCCTGTAAATATTTGATTGCAGTCCTTGGCCCCACCATCCGTATATGTATACGGACCCATAAGAGATTGCGGCAAGAAACCCGTGAAATCCGTAGCATCCAAAGTCATATCCCGGCTTCGGAATGGCCGGAAAATGATAGTCTTGCTACCACGGTCTACGAACAACTCGTGTTCGCGGTCTTGCTCCGTGAACCCGACAACGTTACCCCCATAGTTAGGGGCGAACGGTGCGTGCCAACCGAGACCGGGCAAACGATTCCACAACTGGACATGATTTGCATTCCAGAACATTTCGCCGGCGGGGCCAGGGAATGTCGGGTCTACCGCAATGGGGCTCTGCCGTAGGTAGGGCCCGTCAGAAGGGACGCTGCCGACACGGGCAAAACGTACCAATTCATCTGCCACACGTGCCGTTGCCCCATGTCCCGGATGGTACATGAAGGTCGTGTTGAGGATCATCTTGTTCGGGACACCTGACGCAGGTAGAGATAGGTCATATCCATCAACGGCACCGAATCCCAAGTATTCTTTCTTCCACGGATGCTCCGTCAATCCGGCTACGTCCGTCAGGACAACAGCTACATCAGCCCAACGGCTAGGGTTGTATACCGACAAATCCTCGGAATGGGTGTATTGCGATCGAAATTCAATCGTGACAGCCCCACCAGAAGCCGAATTGAAACCCCCCGTCGTAAATCCAGGACTCAATGCCTGAACTACAATACCTGTGGATATAGGGGCATTCTTATTTGTATAACCTGCGGTCATACCCGCCCCGATAACCTTGAATGCTCCGTTGTTATTCTGGGCCCCTGCGGCATCGTCCCCATATAGAACAACATAGACTTCCGATGATGCCCCCGTGCTATCCCTACCCCCATCTGTCAACATCCCGTATAGGGTCTTGAGGTCGTGGAACAAGGGATTGGTAATCAGGGTCGGATCATCCTGGAAATTACCCGCGATATCCTTGCTGAACCAATTAACATTATCAAAATCGACGCCGACATCGATATATCCAATAGCATTAGGGATATCTACGTCGAACAACTTCGTCGCAAGAATATTCGTCATCCGCAGGCTCGTGTGCAGGATGCTGCCAAGGACAACGAATGGGCGTTCGAAGTTGGTCTCCCGCCAAGGATACATCGGCCCAACGTGACGGGCGGCATCAATAGCTGATAGTCCCGGAGGCGCCGCTTCTAATCCACGTTGCTGCACAAAACGCAACGATACAGGATTCTGATTACCATTGGCGGGATCCACAATGGGGTATCCCGTCTTCCAGTACTCCTTGGGGGTCACAAGGCGAACCCCACGAGTACCAGAATCCTTGAATGTGCCACGAACACCCTGATTGCCGAACTCGCCGCCTGTAAACAGAAGAATACTCGAACCATCGGTCCAGTTTGTCCCGCCTACGTCATTCATGAATCCTGATGGGTGGAAGTCCGGGCCTACATCCCAAGTCACGTTCACGTCAAATGGATCTGTAGTTATCCCAACCGTACCCTGATCCTGTGTAGCCTCATTGTCACACATGATTGTTACATCAGTCTGCAACGCTGCTGCGTCTGACCACACCGTACGAATACCATCGGGCCCATCTACTCGAGTGGTGTAATTCGGAGTCGCAATAGCACTGCCAGCCAACAACGAATCAACCTCATGGATAACGGGTCCAATGGTCGTGCCCTTGGATTCCTGCTTCCATGCAGACTTGAGCGTGCCCTTTGTCAATGCAGCTACGTTATGTGCCAATAGACGATTGTAATCCCAATCCTGGGCATTGATGGCATGACGGAGATCCAACACGTCCTGACGGGCAATCTCGTCCGCAAACAAACCATCGGGACGGTTGTTGTAGAACTTGATGGGTGCCCCTAGGAGATGACCTGCTGCGGCAGTACCAAATCTACCACGCCCGCCAGCGGGGATTGTGATATCCCCCGTGTTAGTATCCACAGCACTGACACCAACAATTTCATTGTCAATGACCAGGAACACATGAGACAAATCCGCCTGCATATAAGGGTCATCCAAACCAGATGCACCTAATAGCAATGGGTCTGTATGGATTACCAAATCCGTTGACAACATAATGCTTGTCAATAGCGGAGTCTGGAGTTCACGTGACGTAGGGTTCGGAGCATGTGTTGCCATCGGCATACGGTCGAATGAACCATTGTGCGTTGGATTGCCCCCACCATGTTGAACGGCACTGTAGTCATTCGACCCACGGCGGAAGATGGCACAAACAGGAATGGCATATACATAGCCATCTACCGTGCCGAATGAATTGTCTGGGTCTCCGTTGCCCGCACGCCACAGAGAAGGATCCCCAAGCTCCGTCCGCATATTCTCAAATGCGCCGAGTAACGCCACGGGGCTTGCGAATGTACCCTGCCCATAGATGTAGGGATCTCCCAAACCATCGGGATAGACATTCAATGTTACGGTAGACCCATTGCCTACACCACCACCATGAACACGAAGACGGTACTGAACCTGAATCCGTGCCGTAGTGTCATAACCAATGGTGGGATCCTCAAGGTCATCGTCAATATTCGTCCCGCCAAACAAAACATTGCCATACTTGAAAATCTTCGTAGCCTCAGGCTTGTTTGCGGTAGACGGGTTTGCATCTACCCGAGTCTGCCATGCCTCTAGGAACACATAGTCAATCCGGGTGTCAGATTCTGGAGGTGCCATGAGGCTAATGACGTTGGACAAGTCATCGATCTGCGTTCCGGCAATAGGTAGAACCCAACCGTTGACATTCGCCCAAACTACAGGCTGCGTTTCAGGAGATTCCTGCATTCCCGTTGGCGTACGAGGGTTCCCCAGACGAAAACGATTAGCCCAGTTTGGATTGAACTGGAAGTCTACATCAGCACGAGTCGGATCCATAAAGAAACCAGACGGCACCATGGTACGAACCACTTGCCGCAGGCTCTCCCAAGCCTCCAAACTCATTAGGTTTAACTCTGAGTCCAAAGGCGGCTTGCCTTTCTGCCATACCACGGCAGAAAACTGCCGTGCGAAAGCATCCATGGGACGGGAAACACCAGGTCCGAAATCTACCATGTTCGCCTCAGTTCAATCAGAACAACACTGCGTAGGTTGCGATATACCGCTTGCTCGCGGAGGTGTTCAAGAAAGCCACCCTAATCTTCGTTGTCTTCGAGCAGAATGCTATGGACTCCAATAGTCCCGCTTGGCACCATGTCGTTCCATTATCAGGAGACAAATAGGCAGAGAACCCACTAGGTTCCTGATCGCATTCCTTGATCGTCCTAATCGCAGGGTCATTGGTCAGGTTATGAGCGACATCATTGGAGATATCAAACTCGTAAAGCTTCCAATACATAACGAACTCATCGGCGCCAACCGGGTCACCTGAAAATGGATCCAGTGTGTATGCCCCGATGTCAATCTCCTTGGTGATAAGAAGACCAGGGTGATTCGGGAGGCTCGTCGGATGAACAGGATCCAAAGTTGGATTGATCGGGAGCAATGCTGTATGCGTTGGCATTTGCCCAGGCAAGGGGTTCAGAATCGAACGACCCGTTTGCAACCGTGGAGAGTAAATGTGAATGTTCGGAGGATCGGAGAACGTATCGCGGAATGTCGCCGTGAAATCAAGTTCCTCAACATGCGTGGAGGTCAACAACGGGTTAAAATAGACGTTGCCGAACATCGGATACTGGGCTAACAGGTAGGCATACGAGATGCTGGATACATCGCCACCATCGCAATCCCCTAGACCATCCAATACGTAGGAGCTACTATCGATTGGGAACTCCGCGCCTTTGACTACAGGTATCGCGTACTTCCCATTAATGGGAACGGCGCCATCAGTACCAGTCGTGGGGGTGCGTTCGACCTGAACGATCTTAGGGTCATTAGGATGGCTTTTAAGGTCTATGAGGATCCGCATGTCTTATGATACCTCTCGTACAACGTACTCATTCACGGGGGACTATAGGATACCTAACGCCGTTCATTATACCGAAAGTTACGTTTTACAGGCTTACTATTCGGAAGTTCAGCGTAGATGTTATGTGGGATGCCTAGCACCCCCAGGAGATGTCAATGAAGTTCCTCAAAACCATGACCCTGGCGCTGGCCCTTTCCCTTCCCGTGCAGTCACATGCGGCGGAATCGAAGCCCGTGATCGTCGTGGCGGAAGACTTGGCACAGCAGGCCAAAGAACGCTTCAAGGCCGGGGAATTCGAAGTTGCTGCCAAGATGTTCATGAACGCTTACGCCAAGAGCCATGCCCCGGCGATGGTGTTCAACGCCGCGAGAGCCTACGAGAATGCGGGGAAGAACGGCGATGCCGCAAGCCTGTTCCGCCTCTACGTCAGCCTGTCGGATGATACGGATGGCATGATTGAAGCCCGTCAGCATCTCGCCAAGTTGAACACGCCCTCCCCGGTCATCGTTCAGCCCCCGCAGGCACGCCCGACCCCGCGTCCAGTGGCCCCGATGGTTCCTGTTGCCGTTACCCCCGCTCCGTCGCATACGGCAGCGTGGGCGGTCACTGGAGGCGCCGCAGCGGCAGTGTTGAGCGGTGTTACCCTCATCGGCATTGCCAGTGCAGACTCGAATCAGGCCAATGCGGATTACCGTCGCACGGGGGACTTGCAGGCATACAGGAACGCCTATAGTACGTCGCAAACCGAATGGTGGGCCGGAGTTGCCATCACGGGTGCTGGCGCGGTCCTAGGTGGCGTTTCCGTGTACATGTGGAACAAGCCCGTCACCGTCACGCCCATGGGCAAGGGAATCGCCTTCGGCGGATCTTTCTAGGGATTGATGACTTACTTTGGGAGAGTTCAGCGTAGATGATGTGTACGCTGGTTGTCACATCAGCGGGATCCACATCGAAGCCGAAAAGTAGTCCCTGGGAGGGGCGTACCTATGCCAAATTTTCAGCGAGTGGTGGTTGGTCTTCTGGTTCTCGTCATCATCAACCTGTTCGGGCTGCTGGTGACGGGGCATCAGGTCAATGTCAACCTGAAGAAACTGGTCGCACATAGCCCCGCACCGGAGGAACATGCCAAAAAGGGGATCGACGAGCAGATCCTGGATCTGTGGGCGGAGCAGAACGACATCCCCCTTCCACAACATGTATCAGCGGATACGATGTCCCAAAAGGAAGTGGAGGACATATTCAACAAGCGGGGGATCGTCCCGGCATTGCCGATTTCTACGAAATGAACGGTTCGTATCATAAATACAGCTAAGCGTGACTTACTTTTCCCATCGACAGCGTAGATAGAAGGTAGGGCGCCTGAGGTGCCCACAAGGAACCTTCGATGAACTGCCTCAAACTCGCAATGTTGCTCCTGGCCCTGACGATGCCCGCGTGCCTCGCGGAACGTCTGGATGACCCCTGCGATGCCCCCGCCAGCACCCGCCTGAAGGCGAACGGCGATGGCACGTTCCACGACAAGCTCCTGAACATCGATTGTTCGTTCTTCAAGGCGGAAGGTCACGGCAAGCTATGCTTGCCCGTGTGGACACACCAAAATGGCACCAATGGATTCGGCAACTCCGATTTCCCTGAGGCCACTGCTACGGTGAACCACCAATCATCGGATTGTCAGTCAAATCAGATATTTTGGGCCAATCAGGGGCCTTTCGGGGACTTCCCCAAGTATGGCTTCACGATGGCGTCGGCGGATTCCGTATCCGCGGTCTTCAACCTTCGTGACCCTGACCCGACAACCGTTACCAGCACAGACCCGAAGACCGGAAAAGCAACGGGAATCAGCGATTACTATTCGACGGCAGATTGCATTGGACCGAAGACCGCAAAGGATCAACAAAACGGATTCTTCATGATTGCTGATGGACAAGCCTCCATCCCTGCGTGCCCCTACATGACAGGCCTGGGATTGTTTGCGGGCATGCCTCAGTAGGATTACACGTTGCCGTTGTTCGCGTCGACATTGCCTGCGACAATTCCCGCCGCGAATACATTCTGTGCCACATTACCAACCACAACAACCGAATTTACCTTTGCTGCCAAAGTATCCGTGTTGGTGATTCCCGCGGCACCCAGAATCATATTGCCGGTAAGGACTACGGGATCGACCTGAGCCGCCGCAGCCGATCCGAGGACAATACTATTGGTAACCATGTTGCCCGTGATTACGGCATGGGTAAGGTTTTCACCAAAAGTAATAAATCCCGCAATGTTGTTAAAAATCATGGTAGAACTGCTCAGGATGCTGATAGTGTTTCCTGTCGGGAGATTGTTCCCCGCTACCTGTGTTCCCCCGCTAGCCGCATTCACCGTGATTCCCCCAAACATCTGATTACCAGTAATCATGTTGTTTGTCCCTGTGACATCAATAGCGCCGGTCGTGTTGCTTGCGATGACGTTTTCTGCCCCCACAACCGTAACCGTACCGTTATTTCCCGCAGAACAAGTACTGTTACCTGTGAAGTTCAATTTACTGGCATAGGCAACCAATCCCGTTGCGCTTTGCATTTGGTTACCTGTCACCGTCCCATAGATTGCGACATGTCCCGCATCCCCAATAATGAGTCCAGGACTTCCTATTGTATTCCCCGTAACTGTGAAGTAGCTGCTTAGTGTTCCTCTACCTAGAATCAGGGATGCGGCAAACGTGTTGTCTCCAATGGTGCCGAAGTTCGCATCCAGAATCTCGAATACCCCCGCAATCCGATTTCCTGTGATCTCGTAAGGACCCCCAATGTTGATCTTGTCTGCAGTCCCCGCACCGGTACTGATGCTAGTAATGACATTGTTGGCGATGATTGGACGCAAGCTTGCAACGGCACCGGCACTGAGTCCAACGTAATCAGTAAGTGTCGCGATGGTGTTCCCTATCAGTTTGCAATCATCATGGAAGCATAGACCTGAACCAAACGTGTTGCCCTCAACGGTATTCCCGTCCCATACGTAACCATTCGCAAACGTATTGCCTACGATAGTGTTATTTGAGCCTCCCGTTGGCAAGTTAGTTACAACATCATAGCCCGCTGCCAATATGTAGGCGTAATTCCCTGCAATGTAGCAATTAGTGCCATCAACCTTCATCACATTGCACACATTGCTTTGAACAGACGCGCCATAACCGAAAACGTAGATGTGCCAAGGGTTTGACACATTTACAGTGACCGTATTGTGGTGGACGCTAACCGTAGGAGGGCTGCCAAGAACAGGATAGCCTACGTGAATACCATCATCGTAGTTTCCAACAACGGATACATCCATATCTACTGAGTTGTGGCCAACGGTAGTATTGAGGTTTTCCTTGGTGAAAACCAGAATGCCATACTTGAACCCCCACAACATGTCCACTAACCCGGTGTGGATCACGCTCAGATTGTTGTTGTTGATTTTCACACCACCCGCAGCAATGAGTCCCGTGTGCAGGGTGCCATTGATGTAGTTCCCATCAATAATGCCCGCGCCCCCACCAACCCAAATACCATTACCGAATCCAGTAATGTAATTGTTCCGAATGGTCACATTCGAAATCTTGTCATTCAAGTAGAAGGTAGCCGTGTCATCATGAAGGATCTTGATTCCTACCGTACCTGTTCTACCTCCCAATACCGAAGTCCCAAACAAGTTCCCTTCGATAATCGTGTTTGCTATGGGTGATCCAATCTGAACGCAATGAATGCCGTCCCCACGCAATGAAGTAGCATGGTTGCTTGTGATCCTAGATTCCGTTACCACAAATGCCTGCGCCTTGAGGAAATTGTAAACATAGCCATTTGCACGGCAGTTGTCGATGATCACATTAGATGAGGGCCCGCTGGAAGTAATGAAAAGAGAATTGGTGGCTACCATGGGATCTGCCCCCAGGAATCGGAATGCCAAATCACGAAATACAAGATCCGAACGACCATTCAGATCAATCAGATCCTTGGTTGCGTCGTCCCACGAAATTTCCGTTGTATTGATTCCGGATGCCGAAAGAGGCATACCCTCAATGACCAATCCATTGGTCTTGATCTCAATAGGCAGGACGGTTTCCAATGTACGCCCTATTACTCGAATCCGAACCTGCTTATAGGCGGGGCCTCCTGATTCGGGAGCCATCATTTCGCTAGCGTATCCGACAGCTTCCCCTAGTGTCTTGAAATGAGCATGCCCATTGTTGAACGAAATCCAATCTACATTGGTCCCACCGATTTCTCCTACCGTAATTTCCAACCGCTTGTCCATGTCCCGAATAGGATTCTGGAGATTCATCACGGTAGCAACACCGCCCGATACCACAACCTTCGCGATAAGGATATCCTCAGGGTGAGGAAGAGGGAATGCATTAGCCCCATCAATGAACCATGACGTGTAATAACACGCAGGGCATGTTGTGCCGTCATTGTGTTCAAAATAGAAGTAGAAAATGTTAGGATCCACCGCAGAAGGGATCTGAATCGTTACCTGCGGAGTCAGCATACGTTGACCCTGCATCAAAATTGTTGCCGGATCGATCGTGATATCGTAATGAGTCCCTGCAATAAGCGCACTTGCAGTCACTCGAGTTGACTTGAGATGCCATGATGAGAACATGTCATCGAGGTTCTTCTGAAGGTTCAGTGTCTGCGTACCCTTGGCACGCACGGTTACCGATCCATCCGTGTTAGCAACAACATCGGCATCATCGAATCGAACTGAAGAGGAGCGCTTCGCTGAACCATAGGTCGTATCGAATTGGTAATTGACACCGGCTACACCCGTGAGGTCATTCGGGGTAACAACCTCACGGCGGAATACCACAACATGAGGATTGGCAGCATCAATAGTGAAAGAATCTACAGGGCCCCCAGCCTGGACGCCGCCCCCATAAAGCTCACCCAATATTGTGAAATCAATACCTGTAACAGGGTCTACATAGAGTGCTACTTTGCGGTATCCAAATAGGGATCCCCGATATCCAACCCCGCCAACGACAGCCGGATCCCCATCGGAATAATCCCCTTGAATCAACTCAAAGAACCCCGATCCAGGGATACTTACAGTCCAATCCCCTTCAAGTGCAATAGTCTGAGGATTGGACATATCCACGACATGTTGACTAGTTATTACCTGAGGCATCAGAACACTGACAGGAATCACAATCCGATTACTGAAAGCGTCTACGGTATCCTTGGTCGCAGGCGTGTCCCCACAGTAGGCTCCGTCAAGCATCGATGGATGCCCCCCAGTCACACGGATATTGGCCCCAAGCTGTCCTTCCTCCATGGAGTAAGGAACACAACATGCGAACAAAACCATCTCACCACGGGGATTATCCGTTGACGTAAACACCGTTGGATCAGAAGGATAAAGTGGGCCATCCTTGATGGGATGCGAGAACCGAACCAATCCATTAGAGTAATCTACCTCTACGTACTGCTTCTCGGCATTCTTGGATGAATCAAGCATCAACTCGTTTGATGTAACGGGGTTATCCCAATCAGGAACAAGAATTGGGATGGCTGGCCCGCCTAGAGGGTTCGGTTCAGCACCGACCTTCGCAGGGAATAGAACCATACGGAATCCGAGATCCATCAAGCTACCAGGATTTGCATAGCCCGCAGTTCCGCTCTTCGCCGTATCAAATACTGCCCGATCCGCCCGACCAGGATTCAACCCACTGGACTTCATCGAACGCTCAACCCAACGGGGATCGATGATGTTGGTCAACCTTGCGGATTGAATCTTGTCGATGTCGGCATACCGTGTAGACCACAAATCCGTCACAGGATCATGGACAGTGGCCTCCACAAAGATGCCCTTACCGACAGCAGGGGCGGATGTATGGATCGAGTAATATTCCCCAGATCCCGTCCTTGAGAAACCAAGGGCGGGATTATTCTCTTCCATACGACGCAGAACCCAATAATTCAAAGGCCCGGCGACGGACGCCGTAACCTCAAACCATCCCATCAAAGAGGATTGATTGATTTCAAAGTCATTGGGCCATCGGAATGCCGCACCCCCAACAGTTTGAACTGATGTGATATGCAGGATTTTCCCTACCAAGCTTCCCGTGAATACGGGATCCGGGGCATCCATCAATATGAAAGTGCCCGCGGGACTTTCAGCCACAGGCCATGCAGGATCCAATAACCCTGTTACAGGATCAATGCCATGCAAACGACCCTTCCAATTTCCTACGGGACGCGGAATAGGCAACTTGGGGCCGTAAGCGTAATCAAAGGTGCTGCCCGTAAGCAATGGGAGATTAATTTGGTCTTCTGTCCAGTTAGGGATAGTAGTCCACACATTGTAAGGGTAGCGTTCGTCTGTACCCAATGCTCGACGAGGGGGCACAACAGCAAATGCCTGCGACTCTTTGACCCCGCCACTCGATGATCCAGGCACGGCAACTAGACGGGTTGCCTGCGGTTGTAGGATTGTGATGGCACGAATGACGGGATTCGCAGGAATCGTGAAATAATTTGCCAAACGCTTGTTTGGATCCAGTATGATGACATCAACACGAACTGCAATGATACGGAAAATCTCATATTTAGCGTTTGGATCTACCGGGGTCAATCCGGTATATCCCACAATAGGACCAGGAACAGAATTCTCCAATACGCATCCGTCACCAATACCACCGACAACAGGGCCGGGCAGATTTCCTTCGCCTCCGGTCTGAGATATGACCATGTAAAGGCCACCAGGATAATCCGTTGCGCTAATAACCCCATTGGGAATCCCGTACAAATCTGTAACGGTATCACCTGGAGTCACTTGGTTCAGTTGCAATTCATCTCCGCCACCAGGGCTGGTAACCGTCCACTGCCAAGAACCCGTGTAACTATTCTTGAGCGTGGGGCCAACCACGGAGAACGAAATCGGATGTCCTACGAAAGAACCACCCTTGGAACCGAAACGATTGGTGCCCCAGTTGTAGGGGGCGAAATTGATTTCAGGGTGACCAGGTTGACCGATCTTGCTAATCTTGTACTGTGAAGGATTTGGAACGTTCGCATCATCCGAACGGGACTCATTATAAGACCCTGTATCCATTTGATGGGATGCAGCCCATGATCCAGCCATACCACGAATGACTTCAGCAGCTTGAGACACACGTGCTGCCGGAACAGTTTGCCACTTGGACAAAGCTTCCTGCCACGAGTCCCTCGATGATGTCGTTGCGGTGATAGGATCGGCACCGAGATTCTGATTCGCCATTTTTGTTCCTACGCCTCCCTATTGGAGGACGCCTATAACCTACCCACCGACTAGAGGCTCTGAACCAATGACGGATGAACCACCTTGATACCGCATAGCCCCCGCACTTCATTTGGGAGCAATCCAGGGGTTGGGACTACGCCAAACTGTCCCGGAGGTCCCAGGTATTCCAACGTCATATCGTAATCCACGGCCAATTCGTTCATGATGACACGAACCAGGATCGGGACTTCAAACACACCGCTAGCAGGAACGGTCTCGATTCCTTGGCACAGGTTAGCCCACGGGCCGACATTTGCCTTGACCTGACAACCTACCATGCCGGTAGATGAATCATAAACATCAAACGTATTCACCCCTGCTACTTGGCATCCCGCCCCATCTTGGGCAGGATCCTGCTTGCTAGGGCCTGCCCCGTCCATACGTCCAAGATCCATCCATGTCGTCAACCCAGGAACTTTGACCATAATGGCAATGCCCGTGTAGGTTGCGAAGGTCACCCCGTCACCCAACCCACCAGCCCCAGGTGCGGTGTAGGCGAAGTCCTCCAGGCGAAGTCCTTCAATACGGAATACAACCAAAGGTTGTCCAATCACACTTGGGACATATGGAGTCACAGGGTCAGAACCAAACCGTGCAAATGCTGCGTCGAAGCATCGCGTGTAGAACCGCGTTCCCACCGACCCTACGTAGTTAGGTTGTACAACGGCTTCTCCCAACAGCCCTGGGGTATATCCTGCGGAATAGTCAGTCTTGGGATACTGAACCAATCCTGCAGATGGGAAAGGATATTGCACCCCTGCCAGATAGGCGGGGTTACGATAAGGCAACCCTGCTACCTGCAATTCCCACCCTACAAGAGGTGTTGCATAATCTCCTGTCTGGAAGGTTGAATTATCCGACCAAGCATCCCCCGCAAATACTTCGGCGGTATCTCCCGCACGCACAGGAACAGGAATGGGCCCGCCAATCCAGGCACCAATTCCAGGCCCTACTATTGCCGCGATAGTACCTGGATCCCCAATGGCGTTGAAATCACCGTAATAGCGGTAGATTTCATCAAGGAATCGTTCTTCCGTATCCTTGAGCGGTGTAACCAAACTAACGGCACATGCAGGAGGAACAGCCCCTACAAAGTTACCGTAATGTGCCGCCAAGGGGTTGAGAATATTAGCCGCATGCCACTTAGTTGAATGGTACAGGATCTTGGCACCCCCATCAGGAGTAGGTACCATCTTGATGCCATTGCCATCCGTAGCCGTAACAGGCTGAATCGGGATGTCCGAAAGAGGCCTACGGATGAATACCGTCGGCACCGCTTCCGTAGAGAATGCGGGTAAATCAATATCCCCCGTAAACTTGACCCCAGTATTTAACGTGCTGATGATAATGTGATCCACATTCGTTGGGCCTACCACATCCGTAAATCCAAGATGCGTAAAGGGAATCTCCAAGCGCTGAGACCTAGATGTCAAAGTGCCAAAGAGGGCGCCCGGAACTTGCGGGGCTACCTCAAATGTAAATGGTGCCAATCCCATAAATACGGGGCAAGGGCTAGACAACCGTGCCGGGGGGATCTGGGCATCTGTTGTCAATGGATTGTCTTCTGTCCGATAGAAGTCAATCCATGCCTGCGTCACATCCAAAGCCATATCGGACAACCAGAAACCTGCGACGGCAGCGGCATTCACGGGAACAAAATATGCCACGCCCGACACATACATGAATACAGGGGTATCCATAGCCCAATCAAATGTCTTGGTTACGACAGTCGGGTTCGTTGTGTTGTTCGCAGTCACCATCGAAGAACGTAGAACATGATATGACCGAGAGCTATAGCCATAATCTGGGGCTGGCCCCTTACCCGGAGCGAAGGGTGTCCCAAACGGGGGCCCTACAACGGCAGAATCCAACGGGTTGACCAAGTTGTAATCACTAGCAACATTGTCGGCAGTCGTATCCAACAAGGTTGCCCCATAGACCTCATAGCCATCCGGTGCGGCAGCCCAGGGCATAATACCATCACGGACAAAGGCCTCAAAGTTCGCCTCTGTCTTAAAGTGAATCATCCAATATGTACCGAGGTTTACTCCAGTAATATCCGACCCAGGAACGTAGAACGAATGTCGGAACCGAGCTACCTGCCAAGTCCAGTAATCCTCTTGGAAATTATCGTAATTCCCCGCTTGATTGAGGTAATCCGTCCCGCCAATGTTGGTCATCCAAGCACTGACCGGTTCATACGTATTCACAGGCCCTGTCACGAAGTACCTTGCGGACTCTCGTGTCAAGTATGGATCAATACCATGTGGCGTGTATTTCAATCCCGTTGCCTTGCTATAGTCCTTCAGGTAAGGCAGGCGGTAACGGAAAAAGTTCGTATCCAACACCAAGGTCTGACCCAAGTAAGGATATGCCGTAGGAGCGGGGATTCCTGGGAATACATTCAACAATGTAACAGTCGCGGCAACACCGCCTGCGTCATAAGCATCCGGGCCCGCCCCTAGAACAGGAATGCCGTATTCAACAACAAGCGATGGAGCAGGCAAAGGCGGGTCAACCGTAGCATCCGTTCCCAACCGAACCTGTCCAGCACCTCGATTTATTGAAAATGAATTCCGTACCCAGGGGGTATCCCATGGAATAGCTAGGGGGCTTCCGTCAATATCCGAAATGCCCGTATTGATTTCGTGGAGATCATACTGACCTGAAGCCTGCCCTGGATACTCAAATGGGTTGTAACTTCCATCAGGATTCAAACCAATGCTGAAGATACTTCCAGATACCGGGCCTGTACCAGGGCTGCCATCACAAGTCACCGGCGGAATGGTGTCCTTGGTGATACATGCACCTGAACCCGCACCATCGCCCGCACCGGAACCCATGACGAGGGCTGCAACGCAACGATCCAATACCGGCTGTGCAAGGAAATCGACAACGGTGTTCTCTTTAGGCCAGTGGATGATGGCAATAACGCCACGATCTGCCGGGAAAATTGAACCCGATACCGTGACAGGCAACATAAATGGCCCAGTTGAAGGATTTGTATCCTGTACTGCAGCGCCTCGAGTACGAACAACAGAGTTATCAACTTCTGTGAAAGCCCCCGCCGCAAACCTACCAATTCCAGTACCAGGGATATTCAACCCATTTACAGAATTCCCGTTCCACACCATATCTGTTTGAGGGTCAGAACCCGCATAAGTTAGGGAAGTTGGGGACCAATCCGTTGTCGGTGAAGGTGCCGTCCAGTATTCGGTATAGATTTCAGGGTTTGCTATTATGCCACTATTTGATCTATCCGCCAGCTTAGCAACGCCCCAGTCAGGAATGCCTGAAAAAGTCGTGTAATTGGCGGATTGCCCCAACATTGGAGGACGGACTGCCACACCAGAAGCCATCTCATCCAAAGCGCCTTCAACATTCTTCGAATAGAACAAGTCAGGATACGTGCCAATACCAATCGCGGTTGCTTCATGTGCATCGCTAGGGTCGCTAACGTGACTTGACAGATCTGCCCCGCCCGTGTCACTAGGGGCAGGAATGCCCAAACGGACACCACCACCAGGGGCTACATAGCCCGGTTGCCCGATGTTGTTGCCCACAGGAACCATCCCCCCACCCGTCAAGACAAGGTTGTCCATCGTGGTTGGAAGGGCTTTACCGGAGCCGGTCTTGATACTGCCAGGGTTCTTGATCCGGGGCATAGCTACACTCCCTTAGGGTCCAGGGACTACACAGGCACGATCCCCAACCAGGAGCAGAAGATTCCGCGTCCTGTACAAGGCGGCACATGTCCGATTATCTACAAGTGGGTCCGTGAATCGCACGGTATTCTCATCATCCAATTCGGCAAACCGAGTCAGGACAACCAAAAGCAATTCATTCTTACGATACAGCAATCCATCATCCGAACCCGCCACATCCTCAACCGCACGGGCAAGGAATGGGAACAGAACCTTGTGCCGAACCGCACCGTACAAAGGCTGGGAAAGTACCGTTGGACGATACATCCAGTCCGCAGCAAACGGGTAATAGGCACGAAAATCCGCATCTTTACGGGGTCGTTGATCAGCGGCGGCACCACCAAACTCCAGGATGTTCTGCCCATCGGCCTGAACAAATGGACGAAGCGCTACCAAACCAGTGTCGGCATTGAAGTCCGCAATGGTCACGTCAGCCGTTCCGCAGAAATACCATTCCTTGATTTGCCCCGGAATATCACCATCATTGGTAGGCATCTGATCCATAGGCGCCAAGTATGGGAATGCCCGATCCTGTGACCCTGCCCCAACTTGACCCGTCCACACATCAGAACCCATGCACAGAGGTTCTACATGCAGCGTAGCCGGCAATACGCCAGACCCTATTGTATCCATGACACCTTCCACGACCCCTGCCGTTTGTGGAGCATTGGTACGGAAGTATACATTCAATTGGTACCCTGAATTTCCATAATTCGGAATTGGATCCTGTGCAAAGTACTCAACCTGACAAAGAGTTTGTCCCGGATTCGTCAGGATAACGCTGGTCTTCACCAACCTCGAAGATGACCCCCACTCAGTGAGTGCCAAATCGACAACATTCATTCCAGGTGCCAGCATATCGGACACCTTTGTATTAGCTCTATCCTCGAAAACCCGACGAGGGAATCGGAGATAATCCTGATCCATGCTAACCAGGTATTCTTCATGCCCCGCCGTAACCCCAATGGGAACATGCAACTGATCAGGAACTGTAAGTCCCGTAGTATCATTCGCCTGATACTCAAGCTGGACTTCCCGGTAACCTTCGCGGAATCGAGGGGCCAATAGAGTTTGCATGTCATTGGGTTGTTCGCTTACGTCATCCGCAATAACTGGCCCTGGGCCATTCCCCGCCGTCCCGTCATAAACGGTAGTATCAGGATCCAACGGATAATACACAGTATCCGTTGTACCAGCGCCAATTGGATAAGTGATCTCAATCTCTACGAATATGCGGCGTTGGGATCCAAAAAGAACAATATCCTGTCCTACCATCGGATATGGAACTGGGAATAATACTGCGCTACCGCTATCTACCAAAGTAGGGTTGGTATCCAATGGGATCTCAACGTGCAGTGTGCCTAGACCCTGGATAACTCCAGCCTGAACATCTTGGCCTACAGCAGCTACGGAGTAACCGTCATCATGACGAATAGACAACACATCCGTAATGACCGTGCCAACCGGCATACAATCACTCGTATGCCACGCAGCAGCTACGGAAGGAACGTTGACGCCCCCTTGGAATATGCCACCCAAAGTCGTCGGATTGAATTGTGTCAGGTCAAGGTGTAGAACGTCACCTACATACCAAGCCGCGGGGTCACTGCCAACAGCCTTGGTGACGTACTTGCCCAAGTTGGTTATCCCAGGGGGAACCGCACCTACTGTCCTGTCCCCAGGATAAAATGAGAACACAACCCGTTCTACGATGGATTGATCCCCGAACCTACGGGCGATGTGGTCAAAGTCTCGTTGGAAGTCCCCTCTGGTAGAGGTATTTCCATGGCCTCCATGGGCCGCAGAACGCCCAATGGCATTGCATACCAAGAACTGAGTGGATACATCGCCAGAACCATTGCCCAACAACTGCTTGCTAGAAGCATCAATAGACCATGTTCGAGTCGAACCATCCAACAAAGATTGAATTTGGTACTGCAACTCCGCCGAGGTATCGACACCCGGGAAGATAACATGACGACGCAAGTCCAACAAATTCTCTTGGACAATCACATCCGCAAAGTGCTGGTCAGGACGATCCGACAATCCCGGAGGAATCACCCCAATGATGCCCACATAGCCCGCATGGTTCCATAGCGGAGCACAGTTCGTGCCCGTTTCAGGATCAAACCCAAAGAACGGCCCTGTCGATACGTCATTGTACCTGTGAACGAAGCAAACCGGAATGGCATAGACGAACCCGTCTGCCGCGCCCAATGCGATAGCCGCCGCTTGTGTGCCGTCTCCGGCAACCCACAAACCCGAGTCATCGATACCATAGGCGACTGCGGAAGAAGATGCCTCCGTGGTCGTCCTGTCCGCAGGAACGAAGGGATATCCCACAACAGGAGCTACATTCCCACACTGTGCGAGAATCGTACGATTGCCCCCGCTCTTCGCGGAAAAGCCGTCCGGGTGCGTTTTGTAATTGACCGCTTCCGGCGTCCCCGTTGAACGAAGCCGATATTGAAGCTGAATCCTCTGTGTCGTTTCTGTGTTGACAACAGGATCTTCCAGTTCATCCGGCAAACCAACCGTAGAAGGTGCCAACACGTTTCCGTGTGGATATAGCGTAGACTGCGTAGGCTTGTTCGGGTAATCCAAACCTCCCGCCAAGTTGACAGGGCCAGGGCCACCCGAAACAGTAATGCATCCCGCATTGACCAGTACCAATGCCAGGACATGTGCATTGCCTGCCAAGCCCGGGTCGATAGATTGAACGGTCACTACATTGGCATTTGCTCGAGCCGTCACCAAGGTATTAACCGGGGCAACCGTATTAATCGCGCCTGCAATGCTCAACGCCGTTGCTGTTGCATCTCCGCCAATGGCCCAATCCACACCTTCAGTCAGAAGGTTCCCATCCACTGAAACCTGATCGCCAGCGACGATGTTCCCGTTGGTCACAACTTCAATTGTTCCGGTTGCCTTCGGGCTAGGGGCTACAATGGCCTTCCATACCTCAAGGAATACAAAATCCGTCCGCTTGGTATTGACCCCAGGACCACCATAAATGGTGGGGACGGGCAACGTAATCAGGTTGTATTCAGATGTTGACGTATTGGAATACTCAACAACAACAGGCATACCTGCAACTTGAGCTACCAATCGGGGCATGATGAACGAGTTGATCAACATCACCCCATTATGATTAGGAGCAGGAATGTCCGATAGCAACCCAGCATTCGCGCCTAGCGTATAATCGCAGTATACGTCATGTCGAGTGTGACCCCGTAGCCATCCCGAAGGTGCCTGATGACGATTAAGGAGGCTCGCAGCAAACTGATTGGCATCCTGCTGTAGCTGAAATTCTGAATCCAGTACCGCCTTACCGGACTGAAATACAACCGTTTGGAATGCCCTATCGCCCACCTTGAGGGAACGCGATACAGTATTCGGCGTCGGATCAGGCATCGCCGCAGGATCTGCAAGGCCACTGTAGAAGTTTTCGTGATCTTTGACACTCATTAGGTCAATCTCCTACCCATGATCAGAATGTGATCCGCCACGTAATCGTAAGGATAGCGGTTGCGGGCTTCGAAATCACGCTGAAGGTCAAGTAATTGGCCAACAGATCCTGATTGCTCATGTTGAGCGTGGTGTCCCGAGCCCCCCACAAAGCCGGACCATTATTGATCCAGTTCGTGGTTCCTGGATTCGAACTAAACGTAGCTACTACACCCATTTCATTCAATGGCCCTACAGCTTCCGTTTCAATGAACGTTGCGGTAAAGTCCACAATATTCGTAGGATAATTAACTGCGACACCAGCCCCATCACGAAACTGCGCCGAAGAAAACGCCTTGCGCTGAATCTGATTGTTCAATCTGCGCTGATTTGGCGTTGGCGCATCCGGCGCCAATAGATTACCTGTGGCGCCCGTGCCTATACTGAGCATAGTCAACCCCTTATTGGGGCTAGAACCAAGTACCGAGGGATCACGACTATCCCGGAAAAGACGAGCAGCAAGGATTCCCGCATCATACGTAATTACATTAGGCTTTTCCCAATGTGCTAATACTTCACCTGTATTGGCGTCCCGCATATCGAATATAAACCCGCCCTTGGCATGGCTTGTCAAAAAGGGGTCGGCAAAGGTTCCCATGTCCATTCCCATCTTTATACCTTGTCCCGGTCGGTCAAATTTTTCTTGATGCATTTGAGCCATATCTACCTCTACCTCACAGGGGCAGTGATAGGGACTCTACCGATGAAGCCCTAAACGGTAATGTAAAATACAGCCCCTTGAGGCAACAAATTACCGCCCTGAAGGGTAAATGCCTTAAGAGGATCATGTACGCCATTCGTCAATGACACACTACCCCCGCCAAGCAGAGACTGTTGTGTGATATCCACAACAGGAAGCGGAGGAGGAGGGATTGTCGGCGACGCGGAAAGAGCCCGCATTCCACCCCATGGGCCAAGGTGTGAAAAATCCCCTCCGCCAACCATTATAGCCAAAGCAGCCCCATCACCAACGACAGCGCCACTAGGGTTAGGATTGTAATTCGGTGGCAACGTAGGAGGAGTGCTATCCGAAGCGGCGGGCAACGTATCATCTAGCAATGTGCTATGCCCAACTTGGTCTGTCAGCACTTCTTGCAATCGCATATACCATTGCGTACTACGGTTGATCGCCCCCGCATCCGTACCTGCTTTCACCGTTCCAGAACGAGCATTCGGGTAGAGAAGTACCGTGCCCGGACCTAATGTGCCGCCAAGGGGTTTCTGTCCTATGACCTTGCCTGTCCCATCAACCACCGGCCCCATGTAATTGCCGCCAGAGGCCATGAAGAACTTGCCGGGCATGCCGCCGCCTTGTTCCAAAGCCTCTTTCTTGGGTGATATAGGATGCTCCGAAAACTCGCGACCCTTGAAATCTAGAACCTGCGCCCCTACACCTTGACCAACATGAACACCGGTATTGGCGCCTGTGTTGTCATAGATGAATTCGCCCTCATTCGAAGACCACCCGGACAGTCCGACTGGAAGTGTTCCTTCCCCAGCAATCGTAATGAGGCTGTTCCACCCACCGTTGTCTACGGTCATGAACTTCATGTTTTCGTAAAGCGCTGCGGGAGATACTGTCAATGCCTCATAGATCGTATTTGGATCCGGGGCCAAATCTGGGTCTTGGTATATGCCCCCAGCGAATACCAACTTTGTATCCGGGTCTTGTTGACTCTTCGGAACCGGAGGAGTGCCCTCGTTCAAAAGGGTCATACTATCCAGCAACGGCTGTGCCATCAAATACGTATCCGTGACAGGCTTGCCAGGATAATAAGTCACTGCAACCGGATTTCCTGAGAACGTAACATAACTGTTGTTCGGTTCAGGAGCAGGCAATTGATTGAGCGTAATCAGTTGTGACAATGGATCAAATGTCCATTCATCCTGAGTATAAAGCCTATTTCCATCTACGATCTTGTAGATGTCACGGGCGTAGATGTGCGTAGGCTTGAGTGTGACCCAACGGAACCCTTGCCCCTTCACGACCTCTATGGGATTGATGACCACATTTTCCAGGGTCGCATCCAGAATGGGCTCGCCACTTGTCATGACATTGAACTGGTTCAACACCATATGCTGAGGCTGCTTCCAATCATCCGTCAACGGCTTGAATAGCCTGAAGTTCACATCCTCCCACCATTGCTGGGTGATAGACCGGGAATCAAATGACCCGAATCCGACAAATCCCATATTGCTGGGCACATAAGGAAGGTTGCGATACTCGACGTTGATCCAACCTGCAGCAGGGACAGCATTCTCCGTGGCGAAATCTGCAGGAGGTCCAAGGTAATATGGGGGCGGCGCCTGATCGGGGCGGAATACCGTGACACCCCATGTCCAAGTGCGTTGCACTCGAACCTGCATGGAGGAACGCCAGTCCATATCCTCAATGGTGGGGCCTACCTGATCAGAGTTCTTTGCCGATGATGAGTCCCTACGAGGGATTTCCCACTGGTCAATATCATCCTTGTCCCCGCCAAGCCAAACACCTAGTGTCCGATGTACGTTTGCATGTGGCAATACCGCGTAGGATGCAGCCCGCCAGATAACCTTGCCCGCCCCTCCTACGTCCGTAACCCCGAACAGAGATCGATGATTACCGGAACCTTGTGCCCCGAACAAGGCAATGTTGACTGCAGGAGCCATGAACGTTTCATCAACGAACAATGACACCGTGCCACTGGATTCAACCACCCGGTAAGTATGGAGCGCCCCGTCCGTCCAATCGAATGTGTATGCCTGAACCAAGGCGAAGTTATTAGGCTGAACCAAACGAACCTGAGGAGTTGCCCCATTCATATACAGGGTTACTGCTACCCCATCCGTTGCTGCAGCGCCTACATCAGCCGTCATGAATATGCCGGTGGCACCTGTTGCATGCGGAACGTAAGCAGCATCGACCGCAATTGATGCCTCAATAACTCGATCCCCGCTATCAGGAGCAATCAAATTCGCCATTGGAAGGGCTTTGGAGTACCGAACAAATTGACCCAGGACTTGATCAATTACCAAATCGGATTCGTGGTTATAGGCGTCCCCGGTAACAGGGTCTAGGATCTTTGTCCACCCCTGTTCACTGAGTTTCACCAAGCCCGCCATACTGACTGCAGGCATACGGACGATTTGCCTGTATGGGTCAAGGGCTACATTCTCGTAATAGGCGATTGTGGCTACCCGAGCTTCCCTTGTCCCATCATTCAGGACAATCTCGGCATCCCCCGCACCAAGAACAGCACTATCCACATGGAACGTTGCTGTCAAGTCTATATTAGAATCCTTCGTGAAGAAGGGTTCATTACGCCCATAGGCAAATGTCGTGTTCAGGGTTTCATTGGATGACGTGGACTTGATGCATAGTTCCCCGCCTAGGAGCCTCGAATATCCAAATGCTTGTGTTTGGAACCATGATTGATCCGGTTGATCTTCAGGCAATACGGACATATCCGTTGTTGCCATCTTCGAGTGCCCGCGAATGGCGGTATCGTCAGGGACAACGCCGTAACGGATGAAACTCCACGAGGCGTTACTCTTGGCAACGTAACTCAATGACCCCCAGAAAACGGCTCCCGTATCCTGTCCGCCCTGTCCAAGGAACAATGCCAACGATGTTTCCGCCGGCTGCGGGGTTGCCGTCACAACGTCATCAAATTCAGTCACAAATGTCGATGTCAAACCTGCCATCGACAACTGCACAAGCTTCTTCGCAGCCTGTTTCACTCCAAATCGATCTACGTTGACCCGATTTACCAAGGTCATACGGTAAGTTGAAGGCTTCCCTGTCCAAATAGTCTCGAATAGCGCATCGGGATACTTGTTGCCGTACTTATTAATCGCAGCCGGGAATGCCGTGGTCAATGTCAGCGTTGTGTTACCATCACTATGCCGAACGATATGAGAAACCGTATAGACACCCGCCTGCGTCTGAGGTGCCAGAATCTGGAATCGATTGCCTACAACGATACTCGTTGGAATCGATGCAGTTGGGAAGCTGACCGTGGTCGGGGTTAGAATTGTAGCCTTGACTTTAGGCCCGATCTGCCACGAAGCCAATAGATGCGGATACCGGGCGTCTACCAATAGACCAACGTGCTCTACATCGTTTACCTTCAGGTTGCCTACCAGGTAGAGCCGTTTGTCATCGTGGATACCAAAACCAACACCGGAGAACACCCCATCCAAAGTCGTACTGTTTACCATGTATCGAGACACTACGGTCACAGATGATGGGAATGACAAATCTGTCCCATGCCGATACAGGGTGCAAGGAGGGTTAGCGGAGTAGGATCCCGTTTGGTTGTCGTCTACAACATAGGTGATGTCCTGAATCGTATTGCCATTCACAACGATATCGTGAATGGCTACGCCGCCTGCGTCTGCCCCAACCAATTCCCAGGCATCATTGACCGGGGGAGTCGTACCTTCATAGGCAACGCTTACACCCTGAGGGATTTGCTCGAATCCAGGGATCAGGTAATTGGCAGGGTTCTGATTGAGCACCATCGTTGTGGCGCTATTCAACAATGCAGAGGATTCCTTCTCGAATCCCATATACCGATGCCCGATTAGCAAAGGCTCAGGCGTATCCATGGGCCCAAGGACAATGCCCATGGGGAATCGAGAAATATCGGGAGCGCCACGCCTATTGTATGGGATGTACGTCAACAGCCGAGTATCCCAGCCCGTCCAATCAACGGCACCGTTGTCATGGAATCCGTTGATGTTGCGATCCCACTTGTTCAGCACCTGACCATCGGCATTCAAGCCTGTCATCTCCATGACAGGACTTGCCAACCATATGTAGTCCGCCTTCACATCAATGCTGCCAGGAGGCATAAACGGAATTGGGACGGCAAGGGTAATCTTGCCAATGTGAGGATTGACATCGGATACAACAACAGGAACGTTGTTGACCCGAACGGCCACATCATTCTTGGTGGCGGGGGTCATGTCTCCCCAGTCCTTCACCAAGGGGCCGCGATTCGTCAGGATAAAGTCTCGAGTCAGGGCATTTGACCCTTGGAATACCGATTGCCAATCGTGCAGGAAGTTCCATGCTGCGGAATAAACCGTATGGCTAGCGAATGCATTGATGGAATCAAGTCTGAATCCTGCTATGCTTGTAGCGGCATCCAACAATGCAAAGGACACACCGGGAATATTTGATGCACAAACCCCATCCAAGTTTGTAATGAGGGTTGACCACACGGGCAAACCATTCACTACAAGGGTGTAGATTCCCGCCAAGGCATTCCGAATAAACGAAATGTGAGCAGGCCCCGTTGACCAACCTGATAGGATAACGACACTGAAAGTTCCGCTACTTACGTAGATTTCATCCACGCCTGCATTCTGTCGAAATACAATATTGACTAATGCCCCTCCATTTGCAATATCTGCCACAGCCAATTGTGCTATCGGCACAATGCCTACAAAGGAAGACAAAGGCGGGGTGTAAACAGCCGTGCTAGCATCAAATATGGCGTCTACTTGATAAGTAGATGTGGGGTCTAACCTTCCAGTAATGTCCCCGAAGTCCCACCCATACACAACGGATGCAGGGCGGGAAATTTCTAGAACTCCACCCGATACTACAGAAGTGCCCACACCGGGATTAATTTCACTGCCGACAAAGTTAGTCCCCGCCGAAGGCAAATACGACCCATCGTACTCAGCAATCCCAGCAGGAGCAATACGGCTAGTGTAATGCAGGGTTGTCATCCCTAAAGTGCGTAGTAATATCTTGGTGTAATCGCCCTCATAGGGAAATACGACGCTATCGATTTGAATCCCAATAGGGTAGGACTCTACGGCTAATATTGAATATAGGGCAGGGTCTGAAAGATCCTGAGGTAGAAGGGGGTGGCTAAATGTGAGTAGGATGTCTTCGCCTGTTGGGCACGTTACGGCATACGTAGGGGATTCCCCTAGAGCGTAAAACGTAACAACAGTGGCGTCGATAGGAATGCCGTGAATACTAGTTGGGCCGGAAGCCGAAACATCATACGTCCCACCCATGGTTGTACCAGAGTGTGCAATGATGACAGAAGTCGCCCACGTATCCCCATAAACCCCTAATACCACACTGGATATAATGGGGGTTGCCCCAATGATAGGAGAAAATGAATAGGACGCTGAATCAAGTAGCGCCAGGTTTGACAGCGCCATGGGTTCCGAAAACGTTACCTCTATTTCCCATCCATCAAGGCTGACCACGGATATAATGGATGGTGTAGAAACCATCCATTGACCCATCGGCCATGGTAATATCGGGGAACCAGGAAGCATGGATTACCCCTTAGGCAGGAACTTCGGGTTTCCCACGTTCGTACACATTACCCAGTATTCCAGTAGGATTCCCGTCCGCGTCTTTCAAAGGCCACCAGCTTAATAGCACAAGCCCCGTATCATCATAAATTTCTAACCGTTGGGCTGCCACATTTAGCTTGGTCCTGTTGTTTGCGATAGTTGCAGCAATGGTGGATTGATTCGCGGCATTTGCCATGTGCGTTGCAACCAAATCCGATGCAGCGCACAACCCCTCATACCTATAACCCCATTCAAACATGCCGTTCTGAGAGCTATAAGTCCCATCTTCAATGACTGCGGTACTAAATAGAAACAGCCCAGATCTGTAATTCCCAGCGTTAGGGATTATCAGGACCCATTCCCCATAAGTGGGGTCAACGGTGGTATTAACAAACCCACCACCACCACCGGTCAGGCACAAGTAATTCACTCTTACCGTATAGCTAACCGGAAACATTGGGGCGATAGATTTGATTGTGTTGGCGGGCACGCTGCCGTTCAATTTCCAAGGACGTTCCAGAACTATGATAACGTCATCTGTAGCACGGAACTGATACATGGTCACCTCGATTCTTCAAGCACCCTACAAACTAGCCTAGATAACCCTTCTACCGCACAAACCAAGTCGTATAGTCCTCATTCGTAATCTGATGAGGCACCTGAACACCCAATCGGTCTACATCCACTCGATACATTTGACTCGTCGAGGCAACACCCATTCGGGGCTGAACCCTCAAGATACTCGGAGAAATACGAATCGAATTACCTGTCCCAGTCGTCCCCGTAGCCCCAATCGGACCTCCATTCAGGCCCAACAGGCTCTTGATTCGGTACGTCCCCGCATTGGGGCCTGTCGTGAATGTGATCGTTGCCCCTTCCAATGCGGTTGCCCACAATACCTGATTAGGATCCGTCACTACCGACCCTCCAGATATAGTAGCCGTTCCTGACAATCCCCCACTAGTTGTGTAGGGTCTAAGGGTTGAATCCGCCGCTAGGGGGAAAGCCAGAATCTCAACCACCCGATAGCTACCGTGGAACCCCTCGAGTCTGCCATCGGGAGTTGTTGCATCATTGTCCCCACCCATGTTTGGGCCAGATAGAATGGTGAGCACCGCCCCAGGGTTGATGTTCGTAAAGTCCCTAGCAGGGTCCGAAAACAATGTTCTATCAGTCAGGGTTGTCCCGCTACCCGTAATACTCTCGGCACCAATCCAATATCGGCGCATGTCCTGGTAATGGTAATCCCGATAATCATAAGCGGTATATGTTTCCGTGAACGCAGGCTTGAAGGTTTCCTTGAACAAATGCCGGTATTCATACAGAACGTGGGCAGGCTTCAGTGCCCGTAAAACAAGCTGGACATTCCGTTGAAGGGTGAAGGGATCCGTTGGAAATGTGTAAAGAACAACGGGTTCACCATCAACCTCGATGGTTGCACCTTCTTGACTTACGTTCACCTCAAAGGTGAACAAATCATTCGACCCCCATGCAGATTTGCCATTGAGTTTACGAGCTTCGATCCCACGTTCGATAATTTCAACGGTTGCCGTGGTCAGAAGCTCAATGCCCTCCTTCATGGTAGCCTTGGTCGCGCCCTGAAGTAGGAGCGTGACCATCCGTTGCAAGAAGGTGCGATATGTGATGTCACCTTCAAGATCGGGATACCCGGATTCCATTGCATCGGGAAATACGAGGTTACCGAGGATCTGGTACAGAACCTCAGACCGTGTGTAATCGTACATGGAGTCCGCAAGAACTTCCTGAGCAGTGATTTGGAAGTCCGCAATCCGTTCCGCTGCCGCCTGAAACTGGATCGTATAGAACGGACCAGGGACTTGGCTGGCGTAGTTACTAGGCAACAACTTGAAGAACGCCTCCATCACCCGATCCATTTGGGCACGGACAGCATCCTTGCGAGCTTGACTGTCCGCCAGCATCGGAGCAGGATTCTGCTGAACGAGGGTTGGTAGAAGATTCTTGTCCTGTGGCTGATCTGCCATTACCGACTCCTACCCTTGACCAGTGCTTCAAAGTTCGTATCCTCATCATATGTGAATTCCAAGTCCCCAAGCTCCAGGTAATCCGTAGGGCCGGGCTCAATATTCTTGACGCCCGAGTCCCCGTAAACAACGTAGGATACCGTGTACGATCCTGTCGCAGGGGTTTCCGGGGACTTCAATGCCACTAAAATACGCCGGCTTGTGATTGACTTCCGTATGGTTAGGATCTGCGACGCCTTCTTGTCCGGGTCACTTGGCAACACATAGTTCGCAATGATAGTGGCATCATCGCTATATCCGGGAATATTGAGCCCGTCATTGCCAATGATGTACGAAGCATCCGCCGTCATCTTGATTGGGACACCATTTGCATCCGGGGCTATATCATAGTTTGTCAACAACACCGGGCCTTTGAACACCCCACGGAAGTCATTGATCTCCCCCCCGCTACCAATCGTGCCCGACTCCAAACGCTGCGTAATGAAGTAAACCTTCACGTTATTAGTAGACCATGCGGAGATTTGAACGTAGTCCGTCCCCAATTCACTGGACACTAGGGCTTCCCGAACAATGATAGAACCATCGGACTTGCACATCGTCACCAAAGGCAACACAACGTAAGAAACGTCCTTCGTGTTGTCGATGACTGCCCCAATGTCAGATTGGCGTACGGGCTGTCCTAAACCAAAGCTCCCGAAGAGCCGGGCAAGGTTCGTGCGAATTGCACCATCAATCGTAGCCGCGGACTTATCCTTGACGATGACAACCGTAGCCTTGATATTAACCCCCGTCGGAATCGAATCCTTCACAAGCACGTCCGCCGTAACATGGCGATCCAAGTCAATAGCGTTTTGTGTGATAGATACTAGCGAGTTAGCTGTGTAATTGATGACGAAATTCTCATCATGTTCATAGCTGATTAGAAGCGTATCCCCGTCAATGAATCGGGCGGTGGTGGTAGCCTTGAACCCCATGGGAGTTGTGCCAGTTTCATCAACGAATGTGAAATCGCGATTACCTAGGCTCAACGGGTGGAAGGGCCCAATGTATTCTACCGTTTTGTCCACATTCCAAATGCGTACTGTCATGGGGTTGATGCCCAGGCTTTGTAGATATTCAGTTCCGCCCAGGAATACGTGATTCTCATCAGTAATCACAACGGGATCCCCTGACGGCAGCACGCCCGTTGTGCCAGGATCCAAAGGCTGGATGACTTTCATGTAGTCCCCAGCCTCAGACGAACGACCCATATCCAAAGGATCACTTCCATGGAACAATTTGTATGTGTCCGGATCTACGGTGCCCGTCTTCTCCCCAATCAAACTGGAAATGGCAGTCACAGGTTGGCGAGTAAACACATACCGATTACTTGTCCGGTACCGATATGACCCCGTGAATACGTCCCCCAAATGAAGGTGCGAAGGGTCATTATACGTAGAGGACAACTGGATCCGGTCAGGAGCTATCAACACCGCATTGGTAAGATCCATAACATTGCCGTTATGCGTGAACTCAATCCCCCATGTTGGGATGACAAGCATCTCAATGATGGGATTATCTGCGGTCAATGCGGGATTGATCGCCCGGAATAACATGTTGGCAACATCTCCCACGGGTTCAAACTGACCGTTCTTCACCGTGTCAAAGGTGAATGCAAACGAGTCGGACAGGGTCGATACATTGTCCCCACGCACCCACACGTCCACCTTGCCGCCCGTATGTTTGCCCAAGGCCACATCGTAGTCCCGCATCATCAACGTGTGCCCAGCGTCCACTACGTTGACCTGACGGATACCCGGGACCTCAATGGCGTTCTGTGAATAGCCTCGGTACGTGCCCGAGTCAACTGCCGAAAGAACACCCTCAGCACGAGCAGCCAAGTCCTGATTCGATTCCGTATCCGTACCCCCGAATGTCTGGGAGTCATTGATTACCTGAACGTTATTAGGAGCCCCCGTGATAACCCGAATCTGTCCGGGAGCTAAGTTTCCATTTGATCCAGTGCTATTGGCCTGGATGAAGGCTCGAGAGTAATAACGACCTGTAGAGGGATTGTAGAACGTCGTACCCCCAAAGGATGAAATCTCGGCGGCGGATGTTGTAAGGAACGTTGCGCCATTACCTCCCGATACGGAAGTCCCGATTGGGATGCTCAGAGTTCCGTTTGGCTTGGACGTTGTGTATAACGTCACCTCGCCCTGTGCTCGCGTTCCCGTCTTACGAATCGTGCCACGACGGGCTGCCAAGTGGTCAAACATGTTATCGATCATGTTCTGTACGGACTGATTGTCCTTGAGATAGAATGCCTGCCGCAACGTCAATTTGTACTGAGACTGATCTACCGCAATAGATTCACCGGTATTGCCTGGGTCATCAATCGGCAAAAGAGTTGCAGGCGCCTGTGCCGCCTGAAGGAACCCAATGATGAATCGAACCCGTTCAGCCTCCGTCGAGAATGGATCGATGACCGTATCCCGAAGGACACTACCGGGCTTGATATCCACATCCGGGTGCGACCGGAAAATAGACAACGAAGCATCCCGGATAATTTGCTGCCGTGCGACCGTTGGCAGGGAAGCTATGGCAGGGGTAACAATGAGGGGAGCCGCAGCAACCTCAGGAGAGAAAGCCGACTCGTATTCCACATTATCAATCAGGTATACCGCCGTAACCACATAGTAAAGCGGGTCAGTATCAGGAATAGCGTTGAAGTCTGAATTGGGGATGGCGGGGAAGTCCATCGAAGACTCAGTGGATCGGCGATCATGTGTAAAGGAGAACCGTTCGGTCTGGCGAATACCCTCTACCACCATTGTTGTCCGCATCCGTGAGGTTGTCTCCGGGATGGTCAACAACTGATCAAAATCCGTTTGGAATACATTCGCATTCCGATCCATCTGGACCCCAGTGACCCGAAGATACTGAGGTGTCGATTTCTGGGATCCATCCTGGTTCACGGCAACAGGAGCATCTACGGAAAGATTTCCAATGTTGTCATAAACCTGAATTGGAGTCCCGGAAATAACCATATGCAGATTGATCTGGGTGTATCCAATGGATCCCCCACCCGGTGCGGTAGATGCGTAGAAGTTGTACCCAACCACATTGTTGTCTGCAACTCCATCGACCGTAATTGCGACCCGTTGATCAAAGCGTTCTACAAATACGCCTGAAGGTGCCAGCACTCCGGCCTTGATGTCTCTGTCCAAGGACAGATTGGCTTCAATGATTCCAGGTGCCGTCACCTCCCCATTCGACATAATAGCTTTGACTTCGATGTGATTAGCACCGGGCAAGAGCCGCAGTCCTTGTGGGTATGCTGAAGGGTTAGGAACAATGAAGGTTGTCCCTTCAAAGTAGATGCTATCGGGATCCGAAGTCCAACCATTGGAACGAATCTTGATTTGCATGTCTACCGTATCGGCATCCATCTTTCCGACGAAAAACCGCGAGGTCATATCAGTCGTGAAAATATAGCGATCCCGATACACGCCATCGGGGCCTTGAAACTGTGGGGTCTTCGTAGCCATATCAATTTCTCCCTGTCAACCCGGCAATTTCTCCGCCCAGCATCAAACCATTACTTCCCATGAGTGCCACTACATTTGGCACTGAGAACACAATAGACAGATCAATAGGATCCGAGGATGCGTTCTGTATTACCACATCAACCATGTAGGTTGTCGGATCCTGATCATGTTGCTTGACTTGTACCGACAGGATGGTATAGAGCCGTTCCTTGAACGACACACCCTGATAATTCGATTGCTCTTTCTGCAAGTCCTGGAATTTAGTCAACGCCCGGCGAACATCCTCATTAACCAAAGTTGCGATACCTGCCAAAGCCTTCGACCCAATCCTTGACCGTAAACTCGTGCCATACCAAGGATAGTATGGATTCGATCCTCGATCGGTCAACAGAATCTTGAGTGCCGCTTGGTACAAAAGGTTCTCGTTCTGAATGGTAATGAACTGCCCCGTCTCATCGAACCGGTAGTCATTCTCGATGTATGCCGAACCGCAACGCAGACACCTATTGGGAGGAACTGTGTACGTCACCTTGAAAATAGGATTGGTACGGATGGGGTAATCGAACTTGGGAAATCGATTGGTTATCTCATCGGGGCGTGTGTGCAGTCTCCATGCGGGGTAAATCTGTGCCCCTCGAGACATCCACTGGTAGTTATTCGTCCCATGTGCGCCAAACCCCAGGGCTACCGCCGCCGTCCCCGTAATCTTGACATAGGAATCAGGGCCAACACTTGTAATGTCCATAAACACAATGTGCCCATTGAATGAAGATGCCACGGCAATGGATAGATTGTTCTTCGCAAGGAATTGTACCACTTCGTCCGCAGTCAATCGACTAATCCCCCGAACGCCGAATGTAAACGTCTGCGATCCGGCAGATGTTGTAATCGTTACGGTGTCCTCGTCCTCTATGATATCGTAAGGCCCCGATCCATTTGCATAAATGATAGCGGGTGTTGCCAACCCACCTTGAGGCAGAAAGAATTCATCGTTGACCATAATACGGACGGTCCCACCATTAGCGACAGGCTGGCGGCACTGCAATGAACAACGATCATCCCCAAGAGGGACAACCTCCTCCATTGTCAAATGAGGGCAAGACCAAGCAAGTTGCATATCCTTTGACACAGATGACCTCCCACATGGCGTTGCCCTATAGGCGAGGCACCGTACTAGATGCCCAATTCCACCATGAAGTCCTCAGGGACATCCGGGAGAACGAATGCCAAATACGCATCATCCCTCATCCGGGGTGCAATGATATCCCCTAAGTCATCAACCTTGTAGATCAATCCTTCCATGTCCCGAATCATATTCTGAACCATGAGATTCTTGTCAAATCGTTCCTCATCCAAGGGGGCAACACCGAATAGCGCCCCGCCAAATGCCTGTACAAGCACTACGTCTCGTTCATGGACTAATTGTTCCCTCAAATCGCACTGCTTGATGATTCGGGCTTCTAGATCCGATAACCGTTCCTTGATGTCCTGATTTGTCCAATCCCGAATCTGATGCATCGACTTCACAACGGCATTGTAGTCATATGAACCAGGGCTGATTCGCCCGCCTTGGCGGGCAGGAAAATAACGATGCGTCCTCGGCATACCGCCTGGAAAAGCGCCATATCCAGTGTCCGTAGCACTCACATACGGTTCATTTGGTTCCGCAGACCGAGGGGCTATCAAACCATCAAAGGGGTATTGGCTGACGCTAACCGTATTGCCCTCATCATCAACATCGATATCGGTGCTTTGGGGATGCATAAAGGAGGATATGTCAAGAGGATTCCCCCCTTGTGCAACATAAGCCTGAACCAACCGTTCCAATGTAGATCCCGCAGTAACCGAAATACCCAAGCGATCTTCAGAACGCTCGGTGCTACCCGCAGAATCCAGTCCCTGATAGAACACCTTGATGAATCCAATACGGGACACTTCGGCATTGATAGTTGCCACACGGGCGGCTACCCCACGACGATTGTTGAGCACCCAACCAGAGAATGCACGAAAGTATCCAACCGGCCACACACCCATCCTGCTAAATGTACTCATCGTGACTCCTACAACGTATCTGGAGGGGTGTCCCCTACTGGAGGTGGGGGCGGCGGCAAATCTTCAATGCCAACGGCATCGGGGATCGCGGGCTTCGCCAGAGCCAATTTCCCTGGACCCGGAGGGCCGTCCTGTGCCTTGATCATGGCCTGAACAATGTCCATGGCGAGGGCGGGCCCGAACGGAATAACTACTGCGATACCTGCCCCATAAGCCAACGGGCTATCATTGGGCTTAAGCTTAGCTGCAACCAAGTCCCCTACAACGCCCTGCGTACCGTTAGATACCATCGTCAGGAACGCACACTTCGGGATCTGGAATGCAAACCCCAATATATTCTGAAGTAGGCTATTGATTCTCCTAATCAAACCCTGGAGTTCAATGATTCGCCCCTCGATGAACTCGATATACCGTTTGATGGTGTCCACAATAGACTTGATGGACTTCTCCAGTGCTTGCAACCAGTTGTTGATAGTGGAAAAGAAATCGTCCAATGAAGGGAATATGTCTAGCAATCGCAATGCAATCCAGTCCCCCTTCTTCTTCCGAATCGCGGAAGCGGCGATGCTCAAAGCCAGTTCGGTTTCATGCATCAGCTGTCCGCCATTAGCCTCCGTCAATAACCCGCGACAGTAGAATATCCCGGCATTCACACTAGGGTTGAAGGGTTCACTTGAATCTATAGTGGTTAACAGTCCATTGTTCAAGAAGAACACAGGGGACAAATCAGCGGATCCCGTAATTCTTCTGCGAGTAGCCAGGACTTCCAAGGGCCTCGAGAAATCAATCGGCACTACAATATCCCCGGTATCAGCATCTATCCAGCGTTCATAGAATAGACGCATCCCTTTCGTAAGCGTTGCTAGGAAACCTGCTACTTCCGCAGCAGGGATTGTCATTTTATCGCTAACCCCCAACCCAAGCCCTCCATTGGACATCTCCATCATCTGGGGCTTACGATTTTGGATCAGATCAGGCACGTAAAACCATTCCTGTACGATATCTTCTTTAATTCCCATGCTGTAAATGTTAGATGCAATCCCGCTATCGGGATGCCCGCCAGCCCAAGTACTAGGGTCAATGCTTTGAATTAGCGTCGCCGTATCAAACCCGATAGGAGTTTCAACAGTACCCTGAGGAAGAGCTTTCCCTGTATGTGTGTCCTTGAAAATGTCCTGCCATGTAACCTTGCGAAGATATTGGGTTTGATCCACGACAATCTTCTCAAGCTGGGCGTTTGCACCAGTCATGTTGTAAATGTTGTGCGCCACTCGATCAATACTGGTCATGAGATTCTTACGAAATACCTGTGGGTTGCCCGGGCCGTCCACTTGTTCGATCGTCTTCCGGTAATCATCCAGAACCAGACTTGCTAGGTAAGCCATGGATTCCAATCCGCAACGTTCCATTGCTTTCTGGTCCAGCACTAACGTGCCTTTCGCAATCATCTGCTTCTGCATTTGCGAATAACTAGCATCATTTGGATCGTACACATCCAAATCCGGGCGAACCAATACCAACACCAACAGCGCCGTCTTGAGGGCGTCTAAATATGCCTTGGTGTTTGCGCCTGGGAATGCCACCCGAATAGGCCGTGACCAGGCCCCTATCATCGTATCCTCTAGCCCGAAGGGGTCTGCTTCAACATAAGGCTTGCCCCCTTTGGCATCCGGGGATTCAAATGTATACGTCACCTTCTGAGCGTAAGCCTCTTTGGATATTGCTGCCACACGAACATACGCAGTCGTTGCAATTTCAATATTCTTCGGGAGAATTTGACCGTCCGTTCCGGTCTCCCAAGTGCAGTTGTAGGGCATATCCTCCGCTTTCATGACGTACCCATACTCTCCCGATGCCCAAGACGCCCACTTCTCCGTTGATGGAACGTAGAAAGTCCGCTGCATTAGATGCCGAAGTTTCCCATTCGAATCCTTTGCGGTCAAATACTCCAAAGGAATAATCCCGTCATCCCCGGATACCTTCTGTGCATAGATCCGTGTCACGCCGTTGGATACATTACCGTTTTTGTCTAATGACATGGCATAACCCAAATTAACAGGAATCAGGTTATCCTCAGGAATCATATCGGCGCCCCCATACAGAATCATAGGGGTTCCCAGGTCATGGGATCGTACATGCCCATAATCACGGGGTTGGACTACTAATGTTGGATCCTTCGCACTGGGATCCAGGGATGTATCGGATTTAGGAGCGTCATACATGACCTTCAATCCGTCCTCTACTGTGGACACCGTAACGATGAATCCTCCAGGGGGCAAAGGAGGTAAAGGGTTGCTGGGATTCTTCTGTGCCGTGGAACTCAATGACCAAGTAAACTTAGCTACCCCAGGAGGGACAGATGAAAGATGGTACAATTCTGTCAAGGACTTAGGGTGTGTGATATCTACCGCATCCGTCCCGTATTTCACACTGGACAGCACTGCCGTGGGTTGTGACCCCTTATCCGTTACGGATTGGTTGAAAAATCGCATGAGCTTCTTGACAAACAATATAAGCTGCTGAATCTCTGAAACATCTACAGACAGGTAGAAGAACATTGACAGAACTTTGGTGTTGGCAGATACATTCGGACGAGTTGGATCCGTTATGTCCGTCAATCGGGCAATCATCCTGCGTTGGTACTCCTGAAAACCTCCTTGAAGATCATCATAGGGCCATTCCAGTAGCTTCCAATCCCCCGTGATGTAAATACCAAGCTGCCGCAAATCGGAAATAAGGCTGCGTACTTCCTGAACGATTGCATGGACAATAGCGGCAATGGGATCCAAATAACCCACCAGGAAGGTCTTCACGAAGTCCAAGGCAGTAAGTGCAATGTCCAATACAGCAACAAGGAACTCAGCGGTCGTGTTGATCTTGTCCCGTGTAGACTCCAGAAAGTCCGGAACCTCAAATGTAACCGTGCCCCATTGATTGAATTGCTCTGCCATTATGAACCCCCGCCATGCTCAAGCCGTGCCATCTGTTCATACAGCAACCCCACCGCACGCTGATCATTCTCCACAAGCCCTTCAAGAGCCGTGCGAAGCCGGATGAGGGCATCCCTCTGCCGATTGACCCCCGCCATTTCTACATCTCCGCCCTCAGTAACACCCCATGATCCAAGGTCTACACCAAGTTCATCCAATTCCGCCATAATTTCTTCAGGTGTTTTCATACGTCACTCACGGAGTTGTTCAACGCTACAATATTCTTTTGTGCATCCAACCGATTAGGGATGTCCGCTTCCAACCGATTGATAGCGGCTAGCGTGCCTTGAACCTGATGGGTTCTATAGGACAGCCACACATACCTTACCTGCCGGAACTTGTCTCGGCTGTTCAGAACATCATCAATTCGTTCAGGCAATACGGGGAGTATCGTAGATCCTGCAACATCCGTAAATGCCGTGTAGGATGTGTCTCCAGGCATGGAAGTCCTCATGCCGCCTACGGAAGTCACATTCGCCGTAAGGGAATCCAGGCGAGTATCGTGGATCCACACACGACGATCCATCAAGGATAAACATGCTGAATTGTTTGCGTAAGGCACAATATCCATACGCCCGCCAACTGCCTCAATGTAGAGGTTAGAAGGCACACCCAACCCCAAATCCGGGTCAGTTGGGCTTCCCAATTCCTTGATGTGTTCATCCCGTTGGAAAATGAAGTAGGATCCACTCTTGGTTCCCTTCATCGCCCTTTGCAAAAGTTCAATCAAGGACAACATTCGTTCACGCATCATCAGCACCAAGTCAATGGCGACATCCGAGAACAACTTGGATGGACGAATGACGTGATAAGAGAATGGGCGAATCGAATGACCCAGGAAACTGTCCGTCCGTACCTTGAATGACTTGGTAACGGCATCTCGCTTCAAGGTCGGCCGCAAAGCCATCTGTGATTCATATGCCGGATTGATAACCGGATAAGGTACCTTCTTGAGGCGGGAATCCGTAATCGTCGGATAGACCGCATAGGCGTGCGCTGTGTCCCCAAACAGTACCGGAGTAGCTTCTCCCCCCGCATATGTATTGATGGGATCTACCAGCAAGTAGGGCGGGGAAGCCGAATCCACAACCTGCTTGACCCGATAGAATCCTCGGTTGTCATCCACAAGGCTGGGGGTACCTGCTACATAAACTCCCGCGGCTACCCGAACAGGAACGCCCTCATCCCCAAGAGGGCGTGTCCCCTTTTCAGGGACAACAGGCATGCCCCCATCCTGTGGGATTGTTCCCGCTGGATCGATGATGATGATGTCACCCTTCTGAACCCCAAGCTTCGCAAACGTATTGCCGCTACCGGATGCATTGAGGTCATCACAAAGCCGATTGACGGCATTGGCATAAGTTGTAACTCCTGTAATGTCCGGAACATATCCGCCGGCTTGAGTTACCCAATTAGCTTCCGTGCGGCAAACTGCCCTCTCAGTAATGAGTTCTAGCAACTCTTCGCAGGACTGTTCATGTGGCACAGGCGCCCGCTTAAGGAATACCTCGAACCGGAATCCAACCGGGTTGTTTACACGAAGACCTGGAGACGCCAAAATGATTGTTTGACCATCTTGAACCGATTCAACCCTAACCTCTTCCTGCACAACCCCATGTTCATCCAATAACCTGAACAAGTCCCCTGGATGAATGTTCACATCACCATTGTCAAATCCGCCAAGGTTTGTACCGGCATAAACCTTGCCATCATTCCACACATCCGGAGCCAGGGGGAATCCTGGATGCGCCGTGTTCCAATTCATCGTGAAATTGGCAGTGACATTGCCGTTTTGTTTATCCCCAATGGTATAGCCTGATATGATCCCACGCCGAATCTCGTAAGCAAATCGCAATGGTGCAAGATTCTGATCCGCGATATTCAGTACGTCATGGAACCTACGGATACGACGTACCTCGAAGGTAACCTCATCAGGATTAGGAACTACTACAGGCGTGTAGTATTCTTGAGAATCCCGCATCCCAATATCCCGATGCCAATCCGACATAATCGAAGGATTCGGGAAAGAATGCGTTGCATCTACAATATGTTCGTAGATCGCAGTAAGAGACATGGAAGAACGTGGGAACGTCGGCTCCAGGAATACGCCCGCCTGAGCATTGAATCCGGGATTAATCGAATCCCCCAAATTCAACAACGTGCCAGGAAGCACACAATCTACTGCAGACACACCAAATCCGGCGGAAGCTGGGGGGATATTCAATGCCTCCCACTGAGCGTGCGTTACTTCCCGAACGTCCAAAGTCCTCACAACCCAATCATAAATTGCCCTTGCTGGGTCAGACTGGAAAGTAAATGCATTCGCTACCACCCCTGGGATAGGTACGACGCATTGTGCTACAGGAACCTTGCGAATACCGGGGACGGCAAAGTCATTCCCCATAAATTGCAACGATGAAGCAGCACTCAATGGTGCCGGAGGAATCAAGTCCAACTGATGGAAACCGTAGATAGATCCATCTGCAGGGTGAGGGCCTGGAATGCTGTCCGTATCCAACCCAACGCAATTATTGCTAGGCAGATCCGTTCCAGTGACATTGATAGGCCAGTAGGTCATCCCAGACACGGGATAAGGGCCCCCGGCTTCCACCAGGGCTTTGAAGTCTGCCGCCGTGATTGGGTTGCCGAATGCGTCCTGATAATCCGTCAAGGTCAATACGCCCGTGTCCCCCAACCCTAATGCGATAGCTGTGTACCTTGCACTGATTACTGATGTCCGATATACAGCAGCATCCGAGGATGCCAAATTGGTAATGCTACGCACAGCATAAATCCGTGTTGCGGGACCAACTGCAGGGAATCCTCCAGGAATACCCCCAACCGCGGGGCCGCCTTCTGCCGGCGCAACATCCGATATGGTCAACGTGTTCGTTCCGTCTACGAAGCTGACAATCGTAGGGAAATGCAAGGGGCACCACCCATCCTCGTTCCCCGCCACCGTAGAAGGATGTGCCCAGTAACTTGAACCCCCGCCATGGGGGTCTACCGCATGTCGTACAAGGTAAGTGCCAGCCTGATGTGTTGCAGGATGCGCCACATTTGCGGACTCCTTAATGACAAGAATATCCCCAGGTTCGACATATAATGCTAGCCCGTCCGACACCGAAATATCTGTTACTCGATTGTCATATTTGGCACGTTCCAAAACCGTCAAGTCTGCATTGAACCGGCTTGCAGTCTTGCCAGTACCTGTAAGGATATGGCTTACGGTCAAATCCGTCAGTTCATTTGATGGAATCGCAGAGAACGTTACTCCCGTTCCCGTGATAGTCTGATTGCCCGCAATATCCGAATGCCCCTCGAAGGCCATGGCCTTGATAACACCCCTCTCCGTTACCGCACCTACTCGAGGGGCAAAGTACCCCACAGTATTCGCATCCATACGCGGAACGAATGTCAATGGGATAGGATCAGGTCCATTCATGCCGTTGATGTAATTGTTGATCGTTGACGTGACGGCAATACCTGCAGTTTGACCAACCGTAATCCCTGTGATAGACAACTTGGTTTCCAAATCCATGCTCGACTGCGGATGAACAAATCGACGCTGCTTGGCAAAACTCAAGTCACACACCTCATTGAACGTAAGGCGGTCATCCGAAATCCATGCCGTGGTGGATTGACCCGAACGAGTGTCAATGTCAAATGTAAATTCAAGGCCATACAAGGTCGAATAGGTCGGCCCTGCCGCGACCACATGCGGCAAGAACCATTGCGCAGGCGTGCCCGGCCCTGGCCCCCATGGGATCTTCCCCACCCCAACCAGAGTGATTTGCCTATTTCCAGCACCCCCGAACACAGGGGCTACGCCCAGCCATCCCGTAATACCACCCTGGTAGTCCTCGACTTCCCACGCATTGTTACGGATACGGATAGTCAAAGCTACATTGCCGCCCGCACCCGCCCATGGGGATGGGTTTATTCCCGGCAACCCGTTCACGATATCCAAATCCCGACGAGATATAATCTTGAGGGTCACGACATTCGACGCGCTAGCATTTACAATGTCATTGAGGCTCCCAACCCCAATCGTCTGCCCGTCATTCAACGTGATGGTTGTAGAACCAAATTCCAATACCGTTGTATTCGCAACAGTATCCTCAATGATGTACACCCCCCGAGGAGGGGACAAATCTGCCTGAGGGTGGTCATGATAGGGCCCTTCCACAAACACCATAGCGTTCTGCAGGTAATAATTTACAGGGTCACCCGTCTGGTTTGATCCTAGAACCGGAGGCTTGGTCGCAGTGACAAACCTTGGGGGTTCAATCACGGATGGATTTCCTGCTGCGACAGCGCCTACCGTATGAATGCCAATTGCGCCAACCGTGCTGAATGGGTTTGGATTCGTCAATTGGCATAGGATGAGGTCATAAGGCCGAACGTTCCCTTCCCCGGGACCAAACCCTGGAGAAGTATTCATGGAGGTGTTCAATGATGCCGGAAGCGCCCCGACCGTCGTTACGACTTGCCCGTCATCTCCCAGAATCTCGTTCGGGTAAAGCGCATGGCTCAACCAACTGTCCGCTGTGAATATGGCGGACAATCCAACGGCTGCCTGTGCAAACCGATCCATTTCAGTATTCCCTGTACGGATATACGGGATCTGATAGTCCCCAGAATCATCCTGAATTCCACCATTCAATGCAGGAATCATCAGGGGTGTCAATGCGTCATAACCAAACGTAATCGTGCCTTCCAATGAAGACAACGGTTGTGGAGAGTTCTGTCCAAATATTTCCTTGAATGCAAAGAATGATCCATCAAGCGCGGATTTCATCGTGATATCTATCATGCTTCCGTCAGGCATGACCTTCACGTCAAACCCATCCCGATAGGTATCCAACCCCCCATTCATAGCCTGAAGGGTTGAAAATTCCGCAGGGTCAGGAGGAGGGGCACTAAATACTTCTGGCGAAGCCCCCACAAACAGCGTATCCCCTTGCTCCACAGGGAGAAGGGATGCCGTTGTATCCCCTGCCATGATGAATAGGGGGTTAGTGATTGAGGCCCCATCGGATGCTTGGAACCGAAGGACACAACCATATTGCACGTCACGAACAAACACGCCCGTATACGTAGGCACCGAGTAAATGTCAATGGGGTCGCTACTATTGAATGCAGGATATATCGTGCCATCCGGTTTGCCCCATGTAATCTGATCACCGGGTTCAAATCCAGGAACTGCCAGGGCGGGGTCTCCTACAAGCGCGTCCTGAATCGTACCGCCCTGCGAGAGGAACTTGGCAATATCGGGATATCCTGTCTCAGGAAGGATTGGTATATCTCGCATCATCGCAGGAACAGCAATGATACAAGGATCCGTAATGGCGGCTGGGGGTGTCATAGGCCCAAATGCACCTGAAGGGATGCCATTCGGGAAGTAACCCCAAATACGGGCACGAGCACGCCGTTTGTGCAAGTCCGCCGCCTGAACGTGCGTAATATTTCCAAGCACTGGATTATGTAGCTGTCCAATGGAACTTCCCGTCGTACGAGACTGTTTGCCACCTAATGTCCGACCCGCCGTATACACGCCCGCTTGCCCATTTGTAGGGTCATAGCCAATGCCCGGCAAGGTGCGAAGGAATGCCTTAGTGATAGTTGGAAACAATCGGGACATACGATGGGATTCCCACATCGGTTGAAACGTGCCCTTCGCCTTCATGTGGAAGAATGGAAAGGACGCATCAAATTCAAGATGCGTTGAACCAATCCCCGTGAGAACAACATCATCCACATCGTTGTGGATCAATCCCTTCTGCTGTGCCCCTAGTCGATAGAATGCCTCCGTATCAAGGAGGGTACCGTTTACTTCCCCATTCACAACCGTAAAGGTCGCAGGGTCTACCATCCAGTCCGAATCCAAACCAAAGTATTTGACACTCGGATTCGTTTCATTCACCACACCCGTCCATACATTGTAGGGTGTCATATAACCTGTAATGTCATCCTCATATCCAGGAGTTGGGTAATCCGCACCATGCCCTACTCGGAACCGGAACTTGCCATCCCTGTCCCCAATGAATCCCCCAGCAATGGTTTCTTCAACCTGCTCGAAGGCCACGATTACCGTGTTGAAGAAATCCAGGAATGTCCTAGCCGCACGGTCTTTGTCCAACAGGTGCCTACGTTCTCCCGTGAATCCAAATCGTCCTTGCTGCCAATTCTTGGCACCCTCATGCGGAAATATCAATGACCCAGATGCGGGTTGCTTCGCAGCAATCTCTGCAAGGGCCTCTTGAACAGCCTCACCCAGGAATGATGTCAATGACACCGCCCTGAAATAAAATGCATCTGGACTCGAGTAGGTGTACGTTCCTACCAGTGTCCTATTCAGAAGCCCATTAGCTTCTGATGGAATCCCCTGAGATAGGTACTTCGCCTGGAATCGCGGGATGACCATGATCCCGTCCTTCATGTAAGGACGCAACGGATTGACCCGGGTGAATGCCATATCAATATGCTGACCGGGGATTAATCCATCAGGACTCAACAGGTGAATGGCACCTGTTGATGTATCCAACGTATAATCCAAGTCGGGAACCAAATCCCGACCAGGTTTACCTGGTTCGAACAGCAATAACCCAAACCCTTCCGACTCTAGGATACTTCCATCCCTACCATTGTGCGCCCAGTTCGCATCCTGCGGCCCGATTCCAATGAGGTCAGTAGCAAACGGAGGGTATACAGGCCGGTAGGACAATTTGACGGTCGGGTTGTCTTCAACCGCGAAACCTCTCCAGAATATGGAAGTCACAGTAATGCTTGTACGACTGCCGTCCGCATCTATTGTCACATCCGCAATGGTGTAAGGTGTCCCCCCAATCTCCAGGATATGCCCAGCAACCGCAAACTTTGTCAAGTCGCCACGGAAGACCACAATGGATTGTCCACGACTAATGGGTTCAAATGGAAAACCCACTAGACTGAGCGCCGACATGAAACCCGCAGGCGCCGTTGTCGGCACGGGCGTCGTCCCGTCCGGGTCTACAACGGTTGTGATAGGTCCATAGGTGATAACCGTCACCACGTCGTTGCCTGGGGCACGACTGCCGACCTCATTGACCGTTGACGGGAAGATAGATATCGAGGTCACATCGCCCGTTCCCTGAGCATTCTGGGGGTAGTACTGCAAAGCCTTGACATAGAAGCAATCCTGCCCGATACGGAACATCTGTCCAGGAGCGAATTCGCTAACCCGGTTTCCACGGATACCAAATCGATTCTGACCCGCCTTGATAAAGAATGGGGGGCGGTACACAGGCTTGGTACTCACCTCAAATGCCCGTTCCCCGCCTAGCATGTCAAATACGGCATAGGTAATCGTGACAGGCACATAGTCAGGAACCGCATGGCTAACGAACGTGATGCGCCCTTGTCCCAATAGATCTGCAGGGTAATCTACCACGTAATCCAATTGCCCGAAGTTCTGCTGAATCGGCCCAATGTAGACCAAGGGCGGAATACTCTGGTCAATCGTATGCACCCGGCTTGCATTGAACAAATAGACATTCTGCAATGTCCGGGTCATGGTTTCATTGCGAACGAACACAGGCAGGAATTCAGTGATTTGATCCCCGGTCTTGCGACCCTCGAGATCCGCGGCCCAGTATGACGCTTCTACGGAGGACCCCTTCGACAATGGAACATTCGGGGAGAATGCACCCAACATAGGATTGAGGGATACATCCTTACGATTCTCTGTAATGAGTTGTTCCACAAAATAAAGGGGTTTTCCTGCGTTCGCCGTTTGATCGGCATCCGATATATTCACAATGCCCGTATTGGGATCGTATTCCCCCTGACCAGCAGCTAATTCCGTCCCCAACTTGAAAAGTTCAATGTAGTAAACCAAGGAACTTGCTTGCCCGGATAGCACAGAGGATCCGAATTTCAACCTCCCCCTCGGATCATCGATAGTCGCTGCAAGCAGGTATTCAATCCCAGCGGGGTCAGCGCTGAAACTGAATACAGGAATCAAATCTACATTATTGACAAATACCTGTGTACCAACTCGAATTGAGAACTGTCCGTTATCCAATCTCGATGTATCAGGCACCGTGAGTGTTCCGTTACCTATCTGTCCAAGTTCTAGCTGCTGAAGAGCGGTCAGTGCAACTTGGTTTGTCAATGAAGCGTTTTCCAAACCAAACCGCAGATTGAACTGCCTACCGTTAGCCAACGCGGCAGCCATGTCCGCCTTATACGAAGCCCCTATTGGTGAAAGCACCTTGATGACCATCACTTCCTGAGGAAGGTGGTTGAACTCCTTGTAGCTCATGTCAGCTACAATGATAGGGGCGTACACGGAATCGGGATAACCCTCATGGAGATCCCAAGGCAAAAGGGATCCCGTAAACGTTGGCGTAGGGGATACCTGCAATGCTGTAGCATTAACAACGGACTCCACTTTATAGAAGTGTTCCGTGCCGTGCCCTATGGAAATAATATCCCCCACAGCGGCCACGGAGAAATCGGCATTGGCGTCCACAAAGAAGGGGCTTCCTGCTGTTGTCACACCCTGAGCCCCCTCCGTCAACTTACGAAGGAACCGCTGAATAAGCGTTGAAGTCCCTGGGATTCCTTCCTGTGGAAGGATGTAATCAACATCCCGTTGTAGGAGTGTCAAGGGTCCGCCATCTTTGGATACGTACAAACCCCCACCGATAGCGGTTTCCAAAGACTCCGGAGCAATCCCCGCGGCACCAAGGTTCAAAGTCACGGTCGCGTTGGTAACGGTGTTGACATCAAACCCTTCTTGCACCCAATCAAACTTCCGTTGCCCGAACCTGTAAATCACTTCCTGGTAATGGCTCAGGTTCTGATATGTCGTGACGGGAGTCTCGTTCACCGTTGATTCAGTCAACAATGCGAAGAACTCACCCTCATTGATGCCCGCTATGTCCTGGAGCGGAACCTTGTCGAGGAAATAGAATGGGTTTCCGGGCACACTGTCCGTAATGACTTGATAGTCCTGCGTCCGCTCCGTAGCCTGGAAATCAGATATGCCTTGTGACCCGTCCAAATCCAGAGGACTACGGTAAAGCCCCATGGATATACCGGAATCCGGAAGCCAGTTGTCTACACCACCGACCACCTTCCATCCAGGGACGAAACCTAGAGCGGTGGCCCCCGTGAAGTCCAATACCCCGCCTACACCCCATCCAATTTCCACGCTCCCCGTAGTGGGGTTAGATGCCTCAAGGACAATGTATCCGTTATAGGCATAGGCATGTGGAGTCACAAGGTTAATATCGGCAGCTACTTCATCCGATGTGAAGAATGCCTGACCTGGATGAGCCGCAACAAGAGCTGCCGAAGTCCAAGTGTGCCCCACACCGTCAACAGCAAATCGCAGAGCCTCGAGTCCCGTGAATCGAAATATATCCCGATTGCGAGAAAATAGCCTCGCCTGATCCGTCCATGTTGCGGGATTGAGCGCAGCCTGAAGGAAGAACATAGGCTTGTTAGAGAACCGAGCCCTATCTACATCCCCAATCATAACTCGAGACCCGTGAGTGCTGGACTGCCGGGCGATATAGGCAGTGCCCCCAGGGATGTCGTAGCTGTGACTCGGCAAATCCGAGTTGTGGTCTACCTCAATGATCGTACTAATGGATCCATGCTGTGAATAAACGATAGTGTCGCTGACCCCATCATGAATCTGTCGCACCCGTCCCGTTGTGATGTCTACGGTGTTATCCCCACCAGGACGAATGGGAGCTACAGTTGCAGGATGGTCAGGGACCGCGCCTGTGCCATCAGGAGCATCCAGAATGCCAGACTGACCCAATCCCCGACGAGTGTTCGCAGCAATAAACTCCGTGGGGAGATATTGATATGCGGGAATGTACATCTCGCTCGAACTTGATGTTGCAGGATTTCCATTCTGGTCAACAAGTTGTACCGGGGCACGGGTCGGCTGAATCTTGCCGCTCAACGACACCCCGTCATAAACAACATCTTCACCGAGGAAATACTTGCTGAAATTGACACTATTGGGATCAGCCTTTGCGACATCAATAGGGCTCAGCTTGACCTTACCCGTAGAAGCCGAAATGTTCACATTGCCTGACAAAGGGTCAGGCAGAGCGATAAGGGCTGCATCTGTCAATACCATATGAGGCGTTAGGTATTTACGACTGCCAAACCGAATGAGCGGCATATCGGTTGGCGAAGGAATCGGAGCAATGAACAAATCCGAATCCACCATCTTGCCGATAATGCCGTCCGATGTCTCTTGGAACCCTTTGTAAACATACCACAAATGCCGACCCGCATTCGCGATAATGAAAGCGGGGCTGAACTGCATCATTCCATTGGTTTGCCCTACGACACCATTGACTCCGGGTTCCAAAAGGAAGTCAAAGGGGGAACGCACAGCATCATCGGACACAACCTTGATGAGGTCTACAGGAATACTGGAAACCGCACTGGGGGTGACCCCAACACGAATCATAGAATAGGCATCAGGTGTCAAGGCATTACCAGGTAGGAATGCCCCTATTGGGAGATTCCGCACAGCAGGATTCATGAAATAATTCATGACATCGATTTGGATCGTGCCGAGATTCTTCGGTGCGGTGCCCTTGAAAGGGGTCCAGCGCCTTTCTCTGCCATTCCATCCGAAACGAGCCTCATATCGATCATTCCGTGTCCAGAAAAACCGAGCGGAACCTACAGTGTAATGCACCGTGATGACTTTATCGCCACGATCCCGTGACAACCCGCCCCCAAGCGTTGCTAGATGTGCATTCGTAAGGTATCCAATGCCTTGACGAGAATCCTGTTGTGCCACATCAAAATAGAGAGTAATGTAAGGATTGGTGCCCAAACGAGGTTGCCCGCCGTATGTTGCAGGGTTTACATCATCTGGATTCTTCCAACCATCATCGTCATAATCAGTCACATCCCCACGGGATACAACAACAGCAAATATGCGATCCATATCCCTATTGCCATTATCCCGAATGATGACCTTGTTAGTTCCATCGGTGTAGACCCCAACCGTAATGCTATCTACCGGGAATATTCCCGTACCATCCTCAGTCCACCATGTCGAATCCGTATCTATGGGGCCACTGAGGTCTGCGGTATTGGCTGCCCAAATCGTGTATTCATTCGGAGTTGTACCCGGAGCATCAATAATAGCAGCACGATATTGATTCGCAGCAGCATCCACAAATGACGGGGCATCGGCACTAGTCGTATAGATGACGGGCACAGGACGGGCATCCCGAACAACACCAGTATTCACATCCCCTGTCGTCACCGCATTAGCAGTTGCAATCTGGGCGCTTCGTAGTACCTTGCCGTTGAAGCTGAATCCCATATTTACCCTACCTTCGAGAACGAGGGGCCAGTTGACGCCATAGGTCCAGATGCCCCTGTTACAGTACCAGTGCCGAAGGCAGTAAGAACAAGAGCCGCAATACCCATCCCCAACCCATTAGCCATTCGTATAGCCGCAGCACCGGTCATATTCTGTCCCGCCATTGCTTCTATCAAGGCCTCGATCAAACTCGGAACATTGACCCATACAACTTTAGATGTATCCGTTCCCGTACCTACAGTTGGGCATACTCCAGTATAGCCGCCGAACTGTGTAACCACATGTGCAATAGCCAAAGTTACGACTGTCGAGAGACTAGGAGTCAAAGGCCCGTTGAGCCCCGCCGATTCCATCCCTGCAGTCATCAAAGGGATTACGGGAGCAAGGAACATTCGGGAAGTCCGTTCCATTATTGCACCAACTCCCGCTGTCCCTACAGAAACCCCTACTAGGGTCACATTCAAAGGGCTATCAATCCAATCATCTACCGCCCATGCAATTGCCCAAGCTAATTGATCAAATGCAGGGCCATTGAATGGGAACTCCCCCACATTGCTATACATCTTAAGGGCGGCATAAATAACCCCTACGTTGATGCCTAGGTCTGCATGCCCCGATACTATGCCTGGAGATTTGCTAATAGAAATTGCCATCATATACCCACAATGTGGTTCTTGGCGCCAATTCCCCAAGTCGAAAATGGCAAACCTGTGAATGGTTCAAGGCTTCCCGCACAAACTATCGGGCCAAGATCAGGCCCAGTAATTGGCGCCCCCAAGTACACCCCGGTAGATCCACGTACCGTTGCCTGTCCGCCGGCGGCTACTATGGTGACACCGGAGAATCCAGACATTGTCGCAGTACCCGCAGACGCCGTAAGCGTCACGGTGCCTACAGGAGCAAGTGCCGTCATCCCAGATGAACTTAGGGTCATCTTGCTGGATACGGCTCGAGCCGTCCATGTTCCCGTGTTCGTCTCATAGGTCATGTCCCCAATGAGAATTGAAGTCTTATGCGAACCCAGCTTGAAGGTTTCCTCCCGGTCACCTTGGTTATACGTCACCTTCTCGCACACGCCAGGGACAGTAGGAGCATAGGTACGTTCATGCAAAGGGAAATTGGTAGGCAACCCATACTTTGGACCCGTGTAGGATTCCTGTGCCGATGCACTGACAGATTTCTGAAAGTTCTCTGTGGTGATTGATGTCTTCCGTACACCGGCAATCGCCACTTCCTCATGCCCATTCAACTGAATGGAAGTGGCGTTACCAATAATTTCAGCAGACTTGAGTACAATCTGTCGATTCGCCCGAACATGGGCATTCGTATTTGCCAGGATGTCTACGGATGGTAGATCCCCTTCCCCATTGCCCGTGCCTGAGATACGTTCCACGGCAGCAGAATTTGTCTTCGGCGGGCCACCTCCGAAAATGAATACGGAACCCTCGTCCGCCTTCATGTTCAAACTAGACTTGCTACGAGTGACCCATTCGATGTGCCCATCAGAAATGAATCGCATACCGCCGCCTAGGGCAATCTGCATTGACCCTGCCATCGCGATTTCAGCGGAATTCCCTCCCCCTGCGATGGAGGCCTTGAGTTGTCCTTGCTTGTTCACACCCCAGAAGGTTCCGGGGGATTGCGAATTCTGTAGAGGAGGCACCATGCGAAACAACATCGCCAAGTGATCCCCAATAGCCGTTTCTGAATCCTGACCAATATTGGCGGCTTCAATCCGAGGAACCGTCCGATCCCCATCAAAGATGTTGGCTACCAAAGGCATCCCGTACTTCTTACGCCCTTCTTGGCTGAAGGGGTCATTGCCAACAACGGAACCCAGTACCAGTTCAATGAATGGCGTGTTCGTAGCGGACAACCCGGGCTTCCCGAGGGGGTTCGATCCAGGCAAACGCTCTGCATCAAACATGTCCGTTTGTTCAGTCACGGGCAACAACCCATCTGAAGTATGGGTCACCTCAATGCGGTACTCCGTGAGTGTGGGGCTCTTAGGATGCAATGTTGCATTGGCCTTGCTATTTGCAGCAACCCGGAATATAGGCTTGCCTCCATAGATGGAATCAGATTCGTGTTTATTATCAAGTACGAATCCTGAATCACTAATGAAGCTGCCGCGTGCCAAGAAACTGTAGGGATCAATGTTCCGATCCGTAATGATTGTAGGGCGAGTCATGCCATCGCCCGTGCTATTACGAGCTTGAGCACGGGACGGCTTCAGGAATCCCTTCGGGGATCCAGGATCATTTTCCAGGTCGTCATCCGTGAAAGGTTCCCCATTGAATGCCTGCCCGATTGCCTCCCAATCCTTGCCGTCCGATACCATCGTTGGGGGCAGGAATGTCGCATCGCGTTGCACCATACCTGCATAGATACGGGCGCCTGCCATTGCATGAAACTGCTGAAGGGAACGCAGAATCAATGCCTGATCCTGATCCCTCAACCGAATCTCATTACCACGGCGATTGGAGAGCATTACGCCCTCATCCAACACCAAGTCGGATCCTTGTGCGGAACTCGCGACAATATTTCCAGGATGAATGTGCCTTAGTTTATGCCGAATTACATCATGTGCCCCTGAAACCATTGACCGAGCACGAGGTGTAGTAGTATCGTACTCATCAATATCAAATGCACCCGTAGTAGCCCAGTCTCGACCCGGCCACACACCTGGGATAATCCACGCCAGGATGATAGGAGACTTGGTGCCACCGCCTTTCTCGCTACTCTCCTGAGGCATCCATCCGATAATGCATTGATCCCCTATTTGCGGCATTGCCCCGAGGAAGTGCCTTGCGCCTGCTCCAGGGAAAGTGATAGGCACAGGCACACGTTCATACATCTGTGATGCGCCCATGAGCGTCCGCAGTGTGACGAAATACTCCTCATAGTCTACATTGACGACCCTCGCCATACCGAGGCCCCAATTCATATCGGGGCTCATCTGTTCGATGTCCCGTTTGGCCTTCAGTGAGGATGCACGCAATGATCCACGATGTACGGACTCGACGGTAGATACCGTCCTACGCCCTTGAGTTCCATCTGCCATTACAATAACTCCTTAGGTAACGGTTTCCCTGGATTTAGAAGCTGAAACTTCAATGCCGCAGTCTGTTTGGTTGCGGCATCAAATGCTGCCTGCTTATCCTTCGTCGCCTGATCGGTACCTCGATCATGATCCATGAGGGAACCGACGGCGGAATTCACCGAACTGATGAAGCTTGTAGGAGGCTCTGGTACCGATCCTCGCAACGCTGCCTGCGATTGAGTCCAAGGGATGGCAACCCGTGCCGTCACATCCTTGATCCACTGAATAGTCTTATCCTGACCAGATTCCGCCGACCCCTTCACTGCCGGGATCCCCGCTTGCGTGAATTGCACAAAGTTCTGTTCGCCCGCAATGTCCAGCAACACATCGGCTTCCGCAGCCTTGCATGAGCAGAAATCCCTTGACGTATGGGGCGCTAAATCGGCCAATGAAAACGCGGCGTTGTTGATCGGCAGCTTCTGAATGCCATCCTTCCCCTTGTCCGCCATCCAGTTATTCAGGTTTGATTCCAAAAGATTGCCATTCATTTTGGCAACCCCATGATCAATCATATCCTGATTTGACCAGTTCTTCCGAATTGCCGCAAACAGCTTCTTTTCAGTTTCCGCCGTAAGCCCGTTACCAAGTTTTTCTAACAGGAATTGCTCTACCAAATCCTTGTCCAACATAGACAATACGTCCTGACTGTGAAGTACGTCGAACACACCATCAGGGTCAATATCTACGTCCCTTCCATAACGATATGACCCGACAACTTGGTACCCACGTGAGTCAGATACAGGGAACACAGGACTAACAATGGGGTGCTGAGCTTTGCCTATCGTGGCACTCGTCTCCGTCTCACTAGGTGTCGTATCAATACCCATCGTTCCCATAAGTGCCGCCACAAAAGCCGAATCGATAGCATTTGCATCTGCATCTGGGATGTCATTCGCCTTGAGGGACGACCGCCACGTAATCTCCGCTGCCCGAATACTATCGAACTTGCCGCTCCCGTATTGACCTGCTAATTCCTTCCACATGCTAGTCAATTTGATAATATCCGATTCAGGGAAAGCGAGAGGTTTTGGATATGCTTCTGCGGTATCTGAGAACTGAAAGCTATTCATTGGGACGGAGGTCAATATCTGCGATCCTTTGATTGTGACCATGACCGGAGGGTTTGCCGCAGGGAAATTTGGGATCTCGGTTTTCCAATTAGGCACAGCACGCCGAGCTACCTGCACAGCACTTTGAATGAATACGTCAATACTGTCATTCCATCCTGCCAGCGCATCCTGGATGCTAGATGCTGGAGAGGGGGTGCCAACGCCATCATCATTCTGTGCGGCTAATTCAAATGCGTTACGGACACTTCCGTTCATGTTGTATCGCACTACTCGTTTATTGACGCTACTCTGCTTTTCCCCCAATACCAAATGAGTCGCAAACATCATTTCCCGAATTTCCGACGTTGGGAGGATCTCTCCCTCACGGAAATTCGGATTACTCGTCAGCACCTTGATACCCAGCTTGGGTTTCTTGGATACCAGTTGAGCTTCAGGTTTTGGAGCGCCCGGTGGGGCCTTGATGAATTGGTCTAGAGTGTACTGAGGCACATCCTTCCTAGACCACAAAGGTTCCAAAAATGAGGTCGTTGTTACTTGCCTCTTGCCATTCGTATCCGCTTTGTCCTTCCGAGTATTAATGGTCAACAATCGTTGACCCTGTTGGTCAGGATCCGGGTGTGCCGATGAATAATACCGGTACGCCCCAGGCAACGAACCATTTGAGAATATAGCCTTCTTGTCTGACAGCATGTCCAAAACGGTGATAGCGGAATTTGGATCCCCGCTATATCGGCTTTGGAAATGTTCGGGCTTCAAGAATTGCTTGCGGATCTCCCCAAGCAATGCCTGAAGGCTCGCGATCAGGTTAGCCTCATGCGGAGACTGCCCCTTGCCCTTCCCCATCAGACTTGCCGTATCCGCTTCCTGCGTTGCCTTAAGTTGTGCCGCTAATTCTTTAGCCTTGTCATTGAGTTTGACAGCCTTCGCATCCGTCGCCCCGTTTTTCTTGGCGTTCGCCGCTTTCTGTGCAGCGGCGGCAGCTTGTTGAGCTTTCAATCCGGCTTTGCCTACCTTGGCCTCCGCAGTCAATGCCTTCTTCTGGAGTTTCACGAAAGCATTAGCTGCTTCCTTGAAATCGACAATGGTATTCCCGCTCTTTGATACCTTGGCAGGGGATCCCACTATCGGAGGAGAGTTCGAGGTCTTGAGATAGAACATGGTTTCCGCATGATCCCCTGTCACCATTCGATAGTAAGGCCCCGGTTTCTCAGGATCCTGATCAGGTGCTAGAACGGGTTTGACTATCCCCAATTGCATAGCCTGTTCCATAATCCCTTCTTGTACATCGTCATCATCAATATGGGCTACATCAACGCCAACGATAAAGAACATGGGGTCAAGTTTCGTAGGGTCCAGTGCCATCACAACATTCGGGAACCCTGACAAACGGGGATTTCCAGCATTATCCAGAACCTGCAAAGGCTTCTCGGGCAATCCAGGTTCTCCTAACTGAATACCCGAAATCCCCTTGGTCTTCGGTTGACCCGGGGCAAAGAACTTGGACCGCTTGGCGATAAGCTGCAATGACGTCGTGCAGCTTCCACCCACGCTGAAGCTATGTGCAAACGAATTGCAATAATAGTAGGCATCAATGTAAGGGATGTAGACAGGATACCCGGGCCTCAATTCAGGGCGAAGCGGAATCGTAGCGGAAGCGGACTTTGTAGGGGCATTCAGAATGTCCAACCGGTTGACCCCCGCAAGGAACATGCTCTTTGGGTCCGTAAAGTACGATGTCTCCAAATCCGCAGGGCGCCATCCGTACTGAGCAACTAAGCGGAAGTCGATGTATTGGCCCATCGAACCCATCTCATTGTCGGTCCCCGTCCCCTTGAGGTTGGCTGCCAATGAGCTACCTTTGCACGTGATATAAGTTGCCTGAGGCTCCTTGTCCTCAAAGTTGAAACTGATAATGTCAATTTCCTCGAGGCGATAGACCCGGGAGCTAGACGTATCCAGATTGTACATGGGGGGTTTGAATACGAAGTCCCCATCCACGTCTTGATAGAATTCAAACCCTGTTACTTGGCATACCTTTACCGCCACGTCATGCTTGGATTCATAGGTGGATTCGAATAACTGAACGCCCCCCCATTGCCCGATGTCCGATACGAATGCGATCATTTCAGGCATTGAAAGGTCAAATTGCGGGGTATTGGAATTCTTATTGATCTTCCCTGCGACATTCTGTGTCCAAAGCAATGCCTCTAACTTCCGTTTATTCCACAGGCCAACTGCCATTGCCTGACTAAGGATGCTTTTCCCCTTCGCCACAGAACCATTGAACCGACCACTAAGCAAAGCTAGGAGGCTGTCACTGGATTGCTTAGCCAGGAATGTTGCCTGGGCGGTATTGAACAATTCCCCTGTCGCCCCGTGCATCCGCAACTTGATGTCCCGAGTATTGAAACGCTTCTGCCAATACTTGATGTTCAGGGAGTAAAGGGTTTCACCTGTGAGGCTGCTCCGTGCATCCTGATTGGTCTTCTGACTGATTGCCCATGCCACACCGCCGGCGGCGCCCGCCGTATCGTTGTGCAGGTTGTAGATGATTTCGTATGGATGCTTCCCGGTGAAGTTGTTGCCTACAAGCGAAGGCTTGTTGCCCGTATTCTTGACTGTGCCGAAGATTGCAGCATTCGTGCTCATCCGGTGGTATTCCCAGAAGTGCAACATCGACATGCACTGTACGGATGCAGTCTGGACACCGCCTGAATAGGAATGCGTAACCTGAGTCACAACCCCGTGGAACACATGATAGTATGGGTAGGCAAGGATGTTATCAATGTCATACCCGTCCAAACCCATATCCTGAAGTGCCGATGTCCCTTGTGAATTTGTTGAAGCAGCATAGGCAGGATCAGTTGTTCCTGGATCCTTTGTGTTCAGGGTCGAAGGTGTAGCCACCGGAGGCATGTTCTTTTCCTCTGCCAACACCTTATGATTCAACTTTGAATCACTCCAAGCACTTCCAAATAACTCCGTGCCGTGCTTAGCCCGCCCCTCCACATTCTTGCCGTTACCTCCAGCACCCGCACCCGAGAAGTACATTGCCCGAAAACAATCATCAGCGGTGGCATTTTGGGAGACCCCTCGATTATGAACCGTGCCCTTCTTCATCGCCAACAACACCCTTGCAATATTGGTTTCCGGGTCTTGGGCGTTGTAATAAGTATCCGGGTTGTCCTTCGCCATTTTGGCACTGCCCGCCGTCTTATTATCCATGAAGTTCGGAGTTGGAGTTCCAATAGCATCCGCAAATCGATTCAATTGGAACAACCCGTAAGCAACCCCATTTGGCGTTTTCTTTGGATCCGTCCCTGGATTAATGGCATTCGGATTCAGGTTGCTTTCAAAAGATGCCTGATCCATAGCGGCTAATGCCATAGCAGGAGTCATCCCGCCTTCACGAAACCGAGCATAGATCAACTCCGCGCTCTGCCTACGCCCATCCTTGAAATGAGCCCGGTCCATCAATTTACTAATTGTCGGAGGAATCTTTCCGGTTACAGATCCAATATTGGTTGTTTCAGATCCTGACTTGACAGATCCCCCAAACTGGACATTCTCTTGCTGCGTTGTGGGCTTGCCCAGATTCGAGTACATCCCCTTCACCGGGAAATACCCTCGCATGTAAATGTGTACCTCAAGCCCCGACCGGAGAATGAACTGTGCATCCCGCACAAACGATTGCTGATGATGCGATGGGAGGGACAAGGAGAAACTTGCGGAGGCGCTTCCAGGTTCTACCCCCGCATCTACGGACACCTCCGTGATGAATCGTTGGATGTCAATACGGCTATTGCACTTCTGACATCCAGGAAGAGACAAGTCCCCATTAATATACACGAGTGCATCTGGAGTATGTTGCACAAGCTTCTGTGCATTCATCTTCCATGTGCCAGCAAATGGGCGATTCTCAATACTCATATCACGCCCCTCTGAATGGTTCAACTAGATTAGGAGTCTGGATGTTAACCGCCCTTTGACCCGGCAGGACTGCCTCTACAGCCTGAGGCTGGAAGCCGCCGGTACTGCCACCTGGAGGGGCATTAGGCAATCCGTTCGTTGTACCCAATGATGTAGTCTGAGGCGTATGAAAGCCCGGCACAAACACTTGGACGGCGTTCTGGGGCACTAGCGTTCCAAATGCATCCCCTACACCCACAGCCCGCCCTTGCGTCGATAGACCCTTCGCACCCAAGGCAAACTCCCCCGTAGGATTCCTAGCCCGATTGATCATTCCCTGATACCGTGGGTCACTCAAACTTGGGATCGGAGACTTCATCGGAGTCACAGCCATGACCTGTTGCGAGGTATCCACAATCGAGGATGCCGTGAACTCGATAGAGAACTCGATTCCACCGTGCATGTGTTCCTCATCAAATGTCCAAGTGAATGATTCCATGTGCCCAAAGTAAATCCACCCATCATAGTGAATAGACAACGCCCCTACTAGATGATGAGCGTTGGATTTCCCTACCGTGTCATAGATATACCCATTGTTCCGGTAGAACTGGAAAGCGTTCATCAGATTCTGCCATGCCAGAGAATCCCGTTTGCTCCCGGCATGCACACCACGACCGCCTGATACGAAAGCACCGCAACGAGCCGTAATAGACAACTTGGGTTGATCATTGCCCCATGCATGGTAGATGAATCCGTGGCGTGAACGATCCGAGTATTGAGCCACCTTGCTACGATTGATGGACATAGTTGTCGGGTTGATAAGCAATACCAAAGGAGGGACTTTTGCAATCGCAGCCAACTGCATGGCAATGTCTACCGCGGTGTAAACATCTGCGATGGCTGGTTGTCCTATGTTACCCTGACTGTCAGATTTATCCCCGGTCGGCAAGGTATTCTTCTGAGCCCCTTTGCTATTCCGGGTAATCGTTTCTTCTACCGAAGCATTGTTTCCGCTCAATCCCGACAATTTCGACTGCTGCAACGCTCGCCTTGCCATATCATAATTGGTAAGGCTTGTCCCGGCGCTTGCGGAGAAGTCCGTTGCGGTCGAATTGGTTTGCTTGTTCTGGAACCCGCCATTTTCCCCATAGACCAACGGGGGTTCTACCCGAATCATGAATGGGGACAGATTTCGCAGCAATGAATTGGACAGTTCAACTTGAGGTACCGGAGATGCCTCAAGTTCGATAGACATCCCCACGCCTACCTGCAGTCCGATGTATTCCTTTGGAGATGGGGGGCTCGATACAGATTGTGCCATCACCTGGGAGTCATCGAATTCCGGGGCAGGACGGGCAACGGGTTTATCCATCTTGGGAGGATCTGGCGTCGAAACAGGTACCACAGCCTGAACTTCCTCAGCCTTACCCTTGGAAGGGGTTTTAGGCCCCGCCCTCTGGGGGATAGGAGGGCCTTGGAACTGTGTTGTCTGCAGCATTTGCAGCGCCAAAGCCGTATAAGGGACAAATCCATCAGCCATTAGCGACCTCCCCCGCCCGCAGAGGCTAACGATGAAATCCTATCCCACGATGCTGTCATTCCTTGAGCGCCACGTCCCGATGTCTCCAGGCTGAACCCCGTACGAAATCTCTGAACTTCCTCAGCAATAAGGAAGTTCGCCGTCACTGAAAACTGGTAGGGCTTGGATGAATCCTCTGTCACGTTGAAATTGGAAAACCACCCCAAGTAAATCCCACCATCGAACGTAATCTTGATGATCCCCTGGAATACAGTCTTGCCCGTTGTATCCGTAATGCTTGCACCATTCAGATATAGCGCAAGCATGTCTAGATACTTATCGTGCGATATGGTTTCCCGACGATTGCCTTTCGTATCAATCGCACCGGGGCCTCCTGTGACATTGGACAATCCAGAGTAGAGGCGCATGAAGCCTCCCGTCGCAATATTGAAGTCGATAGTCTTTGCGGCGTCCCCCCAATGTTGTTCAACGTACCCCCCTCGAGTCTGTGTCCGTTCGATAGTCTTGGCATAGTTCATTGCCATCGATTGAGGGTTGACGTGAAGTACCATCTTCATTCCATCGGGAAGGATGCTAGTCTCCCAGTCCGGCGCCAGGATATCGAACACCACAGGCTTCTTGCCTGTCCCGTTGAACTCGTCATCCGCCGAGTTGAACGCTGATCGAAACAATGGAATTGCACCACTACGAGCCATCTAAATTACCTCCCCACCATTTCCATTGCATCCTTGATCATCTTCGGCACACTCACATCATGATAAACGTGAATGTTGATGATGCTTCCTCCACCGCCTCCCTTGGACAGAGGTCCTCCAGGCTTGCCAAATGCCACCGTATCCCCCGCATCAGGAATGATGACCCGACCGCTGGGAGTCATGACGGCATCGTGAACCGGAACTTTATTCCCCATTGCGCCTTGAATTTGGGCTTGATACTTCATAGCAGTATCCAGAGCATCTCCGCTTACCGCCTTGTTCGTCGCTAGAGCCAATGCATCATCCGGGGATATTGTGCCTCCCGCACCAGATACCGCGGATACGATAGCCGCCGCCCGGGCTGAATCCGCCAAGGATTTATCAAATGCCTCTTTGAAACTGTCCGTAATCTTAGGGATCCGGTTGTCATCGATCTTCTTTGTACGTCCTTCGGATGCCTTTAGTGCGGCGTCTTCTAATTTCTTTTGCTCTTCAGGGGTTAGGATAGCGGATAGTTTTTCTTCCGCGCCTTCACCCTGAAGTCCAAATCTACTGGCCCCCCTACTCACCGCTAGATCTTCTTTCGCCTGCCTTAGATTAGCAGTTTCAATCCAGTCGAGTTTCTTCAATTTCGATTTGCGGTCGAATTCCCCAGGGCCTCCTGTTGTTGTTGTGTCCGCCGCAATAACCCTCTTCTGTTCCCGAAGCTCTGCAATCTTCGCCTTCATACCTAACTTGACCGATTGTATTTGCGGACCTTCCCCCATCTTCTTAGTCAAAGCTTCGATTTGTTTATCCAGAGAAGACATAGCATCAGCCTTCGCCTTCTTGTCCCCCTTATCCTGTCCACCCATGAACCAGTTGACAAAGCTACTAAGGGTTTCATTGATGCTCATCAACAAGGACTCAATGACTGTATCCATCTTGTCCGAAATGCTCTGCGTATTATCCACGACCTGTTTTGCCCGTTGCTGGTCATCGGTCAACTGAGCCTTCATTTCGTCTGCCGTTTTCTTCTGTTCCTCCATAGCATTGAGATACAGCTTGTTGAAAGTGGCCTCATCCTTGCCCGACAAATCCTGCCCTTGCATATCAACCAGCTTTCCGGTTTCATCGATCATTACCCTGAACAGTTTGCCTTGAGTTTCATTGAAATTCTTGATGTCCGCAGCACTTCCTTTGCCCCCACTCAATGCGGCAGCGTTGGTCTGCATACCGGTCACATTACGTGCAACCCCAACAGCGTTAGCTCTTGCTTCTGGAGACATACCGCTAAGCTTGTCCGCTGCAATATTGCTCGTCAAATCTTTCTGACTTATCTGGTCTAACCTCTTGCCCAATACTCCTGCAAGGCTATACAACTTCGCCAATCCTGTTTCAGCAGGCCCAAATTCCGACATAGCAGCAACTGTCCCCCCCTTCGTCAGCGCCAGAGAAGACTGCTGCTGTGCCGCGAACTGCGTACCTAACGTACTCTTAATACCGTTCAATGCTGCGGTTAACGCATCCGTTTGATCCTGTGTTAGTTTGCTGCTTCTCTTAGCGAATTCATCCGCCGATAGTGCCTCCCCCTGTGCCCCTGTCAACCCCGCTTTCTGCAAAACAGCCCTCACCATATCCGCTTGTGCCCCGCCAACACCACCCGCAGTTTCCTGAAATGCACCGGCAGCCCTTGTTGCCCGTAATGCCCCAATAGCTTGTGCCCTGCCTCCCCCCATCTTCATTTTCATCAGTAACCGATCTTCGGTACTTGTATCCTTAAACCCCTTAGCCATATCAGCCGCCATTTCAGCGCCCTTCTTTGGCCCCATTATTTTGCCCAAAGTCGTTAACATGCCCAATGTTTCAGACAGTCTAACGTTGTACATGGCCATACCAGATGTTAGCTGCAACACCATCCCAAAGAATCGTTTGGTACCAAATGCGGATTCCTTTGCAGCAGCCGCAATCTCCGAATACTTCTCCCTCACACTCTCCAAGCTCCTGCCCGTCTCTTCCGCCATGGATGCCATATCACCCGCTATCTTTCCGGCGCTCTCCCCAAACAGTTTCGAATAAATCAACGCCTGCTTATTGGCATCCTGCAATCTCTGTGTTGCAAGAGTTTGATCATCAATATCCCCCGTAAGCTCTCGTATCGTCATACCTGCATCGCCCCAAGCGTTCAGGATTTCCACGTTCTCCTTAGCAGATGTCCCCCACTCCAAATTGAATTTCAGAGCCTCCCCTAATCCCGAAAATGCCCCTCGAAGTATCCCTAGATTTGTATCCATGTCCCCAACAATATCATTGGCGGACACCCCTCCGGCTAGAATCTCTTTGTTCAATTCCTTGATCTTCGCATCCGCATCCAATACAACCTTCACAATAGCGGCGAATCCAAGGGCTATGCCCCCAATAGCTATCAGGGCGGGCCCAAGGCCGGATAGCACCTTGCCAAGGCTTGCCATCGCCGCACCTCCAGCACCCCCAGCCGTATTGGTTTCCATAGCTGTAGTGCCCTTAGTGGCCAACGCCCCCGCCTTCTTGAACATATTGCCAAACATTCCGATATCTTTACCCGCAACATCCTTGAAAGCCCCGTGAATTCCATCCCCGAAACTCTGGGCCATATCTCCGGCGCCCTTCAATGATTCCTGCCACATCTTCCGATCAGCAATAGTTCTACGAGCCGCAATAAGACGTTTTCCAATTTTTTCGACGTGTTCCTCCTCTATGGAAAATGACTTATCCAATGCGGCTAGATGAGATTCCGCTATCTTCTTTTCCTGTTCCAACCTACTGCGGAGCCTGTCATCGTCATGCGCCATCTCGATACGATGGTTTATACCTTCAGCCCGTGCCTGAGCCTCCTTCATCTTGTCAACAGTATTCTTGAGTCCCTTGCCCATCCGGGCTAGAGCCTTTGCGTCAAAGAATGATTCCGCGGCCTTTCCTAGAATACGGGAAGCATCAGCAGCAGCTTTCTCCGCCACTTTCTGCATCTGCTTGGACATGCCAGCAGTGAACATATGGCCTTCATCTAAACCCGCCATAGCTAATCCTCCCCTACACTGAATGTCACCTGACGGTTCGCAATTTGCTCATCCAAGGACATACGTTCTTCCGGGTCTACAATCGCAATCCGTCCATCTTCAGTGCCCCGAAGTGCTCCAGGATCTGCACCCCGCTCTAAGTACTTCTTATAGAGGTGATCGCGAACCCCGTTCATCCCAGCGCCAACCTGACGAACTCCGGGTGACCCAGGATTCCTATCCTTCAGGATATCCGCCAACTGTTCAGGGGTGTAGCCAACCAACTGCACAGGTTCGCCCGACTCTTGTTCATGCAATTCCGCCAAAGCCGCTGCCCGTTCCGCAGCCTCAACCTTGTGTTGTTCGTAATTGTTGACGATCCGTTGCTTGTAATTATTGACAACTTGATCGTGCCAGTCATCCGACCCGGAAACCCAGTTGTGCATTTCCTGAGCCAAATCATCGGCGGACTTGGAACCCATGAGGTTTGGATTGACATCATTCTTGGATGAATCCTTGGTCAGGGGTTTCATCACACCCTTGCATACGTAATAGAACCTATCTAGGATCGCCTGCCTACGATCCTTTTCTAGCTGCCGAGTTTGGCGATCCCGGTCATCAATCTTCTTGACACCCTTGGGAGCTTGTGCAGATGTGACCAGCTTGAATCCTTCCCACATAGATTCATCCGCTACCTTCGTATCCTCCGTGATGTTGTAGAATGTCCACAACCGTTGGACATGATTGGTTCCAAGCTGATCAAACCCTGAATGCTTCGCTGAAATATGCCCGCCATATGAACGCCACTTGTAACGGGACGTAGATTCATACGTATATGCCTCTACAGCCTCTATGGCCTTATTGACTCGACCGAACAAGCTGAGAACTACGTTGAACATGATCTGTCGGACATTCTTAGGCAATTTACGCAACAACTTGGCGATTGCTGGAGGGGCATGTACCTCCCCCAGCAAGTTGTAGCCATTGACCATCCAGGTAGCCGTTGCGATAGCCCACGTACGCCATTCATCATTCGAAGCATTGTGTATACGATGCCGAAGGATGAATTGATCCCCAGGATTTAGGGACCGCAAAGAAATCGCTATCCCCTGGATAGTGATCGATTGCGATAGAAACCCATAGTCAATAAGGGACTCAACATCATCGTAAAGAGATGCCCTTTGCTCTGGAGTCGTATTTGGCAGCATCCCTTGCATTCATTGCCATCCGTTACAAAGGCTTCTTAGGAGGATTGAACCGGGGATTGACACCCTTGGGAGGAGGAGCCTTCTCCGGAGCCGGAACACGAGGCATATTAACCTCCTCGGGCGGGTTAATGCGGAATCCATCTACTCCGTCACGTTGACCCACATACTCAGGCTCCTCCAATACTCGAGCATCCATATGAGGTGCGCGACGAATTGATGTCAACAATGACGGAACTTCCTGTTGGGGTTGCCCGGAAGCAGCTTGACGCTGACGCATCAACCGGATGTTCTCGGCCTGAATCGCTTCATCCATGGAACCCGAGTCCGCAGAATCTACGAACGAGTCAGGGACATCCATTCCGGCAACGTAGTGTCCCGCATCAGGTACTGGCGGCGGGGGAGGTCGAGGAGGTTGAACCTGAGGACGTGCCTGAGGGGTTGCAACCGGAGGGATCGAGGAACGGCGTGCCTGAGGGACTTGCGGGGCTACAGGGGCAGGTTCCGGCTCAATGTGGGTTGCCTGAACGGGTTCTGCTTGTGCAGGCACCTCCTCCGTAATGAACGCTTCCTCACGGACACGTTGCTTACGGGCATCCTCATCCGCAACAGCCCGAACCATCTTGGACATGTCGTTCTCAAGACTCTTCGCATGGGCATCCCGAGTTTCCTTCAATGAAGCAACCCGGCTTTCCAACCGCTCGATCTCCTCATCAATATCCGAAGGATCGAACTTGATGGCGAGTTCCGCTTGGCGTTCTACTTGGGTAACCAGTTCCGTGTACTTACGGAACATTGCCAACCGGACAGGGTTCGACCACTTCATGATGATCTTTCGCAATGCCAGGACACGGGATACCTTGACAGCCGTACCGTTGGGCAATTTCTCCCCGGTCTCGACGTAATCAACATCCCGCAAATCCTGGGCGCCAATTGCAATAATGCAATGCGATAGAATTCCGAGCTTGAATCGCTCCAGGTATTCCATAGCATTGCCACGTCCTTCTTCCCCTTCAGGGGACAGGACATAATTAGCGAATTTCTGAACTTCAGCTTCCTCTTCTGGGAGGAGCATTTTCAAAGTGATAGGAGTGCCGTTCACGTCAAAGACGCTTTCACCCTTACCTACTTCTTCAATGGGAGCTAACGCTAGCTCCAGGGCTTCCAATGTAATCTGCATCTGTTGCTTTCCCCTTCAAATTCTGAGGGAAGCAACCTCGGTCATTGGCCTGGACAGCGCAAAGATGCCGTAAATTCCGTTGAGTTCAAATCTATTTAACCATCTCCGTAGAGAGGAAGTTAGCTCAAGCGGTTCATCTATCGAGTCATTGGGTCTGTCAAGCCACCGGGGCTGCTATCCATCTATATCACCAAATCAACCTACTTGGATGATTGGATTACTGAACGAACGCCGAAACCGCACCACCACCCGTGATACCACTACCAGCCTGAGAAACCTTGTATCCACCGCCCTGTGCGAAGCGGATAGAACCAAGCTGCCCAATGGTCGGGTCATTACCGGTTGCCAAGAACTCACCATACACGCTAGCGAAGTCATGAACATCCGAAATCGTGATATCCCCGGTCTCCATGATATAGCCCTGATCCTTCGTAAAGGTCGTGCTCCATGAGTTGAACCAGCACGCTTCATAGATGGTAATAATGGCGCTATGCCCGCGATTAGCTCCAGGCATACCCCCCTTGATGCCGCCCTTAGCAGTATTCGGGGTAACTTGCGGGAAGCTAACAGGCTTCACACCGCCGTCGAATGCTCCGGAAGTACCTTGGTGTCCCGTATTCGCGGCACCAATATCAAGATCCGCCAGTGTTGAAAATACGAGTTGCTGTTCCATATCGAAGGGCCACTTGTGGTGAGCCAACGAACGCACCGGGCCATCTACACCGCCAGCATAACCAGCAGCCTGCCACAGGTTGCATAGGTACAACAAGGCACGCTCAAATGAACCCGTCGTAGGTTCCGTAACACCCGGCACCAACTCAGCAACCTGATCGCCAAATCCAATACCACGGATATTGTCAATGGTACGGCTCTGTGTCGGGTTGAAGCTGGATACCACACCCATCTGATGCAACGCCTGACTGTTGCCATAGTGAGGCGTCAACAGACGCACCTTTTGGCTAACCGCAGTACGAGTGTTCGGAGACGTACCGTAATCATACAGATACGAGGTTCCGCCCACGCCACCCTGTGGGTTGTTGTCCATATTTGTTGCCATCTTGGGATCCTCCTAACGTTTCCATGCTGCATAGAGCAAGTCACGACACCTTACCTGAATGGCGGCGTATTGGATCACTATTGAGGCAAGAACTCCAAATGGGGGCCAATTCGAATTGGCCCCCATTTGGATTGCATTACATGCTGGAGCGAACGTGGAACGTCAGCACGATGTACAGCAATGGGAATACGGGGGAATACCACGCTTCCACTTCTGCAACCGTAGGATCGTCAGCCGACACGCTAGCCTTGACGCCAGCATATGCAGTGATGATTTGTGCTGCGACCATCGCCTTGAGCATCATTGACAAGCGACCTTCAATCTGGCTCATGATGCCAGGAAGGAACTTGATCCCGATGAAGTTCTCCAGGACGATACGGGACTGACGCTGAATCTCATCCGCAATCATAGTGATTGTGGGGAGCTTGGACAAGAGGCTAGTCATGTCCGTGGTCAAACCGTGGCGAACCTTGATGAAGGGCGCCTGATCCTGTAGAACCGTTACACCCTTGACAGCAATCTGGTTCTGCTGAACCGCATCCAGTTGGCGAGCCAACTGCGTGAATCCAACCAGACGGCGACCCGTCCAAGGTGTTGCAACGTCAACGTTGGGGGATACAATCGATCCCGACAACGCCGCCGCCAAGTACGGCCCGTCTACCAGGTATTCCTTGATGTTCCCTTGAGCATCCTGGATATCCAAGGTTGCCATGTCAGGGTATACCAACCGCATGCGGGTGTGGCTAATGGCCTGAGCCAAGGTCTGGACACTTTCGGGAGTCGTACCCGCAGTTGCACCAAGGATTGCCGTCCGCTCGGCCTTGTAGCGCATGCTCGACTGAATCTCACATGAACGCCTCAAGTACTGGTACAAATCAGTGCTATCGCCACGCATCAATGTGATGATGTCGGGCTGCACCTGACCTGCCAAGGGGCCTTCAAGCTCATCAATAGCATTCCGGTAAGTCGTGATGGAGGCCTGATTCTGGTCTACCTCACGAGCAACCTGCTTGATCCCGACGATGACCGCACCATTGAGGATTGCCAAGTACGCCGCCAATGACACCGGGTTGTCCGGTGTAGAAGCTCCGTAGGCCTTCTCGATGGATGACATCTTCGAGTAGAATGCCGTTGAGTAATCCTGCTTGGTGTAAACGTAGGAGACATAGTATTCATCCCCAACGCCCGGCTCCTGTCCGCCACGCTCAAATGTCTGAACAAGGCCGGTATCCCCAACTGCCGCACCGTAAGTGTTCGCCACAACCAGTTCAACGCCAGGGATGGCATTGTGTGGCAAGTTGGCGTCCGTTACAAACGTCTTGGACACGCTAACGGTGAATGTAGCATTGGTACCAGTTGGGTAAGCGACCCAAGGCCCGTTTGGATTCGAGTGCCACCCACGCGGAAGAACCGTGAAGGTCAATCCCGTCACAAGGTCGGTGTAGGTCTGACCCACAATGCCATCCTGTCCGCCAACGCCAAATGCCGATAGCATGGACGTATTGGCAGAACCGGAACCATTTGCCATGTTAGACTTGACGTAGAATCCAGTGAGTGCTGCATCCCCAACGCCGCCCTCACCATCGAGTGCCCCAAGGCCAGTCGTGTAACGCAAAGCGTTGGCTACATCGCTAGTCGTGTCATGCACCGTGATGCTGGAAGATGTACCCAATCCCGTCTGAAGGGCAGGCAAATCCTGGATGTAGAGGTATTCAGCCCCCGTGTCATCTACCACCGTGGTTGCAACGGCATACTTGCCGAAGTGGTTAGCATCGGAAGAAGTCGGATCAAGTGCCCACGAACCAAATGCCGTTTCCACGTCTGACATCAATGCGGCAGCCAACTGTGCAGCACTTGTTGTTGCACGAAGAGCAGTTTGACCTTCCGCAAACCCAAGAAGGCTTTGTGCCGAACCCGCCATGATGGTTACGCGAGAAAGCGTATCGGTACGGCTCGACATAAGTCGAATACCAACGCCTTCCTGACGAACCAACTTAGCAGCAATGACTGCGGCAACATTCCCAAACGGGGCCCCAGGGACTCCCGCCACTGCCGCAACGATGAACCCTAGAATCGAGGTTACATCCGTTACTGGACCCAGGCTATAAGCAGTACCGGCACCGGCATTCGTGTCCAAGAAGTCCACAGCAACCGCATAACCATCCAACTCAAAGTTGAACTTGTTGTTTGCAGCCCGTGCCCCCGTTCCGTCGTAGAACGTAACGAGGGGTTCCTTGGTTACTGCATCCTGCCCGCCCATCAATGTGATAGCACCCGCCAAGGTTGCAGCATGTGCCGCCGCAGACGATCCAGAAGGACTCGTCATGCCTACGGTCAAACCAGCATGTGTATTGCTGGACTTCACCGTTACTCCGCCTTGAGCAACGAACGTATCAGGAGCCATCGAACCGCTATTTCCGCCAGGGAGGATACGGTTACGGATGAGCAAACGATCGTACAACTGATCCCCGGCGCCCGTGCATACCTTCGTCCAAGCTACCGTGCCTTGGATGAGGGCTGCCTGCCCGCGACCTACTCCAGTAGGTCCAGCATCGATACCTGCCAGGATAGCGAAGTCTGCGGTTGCCGCTACAACACCGCTAATGAACTGCAAGTACCCTACGGATGACACACCGGGCAACTGGAGTTGGAACTGAAGATGCCCGTCCCCATTTGCCGTGCACTCGATGACCAAACCCTTGTAGGTAACTGCCAAGGTCGCAACCTGTGTTGCCAAAGCCGCGCTAACCGCAGTCGCCAAGGAGGCGGCATCCGCGTAAGTTGCCGGTGCAATGGTTGCGGTCAACACAGCCGTAACGCCCGGGGTATTGCCCTGGTACATGAATACCAATTGGTCAAACTTACCGGCAGCAATAGTTACAGGGCCGTCAAATACGGCTGTAGCTACCAATGCGGCGCGTGCAGCCGGATTGTAAACGTAGTAAGCATCCCCAGCTACAGGCAATGCCAGTGCGTCCCAATCCCCCACCAAACTTGCAGTTTGCGTTGCCGCATCATATGCAGAAATGGTATAGGCCTTGCCTTCCGTAACCGTAGAAGCCGCATTATGACCCGTCACAAGGATCCAATCCTTGTAGTAATCATCATGGTCATGTGCCCCAGCTACAAGCACTGCTTTCGCGGGCACGGCGCCTGCGATGAGGGAGGATCCCGCCTGGAATGTACCTTGGCTACCGCCTGCGGCCTCATTGATTGCGCTAGCGAAGTCCGCAATGGTGGCACTTGGAACCGTACGGGTCTTGACAGGAACATCAACTCCATCGAGTTCAAGGTTGAACTGCTCCCCGTCAATGTCATAACCCAAACCAGGGTCTACAGCAGCACCACCCTCGTAAACGATTTCATCGCTAACAAGGCATCCGAAGAATGATCCAACTTGCAATGCCACACCGGAGGGGGACGACAAATTAATACCAACACCGCTTGGCAAGGCTACAGCATGTGCCGTGATAGCCAAGTGGTCGGACTTGCCCACGATGAATTCGTAAGGGCCGGCGCCAGGGAATGTAAAGCGTGCAGGGCTTGCAACACGATTCTCAAACCGAATCGTTGCGATTTCCTCGACCGGGCCAAGGAAATTATCGGTGTTGCTAGGAGCCTCAAATCGCAGATCAGGAGTCAACTCCGAACCTGAAGGGAACTCCAGGGTCACGCCGGTCAAAGACACACCCTTTGATGCCGTTGCATACTTCGGAACCAGGACATCTTCCTGACCCGAGTTCTGCATCGTGTAGGTGCCGGTACCAGACACACCTGAATTCTGAACCGTCAACGTGTACGTTTCATCCGTCAAGGTGTTGTAGTACAACGTCGCATAGACCTTCGCTCCCACAGGGACAGGCTCTGCCAAGGTAATGACCAAGCCATCAACCTTGAGTACTTCAACCTTGCCACGAGACAACGCATCATTGACATCGAAGCCCCAATATGCCCAGATAACATCGGGACGATTGACAGGCAAGTCGATACGGCCATTGGATACCGTTTGGAACAATGACTGTCCAAGGGGGGTATTGCGCCCATTACCTAGCGTGGGCTGAACAGGCAAAATGAAATCATAGTGCGTCTCGGTTGCAATGCCGCCGGACTGCGATACGAAGGGAGCACAATCAGCCAGGAACATCTGATTGTCTACCAGAGTCGTGGTGATTTGCGTATCCCCGAACTTGGTCGAACCCAGAGTCGTAACCCCGTTTTCAACGGTTGCCGCGGTACCCCACAGAATCTTGTCGTTCTGGAGAATGAAATCCGCGCCCTGAACAAAGCTGTTACCCCCGGGAACTTCGCCACAGCGAGTCACCGAAGTGACGCCAATGTGTGCAAGGTAATCGAACGTGTCCTGCCAAGTATTGAAGTAGTACTGAATCGTGACCTTTGCACCAGCCTTAGGGGCCTGTGCCAACGTCACTGCCCGAGTAGCACCATTCACACTGACCGGGATAACCTGCTTGTTGTTGACCTTCACCGTGACGTGTGCAGGATCGGTGGTTTGAACACCGCCATTGCTTCCGTCTACAATCGGGCCGTTGAACGTGTAGAATGTCACCGTGCGGGTATCCGCCTGTCCCGACAACAATCCCAGCAATCCGTTTGCCGTAGCATCCTTGACAGCCAAGCTATTATCAGAACGCAACATCAATGCCGACATTCCGTATTGGTTGACAAACGTGCTAGCCGTAAGGGTGCCAATATTGAGTGCCGTGATAGCGGCAGCCAACTGTGCCATCGTGTAATCCGCCTTCGGGCGAATAGCGGTCACATATTCCGTGCCGTCCACAACAAGATACAACCCATTGTTTGCCGGAACCGACACTACTCCGCTCAGGAGGATATCGCCATGCAAATCAATGGTTGCCGTCCCGCCTACAGCAAGGTCATTCAAACCGGATACGGCATGAACGGTAGCTTGACGGTTTGGAACCTGTGCGGATACGTCATCCGTGATTAGATTGTCCGTACGCTTGAAGAAGTAGGTGCAACGAACTACATCCGTTGCCAAAGGTGCCTGAGCCAACTGAACAATGCCCGTTGAACCCGTCACAGCACGCACAACAATGGGTTGACCATTAATTGTGATTGCTACGTCCGTGCGATTGGTTGTGACCGTGCCATTGCCTTGGCCATTTGTGATAGGGAACTGACGAACCCGAATCTTGTCCAGGACACCATCAAAGTTCCCAAGGGTCACAACACCGGTTTGCGATACTGATACAACGGCACGACCAGTTTCGTCCTCATCCACAATCCGCTGATCCTCAATCGTGCTGGATCCACGTACCATGTGAAGGTCCGTTTGGACCAAGGACTCGCTGCCTTCCCCAACAATTACAGGAAGCTTGAATGTATCCAACCCCCCATTAACAGGGGATTCAAATTGCGTTTGGGTATAAACGCTAGGGGGAGCATAGGTGCTGCCTGGGAATGCCATTGGATACCTCTTCTAATCGAACCACGCATAATCGCGGATGTTTAGCCCAAAAGATGATGTATCCGTATATCTATCCAGCCTCCTAAGAGGTGGGATGGTGCTGTAGCACCACCATTGATGAGACAATATCAAACCTCTACCGAGCCCCCGGCAATTCAGGGTGCCGTATTTTGCTTCTTACGTGCTTTCTCTTGGGCATCCATTGCCAATGCATTGATGGTAAATGCCCTTGCATGAATCTGCTTCTCCTCAGGCTTCATCACCCTGTAGGAACCGTCAGGATTCAATGACAGATCATAGGAGGAAGCCCCGGGATTTGATCGGAGTTCCTTTTCCTTAATTGCATTCCGGTCATCGATAGCCTTCCAACCCTTATGGGCATCGGCTCCAATGACACGATCAATATTCGCATCAATCTCGGATACGCCCGTATTCTGTGGTCCCATACCATCCGTGGTCAATGCGAACACCCCACTTACACCGGCAGGAAGGTGCCGAGGAGCATCATGGCCACAATCCGGACACTTCTTGGGCTTGTTGTGATCCGTCATAGACGCGAAAGCCTCGAACCTAACCCCACAATCACATTGAAAATCGTAGCTTGGCATGCGTATAACCTCTACTTGATAGTCTCGAAGGTGTCCGTTCTACCGGAAAAGAATGGATCTACCAGTGTATCCAATCCAAGGGATTCTAGATTCTGAATGTTGTTCTTTTGCTGCGCTACTTCCTCATCCGTCATTCCCGCCGCTAATTTGGCCTGATCCAAACTCAATGGCGAGGCTTGCCGCAAGAAAATACCCAGAGGCACATGGACAGACCAAGCTGTAGAAACAGTCAATGAAAAGGATGAATTGAAGAAGTAATCATCTCCGTTCTCATCGTAGATTTCCTCGGATTCCCCACCCATCGTAAGGTCGGTCATTTCCAACCCCTCAGTGGAAAGATACGGGCGGAGAACACCCCACAAGTAAACAACCGTCTGATCCTGAATTTCCTGTTGTGCGTATACGTCACGGGACAACACATCGAAGTCCATCGAGATGTCCCAGGCCCCGCCATATTCCAGCGCTGCAGGACGCCGAATATCCTGCACTACAACCGACATACGGTCACCCTTAGCATTCCGTTTCCCGAAGGCGACGACGCATCCAGGGATGACCATATGATTCGCCCTGCCAGGATATAGAACGTGTGGGCCAGTGGATTCACCCGGATAGCGATAATCCGCCGACAACCAACGCCCATTATCTACAGGTTGGACTAGTTCAATTTCCCCCGTGGGTTTTCCATCAGGCCCGCGAATGACCGTGTAATTTGTTCCTTCGTACAACTGATATCGTGCCGGCATTTCATATAGCCGCAGCGTGCCATCGTGGAATGCATGCGTTGTCATCGCTTCCGTAGTGGATGGCATCATTACCTGTTCATGGTACACATCATAGAGTGGGTCAACGTAGAATTCCTCATCCTCCGTTAACTCAATGAAGTAGATTCCTGGAGGGGAAGGGAACTGTCCGCCATTATTCTGAATGGCTACCTCATCCTCCCGAACCCATTCAACGGCTACGCCCGGGAAATTCTTTACCTTGGTCAGGTAAACGTAGGAGTTCACCACACCGATGAAGTTATCCGCCGCAAAGTCTACACGGCTACCACCACTAGTCTTGACGATGATGCCAAATGAAGGACGTTCCTTGTACGAATATTTCCCCTGAATGTGATCCGAAAGATCAGGATATCGAGGATGGTACTGCCAATACCGTCTCAACTCCTCAATAAATCTACGTTTTAGCGCCTCGGTCAATCTGAAGTAAATGGCACACCTTCCTTAGTAGCTGAAAACTCGCCATCCCCATCCTTGGGTCTTGGCAAAATCTTCCCCCACTTTGACTTTGGCAAGCAGCTTTCCTTGCCATTTGCTGTACTTTGTCAACAACGCCAAAGGTTTGATCTCCTCCAGCACTTTCGAACCATCGCCATAAGTAATCAGTTAATCCTCGATCGTCCGATTGGCACGTTTGGATTTGGGCTTCGGTTTCGTATCTACTTCGTCGAAGATTTCATCAATCTTCGAATCGATATCCATTTCAGGTTCTACCGTCACGGGTGCCGGAACAAATGACCGTGGGGCAACGACAGGGGTCACATGAACCGTGGGAAGTATCTCAGGCGCTACGGGTCGCGGCACCACAACGATAGGCCCGCGACGGGGTTTCCCTACAGCGGGGTTTCGTACCTCGCGAGCACGCTGAACATACTGGACGGCTACACCATTGACTCGAGCAACCCGAATCAAATCCTGAGACTTCCGGGCCGTGTCCTCATCAAGGTAGACGATATCGCCCCGGGTCAAATTCAAACCCAGATCCGCAATGATGATATGCGGGCATGTACATGTGATTCTAGCTTCAACCATTTTGAATCATCCCCTTGACCAAATTGACACACGCCTTTCGTCCATTCCGAATTGCTGTCTCAAAGAATGTGAACTTCGCAATACCAGGGTGAATCCAAGCATCCGCCACCTTCAATGGCGCCGTGCGAAACTCTACATTTCCCCCCACCTGAATAGGAACAATAAGTGGCATCCGCTTCCTACTTGCCCGGTTCATCCCCAACTTCTTCTCTCTTGGCGTCAAAGGAAAGTCCGCAGGTTTCATTGTCTTGCGACTTTGTGTCAACCAAGTCATACGCCGACTTGGAATATTCCCGTGTGCCAGTTCCTTCATCCCATAAAAGGATGACCGGATTTCAATGTCCTTTCCCATTATTTTGAATGAAAATGAATCCCAAATATCAGGCCCACCCATCGGGTCATGCCCGTTCCATCCGCGTTTCGAGAAATACTTCTTGGATTCCCTTGACAACGTATCTACCATACACTTGCCCAAGGCGTTCATCATCTTTGGGTTCAACTTAGTCCCTGCCATAATGGACCACAACTGCCCTCGAATTACATGAATGCGGACAGGAACTAGTTTGTTCTTCGGTGCTCCTCCCGGAGGTTTGATTCCGCCTATTGCCATAGATTACGCCTACTTGTTGATGTTATCCCATACTGGCGTGCGGCCTCTAGGCTCTTGTTCCTTGGGCCATCCTGCCTTGTCCGTAATCATTGGAAGCTGATTATCAGGCCCCTCAGGATAAGGATTCGTGATAGGCTGTTCACCACTAATGAACGGGGGCGCAATCGGAAGGGAACCGTCCTGTGGAACAGGGGGCATGTAAGCATTCCCATATCGAGTCTGGGGCACGGTGTACTGATCCGTACCATCAATCGGAACACGATATCGAATGTCCACCTCATCCAGGTAGGCGATATTGAAATGCTGCTGAAGGACATTGCCTCGATTGGAAGGCCTGCGAACCGCCCCGATGCTGAATCGTTCATTGTTCTGTTTGACGATGAAATCCCGCATGGTCACAATCGGGCTAGGAATCGTCCATACCTCATAGGTATGCTCCCGACGCCGACCCGTTGGCGTTTGCGATATCCTTTGTTCTGCATCATCCGGGGCAATCAAACAGTCATAGGGACCTTCATAACCCCCCACAAACCCTGTCCCGTAGCATGTCGTGCATCGGTTTGATGGTTGGTTGCTGTACTCCCGTGTCCGATCATCCAACTTGCAGGTGCAAGCAACACCGGATTGCTTACGGACAAATACCTTTACCGCCTCTCCACCCTGTTGCAGAATCCAGTGGTTCCTTCGCACCGCTTCCCGCCAGATATAATCCAAGGTCTCGGTAGCGGCGGGCGTGATGGGCTGGCAGTAAACGAGATCCGTTTCCCGATAGCCACTAGGAGTGGACGGATCCAATACCACGGTCGCCAATCGATAATGCAGTACCGTGCCTAGTCCAGTACGCACATGATTCCGATTGGCATAGTAGGAAACCTCTACTACGGTGTTCTCGTCCGGTATAGCGGCGCCCTCGAACTTCTCCGTTGCCTGATTCCACGTCGCCTGATTGATCAGCGTAATTTCCCCAGACGGGCCAAATACATCGTGAACAGGTGTTTCCACCCCGTCAATGTACAATGTCACATCCGAAACGGCGTTGGCAGCCGTTGGGGTTTGGTACGGTGCGTGTGCGATCTTCTTGACAATAGGGTGCTGTGTACGAAACTTCCAACGCCTATTATTTGGGAGGTGCCCCTTGGAATCCCATGCGGTATTCCAATCCACCACTTCCCGTTCAATGAATAAATTCGCCGTGAAGTCCCGATAGAATGTGCCGCCTACAGGGAACTCATTGAGCCGGAAATAGGGGCCTCGATCGGACGCATCCGATCGATATACATTGACCCCTACTATCGTAAACAATGAGTTCCCTGCCAGCAATGCAGGATTATCCCAACGGATATCCAGGACACCCTGTATGAAGGGCGATACCGCTTGCCCGTTTATTGGGGATAGCGGTTGACTTCCCGTCCCTGGATCCCATCCTTGACTCATACTTCCTCACATACCAGGAGGAATCCCCTGGCCCGGCACCAACCGAATGGTGCCATCAGGATTGACATGCCAAGGCTGGCCATCGGGAATCCCCAACCGCTTTCCGGCCTCCATCAGAATGGCCTGAGCCTGTTCTTCCAATGCGGACATACTGCTCAAGAGCCGTGCCTTCCGAATCTCCAGATTTCCAATCTCCATCGTGACTTGCGAACCACGCTGCCGCAAAGTGTTGATGGCCTGAACTTCTTGAGGAGTCAATGATTCGGCAGCCGAATCAAGTTCTTCATTTACTTCCGGAGGGGTATCCAAATTCGTATCTTCCATGTGTAGACCTATTTTGCATAGAGTTTGATCAACGCCATTCCTTGTTGCCTAATTTGCACAAGGAACTGACCTAGCATTGTACCCTTGCGACTTTGCAAAACGAGTCTTTTCGGCAATGAAATAGTACTTGGATGCTGAGTAAATGACCAATAGGTCGTGCCCTCATCATCAACATATTCGTAAACTCTAATGATTGGTCTTGTCATTGTGCCCACTCCGGTTTGGATTCCACGGAAGCTTTCAAAGGCCCGCGTAAAAGGGCATCCCGGTTGTGTACCAGGTATTGCCATTCCCGATGATCCTTCTCCTCAGATGTCCCTGCATCCGGAGGGCGCTTCATCCAGTTCCGCTCCTCCGCAACTTGATCCAGGGTCTCTAGACGCCGAAGGATAACGATCTTCCGTATAGCTGCGACTTCCTTTACGGCATCATTCACCTGGGCCTGTTGCTCCTTTACATGGGCTGCCTGCTTGACAATGATATTTCGATCAGCATTTAAGGCTTGTTCAACTTCTACACGAGTTGTAGCGGTGACATCCTTGGGAATCAAAGGCACCTCCGGTTCTGTGACCGGAACTACCACCTCTCCGTAAATGGTCTTGTTTGATCCATCTACAGGCACTAGCCCCAAAGAGATCTCCGTAAATGCTTCCCGCTGTACTCTAGTTTCACTCGCGGGCTTGCCACACGCTAAACTGATAAGAAGGATTGCAAGAAGTAATTCACTTCGATGCGCCATTGAGAAGCCTCCTGATTTCGCTGAGGTTGTCATTGGTAGCATTGAGAGTTGCCTCAAGCTTCGCCGTTGCCAAACCATTTGTATTGATGACATCCTTGAGGGCTAATGCATCCTTCACGTCTGTCTTAAGGCGCGAAATCTCCGTAGCTTGAACGGCTACCTGGGTTTGCATATTTGCACCCCAAATAACTAGAGGGATCACCATCACCGATAGAATCTTCCAACCCCACTCCAAGTACTTCATCCTATACCTCGCACAAGCGATCCGCTCTGTGAGAGAGTGGGTATAAGGAACCTACCCGATGAAAATAGGGGTACAGTTTCCCCGGAGGTCACATATGCTACCAGCCCGCCTGAAGAAGTTCGCCAACAAACCAATCAAAGTCCTGGATGACGGGCATGTTCAACTCATTTCCGTAATGGATGATGAACAAGGCATTATCGATGCGGCTCGAGTTAGCTACGGGGCGGGAACCAAACGAGCGATGGAAGACCGGGCACTTCTCCGATATTTACTCCGTCACGGGCATACGTCGCCATTTGAGATGATCGAAATCAAGTTCCGCGTCCGCGTCCCTATGGATTGTTGGCGACAATGGATTCGGCATCGGACTGCCAATGTGAATGAATATTCCACCCGATATTCAGAAGCGATCGATTCCACGTCTACCACGGAACCCTATGCTTGGCGCCTTCAGGCCAAGGACAACAAGCAAGGGTCAGCGGGGTTCATGGACACCTGGGTAGACGGGTTTGCCCGCCCCCCGACTGAAGCCGAAACGGGAGGCATCGATTTCCCCTTCGGTGGTTGGGTTGGCCAGGATTTCTACATCAGCCCTGGTAGCTACCTGAGCGAACGGGAAGCCGAACTTCACCGGATGGCACGAGAAGTCTACGATGAACGATTGAAGTTCGGCATCGCCCGCGAACAGGCACGCAAAGACCTCCCATTGTCAACCTACACAGAGGCATATTGGAAATGCGATTTACATAATCTCCTCCACTTCCTGAAGCTTCGGCTTGACCCACACGCACAGCTAGAAATTCGGGTATACGCGGAAGCTATGGCTACTATCGTCAAGGCCTGGGTTCCTACTGTATGGGAGGCCTTCGAGGATTACTCCCTCAATGCAATGCAATTCTCCCGAATGGAATTGGAAGGGTTGGCGTGGATTCTCAGGGACAGCATTGCGGGATTTGACCCCCATTGTGTCCCATCCGATAAAGCGGTAGAATCCATGTTGACTGGCGCTATAAAATCATCCGGTATCCCCAAAGGTCGGGAACAAACCGAATTCAAGGACAAGCTAATCAAGATCCTCAGGAAATAATTATGGAAATCGAACTCTACTACTATCGAAACAATTCAGGTATGGTCGCGGTATCCGCCGACGAAGGGGACACTATCATCGTCCCTACAGGGAATGTTTTACCCCCTTCAGCAGCCTGGGAGGAAGTTCAGGAGGATTTGCGATCGGAATTGAATGCCGTGCAAGAAGCCTCCGTGAAACGATTCATAGAAAACTATGATGATTCCCCAGTGGCGGGTGTCGTTCGGAAATTCGCCCGCAATCGTGCTATTCAAGAACGGCTCGATGGGATTGAACATGAACGGGTCTACCGCAAGTTGCCCGCAGATGTTCTTGTTGTCGTCGCAGAATTCGACTAGGAGTTTCCGTGGAAAACGTAAATCTGAAAGATCTGATGGGAGACGTGCCCTATCACACAGTTTCCCGCTTTGAACGGGAAGTGGAAGTGTACAAGCAAAACCAGTATCCGAAATCCGAAGTAATACTCCACAACGAACATGTTCTCATTGAACGGATTGACATGGGTCCAAGCCACGTGTGGTCCGTCATGAACATGAAGGGCTTGGATAAGCTTCGTTTGGGAAATTGACGGGCGGGCTAGCTATCATCGGGGCTTGCCACCAGGGCGTACCCCTCAACCGTCCCCACTCACGCTACCGTCATCGCGAGCCCAATCCAGGGCCTGGGAGTGTTGTTTCCAGGTGACTAGCCTGATTCATCGTCGGGGTACCACCCCCAGACTAGGCGGTGTCACCCGCCGCCTCTCTATCTACGCACTTGACAGGAGAAGTAAGTCATGCCTGTTCGTGTTATTGGCCCCAAGGATGCCACCACCGAAGATGAACTGGTCATCAACACCACGTCCAGATCAAAGAACTGGTCGCAAGGTTTGAGCCCCTTCTTCCTCGGGCCTATCCCTCTATATGTTGGTGCCGTCGTACCTACCGCTACCAATATGGAGAACGCTTGGCAATATGCCAAGGTCTATCCAGAGCAACTTACATGGGAAGGATTGCCAACAGAATCCTACTTCGCCTGGGCCAAAGCTGGATGGTCAGACCCTCGAGCACAACGGTATCCGAAAGGCAAAGGCCGTGTCCCTGCATTCACATGGTGGGCGGGTGAAAAGTTGGATTACGTCACGGCACGGAAACGAATCTACTTCCCCCTGTACGCCCACGCCGTCGCATCTACGCCTGCATTTGCTCAACTGCGGGCGCTCTACCGACAAACCGGTCAAGTGACCCTGTGGGACTTCGACGGGTATGATCATACGGCATTAGGGATGACCATGAAGGATGTCCTGAATGAACCCAAACGAAAGATGGGTCATGCCTTTGTAATCGCACACCTGTTGGAGTCGTTGAAATGACTTATACCATTGATCAGAAATCGCGCCGCTGGGGAGCATTGTTTGGACAAGCCATTGGAGATTCTTTAGGAATCCGGGATGAATTCCTGCACCCATCTGTCATCGCGAAGGCAGGCCGGGATCGCCTTCAATATGTACCGTCATCTCGAAATGGAGATTCGGAATTCCAAGCCGGAGAATGGTCAGATGACACCGAGCAAGCATTGTGCCTATTGCAAAGTTACGTCGATGACCGTGAAATAGTCCCCACCACTGTTGCCAAACACCTATTGGACTGGCTAGAACGAGATGGTCGTGGATGTGGGTCGCACACCCTGATGATGCTGAATGACCCCGTGTTTTCCCTAAATCCCATTGCTTGTTCCCAGGACGCTTGGGAGAGATCAGGGCAACACTCCGCAGCTAATGGTGCGGTCATGCGTGTTAGTGTCATCGGCACCCTGCGACCAAATGACTTGGATTGGACTGAAAAAGCCGCTGCCACATCAGCCCGGATCACGCACTACGATCCTCGTTGTGTTGCATCATCCGTCGCAGTAGCTATTGCTATCGCAATGTTGATTCAAGGGCATACCATTCAAGATGCGATCAAAGAAGCAGGGATTCGGGCATCTGCCATTCACCCCGAATCTATCAAATACATGAATATGTCATTAGAAGAAATGAATTTGTCTGAAGGGTTGATCCCTGGTAAATGGAACATGAAGTCCAAGATTGGCTATACCTACAAGACCTTGGGTGCGGGTTTCTGGGCATTGCGTAATCTAACGGAAACCAAGGATTTCGGCAAAAGCCTTGACCCCATTCTTGCCGCCGGCGGCGATGTGGATACCAATGCGGCGGTTGCTGGCGCACTACTTGGGGCGGCATTAGGGTTGACTCAGATGCCTCCATACCTCATCCAGGGTATCCGGGAGCATGATAAACTCATGACATTGGCAAAACAGGCTTGGGCATGAATCGGCGATACCGCAAACCTCGGGATCCTAACAAACCCCCGGATCTTCGAGTTTGGTGGGTGTACGTTATACAGTCCCTTGAAACCCGATTCGGAAAACGTGGGAATCAACTACCAGGATTCCACTATGTCGGGTGCACTACAGAACCTTCACGCCGCATTCGAATGCACAACGGGGAGATTGCAGGCGGAGGGCGCTATACCTCCATGCATCAACCCTGGGTGCCCCGGGCGCTATTCGGACCCTACACCGGGCAATCGGAAGCATTGAAGGCTGAGCGGGCATTGAAGCACGGCAAACGGGGAACTGACCGAGTCCAGTGGAAGCCGGAAGATTCCCCCTGGTGCCGTGGGGAAGGCCCGAATCATCCGTGGGTTTTAGACCCTACGTGGAAAGCCTAGTCCTTCGGGACTTCCTGAAACACCCGTGCGGCTGCTTGCTTCTTGGCTTCCTTCTTATTCGCCACGGGCATAGAAGTCAACCACTGGCGCTTCCCCTGAATTTGAACCGTGCATGTGCATGAGAACAATGGCGCATGTTCAGGCCCGCCCTCACGAGAAAACGTGTACTCCGGCAAAGGGATGGACATCTTCTGGGTGTACTCCTGCAACATGACTACCGGATCCCCCTTAGGGACGGATGGTTGCAACCCTACATCCACGGGCAAATCCTCTTCATACTCCGCGAACCACGGAATTGGGGATGCTACGTTCGCAATACGAGACAAAAGGACAACGACAGCCTTCTGCCGAACTTCCTTGATTGCATTTGCCTGAACCCATCCCCCTTTGACTTCCACCCCACCCTTCAACGTGACCTTCGCCTGGGTAGAAAATACGGGGGCATGATCCGGCCCTGACCGGTGGGTCTTGTAGGTCACTTCAGACCACCCTGCCAAATTCATTGCCACGGATGCAATACTGGTTGCCTTGTACAGGTTGTTGGCCACATTATGGACAATTGCCTCCTGAACCCACCGCCATGCCAGGGAATCATGAGGCGTTTCCAACAACAAGTAGTACATGTCCAACAATGTTAACCGATCATCACGGATCCGTTCCCGCAATGATTGTCCCAACTTGTCGGACAACTGATTGGATCGAACACTTGTCTTGATGACGCGCTCGAATTGAATGGGGCTCAGCTTGTTCAGGTTGCCGGAATCCAAAGCTTGCGTTGCTTCCTTGACTGCACGTTCCTTGAAGAAGTCCGTGGTATCTTCTTTGTCCGCAGCAATCTTGGCATTGATGTGTTCGGCAATCGCGACAATATCTTCCCGTGTGTGCGGCAATTTATCGCCCTTGAAGAATGCTTTGATTTGGCGTTGATTCACCAAGTCCGCATATCGACGAATAGGCGAAGTGGCATGCATGTAGGCAGGAAGATTGAGCCCGTAATGCCCTTCCAAAGTTGCCCCATACTCTGCCTGCCGCATCGTCATACCCAGGCGCTGACGCAATGCGTCGATTCCGGCGTCAGGGTACTTGAGTGCCATTTCCAGTTGCGACAGCACCTCCATACGAGGTGGGGCATGTGCCTTTACCGTATGGTTGCGAAACAGGATAGGGATCTCATAATGAGAGCATAGCCGTGCCAACTCCGCATTGGCGAGAACCATCAATTCCTGAACGATGACATATCCAATAGTTTCCTGGATATCCGGCAGATGCCGAAGTTGCCCTTCCTCAGTCGTCACCCAACCATTGGTTAGGTCATAAAGAGCAAGCGCACCCGCTGACCGCCGGCGTGCCATCAACCCATCAGCCAACCGTGCCATGTTGGATAACCCCACATGGAGGTCATGTCCCGGGCTATTCAGAATGCCCGGGACATCGCCAAAGGACAGCCTAGCTGCACTGCTAAATGGTTCAAACGTGACAATGGGAAAAGTGACAGGTTCCAAGTTTCCGTTCAGTACGGTGCGGATGACCATTCCTTGCCGAGGCTGACCCTCGTGCAAGGATAGCAATTCATCGGACAACTTCCTGGGAAGCATGGGAGCGTTGCCGGATGCAAAGTACCTGGTAGCAATCCGATTGGACGCCATATCGTCAAGGAAACTGCCCTTAGGGACGTCGTTCGTGACGTTGGCTATGACTATGGTAACCGCCCATCCAACGCCATTGCGTTCGACCCAGATAGCGTCATCGAGGTCTTGCGAATGTGCTGCGTCAATGGTGATTGCATGTATAGTCATATCCCGGCACTCCTAGATGAACTGGTGCCAGATATACCCAATTCCGACGAGTGCCAGCGATGCCAAGATGCTCGCCAGGATTGCGCCGCAGGAATCGCCCATCTGCTCCAGGAAGGTACGAGTCTCCTTCTCCTCCCCCTTGACGAGCTTCTTGATCTTCTCAAGCCCGAAGAAAATGCCCATGAGGAACGGACCACTGGCCAGGATGAGCCCGATCCCCTGCATCGGGGAAATCGCAGGGACGGCGGGGAATGCCGTGATGACGAACCAGCACCACATCTTCGCCAACGCCCAGCCGTTGACCACGGACGACAGCACGCCAAAGGCCATAGTGAAAACAAACGCCGCCAAACCAACGAAAAACTTGTTCATGTATCGCTCCTTGCTTTGTAAGCAGCGTACGCTGCCGTTGCCTCAGGGCTGAGGGACTGTTCAATGTAGTCACATAGAGCGTCCCGCAACCCTCTCTCACACGGATGCATCTGGATAACGGTGGTCACCCCACCCGCAACCATCACCCCGTCATCGCCTTTGCGAATGTCTTGCACAATCTCCGCAATCTCAACCGGGTCTTCAAGCTGCGTCACATCCGAGAAGATGTTGATCAATGACTCCAGGATAGGTCCTTTGTATGCTTGAAGTCTCATCGTATCCTCGTTTCACCCGTCAGGGTTCGTGCTGTCTACGCCTACCTTGCGGAAAGTAAGTCACACAAAAGCACAACACCCCCGGTTGGGCCCAACCGGGGGTGTTGCATTCACCTTTTTTATATACTCATTAGGTATTAAATCAACAACCCCCGTTAGGGGTTAGGGCCGGGGGTGCCCGGGCAGACCTCTTTCGCCGTCTATTTTTCATACTTATACCTCTATGATTTATGCGTGATTTAGGCTTACATCAACAACTCCCGTTAGGGAGTCACGTCGGCGGCGCTCTGGCAGACCTTTTACGTCGTGTGCGGCTTCTCATGATGGTGTCCATTCATCGGGGAAGTTAGGGTGCCCCGGTTCACATACCATCTACGCCGATGTCTGGGAAAGTAAGTCTACGAATCAACTTTTAGTGATGCCCTCAAGAACTCTAGGAATTCTTCCCATTCCTCTAGGTCACACGCACCCTTCGCAGCGTTCGCACCCCAACAAGCTAGCACTACATTCGACCTAACGTACCCACGGCTATTGTCCGTCCGGTCAATGGTAGGGATCATCGGATGCCTAGGGCCTACATCATCCTTCCACTGCATAGGAACCTTGAACCAGTAGCATAGGCCCGATTGTTCGTCCCAAATCTCTACTATGTCTTGGGCAGTCAGATCGAACGGCATGCCCCGTTCAAGGGCACGTCTACGGGCATTGCCTATGAGGATGTTGACCCAAGCAGGATGACTCATATTACTTCTACGCGATTGGCTTACTTCTCATGCTGCCAGCGTAGTAGATGTAGGAGGACACCATGGATACCCGCTTCGAGTGCCTGATTGATTTCACCAAGGGATGCACCATCATCGTGGATGACCACAAGTGGGAGCCCATTGCTCATGGCGTGGTCAATTACACGTACCGGGATCGAGCGCCCGTGGAGATCGACATCATCGAGGCCGCGATTTCGGCGGGCAAGATCAAGGATAGTCGCAAGGGCTGGTTCGCGATGTAGTAAAGGCGGGGTGCTACTCGCCCCACCTTTGCTTCTCGTATTCCTTCCAATTCTTTGTCGTGGGCTTGGAAGGCTTCTTCTGTCCGCCAGGGCCACCATTCTCAGTGACGTAACAACGGTCAGCGGGGTCACCCGTCTCATAGTAGCATTGACCCTTAGCCTCGGGTTCCCACTTGCCGGGGTCACGGGAAGGCGAATCGCCATATCCCTTGCCCTTCTCCCCATGCTCACGACCCGCCTCTACACCTTCGGCAGCATTAATACCATAGGCGGCTTCGGATTCATCAAATTCACGGGCTTCACTGCGAAAGCGGCTCAATAGACGGTCAACCAGGACGGCTTCTTCCGTAGCCTGAATGGTATCCAACAGAGCTACGCAGAATGCAAATGCCGTTGTTTGGTCCCACTTGATGAACGTCGCAACCTTGCTAAGCAATACCCGGTAGGACATCGGAAGGCGATTAACGTACGCCGCCTTCTTTTCCTGGGATGCACGAATAAGCGGCACTAGGTGAGGCCGCAACTCAGGATTGGCTTGTGCAAGCTTGATTATTTCTTTCCGTAGATCCCTCATATGCGTTCCTCCGGCCTAAGTGCCTACCAGGAGAATACGTATAGAATGCCTACCGAGATTCATTCATCTGAATGGAGTACCGTAGATTGGAATTTTGGTGCAAACGTTGTGGCCCCTGGATCCCATATATCCTCGTCCCCATTCATATTCCCCTCGTACACAAGGGTTTCAGTCTGGTCTACCGCGATACTCGGGGGAGCGTCCCAGGCCTGTCCTTCCGACAACATGTACATTGCACGTCGAACTTCAGGGATTTTGTCCTCCGGAATCAATCCTTTGTCCCACAACCGTTTCAGATTCATGAACCCATGCTTCATGTAGGGGTTCGGAGGATGCTCCAAAGGATGTGTTGGATCTCCCGGCATCGTCGCCACATACAAATGCTCATCGGGATGGTTATCTGGGTGTAGATTCGCCCGTAGATAGTTTTGCATCCCCTCGAGTGCTGCTGCCTGTTCATCTGGATGGATGAGGAGGTCACGAATATTCTTGATAGGTCGAGTCATGGTTCAAGCACCTCAAGGAATGCTTGCAATCGAACATTTACCGCCTCGGGGTCTGACTTGACCTCGGATTCCCACAGAACCAAGCAATCGATGCCAATTTCCTTGAAAGCATCTATCAGTTCTTGTTCATGGTCAAAGTTGGCTTTCCCCGTGAATATTCTGGAGTGCCAAAAATCCCCGAATACCTCCACCACCTTGGTAACCCCTCGCTTGGGGTGATCAGGATCGGGGCCTGGAATAATGAAATCGGGGTTCTTGTAAACCCCGATATTATTCAAGCGCTTCCAATAAGCCCCATCACCCGTGAATATCATGTTGGATGCCATAGAAGCCACTTTGGCCTCTAATAGATTTGGACCTATTAGAGGCCTGCCCGGAAACGGAGTCCCGTATTTCCGAATACATGTTGCAAATCGTTTTTCGTTGAAAAATTCCAATTGAAGCGGATGATCAACCCCATATCGAGATTGAAATGTAGCTTTAGCTTTATCCCAGAAACCTTCGATCTGACTTGGGAACTCGACTCCATAGCGTTCCATCAAGACATCACGTACCTCCGCCTTCCCTTGATCTGATGCAAAGTAGTGGGCTCCGTACTTGGCTTCCATCGCGTCTAGCTGCTTGCGGCGAACTTCCGGATCCATAGCCGTCCAAGGAACTCCGTACCGGGTCATGTTGGTCGCTTGGATGCGTCCCTTGACCTCGGGGCTGCACGAAGGTTCCACGAACCCATAGCGTTCAATATTCGTTTGATCAATCCGTTCCCGCAATGTAGGAGAACCCCGAAGCTCCCCGCCATACCTAGAAATGACAGTAGCACGAGTTGCTTCCCGAATATTGGGGACTTGCTGTGGGTTGTCCACGCCATGTTTAGCTTGCCAATGATGGAGAATTTTCGCTTTCACTTCGGGTTTGTGAAACGCATTGGTATCACCATGGGCACCTCGCTTCCCCATGGATGATTCTTGGACTTTAGAAAACAAAGATGATTCCCGTTGAAATGTGTTGCCCGCCCCATACCGAGCACGGTTCGTTGCCTTGGTGCGTTCTTGAACTTCAGGGACAAGTGCAACAGTAGGAACACCATAGCGTCCAATGTTAGTTTGGGCCGTCCGTTGCCCTTGCACCAACCCACGGTCGCGTCCAAGCCATGTTGTGCATCCTTGCCGATGCCGCTTCATTTGTGTCAACGACCTAGCGACGTGACCACAAAGACACGGTGGAACAGGTGGTGATATCGTTGGATTACACTTGGCTAAATGCCGAGAATTCAGTTTAACACCAGGAAATTCACGATAGCAAAGGGGGCATTGAATGGGCATGCTGGAGTACCTCCACCAGCAATGTACCACAAAATAAAACCCATGGCAAGACCAGAAACGATCTTGGGCTCAGTACGCCCTTGCCTGTGAATGGACCGAAGGCGGAACGAATACCAATACCGAATCGGGGTTGCTGCAAACCGCGGATGAACTTGACGGTTCGTGCCTTGGCCTCTGTGGCCTTATCGAACTGCGCCTCAGAGTTGGATTTGAGGGATTCGTATTTGGAGGATTTCTCAAGAGTCAGACTTACGCCCCCAATGGAGTAATCGAACTCATCAGCTACCCAGTTGATGGCGAGGGCGAAACATGCGTGTGATATAGCGCCCCACAGAATCGCGGTTCGCCACGCAGGCATGTCCTTCACAAGACGGTCTAGATTGGGTACATTCTTGCCTGTGAATGGTGGGAACATGTTGAACCAGTCCAACGCCCGTTCACAATATTCCAATAGCTCATCGTCCTGCCAAATCTGCCCGAACACCCTATCGTACCTTCCAATGTTCCCCTCAAACTCTGGGGGACGGAAGTGGTAAAACTTGTCCGGGTTCTGGTCACGGAGGAGCATTCGGAGCTTCGTGATCATTTCCAGTCGGGCCCCGCTATAGGTCAATGGATTGATTGCCCCCTGGGCTTCAACCGTGAATTCTATAACAACTTGCTGTGCGGGGGAAGACACCAATTGCTTGAATGTCCAACGCACTCGATAGGTGCCAAGTGTTGCTGAAGGCGGAATCATCAATGCCGCGTAGTATTCGCCAACGGAAGGATTGACAGGGATACGATTAGGATCGCCTATCAAAACTTCAGGGTTGGGAAATACGGGGTCTACCCAGTAGAGGGCGTAGGTAATCTCAGCAGCATTCGTCGGTTGGTTGTTATTATCAACAAGGAATATGTTGATATCCCCGCGACCTAATGTTTGACCTGGATAATATGCCATCGCATCACCTCAGTTGATCACTTCTTGCCCGTCGGCATCCAATATGGTAATTGGAAATCCACGGGATCGTTTCTCATTAATGCTCATCATGGTGTCAATGAGCCTATTTTGAATGGAATCCAGGAAAGGTTCCTGCACACGAATACGGGCTACCACCTTAGCCGTATGTTCGCTCTCAGAGAACGCTAGGAAATCCAGGAACCATTCCGCGCCTTGATCATGAACCACTCGAAAAGCGTTGGCATATTCCCCAACCGCAATACCCGGAGGAACCGTCACAAGACATTCAACCCTTCGGTCCTCCATAGGAATTCTCCGTGCCGGATCCCATCCGTGCGATAGCAACATCCATGATGTAACAGAAACCTGATGCCGCTATGGCCCATATTGCCCCGCCTACCAATATTGGTAATGGGTGAATAGAAACCATTGGGTTTATTTCCAAAGATGCTATCCACGTTACCCACCCCATCCAGAACCCCAAACAATAGGGGCACTCAATGAGTTCCTGCATCCCTCGCCGCCATACAGAATCTTTGCGGTATGCGATGACTTGAAGGGACGGCATCTTGTATTGGATGCCAAATACAAGACCATACGATGCAACCATGAAAATCCAAGTAGGCATTTGTTACTCGCTCATGTGGGTCATGGCCTTCATGGCCTTGATTTCGTCGGCATACGTAAGAGCCGGTACTTTGGCTACCCGATTGAAGTATTGGTTTTTCAGATCTCGCATCCCTTCCCCGTCTTCAAACAGGAAGAACACACGCCCACCTTCCCGTTCAGTGCCGATGTATGAAACACCCGCAACCTTTAGGTAGGCAGCATAGTAGAGATCCGAAGTTCGGTAGCTATTTGAATTCGTTATCATATTGCCTCTCAGTAGATCCCATTTTTGTATGTTTCCATCCAGGTAGAATCCCGTCCACAGGATTTTTGATTGCTTAATGTGTCCGCAACCAAAGAGCACAAGTCATACAACTCAGCATCAGATAGATTTCCTCGAATTCGATTTACACGAGTATGCACCCATCGATAGTTTTCGATAGAATCCTCGCCCCCTAATGATTTTGGAATAATGTGATCAATACTTGCATTCAACCCCAAACGGAGTTGCACCCCTGACAAAGCACATCGGTAACTTTGTCGGGTCATTAGAGCCTTCAATTCATCTCCTCTACGTCGAGATTTTAGGAACCTCCATGAAACCTCTTTCAACCAGCATGTTTCGCAATAAAGGGATGTGACTAACTCGGCGCTGTGGCAATAGAAACATATATTGGGATCCCTATCTACATAACGATATTTAGCTTTGGTCAAACATTCGGGACAGCAAACCCCATCGCCATCATGAGGTTTGCGACATTGCGAGCAAACCCCATTTGACAGATAACGAGCATGCCTCAACCGAGCACTCGCGGCATCACAATCACGACAAATACCACGCTTTTGATCCTTTGATTTGGGGTTATTCGAAAATGATTCCAAAGCCTTTGTTTCTCGACATCGAGAACAAGTTTTGGCATCTTCAATGAGATTGAGATTTCTTGTGCCCATGATAACTCCCATCTAGCCACTCGCATAATACCGCGAGGGTCACTTGATGGAGTCTATAGGCAGAGCAACGAACCTAAATTACCAGGCAATGCCGGTGCTGTCATAGACCCGCAGAACTGGAGCGCTGCCGGATGCAGGAATGTTCACACCTGCAAGGGTGTAGGCATTGCCGGCGGCGCCGTAAGTGAACGCAGGGTTCAGGATCACATGAGCCGACTTGAATCCATGGATTTGGCCCGCACCATTTGATGCCGCTACAATTCCAGTACGTGCCAATACAGGGCGACCCTGGAAACCGTGGTCAAGAGATGTTAGGAAAGCGCCTTCCCCAACAAACACCTTCCCAGTCGTAGACGAAAGCTGTGCATCTACAAGAGCTGCACGGCTAGCCTGATTCAGAAACGTAGGGCCAACGTCGGTCAGAATCGTGTAACGAGGGCTACGGTAAATCTCACCGGACAGAATACGGAGGATGTCCGTCACTGAACCGAAGGATGTTCCCGTTGCCAATCCTGTACCAGCATCAACTGCCGCCAACAGGACATTGATTGATGCCAACGTCAATGACGCGCCTGCATCAGCTGCAGCTTCAATCGCCGAGGCAGCAGCAATAGCATTTGCGGTTGTTAGGAATGATCCCGTAGTAGCCTTCTGAACACGCTCCTGCAAGTAGGCAGCAAGCCCAAAGCGAGCAACCGTCGTTGCCCAGCTATCCGCTCCACCACCCGTTGTATCGGATGCTGCAGGAGCATTAGCAGCGGTCAACAAGGTGTTCAATGAACCCGACACGAAGTCGTTTCCATTGACCTTAGTTGCACCTGGAGCGGCGACACCGGAGCCCACATAATGGGTTTGGCCCGCACCATCATAGATGCCGTTCTTCTGTGACGTGTTAGGCCACAGGTCGGTCAACTGAACGCCCATCCCTTCTAGGTCATTACGCCGTGGGATGATAAATATTTGGCTGGCCATCGTTGTCCCCCTATCCTGTTAGATAACGCCACCGGCATTGTCATAGATCGTTACTGCCCGGTGCGTACCACTCGTTAGATTGACGCCCGCGATATCCTTTGCCGTTCCCGTTGCCGAATAGGTGAACGCAGGATTGACCCAGGTGTAGAACGGGGCCTTGAGTTGTGCCATCGTGCCCGTCAATGCCGAAGCATGAAGGGAACCGGTATCCGCAATCTTGCGAATATCCCGATAATCCGTCCCAGGCCCCGCAAACACACCCATGTTGGCGCTGTTCCATGCGTGGTTATCAAGCGAAATGAAGGCGCCCGCCGGAACCCTGTAGACCTCGCCCGCCAGGATGCTAAGCACTTCTTCAAGCGACCCCGTGGAACCACCCGCATTCAAAGTGCTGGCTGCACCACCGCCCGTTGCGGCGCCAATGATCGCATTCACATCAGTGATGCTCAAGCTCAACCCTGCAGCTACTCGAGCCAAAATGGCATCCTGAATAGTCGCAATGCGTGCCGGAGTCAATACGATATTAGCGTTATCGATGTCCTTGACATTGTCTGCCAAATAGGCACCCAATCCATAGAACGTCGATGCTGCCGTATCCTTGTTGACCGCCACAACCGTATAGGTCACGGTGTCATGCTGAGGCTCCCACGTAATGTATCCCGTTTGGCCTTGAGGGGTCAAAGAGGGAATCCTCTGTGAAGAGTTGGGATGCAAATCTAGAACCTGAAGGAGGTTGTCCGCCAAGTCGTTACGAGCCAAACAAATGTAAGCGCGTGCCATATTTCCTCCGTCAGATCAGGACAGGACAGTGCCGTCGTCGTCATAGACCGTCACTAGACGGGATGCCGTTGTCGTATCAAAAGACGTGAACCCACTCAGATTGTAGGGGAAGTGAGGAATTACGTTGCTTGTAGGCCACATGGTCACAGGCCCCGTAAGTACATCCAGTTGCCCACTAACCAAAGAGGCCACAACCGCATCAATGTTGTATGTGTGACGAATGCCTGCTACTTCACGATTCTCAATCCCACCGCCAATGGCGCTAGGCTTGACCTCGCCGTACTGCATCGTATCACCACCAACCAATACAGGTTGCGTAAACCCACCAAAGGGCCCAGCCGTGCCTGCCCACTTGAACGTAGGGTAGGTAGAATCCATGTAATAATTCAACGTGCCCGTCAGGGTCGTTTGCGGAATGCGGTAAGTACGTCCTGCAAGGATTGCAAGAATATCGGCTACCGACCCACGCGATCCAGAAGTGTCCGTTGTGCCCGTGAGGTCTGCCCCTACAAGGGCTGCCAATTCGCCATTGGCGTCTGACAACGTAAACGTCAAGCCTGTGTCTACACGTGCCAGAAATGCCGCGCATAATGCGGTCTGAAGTGCCTTCGTCCAGGTCTCATGTGTACGAGTCATCCGGGTACCCGACAACGTGACGTGGGCTGCCAAAGAATTAGCCAAAGCCATATTCCCAGCCCAACCCGTCAACGTAAGCCCTGCACCATAACGAGCAACCAAAGTCACTGTAGGCGAAGCCCCTGCAGCAAATGCATAGGATCCGGAAATCGTACCCAATTCCATCAATCCGACGGATACGGGATCATTAATGGTTGCAATCAATGATGCATGCGTAGCAGCAATGCTACCACCAGGGCTAGTAACCGAAGAGAATGTCTGAGCAGCGGCGACTTCCGCACCAAAGTTTACTGCAGAGAACACGACACCATTAATGGTTACGGTTTCGCCCGTTGCAAGCCCTGCCAGAATCGTAATCGACCCTGCAGCCTGCTCAATGCCGCCAATTTCTACGTTGTCGATCAGGTAGCTCGCAAGCCCGTCGTGATACGTGGCATCTAACGTTCCTACCGAGTTGACCATCACAGGAGTCGTCTTGGCACGGTTGACATACCGTGTTTCGCCAGGAGGGCTCAATGATGGAATCCTCTGTGAAGAATTGGGGAGAAGATCCAGAATCTGGAGGACGCCGTCGGGAACGTCACTACGTGCTAGACAGATGTACGGCATTGCCAACCTCGCTATTGCATGGGCGGATGATTCAGCATCCTCTACTCACATTAGGCTACGTATAAGGGAACTATTCAGCCTTAGGCCTCCCGGCCCACAACCCCATCGATGGAGAAGCTGCATCCTACACCAGCACCACTCATTGCCACGATGAACTCATTCACACCCGGCAAAGAATAACCGCCACCGGTCGGAATAACCTCACCCCCCAAAGCCGCCACAGGAATCATAGGCATCCCCATACCAAAACTAACTAGAAGGGTCTTGTCGGCGCTTGTGTTGCGGACAGTTACGGATGCCATTGGAAACGGCATTGTAATATGCATTGGCAAGGGCTTCTGCATTGTAGTATCGAATACAGGAGCAAACCCTGCCTCGCAATCCGATCCCGCAGGAGCTAATCCTGCTAGAGATATAACACCCGCGGCACGCCCATAAAATGTTGGCGGCGGCACCACCAGAATTGGCCCCATGTAAGGCATGTCAGCATTGTTCGGCGCCAGAGGCGGCACAGCCAACCAGCCGCTAGGCCCACGTTGTTCCTGAATACGGGCGAATAGGTATTCCTCATCCGAAGGAACCTCGGGTAGGTTAGGCGGGATGGGAACGATATAGTCATTCACATCAAACATGAAGCTAGTTTGATCCCGACGAACTTCCGCGATACCCGCCCAACCTTTGCGAATAATAGTAGGAGATGCCACCAATTTCTTGGATTTTGCATCCATGATGTTCAATCCACCACTACCTGTCAACCCGCTACCTGTCATTGTCCCATAGGCATCATTGAGTGTACGAGACACCCACAACCGATAAGCCGAAGCCGAAGGGTCATTGCGTACAATGAGATCGATGAGATGTGTCGAACGTTGCAATATGCCCGGTCGAATGCTGAATGGTCCGTAAATACTCATGATGATCCCTCTTGCCGTATCTGCGATTCGTAGCTTGACGTGTCTTTGCCCTTGCTAGCCGCCAGTCTCTGTGCTTCCGCCCAACTATCGACTTCTTCCCCACCCACATTAGGCACCATACGTTGCCCTACGGGGATATCACGGGACTTGGCATCCAGGCGGCGATTCTTATCCGCCATTTGACCCTGAATCCGAATATTCTTCCCAGGCCAACCATCCCCAGCCAGGACAAAACTTGGGGATGCCATTGTTCGCTTGGTTCCCCCCTGACACTCAGGGCATACCTGGGGATTTGTATAATCAGTCAAACGGAGCACCCGTTCAAATTCGTGGTGGCAAGAATCGCACTTGAACCCATATGTAGGCATAGTCAGAACCTCCGGCCTTCAAGATACCGCGATGCCACCCGAACCGACATGCCCAACTCAGGGATTACTTCTCCCCCCGACAATAATGTATCAGCCAGAAAATGGAGCGATGCTGTCTTGGGATTACTCCGATCAGGCGTCACAAATGTCCGTACCTTCTGCAGCACCGCAACAACATGTTTGCATGCCCAGTGTTTCCCATTCGGATCCTTGCTATCGGGTTTTGATGCCGTGCCCGCAGGGCGCCCATACAGATAACCGTTTTTCTGTGCCCAGTGTTCCGCACCCTGCCACTTCCAGAACGGGCATGAACATGAAACCTGCACATCCATCTTGTCTAGATTGCTTACCTTGCCTTGTGCTACTGCCTTGACCCGCACCTTGTAAGTCCCCTCGGAACCCGGCACGTCAAACATCCACATCATATTTGCGGCATCTACACGGCGCATCTTGATGGATATACTGCGAGCTTTATCGTGAATATCCTGCGATGTTTTCTCCAGGATTTCCGAAATACGGGCGGCTTCCTTGAAAGTCCTATCATTCTTGTTCTCAAAATCATGCCCTTCAGGAATGACCTTCGCGGAACCGGGGTTGTCCCATACATAACCTAGATCCTGATCAGGCCCGTGCTCATGCCGGGGAGCCGTAGGAAGCTTCATACCACGGTCATACCGTTGACTAGGTTCCATCTGTGGGGGCTGCTTGTCATAAAGCATTTCCGCCCAACGATCCGCAACCCGGACGCTGGCCTCCTTTTGTTCCTCCCGCCATTCCTTCTGCCTCTCACCGGGCTGTCGATAACCCGCAGGCTGTCGTTCAAACCGCTTTGGGCTATCATCCCGACGATCCTTATCCTTGGCATATGCAGGATTATGCTGATATTTCCTTTGCCACCGCTTGACCTTCTTAAGGATCTGTCCGTGATGCTTTCGATAATACTTCTGATAATAGCGCTTCACAACCCCCGCTTGTTCCTTCTGCTTGGGATACGGATATGTCGGGCCTTTTACAGCGCCCTTGAGACTTCGAGGCCCCTCATGGTGATATCCAGTGCTATTGTCTATCCAAGGATGTTCATCCCCGCCAGGAATCCCTAACGTTCGTTGACGATCAATGGATAGGCTTTTACCATCCAATGCGTCCTCCGATCCAGGCGGGGTATTGAATTCATTTTTCCCTGATGGTTTGCTACGTTCCCACGGAGGAGATGGGAGTACTTGTTGCTTCTCAGAATCCCCCATCTTTTCGTCGGAAGGCATGCTAGGGAATGATGAAGGTGTGGGGTCTTTGACGAATGTCTGATAACCTGCTAGGTCATCGGTTTGGTAACCCGCTACAACGCAAGTGCCGGGCTTCGCCTTTGGATCAGGCTTCCCCTTGTAATACGTTGTGATTAATTTCACTTGCCAAGGCCCGTCACTCCTAAAGATAACCGTCAGCCCTGTCTTACGGTCAAACCATTCGATAGGTTCCCCACGGGCTAGCATGTTGGCGTGATCTTGGTATTCGAAATCCTTCTGTGACTTCCAGTCATTCAATTGCTTCAAGAAAGCTGCCATCGCCATTCGCAATTTGTCTACCGTAACAGATCGGAAATCCATTCGATAAGATGCATGCGGCCCGATGATTATTTGTTTGAATGGCCCTACACCCTGTTCTACATCAATATCGTAAACCTTGGACGCATCTGGGTTACTCAATTCCTTATTGCGTTCTACCAAATCAACAAGCAAATCCTCTTCACGCTGATTATCAACCTCATCCCGAATACGGCGAATCACATGACAAGGCCCGCCCGGTTGCCCAAGAGGAGGATTCAAATCCGATTTCCTTGTCGTATTCATTCAGATCCCCTTTGGAGGGTTTTTCGCCATGTACCGAGTAGCTACTCGTTGTGTCATAGACGAATGCTTCACCTGTGAAGTGCCAAATGCAGACTCGACTGCCTCATCAACCAATGTTTTCTCGGATAGAGGAAGGCGTGCCTCCAGGAACTCGACACCCATCTTGGACAGTGCCAAACCTGTTCGATCTAATGCAATTTCTAAAGCATCCATTCGCCGTGGAAGTGCTTCTACTACATCCCCCGCAATCTGATAGATGTGTTCCTTGTGCTCTGAAGCCTCGACCAGCTTCATAACCCGTGCAACCAAATGCTGAATACGGTGTGTTTCAAGCCGGGCTCGGGTCACCCCTTCAGTTAGGAGTGCCCAAGCCGCTTGACTACTTGCATTCTTGGATTGCATCAACAACTCCTCTAGGGGAAGCCGAAATAGCGACTATCCTATTGGAGAACCGTCAATCAAAGAACTATCGGAAAGACGGGATTACTTCTTGGCGAGGGATGCCCGAATGTGACTTACGACACCAGGGTCTTCTACCTCGATGATCTGACGAAGAGCATTAGGATCATTGCCATACTCGTCCATAGCGCGCTTGGCCCGGACACGCCAATGATCAGATTTATCCCATGCGATCCGTGCTACGCCATGTGCGTCTTCCTTCACAAGACCTGCACGGGGCTTACTTGGAGATACAGCATCCGGCAGAAGGTCTGCCAAGTCATCCCCGGTGATGGTTTCATTCACGTCCCCAGTCGCCCCAGAACGATGATTCTGGTTGATAGGCGTGCCACCCTCGGCATCCTCATTTGCACGCGACAGCGCGGCAACCTTGATGACCTTGAGCCCGCCACCCTTCTGTGAATCCAGATTCTGGATTTCACGAGCTACGCTATCGACGCTATCCTTGATAATGACCGTCTTCTTGGTCGCAGATGAAAGGCGTGCTACAGGACGCCCGCCCTGTTCATGGCTGTCATCAGCTACGATAGGCTCTTGCTTACCCTGCTTCTTAGGAGGACCAACCTGCGATCCTTCCTTGGAACCCCGGAATTCATACTCCGTTGGCATTTCATCATGCACAACTTCATACTTCCGCTTCGCAGGTTCCGCAACCTCTACTCGTGCCTGAGGACGAGGTGTGGACTGCTGAACTGCAGGGTTCTGTTCCTCGAGCGCTGCGGCACGCTTTGCATTCGATCCCGCCAACGTTCCAACCTCATGCTCATCATCCTGAGCCGCTTCAATGGTCATTGCCTGACCACGTTCCTGATGTGCAGAAGTGGAAGGTCGGACCTGAACGCCCGCAGGCTTCGGGATGTATTGACTGATATTGTCCGCAATCGGGACAAGCCAACCTAGTTTGATGGCCCCCGCAATAGACGGAATGTTGTGCGTCTGTCCGCCTATCTTGACATTCGAACCGTCATACTCGACAACGGATCCCTTGACAATGTCTTGATTAATGCTCCCCAAATGAACTTTGGTTGTGGCACGAAACTGCTGAAACTGTCCTGGTACAAATTCTTCCATAATCCCTCCGCGCTCAGCGCGTTCTTGTTCGCTATACGTTACCAACTAGATAACGAATTGTTGTCACGATGGCTTTGTGGGTTCGCCCCACAGGATTGCACCCCATTTCGGGGTGTCTCCGGGAACCTCTATGATGCATAGTTCCTTGAATATAACCCCTTCATTTGGGCCAGGATTCCAATGCAAAGTTCCTGGAGTCGCATGACTAGTCATTACCCCGGCATTCGGAGGGTCTAGCACTTCCGATGCCAAAACCTGCACGGATGGATATCCATCCCGAATTGGAACCTCTACCCGATTCCCATCAACTCCACACTTACGGCCACTCAAATAAGTTACCCTACTACCGTGTGGAACCGTCACCCAATTATCGCTACCTGATCGGTAGGATACGGTAACACCTGAGTTAGACAGCTTTTCGCGTAATTTGTCAACAATTGTTTGCATACGGGCCTCCCATTTGGGAAATACTATACCCGTATCACAATGATGTCTGAACACCCAGGTAATAATTGTTTGATGCCTTGGGAACCTGAGCTACGAATCCTGTAAAGAAATCCGGCGCATATGGTGCAAGTGTGATGGATGCTTCATCTTCATTTGTCCACCACCCCCGTAGAGAAAAGTACAAGATCTGATTGGGGTTATAGACGATAGGAACTAACGGTCCCATTTGCCGACTCGCATAGGTGTACCGTTCATAGGTTCGTGTGGAGAACAGACTTCCACCAAGCAACATGGTTGCATAACGTGCTAACTGTTGCCCGCCTGATAACCCCGTATGCATGTCCGCCACTTCATCGGATCCATACATCATCACGCCGCCATAGTTCCCGTTGGAGAACGTGACAGTTCGTTCGTCATTGACACCGGGAGACCACATGACACCCTGACCACCAGGCCAACCTTGATCAATCATGTCCTGACTAGGCGTAACAGTGTAGCAATCTCCTTTGAAGAAGACGATAAGATCCCGAGTCCGTTCAATTTCTGTCATATTCATTGACATGTCAGATACTCGTTTGCAGGACAAGCCTGAATTCGTTCTCGGGCCTGGGGACTTGTACTACGTAGGCTACATAGAATGTGTTGTTCCCTCGAGGGTCTAGAATCTTAGGCCACTCATCCTCGTTGGTGAACCATCCGCGATTGCTGAATACCAAGCGCTCCCCTACGGTGTAGACAATAGGAACATTTGGGGGTCCAATGCCATGGCGACTATCCCATGTATAGCGTTCATAGGTGTCAAATGATGCTAGCCACCCCCCAGCACAGAATATGGCATAGCCGTAGACAAGTTGATTTGCGGATGCCCCAATGAGTTTGTCCGATACCTCATCGGATCCCCATAGCAGGAATCCCCCGTAAATGCCGTCTGAGAACGTCACACGGAATTCATCTAGGGGTGAATCATCCCACTTGACTCCCTGGCCTCCAGGCCACCCTGCAGCCATCATATCGGGATGAACAGCCACAGGGTACGCATCCCCTTTGAAGTGGACAGTTACATCGCGTGTTCTGAAAATCTCAGCCATCATATACTCGTTTGAATGGTCATGTAGTAATTGTTATCTACCGAAGGGACTTGAATTACAAATCCGATGAAATAGCTATTTGGTGCCCGTGGGTCTCCAGATAGGGACCATTCATCCTCAGTAGTCCATAAACCGCGATTGCTAAACACTAAACGATCACTCTCCTGATAGACGATGGGGACGTTTGGAGGTCCAATACCGTGGCGACTATTCCAGGTATACTGCTCGAATGAGGTGGTCATGATGAGCCACCCCCCAGCGCATAAAGTCGCGAACTTGTAATAGGGCTGATTCTCTGTTACGCCTGTGAACATGTCCCCGGATTCATTTGAACCATTCAGCAGGAAACCCGCGTAGTAACCATCGGATCGGGTGACGAAGAATCCATCCTTAGGATCATCATACCACTTGACTCCTTGACCACCGGGCCAACCTTCTTCTGCCAATGAATCGGAAATCTCGCAAAAGTATGCGTCTCCCTTGAACAGGACTACAACGTCACGAAATCGAGGGGTATCAGACATGGGTGTCCCTGGATAGATACATCCTGATTAGGGTCAAGCCATAATCGGAATACCGAAGGACACCCATGCCCTAGAACCTACTTCTTCTTCCGGATGCCGCGACCGGGCTTCTTTGCCGGGGGGGACTCAAGATGATTGTCTACCGCCTTCATATGGCGCTTCAACTTCGCGACAACGGTATCCAGGTCATCCAGGTCAGTATCGTCCGGATGACGCCATATTGCCGAAAGATCATCGTCCAGTTTCTCTCCCTTCGCATTCGCCTTTCCGAACAACTCTTCCAACAGGGCATCCCCCGTCTTCACGTTATTACCCCAACCTTCAATGGCAGGGTTGTCAACACGGCTGACAACGGTCTCCTCCTGAAACACATTCCCTGCCTCCGGAATGACGGACATACGAGGGTATTTGCTATTAGCAGGAGTGGTATTCGGGATCAAGCACAAGCCATGCTTGGACTTGTCCGCAATACCGGAAGCCGGGGTCACATATGCCCATACATACTTACCGGAACGAACCAATTCCTGTGCCCCCGCCTTATCCGTTGCCGGTGCGTAATTCATGGGCCAATTGAAATCCTTGCCTTGCGCCGTGGAAAACTCGGAAGGCTGAGAAAGGTATGCGTCCCCCCTTGACATTCCATTCGGCATACTAGAACCGCCATTGAAAATCTTGGACACATCAGGTGCCGATTCCCACATGCCCGCAAGGGTTTCGAGTTCCAACGTACGATACTTCGCGGGCATGCTACGCCGGTCTTTTCCGTCACTGTTGAGATCCCCAAAGGATTCCCACTTATCGTGACGCAGGGATTGCATTACAGCAAAGAACATTGCCCGTTGCGAAAGATCCCCGTAAACCAGGATATCGTATCCAGCATCCCACAAATGCAGGTTCACTACATTCCCGTCATTCAACATGTACATGGACAGAACGGATCCCAACTCCTTGGTCTGATCCGTAATCGATTTGTCCATATCCAATGCGGCACGTAACCGATTCTTAAATGCTTCGACTTCAATTTCAATTTCAATTGGGGTGCAAACCGCTACTTCGGATTGGGGTTCATCAACCTCAGGCGGAGAATCTTCCACAACCGGTGCTTGAACCGGGACGATTGCCGCAATCGTTTGCTTGATGACTAGTGCGTCCTCATGGAACGTATCTCTTGAGAATTGTCCGTTATTCCACCAGGCTACTTCAACTTGGTGACGACTTTGAATCAGGTCTGTTACAGTCACAACAGGAATGGGGGTACCCGCAAGGTATACCAAATCACCAATCTTGAACTTGCTCATATTGCCTCGTGTGCGAAATACCCCGCACGTTAGGGCGATACTCTACCAAAGAATCCATGTTCGGTAATCATTGAAATGCCAGATGCCTATTGGAGGCACGCATGAAGCGATTTGTATTGATCCTGGTTACCCTAACTGGATGCTGCACAGCCAAGTTTTATGACCTGGATACGTGTGGGACACCAAACATCAGCCGGTGCGGTGTCACCGGGAACGTAGAACTATGTGGTCCAAACGGGCACTGGATGACCGTAATGAAATGCGCGGACCTCGGACCCGATTGGGCCTGCCGATATTCAGGAACACAACATGAATGCCATAGGAATGTACAATGAACATCACACCTAAACTAGTTCAAGACTTCTGGGCATTCATGCATAATAAGTACGGCACGACCGCGAAGTCCAAAGCCGATGCCGTTGAGATGAAAGTCATATCCCATATTCTAGATGTCCTCAAAGTCACGGACAAAGATGCCTTCTTGTCTCATTTCGTAACTACCATTGGCAAAACCATCTACATCCCCTTCACCGTGGGCGTGCCTAATGATACATGGAGCTTGGAAGGGCAAATTCATGTTTGCATGCATGAGCATCAACATGTCATCCAATCTCAAGATGTTGGGGAAACCATGTTTGCCCTCCGTTACCTGCTAGACTCAACGTGGCGAGCTACCTATGAGGGAGAAGGATACCGATGTAATATGACATTGAACTTCTGGGACACAGGGATGCCCCCGGATGTAGAACCCTACTTGAAATCCATTACCAATTATGGGCTAGATGCAGCAAGCTTGGCCTTCTTCGAGCAATATATGAGGATGTCCGTTTCATCAATTGCCGAGGGTGCCATCCCAGATGAAGCAACACGAGTCACGATAGCGTGGTTGAAAAGCCATCCCGCCTGATAGACTTACTTCCGACCCTATGAGCGTAGATATGATGTGGGCACAAACGATGCTCTAGGGACATATCATGCGTATTGGTTCAAAGGCACAAGGGCAAGATCAAGCAGCCAAAGAGGCGAGCCATACACATACCTTCTCCCGGGCTACTGCCCGCCGGTGCGAACGGGCAATCGAATCCCGTGTTCGCCAAGCCGGTCAACGACAGTGCCGCGAGGGGTAGAAAGGAACATCATGAAACCATCGGAAAGAATAGCTCTCATCGACATGGACGGCACGATTGCGGATCTCGATGGTCAGATGCAACAAGACCTGGAAAAGATGCGTTCCCCTGGGGAACCCCCTTTCGTTCCTGGCCCACAAGATGACCCGCCGCATATCGAAGCACGCAAGAATGCCATCAAACGGCAACCCGGTTGGTGGCGGCACTTGCCCACCCTCAGGGACGGATTTCGCATCGTCCATGCTCTACAGGAAGCAGGGTTCAGCCTGATGATCCTGACCAAAGGCCCTTACAAGACCACATCGGCTTGGACAGAGAAAGTGGATTGGTGTCGAGAACACATTCCCGATGCACAAGTCACCATTGGCGAGGACAAAGGCCTTGTCTACGGGGCGGTGCTCGTCGATGATTGGCCTTTGTATATCCAAGGTTGGCTTGCACATCGTCCACGCGGGTTAGTGATCATGCCGGATCAACCGTGGAATAAAGATTTCCATCATCCTAATGTGTTTCGTTATCGAGGCCCGGAAGATGATTTGGGCATGGAACAACGAATTCAGGATCGGGTTGATTTAATGCGGATTCATTCGTAGATTTTCGCCGTGCCCAAATGTTTTGCATAGATACCCTTCGTTTTTCCCGAGTTTCGGCACTGACGGGTCTACCCCGCACTGCATCCCCCATCTTAGCTCGACTTTCAGCACTGAAAACTTGATGTGATCGTGCCTCCCGAATTTTGGCACGAGTTTCTTGGGATGCATTAATCCCCAAATGGGATTTTGCTATCTTAGCCTTGGTTTCATCCGTGTGTTTCTTTTCCCGAAACTTGGCTTTAGTTTCTTCCGTGTGTGTCCTGCCGGTTTGGCCCTTTGACATATTCACACGGGCTTCAGGGCTAGCTTTCGTCCCAAGTCGGGCTTCCCGAATTCTTGCCCTGGTTTCAAGGGTCCGGATTTTGCCTTTGTTAGACGCACTGATTTTGGCACGGGTGGCATCAGAAACAATCCTGCAACCCGCCACAACAGGATCCAGGTTGTATCCCTTAGCACGTTCATCCGACATCATGTGTCGAATGTGGTGTTCTTCCCACATCGACAATTGTTCCACGGAACACAGTTGGAGGACCCTAAATTCAAAAGCACCTTCACCGTATTTGTCCCATGACCGCTGTAGGTAGGAATTGTCATGCACCCCACGACGCAAATTCGATCGATGGTTGTACCACCTGCCCCGAAATCCCTTTGTGGATCCTACATAGCACTTACCATTGATTGTGTTGAAAATGCCATAAACACCTGACGCATGTGCATATTCCATTGAGCACCTCCATCAGATTGCCTCTATAGGGAATCTATTTGGAAGATCCTCGTAGACGACTGGCCTCCGTATGTTACACGATGGTTGGAATGGCGTCCCCGTGGATTGGTCATCATGCCTGACCGCCCGTGGAATCAGGGATTCAATCACCCCAACGTATTCCGCTACACAGGCACGGAAGAAAATCACGCCGATATGCTGCTAAGGTTGCCGAATTAACCCGCCAACTGAACTAATGCAATGGTACCGTTGCCCCCATCACCGCCGTTATTCCCGGGCACAATACTAGTACCTGCACCCCCAAGACCGTGGGCGCCCCCAACAGCTGCCGATGCCCCCAACCATCCAGAAGAGTCATCAGTCACAACAATGACATATCCAGCGCCGCCGCCGCCGCCACCGCCGCCACCATCACCGCCGCCAATACCTTCCCCACCGTTGCCGCCTGCGCCACCATAAGAAGTAATTTCCCCATCTCCGGCGATCCTTCGGGCGCATATAATGACAGGGCCCCCGCTACTACCGGAACCACCACCACCACCACCGGTACCAGCATTGTCAGCGCCCCCACCGCCGCCTGATCCACCAGCACCCCCATATACCAAAGTACCGTCTAATTTCCTACCCGTATTCAGAATAGGAAATCCAACCCACAAACCTGGAATCCCTAAGAACCCTTCTGCGGCAGTTAGAGAAGTTACTGAAGATGCCCCTATATCAGGAACAAGATTAGATCCGCCGCCAAGCCCTCCGAAATTCCCCAGGCTTGCAGTAGCCGCCGTGCCTATATCCCCTACCCCCACATTATGATCCTTCCCATCTTTACCAACAGCGCCCCCTGCCAAAGTTCCTGCCGGAGGTGCGGCGCCTCCAATACCTGCAACACCCGCAACCGCATTTGCCCCTGCGATTCCGTCATTGTTAATGGAGCCATAATTCGTAAGCGTGCCTGTAGCAAACAACCGGAATCCAGCCATATTCAATATGGCTCCTAATTCAACAACCCCATTGATCAAATGGATATCCCTAGTAGCGACCCATTTGACTCCGTCCCAAACAGCACCACAATTTGGTGTGTTTGCCCCCAATGCATCAAACATATTCCAAGCATCTGTGTGGTTTCCATCCCCTCCAGTCCCATAAAGAGACATCCAGGATCCCATGCCTAGCTTATCATTCGTAATTGCAGCGTTTGCAATCTGGGTAGCCTTGATTTCACCAGACATATTTACGCCTCCATCTGGAACAATATGTAATCACCATTAGCTACTACAGCACCTGGATCGGTAAGCACGAGAGAATAGAACCCCGTGTCAATTTGCACTGCGGTCACACCCAACGTAGCAACACTCTTGAATACCCCGGATGATAAAAGCTGAACCCCATAGAACGTGGGGTTGACAATTGACGGAAAACTCGCCACAACGACTTTCCCTGCCGCCGCTAACATCGTTATGTCATTGACTGTTACCAAGTAAGCTCCGGCAGACCTTTGCTTGACTGCGGGTAACGCTGACAACTGAGTATTCGCGGCAGATACAATAACATTGCCGCCACCAGTTACAGCGGAAGTTACGGGGTTTCCCCCTACAACAACCTTCAGCACGGCACCCATGCAGGCACCGCCCAGATCATGAACGTTGAATCCCCCAAGGGCATCCGCATTAATGGTAGCTACAGCGGCTGTAATCGAAGCTGCGGCTGTCCAGGGGGCTGGAGGTGCGCCTGACATGTCAATGTCAGTAGCAGTAAACGGCCCCACAGCCCTAAACGTATACGTGCGAGTACCCAAAGTTAGGGCATCCCCATCTATAATGTCATTGGCCCCAAAGTAAAATGTTACAACACCCGGAATGCCGTTGGTCTTGTAAATCTTGGAAACCAACGCAGTATCTGGAATGGAACCCGCCGCCACAGAACCGTCATGCCAGAAAATACCGTTGTGAGTAGTGATACCACTCACAACAAAACCCCCTACCCCCACAACATCATCAGGCAATACCGCGATCGTCGCCACCGGACCCGCTGAATTGTAGGATAATGCAGGCAAAGTCAAAACCCGAGGATCCGCACTACGGATTAGGATAGTGATTTCCTGGTCGACTTGATTGACAGGACGTACCACTGTCAATATGCCATCTCCAGTCATATCCGCCACGAACCGCTGTGCGTGGGATAGATCAATGGTGAAGTCTGTAACACTTCCCAAATAAATAGTCTTGGACTCCTCAAAGGGAGTTTGAGTTACCAGCGTTGTTTCAGGCATTGAGGCCCCCTAACCGTTGAATCGTGTTGACAATCACAGTACTATTCCCGTATCGCTGTATACGACCAGGGCGGCACCTGTAATATCGAGATACTCGAATGTTGCGCTCTTGAAGACGGACAACTTGCCCTCTTCATTTGATGCTTCAAACGCCATGCCGTTATACGTCCTACGTACACGTAGAGGGGTCACAAAGGCGCCCAGAGCGGCGGTCTTAATACCACCCGCCTCCATGTCCGATCCTACAGGCAATCGATACCGTTCCCCTGTTAGAATGGCCAGGAGGTCTTGTACCACTCCTGTAGAACCGCCAGTTGCGAATCCCGTGCCTGCTACGACCGCTGATAGATATGTGTCCAAGGCGAACTCAGTCATCGGATCGCCCGCCGTCAAATGTGCAGCAATGGATAGGGCTGCAGCATTTGCATTTGCATCCGACAATGCACCTGTCCCTAATGCCAACCCACCACTAACGATGTGATCCAATAGGTATGCAGCAATGCCATAATAGTCCGAAGTGATCGTAACGCGACCGCCATTCGTGACTACTGTGTCATTGGCAGGGTGAAACGATACGTACTTGGTTTGACCAGGAGGATCAACAGCAGCATTCCGAAGTGACGTGTTTGGCCACAAGTCCAGAATCTGAAGCACACCCTCAGGAATATCAGTACGACGAAAGCAAATGTATGGCATGGGGAGCCCCTTCAAACGAAGCCTCAGCCTCGTGCTATTAGGAGTTCCGTATAAGGAAGCTAACGAGCCTCTACAATTGACGGGCGCCCCACCTTCCGTTCATGCTTGATATCCAATTTGACCATCCACCGATCTATCGTAGCTTGTCCGACACCCAATCGTTCAGCCATTGTACGGATAGGCATGTTATCCGCCGCCATTTTCGCCAATACCTCAGGCGTTACTTTCTGCCGAATATCATAATGAGGCCCTTGGAACCCAAAAGGCCCAAGCTTGTATGCCATGCACTCGGGGACATGCGGCTTGATCAATTCGATGAATCTATCCGCCGTGTCCTCCCGTTCCATATGAAACTGTCCAGTGTTCCTGACCTTCAATTGCCAACGAGGTTTCAAACCGAACTTCTCAAATATCGACCACGCTACTTCCCTACTAGCATCATCAGCCCCAAATGTAATCCCAGGCCACCACCCGGCATAACCGTCATCCAAATACCATATAGCCAATGCGAACTCGTCAACCTTGTCCACAATCTGGGGAACCAACCGTTTCCAACCCTTGTGTTGGTCGACATAGAACATTTCTTGCCATTCATTTAGGGAATCATGAGCACAAGTGAACATGCCCACTTGAGTGAATCCGCGTTGATCTGGGACATCCACCACGGGATTCGCCCAAGGCCCCCACAAGGCAGCCTTCCATTCCAGATAGGGGCGTTGTGCCCCGCAATGTCTTTCTGAGTAATGAGTGGCATTGACTCGACGTACTAGCCTGCCGTCCCCTAACATAGAACCGACCAATAATGATTGGAGCCGCCCTTCTATCGGAGTGACCTCATTCCTTGCCCATCGGGGCAATGTTTCAATGCCATAACGCTTCCGCCATGACATCACCCGTTTGGGTGACCCCTCTAATACACGGGATGCGATTTCGGCATCCGTCAATTTGAGGTCGTGTACCAAGTGCCGAAGTTCAATTGCTGTCATGGGACATGGAATCGTTTTCATAGGAATCAGTGTATTCGATAATTCCCCGAAATGCAAGCATCCAAAACGCCAAAGGCCCCGGAAGTTTCCTTCCGGGGCCTTTGGGATTATTGCTCAGTTTGTTGAAAACTCAGCGATTACTCGGATTAGCGAGTGATCGTCAGACGTGCCAAACCACGAGGGTTGAACGCGCCAATACCCAAATTTTCGAATACTGAGAAGCCAATGGTACGTGCCTTGGGATCGTCAGCCGAAAGAACCGTCAACTCAGTACGTACCGGAATACGTCCAAAGTGCTCAGGCTCGCAGCAAACGTACACCGTGCCAACAGGAACCAAACGGCTCGTGATGACAGATGCGCCCCACAGGGTGGCCATCAAGCCCGTCTTCAGCAAGGTTGCCTGAGACTCGATATCCAAGATATCGCGTCCAAACTTCCTCAAGTCCGCATAATCGCGGGCGTTCATGTAAATACGTGCTACACGCAAGTCATGACGCTCGATCAATGCGAATGCATCAGCGAGAACCGCACCCGAGATGGGGGCGACTACCGGGATGTCCGGGTTCAACTGCGCCGAGAGGGAGTCGAAGCCCGCCGTGGCGATAGAGTCCAGGATTGCGAACACACGCTCGTCTTCAGCTGCCTGAATCTGAGCACGGGCCAAGTCCTGGGCACGTTCGATCAAGTCGAACCTACGTTCCTTGATTTGCGTCAAAGGAATTTCGGGATTCGATGCGATCTCGAACAACGGAAAAATGACACGCCTTGGCTTCGTGATAGCCAAGATGTTCTGACCTTCTTCACCGACCACGTACGCCGTAACGTCCGGGTCTTTATCGTAAATCGGGAGAGCGCCGTCAGGAAGCTGCTCTACCAAAAAGGTTTTCCGCCCAACAGCGGCATAATCGCGACGGGTACGCAGGGGCTGCGTCATGCTGGCTGCCAGCTTGACACGACCTGCAGGCGTCTTGATGTATTCGCCGATGATCTTCTGCTTGATTGCGTTGTTTACAGTACTCATGATGCTCCTCCTTAGATCCGCTGGTCGTAGACCAACTCGGTCTGGACTGCGTCAGGCGACATCTTGAGGACGCCGATGAGGGTTGAAGTTCCGGCGCCACCACCGCCAACGCCATTGCTGACGTAAGCTTCAGCCGAAACCGAAATGACATCCTGTGTCACCATATCGGCATCAGCAGTGTTGTGGACCCACATGGGCGTCAAGTAGCCGTTCAGGGATGCGATGAGCCGGGCTCCCGCATAGTACCGAATGGCAGTTCCCTGTACCGGGTTACCGACCGTGCCGATGATCTGCGTCTCATACAATGCGTTCCCGTAGGTACCCATGGCAGAAACGTAGGGGCCAACGCCTGAAGCAACACCGGGGGTGTTCTCGAATGCGTTACCAACAGCGCTATTGATGAAACATCCAAGGGCCTTGAAACCAGCCTTCTCTTCAAATGACATCAGGGCGAGTTCGGTAGCGGTCACGGGACCACCAACGTAGTTCTCGCCATCACGAGCGCGGGAAAATGCAACAGACCCGGACAGAACGCCCGACTTGGTCTGATTGACGCGAGTTGAAATTGTACCTACCGTCGTAATGACCGGCGGGTTGCTCTGGGTAAACGAATCGTCCGTGAGCACGCCGATGCTGTTGCGGATACCCACATTCAGCAAACGCAATGCGCTTGAGCTCTCCGTCCAACCGCCCGATGCCTGTCCAAGCAGTGGCATTTGATGCCTCCTATTGGCTGCTCCCTGTTTACAGGGGGCGGAGGATGTCCTCCGATTAAGCCCCCGCTGTCACCATGACTTTGGGGTTGTCTGGGGTTTTCACCCCGTTCAGTACTAATAGGGGTCTCATAAGCAAACAACCGAAACAAAATGCCCAAAAACGAACGACCCGGATAAGTTTCCTTATCCGGGTCGTCGTTTAGGTTCACACCTATTTAGGGGAGTTTACCCCTAAATAGGGCCTTAGCCGTTGAAAACCTTGGAGACATCAGGTGCCGATTCCCACAAACGGGAGAGTTCGTCAACTTCACCGCCAGCCGAAGCCGTACGGGTCAATCCACCCACAGTGCGAACGCCGGTCGAAGCCTTGCGGGGCTGCGGACGCTGCGATGCAAGGCGCATGGCCTTCTTTGCAGCAGGGGAAGCATCCTCGTCTTCGCCTTCATCCTCATCCTCAGACTTCTTGGCCTTCTTGGATGCAACAGGAGCTTCCTCCTCTTCATCCTCATCCTCAGCCTCATCTTCCTCGGCGCCATCATCCTCATCCTCGTCCTCAGACTTCTTGGCCTTCTTGGATGCAACAGGAGCTTCCTCCTCTTCATCCTCATCCTCAGCCTTAGCGGACTTGCCGCCGAAGATCGATGCCAACAGCGCTTCGTCATCGTCGCCGAGAACGTCATCGCTACCGTCCGCGAGGCCCATCGGGTCTCCCGTCATGCCGAACATACCGGCATCATCACCGCAAGCCTTCTTGCCTGCAGTAGGAGCATCCTCCTCATCTTCTTCATCCTCGGCCTCTGCCTTCTTCGCCTTCTTTCCGCCCTTCTTAGCTGCAACGGGAGCTTCCTCCTCATCTTCTTCAGCCTCAGCCTTCTTGGACGCAACAGGAGCTTCCTCTTCAGGTTCCGCCTTCTTGGCCTTGAGTGCCTTGAGCTTGGCAGCCTTCATGAAGGTAGCTTCCATCTCGGAAAGCATTGCAGCCTCAGCGGGATCAAGTCCAGCTACGGTTGTAACAGCCGCTACGACAGGCTCAGGGGACAACGCATCAATAACTTCTTCCGAAGCCAGGATACCATCACGGTCAGTATCCAGGGCAGCGAACAGATCCTGCGATCCAACCCACTCCGCCTGCATTACAAATCCGTCATTGTCCGTATCCATCGAAGCGAAGAACTTGCGTGCAGCCTTGCGAGCGGCAGCTTCCTTCTTTTCCTCGGGCTTGTCTTCGGGCTTGACTTCGGGTTCATCCTCGCCTTCGGCCTTCTTGGCTTCCTTGCGGGCTGCATCCTCATCCTTGGCCTTGGGGGCCAACGTCGGACCCTTGGGGTCATTCTGGTCAGCCTTCTTGAGGCTTTGTACCTTCTCGGTCAAAGCCGAAAGGGCACCCAGAACCTCGTCCATTTCAGACTTCTTTCCAGCATCAGGGGCTTCCTCAGCCAACATCATGTCCAGATCGTCATCATCCATATCGCCAAAGTCATTGGCAGGACCACCGAAATCATCAAAGTCGGGTTCGCCAAAATCAGCCTGAGGAGCCATTTCCTCAGCCAAGAATCCTCCACCGATACGCTCCAATGTTGCATTGATGCGGGAATCCGACCAATCCATCATATCGAGCGCTTGATTTTCAACTGTATCGGATGAAGCCTTCTTGCCAAGCATGGCGCGAGCAATGCGAATGCACTTCTGTGCCTTGCGCTCCACGGCTGCACGCAAACTACGTGCTTCCTTGGGGACGCGGGGCTGCTCCTTGTGGGCAGGGTGATCCTGATCTTCCGTATCGTAGCCAGGAATGGCCGGGGGGTTACCCTGGGCATACGGGGGCTTCCGAACGTCCTCAGCCCATGCTGAAGGATCGCCTTTCTTGTAGGCCTCATAGGCAGGATCTGCCTGATGGGCGGGGTGGTCTTGATCCTCAGTACCGTAACCGGGGATCTGGGGGGCGGCAGACGCCGAACGTCCTGCCGCCCACGTCATGCGATTCCTATTGGTGCTCATCACTTTTCTCCTCGCTGTGGCGACTGCCTGGTATTTCCAGCCTTTCCCGAAGTACATCCCCGTGAAAGAAGTTTGCCAAGACGAATTAACGTCTTAGCCTCATCCATGTTGGGTTCGCGTCCCATTGCCAGGCGGCAGGCATGAATGAAGGAATTAGCAGAACCATACCTATTGGAACCACCGACCTGCAGTGCAGTGCGATAAATTCCAACGGGGACAGTAATGCCGATTTGCTGATTGAACACCGCCACGCGGTTGATCAGGTCAGCGTCAGATGATGCAGTACGGACAATATCGTCCAATCCTGCCTGATATGCTTTGCGTGCCATTGAGGCTTGCTTATTGAGCGTCTCGTTGGTGCTGCTATTTCCAGGGGCTGGCGGGGCCAAATCCTTCTGGAGACGATCCTGCACTCGAGTAATAAGATGGTTGTAAACCGCGTCCTCTACATCCTTGAATGGAGTGGGCGGCGCTACAGGTGCTGCCGGGGCTACTGGAGCCGGGGCCTCAGGGGCTCCGTCCTCATCTTCCCATCCAGCAAAGAAATCATCGGATGCATCCACATTGATTCTGCCCGTACGTGCCGGGGGTCCAACACGGGATACTATCACCGCATCAACAGGGGTAGATGCCGCCTTGAGGCGATCATCCTTCGTCCACTGAGGAGGAGGAGTTGACAAAACCTTCTTAGCCTTCTTCGCAGTCTCAGGGCTAAACTCTAGAACGTTCCGAAGCACTGCCCCAGTAAATGCAGGCGTGCCAACCCAGGATGCTTCAATAAACTGTACGCCGCCTGTTGGTCCTAATGACTCATGGCCACACAGTTCCGCAATACGATGCTTGTTGCCATTCTCGTCAAAGAACGTGTTACCCTTGGCATATTTGATGTGAGGGCACATCTCCGTTTCATCAGCAGCCCAATGTCCACACTTGGTGCAAATAGTCCCGTCAACAGTGCAGCCCATTGATAGGGTGCCCATTTTTCCGGACTCAATAGCCTTGACCAAATCTTCATGCTTGCGATCCGTGGCAATCAGGATATCCACATAGATGGAATCCCCAATGTCACGTGCCACGGCATCAATGATTCTGCCCTTGGACAATTCTTCTACTTGGACGTGTTCAACGAAATTATGCCCGCCAACGAATGTTTGGTAGGAAGACATCAATACAGGGCGATTCCAACAATCCATGTTGTTATTGATGAATTGATCACTCGCAGGCTTAACACGGAAATCGCTAAACTTCCGATTAACCCGGAACCCATCCTCCATTACGGAGCCCGTTTTGATTCCCTGGGGTGAATAGGTATCTACCGACGCAATAATTGTGGCATGCGTTAGGAGATAATTATTCGGATTGAATGTCTCACCGAAAAATTCAGATGCCCGATCTACAAGGGATCCGCTTAGATCCCCTTCAACCTTGGCGTCTTTGCTTCCAGCTGTCCGGATGTTACTCCATTCAGTTTGGGAAACGTGTGGGCGAACTACCTGAGCACAGGCGTACTTCATGAATGCCATGATTCAGCCCTCCAATCCGATTTCATCGGTCTCAGGTTCCGAGTAATCTGAGTGCCCTATGATGTCACAGGGCTTGATCAAGAACAGGCACTCAGGGCAAGCTAGAAGCCGAACGTTTGCCCCGCCCTCTCGTTTGTACGAAGCAGGGCGCAGAAAAACAGTCTTGCAACGAGGGCAATTGAAATTGCCGCTATCGACTTCTTCCTGTGTTGCCTTGTGCTTCCGATCACGGGCTGCCCAGTACATCGCCTGTTTGACGAATGCCTGGGCAACCCGGTCGGAAGAACCTCTTTTAGGAAGCGGAGCTTGTGGGTAGGGGTCATTAGGCCCGCCATCTACAGGAACCGTTCCCGCACCACCAGGAATATTGTCATGGCCCATATTGGAAGGATTGTAATCGCCTGCTTGGTTGAAGTACTGCTGTACATCCTCAACAGGAACTCGTTCCGATCCATGGGGCCACTCAACATCAATCATGCCAATTGCGGGATAGACAGCCATTACACGGCCGTTCAACCCTTCATTCCCGAGAACAAATGGATATACGATATCGCCAACAGCAAACTCGGAAGCCCGCTGCTGGTAATCGACGTACGCCGCTATTTTGTTCCGTGAATTGGTCATGTATAATTGCCTCAATTAAGCCAACAGATCAAATCCGTGGGCCTTCTTGCCGCCTTCCTTGGCATCTTCCTTCTTCTTATCTACGTTCTTCTGGAACTGCGGAGGAACAACACCCTTCTTCGGGGGTTCTGCCTTGGGCTTGTCCTCGCCCTTATCCTCTTCACCCTTATCCTCGCCCTTGTCATCTTCCTTGCCCTTGAGGAAATCCGGCTTCTCGTCCTCGGACTTCTTTGCCACGATCTTGTTGGCAAGGGCTACCATCGAAGCAACCTTCGTTACATCGTTGACATTGGCAAGGTGTGGCAGAATCGTAGCTACAGCCTTCAAGGTGCGATCAGCCTGATCCAAGCTAACGGTTCCCGTCTGCACGCCCATCTGCACGTCCATGACGCTATGTGCCAACTTGGCGACGGCCATCGGCAGATTGCCCTTGCCGCCCAAGTGTGCTACTGCGTTCTGAAGACGGCCACATGCCGTTGCAAGACGGGCATCAACTGCCTTCTTGCCAACTGCTGCATACTCGGCCTGCTTACCAACCTGAGGAGTCTGCTCCTCGAGGTTTGTCGTCATGCCAAGGTCTCCGTCCTGAACACGCTCGCGAAGCTCGCGATGCTCCTGCTGCGTAAATTCTGCCTTCATGTAGGGCTCGTCACTGTCACCCTCCAAAGGTCCGCCATCCTCTTCACCGATGGTCTCTGGATCAAAACCTTGCTCTTGGTTCACATCCAATTCGGTAAGTGCCTTGCGATCCAATCCAGCCTGACGCTCTACAGCATCACTGATTAGGTCACAACGATAAGCGAAGTCCATTGCGATTCGTTCCGGAACCCCAAGGGTGGTGAACTCTTCCTGCATAAGACTCGCGATACGGTCGAGGGCTGCCGTGACGGTCCTTGCGCCCTTTTTGGTCATATTTGCCATTTGATTGCTCCTGCGATATTGGCTAGGCCGACACGTCTGGGCGCAACAAGGCCCCACGCTCTCTATGCCTGCATTATAAGGACACTATCGAGGGAGATTATGGGGGTTAGCCATTATTTCCCTATTTCACCTCTGTTGTCTCATCCAGGTCATTCGTACTCGACCTTGATATTGTGAGGTTTTACCTGGAGAAGACCCTGAGGAATCTGCACCCCCCATTATCGCCCCCATACTCTCCATAAACTCATCTGGAGTCATGTCCTTCATGCGCTCCCGAGTTTCTGGCTTTGCGTGCTCAAGAAAGTCCCTCATCAACTCGGCGGGGGATTTATCCTTGATTTTGTCTTTGTTGGCAGCGTGGAATTCCTCAATAGCGGATTTGTCTGCCGGGTGTACCTTCGGTATGGCAGGAGGCTCATCATCTTCAGGTGCTTCCTCAGGTTCTGCCTTCACGTACTTCTTATCCAGTTCCCCAACATCCCCGGTTTCAATAACACGCCGCATCTGTACTACCGATGGGTCATCATCCGGTGGATCCCAACCTTCTGCTTTCATCGCTTCCATCTGGGCTTTCAGATATGCTACACGGGCTATTGGCCCCTTTGTATCCTTGCACGCCTGCATAGCGGCAACGTCACTTCCTGAATCCCTTAGGCACTTCGTCATCTCATCGGCAGCCTTGATATATTCAGGGGAACTAGATGCCTTGTCATGAACACGGGCGTTCAATGCTTCCATCTCTTTGGGGCTAATCTTCTTGCGAGCCTTGGCACCGGATTCGGGCTTCGCTTCTTCACCCTTGTCCTCACCCTCTCCCCCTTCCGATATATCAAATCCGGCTTGTAGGGACGCATGACTGGTAGTCATATTGTCAACAGCCATGTCGTTGAGGAAATTCTTGAGGACTTCCTTTGCTTCCTTGGACACGTCCCCACTATTGAGTGCCCGAAACATCGGATCTTCCTTGGCGAACCCGTGTACAACAGCGATGTCCTTATCCTTCATTGAATCAAGGGCTTTCCTAATGCGTTCTCGTGAATCTGGGCTATAAAAGTTGTCAGGACTGCCCAACAATAAATCGGCTGAACCCTTGTCTATCATAGCCTTGGCTAATGCTACGTACTGCCGGGAAGGGCTAGGCTGTAGGGGTTTCCCATCAACCATAATGGGTTTATCCCCATTGGCAATTGCCGCTAGATTCAATCCACTTAGGACACTTTTCAATTCCGAATGTAGAGGGGAACCCGGTTTGGCCTTGGCTATCTCCGCTACAACATGCTGTGTTGCCGCATCCCGTTCCTTTGAATCTATATCACCACTCATGTATTGCTTGTATGCAGTGGTAGCACGGGCATTCAACTGATCTGGACTCTTCGGTTCATTATTCGCATCCTGTCCCCCAATGTTCACGGGACCAGAACGAACTACGGGAGGCTTCTTATCTTTGGGGGCCTTTTCCGCCGGCGTTGCTGGAGGCGTAGCCGCAGGAGGCGTTGGCGCCGCTGGCGCTGCCGCAGGAGGCGTTGGCGCTGCCGCAGGAGGCGTTGGCGCCGCTGGCGCTGCTGCAGGCGGGGCGGGAACCTCAGGGGCGGGAGTTGCCGCCGGTGCTTCTGTAGATCCTGGCGCCTTCGCAAGATCCCGGATGCCGGAAAGGGAATCGTTGCGAAGTTTTTCAGCCGCATCCATCATAGTTTGTGATTCAGCCTTCGCCTTGTCACTCTTAGAGTTTTCCATTGCCTTAGATGCGAGCCGCAAATCCGTAGTAGATTTGTTGAAATCCTTTACGGCTTTATCCAATGCGGGCTTATGCTTAGCGAGTTCGGGATCGGACTCATACATAGCATCAAGATCCTTCATGATGCCCCGTATATTCTTGCTATTCCCTTCCTCTAAAGCCTTTGCCAAATTGTCAATATGCTCCCCATGCTTCTTAGCAGGATCCTCTGTGGGTGCCTTCGCACCGCCCTCGCCTTTGTCCTCGCCGGTACCCTCAGCAGTCTCACCCTTGGCATAAGCCTCTGCCTGTTCCTTTTCCTCAAATGTCTCCCGGTCACCATCGGGGTTCTTAGCAGCCCAACCTTTATCGGTTTGCCACACTTCCCCAGGTTTATGTTCAGGTTCATCAGTCTTGGGCGTATCAGGGCCTTCTGGACCCTTTGGACCTTCTGGCCCCTTTGGACCTGTGGGTCCAGGAGGTGCTGGGGGCACTGCAGACCCTTTACTCAACACCCACTGATATGCTACACGCTTGTAATTCAAAGATAGATCAGGATCATCCTCAGCCCCACCATCAGCTACGGATGGTTTATCCGGGTCTACTCGGTGATTCCGAAGATCCTGACGTGGGGGCTTCGACTTTGGGGCGGGACGGATATTGGCATTCGCCGCATCATCCTCCCTCTCCGCATGCGTCTTGGTAGCTACACGTGCCATCCCCGTTGCAGGATCCAGTGATTCTAAGCACTGATCACATACACCCGTCACAGACAATCGATCCGAATGCAACCACTTAGGGCATCGGCACTGAATCACATTCCCACAGTAATGACATTCCAATCGGAAATGGCCAATACCCGACGCATGAATAGCCTTCAGCGTATGCCCTTTACGAATGAATTGAGCCAACAAGGCCCTGTTAATATCAAATGCGGCTTTGGAGAAACCCTTCTTTTCAAAGGACTCCGATACATTTCCATCCTTGAGGTATTCATCCTCAAGCCCCGGCACAAGATATTGGCTTCGCAACGTGGCAGATTCGTGTCCTACAGCTTCAGCCGTTTCATCCAATGCCGTCTTAAACTCACCCTTGAGTTTCTTTTCACGTTCCTTCTTATCGGTTGGGAGCTTTCCCCCCTTGGAACGGACGGCCTTGAGGCGTTCCTGCATTTCCGTATTAGCGTGAAACCCTCGAATGTCCTTGGCGGATATATCGAAAGGCTTCAGGTAAACGTTCACATCCTCCGCAGTGATACGGCAATCCTCACCCTCACATAGTGGGGAGTCCTCGCCCTTACCCTTCGTGGCATCCTTCAAGGCTTTGACTAATACTGCGTCTTTCACTTCCTTAACATGATCCACACCCGACTTGCCAACATACTTAACGGTTGCCTTGCCCCCAGAAAACGTAACATGCTTCTTACGCCAACCGGTAACCCCGAAATGCCCTTCCTTGGCGGATTCATCATTGCCAACACGCTCGAAGGTTTCATCCATCAACCCGACAGCCAATGCCGTGTACCGAATCTTTTCATCATCAGACTTCAGGTCTTTGCGATACTGCGCCCGTAGTTTATCGATATGCCCTCGGAGCTTTTCAATTTGCCCCGCCTTGTCCTTGTTACGATCCGCAATCTGACGGTCACTATACTCATAGACGATCATATCTTCGCCGTCTTTGGTCTTGACCTTCTTCTTGTCCTGGTATTTGGCAGCTACTCGACGTGCAGCCATCAATCGAATGTATTCCGGAGTGTGCCCCACCAAACCTTCCTTACCATCAGCTAATAGCTCAATATCCCCCGCAATTGGGGGCTTTGGGGGTGCCTTGTCTTCCCGAATCTTGAATAGGTTGACAACTTGTTTCTTTCCGGTAGGAGTTTCGATTAGAACTGTTGGGTCGCCCTTCTCGCTAACCCCGAAGTCCCTGATTAGCCCATGCTTATTCTTGTATTTTCCGAACAGAACAGGATCCCCTTCGTTGACATTGAATACTTTTGCGATATGCACAGGCTGTTCCATGTATCGATTCGCAACTCGAACTTCTATGGACAATGCAGTCTTCCCCCTACGAGCCATCTCCACATGAATTCGGTTTTCCCACCTTGAAGCGGAAGTAGCCAGTACGGGGTCATCAAGCAATACCGTCCGTGCGGTATCCATTAATGTACGAATCTCCGCACCCTTGAGTTCGTATTTACGAATCTGTCCGGGCATATCGATAACTTTGCCCGGTTGCTCCAGGACATCTACAAATGCCTCGCCCTCTTCAGCACCCATCTGAACCGTGATTTCCCGAACGCGATCCTTCTGGGCGGGTGTCAAGAACCCCAAGCGCCTGCCCACGGGCATACCCAAATCCATCAAGTCAAACAGGAATGCCAAATCCCCCTTTCGTTCCGCCCAGTTTGCCAATGCCTCACGGAAGGGTTTATCCGACTGTGCAATGGACTTGACAACATCCAGCAATCCTAGTTTGTCCATTTCCAACAATGCACGTTTGCCAACCCCTGTTTCATAGAACAAGGTGATGATCATATTAGACAAATGCCCGCCAGGAATATTGCGGAGCTTGTCCTTGTTCTTCTTGATGGATGCTTCAACCTCGGGATCGATCTTGAATCCATATTTCAACAGGAACTTGATAGCCCGAATCATCCGGCTGGGGTCATCCGAGAATGTCTGGTCGGGGCTAGAAGGGCAACGCATTACCCCTTCCTGAAGATCCTTCAGGCCACAACCCGTCAAGTCCAGGATTTCCGCTTTATCCGGCCCATCCGCCAAGTCATGCATTCTCCACAATAGAGTGTTGAATGTGAATTCACGACGAAATGTGTCATCCTTGATATTGGCTGGGGCGACTGCATCAGGCTTATAGCCTCCCGCATAGGATTCAGTACGGGCATTTGCAATCTCAATGACCTCACCCGATAGATTCTGTCCCCCGACTTCCCAATCACCTTTGATGGTGAGGATTGCCACCCCATAGTTATTGGTTGTCAAGTTCGTGTCAGTTGGGATTGCCCGCTGCAACTGCTTGGCAAACCATTCCGAATCCTTACCCTTTAGTGCTACCGAATCAATGACGACATCGATGTCCTTGATAGGTTCCTTGATGATGAAATTACGTACAGCCCCACCAACAACGTAGACATGCTTGGATACGCCCAGCTTTGTAGCCACGTTGGACAGGAACTTCATTAGTTCTACAGATACCTGATGTTGCATGGCGTCTACAATACGGGAGGCCATTCGGGTAGGATTCCCAAATTCCACTACATGAACCTTGGGCAAACCCCATATCTCGATGCCATCGAACGTCCAATCCCCCTGCGGAAGGATCCCATCAAATTCGGTTTCCAGGCCGTCTAGGTATGCCAAGGTGACGTGCGGGGAGTAGACCAGGGGAAAGTAGTCATCTACATCAAATCCGGCGCCCATGAGGGCATCCCGGAGTTTCCACCGCAATGCAGCCAAGTCATGGCTGTACCGAACTCGCATAATCGCGACTCGCCGTTCCTTGTCGGGTTGTGCAAAATAGTCTGGCCCATATACATGGGCTTTCACACCACCCCGAATTTCAGCCAATACACGAGATGAAATATCCAGGAATTCGGATTCCCGTTCCTTGGATACGGTGCCTACATACAGGAATGTTGTATGTGGGACGGATTGATCCTCGGACCCAAGATCAGGAAACTGATCCCCCAATTCTTTGGATAGAGGGATGAAGAACCCTACACCTGTGCCGTCACCGGTTTTCTTACCGTCAGACGCACCCGCGTATTTATTCCAAGCTGTGATCACAGGAGACCTCCCTAGGGGAGTCCAATAGACTTAGAACCGAAGTTCTAGAACCGTTCCGTGCCCTCGGCAGGCGGCTTCTTGTACTTCAGGCCCAAGTTCCCCGCGACCTTCTCTGTGATCTCGGTCGATTCAACCAGAGCTTCACCAACACGGCTGTATGCCGCACGGACAACTTCATTCATCGAGGAGTCACTCAATGTAAACAAGTCGTTCTTCAACCCTTCGGCTGCCGTCACAGGATCGATGTTCAGCAGATCCAAAATGACATCGATTGGAATCGAACCCTTCTGGTACAGGCTGAATAGTGCATCATAGGTGTCCGCCGTATCCCGAAGCGCCAACCGTGTAAACGTCAGCTTCGGAACAATGACCTCAAGGATCCCATCTTCATCTTCTTCAACGAACCCCATGCGAGCGCACATTGGTTTGAAGAAGTATTCCTCAACTAGATCCTGCAGCATTTCGCGAAGTAGCATAAATCTAGTGTTGATAACCTCGAGGTGAATACGATCGCCGGAGTATGATGATTCACCGGATAGCAAACTCTCCGTCACACCTAGACCGGCATACAACTGCCTATCCGTCAAGTCATAAACCCATGACCAGTCAGGCAACCGTTGATCCGCACCCATTTCCTCCCAGTTGACCTGGAAGTTGGTGATGATCGAGTAATCAGGGTCTTGCAATGCAAGGTCAACCTGTTCACGCAAAGCGTCCGTCTGCTCATCAGACATGTCCTCAGCATAGATCAATCGATAGGGCGTCATGTGACGCGACGCAATGCTAGTCAAAGACTGGCGAACCTTGTCCCGGAATACCAATGTCCGGAGGCATCGCTGAAGGATGGACTTGCCACGCGGCTCATAAGGGCTCCGCTTGCGAGCCATGAAGTGACAGAAACTGCCTGCTTCGGGATCAGTATTCAGTGGGACATTCCGCCCTTCAGCTACAGCCTCCACAATTTCAATCGGCATCGAGTTGGCAATACGCTGTGCTTGAGCATCCCCTTGACGGGCGCGCTCAATAATAGCCTTGGTCTTGGAGTCGGGCACTAGCTCAATGAGCTTCTCGTCCGTGAATGGGAATGACTCAACACGCACTTGCTCAGGGGGCAAGCATCGAATAGCTGTCCAACCCTTGTAATTCTGATTGAGCCACTTGATCTCGCGTTCATCTGCATCCTCGAAGGGTTCCCAACGCTCGAGGAATTTCCCGTCAGCTGTGATTTCCCGAATGGCTTGTTCCCGTACTTCACGGGGCATATCAGGATTGGTGTCCTCGATGAACAGCGCAACCTCACCAATCAGGTTCCACTCGTGAGTGACTTCCATGAGGCGACGTAGGAGCCCTACCTTCTTTGCCCACTTGGTGCAGAATCGCATTGACTTCTCAGCCAATTCCCGATTCCGTGCATCAGGCATGCCAACCCGAACCTTGGACAACGGAAGCTCTGTGTGCAAGTCAATCGCCTGCCCAACAAAGGGTTCGTAGTCATAGAAGAATCGGTAGTAGTTATGTTGTTCGTCAACAGACTGCGGTAGCTCGAGGAAGTCCGTCGATAGTTCAGGTGAGTAGAAATTACCGCCTGAACCAGCCTGGACACCGCCTGCCATCGGGAATGCGACTTTTGCCCGCATCGCTGTGGTGATGACTTTGCCGGGTTTGCCGACTGAAACACCAGGGCGTTGAGGGACAACCGCTACTTTGACGGTTTCATCAGGATTATTCTTGCGAGCCATAAATGCCTCTTGCTGCAATCAGCTTCTTCTTAGCTTCATCGGCAGTTCGTTTTGCTTCCCGCGATGCACGGAATGCTTTCAATCGATCGGAGTCCGAATATTCGGAACCCACACGTTCATTCAAAGGAACCACAGGTCTAATAGATGCAATCCTACCTAGGCATTGATCAATGATCCCCTGCGTATCCTTAGCACGGCGCAATCCCGATGATTCCGATCCATTACGGCGCCCTTCCGAAGCCATTTTCGAACATATATCCGCAGCGTGGCGAAGGGACTTTTCGGCATCCCGCAAATGCTTTCGCATTTCGATTTCTGCCAACCGAATCTGGTTCTCGTGTTGTTCCTGCTGCCTAGTCTGTTGATCAGCTTTCGCTTTATCTTGTGCTTCTTGACGTGATGTCACTTTGCACCCCATTCATAATGTTTGGTGAGCTTCCCAATATTGTTTGCTCTACGGACGATACGTTTGATCAAACCAATGTCATCAGGGGATCCATTGAACAGCCTCTGCCAGGATCCGCCCGCCTTGGAAAACACACGGCTTATGAGGTTAAATTCCTCAGGCACGTCCTCTACCTTACCACCCAAAAGAGATGACATGACCCGTTTGATGAATCGATGATCTGCACGGACAGGGGATTGTGGATCGGGTGTTGCCATGTTACCTACCTCGGGTATGCCCTCTTAGGCTTCGTGATTGTTGCCGGTCAGGGCTACTACCTGACCTTCGTGCTTGCATGGCCAATCTAACATTGTCACGAGATGAACCTTGAACACCACCCGCAGAACCTCGATGAGTTCCTGTCCGAACACCGGAAATCAATTTCGGTTTGGTCATATGATCCGAAGCCAACCAAATCATACGAACTAATGCGTCAGGGCGGTCGTCATGTTTACCTTCAATATTGGGGGCTTCTACCTTGATGACATACTTGGATTTCTTTTCTTCTTGAAGCTCCATCATTTCCTCAATGTAAGCACAATGTTCCTTCCCATCCTCAATAGGCCAATCGTAAAGGACAAGGCGCTTGTCCCACATCATATCCTTGAAATTCTTGTAGACTTCCGAGTTGATGACATCCGTAAAATGCGTCCGCTGGATCTGATGCAATCCTCGCTTTGCCAATGCCTGCTCGAATGGAATTCCGGCGTGCTGGTCAATTACTCCATGGGCAATAAAGTACTTCTTGGACAACCGTTGAATCCAATCCGCTACTTCCTCAAAATTGAGGGTGTCCACATTTTCATATTTGCCCTCGCCCGCCTTCATCTGGTCAATGAGGTCCAAAACGATAACAGGCCCCCGTTCCGAGGATTCCAAATGTCCAATAGCAACAGCCGTCGCGTCCCCCTTTAGGGCCAAGTCGATTGCGATGAAGTGCGGACGGCGAGCGGGGATTGCTTGTCCAGGCCTGTGTGTCGGATCAATACAATCAAACAGGTCTTGTGGACGATCCAGATAGCCTCGAGTACGGTCGGTGAACCTACCTCCAAACTCCGTGAAGAATGACGTGGCATCCTTCATATATTCACTTTCAAAAGCCGAAGCCGGAAGGGTTGGGTTCACTTCCCAGGTTGGCGCCTCGATACACAACATATTTCCAGACCCACGGCCACCCTTCATGCCCTGCTGAAAGAGCTTGTAGAACATCCCCTGCTTGCCCAAGGGGGATGAAATGGCAATGATACGGGCTTCTACGTCCCCAATAGGTCGTTTGTAGTTCTTGGGATCCTTATGCGAGAAGGTCGCCATAGACGGCGTAACCGCCTTGTAAACAGATTCAGCGGAACTAGATCCCGATTCCTCTGTAAAGTGCGCCATCTCGTCAAGGATAACCACGATGTTACCAGCACCACGAAGGCCTTGGGCAATACATGACATGAAGGTAACCTTGAGGGTCGCCTTTGCCGTCGCATCGTCAACATATCTGCCATACCGTTCCACATCTTTAGGCGTCTGGAATCGGGCGTATGTCTGTGTATTATTCGCGGTATAGGGGGAGAAGAATCCGCAATTACGGAAGTGGCTCGATACCTCCTGGTAAAGAAGTCCTGCCTGATCCTTTCCCGTTGCGACAGAAATGATCTGGATGTTGTTACCAGGGGGCAACCCGTAGTACTCCTGAGGGTTCCCCTTCAGAATCAACTTGTACGTTTCATAGCCCGCGATAATAGCCGCGATGTAGGTTTTGCCGGAACGACGTCCAATGGACAGAACCAATTCTCGTCGCTCGTGGTCTACCTCAGCGATGTTCGCCCGACCTTCTGAATACAGAAACCGTAGATATCCGGCCTCCGTCATATACCTAGGATTGGATCGATCCCAATCCGTTATGGGCACGCGATTCTTGTAATGAAGGTAATCTAGACTGTTTTCGTCTAGATCCGTAATAATATCATAATCAGGATGATCTAGTGGAATAGGATCATCCAATGAAACCCCATAAGAGTTGTCATCTAGCTTAAGACCGTAATGGGCCTTGAGGATGATTTTCTGTACGGGGAAAAGGGATAGCCCTAGCCCCCAATCAGGAGACTCCGCAAACTCAATTACGTTGGCAGGTTCCCGCTTGACATTGTTAGTCGCTTGGCTGACGCCAAGAATAAGCTCGGAGAAACTCAAACACCCTCCTAGACCACATGCTTCATGCGGTTACGGGCTTCCGCTTCCCATTCATCTCCCATCATCTTAGCGAGCTTCGCGAAAACGGTTTCCACCATTTCAGGGCGTGCCCCCGAGCTAGACATGGATTCTTGAAATGTTTCCATGATGAATTTGAGAAGCACCCGAAACGCGGGAGAATTCATATCAATGCCGCGTGATGAAATCTGGTCCTTTCGCTTAAGCCACGTATCGGCAATCGCCTTCAACGCCCCAATACGACGTACAGACAATTCACTAGTTTTTTCCCCATTTTGTTCAGCTCTTGTCCGCTCAAACCCAATACTGGCGGCTTCCTCGCCTAGAGCCATGATAATCTGATGAAGAACATCAGGATCCTCAGGCTTCTCGCGGGCAATCTTCAATACAGGATCGTTCAGCATAGCGTCACTTTTGAGTTGAATGACGGCGGCTGCAACACGATTAACGGGTTCCATGACTACAGTCTTAGGACGCCCAGGGTTCCCCTTCATAGATACCGGGACACCTTCCTTGTTGACCTGAATCTCATCCTTATCGGTAACTTCGTCGAGGGGCTTGTACTTACACTTGCCCATTTCATTCTTGACCTGAATGTACTTTGTGCCCTTGGGCACTTTAGCCATAAGATCATCGAATCGGTCAGTTGCCTTTGTCCTCTTGGTTGGCATGGTTTCACCTAGTGCGTGAACACCGGAGGCCCTGCTACAGGGACACCCTTTGTTAGGTAGCCATTCCCCGTAAACAGGGTGAATGACAATACGGTGCTATGTTGAATTGCCCTGAATTCTGTGTCATCAGCGGCATGGATATAATTTACGGTTACTACGTCAACAAGAGCTGTCGCAGAAAACCCCGGAACTCGAGATATTGCGGCCGCAATATTTGTAGCGGTATCCGCCGCCGCCGCCCCGATTAGATAATCGAAGTTGTTGATGAGGCGGTAATCCCCCATAATCAATTCCGCAGTTCCAGGAAATGTATTGTCGGCAACCTTGAATGACCCAGTGGCCTGGACAGGCCCCGTATTCGGGGTGATCATCATGCCATTACCAAGGGCTCCAGCATCACTCAAAATCGGGCCTTGTGTAACCGTCTTCCTATTTGGACGAGGGCGCCCCAGGACGCCCGGTACTGCGGGATCCGTTCCGTAGGGATACGTATTGAGGAGCATCTTAAACCCCCCAGCTGATTTGACGCCCTTGTTATTCATCACTCCACCTCCATCCCACCAAACGTCAAGTCCCCAAGAATCTCGATGTGGTGTTCATCCGCAACCCGAACGTCTTCGATACCCTCATTACGAAGGTCGAATTCCTTAGGGTTGAACAAGGAAGCAGTGACTTCCGATTCATCCGCATTAGCCAGTTCAATGGCACGTGCCTGATACTTCTTGATGTTCTTTACAGGAAGCTCCTCCCTAGTAGCGAGCTTCTTGTTGTACTGCGAACACACACCATCCGCATTGGCGAATGTGCATCCCGCACAACGGGACATTGCCAGGACATGCTTGATACCATTGGCACGATGCTTCAATGCGCCTTCTTCGCATCCCGTGGTCCCATTCTTGGAAGCGTATGCCGCAGCATCTACATACAAATGCCCCGACAACCCCTCATGCGTTGCCCGAAGATCCTTAATGTCCTCTCGTGCGGCCTTACGGATTGGTAGAGGGAACTTGACCTTGAGCATTTCGCTCAATTCCTGCCCCATAGAACCTTCAGCCATCTTCTGCCGCGCCCAACGGCGTAATGCACGGAATTCATGCTCCGTAATATTGGGAGTAACCTTGGACACCTGTTGGATTGCCGTATACTGAGTATCAGCATACTTCTTAGCCGGAACGGCCTCAGGCATCTTCTTCCGATTGTCAGGCAACTTATCCAGGCTATTTGCGGCCTTCTTTGCTGCCACCCGCTGCTCAATGGCATCATCACTATTGGCAGCTTCTTGCGCCGCCGCCCGTTGCTTGATAGATGCAATACTAGCCTTGGAGAACTCGGCCTGAGCCACAGGGCGATATGCAGTATAGGCATGACCCATGTACGACTTGATATCCGGGACTTCAACCGAAGCCTGACGATGTTGTCGTGCCATCTGGACAGCCGCAGCAATCAAGCGCTCCAATTCTGCCACAGGACGATTCATAGACTCAATCCGCCCACGTTCCTCGGCAGTCAAAAGCCCTGACTTCACAACCCGTCCCAGGTAAGCGCTGAACTTCCGCTTGATGTTCGCCTCAACCCCCGCCTGTAGCTCATCCAACGAACGCAATGCCGCCTTGCGGGCGTGCATCGCTGTATCGGGCAATGTCGTACCGTCTCCATCGTAAACGCGATATTCGCCCGTTGCCGTAACCAGGGCGGCACCTACTTCTAACAGTTCTTCTGCAGAAGCTCCGGAAGCATTCAGCTGAATAGCATCGGACTGTGTGATTTTCCCCGCCTGAACCCACCGTGCAATCCGAACCAATGCAGCCTTTCGCTTGGTTTCCAAAGATTGCTCTTCCGCTGTCTTCGGCAAAGGCGCCTTGATTACGGGAGCCTTGAGCGCAGCTTGTGCCTCGGCGTGGGATGCAATGACAGGCTTAACGACTGGCTGGAATTGTTCTGGGACAGAAGCCTTGGTCGGGCCGACCCGGAATGCTCGACGCAGAATGTCCTTAGCATTACCTACGGATGCAACCTTATATCCCGATGCGGTCAATCGTGGTGCGTAATATTCTAGAGCTTCCTTCCACGGAATCTCGGATACCATCACCATTCCGAGTTTATCGGCTACAGCTTGATCCTCCGTAATAACGTAATGTGCATCATGTGCAGACTTATGGATCTTGTCCAACCACTTGCCATTCTTGATACCCGGAAATGCATTGGCACGAATGAATACCTTGCCAATCAACCCATGCTCTTCCTTGATGATCCGCATAGCCGAAGCCGCACGGTAGGATTCATGCCCTAATGTTTCCACCAATTCAGCATGGATGCTATTAATGCTTTCCCCGTAATGTGCTCGACGCAAGGCCCGAAGAACCGCGTGTTTTACTTCCTCCGCAGTCTTCCCACTTTTCGCAGGAGCCTTCAAGGAGGCTTCGTAATCCGCCCTTTCCTTGTCAGTATTAGGAACAATGGTCAAACCATTGGTAGGGCGATTCCGACCCCAGGCTTTCTCCAATTGTGGGATAGAATTGAGCTTCTTCTTGTTGTTGGGGAGACGCTCGTGATCGGGCTCCTGAGTTGGATCCATCCATTGAAGATCGATAATCGAGGAATCCCTATCCAAGCCGCCTTCTTCCGCTGATAGCATGGCGGTCATGTTAATGCCCAAGCCACTTTCGCTATCATCTGTCAAGTCCTGAAAACTGAGGTCTTGGCCCGCATCTACAACTAGACCATCCGGCAATCCGGACAACCCTCGAGTAGTAGGTAGACGACCTCCATCCTCAGGCCCTTGATTATCGGGTTCATCAAACTGAAACCCATCCAATCCAAAATTGTTGCCTGTCGTGAATGTAAACTCATCAGCAGGGAGTGCCGATTCGCCCAGAAATTCAGTCCAGTCATTAGTTTTCTTCATCATTATTGATCCCTCTCCTGGAGAAGATACCGACTGGCGACACGCAAAGCACCAAGATCGGAGGATCTCTTATGGCGAGCCTGCTTCCGACCTGCTCCGGACGGGCCTTGGGGTTCCTCATCGTCGGCATCCATTTCGGATTCTTCCTTCTCCGCATATCCTTCAGGGTCAGCCCGAATTTCATCCACATCCATCATGATATTCTTCACATCAAGACGTTCACGAGGGCTCTGTTCAGTTATCGAGGGATTCCAGTGGGGCGCTTTGATTTCATCGTGAATAGTATCTGTAAATGCAGACAAAGCTTCTACAACATTCATCAACTGCCGACGCATTTCAGCGATCTTCTGAATATAGCCTTTCCCGCCCAGGCTTCCATCAGGGCTAACTTGCGAGGACTTGATACGGGCAAAATCATCATGTGCAGATAGAGCGTGCCCCATTGCCAATAATGCAGCACGAAGAATCTTGGCTAACGGCTTGAGATTCTTCGAATCATACTTGAAATCCTCGGAAATAAGCCGTTCTGAAGGGCCAGGAGATCCCCAACCCCACTCATTTTTATCGCCGCCACGATCCTTAACGAATCGGACTTCGCCGGCGGTCTTCATCCGTCGCATGTGGCGTGCTGCAACTTGTTCTACTATCCGGTCACTCATAGCACTCCTCCACACCTCTCAAGATGGGTAGGCATAGGAAGATAACCAATCAGATAATCCCTAGCACCAACATCCAACTTGGACTGCCATCTGGACCATAGCCATCCGGCTCCACTCGTTTCCCGGTCGGCGTCAATGCAATGGCATCGTTGGACCATTTCTCCATAGTCTTTACACTAGGCGCCTTGAATCCAGAAACCTGATCTGGCAATCGGGAAATCGAAGTCTTCATTGCATCCCGAAAATAATCTCGTCCCGAGGGGCCATTGAAGTTCATTACCAATTGGCACAAACGGGCGCCATCAGGATGATGTTCCCCTAGAAACACAACCGTTACCTTCGTCCCTCGTGGAATCACGTCACCACTCTTCAACCGGAGATCCTTCTTGATGGTGCGATCCGCTGCCGCATCCTTCAGCAATGGGACAATATGTGCCCGTAGCTCAGGATTGGCATGCGCCAGCCGCATTAGGTCTTCCCGCAATTTGTCATTCGAATTACTCATATTGCCCTCGCAGGTTAGACCTTCAATGGTTTGCCCGTATCATCGAATAACCGGTTAATGATGTAATTATCGCCCTTCTGGCTAACAGACCAAAGATCCTTCGTGGCCTTGTGTACTAATTCCTCGCCACGTCCTGCTACGACAGAGAACAAGGAAGAAATATCGCCGAGGCTCGAGACCACCATTCGCACATTGTTAGCGTGCCTATGACTCGGCCCTGCCAAACGAAGATGCTCCGCCATGATTGGAATAAATTGCCCGTCATCCCATGACACGAACACTCGACCGTCCAAGTCTGTTCGGGGGCCATCAGCCGTCTTAACCGTGACGATGGTTCCCCCAAAGTTAGGATCGGGGACGCTGGCGTAGGTCAAAACCGAACCCAGGTTAGCAATGAACCGAACTCGGGTTCCGGCATTCTGTGGGAGCATGAGGGCGGAAGCTGCCCGACCCTGATCCGTCAAGGATTGCATCGAAGTAAATGCAGATCCACCCAAGGCCTTCGCCATCTTGGGTTCCCCATTCAGAACCAAGTCTAGAACCGTGCCTTCCTTGAGGAACATCTCGTTCGTCCAAGCGAAGTCATCCCCATCATCGGGACCGTAGCCCCCATTCTTGATGTTATCATAGACTTCATCAATCAAGCTAGGATCATCGACAAGGTTATTCAATGCAGCCTTCAACGATTCGCGTATTTTCTTTGTACGATCCGACATGGTACTCCTTTAGAACCTCGTAACCACCCAACCAGCATCCAAGGACACTGGAGCGGCTAGATTAATCGTGAATCCGGCAACGGTCTTATTTGTGACCCACCATGCGCCACCGGGATCCCCATTGAATTCCACGGATATTGCGTAATTGGTATCAGGGTGTGCCGAAACAAATGTCACTGCCTTGGTAGCTTCAGCAACAAACGTCACCGTACCTGTTTGCCGATTCTCTGATAATACGGTGCCTATAGCGGCTGTTATCACGCTGTGGCGGACATTGACTAGCTCCACTTGCACTGTATTTTCAAGGGCTAGGTCGGCGATATTTGCCCCAATGAAATAAACCGTTTGATCCCCTGCCACTACGACATTGCCCTTAGTTCCGCCACCTGTGAACACGAAGTCTCCTACTATGCCCGTCAGTGTTGCACGCAACACTGGATTCAGGGATGAACCCGTACCTACAAGGCATGACACCAAGCTTGTATCCGTCAAGGCCTGAACGGGCATAACCCCCGTGGAATCCAATATGACTTGAAGTGCCGGAATGGTGCAATTGGTCATCAACACCTGGGCACAGTTTGTAAGGTCAAACAAGGACAATCCTGTATCGCCTGTCTGATTACAATCGGTCAATGTGAGTACATTGATAGACGTTGCCCAAACGCCTCTATTTCCCCCAGGGGATACAGGAGCCAATTGGCAGTTGACTATTTCAATGCCCGCCGCACCAACAAGAGATCCGGCGCCGCCAATGATACGAACGCATGCATAGGCGTCATGTGCATTAGATATGTAGAGATTCTGGAAAGTCACCCGCTGAGGAATCGACCCCAAACCAGCCTGAATGATGACCGTGTGGTTAGCTCCCACACCATTAGGCGTATCCTCGGCAGATGATTTCAGATAGACGCCCCCAAGGCCCACTAGGAACACCCCATTACGAGATATGGTGATGGTTTCTTTGTAGACCCCTGGGAGAATCAAAACCGTGTAGGGGTTCAACTCACTAGCCCCAGCCGGGATTGCATCAATGGCTGCCTGAACGGTTGTGTATGCAGCCCCCGCCCCGGCCTTGCCTACTACCAATGTATTCTGAACGGACTGGAATCCAGCCAATTGTTTGATGGTAATTCCACCAGGAATCACAGCATCCACAATCTCGATAGACCCGTCCGCAGCCTTGCGAATAAGGCGAGTCCCCGTTGCACCGGGTTCAATTTGGACTTGATCTACTAGTATTGGATTCTGTGCCATTGTTCATTAATCCCAAAGGTAATTTGAGTCTAGCTGCTTGTGAAATTCATCCCAGGCCTTCTTGACATCATCCAATTTGGCCTTGAGTACCTTGTCTCCCTTGGTGACGGAATCCTCAGCAATAGCATCAACCAAGGCATATAGACCATCGCCACAATCATAGTACTTCTCACGAATCCTATGACCTTCGACTTCCTTCTTACCAGCCTTGGCAGCCGTTACCAGTCCGATATCCCATTTGCGTTCTAGTTCATCCATGGTCATCCTCATGCAAACACGTCATAGCCAACCGTAATCGTTTCCCCTGTCTGGAGGGTGTATCCCACAAGGATAGTGAAACCGGTCTTGGTCGGATTGATAACCCGGGCCTCGAAGAAACCACTAGGGGATAGAAGCACTCGATAGTTTGCTGTCTGGAATGCCGCGGCAAACGTCACTGCCTTCTGGCTGCTATCCGCATCTGTGATAATCACGGTGCCCGATGTTGTGCTGGCCTGCTGCGTAGCAACAAGCACAACATAGCTGACGATTTTGGGGCTGGGGACAGAACCATAGGCAGAAGCCACGGTCGCACGAAACCCTGTTATGGTTGGGTTCTCCATGACAACAAGAATGCCATCAGTAGTAGAGAATACAACTCGGTAATTGGTGTTGTTCAATATTCCCGGGGCAATTGGGACATCCTGATATGTCTCCCCCGTGAATGTAATATCCCCAGACGATACTGCAGTTTCGGATTGTGTCTGAACAACCACGCCCTTGGCAACCGTCATATCATCAATCACGAATTGCGGGACGCTAGTCAAAGCATCCTGAATCAATCCCCGTGGACCCCGAATATTCCGAATCGATACAAGCCCCTGAGAGTCCAATACCACATCAAAGTAGTAGGACTGACCTCCAGAAGAAGACGTGTACGTCGTTACAGACTGGGAACGGGACAATGCCATTTACCACACCCCCGTCGTCTCAAAGCCCCGAGCTTCTAGCCATACGTTCAGCGACATCAAGGCGTCTTTATTGGATGACCATACCTCGAACCCATCGAAGTCTTCCTTGACCCCCATATCAGGGAGTGCTTGAAGACCACTCATCGCGACTTTGCCATCCCGAAAAGCCCGAAGTAGGTTGGGGAGGTTCTTGAATTCAACAGCACCATAGAGCACACGAAGACGGTATTCAGCCTTCGCGACTCGCCCAACCCATCGGCGGGCGACACTTCTCGCCATAACTACGCGCTTTTCACTGTCATTTGCTTTTGGCATGAATGTACCTATCGTTGCCCTACGAGGCGGACGTGATAAGTCATTTACCGAAAACGCGGACTAGCAAACGCAACACATCATCCGGTCGTTCCAAGCGGGACGCTGAACTTCGCGGAGGATGTTGAGGTTTGCGCTGATGTAATCGAATACCGCGACGTATTTCGCAAATCGGGCATTACTTCGCATTCGGCTTAATGACCGGAGGAATCGGTGCCGTACCAACCCTTGACTTACATTGAGTTGTTTGGCGACTTCTGATTGGCAAGTGGTCTTCCACATCAGTACCATAATCTGTACGTCAAGTGGGTCACTCAGGAATCCAGCCATATCCTGGACTAAGGCACTTTCTTCTACACGGGGGATACTCAGGAGAAAACGAATACGGTCGGCGGCACGGGCGAGGCGGTAACAGACAGTTGGTTGGGACACTCCGAACATGGATGCGATATCTGTTTGCCGGAGTCGCTTGAAGTAGTACAAGTCCACAAAGTCCGCTTCCCTAGGTGGCAACATGTCTACTACTGAACGTACCCTATCTATCTGTGCATTATCCTCTTCACCGGGTTCCGAAAATATGGAGTCCATATACGAAATGCCGTCCTCCTGGGAGAATCGACTTTCCATATCCGAGGGATCAATTGTATGGTGACCAGACCATGATTGCATGGAAACCTCGCATTCTAGGTTATGCTAAAGCCCAAAAAGCACAAGGTTTTTGCCACATCTAATGGTCATTCATGTCGTCAGAAGACCGGGTAGCCTCTAAGAACACAATAGGGATTGTCGCTACTATTTCAATAGAACGCAACTTGATTCGTACAACCGCGGTTTCCCCGACCACTATCATGACCACGCCATCAAGGTTCCGATAGGCACCATTGATGACCCTGATATTTTCCCCGTTCGATATGTCCGCTGCAATCATCTGCCGAAGTTGAGCGCGAAGTTCCTCAATCTTTGAATTCTGAACCACATTGAGAGTTCGGATCTTGCCGGGAGTGGATATAATCTGATTCACGTAAGGTCGGCGTTCCAATGCGAAATACGTCGTATCGGGCAATCCTGCCCCCACAAACACATAACCTTCCATCAAGTGGAGGGTGATCGTTTTGTGCCCTTTTGGATAAACCGCAACCGGAATGAATATTGGGAAGTCGGCGTTCACGCCTAGATCATTACGAAGTGCTGACTCTAAATTGCCATCAACCACCTTGGTTTCCCCAAGATGGTTCAATTCAACGACTATCCAAGTTTGAGCGTCCCGTTGATCCAAGTGATTCCCCATCCCAATGAACTATTTGCATCGCCACTAAACTGCAAAACGTCGAAGGCTCTATTTCCGGCAACGCCCCCTTATTCCCCGGGGCGATAGAAACCGCATCTGCCCGTCCACCTACTGCCTTCGGATTCGGCTGTACCTCGCCACCTTTACCTTTCGGTGGCGGTGATCCCAATTTACCCGAGTTATGCGCCAAAGGTACAACGGGAGCCAAATGAGTCTGGGTGGAAATATTGCTATCCCTAACAATGGCGTTAGACTCCATAGGGGTTCGATTCTGAACTACCAGAATTGGGGTGTCGCCAATGACGGAGGCTCCGCTATAATGCAGGCTGCCGATATCACACAGCAACATTGCCTCAGTGGGTTTCCCTGGGCGGCTTGCAAATCGAGCCGCAAACCCGATCAAATTCTGTTGCTGAGTCTGACTCAATGCATCCAAACGCCCCGCGTCAATGTAGGATGGGGATTTCAATGCCCCGATACCTACCTGGTAGGCTAGCATCGCCATGTACGCCAAACGTTCGTAGCATGTCGCAGGCGATGATCGTTCCAGTGCCTGCTTGGCGTACTTCATGGCTAACGGCAGGTCTTTACCGATGTTCTCCAGGATGTCTACAAACATCAGGTTCAAGTCCAACCTGAGGTATTTGGCAACGTTATCCCTGTCAAGTTTCCCCAACATAGACACGCCTTCTACAGCCTTCAGCGCATCCCGGATATGGCATTCCGTAATCTCTGCTATGACTTGCAGCATGTCTAGATCATATTCAAACCCTTCCTTCTCACATATGGAAGCCAATCGCTTCGCGATCAATGCAGGAGTCACAGGTTGAATGACGAAGGTAGGGGCGCACCGACTGAAAATCGTCGCCTTCATCTTCTCGGGTTCCGTTGTACAGAAAATGCAGATCAACCGCTTTTCTTGGGTGCCAGGAATTACCTCTTCCAAGGGTTTCAACAAGGCATCCAAGGCGTCCTTGGATAGTTGGTGCGCTTCGTCAAACAGGTAAATACGGCGTTTGCCTGAAAACGTCGAGTACTGAATTTCCTCAGTAATCTTCTGCACGTCCGCTTTGCCTGAATTTGTCGCTGCATCTACCTCAACAAAATCCAAGGACGCCCCGGTATCCAGGATAGTCCTGCACGAATCGCATTCATCGCAAGGATCGCCTGAAGGCAAAGGAGTCGGGCACATCAACGCTCGAGCCATAATACGGCCCAGTGTTGTTTTACCCGATCCAAATGGACCCGCAAACAAATACGATTGATGCAATGACCGTCCTGTGGAAATGAATCTCCGCAGGATAGTGATAATTGCTTCTTGGCCTAACACATCATCGAATGTGCGAGGACGATATTTCGTGTCTAACGACATGATTTCCTTCTACATCGATGCCAAATGTCTAGCACTAGGGGGCCTTGGATCCGAAGATATCCTCAATGAGCGAAGGAGTCGGGGCGGCACCGGAAGTACGCCACAAACCATGCCGCTCAATCTCACCCTTGTAAAACGACACGTCAGGCGGAACCACTGAGAACTTCATGTTCCCGTTGGACTTGTTCTCCTCCGCACGGCACCCGCACAGATGATGGTCAAGCAATGCCACACGTTCAGCATCGCTCAGGGTGCTCCACGTATCCGCTGCCAAGGTGATGATGAACTTGTACTTCACGTCACCCAGGACGCCAAACAGTTCGGATGCCTTGGAAGTCTTACCCGCGATCTCTACGTCACCCTGAATGGCTGCCTTCTCCTTGAACAGGACGGCGATCTCATCATCGCACAAGGCCAAATTGGGGTGATACTTGGCAATCAGATCCTGCATCGTTGTGATGACATCCGTTCCCGCCTTCCAGTATTTTGCGTCTGACATTGAATTCTCCCTATGAAAATGCAGCTTTGATTGCTGCGACACCACCATGATCCCAAATCTCGCCTGGGTCTTTCCCACCTTTGTAGGGGACTTCCCGGCACTTCAATCCGACTCGATTGAGTACAGCGAGTGCACCGTACCGTGTCTTACCCGTTTCAGGGTCTTTCGACCCTACTGAAATCATCTTGTTGGTAATTCCGTCCTTCACATTCGGCAATCCTGTCGCCTTGATGCCAGTTGGGTCATGATCATAAACCATATGGACAGTGCCTTTACAGAATCTCCGCAGGAATTCTACATGCGTATTGGACAACTTCGCACGTACGGTCGATAGAACAGCATCCGTTGATGGCACTGCCCATTCTAACGGGCACTTGTCAAACAGCCCCTCGCATATCCACACGTCACCACCTGCCCATATGGCAGGCATCGCCGTTCGTGTCCCCAGGAAGAACGGAATCCATTTCGCCTCAGGAAGGCGGTAATCCTGGATATTCTTCTTGTGGATATTACGTGCCTCAAATCCAATCAGCTTCCCACGAGGCGAACGTACCGGGCATATCAAATAGCCGTTTAGCTGCTCCCCGTATTTTCCGTATTTAAGCGCAAATTCAGCATCGGGGATAGGTTCGGGCAATGTTCGCCATGTCACCATCCCTTCTCCAAGGATGGTGCTTTCCTTGGCACCGCGTCCAAGGAGATACCCTTCAACCTCTTCGGTCAGGGTAAACGAACTTAGGATAGGTTCTAGCCAACTCACTACGCACCTCGGCACATAGCAAAACCACGACTCGGATTATGTACGGCAATAGCTACTGCCGTTGGGGACAAGTGGACCATCATCCCCACAAATTGCCGATCAGTTGGAACGATGATGGCACAATCATCGGGAATCCATGCTGACATACGCACCCTATGGCCAATGTTCTTCTCCAACAACCAATCCGGATGCTTCTTGGTTGGGCCACTTGCATGCCCAACCAAGATGTCCAGCTGCCCCATGTCATAGGAGTCAACGTGGTCAATCGCCGCTGCAACGCCCGCCTCTGTGAATGGGTGAGCGCTGCCCCACTGAAGCTCCAAAGATCGATTGTAGATGGCCTCTGAGGCCTCCCAGAACAAATCTCCGGGACGTACACCCTTACGGACAGCAGCCTTGATAGTGGGGATGGTTCCTTCATGGGGGCTGTCAACCCACATGAATCCTGTGGTGGATGATACAAGGTAGGGAACCGTTTGGGGGTCTACGTTGAATTCCAAAATAAGGGGTGTGACCCCCTTCCGACTCATAGCATCGGGTTTAACCCGAATCACTTGAAGGAGATTACTCATTCTACAACCTCAGAAAAAGGTTCCATTTCAGCTTCAATCTGACGAACTTCCTCAGCTACGTCTACCCCATCCAAAACCCACATCAGGGCTGCCACGTCAGGATATTGAGAAGCGATCTTGCCCCGGTCATTGGAGGACATCAATTCACGAAATGCCGTCTTAACTTCTTCCTTGGTGCGGAAAGGTTGGCGACATTTGCATGCACGAGCTTGATTAATACACCCGGCAACCCGCGTATCACACACCTTTCCCCTTGGGGAGTTCTCCTTGATGGAACCCTCATAGCGGCAAATCCCGATCTTCTCCGAAGATCCTCCAATCCCAGTCAGATGATTGTAATAGCACGCCTCGGGGGATTCGCGAAAGTTGTCCCGAATCTCCCGTTGCAAATGCCTGAACAATACCTGCTTCAACTGTTGGCGAATCTGACTCGGAGATCGAGCGCCATTGTTATCAATTGGGTCCATGAGATTCTCCAAGGTTACTTCAGCACCTCGAACTTTGCGTGCCCATTCTTCTTGGTAATTCGGTAAGCCTTGTCCGCAGCATCCACCATCGATGAATTATGCGATACCAAGAGAATATCCATATCTAACCGTTTGCATAACGTCGATAGGAAATTCCCCATATTCGTAACATAGTTGTTGTCAAATGCGGGTAATGATTCATCTAACAGAAGTAGAGGGCGTAACCCTCGGCGCATGACGATGATGAGTCGCAACAACACAGACTGTACCGTTGATACAGCCCCCCCAAATGCGTCGTTGGACAACCCCTCAACCTCTGCGCCACCTGGATGCGTCTGCATGGTGATAAGGTCAACGGATACCTTGCCACGCTGTACTTCAACCTGAGCCTTGACCCTGATGTCTTGGTCATCAAATACAGCCTGCAAACCTTCGGTTTGTAGCTGTTCTACGGCCTGAACACCAACTGTCACTTCCTGGTCGATTAGCTGTCGTAGAAATGTTTCTACCGCATCCAGAAGAATGCCTTCCCCCTCTAATCGAGTAATGTCCTTCCGCACGCCACCAAGGCGTGCTACGGCATCATCTCGTAGAGTGCGAGCCTTTTCCAATGACGCACGCAAGGAGGCATAATTCGCGGATACCGACATCCTACCACAACAAGCCCGCAAGCACGTGAACGTACTTGTCGCCGCCCTCACCCTTGTCATCCGCAAACATCGGACGTTCAACGCGGATGTACCGATGCTTCTTCTCAGTGATCACGTTGATTCCCAACGTGATCGTGTCCGAAGTCGAACAACCCACCGTATCAATGATGTGGAGAAGATGGTCAGCGCTAACCGGAAAACCATCCTTCGGGATTTCGGGTGCCGTTGCCACATTGAGAACTGCCTCGCACTTCACCGAAACTACGGAAGGCTTGCCGTTCTCATTCTGCATCGATACCAAAAGGGGTCCGTCCTCATCGGGCAGGCTCAAGTACAGGCGCGAATCCTTCTTCGCAGCACCCGCCTGATTGGCCTCAACCGCACGCTTCAAGGCGTCCGTGTTGACAGTCCAAGTCCGTTGGTCTTCCGAAGGAGGAGGGCTTAGGTTCGGGTAGTTTGCCTGATAGCGGGTTTCACCGTAAGTCGCTCCATCACTCCGCTTCATGAACAGATTGCGGTCACTCTCCAGGATTTCGACATCTCCTTCACAGGATGCCAAGAATCCCGCCAAGCACGGCACGTCCTTGCTATGGATCCGCAAACCAGAGCTTTCCAACCCCACAACCTTGAAGAAGGATACAACGGAACGCTTATCCGTGGCCGTCACCATCCCATTACGCACATCGACAACAACTGCCTCAGGCATATTGCTCTCGTCCAAGGATGCGAAGTTCCGTGCGCTCTTCAACGCAAACGCCAACCGACTGGCACTCAATGAACCCTTGGAAACGGATTTCTCCAATGTCTTGTCCCAGAAAACAAAGTTCTGGGGATCCAAGGAACGGAAGTTCTGAACGTAGCTCCCGGTATCGCACTTCACGTCGCCGCCGGCCTGCGGTTCCACCACCACAGCGGCGTCGCCAATCGTACCAAGCCACTTCTTGATCCGCCACCCCTCAACGGTGAAGGGATCGCCAACTTCCATCACCTTTGCTTTGACTGGGCATGATGCGAATACCCGTTGGTGAGAAGTCAATACCTCAACCTGTTCCGCATCCTTGGGAGAAATACGAAACAGGAAGTGCGAAGTAATATCGCCTTCGGTTGAAGACATCGCACCGGATACCGTCTGGAGTGCTTCCAAAAGGTCACTTTTTGCTACCTGAAACTTCATCATTATCAACGATCTCCCATGTATGGAGTAAGGGTTTGTTCCGACGCATCAATCCTGTTAGCAAGATCCTGCGTTAGGGTCTCGTAACGGCGAGTCAATTCCGTAATCGTCGCCTCTAACTTCTCTGGGGGCACACCCCGTTTCCGGCAATCATCTTCAACTAGGGACAATTCAGCCCTAGCAGATTCCAACCGCCCCTGAAGACGACTAGCCGTCTCTCGTACCCGATCCCGGCGTTTAACCAGTTCATCTAGTTTCACACGGCGTTCATCTACCATTTATTCCTCCGTCAGGTATTTACCCGACAGATTAGGATTTTGATCCACCGGACATCGAAAATGTAGTAATGCCGTCAGATGCCTCAAATAGATCCGCATTTCTAGGGCCACGCCTGTTGCCATCTTTCTGGGTTTGGCGTTCAGGGCAAACCCCTTCATATTCACAGTATTTGCATGTCTTAGGAGTAGGCTTGGGCTCAAACTTCTTCTTATCCATACCCTTCATGGCATCGGATGCCCGTGCTGCCAAACCCTTGAGATCATCCCGGGTAAATGGAACCCAATCCACCCCTTCCTCACAAGTCCCTGTTGGAAGCCCCTCATTATCCAAAATGGGAGTCCCGTAAGGATACCGGTAATATACGAACCCCAATCGATCAGGTAATTTCTGATATGTCAGGTAAAACAACAAGGCATACCAACGCAATTGGTCAGGATCCGTATAGGTCAATGTGTTCAACCCTGTCTTGGGATCCTTGTATCGTTTGCTATTTTTGCCGTCGAGGATGGTGACACCCGTATCTTCCCTACGGATAATCATGTCAGCACGCCCGCCAACAGGCGTATACTTGTTGACGTAGCCAAGCAATTCTACTTCCGCCTTGGCATAGGGACCAAGGAGGCGATGCTGCTTCAACGTCCGCATGTATCCAAGGACGGCATCGTTGACAAGCTTTTCCAGGTCAACACGGTCCCCCGCCATACGCCAATCCACGTATTTCCGTGCTAATTCAAATCGAAATGTTTCGTTCGCCAATTCTAGCAGGCGACGCTTGAGCGTCTCAGGATCCAATGAACGCCATAGCTCATCATTGTAGAATCGCTCAATGGCATATTGAATTGCGATACCTAGGATTGCATGATGCTCCGACTTCCTCGGAATGGGTTTGCCATTGAGGTCAACCGTAGGTATGGGCTTCTTACGCCCTGGTCCGCCCCCTACATCAATATCCCCCCAGCCTTTCGACCACAGGTATTTCTGAGGGCATTCCTCGTACACGCCCAAACTGGACCAGTAGAGGGTGTAGGATTTCTTCTCACCGGGATTCCAGGCCATTACACACTCCATAGTGAATGGCCGTCAACGCACGAGGGCAATTGACGGCCATTCACTCTACCCTCGAACAAGGGACGGAGGTGCTACAGGGCTTCCGTCCACGCCTTCGATGCGTGGAAACGAACGACCGTACGTGCCGGGATATCGAGGGTCGCACCCGTCTTGGGGTTGCGGGCCTTGCGTGCCGGGGCGGTCTTGATCTTGAAGGTTCCGAACTTGTACAAACTCAGCGAACCCGCACCCTCGTCGCCAGTCTTGGGGGCATTGGCCTCCAATTCACGCTTGATGATTGATGCCGCTGCCTTGAGGGTTTCCGTATCTTCCTTGCTAAGTGCCATGGTCATTTTCCTTGTGAATAGAGCCCTCTCATGGACTCATAGAAAATACCCATTAAATCCGAAAAGCGATCTAGCATTATGCGAATGCAATGATGTTTTTCAGATCAATTATCCACGCCACCCAGGAGGGGCAGGAACAGCAGGATATGACGCAGGAAACGGATTGGGAGCCTTCGGTGCCATTTGCACATCGTCGATAGGAACTCCCCATGACTTCAACCTTTCACGAGTTGCATACCGCAAAGAAACCACCAATGCCGGAGAAGTCGTGGCACGAGTAAACGAAGTGCTTGAAGTGTGGAACTTGGCTTCGTGACCATAGCCCGTCCCCACATCTACAGGCGCCGCTGCCGCGGACGCCATGAAAACACTATTCACATTGCATTCCACACTCCGTTCATTATCCGCGAACATGCCCACACAATCATGGTCGTTACCCGTGTTCAGGCTATCGACAACATTGTTGGCGGTTTCACGCATGGACTTGGTATTAGCAGAATCAACCCGCCGCCCACGAAGCCGCACCTGACCTCCAAAGTTCAGAGAATCGGGCGGGCAATTCGTGGTGCTTGTGGTGCTCGAGTAGGTGTACTTCCATACCGGAGTTGCCACAGGATAAACCGGCGTTGGCGGAATGAACCAAGGAACTGTCGTTACTACCTTCTCGTCAAATACGGCGACGCCAATAACGCCAACATTGTTGGTACCCTTTCCCGTCTGGGCAGAATAGCTTCCACCCTGCTCCGTGAACAGAAACTGTGCAACCGAAGAATCCGTACGACGCCATCCAGGAATATCGATGGTTTCCCAGGGACGCAGGACATAACCCTGACCGTCAATCCCCGCAGACTTGCCATCCAATACATTAACGCCATCCACAGAGATGACAGCCAAACGCCTACTCGCAGTATCGTTACGCAACCGGATGGTGTATGCCCCTGACTGAGGGGCCTCTACGTAAACCTGCCCGTTATGCGTTATCGTCTTCAGCGTCCGATTCTTCTTCCCAATGATCTCTACTTGCATAGCTATTTCTCCTCTTTGAAATGAGCCGGGAACGCCTTCCGCTCCTGCTCAAGTTGCACCAATACATCACGTTCCCCATAACTATTCATAGGGTACTGAAGGTAGGGGTATTTTTTCACAGCATCTGCCGGAAAAGGATCTGGCCCGGGGGGTTGCACTACCGGGGGCCATGACCATTCCGCAGGATCTTTTGGACGATTAGCATCAAGGCAAGCGTTCTTTCGGGCTCGATCCTTAGAGTTATCATCTGAAGTGCCTAAACGTAAATGGTCTGGGGATATACATCCGGGAGTGTCACAAAGATGGCATACCACCCAACCAAAAGGAATAGGTTGCCGAAAAACCATATAACTCAGACGATGAGCCCTATAGGTATTTTCCCCCACCCGAATGGTAGGGTACTGCATTGGGTCTGCCCCGGGCCGAATCCAACAACCTTTTGACGGTCGGGCACCAAACATCTTATTCAACGATGCGATGCTAATTGCAATGTCTGATTTGGGAACCCGAAAAAATTTCTCTCTCATTATGGAGCTGATTTCGGGTTCTGAAATCACGACACGATCTTCAACCACAGCATTTAGCAACTCCGTAACAAACCCTGTTCTAGTCATACCAGCGCGGCCGGCACACCAGTCAATTTGGTTGAGGAGGCTTTCTTCGACTTTCAGATTTATTGGTACCTGACTCATGTGTTACATGATACGTACGGTGTAACACTATGTCAAGGGGTTTTTACATCCAATTCGTATATTCTAATTTCTCAACTAATTTGCCCATATCGGCTCCATAGAACCCGGCAGCATTCATGCACCCCACTTCAATTACTCGTAATCCCTCGGGGGTATCGGCAATATCCATGACATAAGCACGGCAAGGAGACCACAATTGGGCAGTTTCCTCCGCATAGGAAATCACATTATCATCCATTTGCGGGGCGTGAACCATATGGGATCCAATTCCAAACAATGCCCTTCCCCCCATCTTGTAGAGGGATGACGTAATCACCTTACCATCCAGAATCCATAGGCGATACTCACGATGAATTGCCTTGACCCTACTGGTCATGACCATAGTTTCGCCGCACAACGTTCCGCCGTTATCGGCACCGTGCGTTAGGACACGATCCCGCCACTCCACAAAGGAAGGCCAATCCTTGACCTGCCCGTTGAAGGACTTGGAATCCAGTACGGGGCGAATGAAGAACGGCTTGATCTGTTCCGGGACTTCATCGAACCGAGTTACGATACTATCCCCATTGAGCATACGGGCGCCCCAGTGCCCGCGTTGGATCGTATAGTCCAGGTTTGCGTTGTCGAATGATCCAGGCGTCCAGCCCCGTTCTCGTGCGATTCTAGCCATGGTATATGACCCCATGACAATGACACGCTCCTCCGTAGGAACCGGATCGGGCACAATGCCTCCTCCGAACGGAAGTACCTTGTGAATGCTATAGGGCAACCCAAAGCGTTCCAGCACATCTACAAGACGGTGAAACCCTTCCTCCTGAAACATATTGTCTTGAAGAATCCAGTACATACGTTTCCAAGATAATGGTGTAAAGCAGGGGTCTAACTGTATGACGTGTCAAGGGAATCCCGGCAATTAAATACCGGCGCCATCCTCAAAGTTCGCGTCATACCTATCGAGAGTCATCGGGTCAAGGAGTCTTCGGGTCTTCCAATCAACCCTTGCCATGAAAGGTTCATCAGGGCATGGGCGAGACATCAGGTTTTGGAATGGAATAATTCGTCGAGAGGGTTCCTCCCACGGGCGGCGCCGGATGCCATCATCATAATCACCATTCAGATCCATGAAATCCTCCTAGTTATCTAGGCACATAGACATATCCCAAGAACTCCGGAGGAACATGCTCCGTCAACCACACGCCATTCTCAGAACAGTAAAACTTATGCCCGCTTGCGAGCATTGCCTTGGCATCTACCCGAAATACGATCGGGGTTCCATGCCGCATGCCCACGGATGAAGCGGTAGCGGTCTCAGCAGCCATATGGACGTGCTGCCGCTTCATCTTCTTCAGGCCTTCCTTCATGATCATAGGAACGGCATTTGGATAGGTGCCGTGGTACAACACGTCCGGAGGTGTGACGGGCACGAGACCCAAGTCCACAGGGAAGCTGTGACCTTGACGGGCTCGAATCCGTTTCCCATCTTCCGATATGGCGAATCGTTGCTTGTTGTTCGTGGCTACAATGTCATTAATGATCGGTCGGGTCAATCTGCCATGCGACCCACGAATCAAGGCGTCAATGTCCACCCATCCTTCGGCATCTGCCGTGACGTTGGCTGCGGATGGATTGTGCCGAAGCACAAGGCACATGAACAACCCTGCCTTTTTGTCTTCCCGGGACGTAAGGCCCATGGGATCCACGTTGGGGTTGAACGATCGCATTTCTTTGATGTCATCTTCCAAAGGCGTCTCCACATCCAGTTTGTGCCGATGAAGTTCGGATCCGTTAGGGGGATTCTAGGATGCTCATTTTCATTGCTTCTTTTCCAACGTAGCGGCGATCATCGCATCAACATCTTCCGTGGATTCAATGAAACGGACTGCCGGGGCATCATCGGGATGGATACGCACTCGCCGCCGATAGGTTGCCTGATAGGGCGGGATAATCCCTGGATCTCCGGCATTTCGGAACTGATGCAATAGTACATCCCAATACGTGGGTTTCTTACATGTCATCGTCACAGGCTTTGGCATGGAATTCTTCAGGGATTCTTCATCGCTCATCGTCATCCCCAAAGAAATCACTAGCCCACCGAAACTGGAAACCGCACCGCTTCGCGAAGGTCGCGTCACTGGTCATGTCCCCCACGTAGATGCACTGGGCGGGGTCCAACTTGTAGGTCTCGATGTGGGTCACACCCATGCCAGGCATCGGCTTGCGGAGGAACGTCTTGGGCACGCCAGCCGCATCAGGAGCATACAGGTAGTGGATCGCCAAACCCAAACCCTTGTTGGTAAACTCGAAGCATGCCTGAGCATTTGCATCGGAAACGTACTTGGGATCCCCAAGATCCTTGGAACAACCGGACTGGTTCGACGCACCCAGCAGCAGGTAGCCCTGTGCCACGTACTTGCGAAGGATATCCGCCCGACCAGGAAGTACCCGCACGTCACCGACATGCTTGGGATACTTGTCTCCCGAAATAGTCTCCCGAAGCGTCCCGTCGTAGTCCAGGATAATCGCCTTGTTGACATACTCCGGTCCAAGATTGATCTCAACGAACACGGGATCCACGGAGGTGAAACCCTCGCTACAAGTCGGTTCCTGAACCTTCTTCCAATAGGCAAAGGTCGCCGCCGGCGGAAACATGTTGTCATCGGTCTTGCCGATCGTCTTGTACTCCGCCTCAGTCAGGATATGACCGTAGCGCTGCACTTGCCGACGCGATGCGAAGAACTGGGCCTGATCCGGGGAAGTCATCAACCACATGATGCGGATGGGCAACCCCAACTTCTGTGCTTCCTCGATAACAACCTGCCGGCTCTCCCGTGTCGCATAGACGTTGTCCATGACGAACGAACGCTCGCCGGCGGCATGCGCCATACGAAGAATGGAGTAGCACTTATCCTTGGCACTCAAACCGCCGCCAATATCATCCCGGTTGATACGGGCATATCCCTCAGCAACCAGTGCCTTGACGTAGGTAGACTTGCCGCCACCGGGCGGGCCTGCAACGAGAACGATTTCAGCCTTGGGCATGTGAACATCCTTCGGGCATACCTCGCCCTGTGCCCCATCTACGCATGTAGATCAAGAAGTAAGTCCTCTTGACAAATGGCGGATACTCATGACGCACAGATCTTCGGGAAGCCCCCAGTGCCCGCCACAAGTTATGTACGTAACCCCGACCAGCATCTCCCGTCCCGAATAGGTATCCGTATCGGGATCGTACTCGCGGAGTTGTAGCGCATCCCCGATACGGAAGTCCCTATCGTCCTTGCGGATTTCATAGCACTTGATCTCATCCCATACTGCCTGAAAAGGCGCAGGCCAGGTTTTGAGCGTATGTGTTCGAAGCGGGGACATGATTACAACTCCCACACGGTGCCCTCAACAGCAAACTCGACGATGCCCGTGTAGCCAATCTCGATGGCGTAAGCCCGGGCATCTGCCAACATAGCATCCAGCTTGTCGTCATCATGCTTCGGATCAAAGTGCCCGATGACGCACCGCTTGGCATTGATCGCCTTGGCCAGTTCCACACAACGCCGAGGGGTGCCGTGGCCAAAAGTCTGGCACATGCCAGCCAGTTGTTCATAGGTGTACTGCCCATCCGACACGAAGATGTCAGCGCCCTGAGCGTGCTTGAGGATCTCCTTGTTCATGAACATCAAGGGCTCATCGTCCGTGCAGTAGACGAACACTTCACCCATGTACTCGATCTTGTAGCCCAGGCAACCATCTGGATGGTTGAGGGGGATCGTAGTCACCTTGACCCACCGCTTCGGGTCGTTCTTCAAGGATGCGGGCAAGGTTTCGTGAGTCAGGCCAATGTATGCATCGGGGCACATGACAATCTTGTCGTTCTCGTCCAGGTAATACCAGAACGATTCCGAGAACTGCCGCTGATGTGCCTTCGGGTAGACCTTCTTGCAAGGCATCGAACCGTGTGCTACGGGGAAGTGCGGCGAGGATTGCTGATGAGACAGCAGGTTCTCAACCGCATGCTCCACGTCATCCTTGCTTTCCATGCCCGCCGGGGCAAACCCGTGGAAATGGAATGTATTGGATGCGATGAAGAAGGGGACGAAGAATGGCCCACCCTGGATGTGATCCCAGTGCCAGTGGGAGATCAGCACGATATGCTCTTTGCCAACCCCACGTCCTGTCCGCATGAAGTTGTCCCCAATGACGGACAATGCAGACCCCATATCCAGCAGGAACGAGAATGGCCCCGCCTCAAGATGATAGGATGACGTGTTGCCGCCATACCGCAACGTGGAGAAACCAGGGCGGGATGGGGAAGGGATAGAACCGCGATGCCCGCCACAAGTAACCTTCATATAGCTCATGATGCGTCCTTTAGGGAGATCGATCCCTCTAGGTATGCTACGCAATCCAATCTAGAAGTAAGTCTAGACGTGGATCCCCTGTTCATTCAGGACGGACAAATCCAACGTCCAAGGATGTTTAGATCGCTTTTCCCACAACGCAAAGGCTTCTACAACATGGTTCTCAGCCTGATCCCGCCGCCAGTTGTTCACTGCTTCCAAGTGCTCAATAGCCTGCCGCCGATTGCCTCGCATCTGGGTCAACCCAAAGTGCTTGACCTGATGGCATCGAGGGCATAGAGCAATGAGGCGGACGAGTTTCTGTATATGGCTCGCATCATCGTATTCCCATACTTCATGGCATTCAACAGGCCAATTGAATCCCTGATCGATACCTTTCCCACCGCATATTTCGCATTGGTAATTGGCCAACTTGTAGCTGTTCTTCCTAACCCGATCCCATTCAAGGGTTGTCATTCGGGACCGAAGATTCTCGAACCATGCAGTTTTTGGCACTAGTTCAATGGTCAACGGTTCGCCTACTTTTGCAACACCTTGGGGTGCGTCATCTTCGCCCCCCATTTCAAATGGTTTCATCTTGCACCCGCTCGCTCAAGGTAATGGATGGTGCGTTCCCTGATTGGATCCGAGATGTTTTCCACTTCCCGCACCAAATCCAGAACCGAACCTTCCTCCCGCATATTCAATGTTCCCTTCAGACGTTCTACGACGGCATCCATCGTAGTCTGACGGGCCTCCATACGTGCCTTACCCGCAATGTTGAAAATCTCCTCTGGGGGAGCTACCTTAAGCGCTATCTTCTCAAACGTCACATTGTCTGGGGAAAACCGCATCACCACGCAGGAGGGTTTGCGTCCCATATCATCCTGGGAAATTGATCCCCGTGACATACTTCCAATATTGACAACAACCTTGCCGGGAGCAATTTCAGTGACACCCTGATCTTTATGCCAATGTCCAAAGCACCAAACATCCGGGTCTAGATTAGCAAGTTCCTTGTAGCTGATGATGTCCTCAGCCTCAAACATCGATCCGCCAGTGGGTGACGCCAAGCAGTGTGCAATCACTACCAATCGATCCTCGTCCTTCTTGACGATCCCCGTAAATCGATTCATGTCATAGCGAGTGCCATGGTAGGGAATCCCTACAACACGAACCTTGAACCCATTATGAACGAACACTGCCTCATATTCATCATAGAGACGTTGAAATACACCGGACTCGAATAGAACCGCTAAGGGGCTTTCCGATAAATACTCCATGCTGCCATATTTCACATCATGGTTGCCCACGTTGCCAAATACAGGGCAAGGATACGCGGCATGAGCCGCCGCAACCTTACGAACAAGGTCATGCGAGTTCCTGCCCGGGGATTTGAGATGGAAGAAGTCTCCGCCATCCAATACCGCATCGGCCTTGACTGCTCGAGCGATAACGCCAACCTGGGCAATCTTGCCTAGAATTGTTTCTGCCCAATCATCAGTACGGGATTGCGGGGCTGTATCAGCCATGTGAATATCAGTGCGCCATACCAAAGTGACCATATTGCCCCGTTAATGTCCTACGTGGTCTTCCGTTGCTACACGACCGCACGTTGGACATTCATCCATTCCACCAAGGATGGTGGCAATATCACTACCCGCTGCATTCAAATTCGTTTCACTAGATGCCAATTCTTGTTCCAATGACGCAATATCCTGAATTACCTTCGCCCAACGAACATGAATATCATCCAATGCCGTCAAGGTGTTCAGCATCTTCTCAACGTTGGATGCATCCAAATCCTCGATGGTAGGCAACCCAGCCAATTTCCGCACTGCATTATTGGCAGCATTCAATCGGTTATGAAGAACCCCATAGGAATCAATATCGGAAATCACAGATTTGATTTCGGTTACGGAGTCATCATTAGGTACATCTATGGTTTCTACACCGTCCAATTTTGCTACGGCATTTGTCGCATTGACCAATCGAGTACGAAGCCCAACATGCTGGTCAATACTTCCGGCAACGTTCTTGATAGGATCAATGCAATCATCGCCAGGGACATCGATTAATTCGACCCCTTCCAATCGAGCGACGGCATCCCGTGCATCCTTGAGTTTATCCCGAAGGGACGTAAGGGTTTGGATGGCAGTGTATAGCTTGGTTGCCTTGGTGATGTCCGCATCAATGGCGTCAATCGTTAAGGCAACCTCATCCAACCCATTGTACTTCTGAACGGATGATTCCAAATTCGTCTGGTCAATCAACCTAACTTTCAACTCCGAGGACGCAGCCCTACGGTCAGATTCCGCCATCCGTAGAGCTTCATTCAACTGTGAAACACGGTTTACATCTGCCACGGCATCCGCAAGGACAGAACCAGGTTCATTCAGTAGAAAAACTTGGCCAGTGAATTGTGGAGCGAATTGGGGCCATATTTCTCTGCCGCCGGCGATAATGGGGCGGACGCCAAGCGCACGAACTTCATCCGGGACACCTTGTCCTGGGTAGATGGGTTTGCCCCCATCTATGATGAACGTGGGCTTATCGCCCGCCCCTTTACCTTTCTCCCATCGCAGGGTATGCCCATCGGCAAATTTCAATTCCACCACAGACTTGGTTTTGCCGTGCCGGATGAAGGAATTGCCCCGGGTATTTTGGAAGGCCCCGCGAATGGCCCGCATGAGGGCGGATTTACCGCTATTATTAGTCCCCGTAATAACGGTAAACCCGTCCACTTCGACATCCACGTCAAGTAACGATTGAAAGTTCTCGACGTGGATGGTGAATGCCATGATTAATCCTCAACAGATTCCGCGGGCTTAGGATCCGCCAACAGGAGATCCAAATCCCCCAAGTCGTCATCCTCCGCAGCTTCCACTACAAAGGTGCCAGGAGCGGCAGAGAAGGCAGCAATAGCAGCAAGGTACAATTCATCCCACGCTCCTTCAGCGGCCTTTACCTTGCTCTTGAATTCATCCATGCCGCAACCCTTGATCAAGTCCCCATTAGGACGTTCCCAAGAGTACCATGCCCCCGACTTCTTTACGATACCGTGCGCCGAGGTAATGTCGATGATGGAACGAATATCATCAATTCCCTCACCAAACCGGATGTAGAAATCCGCAGCCTTTCCCTGGGAAGCCGAAACCTTGCACTTGTCAATGCGGCAACGGACAGTTTGACCAACCATTGCCTCCTCAACCTTGTGGACAAGGGCGTTGTACTCCTTGCCCTTCTCCTGAGCAATGCGCTTGAGGCCCATGCGAACCTCAGAGTAGAACTTCCACGCCTCGCCGCCCTGTGCTTGCGTATCGTCACCACCGTAACCGGTCATACCAATCTTCTTCCGAAGCTGGCTAATGCCGATGACACACGTTCCCGTGCGGTTGATGACATTCTTGAGTTCAGGCAACACCTTGGACCACTTGGCGGCATTCAAGCCGATACGTCCCATTTCGCCCTTCTCCGCAACTGTCTGCTCAAGGGATGCTTGAGGCACACCGGCTCCTACAGAGTCGATGACAATCAGGTCTACACCCGCCTTCGCCATCGTCCAAAGGATTGCCAAACCCTTTTCCAGGGACTCCGGTTGAGCCAACAGGAACGAATCGGGATCATCCAAAGGAACGCCCAAGGACTTGGCATACGCCACGTCAATGGCATTCTCCCAGTCGATGTAGCATACCGTCCCACCCGAAGCGCACACCATTGCCGCTGCCGTCAAGGCTACCGTGGTTTTACCCGACGATTCCTGTCCGTAGAGGTTGATGATGCACTTACGGGGAAATCCAGGGCACGGACGAACGTTGAACCGATTCAACCGTCCGCCAATGAGGTAATCCAGGATGATGGATCCCGTGGGCAAGTGAGGACGGGAATGCCGAATTGCATCCTCGTCAATTTCCACGAAGGATTCATCCTTGGGAAATGCCTTGGTAATGAGTGCTCTGGCTTGCGACAAAGAACTCTTCTTGTTCGTGACGTTAACTTCAGTCACAGTCTTGGGAATTTTGCGAGGGGGCATATCAGGACTCCTTAGACCAGCAGAAAAACCGCTCGTCCTCACGATAAATAATCCCCTTCTTCACAGTATCGCCTGCTTTGGCGCCCCGTTGGAAGGTATGGATTTCGGTGAACTGCTTTGTTTCAGCTACCGTCAAATCATCAGGTTTCAACAACCCATCATGAAGCGACCAGAATCTACCTGCGATTCGGGCTGCCCAATAAGCATCCGCCTCGTTGTGATTCCACACGCCTTTCTCGCCACAGTCTGTCTTCGCGGCTTCTACCATGTCAGGTTTCATCATTTTCCACCCTTTCGGGCGAGCCAGGAATGCATGTGCATGTGACTTGATTTGGCCTGGGGAGAAAAACACTACATCCATCTTGGCGGCTTTGAGTGCCTCGCAATTGTAGAGGAATAACCCATACAACCCCTCAGAGTACATCTCGTGAAATACCGGATATTCAACCCCAATACGATGCACCCCATATTCAACACCCATTTTCTCTACAAGGGTGCGAACACTTTCCCGCAAATCGGTATACCGATCTATGAAAAGGGTTTTGGATGACGTTTGAAATCGTCCCCGTGCAACACAACGGGCAAGTCCCGTCGCGTCCGTGTCATGAACTGCCCAACCGAAATTGGTAAGGGACGGGTCAAAGCCCAGGACTCGCATAATAAGCCACCATGACTTATGGGGATTGAATATCGGAAACCCGTAGGAGGGCAACCCATTGAGGAACAGGTTGCCCTCCTACTATCAGGGGCTTAGGAATCGAGGAGGTCGTCCACAATTCCGTCGATCTCACCCGTAACCATGGTGTCCGTGGGGGACGAAGAACCACCGCCACCACCAATCGATCCGCCGCCGCCACCGCCAGCCAACTTCTCGCGAATCTGCTGGATAGTCATTTCGCGACCAACGTGATCGTTGATGTTGCCGGAAATCATCTGCGCCTTGGAAATCATGTCACGCACGATCGTCTCAGCCTTCGGATTACCCATCAATGCCCGAAGCAACGAATCCTTGCAAGGCGTGAAGGTCATCTTCTGGAAGTTCGCGTCCGAGCACGAAGCCGTGAAGTCATGGTTGCTGAAGGGGAACTCGTTGTGAATCTGAACCAACGACTTGTATTTATCACCGGAGAACACCCAAGGCTGAACCTCAGCATCACCCGCGGCCAAACGGCTCTTGTCAATGATGCCGCTCTTATCGGTCGGCCACACGACAATTACCGAAGCGATACGAGTACGGGGGGCTTCGCCGCCAGCCAACTTGGTGTATTCCGCACCCTTGTTGACGATGTACCCGACGTTCGGGATGTAATTCGTTGACGCCCGAACGAAAAACGGGGCTTGTGTATCCAAGTCGGGCTTGCCATCATCCAGACCCTTCCACCAAATGAAGGAGATCCGGTACGTACGACCCGCTTCCGCCTTGAAGGGCTTGGACTTGCCGCCGAGATTGCTGTCATTTTCCCCGAACGAAAACTGCTGAAAAGTGCTACTCATGGTTATTGGTACTCCAGTTGTGTTAAGACGGATGAGTCATTGTTGGACATTTCCCGTCAATTTGTTTTACCCATTTGCGGGGGATTACGATCCCCCTATTTATCGAGGATCCTCGAATATTCCGAGAATGGCATCAACATCGATGTCATCCACAATCTTCGCCAAGTTGGGCTTGGCACGAGGAACCAACCCGCTGATTACAACTTCATCCAGGAATTCATCCACTTGATCGGTGGAAGTAGTGCTAGGCAAATCCGTTGTGACATCATTTCCACCATCCAACATATCACTCGCAGAAACTTCGGAAGAAGCCTCAGGAGATACTGACACAACTGCAATCTCTACGTCAGTAACGATATTATTCGATGGATTTGCGGGGGCCGGAATTTCCGGGGTATTGAGAACCACCTGGGGTTCTACAATTTCTGGGACAGACATGACAAGGATCTCACCGGAGGGATCTTCCAGATCCTCTGGATCATTCCATGTCCCGGCTTCCCGAGACAACTTGATTTCCCCATCCACGTCACGAAGGAGGTTATCCAAGTCAAGAACATCATCGCCTGTTGCCCGCTGGGCGGGCGAACCCTTGATGTCTGGGGCGTAGGGCACCTTCGTACCCCAACGGCCTCCAAGGCCAATCTCCTCACTGCACAGCCGCATCTGATCCCGCAACCGACCTTCCGTATCTTTGAGGTCAGCACGCTTGGCCTTGATGACAGCCATGACGGCTTCAAGGTCTTCAGTTGCGATATTCAAATTGTGTGCGTGCATAATCTCATCGCGAAGTTTGCCCGAGGCAATTGCTTCCCGATCCGATACACTACGACCCGCCCGAGTTGTTGGATCGTTGGCAAACAAATCCTTCTTTGCAAGATCCAAATCCGTCAATGCCACCCGCAATGCCCGCCGAGTTGCTTGAAGCCGCCGGGATACATCCAGGAACAACTTCTCACACCTATCAAGCATTCTCCGGATTTGTGCCGTTTTGCTATTCAACCGTTTAGGGCCAAAGGGAAGGGGATCATCATCCAATTCCACAGAGAGTTCCCCTAACACGTCAAATACGCGATCGGCTTCCTCCTGCGGGTATTCCATTGAACCCCGAACAGGGGTGTCAGGAATGTCAGCCATTACTTGCCTCCATTTCCAGTCCCGGTGCGAATGAGATCCGCCATCAACCGAGTATAATTGTGCTTGATTGCACGGGTTGCTTCTTCGTACTGCTCAGGGGACATATTACCACCAGCCATCGCTTGGGCATGTGCCGCACAGTCTACTTGCATCCCCAACATCAATGCTGCCAAACGCCCTTCACGCAAGGTAAGTCCCCCAGCATTGATCTTCTCCGGGGCATCCCCATCCTGAGCCGAAACCAAATCGGCACCCATGCCGCCTGCATCATCTTGAATCGTGTCCCAAGCCGCCGAAAAACCCGCATAGGAATCCCCACGCTGACCCTTCACTGACCGAGTAACCACAATCTTTGTGATCTTGATTGCGCTCCGAATATGAGCCGTTGCTGCCTTGACCAATTCTACATCATCATTGAGTGCCATTTTGTCCAGCCTCCTACGGCGGTTATTGCATTTCCTTTTACGCAGATTTCGGAGTTTGCGATCCACCCCATCCCAGTAAACGATCCCGAAACATTGTGTTCCGCAAGTCTTCCGTATCATTTAGGACTGCTACCCCTAAGGCACTGTGCGTCCCGATAAGAATAACCTTTCGTTTCGCCCGGGTAACTGCCGTGTAGAGAAGGTTCCGCTGCAATTGATGCCGAAATCCATCCACAACAGGCATTACAATAACGTCATATTCCAATCCCTGGGCCTTGTGGACTGTGCAAGCGTATGCCAATCGAATAGTTGCCCCTACATTCTTGAATGGAATATACACAAGGGTATCCCCATCCCCGAAGATTTTGACCTCTACTTCCTTAGCCTTGCGATCAATTCGGTTGACCTTGCCAATATCCCCGTTGAATACCTTCAATGTGTAATCATTCTTGACTACCATAATCCGGTCATCCTCACGGATAGTACTGTCCCCAACCTTCATTTCCTGTGCCCCCCGTCCAGCAGGATTCAACAAATCCCTAAGCCGGGCATTGAGAGCGGTCACACCAACAGGCCCCCCATGACGTGGGGACAGAATCTGAAAGTTGGTACGCTTTTCATAGAGTTTCGTGGCCAGTTGGACAATAGCATCCGCTACCTTTTCTTCGCCCTGGATTTGAATCAATCGAAAATCTGGGGATGTCGTATCCGGAATTTCCCCTCGGTGAATGGAGTGCGCCGCATAAACAATGCCCGAGGTATCCTTCTGCCGAAAGATCTCTGTCAAGCTAACTACAGGGAATCGGTTGGAACCAATGAGATCCCGTAACACGTTGCCTGCTCCTACAGAAGGCAACTGTGCAGCATCCCCAACAAACACCATCCGACAATCAGGTCTCGTACATGCCATGAGGCGGTAAATGAGGTGCTGATCCAACATGGAGGCTTCATCCACTACAACAACATCTGCGGGATAAAAGTTGCTAGGCGCCCCATAACCCCAATCCTCATCCCCCTCAGACCCGTTCGTAATCCCGTCTGAATCGCCTACAATGCCCGCATAAGTGCTTTCCCGTTTACTATCGGAAGAACCCTTCGCCGAGAATGCCCGATGGATTGTATAGGCACTAGCTCCAGTCCGGGCACCCAGGTTCTTTGCCGCAATCCCCGTAGGCGCACACAGTAGAAATGGAACCCCCATATCCTTGAGGATGGATACCACCGCCAACATGCACGTCGTCTTTCCCGTCCCAGGCAATCCCGTAATGATGGATACAGGAGTTGCCAGGGCATTGATAACACCCTGCCGTTGGGCCTTGGATAATGCCAAATGGGCTGAACTCCCCCATTCATCTACAGCAGTTTCAACAACCCGAATTAGTTTCGCCCGTTTCTTCTTGGAAGCCTTCTCAGTGGCAACCCCTACATTAGCCAATCGTTTCATGTAATCAGGTTCATCTCCGAATACAGCGGTTTGCATCCGGGTTTCCATGAATTCCGATGATTCCTTTTCCATCCTCCATGCCCAGGGATCATAGATTCCCTTGAACCCAGGACGAGTATCCCGATCAATAACCAGAATCTTGTCCCGATGGCATTCAGCAAGTGCCTTGGCAAATGCATCATTCGTAACCTCAGGCACAAGCATTTGTACTTCGGCATGCATCTGTCCGGTGGTCATGTACAAATGCCCAAAGGACTTCTGATTCTTGCAAGCGTGAATGACGGCACCCTTGAGCCGCAATGGACTTGTCGGATCCAAACCTAATCGTCTAGCAATCTCATCCGCATGCTGGAATGTGATTCCATCTACACGCACCAATTCCCAAGGATTTGTACTGAGGATCTTTTCAGCGTCATCCCCAAACAATGTCCACACTTGCTTGACCTTACCGGAAGCCAACCCCAAATCATTGAGGAACCCCAAGGCCTTGAAGTATGCCTGAACGACTTGCCACCGCTGCGTAATGTGCATCGCTACAAAGGATGTCACCCCAGGAGCTTCCTCTAGCCGCTTCTGGTCGCTCAGGGCATTGATGAATTCGGATTCGCCAAAGTGCGCCCGTACCTGCTGAATAACCCGTTCACCAACACCATTTGAACACAGTGCCCGCTCTGCGGATGCCGGATCCCACGAGGTCTTGATGACAGGCGCACGGGAAATCGCCAACTGAGGCCCGTATTCTTTATGGTTTGACCAAGTAGCATCAAACCCAAACCAAGATCCTACCTTGATCGCCATGCCCGGAATGTTGCCCCGAACGGCTACGGATTCCGCAGACCCCGTATCATCCAGAACCATTCGCAATATGTAGAATGCCTGTGCAGGGTTATCATAAATGATTGAATGGACACGACCAGAGAAATAACTCACTTCAGGCTCCCTTCTTCAAATGGTCTTGCAAGTTCGCCAGCAAATCCCGCAAATCCCTTGCCTGAGCCCCAAGTGTTTCAACCTGATCCGGCGTAATTGAACCTAGAGAATCTCGCATAGCTTCTACATCAAATACGGACGCGGCAGCTACCCGTGCCTGATGGCCATCCAACAGGTTGAAAGGGATCATGACTCGCTTACCATCCAATTGTTCTACCCACCACTGCCCATCCGTTTGGCCTAGCCAACCACGGGCTGTCACGTTCAACAATCGATCAGGATTTTCATGATGCCCAGCTGGGCAAGGGTTTGGTTGCCACATGCAGCAACCACCTCCCCACTTCGATGAATCAATAGGAATTGGGGGCAAATAATGAACAGCTAGATGAATGTCTTCGCCAATCATCGGACGGAGCATTTCATCTACGAAATCGCCCCTATCCGTCTGAAGCTTTCCATCCGACTCGTAGAAAAGCCCTTCCATCAAAATAGTGTGAAACGCGCCCATGGTACCTCCGCAATTGAAGTACCCTATTTGAGGGCTAAATGAGGCGAGTTATTTGGGAATGGGCAACATGCACTTATCGCCCTCACAGAACTTGTCATCTGTATCGTGGGCATTTTCATGGAATACTAACGGGGATATGCGGGCTGCCATTGCCTCGTACTGATCTTTCGTAATCGTCTGGTACGGGGGGCATACGTAGCCGTGGTCCTCTTCCAACAAGGGCAACATGGAAATGCCCTTCAAGCGCGTCTCGAATGATTCCAAGCAAGCCTTGATATCGCCGACCTCAGCCTTGTTGAATGTCACCGTGGCGGATACCAAGTTGTCAGACCAATGTGCCTGCATGTCAGCGGAATTGACAAACTGCTCCCAAATGGAAACCTCTGCCTTGCCCTTGACGAAGTAAGGTTCCTTGATAGGAAATGCCACAACCGAAGTCTGATCCGCATAGACATCCGGGAACACGTCGTAACCTGCATCCCTTGCGGCCTGACACAACGGGCTCTGGTTCGATACCCGAATGTGCCGAATGTAGTATTCGCTATGTGGATAGTGGATACCAGGGGTCGCTCCGCACAACAACGACACCGTGCCCGAAGGCTTCACAGTGGTCGTCTTGATGGACAACGGAATTCCCAACCAATCGGAATACGTGCGATCCAGTTTCTGTACATAGCCGTAGCCGTTGTCACACCACTTGAGGAATTCACGCCGACCGAACTTCTGCATCGCCTGAACAATGCCGCTCATTGAAGCGCCAATGCGCCTATTTCGCGTCATCACGGCATTTGCCCGTACGTCATGCGTCGGAATCAAAGTGACCGTCTTGGCGTAAAGGTACGCCATCTTCAACGTACGCTCGAAGTCCTCGTAGGAATCATGGTGCGCCGGATAGGTTTCTACCAAGTTGCACTGGTAGGTCAAAACGTTTCCAAACACCGCCATGTGGTTATCAGGTTCATCAAAACAGTAAGTGGTATGCAATCCAGGCAGTTTAACCACACTGACAATCTTTTGCTTTCGGGCACGGTCAATGCACATCCCTTCCGGGTGTGCATTGTTATTCGCCGTCCGACCCCCAAACCGTGAAGCCTTCTTGATCCGTGTAGGAATGATGGAACTTTCAAAACTGGGGATCTGGCAATACCACATGTCGTAATTGCGAATCCCCAAATTGGTTTCATCCCCAGCATTCGCAAATTTGCGAATCGTGGCGTGATTGATGCCTACACGACGCAACAGGATTTGCAGATCCCGCATCTTCGGTTCCGTCCCGTAGATACGATAGCCTTCCGTTGAAGTATCTTTATTTACGATAGTGCCGTCCGTTTCAATCCAACCCGCCACGAATTCCAGAATACTAGCCCGATCAAAACCAAACACCCGTGAAGTCAATCCATTGGATTTGTCATTCAATGACACGGCTTCATCAATATCCAAAAGATCATGCAGGGACAAACGATTTACGGGATCCGTATAGCCTTCAAGAAATTGTGGTTTCATCCACAAACCTTGGACATCGAGATCTTGCAACTTGATTTTGTCCCCACACACCAACACGCGGGGATAGGCGTAATCCCCTCCCGACAGGTTAGGTCGATCAATGTAGCCGTCGCCGACGAACAACCCAATCTCAAATGCCAAAGGATCGTGTACACCAACAATCGATTTGTCCATATCAAACCCGATAACTTGGGCACCCAAGGTCAAATCCATGGTGTCAACCCGACGAAAAATACGTTTCCCGTCAGGCTTCACATGCCAACCATGATTGGACGTGCAATCCAGGTAAGATCCATCGGTAAGGGTTACCCTGAAAAGTTCCCGGTTTTCCCCAGTGATACGAGGTTGAACATTAGACCAACAATCGCCATTCCATACTTCCACGAACTTCCCGACTAGATCTCCGATTTTTGCCACATCATCTTTCAACTGAATATAAGTATCCGAGCTTACACACAACTCAAATGACTCCAGCCCTTGTTCCCCACAAGGATTCGTTCCCGCAATACGCCAGTCCTTGTTGTCCGGAAGATCATTCATCCGACCAAACTTCCGGGCATTGTCCAACCAAACAACTCCAGGCTCCCCATTGACGGAAATCGAACGGGACAATTCCGTATAATCCATGCCAATATAGCCAAACACCGAGTTGTTGGAAGCCCAACGACGGTCAGCCAAAGCTGCTTCATCTTGCTTGAGGTTCATGAATGAAACATCATCCACTTCCCCAAACATGATCTCCGCCGTCCGACGAATTCCGCCAGCAACCACGGCTTTGCCAATGTAATTGAAGATGTCCACAATCTGCGTTGATAGAATACGGTAGGAAACATCTTCCACAGGGCGTTGGATGAAAGCATTCGCCAAACCAATAGTCGCCCAATCATCCGTTGTGCGGGCATCAAATTCAACACTTGCCGTATTGGGCAACAACAAGTGCGTGAGGTTGACAACCAAATCATGCAAGGGCTTCGGCCCAGATGCCGTTCCTCCAAATGTCTTGAGGGGTTCCCCACGACCACGAACCTTCGAATAGTCAACGGTCAAAGGATAGGCGCCCTTTCCCACGAATGAATTCAGGACGGTACGAATCAATTCCACCCATCCTTCCCGCGTGTCATCCACAACAAAGGGTTCCGCCGTGGTCTTGGGGATGATCAACTTGACCTTGCCAGCCCCTCGAGTATCCCCACCAACGCCGACACCCAACATGGACATATCCATGAGGAACGTGAAAGGCCCCGCGAAATCATCCGCAATATTGTCCGACGAAACAAATGCGCAATTCTGAAGGGACGCAGATCCCCGCTGATATACAACGTCCGTTCCCATTACCGCCAATCCACGACCGGGAGGCGTGAACTTAAATTCCCACATGCGACGAAACATATCCTGTGCCGAATGCTGTGCCTTCGAATCATTCCAGGGTAGCCCCATTTGATGGCAATGGATCTTCTGGATGTTGAAACACCCCTCGACCACACGTTGACACGTCTGCCAAAACTCCTCGTTCCCACCATCTGGAAGGGCACGGGCATACGTACGAACATAGGTGAATTTCCCTAGTGGTCCCCACTTTGGCTCAAGGCCTCGGAATTCATCTACAAATCCCGAACTCAAAGAAAACTGACGAACCTTGCGGCCTTCTACGGAGTGATTGAATATCATTGAAAAAACCTCTTTCCTACTGTTTGTTGAAATTGTCTATGGGGGGTGCGTATCAAAAGCCTACCGACACAATTCAAGCAACCGGGCAACTAATCCGGTCCAAGGGTCGATATGGCCATTCAGAACACCGCGTCGAGATTCCGCAATCACCCGAATCAAATTTATTACATCATCGGGCTTCCATGCACGTACTTCGGGCAACAATGTTTTCTGGCAGAACCAAGGATTCATCCCCAACTGATTTGCAATATTCTCGGGAGATATCCCTTGGTCTATCAATACAGATAGATGAAGCCACCCTACGGAAGGTTTTTCGCTCTTACCATCGGCCTTGCGACCTAGGGCGATGGATTCCATGTATCCGCAAAGGCCCATAATCGGATCCTTCACAGATTGATTCACACGGTCTAATGCGGAAGCCATACGCCGACGATTCCGTGATACCAACGCATCCTTGACACTATCGAAGGACACGTCCCCAATAGCGGACATCACATCCCGCAGTTCCTCTACTCGGATCGCATCCACCCCTCGAGCATCTGCCAACATGGCAAACTTCTGAATCTCGAAGGCTAGAAACCCATAATCCGTACCACAGCGCTTCACAAGCGTCTGTGCAATATTCTCCGCCATGGTCTTCTTCAACCGAAGAGCTTCCTGAATGCAGAATTCAGTTGCCATCTTCGGCAGTTCCCACTTCTTGTCCGGGAAGGGATAACCTTTGTGCGCCTTTGGACCCAAGCTACCGACAAACTTGCCGAACTTGGTATTCATCTTGGGGTCGTTCTGGATGTCCAGCAACAGCATCACATTGGAAGTCTTGTCATCCCGATGTTGCTCTAGCATTGCCAAATCCGTTTTCTCGGGATTACGGATTACTACTAGCAAGGGGGTGTCATCAGCAAACATCCCCCCGCCTTGAGTCAAAGCTGCCTGAACTCCTGTTACATCGTCACCATCCACAGTTTGGATGCGCCAACCATTTTGACGTTGAACATCAATGGTTGAAGCCACCTGACGACGTTGCAAGAATTCCATTGCCCCGGAAATGGCAAATATGCGGGGCATACTAGCAGCCATTAATCCCCCACCAAAGCTACAATGATCTCAGCCATAAAGGGATTCTTCCACAAGGAAACCTTCCGAAGGCGCTCCCACAAAGCCCGATGATCAGGATTATCAATCGTTGTAGCCAATACTTCTGCCAACGATCCCAATAGCTGAACCTCACGCTTCTCAAATGCCCGGGCGGTATCTACGATGGTCATGTAGTCCCGCTTTCCCACTGCATCCACAATCTTGAAACTTCCTGCCATCAGGGTTTCATCATCGTCTACACCCAAGGCATTGACCCAACGATCCATGCAACGAGACCGAATGGTCATTGTTACCCCGCCTAGATCATTCGCCCACATAATGGGTTGCAAATAATCCCCACGGAATTCCTCGATAGATTTGAGGAGCACGTCGGATGCCTTGGGGTTGGCCTCATCCATAGGCCCAATGATAATCACCCCCATGAGATCTCCCACGGGAACCGACATCATCAAGTCCACTATGTGCCTAGCATCATCAACCTTTAGCCCGTCATCCCCAATAGGAGGAGACACAAGTCGCCCTAAGCGAGCAGCCTCATCAATAGCTGCTCGCTTAGCTCCGGGTCCATGAAATAGTACACAGGATGACAATTGGAACCTCCACAATAGCAAATACCCAAAGCCAGGGATTACCCAGCCTATTAGGTATTGATGTGGAATGTCCCCTTGCACGTCAGGCAGCGATACCGGACAGCCTTCCCTCCTCCAGTAGGAATGAAGGATCCATCTGAAGAAGACGCATTAGCGTTCCTTTCAAATACTACCTCACATTGATTGCCTTCACATTCTTGACCCGAGTCTCCATGACGGGCACGGCACTTAATCCAAACAACTTTCTTCTGTGGTTGGTCGCTCATAGATCCTCCAATTAGCAGGCATCAGCCTTTCGTAATTCTACCCGTAGGAACGTAACCCTGATCCTCTAGCAACATCCCAATCGCTACTGTTAGCTTTCCTATTAGGCTGTCGTAATCCCCGTACCCAATACTTGCTACGTTTCCTTGTAGCCTAAGATTGTCCCGTAATGTAGTTTGGATCTCCACTCCCAGGTCGTAACATTTTCCTGTTAGCTGATTTGGTACCGATCCCGATCCTATTACATAGGGTGCTCTCCCAGGATCTGTCACAGTTAGTATTGGTATGATTACCCATTGCCAAATGTTCCACTGTATCTTGAATGGGAAATATACCTGATCCCCATCTCTCAATGGTTTCCCAGTAGCCAAACTCACAACCACCCATTCTGAAGGTGCTGCTCTTGTTGTCCCAGGAAAATCTGGTATTGCCCGTCTCGCTAATAGGTAAAGACACCCAATAGCCAAATGCTTCGCTTCTTGTACAGGATTTCCCATGGTATACCTCATCAAGGAAGTACCATAAGGATTCCACCATCAAAAAGGCATAGCTCGGCTAAGGCCTAGAGGCCAGAATGGATCGGATTTTCGCTTAATTCGATGGTGGCTATAATGATGATGACGTAGATAATGAGGATAATGAACAGTAGAAGGATAATGAACAGTGTTTGTATTTGAATCATGTAGATGTAAATCAATACTACGGGACTCCTACGGAGTCCCTCTACCTACAAGATCCTCTTATCTAGAGAATCTGTCCCGTAGGAAAAGGGATTGTCCAAAGAACAGGTATCAGCCTTATTGGGATTCATCAGCCTTCTGAATCTCCGGGCTATACCCTCGCCTCCGTTCTAAGCCAAAGCCTGGAATGAGGAGGAAACCGCTTCGCGGCCTACCAACCTGAGAGGGAGAAGGTGACTCCCCGCAAGGAAGGTTTTTTGGTTTTCCCCTCGGTAGGGGAAGTATCTAAGTCAGAGGACGCCCACATAACTCAATGGTGTTCCTACTTGTTACCAAGCTGCTTACCTTCGAGAAGAACTCCGGGACTGGAATTCTCAACTAGACCTCCGAGTTATGAAACCCATCGTTGAACCTCCTAAAAGGATACCGTTGGGAAACAGCGAACCAGAGCGGTAGAAGCACTCGATCCTCGCACAGAGGATCGTGACCTAAACATCGAACCGGCTGCATAATGGACTTGATCCCTAGTAGGAGTCAAGTCCATTTTGGCAGCGACATCAAATTAACGGCACAATAGAACTGGAATCTGATCGAGAGCCTGACGTAGGGTAAACATGGAAGCTACACGGTGGGCTGCAGCGCTAGTCTTACCCATGTCTTCTTCGATGGCTTCGATCGCATCAGGGAGATCTCCCTCAAACCCTTCGGACTCCATCTTGTAGGCAAGCGCCTGCGATAGAGCCCTATTAGCCTGCAACATAGCGGAAAATTTAGGCCAAGCCTTCTTCCAATGATTGCTATAGAATGATCCCTTAGCTATATGTGTTAGAAATGCCATGTCGTTGAGATCGGGAATTCTCCCAATCTTGATTCCACGCCTATTGGTTTCCGCATCAAATGATGCCTCCAATTCCTGCTTCCACTTATCGAATCCTTCGGTATCTCCTGGTAATTCTGGATTCTTCCCTATAATTTCCATTATCCAATTGGATTTAAGGGTGTTGTAATCAATGTTACTAGTGACGATATCTAGCCATAGGGTCATGGGCTTGGAAATGCTAAATGCTTCACGCATGACTTCTTGGATTTTCCTAGAACCTGGATCAGTACCGTGAATCAGGTTGCCTAATAGGAAGTCCGCACTGCTCTGGCTGGGCTTCGTATCCGAGAAGTCGATAACGGCTCCCTCATCATCCGTAGGCATTTCGCTTTCAAGCCGAACGCTCTTGTTGTGATCGCTGACTCGACGAATGAACAATGCCCCAAGGGCTCCACGGGCAAGTGCCTCAGGCAATTCGGTTCCATCCAGGATTTTGTTACGAAGGTGTTTGCCCATCTCATAGGCAGGTCGAAGGCGTTCCTTTGGTGAATCCGCCTTGAGGGGAACGCCCATGATGGCATTGTTGAATACGTCTAGCGGCTCAAGTCCCTTGATGAGGGGGTACTTGATGATCGTCCCCTTCAGGATCTTTTCTAGAATGATGAACATCCCCGATGATTCCGGGCTGAACCATGCCGGATTCACTTTTTGCTCCCGCAAGGTACGGCTTGCCTTGGCGAGTCCAAGTTTGCCTTGCTTCCACCAGGTATCTAGTGGGACGCCTGCAGCACCCTCTAGAACCTGTGCCCGTAGCATCTGGTCATACAACTGCTTCTCGTTGGCAACGATCCAACGTGCTGCTAGCCGGATTTGAGGTCGTTGTTCAGGACTTGCGTGTGCAAAGTCATTCCGAAGTTGCTGAAGCGCTAGACGGGCGATCTTGATGTTCATGGCATAATCCTGGGCCTACGCAGGCCTATCTGGGGGATGCTATAGGCCCGCAACCGAATAGGGAAGGGGGAGCCCGTCGATTTTGAAGGGTTGACTTTTGAGCCGGGAATGGTAAAGTCGTTGCATCATCCAACGGAAGGTCGGGGGATGAGATTCTGCCCTACAACCTATACCATCTAGTTTGATTCAACTTTCCTGTGACGGTACCACGCTCAAACGAGCCTTGTTCTTACCCGTCACGATCAACGCCAAGACGCGCCCTCTAAGCAGGCTGCGTCCCTGGAGGACAACATGAGTGCATCCCTTCCCCAGTTGGGGAATTTGACCTTTCGCGATCCATTGCTTCGCATTCTCGGTATCGCAACCCAACTGACTCCCAACGTTTTCATTCCCTTCAACGATGACTTGATTCACCAAGTCATCGCGGATGCCGGTTTTGATCTCGACAACCTCGCCCAGTACGGAACCCCGGAACAGGGTTGGAATCTGTCAAATCAGACCAAGCCCGCCAGTTTGGTTCGCCGTGTGGCATTGTGCTACCGATTCTCACATAAGATCAACGTCCCCCTTACTGTCGCCGGCGGAACCCGGGGTCAGTGGGCATTGACGGAAGCCGGAGTGGAAGCGGCATTGGATTTGCTCCTCGAGGATTCCGTTCTGACTGCCCCTCAGGTTGTCCAGGATGCCCCACACGCCCCGATCTTCGTGGAAGCGCCTATCGCCCCGGTCGTGGTCGCGGAAGCGCCTAAGGCTAAGCGGAAGCCGAATGTCACATCGAACTTCTTGGGTCAACGCATTTCAGAAACGGGCGGGGACAAAGGCACCCTGATGTCTATCATGCGTCGTGCCGTGATCAAGCACCTGCCCGTATCGCATACGGCTGGAATTGTTGACGATCACATTCAGAACTGTTTCTGCCGGATGATTTCACGGGACTCTCTGGCAAATCGTTTGGAAGAAGGCGGGGTTATCAGCGATCATGCATTGGCAATGTTTGCGGTTCGGGCTGGATTCACGGACATCCGAGATTCTGCGACCGACCCGGTATGCCGGGAACTCTATGGCGCCCGTACTGAAAAGGAACGGGACAATGGCGTGGTCCTTCCCCCGTCTACGGACAAGCGGGTGACTTGGTCTACGGATGAAGGCGAATCCTCCGTATGGTTGACCATTGCGGATGATGCGGCTGGCCCTGAGGACATCGTGACGTTTCAACGGATGTGGGAACGGCTGGAGAATACCATTCGGGTCAAGAAGCCGCACGTCAGCGAACGCTACATCAACATCCTGCGGATGCGTATCAACGGATGCACGATGAAGGACATTGCCGAAAAGGAAAATGTGTCCCCTTTCCGTGCCGCTGCACTCATGGCTGAAGTTCGCCGAGTGTTGAAGAGCGCTGTGGACGGGAACAGCTTGGCTATCTAGAGCGCGTCCCATGCATCTTCAAGATCTTCTTCGGAGGGGACATTAGCTGCCATCTCAGCTACCACCTTCGGATCGAGTACTTGACCTCGCATCACAAATGAATCTGTCTCCGCCATACCGACCATGTCGAACACGCCCTCATCCGGCACCTTCATGCCGGTATGTGCTAATTGGCGTACGAAGAACAATATGACGTGACGTGCCTCTGCCATCGTCAACCCATCCCCCAATAGGGAATCCACAAATCTCTGAGTGTTTGCTGCAATGGCCTTTGACCACAACGCTTGGCCCGCAAGTTGGCGAACGTAGATTTCCCATTCTTGTAGAGTCTTAGGGTTCATGGTTTTTCCTTCCACCTAGGGGACTTGGTTCCATTTACTTTGATGGAATCGATATAATCGGCTCCATCACCATCGAACCCTCCAATAGATTTGGGGTGCCATTTGCCATCTATTAGAGATCCATAGTCGCCATCAGGGTCTACCAATCCACATGAATGCCCTACACTCCCACACCATTGGAGATAGGTTAGGATCTTGATAATTCCTTCTGCCCCCTCTCCGCCTTCGCGCACAACTTCGATGGTTGTTGGATTTTTCAGGGTGCGTCCAGCAATGTGGTGCATCCAGCGCTTTGTGACATTGGCTACTAGATTTTTCATGCCGCTCCTGGAGGAGCCGAACGACCTGAATAGGGGGAAGCGGCTAACTCAAGCATCTTGCGATCCAACTTCATCACAGATGCCTGTTCTTTGGTCAAGGATGACCACTCCTCTCCTAGTGCAAACCCTTGAGATTCCTTGATGATAGCGTCGAACAGATCGGCACTCATTTCCTGGAAGGCCTGACGGATTTGATCCAACGTCGCATCGAATTCGTTCTTGGTTTCCTGATATACGGTATCGAGAGTGATTTCGGTGACGGGGCTGTCCTGTCCTTGACGCCATGCTCGAGCCGTCCGTTGCTTCATGGACTCCGCATTCCAAGTATCCCGGTCAAGGTGAATCACGGTATTGAATGCCTGGAGGTTTTGCCCATACTTGTAGCTATTGCCTAACAAGGTCAAGGATTTGATCCCCGCGTCGGGAGAAATGATCTCCTGAAGGGCAAACGTCTGCCAGTCCCCGGCAGAATACTTGACGTTATCAGGAGATACGGGCAAGTCCATATATCGACGATAGGACTTCTTGACGAAAGGCAACTTGATGCGTTCTAGCCCTTGCTTCTGTGCAATGTAGGCATCCGCTTCCCCTGGTTCACGAAGAATCTTGCGAACGACGTCCTCATCCATGCGAAGAACAACCTCAGTTAAAGGATTTCCTCCATCGAATATGTGGATTTCATTGTCAAGTGCTAGGGCATGTTTGCCCCCAACCCGTTCTGCCATATGGCTTGCGGACATCCAACAGAACTTCTTGTCATCGCTGAATAACAAGGTGCGGCTTCCACCTTTGGAACGTTCAAGTCGCTTCTTGATGATGTCCTCTGCACTTTGGATCTTTGGATTCCCTACACGGTCAGCTATAGCCCGTAGAACATCGGGTTGCATTTTGGCTTTCCAGAACGCCAGTATACGGGCAAGCACGGCAGGGACAGGACCGGAATCCCCTTTGGCATTAACATATTTCCCTGTCTCGATCATGTTCGCAATACTACGCAATGCCACGTCCGGGTAATTGGATAGATCATTCATCAACTTCATGACAGGTGCGAGCTTCGGCGCCGTTAGCATGACCTCCATTTCTTTGGAGGCTTCTGTAGGTTTACCTGAACCAATGTCCCGGTCACGGAAGGACTTGACCATGGTACCTAGGGCTGCCGCAAATTGCTTTGTCACGCCCCGATATACCTGTTCAACCGATGGATCCATTGTAATGGCTTGTGTGCCATCGCGAAGGGTCTGAAGAGGTGTTTCTCCTGCAACAATGTCTACATCCTGCTTATCCCCAAAGAACACATTACGGCGGACCCACACTGCCAAGTCTCGCTTCGTATTGGGGTTTTGCTTCACCCCAAGGATACGCCCGCCAACCGTTTCGCAATAGCGTTCCCGGAATTTCCGCATTTCTTTGTTGTTAGCCTTGGCTATGGGATCATCCCCATTCAAGGTCTTGTTGTTGCAAACGGCAGCTAGGATATATGCCTCCATCGGATCGGAATCGATAGGTGAGGCAGTCATGCAAATCTTGTGCGGGTGCCATAGCTGAAGGGCGGGTTCAGCCTTTACGGAAGGCGTTTTACGGCTCTTGGAAAGTAGCTCCTGTGCCTCATCAAAAAACACTGCTACATAAAGGGCAGGATCCCAAGGGTTTTCCATCCAGAATTCTACACTGGATATTGCTTTCGGGGGTTTGCCTGACTTGACAGCAGTCTTGAATTCCGTGTAAGAAATCCGATCCGTTCGGGATATAATCGCTCCCGCATCGGAAAGGAATGTTCGCATCTCTTTGGTCAAATTCCCCTTGAGCCCTGAAGGACATACGTACAGGAATCGCCCATTGGTATGAATGACAGATCCATCGGGCTTCGTATAGGAAGCATTGTCATCCGCCAAACCATCCCGAATCATTTTCTGCATGGTCGCAATTGCGGTTAGGGTTTTACCTACCCCGGTATCAAGACCACATACGCCCTTGTTGCCGTTGGCATCAAGCCAAGCTAATGCCTGCTTTTGCTTGGTGCTCAACACAACCGGGCTCATGCCCCCATCGCGATTCTTACGGGCAGTCTTGAATCCCCCGATGCTATCCGCAGTGTAATAGCCGAGATTGGTTCGTGCCGTGGCCTGTTCTGCGTATGCCAAGTCCTTGTAATAATCCTGTACCTGTTTGAGGGCTTCCGTAGAAAGCGCCATCCCCTTCAGGGCATCCAGAACAAGTCCGAAATCCTTGGGATCAAAGAAGAACCCTGATGCCCGAGTATCCGTCAAGGGAACCCACTCAATGGATGGAACACAACCCTTCTTGGAATACCAAGATTGAGAATTGCAGGACAGGAGCTTCATAGCATCCCGTAATTCTGCCATTGCTGTCGTATTTGGAATCCGCACATACAAACGATTGGATTGTGTCTTAAGGGTTTCCCCGTCAGGCATTGTGCGAATATCGTCCGGGGTTCCTACGGATACGTAGGGTTCACGGTTTCGAGCGTCGATCTTCCTGGGGCATGCCTTGGATTTCCCTTCTACCGGGTCATAGGAATAGGCAGTGCCTTCTACCATGCGCCCCGTTTCATTGACTACATCGTCAAGTAGACATCCCTTGAAACGCCCGCTGATGATAACCTTGACCGATGTGACGTGAGGATTATCACTATCAATAGCCAGGGGTTTACGACGGACAGGGAATATCCGGGTCATTTGACCCTGCTTGGCCTTGTCATCCGTGATGGATACCATTTCTACAGGCCCAACGAGCCCGTCAACGTCCTCATCCGATAGGGTTCGGATATTTGCTACCGGCAATGTGGAACGATTATGTGCTCGGCTAAGAATCTGATTGGCCTTGTTGACGGCAGTACGACGGTCAATGAATTCTCGAGGGGTCAGAATGGAACCGTCCAAGTCGTAGACGTGCTTTTCCTGGGTTTCCGGATCAACCCCAAACAGAACCTTACGCCCTGCGAGGAATCCTTCACGAGCCTCTAGCTTGCCGCCATAGGTGATACGGCGTTTGATGGTAGCTGTGATTTCATCTAGTTCCTGATTGTGCCGTGTGATGAGGTCATACGCTTCAGGATTCACGTCACGGATCTTTTCAGCCTTTTCTTGCTTCGGACCCATTCGCCTGAAGGTTGCCCACTTCCGGCGTCCTGTTTGACGGGCATTGATGTAGATCCCCTTATCTCGTGCCGCGGCCTCAATGATGGGGACGAGGATGTTATTGATCTTCATCCAGGTCAGGCTGTCATCCACGCGCCCGCTAGCCAAACGCCCAAGGAATAGGCTCAAGTCCGTTCGGCTCTCCGCAATCATATTGACAACAAGCGGGGACAAAGGACGGCCATCAAAAGGACTTGTTACCTGAACAAGCCTATTTGCCGCCATGATGTACTGCTGCTTGATATCACTAGGGGCGGGTTCGCCAAGTTCAATCCGTTTGAGCATTGGATAAAACTCGAAGAATTCCAATCCTCGCTGAGTGAAAGTTCGGCGAAACCGATCCATCAAGGATCGGGGAATCAGATTGTCTGCTACGAGTTCGTCCCTGTCATCCAGTTCGGGAACAGGGTCATCCTCTGCCGCGAACTTCAACAGAATCTCGGTGGCAACGTCGTGCATAGGTTCCCCTGATTTTTAGTCTTCCCAGATGATCCAATCTTCAACGGTCTTGGGGCCTACCGAAGCGGTCTTGCGTTCGGCATCTGGATAGCTGGAATGAAGCATCTTGGCGTAGACACAACCCGCCTGCTTCGAGTGTTCCTTGAGGAACCCTGTGATCAGGTTATGTGCATCCGCCTTGCGGCTATGCAAATCAGATGTCATTGTACCGGCATTTTCACGGACACTCGAGCATGCATGAAGCCCTAGGCTCGCGGTCTTGGTGGAATAGCCGTAGAGGCCATACTTCCGTGCAGCAACCTTATCAATGGGCTTACCCACATCGGCGGCTACGCGGAGTTCTGCCAAGCGCATTGTCGATGCAATCCTAGGGCCAATGCTCTTCATAGCTTCCACGAGGATCTTGGCAGGCAATGAGTTGCTCCGCTTTGCATGCGCCGCAAGGAATGGTGCAACGTTCTCATCCTTCTTGTAGGCAGCCTTGGCAATCTTCGATGCCATACGGGTCAACTTGCTAATGGAACCTTCGCAGCAGGACTGAATCGAACGGGTGAAACCGTAGAGTCCTGTAGGGGCAACTGCGGCAACCTTGACTCCATTGATCTCATCCCATTGAGTTTCCAATGCCGTCTTGAATTGATCCGCATGTTCCTTGTTCTGCTTCTTCCAATCTGCCGCGTCCTCAGGGCTCATGTTTTCCGTTGGGTCGGCGGGCTTACCCTTCTCGAACTTGCCTTCCTTGGCGTCATTGTCCTCTTCGGATGCACGGAATGGGAATGGTTTACGGCTAGGCTGCTTGGGTGCGGGGCCTTGCTGCGTTTCGGGCTTCCGGAACCTTGGTAGAAGCGTGACCTTCAATCCAGCCCTACGTCCGACAGCCAGTATTCCAGGGGTGGCTTCCTGAAGTGCCCCCTCAGGAAGCTCTAGGTGAACAACGGTTTCCCGTTGCAACCCCTGCATTTCCTGACCCCGGGTCAAAGGTGGGCTGTACTCAGGGCTAACCACACGGATAAATCCATCATCATGCGGAATCCCCTCATCATCCTTGAATGGAAAATCGAAACCCATGAGGTCGTTGATGGTGTCCCGATTGAAAGGCTTGTTACCTACGAATGAAAAGTAGGCATGTTCAACTTTGTGCGAATATCCCGCTTCCTTGTGCTTGTCCTTGACAACATCTTTGTACTTCTCGGTATTGGCTTCCCACGCTTTGCATTCCGATTCGTCCAAATTATCAGGACAACCCTCAGCTAGCATTTCCAATTCCGCAATCGCATCCGAGGCACGTCGATCTTCCAATCCCGGAATCATTGATCCTTCGCCTTCCTCATCCCGTGGGTCGGCGTAATCAACATCCCCTTCGTTCCAAGTGGCTTCCTTGAACTTATCCTTGTATCTGTCCGTATTGGCTTCCCATTCTTTGCATTCGGACTCATCCAAGTTGTCGGGGCAACCCTCAGCCATGAATTCCAATTCTGCGAACTCATCATTTGCCAATCGATATTCCATTCCAGGCATCATAGATCCTTCCCCTTCCTCATCCCGGGGGTCATCGAACTTGTCGATTTCACCTTCGTTCCAAGTAGCAATAGGGTCCAACTTGTTGGGACCACTATCGCCCTTTGTATTTTCATCCCCTGCCTTCTTGCCCTCGTAATACAACGCGGCAAGTCTATTGGCGGCATGATCTTCCGCAGTGAAATACTGTGACGTAGGCATGGTGCAACTCTCTGCTCCAGGGTTCTTGTACTTGCAGTAGATTGACCATGCGGTTGCCCAGGCCTTAGCGTCATCATAGTCCGGATTCGATTCCTTGACTTCCTTGACGTAGCGCTCAACATCCGCAGGGATGTCCCCAATGGCCAACTTGGAAAGGGCGAAATGTGCTGTATCTACGCTGCCATACTTCGATGATTCATCATGAATTTCCAACTTGTCCCAACCTAATTTGGCTACAGCCTTTTGCAGTTTGTCCTCAGCCGTATAGGACGGTTCATCGCCCTTGCCCAAGACGGTGAATTGATAACGGTGTTCTTTATCCGCGGCGGTCTTGAACTTGTCCCCATGTAGGTCATTCATTTCCTTCCACTTCTTGGCATCCTCGGGAGACATGTTCTGAGTAGGGTCGGCGGGAACGCCTTCTTCAAAGCGTGCAATCCGCTCAAGTTCCGTCATCAGGGTGTTGCTGTCATTCATGGTGTGTTCCTCAGGTTCCGATCGTCTACTTGGGGTTATTGTATCAGGTGGCTACCGAATCCCCGGATCAAACGGGGACAATGGAGGTCTGGATTTTAGGAACCGCCCATCGTGCAATTGCATTCTTGGCGGCGTTCATAGACAATTTAGTTGTTATTTCCGCAGGGATGGTGATTCCAAATTGTCCTTCGAGCCCATTCAATTCACCTTTGACAGTGTTCATGATGGTGGGACTCCGCCCAGCCAATCCCGATAGCTTCTGAGCCAATGTCATGGATGGAGTGTACGGCCCTGCCCATTTGGACTTCCCCCAATGAGGAGAAAGGACAATTCCCTTTCCTGGCATGAATGCCGGGGATGCACCTTCCGGGGGCAGAATTCGGTATTGCAATACAAGGACTTTCCCTTGAGGGAGCAAACGAACGCCCAAGTTATGTGCGGGAAGCCACCAACCCATAGGCCCCTTGGGGAACCGTACTGCATTGGCATTCATGTATGTGATGAACTCATCCGTAGGAGTACGGGGTGCCGTATCTGCTCCCCACCAAGCATCCGCAACTCGCATGGAAGCCAAACGCGGAGATTCCGGGCGCTTCAAATCATCCGTCCCTTGCTCATGCAGGAACTGATTCTGCAACCGTCGCATTACGTCCGTGCCGCCGGCGAGGGGTTCATCATAGCCATGGTCAATCTCGTTGGGGTAGATCGGCTTGCCCCCAGGATTGCCTGAGTAGGTTGCTAGATGAATGTGTGATGGCACATACATATTGGCCCGCGGAAATACGTTTGCCATGGATTTGGATTTATCCTTTTTCCACCATTCCATAGTGTCGTGTACAAGCGCTTCTGCAACTGCAAAGCTACTAAGGGGATCCTTGTATCGCCAAACTTCATCATCCGGGGTTTGTACGAATACCACGTATTCATAGCCATGAGTGATTGGGTCGGATTGATCCCCATGAGCATTGTCTTCCGTAATACGGAATGTCAAACTTGTGACGGTGCCTTTCCTATCCCATTGTCGCGTGCCATAGCCTGTAGACTTTTCAACCCAATTGAGCTTAGGGTTGACATTAGGTTGAAATAGTTGCTTCTTTGCGGGGGTAACCGGAATAGAAGCGTCCCGAAGTGCGGCTAGCATAATGCCTTTGACATCGCCATGATCTGATCCCGCCAAGTGTGCTTTGAATCCCCCTGGAATCATCGGGTCAGGGGTGAAATACACGTCTACCGTTTGGTCAAAATCTGACCTAGGATCCGCTTTTGGATTGTCCAAGATAACCGTGAACCCATTATGCGGTGACCCCTTCAAGGTGGAATCATGGAACGCATGCATGATTTTCTTAGCTGTATCTGCATCGACTCGAAGTGTAAGGTTGTCTAGCGTCGCGCCTGCTACCTTATCGGCAGATTCTTTGTCTCCAGGGCGTTGCTTGTGCTTTTCCTTGCGGCTACGTCCCTTGTCAACATCCTTTTCACGATTCTGATGCCCGCCGGCGCCCCAACCACGTGTGCCACGTTCCCGTTCGTAGGGATTGCGCGCAGGATCAAGTTGTACCGTTTTGCTGTCTTTGGTTGAGGCTACCATTTGTCGTCCTTCAGGGCTGATCTCCCGTTCTACCGCCATCGCCGGCCTGCGAACAAGGTAATTGTCCCACTTTTCATACCACTTGCCGTAAAACTCTGCCTTGGGCACAACACGGACAAGTTGGTCAGGGTCAGGGATATTCGGGTCGGCTACATAGACATTGTCGTCGTCAACGTCATAAATAACGGAGGCATGTGACCAGGGCCTACCTTCAGGGTTCCACGCAATCATGACAGCAACACCGCGATCTGTATATGCCTTGACTTGAGCCAAGGTTGCAGGGCATATCAATGTGGTGCGTGCCCCGAAGTGCTGTGCCGCTGCAAATGCCTGTTCCCAAGATGCACCCTGCATTGGGGCGGCTCCCATGACTTTGTTGACATCATCTTCCCCCGCATTCTGAATATCGAGGGCCTCCAAGCACATCGACAGGCTAGTAGCCATGCAAGTGTACTGCGACCGTTGGCGCTTGGGATTGAGCGGTGCCGAAGCGGATTTATCCATGAGGATCCCCAGGCCGAAAACAACGTGGCCTATTGAGGGGGACATCATAGGAGGATCATCGAAACTTGATTAGCAAATATCGGCGGGTTCTTGAGGGGCTAGAATTAGGGGCCATTCTGTATCGGATTCCCCGACTTCAAGTCCAAGTTCTACTCCATCAACTATGCCTTGTTCATATCCGGTCTGTAGCCCCATGTGATATGCCATCGTGAAAGCATCTTCTGCTCGGTCAGGCATATGCACAACAGGCACGGGCTTATGGAGCATTGCTAGAAATCGATTCCAAATCCGGTCTTTTCGAGCATTTAGTATTTCAAAGGCATTCATTTTACTCCCCCTCTGTAGGAGGCCTGTGCTGGAGTGCCACCATGGTCATCATCTCATGAATGGTATCCGGGACTATAGCTGGAATGGTTGTCACAAGCATCTCTGTACAAGCGGCTGTCAATTCCTCTCGCATTGCAATTTGAGCCGCATCATCCCCAGCTAGATATCGAATAATCAGATCATTGTCCCGTGTCATTGCCGTCAGGATGCACATATAAGCTTCCCGACGAAGTGCCTCCACAAGGAGTGCATGTGCTATTGCTCGAGTCCCCTTACCAGGCCATGAATCAAGCAATTCAGCATCGGCGCTTGATGCGGGTGTTTGATAAGACCAAATATGCCCCGTGAGATCCCGACATATCCGTACATTCAATGCGACGGTAGTTCCGGTAGGATGTTGTCCTGTAGGAGCCCATAATGCATCTGGGGGGATATTGCTCATGGTTCATCCCGGAGTACGATTGCCGTTTCAACGGTGAGGATAGTAGCCGCCACGGATACTGCCGCTTTGATTGTAGCAAGGGCAACAGCGGTCGGGTCCATAATCATGGGATCCACGGAAAAGTCCCGATAGGTTTCGGTCAAAGCATCCCATCCAACCCAACCGTATCCTGGGGTGTTCAAGTCATCGACTTTTGACCATGCATCCAGGACGTTGTATACAACAACAGTGCCCTCCTCACCGGCATTGTTGGCAATGACTTCAAGGGGACGCATCAAAGCACGACGGACAATATTGCGCCCGTAGTCTTCCGCCGTGATACAATCCTTGTTCTGATATGTCCCCGTGTTGTTTAGCCTGATCCCATTGGACAATGCCGATGCTGCCCGCAGATAGGCGATTCCGCCTCCAGGCACAACACCATCGCGAAGAGCGGCACGGACGGAACCCAGGGCATCCTCAACACGGGCACGCCGTTCCTTGAGGGCTACTTCAGTAACACCTCCAATCTTGAGGATTGCCATGCCGCCAGACAACTTGGCGAGGCGTTCCTTGATCCGGTCACGGTCATAGTCCGATGCGGAATGTTCTACCTGAGCCCGAAGGGTTGCAATTCGATCTTGTACGGCTTCCGTAGCCTCATCATGTGCAATCAAAAGGGTAGACTTGGGTTTGAATGTGATTTTCCGGAGCGACCCAAACCATTCAGGGTTCCATACCGTATGATCCAGCCCCGCATTAGGATCTACAAAGGTAGCTCCCGTGATAGCGGCAATGTCTTGAAGGTATTCCTCTTTACGGAACTGCAGCCCCGGTGCGCCAACCGCTACGGACTTCATGATATCCTTGACATCATTGACAACCATGGTTGTCAATGCGTCCCCTTCAGCAACCATGCAGAATACAACCAAAGGATTGTCGGGCCACTGGCTTGCAACCTCGAGCAAGTCCTGTACGTCTTCCAATGTACGCAGGCGCCCATGGATGACTGCTACTAGAGGGTTGTCAATGACACGCTCGAGTTGATCCCCAAGGAATGCATCGCTACAAGGGCCTTGATCAAGCTCCATGCCTTCTTTGAATTCCAGGGTGACTTCCATCCCGACACCATCTTCGATGGTTACGGTTCCGTCCTTGCCAACCGCCATGCATGCTTCCGCCATATTCTGTGCAACTTCTACGTCACCATTGCTGGCGAGCATTGCAATACGTTCAAGGTCGGCTTGATCCTTGATTTGATGTGTCATCCCACGAATGGCATCCATCGCCAAATCACGTGCGGCGAACATCCCACGGACGAGACCTCCAGGGTCTTGACCGCATGCAATCATCTTGTGCCCTTCCTGAAGCATTGAAGCCGTTAGGACTGCAACGGTTGTAGTTCCATCCCCAACCTCATTGTTCACAGCGATGCACGCTTCCTTGAGCATTTGACATCCCTGATTTTCAATGTGATCCTCAAGGGATACTTCACGGGCTACCGTCACACCATCCTTGGTGGCAAGCATTCCGGCAAAGCGTTCCATGATACATGTGCGTCCGCCAGGGCCATAGGTGACTGCCACCGCTTGTGCGATCTTGTTCGCCCCCCGAAGTAAACGGGTTCGTGCGTCATTTCCGGTATAGATGTTTCGTGCGCTCATGTTCCAATCCAAGGCAAGCGTGCCCACATTGGAACAATACCCCGAAAAGGTGATCGGTAAGGCTACTGATAAGCTATGCGACCGATCCAACGTCCTGCAACACGGGATGCCGAGGAATTAGATGCTAAAACTGGAAATGCCCGATAGAATTCCTTGACCGCTTTCTTCCATTTGCCCGGTGCCAGCTTTTTCCACACTGCCATTTGTATGGAAGCAGTCCCTGCAATCAATTTCATCAGGTAATCCCGTTGGTCCTGATCCTCCTCCACCCCTTTCAGGTGCTTCCGGGCTTGATTGATTATGTCGTTCAGTTGGGGATAGAATTCCACGTCATCCAATAGGTAATTCTCTTCGTAGGTCCTGCGGGAGTCATAAAGCTGAAGTGCCTGACTATGCTGGGGTGTCATGATGTGCTGGGAAGGCATTCCCGGTCGGGGAGCCACTGAATCCGAAAGCTTTGCCAAGTCCGCCATGAAGGACTGGGTTACGTGCTGTAGCTCATGCCTGACATCATCCGATAACCTATCTACATCATGTTTGTATTTGAAACGCAGTATGATCGTCAGGTTATGGGTTTTCGGATCCCAAGTACCGGTTCCACGATCTTGAGCCTTCGCCACTCTCACGATGACTTTGATAGCCTTCCATTCAGGGGGTAACTTCTTCAACGATTTGATTAGCGGGGATTCGGCATATCGCCACCCGATTAGATCCATTGGGAAAGTCCGAATTGCGGACTTGTTCATATTGGGTCCGAAGGCAGCCCGCCAATCAGCGTTTGCAGCCAACACCCATTCCGTGATGTCATTGACCATCGCGGGAGGAGGTTCTAGAAGTCCTGCATCTATTGATATGCTCATATATCACTAGGAGGTTCGTGTGTTAGCGGTTCTAGCACGGAACTGAACTGAGGTGCATGAACCAGGAACGCGGCAATGCGTCGCCTCAGCACCCCGTCATCCGGAGGTCGACAACATGTCCCGGTAATCTGCTTCCGATACCTGCCTAGCTCAGGATTGGCACGGATGACTGCCACGAACTGAGAGTAGAGTAACGTGATCGTATTCATTAGGACACATAGACCAAGCAGCCAAACTTCCCGTTTTCCTTGCGATGAAACGTGAAAACCAGCAATGAATTGATGATTCGGATGTTGGTGAATGGATCCGATGTCTTGAAAGCTAACTTCAAATTTGCTTGCCCGTCATCCGCACGGAAGATATGCGAATCAATGATGTCATCCACAACAATGTTGAATCCCGCTAGTACGTCCCAGGCAACGCTGTACCCTTGTTCCGCCTTATCAAAGGACTTGTTCTCATCTAACCCTGCCAATCGAAACGCATTCCCAATCTGTCGTTTGATCCTTGGGTCCATCCGGTTAGGGGAAGCAGCAGTTCTCCCGGATGCAGAAGCTTCTACATCAAGAGATCGAGCGGCATGATCTAAAGTTCCCGTAGCCCGTTGCATGACATCTACGACTTTGTTAACATGGCCATTATCGTCAGCGATGGATCCGTAACCTTCCCCATGCCCACCTGGATGTCGTGCCGTCAATACCAGTACGGCATTTTCGATCAGGTTGTTCGCTTCACGGAGCTGATCCGCAGCCCAGTGAAGGTTATCCCTATCAGATGTATCCGCTTTTAGGTATCTAGTGGCTACTCGTTGGAATGATTTCATCTTGTCCTCTCATGACGTACACCATGAGGAGAGGATAAGCGGGCTACCGAAACACGGATCCATTTGGTGTCATTTCTATAGGTTATGTAGAAGGGCGAAAAAAAAACGACTCGAGGGCTGGATGGTAGACTTACTATTCGATTGGGATGCGTAGATAGAACACTTGACAGCCGCACCGTGGAGGTGTAGGGTGTTCAATGTGAGGACAAGAAACGTGATGAAGACCTTAACCACATCCTTTACCGAGCGCAGTACCGTGACAAAGGGCGAGTCCCTTACGTCATGGTATCTGTTGTCGCCCGAGGGGGTGGGAGGTCGCTGAACGATTGAATCGTCTGCACCTTGAAACCCTCTCCGGCAACGCCCGAGAGGGTTTTCGCGTTTCTAGGGCCTTCGCGGCCCGCTGAACTTTGACAACTGAATACGTTGTATCTTCGTGCCGGGGACACCCGTCTTAGGACGTAATGGTGTCCCCGGCACGCGATGCCCGGGTGATGAAACTGGTAGACTTCCCTGTCTCAGAAGCAGGGGCTCGTAAGGGCGTGCGGATTCGACTTCCGCCTCGGGCACTATGGTAGATTTGGCTACCGACAACGGGGGTATTGGGCAGGTGGTGAGCCCAATTGACTGTAAATCAATCGCCTTTCGGCTGTGGTAGTTCGATTCTACTTGCCCCCACCTAATAGTTGACAGGCTTGCGAAACTCCCATACCATGAGGTATGAGAAATACGCCCTATCCCGAGATACCTTGTGAATACTGCAAAAATCCTTTTTCCCCAAAGGATCCTCGATCCCGGTACTGTTCGCTATCTTGTGCCGGAAAGGTCGTTGGTCGTCGTCGGATTATTTCTGATGAAACAAGGGTTAAAATGGCAGTTGCCCGGAAAACCTTCTGGGATAATCACGATAATCCGCAGAAGGGCAATCCAGACCACGCTCAAGCCGTGGGTCAAAGTACAAAGGGTAAATACAAGAAAAACCCGGCATCTATTTTGGATCTCAGTTCTCGCACGGTGCGTAAACTGTTACAACGGATCAATCCTGGGTGCTCAAGATTCCAATGTGGATGGAAAGAAGGTATAGGAGACATTCACCATATCAACGGGAGGAAGGTGGCAGATGCAAATGGGCACTGGAATTTATCCTATCTATGCCCTAATTGCCATCGTTTAGTACATGAAGGCAAGGTTCCCAAAGATGAATTGGTCACAATTCAAACCCAATTGGGAGAAACTTGGTTCGATCATTATTACGGGTGATCGAATCCCCACGGCACCATTGAGCAAAGGCCGCTCGTGACTCTGTAAAAGTCATCTTTCACCGGGGAGGTGGTTCGATACCACCTGGTGCCACCCCGGGTTCCTGGACTAATCCGAAAGGTTCAAAATCCAGGAACCCGTATAATGGATCCGTGGCCGAGAGGCTTATGGCGCTCGTTTCGAAAACGAGATGTCGGTGATGAGCCGGCACACAGGTTCAAATCCTGTCGGATCCGCCAACGTCTGCTATGTTGCAACAGGGAAGCAATACCTCCGGGTATGTCGGGTTCGAATCCCGAGGCGTTATTATGGAGATGTGGCCGAGCCCGGCTTATGGCGTCAGTCTTGAAAACTGAAGGGTGTAAAAGCTCCAGGGGTTCGAATCCCTTCGTCTCCGCCAGTGTCTAACCAAGGAAGCGTACCCAAGTGGTTAAGGGGGCGGTTTGCTAAACCGTTAGGTCGTCTAGAAAACGGCGCGTGGGTTCAATCCCCACCGCTTCCGCCAGTGTCCGATGTCATCGTGGGGAAATTTGGTAGACCCATTAGCTTGAGGTGCTAACGCTCGCAAGGGCATACGGGTTCGACTCCCGTCGATGACACCAGTTCATAGGATAAGTGTTGAACATATGTGTGAAGCGGGCGCCCGTAAATCACACGGATAATCCGTCCTGATAGTATCGGGAAAATTCAGGTCAAACCCTGATGAGCTAAAATGGAAACGTCGTCTAGTGGCCGAGGGCACCCGCTTGGAAAGCGGGCGATCATGTAAAAGTGGTCCGGGAGTTCGAATCTCCCCGTTTCCGCCAGTGTGTAAGAATGCCCCTATCCGCTAGTGGTTAGGCGACCGGATTCTCAATCCGTCAACATCGGTTCAAATCCGATTAGGGGCACTGAGTAAATAATGGGTTGGGTGCTGGGCACGGATTGGTCTCCAAAACCGATCTTCGAGGGTTCGATTCCCTCCCTTCTCGCCATGAGGGGTACGCCAAACGGATTGGCACAAGCATTGAAAACTTGAAAACAGTAAACATGCTTCACAACTCGTCAACATTCCTTCGGGAATGCCGACAATCAGTTAAGCACACACGCAATAGTAGGTTCGACTCCTACACCCCCCACTAATTCGGATCCGGCAATGATTCAAATAGGATTTCACCGTCCTCGCGGAGCCATGCAATGACATGACCCGAAAGTACTAGATTAATCAATGCCTGATCAATTTCAGGAGTAGCTGAAGGTGGCAAGGCCCTTAGATGGGCAACGGCATCTTCTACGGAGATAGGTTCAAGAGTCAAAGGGGGCATATCGGCACCTCAGAGATATTGTACCATATGCTTGGGTAGCTCAGCAGGTAGTAGCACTAGACTGAAAATCTAGGTGTCGTCGGTTCAATTCCGACCCCAAGCACTTGAATTGTAAATGCTTCATTAGCTTTGATGGTCAAAGCGTCGGCTTGAAACCCCGAAGAATTCCGTTCGATACGGAGATGGAGCACCATCGAATGTCGTAGTTCAACGGTAGAACTGGGACTGAACGTCTTGCATGAGGGATTCAATCGCCCTCCGCATTCGAGTTGTTTGGAAGTGCCCGGTGGCAGGGCGGCGGTGTGATACCGTGTGGGATGGTTCGATTCCATCATCCAAAGTTTCTAAGCCCGGATAGCTCAGTTGGTAGAGCGGAAGCCTGAAGAGCTTCGCGTCGGCGGTTCAACTCCGTCTCCGGGCGCTGATGGGGATGTGGGCTGTCAAGGAGAATTGGCACATCCGGCAGACTTAAAATCTGCCGCCTTTGAGGGTTCGAATCCCTTTGTCCTCACTGTAGTGGTAAAATGCTGGGGTAGCCCAATTGGCAGAGGCAATAGGTTTAGGCCCTATACGGTGTGGGTTCGAATCCCATCTTCAGCACTAGAACACTATGCAAGCGTAGCCCAATTGGCAGGAGGCAACAGTTTCAAAAGCTGTGCAGTGTGGGTTCGAATCCCATCGCTTGTACCGTAACTTAATGCAATCGTGGCGGAACGGTCTACGCAGGGGTCTCAAAAACCCCCGGTCTAAAAAACCTTGTGAGTTCGAATCTCACCGATTGCACTTTCAATAGTGCGGCTATTAGCCCTACATGATATGGCTACTATTCCATCAAAAGAGCATTTAGCTAATCTATACCAGATCCTTTCGGATTCGGCAATTGCCGAATCCTTTTCGGTAAGTCCTGCGACTGTTCTCCGTTGGCGGAGACATTACGGCATTCTATCTAAACCGAGAGGTCCAAGGGCGATTTCGGGGCAATTGAGTTTCCGGGATATATCAGACGAGGCAATCAAAGCAGCGATCCCAATGTGTTTCTCAGTGATGGAGGTATGCCGTAAAGTCGGTCTATGTGAAACGGGACAAGGGCACACCAAAATGAAAGTGAAGATTTCCCATCTAGGGGTAGATACTTCACATTTTGGAACACAACACCCTCGTACATTAGGTCTGAAGGGATACCAGCAATCCCTTCAGAGCCTATTAGTTGAAGGGTCTATTGCCCAGTCCAACAAGTTGAAACAGAGATTGCTGAAGGAGGGCATTCTGGCAGAAGAATGTTCTCAATGTTATTGTTTGCCGGTATGGTTAGGCAAGCCCTTGACGTTGCAACTTGATCATATCAGTGGTGATTCTACGGATAATAGATTGGGTAATCTTCGTCTCCTTTGCCCCAATTGTCACTCGCAAACGGTAAACTATGCGGGTAGAAACAAATCTAGATCAGATAAGGCGCATCCATGAACCGAAATTTCCTTGTCCCAGAAATCAAGCAACACGCTAACCAAGACGAACAGAAGTTGGAACAACAACGGGTTGATGCCGTTGTGATTGCCATCGACCCTTGGTTCCGTGAACAGTCCGCATTGACGGCGCTTGACTACATGGAAGAAATGGGCATTGCCAACGTGGCAGCAGCCCCGGTCATGGTAGCCCGAACCGGAACGGCTCAAGGAGAATTCCAGAAGCGGTTGGAAAGTCTGGCGGACATGAACTTTACTACCGTTACGGAATACCACGAATACCTTGACGAGATTGTGCATCGTCGAGAGAAGGGGTCAACCCTGATTCAGTGGGAATCGGAAAGCCTCGTCGGCTTCGTAGACCATGAGAAGGATTATCGTGTTGTGATTGCCATTCAGGATATTCGTCGCAGTCGTAGAGAAGCGAAGAATGACCCGCGTCTCATGGAAATCTACGAGAGTTTGGCCAAGCCCCTCCACCTGGAGGATGCTGCCGCAGTAATTGGTTCTAGCTGGTCTCCCGGCACTCGAGCATACATCCTTGGCCCCGCTGAGTACGGACTTCAGGCGGGATTCATCGATGACGATGTTGTGCAAACACCTCTTACGAATGATGTGTGGGACTCGGATTCGATTGTAGGTTCCTTCGCAAAGGAAGTGCCTGAGATTGGCGGGGAACGCCCCGTGAGATAGCCACGCCGTTGTAGTTCAGTGGCAGAACGCGACTTTCGTACAGTCGATGTCGGGGGTTCGATTCCCTCCTACGGCTCTGTTGACAAAGCTCGTGTACCATGTGTACAAGGAGTTCCGGTGCCGTCCTTACAAGGGGCGGCACCAGCGTTGCCCGCATAGCTCAGTTGGAAGAGCACCTCATTTGTAACGAGGTGGTCGGGAGTTCGATTCTCTCTGTGGGCACTGTTTCTATATGCTTCAGTATTTCAGTGGCAGAAGCCTTCCTTGGTAAGGAAGTGGTCGTGGGTTCGATCCCCACCTGAAGCTCCGTTTCTAAGGCCTTGTCGTCTAACGGTTAGGACATAGCCCTCTCAAGGCTAGAACGCGGGGTTCAAATCCCCCCAAGGTCACTTAAACCCTAGAGGTAATCATGTCCATTCTTGCAGTTGATGTGTCCTACCAAGAGGATGTTGCCCAAGTCGCGGGCGTCCTGATTGAAAAATGGGAAGACACTGCAATCATTCAATCACACGTATTCACGATGCCCTGTCCTGCCCCCTATGAACCTGGGGCATTCTACAAGCGGGAACTTCCATGCATTCTAGCTTTGTTGGATCGCATGAAGGCCCCAGGGGTGATTAATCCAGAAAAGCCCGACTTCATCATCATTGATGGCTATGTGGACTTGGGCAAAGACCATCCCGGTTTGGGAAGGCACCTAGTAAATGCCCTCGGGCATGCCAATGTCATTGGGGTTGCCAAGACAGCATTCAAAGATGCTCCTCACAAGGAGTGCCTTCGTGGCAAGAGCAAGAATCCTCTGTACATTACATCTGCCGGGGTTAGCGTGCACTTGGCAGATGTAGCTATCCGACTCATGCACGGACCCTATCGCATCCCCACTATTCTCAAGGAAGTAGATAGGCTAAGCCGCAGCCCAATGGAAGTGGCCCGGACGGACGAGGGGCTGGTTTGAAAACTAGCATGATGCGATAAGCGTCACAAGGGTTCGATTCCCTTTGCTTCCGCCAGATACAACGTATTCAGATGATCAATGCTTTCGCAGCAATGGCACAATATGCTTACGGAGTTCTGGTTTAGCCGTAGCGAGGCGGATCAGGTTATGCCGCAGGCTAGACGCCATGAAGTCCCGATTGCTAACACCATGATATTTACTAGGGTTCGACGAATATTCTGCGTTTTCCCGTAAATCTTCTAGCGCATCCTCAAATGCTTCATGGGCTTCGCGTTCACTGACGGCCTTTTGCATGGCTTCGCGAATTGCGGATTCTAGATCCTTCGTGAATTGCGGCGTGTCCTCTCCATTATCGAAGACCTCTTCGACGGCATCCGATTCAGATTTAGCGGATGTCAGGTGTTTGGCTACCTTGTCTAGCATCCATTCTGTTGCATCAAATCCATGGAAGAAGACCCGCCAGCCCTCCCATCTAGAAGCTGTGTCGGTTTCCCTCTGGATCAAAGGAATGATGGCAGCCTTGAACTTTGGGTCGTGAGGCAAGGCACGTTCAAGGGCAACAATGGTGGGATCTGGCTGTGGCATGGTATTCCTCCAACGACAAGTGCCGATAGAAGGAATACCATAAGGGCTAGAGCAGCTTCAGTAGCCCCGTGATCTTATCGATGGATTCGGCTTCTGCGGGACCGATTGCCAAGGCAGTCCAAGTCGGGACGCCATGGAACTCTGTGAAGCCGCTGTCTTGGATAGCGGCACAGGGCAAGCCCGCGGCCAGGGCAATGTCTCGGAGGGCGAGGAATTCATCTTCCGATCCAATCCCAACGCAAATCTTGGTGAATGAACCGTCTAGCCATTGCTGCATGGCGGATGACATACGCAGCATGAATGCCCGTTCCTCATCTTCCATGAGTTCGGCAGTCTGGCAAAACGTGTAGCCTTCCCATTTACGGTTGGCAAACCCGTAGCTCCCGGCATCCAACAGAACCTTCATGCTGGCATGTGCTGCCTGAGCGCACATCTTGCCCTTACGCATGTTGAGATCCGTGCGAAGTACGATGACCTGTTTTACTGGCATGGTGTCCTAATCGTCGGTAGAGAACCGGTATGAATATTCAGAGGCTAGCTGAAATACTTCATCCCGTTCTTCTTTCGTCAGGTCTACTGATTCCCTCGTATCCACGCGAGTGGTTGCCAATGGAATCAGTATACCGGGGCTGGCCGCAGTCAGCTGAAAGCTATCAGGGTAACGGTATTCAAACGTTGCTTGAATGGTTGGGGCGTCGGCTTCGAGGGATTCCCTCTCGAATTGCACTGACACAATGGTACGCTTGTCAGCTGAGCGTGAGTGGGTTGTATGTGATCGCACTGGTAGACTCCTGTATGATATCTATCTACGCATCCTATCGTTGAAGTAAGCCTGCGGTTTGTTCGCGTTGGATTGCATCTGGCCCCTGATTCAGATCGAGGCAAATCTGATCAATGGCTGCCAATACTTGATCTCGATTAGAACCCGTAGCGATGGAAAACGACAACCCTTTATAGTTGTTTGCCATAATCCGGTACAGCGGCCTATCATAGACATGGTACCTGTGCCTGCCTGTCCACTGGTAATCTTGCTTGCCCAGCCACATGATCAGGACGCTGACTATACCGGGCTTGGACATGAGGGACGCCGTCTTGGATACGTACCTATGAACATCCATCAAGCGCTTGACGCTATCATCATCATTGAAAACGAAGTTGAGGATATCGGACATATCGCGTGATTCCAATCGTTCCGTATTGTTCTTCCAAGTACTCATTTTGACGTGTCCTTTACGATCTTGCCTCGCTTGGTTGCCTGCATGTCTACGATCTCATTCATCTTCGCAAGGAGGAGTTTGGGGAAGTCTGCCATCGAAGCCGTCCAAACGGAATCGCTGAATGTGGTCTGTACGTACTGTGCCCCGTATCCAAGGCCAACGCCAATGACGTTAATCCCTGCTTCCTTCGCCAAGCGGACTTGATACTTGATGACTTCCATGTGCCCCCAGTCCGGGCATCCATCGGTAACTACAAACAAGAACCTATGCGCTTCCTTGCGAAATGACAGGGCATTGAGGGCATATTGAACCCCATCTGACATGGGGGTTCCACCAAGAGCTTTCGTGTTTGCAAAGCGCCACCGCACGGCACGGAACTTCTCATTGAATCCCTTGAAGATGTCATAATCTACGGAGGCCGACCGGTGATATTGGTCTTCTTCTCCGGAAGGGATAGCAAACCCATGTGCCCCATTGCGGAATCCCAGTGCCAGTGTCGGGCAGTTCATTGCGTCAAGAGGTTCAACCAGTGCTACCATGATGCGAGTGGCGTCCTTCCGCAGAGAAGACATTGACCCGGATTCATCAAGAACTACGGCACATGCCATGGTCATGTCAACGGTTTCCCCGCGACGATCAAATGCCCGCCTTGGCTTCATACCGCATACGAGGGCAGATTTCGTATCTACAAGGTATCGAGAAGATAGACGTTTGCCCTTCTCAACGCCCCGGGAGGTGCCCGTCATTTCAATGGAACGGATCATCGTACGCAACCGCGAGCGCAAGTATGCGATTTCCGCCTTGACAGACTTGATGATAATGTCCGCGGCGGTCTTGTCTCCTTCGATTCCTTTGGCTGATGGAGGGACTACAAGGGCCTGATCCATGGATGTATCATAGGGACGCCAAGGCGCCTCGCCTACTTCAACATCATCTTCTTTGTCCGTCGCCGCATTGACACCCTCCTCGAGGGCGGTTCCTGCATCCTTCAGCCCGGTTCCTTCCCCATTCTCTGCCTGTGCAAGCGCATCATCGGCAAGGCTAGACCAATCATTGTCTACCTCGCCGGAGGTATCCATATGCCCGCCTGCACTCTTGCCCCCGTAACCGTCCTTTAATTCATGCGAATCATCTTGGGCATTGGCGGGATCATGCCCTTCTGGATATTCATTGTCGTCATGCCCGCCCCCATCTCCGCTAGGTCCGTCCCCGGTCGTGCCTTTCCCATCGGCGTCGGAACCGGATTCACCTTCACCCTTGCCTTCGCCTTCACCATCTTTGCCTTCACCCTCGCCTTCACCTTCGCCTTCCTTATCACCATCTTTGCCTTCGCCCTCGCCTTCGCCTTCGGATCCTTCAACACCTTCGGATCCTTCACCGGAACTGTCTTTGCCGGGGTCATTCCCTTTCGATTTATCGTCTCCGGGTTTGTCACCATTTTCATTGCCGGGTTCCTTCTTACCGGGTTCCTTCTTACCGGGTTCCTTCTTACCGGGTTCCTTCTTACCGGGTTCCTTCTTACCGGTGCCCGATCCTTCATCAGGATCGGATTTATCCGCTTTGGACCCAGACCCGCCTTTGCCCTTGTCACCTTTGCCCTGTTGAGGTTCCGGATCGCTAGGGTCAAGATCATCATCATCAAATCCATCGATGTCAGGGACACCGGAATTATCAGGATCTTTGGAATCCGGTGGGGGTGGCTTGGGGGGTTGCTTCTTCTTGGGCTTCATGTCGATTTCTTCTTGCCAACCACATACGGTGCAAGTAACCGTGCCTTTTCCCTTGACTTGTCCCCCGTGACCATCGGAGACAGGACGTACCTTGAGTTTGGATCCGTCCGCCCCGCAAGCAGGACAAACGGTTTTCCCGTCCCCGGGGTCACCATCATCCCCTTGCTGTTCATCCTCGTTGCTATTGCTCAACTCCGCCAGTGTGGAAATAACATCCATGGCAAGGCGGAGGCATCCGGTATCGTCCGCAATAGTTAGGTCAATAGATTCATCCAGGAAAGGAGTCAACGGCCCATCTAGGACGATATTTACCGCCTTGAGGTTATCCTTACGGTAACGCTCAATCGCAATCCGTTGCTTTTCGGTGTTGTAGCCCAGTCCGAAATCTCGGAAGGCTCCTGTTAGGACAGACAACGCTCCAGGCTTGCCGCCATGACCACGAAGATTTGTTTGGGACTCCTCCTCCTGGAAGAGGATGTAATCCTGAAGGTCATGCATCTTGGTGTCAATGCCTTCATATTCCTCACGTCCTCGGCGTTCAATGCGGATGTCCTCAATGATGTTAGTCCATTCCAGCAATGCCTGGACGTACTTGGACCAGTCCTTGACCTTTGCCCATCGTGCAAGAATGTCTTTGGTCAGTTCATTCGGTTCCAGATTACGCTTGCACGAGTACTTCGTGTGCAATGCCTCATGGTATGCCCCGCCTACCAGTGCCATCGCTACTCGTTGCGGTAACACGTCCGGAGTGTTGGCGATGACAATCTCTCGGTCACGGGGGGCGATCTGTTTGGCGTTTGCCTGCACAATCCATTTGGAAACATCCACCTTAGTAGGTGTACATTTCGGATGTGCCTTGGCCCAGCTGCACATGATGTCAACAAGAAATCGGAGAGTCCAACGATCCTTATTGTAGAAGCGATGGCCTTTAGATATAACGCGAGGCGATGCGGAACCCAGGATTCCCAAGACCGATGCCTTATGGGTAGCCCGGTAATTGGCACCCTTTTCTACGGGTGCAATGTCGCGGGTATCGCCGGGTTGAATGTGCATTACATAGGCCTCCAGGATGTATCTACGCATCCTGTCCTGAAAGTAAGCGGGAACGGGTAGGACTTACTTTCAGTCAAGGGTGCGTAGATAGGACAGCAAGCAAGCGGAGGCTACGTGAGTGCAACGAATCCAAATAGTATCCCATGTCGTGAGTGCGGGATAGAGGTACTTGATTACCTCCCCAATCACTTGACAGAGCAACATGGGATTTCCACGGAGGTTTATACCGTTAGGTATCCTGGGGCTGTGACGATCTCCCAGCGTTTGCTGGATCGATTTGCGGCCCTCAAGGTTCCTCGTCGGGAAACCCCGAGGCATCCCAAAGACCTGACGATTCCTTTCGCTAACATCATATTCCCCGTCAACCCGGATGTTGAAGAGGAAGCTTGCCTCCCTTTGCCTGACCAGTACCGAATCCCGAAGCACGGATCTCTAGGGGAAGATGTGCAGCACGTTGCCATTGCCCTCAAGCACCGTCGGTCGATTTATGTATGGGGCATGCCCGGTACCGGTAAGGACGCACTGTTTCACGCATGGTCAAGTCTGACTCGCACCCCGGCAATCATCCGTCAAGTCCAGCCCGGAACCGATATTGAATCATGGTTTTTCAGCCGTGGGTTCAATACCAACGGCACCGTATGGGAGGAAGGCGAAGTACTCAAGGCATTGAGGGATGGCTATCTTGCATCCCAGTATTCGGATCATATCCGTGTCAACCGGCGGATTCCTTACATGCTATTGCTGACGGACTTTGATCGTGCCGAACGGGATCAAGCTGAACATCTCCGGTTGGTTGGGGACAGTATTCAGGGACGTGTTCCTGGTCCCGCTGGCAAAGTGTACAAGGTATTCGGTGGAACCATCATCGCCGCAACGGGAAATACCGCCGGCGGGGGCGATGAACGGGGACGCATGATCTCCGCGAACCCTCTGGACGCATCCCTGTTGGAACGCTTTCAACGGAAAATCCAATTCCACTACATGAGTTGGGAGGATGAAGGCCCCGTTGTTCGTGCCAAGTTCGGCCCATTGTTCCAACGGTTTCCTACAGCGGAACACAAATGCCGCGAAGTTACCAAGGCTTTGCGTGATGCTGTCGTGAATGATGATATTCATGGCGAATTCAGCCATCGTGCTTTGTGTAACATCTTGAGCCATGCCTCGGATATCGTAGAAGAGAACCAGGGCAAGGCTTTGCCGAAGAATCTTTTGGGGGTTGCATCCCGCGTTTGGATGGATGGTCTTCCCGATGAGGATAACCGTTTGGCGGCAAAGCGTCTTATTGATCCTCACTTTGCATCTTTGGATGACGCTACCCCAGCAGGTATCAAGCCCACAGGACTTCGCAAATGACAATGACAACCCCTCCAAATTTGACGGCAAAGGACTTCCGCACTCCACTTCTCAAGGTGCTCGGAATCCTATCGAACTTCAAGGAGTCCGTTGAGGTTCCTTTGGATAGTACGTACGACCCCATCTTCACCATGATGGGCATTGCACGTACTGAACATCTGGAGAAGCGAATCCAATGGGCTTTCAATGAAATGAAAGGCTCAGGGCTTGCGGTAGGTAGGCGTGCCAAGTGGGCTCTCACACAGCAGGGTGTAGACGCTGCACAAGGCCTTGTAGCCGCTTCCACGCCAATTACCGTCCCCATGCCTGCCGATCCTACATCAGACGATTCTACGGGCAATCCTGTGGCGTCTGTCGGGTATCACCCAGACCCTTACATTCGGCACTTGGCGTTGAATGACCATCCGTGCCTTGGATTCTTCACGTCACAGAGCCCCATTTGCTCGACTTGTCTTGCCCGTTTGGAATGCATGAATGCCATGGCTGCCAAGCTTGCGGGATTGGCTTTGGAGATTGTTCAGGAAGAGGCTATTGCGGCGGAGAACGCAAGGCGTGCTGCTTTGCCTCCCCCTTCAATCGCTAGTGTCGTAGCAGGGTCTGTAGGCCCGGCGCCAGTACCGGGCTTTGCGGGAACGACGGTAGCATCCGCGGTAGCCAACGGCACGGCTAACGTTGGAACCAACGGTAATGTTGTGGTTGCGAAGACCCCTGCAAATATGATGGTCACGAACAAGATTCCCGCCGGCGCCAAGATCATTCCGATGACTTGCCAAGCTCAGGCTTTGTGTGCAGGTTGCCGTGTCAACATCGACTTGGGGGCTGATGCCGTATGGGTTCGGGGTACTGGTAACGGCGGCAAGTCCTCTGATATGTACCACAAACCATGCTATGAACAGGCGAGCCAGAACTAACATGAAAGTACCTGCAACACATGCCGAAACAATTCGGCAAGCCATCCAATCCATGGGGAACATGGATCGGGAAGTCGCGAATGAGATCCCGAAGATGCCTAAGGAGGATCTTGTCATCCTTGGGCAACGGCTATGGTGGCTCATCAAACGGGCGACTCGTACCCTCGATCCTATCAAGGCACGCTTCCGCGAATTGGCAATTCAACAGGCATCGGGTGTCGCAGGCAACCAACGATTTGAAGCTACGGATGGATCTCACTGTATCGTGGTTATTCAGAACGTAACTCCAGTAGTTCGCAAGGATTCCGATATGGCTAAGTTGCGGGCGTCAATTGGGGATGTCCTGTTCGATCAATGCTTTGATACCGTCACTGTGTATAAGCCCAAGAAGAATATTCAAGAACTGGTAGCAGGTATGCCGCCAGATAACGCCAATTCCATCATGTCCATCCTGGATATGGCTGATGGAACCCCAAAGGTAATGTTCAAGGACTGAGGAGGTCATCATGATTTTGCTAGAGATTTTCGCATTCGGTACTGTAGGCTTCTGGGCCTTGTGTGCTTTGGTTTGGATTTTGTTGACGGCTGCTGTGGAGTTCGAGAAGCCCGGGCTGGCGACGTTCTCCTTGCTGGTAGCATTCGGGGCATTGTCCTACTTTGGCATCATCGACGTTCAGGCCTTGATCTCCAATCCTTGGATGGTGGTCAAAGGCGTCAGCGGCTACTTGCTGGGCGGACTCATTTGGGCGGCTTGCAAGTGGGTGTTTTACGTCCGCTCCGTTGGCAGGAAGTATGATGATGACAAGCGGCAATTCCTGGAGTCTCAGACTCCTCCAATTGAAGGGATGAATATCCCTGATGACTTCTTGGAGAAGTGGCAGCAGCACATTCGGTACCGCCCTGAAATCAAGAAGCCCAATGCCCGCAATAGCAAGGCACGCATCATGACCTGGATGGTGTACTGGCCTTGGTCTTTCGTATGGACAATGATCGATGATCCGATCAAGAATGCGTTTCACAGTATCCTGCACTGGACTCAGGGCATGTTCCAAAGGGTGTCCGATCAGTTGTGGGGCAATCGTGATGAGGACTTCCGTGCCCCTCCGCCGAAGAAGGCGGAACCTGTTCCGGAAGAATCCCCAGATGGATATCCATCCCAGTACCCGACTCGTCAGTATCGGGGTCGTTGAGAGGTGATATGAGTAAATGGTCTTGGCCTTTGCCTAACGTTGTCCCTTGGCAAATCCCGTCAACATTGCATTACGACGGATTTGCATACCAGAGATCCCACGGGATCAATACGGGAGTTGACCTGTATTGTCCGCTGGATCATCCTGTGTGTGCCGTGGAAAAGGGAATCATCACCGATATTTTCCAACAGCCCTGTTGTGGATCTACCGTGATGGTTGAAGGCGCAACGGGGGTGATTGTTTATGGCAACCTCAATCTTGGGCATGTTCAGGTTGTAGGCCAACGTATCTCCCGTGGGGACACCCTGGGTTCCGTAGACTCTCGAGGGAAGCGGCTGTACATCGGTCTCTATGATGCCGGATACCGCAGCCGTCCTTCCCCATGGACAACATGGGAGGATAAACCTCGAGAGTTGATGGACCCTACGCCCTGGTTGCGGGAAGCGTGGACTCGTGTAACCTCCAGGTTTCATCGGGACGGCATGCCTGTACCTATGGATGTTGGACCCCGTAAGCAGTTGATGCACGAGTTGCAAAGCCATCCGATCTGGCATTATCCCGTGCTCGTGCAAACCCCGCCCTCAGGCAATATCGAGGATCATTGGAAGGAACCCGACAATCCGGATCTTCGTGATGAGGGGTTCAAGCAGCTATGCGAACCCGGGCCTGATTGGATCGAAACCATGGAGGATTACGGTGGGGGCATGAGCGAATGCCTTTGCTATGACTTCGTGTACGTTGACCCTACATTGGAACGGATTGTCGGTAACCAAGGGTGGGATAAGGATTGCCGAAATACGGACTTCCGCGTTTGGATTGAAGGCGGTGGTTGGGACGATCAATCCAAATGCGATTATGGAATTGCACCTGAAGGGGGTTGGACGGAGTACAACAAGTGGATTAGTTGCCACGACACGGATCTGGATTGCGGCGCCCATACGATGGAGGACGCACTTCTGGAGTTGGCAGTCCGCGTTATTTGGTACTACGGCACGGATGGGAAAGAGCATCGTCCAGATGTTCCTGAGAAGTGTGGTGGAGACTTCGACCCGAATGACAAATCGAAGTGGGTGAACCATTGCATGGATGCCGGGGATGGATTTTGCTCCAAGTGTGGCTATCTGATCCAGGATCGGATCTCGGCAGAAGACGAATGACAGATTCAAACAAGTTCGCCAAATTGCATGAAATCGGTTATACCGTACAAGTAACTTGTGGGTTATGTATCCATGGGGACTTTGGAGAATCGGGTAATTGGGGTGGTTGCACCCTGCACAAGGACGATTGCATTAGGCGTGTATGTCCAGTTCTGGGGCTAACCGTACTCAGAATGGGCAACTGCTCGAATGGTGTGTTCGATCAGATCCTTGTGGAGAAGCTTGGTTCCTATCAGGAGCTTGTCAAATGTCGAAAATAACCCCGCGAGACATCGCAGAATCTGTAGCTGGATTGCGTGATACCGCCAAGGATCTACGGTCAGCCGCCGCCACTTCCGTTCAGGATGGTGGCGCGGCTGGCCCCGTCGTAGTCATGCGAATGGGTGCCGTGATGAATCACGCCGCCTACCTGGATCAGGTGGCGAATGAACTGACGATGTTGATCCCGGATACGCCGATCAAGCCGCTGAAGTAGCCTTCAGTTCATTGAAGCGGGCGATAAAGGCCAGCGCTGCAATATCTGATGGCAAGAATTGTACCTTTAGATGTGCCACGGCTTCCGGGATGGTAGGGATTCCCCAATTGTCATTCGTAATCGAAGGCATCGCGGCCTTCTCAAGCGCCAAGGCAATGACATCCGCCGCCTGAACCTCAGGATAGGTGTAGAAGTCTGTCCCATCGCTCAAGGCTTTGGATACGGCAAGGTTGATACGGCGCTCCAAATCACCCCATGTGATGATGTCGCCATTCTTCATGACGACCTTGATGAACTTCCGCACCGGGGCTTGAATGTCGTGTGTGTATGCCTCACATGCGTCATGGAGCAATCCCGCCAGGGCGACTCCGGACTCAGGCCACAGAATGTCGATGATCTGTGAAACCAGTACACTGTGTTCTGCTACAGTGATTGGCCCAATCTGTCCGCCATATCGGAATTTGTATGACAGCCCGTAAATAATGTCATCTAGATGAATGGCTGATGCCTTCGGTTCCATGACGTTGAAGTATGCGCCAGAATGCGTCGGAATGCATCCGTCATACTTCGCAGGCCTACGAAAGGACTGAATGATAGCAGATGGGCGAATTGAACTCACAGTATCCTCCTAGAAGCGAGGATACGTGACCCTCGGAAAATCTACCTTACCCTCGGGGCCAATGCTTTGTATCACATTGGCCCCGAGAGTGGTAGTCCTTCCGGGATGATTTACGGAGTCAACGCCCCGTGCCAGTACTGGATGGAACCGAAGTAATCCATCCAAGACTTGGGCATCGTGTCCGGGTTGCCCCAGGACGTGAAGATGTCGCCACCGGGCAAGGACTTCGGCACGATGGGCTGCGTACGCAGCGTCATCCGTGCCTGCTCCGGCGTGCGATCCTTCTTCTTCTGGTTGCAGGGCATGCAGCATACAACGATGTTCGTCCAAACCGTCTTGCCACCTTGTGCCTGGGGCACAACATGGTCATAGGTGAACTCCGACATGGACACCTTCAGACCGCAGTACTGGCAAGTACCATGGTCACGGAGCCAAACGGACTTCCGATTGAACTTCACTCCACGCTTGAAGAATCCGGCAACCTTGCGTACGAAACGGATGACCGATGGCATCTGGAATACTTCGGATACCGTGTGAATCACACGATCCTCATACTCTTCGACGACTTCGACGCGACCCGTAAGTACCCACGTCATGGCCTTCTGCCACGAAACGCGAGTGATGGGCTGGTAGGATTGGGAGAGAACAAGCGTGTCCATGATAAGCCTCGTTACTGTCTGTGTCTCAAGGGAGATCTCCTGCTAAAAAGAATGAGCATTGCGAACCAACTAGAACCGGTCGGGGTGGAGGGATTTGAACCCCCGACATCTTGCTCCCAAAGCAAGCGCGCTACCCCTGCGCTACACCCCGAACTACTAGGAGAACGATAACACGTTCTCCGTCTATTATCTACGCTGTTGATGGGGAAAGTAAGTCTCTAGCACCCCTGGCAGGACTCGAACCTGCATAAACTGGTTCCGAAGACCAGCGCCCTTCCATTGGGCGTCAGGGGCATGGTGACCTTGGGGGGATTTGAACCCCACGTTCTCAGCTTGAAAGGCTGGTGTCCTAACCGGATTAGACGACAAGGCCGGTGCTATGACGGCTTCATGCCGCCTTGATATGTTCCCGTTGGGCAAGAATCGCCTTGAGGCGATCCTGGTAATCCCTGAAGGGGGTCATCAGTGCCGTGAACTCATCCGGAGTTCCCTGAATGTATTCTCCGCAGCAGTCGCAGACGAGGTGCGCCCGGTAGCGGCAGGTCCACCGACGGGACACCTTCATGATGTGAAGCAAGTTCTTGGTATTCCGCTTCACCAACATCTCATCGGGGAGGATGGTCAAGCTACCTGGGAAAGGTTGTACTGTTCTTGGCATGACCCCTCCTGTTCACAAGTATCGTTAGTGCCGCCCCTTGGATTCGAACCAAGATGTGCAGGTTCACCGAATCGCCAGTTGTCACACGGCAAAGCCGTGAAGGAAGTGGTGTAACTTACCGAACTAGACGGTTCCCCACAACCCTTACCGTTAGGGCGAAAGCGACATTGACCTAGCGTGCCTAGCAGGACTCGAACCTGCAATCTCTTCCTTCGGAGGGAAGTGCCTTATCCATTGGGCTATAAGCACATTTGACCGGAATAGTGTTGCCAATTCCCAATGTCACCATCAGGAGTCACCGGTCGATGAGGGTATTACACGCGGTGTGGGTTATAGCCAAGTCCCTAGACTGGATGTACCACTCGGGTCCTCTTTATTAGGTTTGTCATCCCCTTTCGGGTTTAGCCTACAATGACAGCTACATTGAACGGATTTGATCCCACTTTACTTTTCCTATGATATTGCACATCTGAAAAGGTGGGTCGGATACCGTTTTTCCCGCTGTGTCTATCCTAGACCAATCTTGCGATCGGCTTTACGGAATACCCTTCAGCGCGAAGCTGAAGGATGGTGGCCCCTGAGGGAATCGAACCCCCGAAAGCAGCGTGTAAAGCTACCGTCTTACCACTAAACGAAAGAGCCATAACCTTAGGTGGATCCGGCGGGAGTCGAACCCGCGTCCGAAGACACATCAACAAGCCTTCTACGTGCGTAGCCTCTATAATTTACCCCGCTCCCGAAGGGTTGGGCTGACTCTGAAATCCCCAGATAGAGACACGGGTAAATCAGAACAGGATCTTTGCTATCTGTCAACTTCATGATCCTACCCCGCTAGCACGGGCAAGCCATTATTCCATCCTGTTTCAGCCTTGCCACCCAATGGTCACTGGTGGGACTGTCACTAACGCTGTGTATTAAGCAGCGGCGGCGAAAGAAGTGAATTCAACGTTGTCGTTGGCATTTACTTTTGTGCTTACTTGTTAACCCGGCCAACAAGCTCCGGGGCACGCAAACTCACCTCAGTTGCCCCCGTCGAAACCGGGACGGACCCAAGGACGGTCAATGACCCGGGACGCACCCGGAATGACCAAAGACACTGGAGCGGAATACGGGACTCGAACCCGTTTAGCCAGCTTGGAAGGCTGGAGCCCAACCCATGGGCCAATTCCGCATACGATTTCAAGGACATCACAAAGGTGTGCTATTACGCCAAATGCTCTACGGGTCTTGCCAGACATTGTACCTATCCTATCCCATACTTTCAGAACTTAGTTCCTGGGCTGCGCCCCCGAAACGTATCTGGCAAACTGTACTTGTCCTTCCCCGAACGATATCGCCTAGTCCCTGGGCGGGTAGTAAATCTATCGTTTTGCAACTCATTATAGGATGGCTGCCGCTAGGCCCACCTCCCTATGTGATTGTCCTTACTGCAGCAACGCGAAGTCCCTGCATGTTCAGCCAGTCGCAACCAGCTTCATCCTATCTACGCACTATCGAGGAAAAGTAAGTCCCCCGAGGGTAGGCTTGATGGGATTTGAACCCATGACATCTACTATGTGAAAGTAGCGCTCTAACCGCTGAACTACAAGCCTATCGGGAGGCGCCTGTGAGAATCGAACTCACCTACCAAGTTTTGCAGACTTGGGCCTTCCCAGAAGAAAGCGCCATTTTCGGTACGCCGTGTGGGGATCGAACCCACCTGAACCATCTACCCTTTCGACCGTTTATAAGACGGAGGGGATACCAGCGCATTTGGTATCCCGGGTATGTCTGTATGAACCATTCACATTCTCCTCTCGGTAGGGGCGGAGGGATTTGAACCCCCGACCAGACCGTTATGAGCGGCCAGCTCTAACCGCTGAGCTACACCCCCAATTTTCAGTTGCTGTGGGCGGGATCGAACCGCCGACAACCAGGATATGAATCTGGCGCTCTACCAACTGAGCTACACAGCAAACGTGCCCCACGGGGCATTGTCTCACCTTTCCGTATAGGATGCAACCCCTATATCATACCCATCTTTGTTTTGTGTGCCTTATCGCACTACATCGTGGGCAATGTCCAATTCCGTGAACGGTATTCTCCTTGACTCGATTTGGGATTGCGTATACCACTTGTTGAGGTTTCCGATGAAACCCCAAGATGCACATCACCTTTCCCAAATCCCACTTCATACCTGTGAGGGATACTTCCGTTGAAGTACCCGCAGTTGTTCTCGTTCCAAATCTTCGGCCCGTTTGCGTCGGGCTTCCGTATCCTTCGCAAGCTTGGCACCCTTGGCGTCTTTGACTTCTTGTACTAGGACTGCCAAGTCCGTAACAATTTTCTCAACCATTTCGAATTCTACAATTTCCGCATCCGCATAATTCGCGTAATGGTGTGACGAAGGCCACATTCCCGCCAAGTGCGTTTTGATGTGCCCCAAGGATGACCATGTCTTCCCACGGGTTGTCCATCGGGGCATTGGTCCACCTGACGAAAACAGGTTCGTAGTGCCTTTCTTGCGGATCTTGTAAACCTTCATCGAACATCTCCTACAAACGGCTGGGGTGGAAGGAGTCGAACCTTCAAATCCCTGGGTCAGAACCAGGTGCGGTTGCCATTTTGCTACACCCCAATCAGGAGCAATTTCATGGTAGGGGTGGAAGGATTCGAACCTTCATAGCGGGGACCAAAATCCCGCGTCCTGCCTTTGGACGACACCCCCGTCATAAGTGTTCAAGAACACCTATTTAGTGAACAAAGCTCCTACCTAGTGCGCCGGGAGGGGCTCGAACCCTCGACCAATAGATTAAAAGTCTACTGCTCTACCAACTGAGCTACCAGCACTTCTCTACTTCATCGTATTCATACAAGGTATCGCTGTCAATCCCTGCCTTCTCTTCCCCTTGCGGTTCCCTCGCCTTGTCCATACGCCTACCGCAAACGATTAGCGTATTCCTCCTGTCTGCTTCGTAGGCGAGAAGCTCACGTTGTAGCAGATGTTGGAAGAATCCAGGTGTACCACAAGCCGTGCCCCCCGTGTTGCACCCAACGTATGCAACCACACTCGCCCGCTCGAGGATCTCGACAAGACCGTCGATGGCACGACTGTTTGTTGGCCATGCAACGAAGGCCACATCCACCGAGTCCATGAAATCCGCGAAGTACCCATGGATCACCTCGATTTGTGGATGCTTCCGCATCCGTGATATTTCCTTGTCCAAAGCCACCGCACGAGTAGCCCCAAGGGAAATGATGTATCGAGACCATTCTCCCGACCCGGCACCTAAGTCTGTCACGACCCGGTTCCGAATGAATGGGATCAAGGTTTCCTTTTGCTTGTCGGTTAACCCACCAAACACAGATCACCTCATCCGAGTGATCTACGCACTTGCTGCCAGAAGTAAGTCTGGCTAGATGATTCGGAGGACGATGGCAGTGATATTGTCGTTCCCGCCATTCGTATTTGCCTGTCGAATCAATTCGTAGACCGCCTGCTTGGGATCGGGATTCGATTCCATGATTCGCAGGATCTCATCGTCTTCGACTTCCCCAGACAAGCCATCCGAACACAGCAAGTACATGTCCCCAGACTGGGCATCGATCGTCATGATCGGCACCTTGACGGAATCACTCAACCCACAGGCCTGTGTGATGATGTTCTTATGCGGGCACGTGGCTACCTGTTCCTTGGTGATATACCCTGCATCGAGGTAATGCTGTACTGCCGAATCTTGGTCAACTGATCCAATGACCCGTCCCGCAGTCGATAGATACGGCTATCCCCCACATGGCCAACCGTGACGTTGTCTTCCCCAACCATCAAGGCAACAACGGTCGTGCCCATGCGATTGACGCGAACATTCCCCTCTGACATGTTCTTGGAGAAGATCTCAAAGTTCGCCCAATGAATGCACCCATGGATCAGGTTCTCATTGGGGGTCAAGCCCGATTGAACTGACCAAGGGGCTACGGCTTCCGGATCCGCCAATGCACTTAGAGTCCGTTGGAACGTATCGACAAGCATCTGAGAGGCCACTTCCCCGTCGATATGTCCGCCCATCCCATCCGCGACAACAAACACCCTATCGGCAATGAGAAGATTGTCCTCATTGTGAGGGCGCCTTTTACCTACATCCGTTTGACCGGCAACTTCGTACTTCATGTGAGGCCTCCGATACTTGAGCGGATAGGGGATCTATCAGACGGGCATGAGTTCGCGAACCAGGGTTAAGGTTTCGCCCAACCAGTTCGTCCCCTGCCACCGACTGCGATCCTCTGCACGGGGATCGTCACGGGGCAAACCAATTCCCCAGACTTTGTCGTAAGGGCTAGCCTCAACCAGGGTCGTACCCTTGGTTGCCAACAGGAGAACCTTCAGGTCAGGGTTTTGCGCGTACTTCGCCATGCTGGCACGGAATACAACATCCTTGGCGACACTGTTCCACTTGTCCGCATTGAACCCTTTGACGGAACGCCCAAGGCGCTTCATCTCCTTGGGATCCGAGGTTGCCATGATCATGAGGGCGGCGTCCTTGTCATCAAAGAGCCTTGCCTTCTCAACCATCATGTATTGTTCAGCACACGTGTAGTGGTATCCGTCAATCTTGAATCTTGACGGATACCACTGGCTGAAAGGTCCGTCCCAGAAGAATGTGAACTTTTCCATGCTTTCCTTAGATGATCCGCACGAGGGGTCGGATCCTGTCCGGCCATGCCGCACCGTTGATTGCCTCATGAATGTCCGACTCGCGGTACCGGGCAGAGAAGTGCGTCAGCACCAATGCCTGGGTGTCGAAGATCTCCGCACGATCCACCAGTTCCTGCAAATGCGTGTGACCACGCTCATCTGCATGAGCCGGAGTTCTATCCCCGGCTGAATAGGTCGCCTCAGTGATAATCACCTGAGCGTGACGGATGTCCTCAACCCGATCCCACACCGAGACTCGAGTGTCCCCCGTGTAAACCAACCGGGTCACGGGATTTACCGTGGAAACTTCCACGCCCTGCGAACGCAATCGGGCAATCTCATCGCCCGGCATCCCAAGGTATTCCGCTTTCAGCTTCTTGCGAGTCTCGATGATTCGGTATCCCTGCGACTCGATCCGATGGTCGGTGATGAACGGACGAACGGACAACCCCTTGCCCAGGTCATACGTGACCTCAGGAGGCAGCGGAACGATGGTGCAAGGGATTTGCTCGCCGTTTTTCGCACCCTCCAGGGCACCCCAAACCTTGAACAGGGACTGCAGGCTAGGAGCGAGACCGGGAGGAACGATGAACACGGAAGGGGTCATCCCCAGCAGGGCACGCCTCGCCGCATGCATGGTGATAGCACCGATATGATCCATATGACCGTGCGTGATCAGTACGGTTTGGCAGTTGACGGCATCAACCGTCATCATGCCAATGTCCAAGGCAATGCCCATCTGCGGCAACGTGATGCACGTTTCCATACCGCTAACGGAGACACCTTGCATTTGGATTCCCGCACAAATCATCGAAAGTTCCTAGTAGACATGATGTCCGCTATAGGATCTACGCTAAACTGATAAGAAGTAAGTGGCCGACACAAGAAGATTAGTCCGCACGAAGTCTCGTAACTGCTTAATGCAGTCCGTTAGCACTAGTGACAACCCCATTTAGAGTGTTGCCCCCATCCCATTCGCGGTTGCCCGGTTAGGTACCTTAGCGACGATAGTAAATCTTCCTGGCCGGCCGGTGGATCCTGCGGGAGTCGAACCCGCGACTCTGCAATGCGAATGCAGTGTTTTCCCAACTGAACTAAGGACCCGTATGTTCACACTTCTCCATATTGAATCTACCTGGATAGTGCAACTGCTTCCACAAAGGCAAATCTCCATCACAGTTGTAATGAATTGCCCAGTTACCTACGAAACATGCGAAGTGCGGGGATCGATAGGGCGATCGGATATACCCATTGATTCCCGTCATGGTGCCGATTCTACCATTAGGCCAGTAGTACAACCATGCTAATGCTGCACCGGTCAAGCAGTTCATCGGGGGAACACAAGGATGGTGAACCCATCCAACGTTCCATCAGGGAACGTTGCCGCAATCTTGGCCTTGAATGATTCAACATCACCTTGCCGAAGAATGACTTCCAGCTTGTTTGACCGCAATAGATCCGTTGAATACTTGAATTCTTTGCCCGGTTTCAACATCGTGCGGAACTTGATCCGCGTTGAGTACTTTTCCGGGTGCCGAACCATTTCTTCAAATGTGGCTTGGCTTGGACTACGGCTGGGGGCACAATCGTTTGGTTCGCGAATGAAGCGATTCTTTCCCATGTGCCCCCAGTCCCGTAATTACTTCGTGTGGCACGCCAAGCAAAGGCTGCTGCCGGTATTGAGCATGCGGAGGAACTTGCCCTTCGAGTTGTCATGCACGCTATGGCATGTCGCACACTGCAACTGGGCGCTGAACAGCGGGAGCATCGAAGCTGCATCCACGAACTTGTCGTTGACCGGAGTCTTCAATCCACCATCTGCCGTTGCCAAAGCCGCATCGTAGACGAACGAAATTGGATGGTCATTGGTCAAATCGGTACCAACCTTCGCACCCCCCGGATCCATCATGTGCGAACCCGAGTTGTTCGCGTAGGAATCCACTGCAACCGTGCCGTCATGGCAGGACAGGCACAGTTTGGAATTGCCCGTAGGTTGCCCCAAGACCGCATTCAATGTGCTGCTGCTGTACGTGCTGAACGTAGCCATGGTCACGGCATGGTTCCACAGCGGAGCGCCCGGAACGGCTGCCGCATTGTGAGGCGTATGGCAGAAGATGCAAACCTGGGTCGTGCCCCAGCCCTTGGACGACAGGTCGTGAGGAGTGCCCACGATCCCTGCGAATGCCGGGGACTTCCACTCCGGAAGAGCCAACAAACCCAACAATACAACGAGAACGAACAATGATTTACGGAACATGCTGCCTCCCTATTGGGGCTTATTTGTTCATGCCCCGTGATTTACCCTAATGATAGGCGGAATACCACCCTACAACGTCTACGCATTTCTATGAAGAAGTAAGCCTATCAGATGTCGCTTTGTTGACGCTGATGTGCCCAATCCCGCTGGCGTTCAATGCAAAGGTCGGATTCCATGACGGCACCGGCGGAAAGAACCAGCCAACCATCCGTCCATTCTCCATCTTCTTCCTTGAGCTTCGTGTACTTGCCGACGACGGCCTTGCCCGTAGGAATCCAAGCCGTCTGCTTGGTGCTTTCGCGTTGAAGTTCGCATTGGGTATGTGTCGTATGCTTTGCCATCGGATGCTCCTGAGGTGAATTTGCCATGTTCGGGGGGTTTAAAGACTGTTACGTTTCGCGGTCTCCCAGGCATGGGAACTATTCCGCCGTCGATCCCCGAACTACTTGCCCCCGAAATCGCCCCGATCCCTGCCGTTTCTATTGCTAGATTTTGACAGGGCGTGGCTTCGTGGAGGGCTACACGTTTTGATATATCATTCGTTTGTGGAATAAGCGGGCATTGCCGCAAACCCCGATAGTTCCACTATACCCCAGTATGAGTTAGGAGGTCAACAAATGGCGACAATCAATAAGACATGTGAGAACTGCACGAAAGAATTCCAGGCCGAAATACGGGAAGTTAACCGAGGCTTTGGTAGATTCTGTACTAGGGCTTGCTCAGGTGCTTTTTGGGCGACAAGGCGATCCCGGACGACGGCTACTTCGGTTGTTTGCGCTTACTGCAAACAGGATTTCCTGAAGACACCTTCCAAAATGAAGAATGCTAAGAGTGGCATGTATTTTTGTTGTCGTGAACACAAGGATCTGGCACAACGCCTTGGAGGCATTGTCGCCATACATCCAGAACATTACGGAGATGGCCATGCAGAGTATCGGAATGTTGCATTCCGTAATTACCCTTCGATTTGCAATCGATGCGGCTATCAACGATTCCCTGATGTTCTCGTCGTTCACCATAAGGATCGAAACAGGAACAACATTTCCATTAGCAATTTGGAGATTCTTTGCCCCAATTGTCACGGGGAAGAGCACTTTGTTGCCAAGGATGGAATCTGGAGAAATCAAATAAAGTAGTGGAGTTGACAGGGATCGAACCTGCGACATTCGGCTTGCAAAGCCGACGCTCTCCCAACTGAGCTACAACCCCAAAATGATATACCGGGAAACATTAATGATAACGGTACGGGCGGAAATGAGGGTTCCCCCGTACCTGTAACATGTCTGCCCCTCATACATACACGGTTCAGAGTGGCGAATCCCCGTGCTAGCACCATTTCCTTCTTATGCCACCATCATGTTCCTTTCAGGCGGACAAGATCCTCTTTGCATCATTCCCCCTAGAAAGGAACTTAGCCTCACCTCCAAACCGGTCGACTCGGCGGTGGGCAAGGCACAAAGGAGCGGGCGATGGGATTTGAACCCACGACTTTCGGCTTGGGAAGCCGTTACTCTACCGCTGAGTTACGCCCGCACAGTACAGGGCCGTATTGGTGAAGACCAACCGTTTATTCGCACCCTGCAAGGCCGTGTTATATCACCACTAGGGCCTCACCGGCATAGCCCTAGTTGAACTGGTGCGTGTCCCTATCTATCAGGTTGTCGTTCAATTGGGATACACGCGAAACCCAATTGACACTTAGGCAACCTAACAGGTTCTCTACACTCGTCGAACTACAACACCGTCTTTTACCGAGGGTCGCCCTTGAGCTTCCCAGGCACGCTTGCATGTGCGGCATTCGCATTTACATACATGCGGCAATGTAATGTTCCGATCTGCGTCGGAACCAAGCACAAGATCATCTAATGTGGTCACAACCACTGGACAATCCATGTGATCACGTTCCCATTCATCTAACGAACCCCAAACAGCACACTTGTTATCCATTTACCTTTGCCTTCTTCGAATTTGCTACCGAACTACACCCTTCGTGGGGACAAAGGACACAGCATATGCTCGGTAGCCACACATAGGGCCTAGACGGTCTACTTCCCAACACAGGAACTCGACTCTATAAGCCTCCACCACTGGATTTAACTCGCCACCCACTTTCGCAGATGCCCTGTCCTACAAATCCAGAAAGGACTTCCTTCTACGGAGGTGGAGTAGATGGGACTTGAACCCATTACCTCCTGCATGCCATGCAGGCGCTCTCCCAGGTGAGCTACTACCCCATTCCCCAGTGGACTAAATTATTTCCACTGGGTTGCTCTTGACCTACCAAAGCAGAAGGCCGTTGTGTTCATTGACCAAGGTGTACGGTCACCCCGTGGTATAGGTTTACCGCCCATACCATAACCGGGTCAGCGGTAAACCAACCCGAAGTCTATTTTTCAGTTGTCAAAGACACGGTTGCGGAGGCTGGATTTGAACCAGCGATTTTGAGGTTATGAGTCTCATGAGGACGGCCTGACTCCTCTACCCCGCAAACTTGGAACTCCATTATCAAAGAATTCGGTGGGCCTGGGTGGAATCGAACCACCGACAACACGCTTATCAGGCGTGGATTCTAACCGCTGAACTACAGGCCCTTCCTGAGAGGTGCACTACTTTATGCTACCTAGATGCTCCGCACCCAGGACAGGTAGCGAACCTGTATCTCCCCTCATCCTATCTACGCATTACCGGCCAGAAGTAAGTCTACCTACGCTTTGAAAGTCAAGATAGGCCTCATCTTTGCCACCTTCGACAATATACCCGCCGTTACCTGGGATTGTATCACGGGACCAATGTCCTTGTACGCGGCGGGCGCTTCCTCGATTTTACGCTCATACCGCAATGAAATGCAATCCACACCGTCTAACCCAAGGTTGCCTTCGCGTTTCATGTCCACTCGGGATTGACTTCGACCCGCACCGTGACTTGCCGACAGCAAGTGTTCTTCCGAACCCAACCCCTTGCAAACATACGATGCTGACCCCATGGACCCAGGAATGAGAAGCCAATCTCCCAGGTTCGCCGGGCAAGCCCCCTTGCGTTGAATCCATGTCCCCGAATGTTCCAAAGTGATGTTGTGCGGAATGTCTGTAATCATCGGGCACTCCAGGTCGTCCCCGAACACTTGTCGCATTCTCAATCGGGCAATCTCGGCAATCAACATGCGATTGACCCAGGCATAGTTGACAGCCGTAGCTTCTGCCGTCAAGTAATCCAGTTGACCTTCATCCTCCAGCAATGGAAACATGTGGCTAGTAGGGAATGGACGCTTGGTTGCTTCCCAGGCCTTACGTGCCCGAGTTTGAGCGTTCTGCCCAACATACAACCCGACGAATCGGGAACCCGTATGCGCCATGAACCCGACTTGCCCTACCTTGATTCCCAGGGCATACGCCGCATGCCTATCTAGGATTTCTTCTACGACCTGGAATTCTACGAAGTGGTTGCCCCCTCCAATAGTTCCCAACCCGTCATCCCGAATGATCTTGGATCCTATGCCGTCTACCAAGCCTTGAGGGGCGTACTTAACATCTCCACGGGCAATGTTTGTGTACTGAACTCGATCACACTCCTCGTGCAACTGCTCAATGCGGGAAGCCTGCGTCATGCCATGCTTCCAACCATCATTGTCCTGGGCCTCGAGCCACCCAAGTAATCCGTCCGTGAACATCGCCTTTTGGACGCTTACGGTTTGTGCCACATCTCGAGTGCCAAAGAAGTAATCCCCCTTCAGCAATTCGACCAAGGCGTCCCGCTTTGCCAGGAACTGATCAATGGTCAAATCCGTGAGGTGCAATCTCATGCCACAGTTGATGTCCGTACCAATGGCTGCCGGAATCAGAAACTGTGTTTGAACTACGGAACCAATGGCAACGCCCGCATCTCCAGGATGGAAATCCGGTGTGGCACAACATCGAGTGACGCCTTCCAAAGAAGCCAGATTGGCTAGCTGTAGAAGGGCTTTGTTCTCAACCGGCAATTCGTCTGGAAGCAATACATCCGCATAGGGAAGGTGGTCATGATTGGCAATACGAACTTGCCAACCGCCATCGACCTTACGAACATCGAGGCCTTCTTTGACTAGAGCCTTTAGAAGGCGATCGTGATTTGCCATGTCATGCCAGCCGTGTCACCGTCAACGGTGTGATTTGAAGGCTGCGCTTGGTGCCCTTGCGGAGGAACTGCTGGACAACGATCGCCATCTGCGATGCCGCGAGTCCGTGGAAGGGCAGGTTCTCCCCGTCCTCACACGTTGCTTGTCCAGGTGCCCCTTCCTCATCTGGAACGAAGTGCTCATCCCAAACAACCCGGGCAAACGTACCATCCGCCGACAAAGCGCCATGCAAACATGGGATGCCATTGGGCTGAACGAACCCTTGGATGATGCGGCGTGCCTCTGCATTGTCCGTGCAGTCAATGACTAGCCCTGCGCCTCCCAGGATGACCTGTACGTTGTCCTTGGTCAGTTGGTGCGGGGTAGCATCGATCTTGATGCCGAACAGCCCTGCCATCGCTTGCTGAAGCCCCAGTGCCTTGTTGCGTGCCTTGCTCAGCCCCGTGTGGAACTGAGACATGATGTTCTTCTGCTCGACGCGATCGAAGTCAACAACCTTCAGCCCTTGCTTCCAGTTGCGACCGAAGAGAACCAGGTGAGAACCCAATGCCCCTACGCCAACGATTACGATTTGTCCCGCCATGATTGATACCTCAGTTGGGCGCATAGGCACCATGAATCAGGTCATCCGTGACCTTGCATCATCTACGCGGAATCATCAGGAAGTAAGCCTTAGACTACTGAACATGCGTACAATACGACGCACCCCAAGATTCCGCATGCAATCCCGCCTGCGAATACCGCAAGACGGCGCTTGCCACTATTAGTGGCCTTCAGGGCATCTCGTTCTACCGTCAACTTCTTATTATCGAGTTTCAACTTCTCGATTTCTTGCAAAGCCTCCCGGTACAGAAGCTGCCAAGCGGCATCCATGTTGATTCCCGAGTGCGGCGTACAACCTGAGCAAATCATTGTGTCCCCTTAGCAGTAATCTTTCAGTGATTCTACAGTTAGATAGCCCGCTTTGCGTAAACGAATGCGAACTTCGACGTACATATGTCCCGTCAATGGGCAATCACTATTCCATCCGCCCCGTGAATCATGGCCGTCATTGATCTCAACCATTTCGATTTCACAATCATCAGGGTTGTCAATGTCGCCGTCCGTGACGAATCCTCGAACATCGAAACAATCATTAGACCCAACGGCATGCATTTCCAATGCGGTGGAATCAACATCTCCTCCAGGTTGAAGGAGCTTGATTGTCCATCGGGGGTCGGACAACAACTTGATGATGTCTTCCGTTTTCCAATGCGTGTTGGTGATATCCATCAGCGGTTCCTCGATTTGCCTTGACCCCGATTTGCCTTGGCTGCCTTTTGGCGTTCGATCTTGCCTTCCAACTTGCCGGGAATATGCGGACGAGTTGCAAGTTCGACCCGCAATTCTTCCATGCGATTCAAGTCTTTGGCACGGTATGCCCGCCACAAGGCATCTTCCGCCGGGGATAGATCCCACGGAGGGGTTTCGCATACCACTCGAAGATCATGCAATTCGTTCAACAGATCTCGCGTATGCCGTTTGCTATCAGGCAAATGCGGAGGTACGGTGCCTCGTGGGGTTAGGTCATTCATTTTCATGTAACTAGCGACTCCGAATCTTCTGACGCGGGATCAAGTGCAGCGTATCCGCAACCTTCTCGTTGGCCTGCTGTGCGAACCCGATGAGGTTGCGGCTGACCTTGAGGTAGTAGGGATGCTTCAACCATTCCTTGTAGGGCAAGTTGCTACGAGTCTTGTTGCACTTGCGGCAAGCTGCCACGAGGTTGTCCGGAGTAGAAGGCCCGCCTTCTTCCCAGCAAACCAGGTGGTCAACCGTCAGAGGAACGTCATCCAGACCACAGTAGCGGCAACGGTAGCCGTCACGCTTGTAGACCTTCCATGAAGTGCCCTGGTCGATTTGACGTTGCGACTTCCGCACGACAGTCTTGACGATCTTGCCGTCTTCGCCCGGTGCCAGCATCTCCACGTCAAGGTGGTCCGTTTGCTGGATGAACATCAACCATTCGGCATGATTCATGTTCAATGCCACGGTAGGCTTGTCAACGGCATCGTGCTCGTCCGGGAACATGACCAAGTAGGTCTTGTCCCGATCGGAGTACACCATCCCAGACATTTGGATATCGGTGCCGATGCGAAGGATGTTGAGGTCGGACAATGGAATGCGTGGCGTAGTCATGTGAAGTTCCTTCATTTCTTGTGCGGTATTCCATATGCGGGATGTGATTTCGGCGCTTGACTCTTTAGGGCGATTGTCCCAATCACGATACAAGCGGCGAACTTCTTCATTGAACTCAGGATCAACGATGGACATGAATTCCTACTTGGCGTTCTTGACCATATCTGCGGGATTCAATGCCTGAAGCTTGAGCAAGCTCTTGGCGATTGCCTTTTCCTTCTTGGCGATCTTCTTGGTGATCTGGACTACTGCTTCAGCTTCCGTGATAGCATAATCACCCTCAAAGATAAGTCCCCCATACCACTTGGGGCCACGAAAGCACTTCTTGGATTTCCCGACAATAGACGAGACTTCCTCTCCTGCGATCTTGGTCACACCCGTTGTCAGGGCATACTTGGTCACAAACACTTCGCCAACGTGCATTGTCATGTTATCACCCTTCCTGGTCGTATGCGTCGTAGTGACTGAAGTCATGCGGGATGTCCCCCGCCTGGAGTTCCACGAACGTACGGCACTGGCAGTACTTGCATCCGATTGGAGACATGTTCTCGTAGGTATCGAAGTGCCGTTCGTAGTTATGCCCACACTTACAGATCCGTTCGTCACCATATTTCGGATTGTATTCCCGAACTTCGACGATGACGATTCGTTTCTTCTTGATGATGTATGGGGGTTCAGGTTTCGTTTTCATGGTACATCTACGCATTACGCCCTGAAAGTAAGTTAGATGCCAAAGCGCCTGTGGGATCACGTAGGATCCCACAGGCGCCCGGGAAAGTCACTTCCGCCGAACGGATTTCGTGGTCCTCACCCGAAGGCTAGATCACAACCAAACGGCGTCTTGGGGCGCAGGAAGATGCGGTTGTCCGGAACTTCATCGTTGGACGGGAAGCGATCCACAACGAAGTCCGCGAAGTTCGCGTTCTGGTCGGCGGGAATACCCGGGATGCCGTTCTGCACAGCCTCCTGAGCGAGGCGGCGAAGATCATCCGCGCCAAGGTCGAAGGGAACAGCCTCAACGAGATCTCCGTTGTTGCCTGCCCAAGTGATGTTGAAACGTGCCTCGTTCTGAGCAAAAAGACGGTCTGCCATATTGTCCTCCATCTATCTAGCGGGAAATCGCCCGCAGTTCTTCTAGGTCTTCCAGAATCAGTTCTCGCGGAAACCCCATGGCTTCCCCGTTGCATGTATCCAAGGCCCCATAGCCTTGGTGTTCTTCGTCGTAGTACATGAAGACGAACGTCTTCACATCTGTGAAAGTTGCGATAGGCCACATCAGGTTTCGCCCGAGGCCTAGTTCAATCGCACGGAACGTAGTCACGTCCGTATATGAACACCAGGACTCCCCATCCCACGGATGAGTATGAGCCACCCCGCCAAGGTTATGGCGATTATCCCAGATGATTTCCCACAGGTTGCGGGAGTCCGGAATAGCTCCGCCGGTCCGACCCTTTGGCACATGCCAATGGAGGGTCTTACCTGCCTTGTCGAATACCAATGCGTTCTCCATCATATCGGAACCTCGTTACAGTGACGTTGCATGCCCCCATGCATTACCCGCAGGCCGGAGTATCATATTTCACTCCAGGATCCCCACAAACGTATGGGTTTCGAACCCTCCGTCACGTTCATTCGCCCTTTCGGGGCTCGAATCATATGCACGGTTAGATACCACCCTATCCGTGCAAATCCAGTGAGGGGGCTCTTGGTAAAGTCCCCCCAACCCTGGTAACTCCCTATGTTATTGGGGCCGGTTCGGGTTCCGGCACTTCACTGCAGCTAACCGCAGCGCCCAAATTCGATTGTGGGGCTATCACGGCTTACCCACCAACGCACTCCATCCGTTCTTGTGTGAGTTCTCCCACAGAAGTACCGATTTGAGGCTGGGTTCCGGTTATCCCGGTCACACTCATGGAAGGCGTTCCATGCCAGCTTAGGCCCGATCCCGGCCATACGTGCAGCGTGTAGGTTCGGTCAACCCCACGTTTCAATGAGCGCTGGTAGCTTAGGTCTCTACGTTGCAGTCACGCTGCAATCCGCCTACCAGTCTTACCTAGACCTTAGACCCCATCGTATTTTGGACACGGTTTCCCGTGTCACACACTTCGTCCACACCTATTGAGCTAGGATAGAAGCTAACTCCCGATGTTATTGGGGACGGTACGGGTTCCGTGATTTCGCTGAGGGGTTTAGCCTGCAACGCCCAATATTGTTGACAGGACGTACCCATCATCGTATTTGCCCCCTGTTTGAGCTTATGTCATCCGGGGGCGCAATGACGTAATTTGCTCTTTACCTATACCCAGTTGTCTCCCGTAGGAGATCGTATTTATGGCTGTCCCGAATGTAAAACTAGGACTATCGCCAGCCACATGCGACCCTTTTTCCCACCCACTACGGTGAGTTCACCTCGTCAGAAGGGCTCCGACTAGGGGCAGTGAACCCCTGGTATGTTGCCTCATACGTTATGAGGTCGTTCTGGATGGAGGCTAGGGATCACACCCCCCTAGCATGTCCCGCCCACGTTCGACGGGTCTATTCAACGGCGGTCGCCGTGCCCCAACCCTAGTAGACAACCCCGCTCGAGGGTGTCGTCGATTGTTCATATGAATCGGACTGCCAGCCCTGTTCGGCTCCGCAAAGGGGTGCCTACTAGGGGCCAGTGATCCCGACCCATATGTCCCCGACTGGGAGCTACCCAGCCGGATGGCTTATGCATGCCTGCATTCGCCAAAGTTCTATCGTGTTGGGCACTGACCGGGATGGACGGGCCTCACACCCGCAACCACCCCGTCTTGCCGACGGGTCCTCTGCAAATCTCTTTTCCCTCCAGGTAGCCTCACCTTCGGTACTAAGAAATCCGGGATCCTCCTGAACGGGCCTTGGCCAAGGTTTGCCGTTAATTCGGATTGCCTACTTGCAGCTACACGCCGGGTCAATGCCCAACAGTTCAAGGCAGAACAGGATCCAGAAGCAACCGGTTTGCCCTCCGGAGGATCCTCACAGTGTTACTCTCTAGCGGGGGTTCGATCTTTTGGACGGGCAAGTCCTCAACCGCCGTACCGCCTCGGACAAAGTGGGGCTTTCAGTTCAGGGCACATTTTCAGCCCCTACCCTATCTTCCGCACCCTGTTCTGCCGTGAACATGTTCTGCCGAGAGTGAAATGAGGGAGCTTTACGGCATCCACACGGTATTGGCTCCTTTTACAGGGAGCACGAATAGGGCACTGCAGACCCTTTGACACCGCAGTAAAAAGCATCTCCCGTCTGCCACGACCCCTTGCGGGCCACTTCACTCTCGGCAGAACTTCTAGAGCCTGAGGCGGTTCGCAACCGCCCTCTTGTTCCATCTACGCGGCAGCCCCTGAAGGTAAGCCCCGCCACGGTCGTATTTGCCTCCCTGAGTGGGCTTCCAGCATCCGGGAGGCATGATGGATAGAAAACGCCCTTTACCTATACACGGTAATGCCCCACGTCTGCGGCATCGTTCTGCTGTGGCACTAGGGCTGCGTCCCTAGCATGGCTCGCGTCCACGTTCGACGGGCCACTACAGCAAGAGTGCTGTAACCACGGCTTGGTTGACCATCCCCGTGCGGGGGATATCAGTCGTATTTGCGTGGCAACGGGTTGGCTACCGTATCAATCCTGGCCATTGCAGACCCGAATCCCGCCATCGCAATTACCCCCACCACATGGGCGACGGCTGCGATACGGTGCCTCGGTTTAACGCCGAGGCTCGATCCACACACTGTTTAGGGCTTGTGTCCGCACAGGACGGCCCTTCGTTCTTTGACCAGCCCAGGGTTCGTCCTGAACCTCCGCCCTGTTGGGCGGCGTGCTTCTTACACCATCTGATCGCAACTAGGCATCTTCGGGTAGCGAGCCAGAAGATGTAGGTGCTGGTTTCGAACCCAACACCTTGTTCCCCATCGTTCGGGGGGAAGGGGCCGAAGCCCCCGCCCCAAGTCCTTGGATTTGCCCAACCCCCATTACACTGCTTCAGCTACCAAAGCCCGCTTTGCAGTCCCGACCTTCAAGGGTGTCGTCCCCTAACATCCTTTACGCGATTTGGCATGGACACAGAGTCGAACCCTGTTCGGAAAGCTCGCAGCCTCCCGTCCATGATCCATCTACGCATGAACCACCTGAAGTAAGCCCAGGGTTCAGATCTTTTTCAGTCGTCGTCATCCCAGTCATCCCGGTCGTCCCGATCAACGCCCCAGTCGGGGTTCGCACCAGGACCAGGGTCGCCCGCAACGTGACGCCACACAACCAGTTTGCCACCACGTTGGACATCCAACTTTCGGATATTTACAGGCTTTCCCGAACCAATGGATCCCCGCCGCAGACTTTGCATGGCACCAGCGTCTTCAAGGATTCTTCGGTGACGGTGACGTTTTGTTTGGTGCCTATGGTTGCCACGTATCGGCATTCAGGAGCGTGAACAACCGTGGAATGCGATGATTTTACCACTAGATTTCCGATGATGTCAGCCAAGGTCAAGCGGGCTTCCACTTTTACCAAGTTGGTGATCTGACGATCTTCATCATCCAACCCAAGGATCTCATTGATCAGATCTGTGCTTCGCGGGTGGCCGTACCTAGCAGCTTTGCGTTGTTGGATTTCATTCAAGTCTTTCCACATGCCCATGCCGGATGCTTTTGCCGATGCTTCTAGTCTGTTGTAAGTGTCCAGCACGAAAGGTTCGATTGGGAACACGTCTAAGACTTCTGCACACCCTTCTTCCAGAAGGGTTTCACCCATCAATCTTCCATCCACTAGGATGTGGGCGGTCAAGCGTCCATACCGATCGTAGACCCATCCTTGTTGAACTTGTTCGGCATCCAAGCGGATGGAAATGTTGGTGGCTTGACGAAGGATGCGTTCCGCCATGTGGGTTGCCTGCAATCCGTAGTGCCCAATGGATTTGGTTGGGTGGCACGTCTCCGGGCAGTCAAAACCAACAAGGCGAACCTTGAAGTTTTCACCCGTGGATGGGATAGCCACCCGAACCGTATCGCCGTCAATGATGTCCGTCAAAGAACAGGGGACGGCCTTTGTTCCAAATTTCGGGGAAGGCCATTTGTTCTGGGTCACAAGCCCCAAACATTCCTGCTTGTACTTGGCAGTCCGCTCTTGAACTTGTGCATCCCGATCTTTTCCGATGTCGTCCCCAAACATGGTGGCTACCGTAGCCACTAGTGGTTTCTGTGCAAACAGCTCTGCCCTACGGACCTGGTTTTCCCGCATCTTGGTTAGGTACTTGCGAGCCCTCGATGAATTTCCGTTTGTGATTGCTTGGATTTGACGCGATGTGTTGTTACCCAACAATGGTTCTAGATCGTCCCGTGCAATACCAAGACCTGCAAGTACGGTTTGTGTCGCTCGTTCTTGCTGTTGCAGTTGCCGACCAAAGGCTTTCAGGTCTTCCCCTTTGGCTTTCAGGTCTTCTTCCACACCACGCATTCGCTTCCCCCATGTTGTGAACGGGATCAGGTGTGGCAAAACCAAAAGCACAAGGATCCCAAGCCAAGCTAGTGTTCCCCATGTTGCGTATTCCATGACATTCGTCCTTGCGGGGCATCATCCGTGCCCATGTCTTATCTACGCGGGGCGGACAGAAAGTAAGCCTTTGGCATCAACTTTCCGTGAAGTTAACGCTTCCTCGGGTGCCATACCTCGTGCTAGACGACTTCGTATCCAAGCAGCACTTAGGTCCACTTCCTCGATCCAGGCTGCCAAGCACTGAGTCCTACCCCATGCCTTGATCATCAGGTTATCGTTTCGGTTACGCATCTGTTCCTGATTTGTGGCCCAACGAACATTCCCTGGGTGATACCCCTTATCGTTGTCTATTCGGTCAAGAGTGTGTTTCGCAGATGGGGCATGTCCAACGTGTTCCAGGAAAGATGCAAAGCCGCCTGGGGATTTCCACCCTTCATGTAGGGTTCGTTTTCCATCACGGCATCTCCGCACCATCTGATACCAATGTTTGTATTCCTTGGATGCCGATGGAGTATGTGCCCGTGAATCTCTACCTTGTATGGATTCAGGCGTAGGGTCTCTACGAAGATTCGGGGTGGACACAATTTGTTCTGGAGTCCAGCCAAGGGCCAACCTTGCAGCCAAAGTGTTCGTTTTGATGCCGATCTCTTCGGCCCATGCTGTCAGACTTTGCGTCCTCCCGAGGGCTTGTAGAAATCTGGTTTTGGATGTGTTTCTAGCCTGTTCTTTAGGGGATGCCCAACGGACATTCCCTGGCACATACCCCAAGTTATTGTCAATCCTATCCAGGGTGTTGTGCCCTTTTGGAGACACACCTACATGATCCAGAAAGGATACAAATCCGTCATGCCCAACCCACTCAGGGTGTACGACAACACCTTTGCCACCGTATTCTGGGTAGGCTGTAGAGGTGTGCCTGAGACATCGATCCAGCATGCCCTGCCAGGATTTGTATTCCGGGGTGTCTGACTTCCCATGTGTGCTTTCCCAACCGGCCGCCTGGAGTCTCTCAGGTGACCAGCAACCACATGAGGTGGTGTTCCCGGATTGAATGTGGTCCAAACGGGTTACGAATTGCCGTCCACAGTCGCATTGCACCGTGACTTCGTATCTCTTTGTCCCTGCTCTCCTGATGGATTCACTCAGGACAAGAATCCTGCCAAATCGTTCGCCTTTCCATGATTTCTTGTTTCTCATGTGGACAAGGTAACACAATCTCCCTTTCGTGTCCAACATTCGCACAATCAAATATGTGGCGTTCAATCCTCCCAGTCATCTTGATCCCAATCACCACGTCCTCCTGGATCCCCTGCGACATGTCTCCAAACTACGAGTTTTCCTTCCCGCAGTGCCTCCTGAATTACCGCCGGGAGTGACTCAAGCGTCAGAAGGGTATCGCCTTTTTGCCCTGTGGCATGATCCGTCAAACACACCCCAGCATCCACGATGCGAAGGTTCATGTCGCATACGCATTCCAACCTACGGGTCATGAAACGGTACTGCACAACCATCTCACCCTTGTTGAAGGCCGGACGGCTATCCAGCAATTCCGCACCCGACACTGCCAACGCAGCCCTTGCAGCCGCAGGAAAGTCATGTGCCGCCATTGCACGCCGGCCGGCCCCCGTGCCCATGTTCTTACGTGCCTCAACCATCTTCTCTTCGGCAATGCGCTTCTTCTCTGCTTCATCCCGAAGGCGCCGACATTCCTTTTCCCAGGCCTCCGCCTTGAGCCGTTGCGTGGTCAACCAACGGAAAGCAAGATCAAGTGCCGGTGTCACGGCTTGGATATGATCCAGGTTTTCCAATCGATCCTGATATGCCGCCGTGACTTCCATCTCAGGCCCTTGCGGGAACTCCTGACGGATGTAACACAGGGCATTTGTTTGAGGGATACGAACCGCAACGGCACGGCTGAACCGATCCATGCCGGCTTCAACGAGGAACACTGGAATGGTTTGCTCAATCAACTTGTCAGGGTTGGGATCAACGCGGGCTTGATCCGAGATCAATCGATCCCCTACAAGGTAGCCGCGCACAACCTTGAGGCCTTGCTCGAAGTCTGGATCGGGATCAACCTGTGTACGTCCAACCAACGTAGCATCCCTGCCACCTGAGGTCTTGAACTTGTACCATCCGTGTTCCGGTGGGAGACGACCCTGAATATCCCACGTGCGGTCACGCCAGTAGACCTTGCGGCCCCCAGTCCATGGAAGCGTTCGCTCCGTGTCCGTTTCTAGTAGGTCTTGCCATCCCATCAGATATCACCCAGCAATTTATGCATCCGTAAGGCTTCGGCTTGAAAAGCCGACTTCATTCTAATTGGGGAAAGGGTACCCCAATTGTGCCGATCCAAAGCCATTACCCACTTGGCACCTTCCAACGAACATGTCAAATTTCCTAGAGGCGTATCGCAAGCCCAGTACGCGAAATCTGTGCAATTGGCAAGCAACTCATTGCTCGAGAAATCACTTTCCGCCCACTGCCAATTCGCTCCAGGCAACGCCTTCAAGGCCTCTGCCAACCCCTTGGTCTTTTGATCTTTCGCTCGTTGTGCGGGTTTATTGTTCAACATTCCAGTACTTCTTGATTTCAGGCAAGTGCCTGTTGATGGCCTCTTTCAAGGCCTTCTCCGCCATCTTCGCATTCTCGACGTTCTTTTGTCCGTAGGGAACCTGCTTGATCTTCCGGAACCCCAAGTTGCCTTTGGGGGAGAGGCTGACCATAGATCCAACCGTGGCGTATGCCAGATGAAGATACATCCTACCAAACATCCCCCGGCTGTCCGAGTAGACCGGATCCACATTCAAGGACAACCTCACAGGGGCATCAAACTCAAACGTGTCCTCGGCTACAACCGTCAGCGGAACATTCTTGAGCCAGAAGTTCTGGACTTCGTTGAAGGTATCAGGCGGGGCATCCGACAGGGGTTGCCCAATGGCTTCCCAGGAAGTGCCGTTGTTGATGAAGCTCAGGTTGAATGAATGCCGTGCCCAACCGACGAATACGGTGCACTGGGCTTGAACGCCTTCCTGCTTCGAGCCCTTATGAGGGAATCGATCCACACGCCACACCTTCAAGGTGTGTTTTTGGGGCGTGGTATCCTCCCATGAAGCCCATTTGCCGTTGTCGATCATTGGTTAACCCCGCGTATGCTTGAATGGCCGCATCGGCATGACCGTACGATCGAGTTCCTCGTACAAGGCCTTGAGGCGGGTACGAAGGGCGCGTCCCTTCTTCGCCGCTGCCGGGCGGCTGATCTCGTTATCGCAGTGGAGATTCTCGGGGGAAAGGGCGGATAGGGTGATGTGAATTTCGCGAATGACCACTTCCCGGCTACGCTTTGGGGTGGTGCCGTACACGATATCCCCAATGATCTTGTCAACCTTCGCCACATGATCCGCCGGCATTGGAAAGGGACTCAGCATCCCACGCACTACCGGGGTCATAAGGGAAGCGGGGACATTCCACAAGGAACCCGCCTTGGACGTACTGCCACGGCTTTCCAACAGTTCCACCTTGCACTTTTTCGCATTGACCTTGACGATCTTGCCCAGGGATTTCTCACCATGGGTAAGGCCAAACGTGACTTGGAGGCCAACCTTGCACTCGTAGTGTTCCATCGTAGGTTCCTTAAGGCATCATCTGCGCCTCGTGTAACATCTACGCTACTAGGGACGAAAGTAAGTCCGGTATCACCACTGCGGTACAACCCGCTTTTCCGTAGTGACCTGATCCGTCGAAACTACATGGCCGCAGACGGTGCAAGTCTTTGTCCACTTGGGCTTTTCCTGCCGAGGGACGAACACGTCAAGGAATTTCGGCCCTACATGGTAATGACCGGGTGCCGTATATGCCTCAGTGATTTCGGGGGTATAGATCCCGTTCGGATTGTCCCATTGATGGACGCAATCACGACGGATGCTAGCTAGTTGGTTCTTCAGGCGTGTTGTTGCATACTCGGCATCTGCCACATCTCGTACTAGTTTTTCAATGTCGTATCGCATCGTAGGGTTCCTCCTTGAAAGGGGAAATCAATGCCCGGGGTGAGATGATGGACGGTCTCACCCCGGGCATTGACATTACTTCTACGCCCAAACGGGCTTGGCCAGCAGCGGCGTCTCCAGGATTTCCTGGACGAGAGAGCGCCGTGCTACCTGGACAGCCTTCGCCGCCTGAACCGCACCGACCGGAGTCGTGGAGATCAGGTGCCGCAACGTGCGGGTGATCGCGTAGGGATCCTTGAAGATACCCTCATCGATCATGAAGCACGGGATGCCCAACTGACGAGCCGTATCCTGCACAACGGTACCGTCCTGGCCGGGAACCTTCAGCAAGCCGAAGCCGACCGGGTTGACGCCCGAACGCTTGAACACGTCCAACAGAGGTGCCGTGTTGTACTCGCCCTCATCGCCAACGAAGATGAACAGGGCATCCTCATCCTCAGCGGGCTTGTACTTTGACACCAACACCTGAACGCCCGTGGAGTGCAACGTGCCACCGGAAGCAGCGTGCCCCTTGAAGGCATGCTCAACCGCAACCGCCGAACCCGCCTTGAGGACGATCTCCGTGCCGACCGTGTTGAATACGGACACATGGAGCCGATCCAGCGGGAAGCCACCGAGGAACTGGGTCAGGTACCGCTTGGCAGCCTCAAGGGATGCCTGCATGGAACCCGACTTGTCCACAACCACGTACACCCGAAGGCCACGGGTCACTTCCTCGAGCACCTTGGCAGCAGCATTGTCCGCCGCAACCGTCAGCACTTCCGCCGTAGACGTCTTCTTGACGTTCTTGGCGATGTTGATGGCACGCTGGTTCTCTGCCTTGTCACAGGCAGTCTTCCAACGCTTCGCCACATCCGGAACCGCCAGAAGGCCCAAGTCCTCCAAGGTGGGGGTCAGGATGATCAAATCCTGATCGGACAGGCAGTTGTTCTCGATGGCGCATGCCATGATGGCACGGGTCAAACCCACGGACGCAGGCAGTTGCCCAACGAGCCGCTTGTAGTTCGGCTTGTCCGTAGCGATCTTCTTGCAGATGGCTGCTTCCGTCAGACCCTCCCAGGACTCCGCAGTCGAAACCGCATCGCCGATGGCAAGGACACGATGTCCAGCATCCGTCTGCTTCTGCTTCCACCGCAGCACCTGGAAGAACTTCGGCGTGGTGGGCTTGTACCCAACGCGACGAGCCAGATCCATCACCGAGGTGCGGAAGCCCGCCTTGACCAAACCATCCAGGGACTTTGGGTTGTCCTCACGGTTCTTGAGCCACTTCTCAACGGCCTTGTTGTAGCGACCCTTCGCAGGCTCGCGTGCCGACTTGCCGAAGCCCAGTTCCCGGTTGATCTCCGCAATGGCAGGCAGGGAAAGCACGTCACCAACCCGCAGCAAGAGCTTGGGGTTGAAATCGTTCTTGCCACGGAGGAGACACATGGCCTCGCCAACCGCACGGTGGTCATCATCGTGGAATGCAACCTTGCCGTCATCCATGACCGGCTCGCCCGAACGGGACTGAACCAACATGAACGCTGCCAGGATGACCTTCAGGTCACGATGCTCCTTGGGGAAGCTCCAGGACGCCAAGTGTGCCGCAAACTCGTTGTCGAGCTTCCACACGCCAGCGATCTGGCGGTAGACCCAAGCAACGGCCTCAGGGTAGAGGCCCGGCTTGCGGTACTCGCCCACAACCTTGGTGCCTTCCTTGATGGTCTTGCCGTCAGCCTGAAGAACGCCGACCTTGACATGAACGGTCTTCTTGCCAACCTTGTCCAGGCGGTAGACGACCTTCTGCTTGGCTGCGCCCTCGCCCTCTTCCTTCCAAGTCACGGGAACCCAGGTGGTTCCGATCGTGGAGGCATCCTTGACCACACAACCCGGACGATTGTGCTGGCAATGATCAGTGTAGGCAGTCAAAGTCTGGACCACCCGTTCAGCGGGGCCGAGAGTTTCCAGACGCTTGGGATCGATCTGTGCTTGCGTTTGCATGTGTTTTTCCTTTGTTTGAGTGGGTCCGGATTCGATGGCAGTTTGAACACACCAAGTCACACTTGGCGATTTCATCCAACACCATCTGCTCCGAACCCGAGTAAACAAGGCTAGATACCTTGCACACTTTGGTTGATGGATCCCGATGATCGAAGTCCATCACATACGGCTGGTACGTCCTGCCGCAATCCATACAGGGACCACTCTTCATTCGGTTCAAGACCGTCTTCAAGTAAGCCTGTGTTCGTTTGTTGCTGTCTAAGTAAGAGGCTGGGTTCCGGGCATACCGGGCAGCCCTATCTTGAATATCGCACTCTTGACACCTTTCGATCCTAAATCCCATCGCTTGGTTTTTCCAGCGGTAAGATTCAATCGGTAAGTCTTGGTGGCAACTGCGACATACCTTGGTACGGGGTTCCGTGATTTCGCCTATAGCAACCTTCTGCTGCCGTAGTGCCACGATGCGTTTCCGTTCTTTGTGGTAAGCAGCTTTATCGGCCCGCTTCCATCGTTCAGCCCGATACTCTTTATCGCACGGGTGACACAAAGAAATCCTGACACCCTTCGCCCGAATCTTGATCCGGAATTCAGTCTCAGGCTTTGTTTCCCCACACCGTGTACACGTCTTATCCGCCATCCTAACCGCCGAACATCCTCGCAGGATGTACCAGTTAGTATAGCTTTGGATCACTGTGTCCACAACCACTATTCGTAGCTGTTGTGGGTCGAATCATCGCATACGTCATTTCACCTAGTAGATATGCAGCAAACCCACAGGTAGCAAACCAGAGCAACCCAACGACGTACATCAGGACAAACCCTGAGAAAGCACTCACGAGCAAGCATAGCATTACGGACACAACCCACATCATTGTTAGATTGCTGTCATCCCCAAAGATTGCGGGGATCGCACCAAACAAAGTGAGGGCTAGGAGGGGGACGTAGATGAACCAACAGGCGGCAAACCACACAAGGAGACGTAGCGAAGGGGATGCAACATACCACCAGACCCCAAGGGCACCCCCAAGGAAAGATGCCAAGACTAGAGCTATCTCCAATGCCTTAGATTTACAATCTGTTTCTGGATACGCTTCCATGCTGGACGGCCTGTCCCAGTCATCGGGACACACTATCTACGCGGTTAGCGTCACAAGTAAGTCAGTGCCATCATTTTTCTTGGGGTGCGGCAAATAGGGCTGCTGATCCCTAAATCACAAAGACAGCCGTGGAAGATAAGCACTAACCAGCATTACGACGTGCATCTGGAATTTCACCAGAACGAAGAAGTTTTGGAGGCCCCTACGTCAAACAGGGTTTGGTACCAACACCTGCCGGATTACACTCTGCACGAAGAAGGGAAGGGCAGGAGTTGCCCCCTGTCTGAAATCTGGGTGCCCTTCTTCTGCCCCACGGTGCTTTGGGGGTCAGGGGAAGGGGTCGACGAATCCGGATATGCGAGTGGCTAAACTGGAACTCCCTCTTGCGAGGTGGTGCTGGGATCGAACCAGCGACTTTGTACTCCAAAAGAACACGCCCTACCAACTGGGCTAACCATCGTGTAAGTTTGGCCTATTGCATATCCGAAACTGGTTGTTCCCCGTAGGAAACGAATGATTTTCAAATGCACGAGTGCGAAAGCTGAACTACCCTTGCGGGCGAAAGTGGGAGTTGAACCCACGACATCAGGCTTATTATGCTTGCGCTCTACCAAGTGAGCTATTTCGTGTGAGCTTACGCTATTGTGCATTCGAAACTGTTTGATTTAGAGGATCCTGCGAGTGGTCAAGCTGTGTACCTGTTGAATTCCTTACGGAACCCAACAGATCGATTGGGATTTGAACCCAAACTTTTAGCTTAGGAGGCTAAAGTTCAACCAAGAACTTTCGTGTGAGCTAGACCTGTTGCATAATCCTGGATGGGGTTTTGGGAGTTGAACCCAAGCTTGTAAGCTTCATATGGTGGCATCCTAGAGCATTGCGGCTATCGGATGCCGAGTAACGAAGCAGGTTACCTTCGAGTGTGAATCAAAGTGCCGAACCGTTCGGCGTAAACCCCAATTGAGAAACAGTGAACCCGCCAGGATTCGAACCTGGATACATGCGTGTGGGCTTTCCTGATTGGCTCAATGTCTTCTCACGAAGGCACAGAGCCGAGAATGAAAGCCTTTGCTAAAGCAATCTACAAAAAGATTGTGTCCTACCATTGGACGACAGGCTCATTTGAACAGGTATCGCTACCAATCCCGCCATGGGAGGTTGGTCAAGTCTGGTGACCATCCTGTTCTCAACATCGGTAGTCAACCGTTTAACATTCCATCCGACTAACCAATGGAATGTGGAGAGGGTGGAGGGATTCGAACCCTCGTACAAGGCGTGTGAGTTCGTTCAGTTTTCATGGCATTGCTGCCACGAGAGTAGATGAACTGTTGCTTAAAACAGCTTGGAAATAGCTGCGTCCTAACCGCTAGACGACACCCTCAGTTGCTAGTCTTTCCTAGCTGTCAACAAATGATTGAGCATGTGCCCGGATTTTTACCGGATTGTTCCCTCACGGGAAGAGGCTTGACAACAAGAGGGAACTCTGATGGTTGTTCGTTGTACACCGTACAACCATACTCGTTTTTTCTCTTGCCCAGATTACAGGACTCAGGCGATCAATCCTTTGTCTTTCGTCCATTAGCCGAACACATGGTAGCGGGAGTGGGATTTGAACCCACGAACTCTTGGGTATGAACCAAGCGAGATACCGGACTTCTCCATCCCGCAAACAATGACCCCATCCGATTCGCCGATCTGGGTCGTCTTCGCTAGTTCACGTCGTTTTAGCCGACATCGCAACATGGTCATGCATTGTGTCTATTTCCACCGTCAAGGGTCTTTGCCTCTTGTCAAGGGTTCTTTGCCTCTTGTCAGCAGTCTATTCCCGCTGTCTTTCCGGCCATCTGCAGATAGTACCGGAAACTGTCATTAGAGACCCCAGCCGGGTTCGAACCGACTTCCGCAAAGCGGACGACCAACCGGTTTTCCCGGGTGGGGCATAGATGCCCTTGTGAGATACCCACTTCTCCCCTTGTGAGGGAATGATAGGGCGAACCATTTAGCGGGGATTGAAGGAGTTGAACCCTCATAGCTTGTACGCTTCGCGTTTGGTTTGGTTCCCATAAGGCCTTGCGAGCCAAGGAACCGAGTTTTGAAGCGTGTTGAAATTGCTTTTCAGGCAAGTGCCAGAACACCATACTGGCGTGAATCCCCGTTGTGCCCAATGAGGGCTATTGAACAAGACACTAGAAGTTGACGCGCCCCGGAATTACACCGGATAAGGTCTAGAACCTACAGTTCATCTCACCCATGATCATAAGTGAAGGCTGGCAGGAATACTGCTACGCGACAAGGCTGGGGATGTTGGACTTGAACCAACGACAAGAGGCTTAAAATGCGTGTAAATTCTTGGCGATTGGTTGTTCCCTGACCCACAAGGAGCCTAGGAACGAGTTGCCGAATTAATTTCTCTGCTCTACCACTGAGCTAATCCCCAATTTTGCTGGTCTTTCCCAGCGGTCATCCACGTAGCGGTTTGACGCGGTACGTGAAGTAGTGGAGTACCGGAGTGCCCGATCCACTCTCTTAGCGTCCGGTGAATTCACATTCATTCGGATTACACCCCGATGCTTGAACACACGGCGTTGTTCTCAACATTCGGCTAACACTGTTAAGTAACGGAGGTGGGAGTCGAACCCACAATTCGTGTAAGTTTCACGATTTGTCCCTTCCTTGCGGTTGGGACGAGTTGCGAAACTGGGGCTTTTTGTGTTTGATCTAAAAGTCAAATGCCTTTACCGTTTGGCTACTCCGTCATTGTCTCGATCCCAAGTTGTCAAAGAAAGGTGCCGAAGCACCCCATGCCGTTTCCGGTCAGGTATTCTACCCGTCCATTCCCGACATGCATTCTACGCACTCTCGATAGGAAGTAAGTCCCCCTCTCAAGAATCTTTCAGAGCGGACGGTGGGACTCGAACCCACGGTGATATCTGCTTGGAAGGCAGACGCCGTCGCCACTGGGCCACGCCCGCATTAGTCAGAACACTTTGAGTTTATCCCATCGTTCTGCCGCTTCTTGGCATATGCTGATAGAGGTCGTTAGATGTTTGACTTCGCACCATGACCAAACATAAGCGGTGTCTGTGAATAAGTCGTATCCTACGATGAAGTCAAATTCACCTTCTAGGTAAGGTCGGGATGTGTTGTGTCCCGTTGTACAATGGAGCGAAATGTTGTGTACAGATTTCACCCATTTCACTTGAACCTTCCACACTTTGTTCGTATTAGGGACTTCCACTAACCAATCAGTTTTGTCCCCGTCAAATACCGATCCGTATGGTGCCATGCCTTGTACCACCAAACGGAGCATTACGGCAGCCTCTGCAATTTTGCCTTTTTGCAGACGAGTCATTTCTTGACCCGTTGTCATTTTGTGTAGATCTGATTCTACACCTCGATCTTTCTTAGGTGGGATATATCTCTTGCGTTCTTTTGAACGAAGTGATTTCTCATCTTCGGTGAGCGGACACCCTGCCAGCCAAGCAGACAAAGAACCCTTTGGAGCACCTGTCAGTTTGTGTATCTCTGGTAAAGAGAGTCGCTGCTCAATCCTTAATCGTTTGCATTCATCTATCAATGTTATGTTCTTAACGCCTCTCATGGTACGAACCTCCTGCATGGGTTCATACCATAGGCATAGTATTGACCTGGAGCAGGCAGCGGGATTCGAACCCGCGACACGTTCGTTGGCAACGACCGACTCTACCGCTGAGCTATGCCTGCATTTTACTAGCGTCCCCGGTAGGACTCGAACCTACATACGCTTTTCAGCACAGCTTAGGAGGCTGTCGCCCATCCTTTGGACCACGGAGACAATTAACGAAGTGCCCCTAGAGAGAATCGAACTCTCTTTGCCGGTGTGAAAAACCAGTTGCCTACCAATAACAGATAGGGGCATTGAAAGAAACCATTAGCGCCCTTGGCAGGGCTCGAACCTGCGACCTACCGCTTAGAAGGCGGCACTCTATCCCGTTGAGTTACAAGGGCACGGTCGTCTTGGCTGGATTTGAACCAGCGATCTCTACGATGTCAACGTAGCGTTCTAACCGGGCTGAACTACAAGACGATGGGCATCCCTAGCTGGATTCGAACCAGCAATCACTTCCTTCGCAGGGAAGTATCCTATCCAGTTGGACCATAGGGATATAGGTGCGTCTGGCAGGCATCGAACCCCCAACCTACAGGGTAATTGCCCTATAGGAATCTAGTGTGGGGGGTTCATTGATCCCAAGAGGTGCAGTATGGGTCGGGGTCCGGAACATGTCATTATTTCCATTCGCAAATCCAAGCAAACAGCGGTCCTATACAAAGGTGGGTGCTGTGTTATTTGCGGGTACGACCGATGTATGTCGGCTTTGGATTTTCACCACTTGGATCCTTCCCAGAAGGATTTCGGGATTGCGGGTGGTGCCAAAAGTTGGATTCGGATGGTGCCCGAGTTGAACAAATGCGTTTTGCTTTGCAATCGTTGCCACTCCGAAGTTCACGACGGGATGGCAACTATCACCTCGACAGGCCCTAGCCCTGAACAAGGGTTGGAAGCGGTCAAGGAAGCAGGGTTGCTTTTCGGGAGGCACCACATCACGAAAGATCCAAACCTTTGCGGTTCTTGTGGCAAGGCCGCTTGGTCCAAGTCCTCGTTGTGCAAGGAATGCTGGGCACAGGGGCAGCCATCTAAGATCACATGGCCAACCTTTGTGGATCTGGTCGGCATGGTGGCCGAAACTAATATCCGACAGGTGGCCAAAAAACTAGGGGTCTCGGACCCGTCTGTCGCAAAGCGGATCAAACGGGGATACGTTTAGTGGGTCTGACAGGAATCGAACCTGCAACACTCGGTGTAAAAGACCGCTACGCTAGCCGTTACGTCACAGACCCATTGCGTTTGAAGGGATCTGCGGGCTGTTTATGTCGATGCACGGGAACCTCCTTCTTAGCAAGGGTTGTGAGTTAGGCACCAGACACAGGTGAACCGGAAAGGAGTTGAACCTTCAACATACTGATTAAGAGTCAGCTACTCTGCCAATTGAGTTACCGGTCCATTTACTTACGGTGGACTAGGAGGGAATCGAACCCTCTGACAATCGGCTTGCAAAGCCAATCCGCTACCCCATAGCCAAGCCCATTGTGGCGACCCCTGTCGGACTTGAACCGACGACCTCTTGCGTGACAGGCAAGCGTTCTAACCAACTGAACTAAGAGGCCACAATAAGATCCCTGACTGGATTCGCACCAGCGACCTCCCACGCCATAGTGGGTGCTCCACGGTCTATTCCTTCCATGGGGGCACTTGGTTACCCTTCCGCGGTGGCAACCGAATACATTCCCATTTATTGAATGCCTTGAGCTACAAGGATGGCGGGACTGAAGGGAATCGAACCCTCCTACAGGACATAGACAGTGTCCTTGCGCCTCCAGGCGCATCCAATCCCATTAACGGACAAAGCTCATCGGCCAATGGCCTTGCTTCTACAGTAGCTTCACCGACTGGTTCCACTTTTCGTCTTGCAAATTTGCAACCTTGCAAGATACCCATCAAGGCACCGTCATGCCTTCTGAGTGACGGCGTCGTGTCGTCACCTTGGTGGGCTAGGTGGGAGTCGAACCCACAACCAACAGATTAAGAGTCTGCTGCGCTTCCATTGCGCCACTAGCCCGATTTGAGTAGCCTAGGTCCTCAGTTATTCCCCGGCAAGGAGGACTCCACGCACGCCGGGTCAGATGTTTCCATGTCAACTACTCTGGGAAACCCACGCATCGTTCTCCCCTTGAGGAGATGGTCGGGGTAGCCGGATTCGAACCGACGACCACTAGTCCCCCAGACTAGTGCGCTACCAGGCTGCGCTATACCCCGATTTCCAGCTATCCCTCGTGTACTTTGAGATCAAGTTTATCATGGGAGGTCGGGCGTAAAGGCCTCTCCTCTTCGATTCACCCCCATGCACGGAAGCTTCAACCCATGACACCGCTCTGGATTAGCGGCTAGATCCTATCTACGCACTTCTCGGGGAAAGTAAGTCCCCGGTTATCATTAAAGTCAGGGTAGAGAGACTCGAACTCTCAACCTCATGCTCCCAAAGCACGCGCTCTACCATTAGAGCTACACCCTGATTACTAGACACGGCTGGGGATGAAGGGGTCGAACCTTCGTTGACGGAGTCAGAGTCCGGTGTCCTGCCAATTAGACGAATCCCCAATTAACTTAGCGCCCACGGCAGGATTCGAACCTGCAACCTCTTCGTTCGTAGCGAAACGCTCTATCCAAATTGAGCTACGCGGGCATATTTCCCGGCTTTCCATCGTGGCCCCGAAGGAAAGTGTGCTGTAAGTGGTCCCCGGCAATGACCGGTTCAAGACTTCAAGCATCGCCCCGGGTGGGCGATTGGCTGGGGTACAAGGATTCGAACCTTGATAAGCAGCTTCAAAGGCTGCCGTCCTGCCGTTAGACGATACCCCAATATCTAGGTACTCCCAGAAAGAATTGAACTTTCATCGCACGGATATCAGCCGTGTGCTCTAACCGTTGAGCTATGAGAGCATGGAGCGGACGACCGGATTCGAACCGGCGACGATTTGCTTGGCAAGCAAGAATTCTACCACTGAATTACGTCCGCATAGACTAACCGGTCGGAATGACAGGATTTGAACCTGCGACCCCTTGCTCCCGAAGCAAGTGCGCTACCAGGCTGCGCTACATTCCGATTACAGGTTCCGTACCCTCACGAGTATGGGTCGGGCTACCTGTGGAGCCCGTCACAACAAGGCTTACCCTGTGGGAATTGAACCCACGACATCCTGCTTAACAGGCAGGCACTCTGACCATCTGAGTTAAGGGCAAGATCGCTAGGTATTTATCAGGGTGTCTCAAACTGCCGAGATTCGATGGCAGGAGATATTATCCGCGACGGTCACGATTGATGTCCGACCAGTTACTGGGGCCTGCCATTTCTTCTTCGTCTTTCTTCTTGATATTCCATTTCGCAGGTTCTTCTTTACGAGAAGGCGCTTTGACAGGTTCGTCCTTCTTAGCCCTATCCGCCCGTTCCTTCTTCATCTTTTCTTCGTGTGCCTTGTCGCTCTGTTGCGCCTTGTCCTTCTCCGACCATTCCTTCACATCCGCATCTTCCTTCTCGCGTTGATTCTTGCGCTCGATCTTATCAACATGGTCCTTGGCGAGGTCTTGCGGGCTCTTCTTAGCAGGAGAACCTTTACCCTTTGCTTTGTCAATCAGACTCTGCGGGGGCTTCTTGGCACCCGGATGATCCTTCCGATACTTCTCCCAAAGACCCTTCAAACCATCTAGCAGCCCGGCATCATGCCCGGCAGCGGCAAGCCGAAGTGCCGGGATGATCTCACTACGTGACGCAGGGTTTTCGCTAGCTACCCTAAGCAGGGATTCACGGAGGAATGCAACCTTGTTGCCGTCATCATCCTTGTCATCTTCACCCTTGTCATCTTCACCTGCCGCCTGACGGAGGATGGGGATTAGATGCTGGCGGATGCCGTCGGGATTGTTATGTGCTAGGCGTAACAACTTGTTATAAAGTGACATTTCCAAATCTCCGAATTAGGGGCATCCCCATAGCAATCATTGCTGACGGGCATGTTACCTACTGGATGTTTGGCTATAGAACCAATATTGATTCTAGGGAAAGGCTTACCGGGTGGGACTCGAACCCACGCACAACAAGGTAACAGCTTGTCGCTCTAAGCCGCTGAGCTACCGGTAAAACGTAGGCTTAATGCCTACAAGGTGGTGTGCATGCCCGCATGTACCTCACGGTGACATCGACAGCATAGCAAGTCACATTTGTCTAGTTCCGGTTGGACGGTATCCCATTTGCGATAATGCCCGTCCCGGAGGGAGAATTCCTTGCCCGCCGGATCCCTATGATGGAAATCCAGGGCGTCCGCACACTTAGCATAACCACATATTGAACATTTCCCGCCTTTGTATGCTAGAGCCTTAGCCTTGATTCGTTTCCGTACTTCCATGACGGAACATGAATTGCACTTGGATCGGTGGTGTCCCGCTGTGCGATTATAGATGTAATCTCGATCACATGTAAGGCAATGTCCAACCGTATCGTCATCCATAGGAATCCGTCTCGTATTGTGCATCCCGAAAGGTGAACACGTGAGGCAATACTTTCGACTGCCCAGATTCTTGTGTTCGCCGTTAATGATGACTCGAGTTGAGAACTTCGAGTCGCATTTCTTACATACAGGCATGATTGTAACCTAGTGCTATAGGTTAGCACACTCTAGCACTAGGCATAAACAATCTATTGGGCTCCCCGAGTAGGATTCGAACCTACGACTATCGCATTAACAGTGCGAAACTCTACCGCTGAGTTATCGGGGAATCTTATGGGGTGAACGATGGGATTTGAACCCACGTAGACTTGCTTCACAGGCAAGCGCCTAAACCACTCGGCCACGTTCACCACCGGAGGCGATGACCGTTCCTGGCTTAATACCAGGATACAGGTCATCGCCTTCGCAATGCTCATTCAGTTGTCAAAGACCCTGTCCCGTTTCCGGTGGCAGAGCGTATTCAACCCCCGTAGAGATTGAATGACGGGGCGTTGCACAAAGCATTGCCCCAAAATGCAGAAGGCCGGGTCACCCTTCGGTGCCCGGCCTTCATCGCGTCCAGTTGTTCGGACGGTCAGAAGTCGGGCACCCCCTGCGGATCGCGGCCATTACCTTCGCGGGCGGCGGCGACTGCATGTGGGGGATTGCTAATCCCTTCGGGCATGCAGGGGCAAGCAAGTACGACAATCGCTTTCGCGACGGTCGTTTGCTGCTTTTGCCTATGTCCGAAGAATACAAACACGTCCTACTCCTAAATGTCCCACCGGCATTCCGGTGTTCAACATGACCCATGAAGCCAGTTCCCCGTGGGGATGTCAAGCGCTAATCGACGCTTCCGGCAAATAAAATCCCTTCGATCGAATTTCGGTCAGAACTGAGTTGGGGACCATCCCCTCTACCTCATGAATCCTGCCACTTCGGATGGAGTCCCGTACCAAGGTGCTTCGCTCTGGCCCCTGATCGGGAACCACTAGCAACTCTACCATCTTGGTAATGTCATCCCATCGGCGCCATTTGCTGTGGCACTCCAGGTTGTCAGGCCCAATGATCATTACGAACTGGGCGTGGGTGTAATTACGGACAAGGAATTCTACGAAGTCCACCGTATAGGTGATATCGAGCGCCTTCTCCATACTGTTCACCCTGACGGGCGAATGCATTCCGAATACCTGTTCGATTGCGAGTGTTGTCATTCGCAATCGATCTTCAAACGGAAGCATGTCCTTACCGAATGAGTGCTTCCACGCAGGATGCACCCACAGAGAATCGAGGTTCCCTACAGCCATGGCATGAGTCATGACCTTCAGGTGCCCAATGTGTGGGGGGTTGAACGCCCCTCCATACAATCCGATCCTCATTACATCGTCCTTGTGACCCCTCGCTCGGGGGCCACATTGGTATCTACGCACTTCAGTCAGGAAGTAAGTCTACACCTCGAAATAAACCCCGACCTCAGTCAGACGGGCATATGCGTCACGGTCAAAGCTGTACATCTTCGCACCCTTACGTCCCGTAGCACTTGTCTCCCGAAGCACCCCGTAGTTCAGGATCTTGCGGCGAAAGTTCCGCCGATCGATGGGGCGTGCCAAGACAATCTCATAGAGGCGCTGCAATTCCAGCAACGTGAACTCCTTGGGCAGGAACTCGATGCCGATCGGATGCCACCGAATCTTGGCGCGGAGCCGCTTGATCCCCGTGGCGATGATCGCGGAATGGTCAAAAGCAAGGGGGGGAAGTTTATCTACCGACCACCACACGGCTTCTTTCGCGTCGTCCGCACCTTTCACCGCAGCAGTCTTGATCAATGCCATGTATGCCATCGAGATGACACGACCGCGAGGGTCACGGTCGGGGTCATCGAACAGTGCCAGTTGTTCCATATAGGAGGCAACGAGCCCTGTTTCCTCCCCAAGTTCCCGATGAACTGCGGCAAGGGAAGTCTCTTTCTTTCCGATATCAACGAAGCCGCCGGGCAAAGCCCAGTGCCCGTAGAAGGGTTCCCCTTCCCGGCCACGGAGGATCAAGAGGATCTTCAGGGCGTGTTCGGCAAAGTCTACGCCGAAGACAACGGCATCTACCGTGTGAGATGCTTGTTCATGTTTGTAAGTGAATGGCATTGGGTATCCTTACAGGAGGTTGAGGGCTTTGAAGATTTCCATGTACACGTGATACTCATGATCCGTGAACATGACGAAGGTGATCTCATCCATGTCCCATTCATCCGCAAGGCAAGCGCTTGCCGCCGCGAATGCCCCCGTCGTGATCGGGCATCCGTAGATGCCGCAGGAAATCGCGGGGAATGCAATGGTGTAGATGTCGTGTTGCTTGGCGGTCTTGAGGCAGTTGAGGTAGGTATTGACCAGGGCGACTTCAGGCATGATGTCATCGGGGAGAATCTCACCCGGGCGGCTTTTGCCTTGGCGCTCGAAAACGGGGCCAACCGTATGCAGGATGCGATGCACATTGAGGTCATGCCCGCCGGTAACCTTCACGTCGCTGATTTCGCAACGAACTCCATTGGTGACGGGGAACTTCTCGCACTCTTCGCGGAGACCTGGGCCTGCAGCACGATGAATGGCACCATCCACGCCACCCCCGCCTAGCAGGCTCGGATTGGCGGCGTTGACCACGGCATCGCCAGTGAACTTGGTAATGTCCCCTTGGATGATTCGAATGTTTAGGCCCGGGTTCCGTTTCATGGTTGCTCCTGGGAGGCAGTGCCCCCAACGATATGTCTACGCCGGTAGATCATAAAGTAAGCCTTCCCCGTAGGCTTTTGCCGGATGATGTTGAACGGCAATGCCAAGACTAGGCTGAATCGGGGTATCCTTGATTGGGCCTTCTTGCATGCCGTGCCGCCGATGCTGGAAGCAGTCGCTAGTAAGGCTGCCATGCGCCATGATGCCATAGGCACGGACACGCCCATGCCATCTACCGTTGACATTGACGCAGTGCCCTACGTCCCCTGACTCTCGTTTGAACCAACCACAGTCATTGCATGAACCATCGATTTCCTGCATCCATATGATGTGTTCCTTGTAGAGCGGGCGGCAACCCTTATGGATGAGGAACCACGTAGGCCACCAATATCCTGCAAGGATGTCCGCTTCGGACCTATCGGCAACGGGTTCACTGCACAGGTAGCATTGCGTGCCTGACCAGACTGCCCAATTACGTTGACCTTGGATCCAAGCCAGGACATGGGGCTTCTTGCCGTCCTTCACCTCGAGTTCCCGGGCGACCTCAGAATCTTCAACCCCACGACGTGCCATCTGGCGTTCGGTTTCAGGATCCGTGCCGTCAAAGACAAGGTTGAAGAATCTATCCCGGTCATTCTTGGTGTCTATCATGGATTGGGTTACTCCTTGACAGGAACTGCCTTGATGGAACCATCCGTGTTTCGTGCAATAGCGACGTACACGACTTCCGCCGCAGTCACGGACACGGGAACGACCTCCCCATCCCGGCTGGATTCAACTTCCACCTTGACATGGATGGACGTAGTTCCAATCTTGATCAAGCTTGTCCAGAAGGTCACAACTTCCCCGACCTTGACGGGACTCTTGAACACGACCTCCTTGACTGCCATCGTGGCAACGTCATGCTTGGTGTGCAAGCGTGCCTCAACGGCTCCCGCCAAGTCAATCTCCGCCAGGATTGCACCGCCGAAGATTTCCCCACGATGGTTCGTATCACGGGGAAGGAGGATACGCCTAATTGAAATGTTACGATTTTCCATTGTTTCCTACCTTGGTTACAGGTTTGCGTTCCGTGAGAACTCGATCCAGACACTGGCTGAAACGTCCCCAGGCGGGCTTATCATACTCGGGTGACTCATGGCAATGCCCCCATAGTAGATGAAGCAGATGTCGGACTTCCGCATCCAATTCCACATCTTTCAATTCATTGACACTCTTGGGATCCGCCACAATTCCTCCTACTTCATCTTCAGTTTGAGCACCTTGTTGCCCTGGTATGCAACAAGGGATCCGGCATGCTTTGCCAGGATCATATCACTGGACAGGGCTTTGTCTTCCACCGTCTTGACGGACGGTGACCCCTTACGTACGGAGAACATTTCGAGTTTGTCATCCTCGTTGAGGCAAATGCACACCCCGTTATCCAGTGTGACGAAGTTCAAGTCCATGAGGCTGCTAGGGACAACCCGCACGTCATAGGTGTCATCGGAATCGAACCGGAACACTTGACGATCGTACTTGCCTGCCTTTTCCGTAAGCACCATCAGGACGCCTTTGTCAAACTTGGCGTATACGATACGGAATCCGTCAAGTTCATTGACGCGAACCTGATGGGCGGATCCCGAATTCACGAACATGGAAACGTAAGTCGCCCCAAGCATGGATTGAATGGCCACGCCAGAGTACATATGCGTAGCGTGAGGCATGACATTTGCCACGGCCTTGGTAGATGCAATCACCTGTGCCCCAGCATCCGTCAGGATAACCTCATGGATCTGTTCATTCGTGCGGACGTAGATCCGACCGTCATAGGACATGGCATCTTTCACGTCCAAATCAAACGGGATTACCGCACGATCGCTCAAGTTGTACAACATGAGCTTGGTTCCCTGTATCCCGCCAACCACCGCCCGATTGGCCTTATTGGTATGCCCACACACGGACACATGGCTAAATGGAACCGGGACAAGGCCATTGCCCAGATACACCTGGGTCGTTGTCGTCATGACGGGATTGCCCCCAGGAATCGTGCTGCCATACAACCCCGTAACAGGGAACGGCAAGTCCCACAATTCCGAGATGTCGATGAGCGCTCCCATAATCGCTTTGACCGTCGGGACGAACATGATAACGCCCGTCATTCCCGCAGTGTGTGGGGGGATGCACCGCTTGCCCTGGACAAACATCGCTTCGTACCATTGCAGGTATTCACGGGGGATAGCGGTCAAGGGATAGGCGGAAGTTGGAACCCCAACTTCCGGATGCATGACTGAGATGTTCCCCTTCATGCGGCGCCGGGTGACGGCAAACGCATCATCATCCGGGTCTGTAGGAAGCTTGCCCCGGAATTCCGCTTTTGATCCGTGGTACTTGCCACGGTATGGATGGATGCCCATGAACATCTGGAAGGACAGGATGCCAAAGGAATACCAGTCCGACAGGGTCGTCCATTGGTGTCCCTGAACGGACCAATCCCGAATGGATTCCATGATTGCTTGTGTGGGGTAGCCCTTTGTCTGGTAGCTATCCACGTCGATGAAGAACACGTCATCGAACTTCTTGGGAACCATGAAGTTCATTTCGTTCAGGTCAACGATCAATGTGCCAGTTTGGTGAATGCCGTTGATGCTTTCCTGCATCTTGGCAACCAACTCAAGCATCATGTCCTGGGTGATACCTTCCCGGTCACGGAAGGCACGCGGGAACAACTGGCATAGAGGATAACCCCCATCGATGAAACGCATCGTGTAGCCCACGACAGCGCCCTTGGCGTCTACCAGCATGTCCTGTGGACGAATGACCCGGGGATCTTTGATGGCAGCAAGCTCATGGAACTTGCCAAGAGGGATCATCTTGGAAGGGTCGTGGTAGATCTTGTATGCCGTATGGCCCTTGACATAAACGGAACCTTCTCCCCCTTGGGCGAGGTAATCCTTTTGTGTCAAGTCAACGGTAATGCCTGACCCTTTGATGAATACCTTCATGATCTACTCCTCCAAATCGCCATTAGGGTCTTGAAGAGGGACTACCTCATCAAGGGCTCCCGCAAATGGGAGGGTGAGTTGCTTCGTTGGGATGTAATAGGTTGATCCCTCGCCGTAGTAGATATCCCAATCCTGATTGTTCCATCGAATATGAGGAGGAATGGGATCCTCGAAATCTGCCCACTTGAAGATTCCTTGGCTGGAATCGACGAAAGGGATGTTATGCACATGCCAAGACATGACCAGTCCTTTCGCCCCGAAGACGCAAGTAAGCATTGCGCTCATCCTCGATCAATCCCGTATTCCAACCCTCGATACCCATGTTCCGATCGATGGTATCCTGTGCCGCCTTGGGCAGGGACTCATAGTTCAGAGGGCGGCGCAGGGCCAGTTCGAAACTCAGGTGGTACTTGGGCGGCTGTGCGAGCGGCAACGCATGCGTGATGGTGTCGTTGACGTTCATGCAAACCCCTTGGCCCATCGTCCCATTCTCGTTGACTTCCTGGGCAGACTCCGCACCGGTCTTGATCAGGGTAATCCAGGCAGGGTGATCATAGTTCGAGAAGACATCTCCCCAACCCTGAAACCAAGTGCCGATTGGAAGGTCTTTGAAATTCATGGCGTGACCCCTTGCTTGGATTTCCATTCATCTTTGGTAGGCAGTTGCGCCTTCACATCATCCGTGAGTTCCCCGACAGATGTGATACGGTTGTAGCATGAAAATTCCGGCATTGGGTTTTCCGCTTCACATTCCGGGCATGTGAAGCATACCTCTCGCTTTTGCCATTTCCAGAAGAGGAACCCTCGCGGGGCCTGCACGACGTAGATGTCTTCAACAACCACTTCCAACAGGGAAGTGCAATGATGGCATAGCCATCGTTCTCGCCAAACCGTGTTTTTCCCGCCGATTACTCTCATGGGGTTTCCTCCGTTTCAATAAGGATTGCCCCGACTGAGAAATCATCGTAATGATCCCAGCCTTGGTTTTTGCAGTAGGAACCCAGGAACCGTTTGGCACGGCGTACCATGAATTCCCCCGCGTTTGATTGCACGGCAATCACTTGGGCCACGATGTCCTGAACTGAAACAGGGTCATGACCCTTGCGGAAGCTAACCATCCCATCCGTAGAAAGGACGGCAAGGTCGTATTCCGACTTATACAGGGACAAGGACAAACCATCCCGCGGCCTGCCTCGCTCTGTTGCGCCATTGGCATAGGTGATGATGGGTTGGTAATTGTCCAACTGCATGAAGGAGGCTTCTCGATCCAAGTCAATCATGTAGTTCGGGTAGAAAGGCGCACCGTTGGGGTACTCAACCTGAACGATTTCAACTTCCCCCGTCCGCCGGCGGCAAGCCAGCACGCCATCCCCATACATATGAACTTGGATAGTATTTCCGTCAAAATGCTCATAGGCTACCAGGAGCGTTGCATCCAAGCAGTAGGAGGGCATGAGCATTGCCCCCGCCCAGGTTCGGGCTTGAGCAATGATGGATTCGATGTGGAAGGGGATGCCTTGGATGATGAAGTATTCCGCAGCCCGTACGAGGAAACGTGCCCCGATGTCCGTATCCTTGGAGGACGAACAACCATCGGACACAATGGCATAGGCACGCCCATCCTTGGTCTTGCCGGTACGGACGTAGTCCTGGCAAACCGTATGGGAAGAACCAATTGCGAAGTATCCGTCAGCGTGCGTCATGATTATCCCCCTGCTTCTTTGCCTTCTCTTCATCGTAACGTTTCCGCAAATCCCTTGCATGTTGGCAATATGGGCGTGCCCCGAAGGAATCGGTTTCCGGTTTCACATTGAAGTGCTGGCAAAGTTCCAGGTATTCTTCGGTATCATCTTCTACTACGGCTTGCCCACATGACATGATGTTTTCCTATTAGTCTGTGCCTTGGAACCCATGGCGAATCCGCCGCCGATCCCGGCTATTCCACTTAGCGATGTCGTTCAAAGCATCTTGGGCGCTTGCCATGTCCGCGAACAATGCTTCTTCGGCACCGTCATCGTTCCCGTCAATTCGGACTTTGACGGGCTGCTCAACCGATGGGTACAAGGACACGTCGATCTTGTACAAGGACTGCTCATACTTGGATCGCTCAAAGGGCGTCATTTCAGACAACGCCTCCGTCAGCATTTCCTCGGTCAATTGTGACCCTTGGCACACTGTATCGCCGATCTTGCACAGGAGGCGTGCCTTGTACTTCTCGCCGATCCGGTACGGCAAGTTGTAGAACGACGTTCGATTCCGTGCTACCGTATGCTGGATGTTTTGAGCGGTCGTGGGCAGGTCATACGGCACAAGGTCGTCCATCCCATCCCAGTCTTCGTAGTCGGTATGCCCTTCCGCGATGGTAATCTCCCGACGACCTTTACGAACTGTGTACGTGCTGTAGTCGGTGATGCTGACGCGACCATAGTTGCCCGGCCAAGCCCCACCCGGAACCCATTCGCCTTCGGGGAACTGCAGCATCAGTATTGTGTCGCTATCCCTTTCGGTCTGACGATCGAGGTATTCCAGCAGCTTCCCATCCGTGAGTTCCTGGAGGAACTTCTCACGGTATGCCTGGGGGGTCATTAGGCGGTCATTTGGAAGGTTTCGCATGCTAGGCCCCCTGAGTCACGCTGCCGACGATAGCGGGACGCCACTCAAGCAACTGCTCGCGGGTCAGCGAAACCGTCTTGCGATTCAGGCTGCCCACGCCAATGGTGACGATGAGCGGAGCCCGGTTGTTGTGGAGGTGCTTGTTGTCCGCACAAGCACGCTTGCGCTTCACGTCTCGTTCCTTGACGACGCCGCAGCGATGTCCGGTCTCCTTGGTCTGATAGCGGACGATATCGCCAGCCTTGATGTCCCGGAATTCCGTTTCGGACACGGGGAGCACTTTCTCAGTTGCGATGACGATACGGGCGTTCATGGGATTCTCCAGGCAGGGATGTCGTTTGCCCCCTGCACACCCTATCTACGCTAGACTTTAGGAAAGTAAGTTCTAGGTCCAATGAATGACTGGGATGCCGTGAGTCCACTGTCCCACATTCGTATGATCCTTCTGGGTTGCTGTCCCGTCTACCACCCTATTGAACAATTCCTTCACCGGAGTGGGCGGGTCTACTACCACGTACTTGTTGGTGTTCGTAGCCGTTACCGTGGATACCGATGCAGTAGCTACCTGCTTGGTATAGACCACCCGGAGGCGTTGCAACTTCAGCTTTGGGCTAATTGCGAGTACGCGGTATAGAATCATTCCGTATTCAGCGGCAGTGTTGCCCTTGCCACCCGTAGCTACCCAGCTACCAGGATAGATCCCTTGTCCGATGAAGTCTTGCATGGGATCTCCTCAGTATCTCCCATGGGGAGGCTCATGGCTGAGCCTCCCCATGGGGAAGTGCTAGAAGGTCAGGGACTGCGATCCGCCGCCAGTGCCCAGAGCCTTCGACTGGCTGCTCATGCTGAGCGAGATGAATCCGCCGACCTTGGCGAGGGTCTTCTCATCCGCGTCACCAATGGCAACGTACTGCTGGAATCCCGCCTCATCCTTGAAGGCCTGGAGGTAGGAGTTCAGGGAACCCGTAGCGCCAACGCCGATGAGGACGGACATCAAGGACTCGAGGGCCTCCGAGTGCGTGGCCTCCGCGAATGCATCCTTGCACATCTTCGCCGTAGACCGGGACATGTTGTCCTCGCCGTCCGTGATAACGAAGATGGCGGCATTCACGGTGTAATCGTGGGACGACAACTGCTTGCCGTACTCGATGCAGGAATGCACCGCCTCGTAAACCGCATCGTACAGGCACGTGTACCCGCCGGGGACGCAGGAATCCACGTAGTCCAACTCGTTGCAGTTCGGCAACGGCTTGAACCCGTGATACTCCTTGAGTTGCGTATCGAACGTCACAACGCGAAGCATCATGCTATCGGCACGCGGGTTGAGGCGGCACGCCTTCACGATCTCGGCGAGGGCGGATTCCATCTGCTTGCGGTAGCCTGCAGTGGAACCGGAAACGTCCACAACCACAACGCCAAGGGTGTACATCTCCGCGCCAAGTGCTTTGATATCCGCAGCAGTGAACGCGAAGGTCGAACCCCCGATATTGTGTGTTGCCATTGCAACACTGTCATCAACAAACTTGGGCATCTCTATTCTCCTTTCAATCATGTCCATAAGGCTTGGGGCAGAGCCTATCCCTACCCCAAGCCCTAGGAGAACTAGGCCAGGAATTCAACCGTGGTGCTGGTCTTCATGCCCTTCTTGAGCATGTCCTGAACGAACGCATCGCCGAGGAAATCGAACCCGCCCACGTTGGAAGTCGCATCCGTGAGGAGGACGAGCTTCTCAACGTACTTCGGGTTGCTGAAGCAGCTTGCGATGTCGCGGCCCGTGTTGGCAACGCAGTGCGAAAGCGCCTCGCCGCCCAAGGCGATGATGTCGGCCTCTTCCAGCGACGTGATCAGGTTGGTGTTGACCTGGGTCGAAGGGTCATTCGGATCAGGGACTTCCGCCTTGACTCCCGAAAAATGCTCCGTCCAGGGGTTGTTCCCCTTGACAACGTAGTTCACGCGGGCGAACTGCTGGATCTCCCATTCGCACAGAGCCTTGGACAGTTCATCCACGATGCTCCAGCCCCAGGTACCGACAACGCAGTGGATCGGCCAAATGACGTGAGGGTAACGGCCCTTGAGCGCCAGCGCCTCCAGGTAGCCGAAGCTGCCCGTGCCCTTGTCCGAACCCGCCTTGCGAGCCGGGCCACCGCTATGCAGCATGGACGGCAGGAAGGTCGTGTACTCCTCATCGGTGTAGACCGGGGCGCCCGTGCTGAAGTCGATCTTCACGATCCGCTTGCCGTCCGGGTGAATGCCCAAGGCGGTGAAGGGGGTCGGGAGGGCGCCATCACCCACGCGCTTCCACCAATTCGGGCGCTCGATGCCGATCGACTGGTGGGAGTCCAACGTGACGGTGATGTCATCGATGCGGGAGCCGAGGCGATTGATCATGGTGGCGAAGCGAGCGCAGTCCGCCGCAGCACCGGGAACAACCAAGGTTCCCTTGTTGCCATGACCGTCGTCAGCCACAACGAAATCCTTCTGAGGGTCAACGATAAAAACGTGCGTCTTCAACATGGTATTTGTCCTTCTATCTATGTCCCCCGGAGGGGACTGTTGCTACCTGCTATCTACGAGGATGTCCCGTAAAGTAAGCCTTGCCTAGATGCCGTAATCGGCGAAGTTGTCCGACAGGATGCCCTTCATAACCAGATCCGTACGGCAACCCAACTGCGGGATGTTGGGATTGAGCTTGTGGCGGGTCTGCTTCTCGGCTTTGCGGGCACCCTTGAGCAGTGCCTCGAGTTGATCGTAGCCCAGCCCCGCATCCTTGAAAGCGTCACTGAAGACCGCACGACCCAACAAGTCCCGCATATCCTCCTGCGACAGGGTATCCCCGAACAGGACATCCTCGTTGGTCTTGCAATCCAGGATGATGTTCGAAACATTCTCATCCAGGAACCGGGCCACCCGCTCGATGGTGCCGATCTTGTAGACCTTGCCGGTGTCAGGATCGAGCTTGCCGTACGTGAACGCAGCGCCTGTCCAGTTCTTGATCTCCGACTCATCGTTGTGGGTGTCACCATTGCCCCACAGGTCCGCCGAAGGGATGGCACCGATGGTTTCCGCATAGGCAGCCTTGGCGCCCGTGTTGCCATTGTAGCCCTCAAGGGTTTCGCCCAGCTCGAAGCACAACTGGTAGACCTCGGCCTTCGAGAGCATCGCAATGGGGTTCGAATCCACTTCCCCATCGCCACCCTTCTGGTAGAAACGCAGGAAGCGATCCTCGCACTCGTTGCCCGTACCGTGACGAATGCCGCCACCCGTAATGCGGTTGTAGCCACGGCCAAGCGGGGCACGCAGGCACGAACGAACGCTACCCAGGATGGTCGGGTCGGCAGCGAGGCGGGCTTCAATCTCCGCCATGTCGAATCCCGCCGCCTGCAAGGTGCGCTTGATCTCCGCAAGGATCGTGTTGTAGGACTCCGTGAAGTCGCCAACCGCCAACTTGCAACCCAAGGCATTCGCAAGGCGAATCGCCCGGGCGGTCTGGACGGGATTGGAGTTGATGGCGAGGTGCGCCAACGTGACGTTCTCGGCACCCTGTGCAATCACGAGAAGTCCCGCCAAGGCAGCGGAATCGATGCCGCCGGACAAGTCCAACTCGGCACGCAAGATGCCCGCATCGGCATGCATCTTGCGAATGGCATGAACACGATTTTGCAATAGGGCTTTGGGATTCAAAACTGGCATGGGGCAATCTCCTTTTGTGTGGCGGTATTCGCCTTGTGTTAGCTACGCAGGCACTGGGAAAAGTAAGTCACATAGGGTGTAATGTTTTCACCTGAATCAGGGCAGGAGCCAACTCCGCAGCTTTACGGGCATTCGGATGGCTATCGGTAACGATGATCTGGTCAATGCATGACTTGCGGAATTTTTCAACCGCATTCCCTACGAAGACCCCGTGAGTTGCGGCGCACCTAACAGTCAAGGCACCGCGATCCTTGAAGGCCTGGGCTGCTTTGATCATCGATCCACCCGTAGCAATCATGTCATCAAAGATGACCACATTGCATCCATTTACGTTATCGCCAAGGACGTTCAGGATTTTGGTTTCCGAACCGGACAGGCGCTTCTTCTCGATGTGTGCAAATCCAACGCATGCAGCATCCGCCAACTTCTTGGCCTCATACACACCGCCATCGTCTACCGTGGCATATACGAGAGGGTGGACAGGCTGATCCATCCGGGTACTGCGAATCGCACGCTCGAGTAATGGACGGTAGATCAGGTTCTTCGTGACAACCGGGCCTTCAAAGTAGTGGAGGACGAGATCCTTGTGGAGTTCCACGAAGTACAACCGGACGCCAGGGAATACATTGCCCAGGCCCGACCATTGACGGGCTTGGAACTTCGCCAGTGCCGCAAATTCGCCGTCTACCCGTTCGGAACGGGCATGGCGGAAGTAGGTGTTGATCACAGAGAAACGATGTGGCCCTTGGCTGGCAATCTCATACGCCGCTGCCAAGAACAGTTCCGATGCTGCAGCCGAAGAACATTCGCCAATCAAGCAGATTTCGTCGTCAGGGGAGATCATCGGAATGGATACCGCATTCTCCCCATCCGGGAAGGTCTTGATGACAACCCGGTTGTCGTAGCCAATGTTAGCCCCATAAGGGATCGAATCCGGCATGTAGATATTACGCAGTGCCATGACGGTAGCTCCTTATCCCAGGTTGGCCTGGATTTGGTCCTCAATGGCCTGTGTCATCGGGGAGAGGGATGTAATGATGTTGCGGGGTTCATCGAAGTCGTAGCAACTGATGGGGTGGTAATTCTCCACGGTCTCGCCTTCCTGAGCGATGAGGTGAATCAAGTCCCCGCCGAAGCCATAGATCTCCAGGATGACCGGTTTGCCGGTGATGCTCTTCTTACCCTTCGATCCCGAGAACTTCTGCTTGGGATCCCCCGCCGACATCGCCAACTTGTACGCCGCCGAAGCCACGTCCCGGTTGTAAGGGGTCAAAGCCGGTTGCGACGTGAAGAATCCACCGTAGCCGTACAACCGCTTCTCCCGAGGCCAACCGTGGGAATCGCAGAAGGCTTCGTTCTTGGCGGTCTTTTCCGCATTGTAGCTATCCTCGAAGGGCAGCATGGGGTAGATACCCAGCTTGTCGCAGCCCTCTTTGATCAGCAAGAACTGTTGATCCTGATCCCCCGAATCGAATCGCATCGAACATGGACGATCCGGGTCTTCCGCCATGACTTCCAGGGCAGCGGGGATACCCTTGTTCATGGGGTCGGTTGTATCGAACAGGTAGGATGGAGGCTCCGGCCGCATGTCACGGATAGCACGGTAGCCATGACGGTCATCCGCATTCTTGCCCCCCCACCGCATTTGGTGCTCATGCCCCGTCGTACCGACCGGAATCATGTACAACTTCCATGCTCCGAAGACGTTGGAAGTCTTGCGAATGCCGAGGTTCTCGCACAACTGCAACACCATCAGGTGCTGCTGCATGCAGGTTGCCGCCCGAAGGCCAACCTCAAATGCCCGATGTGCGTCACCCTTCAGAGCAGCGATGACCGCCTGAATGTTGGTCTTCACACGGGCAAGGTATCCTTCCGTATCCATGGTGATATGGATCTCGATATCCCGACCCAGCATAGCGGCGACCGCATCGCGAGAGGCCAGAACGATATCCGCTTCATCTTGGCAAGTTACCGTGAATTCGGTTTCCCCCTTCTTGATTGCCGTGGCAATCTGGATGGGGTACTGCAGCATGATCATCTTGTCTTCCAACCAGGACACCAAGAAGGATGCGCCACGGTTGGTCAGGACGGGTTCGCCCTTGCCAATCCATGCACCCTTGGGCGGGCACACGACATGAACAGGGCGCTGCAATGCCATATCCATTGCCGTGGTCATGGGGTAGCCATTCGCCGTCAGGAACCCCGCCTCTTTGGTGGATGGCAGGGACGGAAGCATGAACTGCACGATGGCATTCAGGTCGAAGGGATTGTAGAACGGCCCGCCCCTACGGAAGCAAAGGGCGAAGATTTCCTCCCGGAGCGGGAACCCTGCCTGTGCCATGGCAAGCTTGTAGGCATCCACCATCAAGGCAGACGCCTTCTCCTGGCCTAGGATTGCTTTGGCGATTCGATATTCGATGGACTCCACTCCGCACCTCCTGGTATGTGTGTATACAGGACACACTGTATCGTGTCAAGCGGACACACCAACAAATCATCCTAGGACATCTACGCAGACGGTGTGAAAAGTAAGTGTGGCCTTGTCAGGCTTACTATTCGAAAGTTCAGCGTAGATGATATGTGGCACGGATGATGCCGAGGAGACGGACGATGGCAACGAAAACATTCGAGAAGCGTGACCATTACGCAACGGTCACGGATCAGATCGTGGCAGCCCTGGAAAAGGGTGTGGCGCCGTGGGTGTGCCCGTGGGACAAATCGCAAGGGATGCCGCACAATGGCTCCAATGGCCATCAGTACCAGGGCATCAACGTGTGGCTGTGCTGGGCATCTGGTTTTGCCGATGCCCGCTGGTATACGTTCAACCAAGTTCGCGAGTTCGGCGAGTCATGCGTCCGCAAGGGCGAGAAGGGCACGCACATCGTCAAGTGGCTGTTCCTGGACAAGGACGAGACGAATGCGGATGGCAATGCCGTCAAGCGGCACATCCCCATGCTCCGCACCTTCGTGATCTTCAATCACGCCCAAATCGATTGGGAGGCGGGCAAGGAGCCCAAGCTGCCGGAAGCAAAGCTGGAATTCGACCCGGCTACGGTGTGTGCGGGTGCCGCATCGCTGTTGGGGAAATCGGGTGCCAAGGTTGAGCATGGCGGGGCACGGGCTTACTACAGCCCGAGTCAGGACAGCATCACCTTGCCGGTGACTTCGACCTTCAATACGCCGGAAGGCTATTGGGCAACTATGCTGCATGAGTTGACTCATTGGACGGGTCACGAAAGCCGTTGTGATCGCAACCTGTCTGGCCGGTTTGGCAGCCACATGTATGCCGCTGAGGAACTCGTGGCGGAAATGGGTTCGGCGTTCCTGTGTGCAGAACTGAAGATTCAGGGCGGGTTGCAACACCCCGAGTACATCGCTTCCTGGATCAAGTGCCTCCAGGGTGACAAGTACGCCATCTTCACGGCGGCTCGCCTGGCAAAGGAAGCGGCGGAGTTCCTCAAGGGCGCCAATGCCGAGGATGATACGGCGGAACCGGAAGCAGGCGTTACGGAAATGGACCAAGTCGCCTAATAGAGACTTACTTTCCCCTGCGACAGCGTAGATGATACGTGCCCCGCATGGGGTTAATGAAGGTCGCAGATGAGCAACATTGGATGGCCCGCAGCACGCGAACCGAACAATCCCGCACACGTATTCTACATGTACGGAATTGCGGGCAACCCTAACGGCGAATGGGAACTTGTTGAGAACAAGCGGGAATGGACGGCAAACGGAAGCCGCAGCCTGTCCGATCGCTTCATGGGCACAGTCTACGGCAATGGCAAGAAAGGCTGGCAGAAGGCCAATGCCGCCCTGTCAACGATGAACAAGGACATCAAGCGTCCTGCTACTTGTCCTGCGGATCACTGATCCGTGAACAAATGTAAATAGAGGTCAATCATGCGTGGATCATCCGCACACATTTCGTTGCGTCAGCACCGCAACAACGCGCCCAATCTCCTATTGCCCGAATTTCAGCGGGGCATCGTGTGGACTGCCGAACAGGTCATGTCCCTGATCGATTCCGCCGAACGGGGCTACCCCTTGGGGCAGTTGCTTGTGTGGGAGGTCTACGAGGGTTCTATCCGCCGGCAGTACGTACTGGACGGTCAGCAACGCCTGACCGCTCTGACGGGTCGCAAGGTCGGGGAAACCCAGGCAACTTGGGACGTGTGGTTTGACATGGATGCCAAGGGTTGGGTGCTGGGCAAGCCGAAGCGGGGTTTCCCGCTGTGGCCTATGGACAACCCCATGGATGATTTGCACGTCATGGAGGAGGCCGGGATATTCACCGATCCCTATGGGAAGCAAGCGTGCCAACGTCGGGATGACCTGAACTACTGCACCAACTTCCCGGCCTTTGTGGTCGAAGGTGGGACGACCCAGGATGTGTTGGAAATGTTCCTGCGGATCAATACGGGCGGAACTCCTTTGGATCCCAAGTTGGTTCAGTGGCTGAAGGAAAAGAAGTAGACTTACTTCCCCGTTTAGCAGCGTAGCTATGATGCGGGCACGGACGATGCCCTAAAGGAATCAACGATGGGAAGGCATAACAACACCGGACTTCATCAACTGCGGGTGGCATTCCCCAAGGAAGCCGGTTGGGTGGTGCGAGGCATCGGCAGCCAAGCTGCGGAAGTGTGGCACCCTTTGGATTACGTCGGCCTGATCAGTCAGGACAAGACGACGGGCAAGTGGGCGTGTACGCACAATGCTTGCATGAACGATGGGGATGAGCGCTTCCGCTTCGATTCCCCCAAGGCTGCGGCGTATGGCTACTACAGCCGCTTCCCGGACATCGCCAAGCCCGGAACGTTGGCGGCGCTTCAATCATGAGCATCTTCCGCCGTCTATGGCCTAGGCCAGATCCAGGCCCATTCACTCGGCCTCCCTTGGTAGATCGGGTAACTCGCTTGGATACTGCCTTGGCGAAAATCGCGGAGGAGGAATTCCACGGGAAGGTGAAGCAAGTTTACTTCGGGCATCCCATGTTGGGCGTACAAAGCCGGATCCTATTCGGATTCAATGGTGAATGGCTGGCGGAACTCCGGGAAGATACGGATGGTTCATTTTTCCGAGTTCGGTTGGAATCACACGAAGGATAATCTATGCGAACTGCTTCTGCTGTAGCTGTCATCGTTCAAGATGAAAAGGTACTTCTCCTCGAGCGTGCCCCAGGAGATTACGCATTCCCAGGTTGGTGTCTGCCAGGTGGTCACATCGAATCTGGAGAAACCCCCGAGGAGGCATGCCTCCGGGAACTCGGGGAAGAGACGGGACTGACGGGCAAAATCATTGGCACGTTGCCGGATCGGTTGGCGCATTCCAAGAATGGATCCTATGACATCAAGGTGTTCCGCGTCGAACTGGATGACCCCAAAGCAAAGGTCGTTCTGTCGCATGAACATTCCCGGTACCAGTGGCTGGAATTCGTGGATGCGTTGACGAATTGGCAACTAGCCGGGAACGCAACGCGATCCATTGTCACGGAACTGCGGATCCCTCGCCATGTTCTCTACTGGCCTTTGCTGGGATATCAGCCCATGTTCCCGGATGAGATCGGCATGTTCGGGGTTGAACGTCGACATGAACATCATTCCGGCATTGACCTTTACTGTGAACTGGGCACAAAGATCATCGCCGTCGAAGATGGGGAGGTCATCGCCATCGAACATTTCACGGGACCTTTGTCTACTCCCACTTCCCCTTGGTGGAATCCGACGCAAGCCGTCCTTGTCAAGGGCAAGAATGGTGTGGCGGTCTATGGGGAAATCACTGCCCTGGTAGAAGTCGGGCAGAAGGTTCGCGGGGGTGAGGTCATCGGCATCGTGAACAAACCCGTACTGCGTCACTTCAAGGGACGCCCCACGGTGATGATGCACTTTGAGTGGCTGGAAATCTGGGCAACCAAGTCCGAAACGTGGCCCTTGAACGAACTGTGCCCGGATACGCTCCTGAGCCCTGGGATGATCTTGTGCCTTGCGGCAGGTTGCGTGGCGCCTTCAAAGTTCGATTTGTCCAAGTATGACGGCAAGAAGTTCAACGATCCCACGTCCCTTCACAAGGCTAGCCCTTGGTGGGCCGTTTGGGGTGGAGCACCTGACTTACTTCTAATGCTTGATGCGTAGCTAGCCTGACTCCCATCATCAACCGGGTAGAAGTACCTGGAGGACAATATACACATGGCAAATTACATTCACGTCAATTCCCCATCGTACACGCAACGGGGGAATGATCGGCACGCTCACAATACGAAGAGCGAGAATATCCATCTGTTCCTGAAGGAACACTACCCGGACGTGAATCGGCAAGGTGGCGTTGTGTATACCGGAAAGGCACAGTTGCCGAAAGTGGATCTGTCTGAGGATTACGCCTACGCTGTTTTTGATGGGACTGTGGATTGCCATCTTTTCGGCGAACATATCTTCATTGGCGCATGGGATACCTATCTCCGTGAGGAAGGCCCGTTGGACAAGAAGGGTCGTCCGACCTTTCTCCCTCAGCCCCGTTATGAACGGGTGGATACGGTTCCTGTTACGATTGAAGTGATTGGTGAAGCCTTCACGAAAGAAATCCTGCATGAGGAATGGAATGAAGTGAACCGGAAGTGGGTGCAAAGTACTTCCCTGCATACCTATAACCTGACGGACGATGAAGGAAATGCCACGATCCAGGTGCCAATGGCATATCTGAACCTGCGCTTCTCGGCTGCGGCTGCGGAATCGCAGGATGGGACGTTTGCTTTCTGTCAGCCTTGGAGCGGCGTTGCCGTGTTGGATCCTGATGGAGGCCCCGAAGTCACGGTCACATCGAATTTCTACGGGATGACGCGGACTTGGAAGGAGTCATTGCTGTTCAAGGTGGTAATAACTCGGACGCTACGTCCGACCTCACCGTACAGTTACTATGGGAACAATCCAAGCTACTACGATTTGAAGTCAGTCCATGATCCCATGCCTTCTATGCAACGGCACCTGAAGAAGAGCATCCTTACGGATGGCAAGGATGCATGGTGGGATCGGTTCTTCAAGATCAATCCCGATCTCGCCAATCTGGCAGTGGATCCTGACAAGGGACTTGCAGCGATTTTCAAGAAGAAGGACATCAAGGCAAATATGGAACGCCTTGCCGCAGATGACCCTACGGGGTTCGCATTCTTCCAGTGGCTCCGTGACGGGCGTACCAAGGAAAAGCGGTGCAACAACAACCTGTTGGTTGCGATGCTGAACACGGTCGGTACGGATTTCGACAAGCTGAAGGCGGCTCTTCGTGATGCACGCAACGAGGCATTCACGGAAGATGGGATCGATGGTGTGTCATCGTATAGGGCTTCGGAGAATTGGCAGGCGGACAAGTCAAACAGCCAGGATTTCTGGTTTGGCACCCGCCGGCGGATTTGCTTGTCCTTGCCTGGTTCCAAGGAACGGAATGACGATCTTGCCGCAAAGGCGGATTGGTCCAAGCAGAAGGATTTGGGCAAGCAGGCGGATGGTCTTGGCGTTGATGAGGGCAAGTTCCCGCTTCTCCGCAAGGCAATCGTGGAGGGCAAGATCCCCACGGCGATCTTCCGGCAGCCCAACATGTCCCCTGTCAACATGGAGTTCCCCATCTGGGAGAAGTCCTTGGCACGTCCTGGATGGGACAAAGTGATCTATGAAATCACTGCTGACGCAGGTCGGCGTGGTACGTACGATCGCGATGTCACGCCTTACTTGGCGTTCCTGTTCCGCATTGAAAAGTACCTGGATCGCCACGCTCCCGGTTCCAACAAGAAGAGTTGGAAGGCGATGCCTACGTATGTTGAGTCGCAGTGGGCTCTTGAGATGGATGATGATGCCGGTACCGGCACCATCAAGCGCCGGTCGGCATTCACCCCTGTTGCGGATAATGACACCCTCGTTATCACGGTGCCTTACGTTGCCGTGTGCGTTTCGGGTGTGCGTACGCAGTGGTGCTATTCTCAGTACTACCACGTCTTCGAGGAAGGCATGACCGACCCGGAGAGCGGCGGCATTGTGGTCAATGATTATGAGGAGAAGCTGAACGGGCGGGATGACTACGGTCTGTGCTACTACACCTTGACGGGAACGGATACCGCACGGGGTTATCCGACCCTCCTCATCATCTTCGAGCGGTTGCGTAGCCATGTCGAGATCCAGCCGCAAGCTGGGACCAAGAAGGTCCCGGGTCTTGTGGGCTATGGTATCCAGGAGAAGACCCGCGTTCACTTCCACCGGGTTCGTCCGTGTCGTTCCAAGGATGGCATCATCACCCCGGCATGCAAGTTGGTGGAGGCGTGCTATCAGTTCATGGCTGGCAACGTTCCCGCAACGGATATCGCTGCACAGCAGGGTGACCTCATGTTCATCCAATGCACCAATGATCCCATCAAGGCGGGGGCAAAGGTTGCGGCGGAAGTTCAGGAAGGTCGGGCACTGGAATTCGAGTCCCACAAGTTCCTGCCCTTGGGCGAGAACGGCTTCATGAGGCTCTACGAAAGCGAGGCCAAGCAGCCTGCCAATCGGTTGGGATTTTTGTGGGCGCCGAATGGCTTGAAGGTTGAACACCCGGAGCATGAGAACATCCCCGCCTTGGCGGAAGGGTGGTGGGAAATCCGCCGGGCTAAGTCATGGGAAGCAAACCCGAAGGCCATTTGGAGCCGCACGATCGATTAACAAACCCCAGGCCAGGGTAACAACAGGCCAATAAAGGAAGCAATGGACGCGAATCGTACTTTCATCAGTGTTGTTCTTGACCGCTCCGGTTCTATGGCATCTACGCAAAAGGACACCATCGGAGGTTTCAACACCTTCGTGGCTGCACAAAAGGCTGTGCCGGGCAAGGCGGATCTGTTCCTCGTTCTGTTCGATCATGAATACAACATTCTGTACGACATGGTTCCGTTGGATCAAGTCGAGGATCTCACGGTGGCAACCTATGTGCCTCGTGGAGGCACCGCCCTCTTGGACGCCATTGGTCGTACCCTGATGGATTTGCGTGCTAGGATTGCGGCGCTTCCGGAGGATGAACGCCCGGGCAAGGTCATCGTTGCCATCATCACGGATGGCGAAGAGAATTCGTCCAAGGAATTTAACCATCCTCAGGTTCTGGCCATGCTCAATGCATGCCAGCAGGCGCCTGATTCCTGGGAGGTTGTGTACTTCGGCGCCAATCAGGATGCGATTCAGGTCGGGGCTTCCTACGGGGTGAAGGCTGCAAATGCCGTCCACTACGTAGCGGATGCGGAGGGGACTCAGCGTTCCTACGGGGATCTGTCCTTGCGGGTTACCCGGTCACGGACTTGCATGTTCCCTGACGGCATTGGCGGCAGTGACAAAAAGGAAGAAGGAACCTTCTAGGAGTACCCCATGTCATCGATCATCATTGGTAAATTCGGGCCTTCTGCCTGTCAAATCCTGGAAGCCGCTATTGCGGTGGCTTCTCGTCCAGACACCAAGTTGGTTGTCAAGTCCATGCCTGAAGGTTCCACCGTATTGGGCGGGGCTGAATGGGGCGGTCGGCGCAAGAAGGACTACGAGCGTGGTCTTGGCTACCTGCATGAGTTGTCCGAACGGATGAACCTGAAGAATCAGGTATTCCTGGGTGGTGCGTGTGGTGTGCCTTGGCGTGAAGATGCCATCAAGGAATTGGATGCCCGGGGTTGTAGTTATTACAACCCTGAGGTTGCCGACTGGGATATCCAGGATGCGGCCTTGAAGGCGAACGGATTGAAGGGCGGCATTATGGAACTGGAGGCGATTCACAAGACGTCATCCTATGTCCTGCTGTTCGTCTTCGATCCCGGTACCCGTGCCCTTGCCACCTTGAACGAGTGCGTCGAGTTCATGATGGCGGGGAAGCAAAAGATGGTCATCGTTGAGGCCTACGTAGCGCCTGGAACGATTATCGGTGGTCAACTCGTGACCCTTGAGGAAGCCACTGACATCAACGAGGCCCGGGAGCGGTTGTTTGCCTTGGCGGACAATCATGGCATTGCCGTCCTGTCAACGGTGGCAGACGCAATCAATGAATGCGTCGATTTGCTTCAGGAAATGGCCGAAGATGTCGAGATTGAAGAAGCAGAGGATGTTGCAGCATGAGCATTGGACCTCCCCGCCCTCACCTGGGCATCAACACGGATACCGTTCACTTGATGGCCTTGGATGATCAACTCCGGCAGTTGAATCTATGGGTAACTGCGGCACGCACAACTGTCCAGGTTCTGCTGGCTAAGCGTGCCCCTGAACCACAGCCTGAACCTATCATGACTTCGCATCCGTTTTCGCCTCCTCAGTTATTGGACGCGGATCCGCCCGAATATTCCCGTGTACAGGAACCTACCAAGGCAGCCTTGATGGAACAAGGGCTTGCCCTTGATATCCCTGAAAGCGTTCTCCGGGATCCCAAGTACTTGAATGGGACTTCCCGTCCTTCCAAGGAAGGGTTGAAGGCCACGCAAGTATTCCTCGGGCAAGTCAAGGCATTGAAGGCTGCAGGGCAGGATCCATCTCCCCTGTGGGAGGCCTGAGGATTTTCGGTATCTATCCGATAGAACCCTAGTGGTGGAATGATTGAACCCATTCCTATTCCACCACTAGGAGCCCATCAAATGTCAGCTACCAAAATATGTAAGTGCTGCGGTATCGATAAACCGGTGTCTGACATGACACCTAGGAAAAAGAACGGTAGAACGTATTTTACAAACCATTGCAAGAAGTGTGAAAGCCTGCGAACGCAGGGGTGGCAAAAAGGTAATCCTGAAAAGTACCAAGCACTTCAAGAAAGCACCAAACTTCTACATAAACATATCCGGGTTCACCAACGGGATAGGGCTATCCTATTTGATAGCCGACACACAGACAAAAAGTCGGGTTTAATCAACGATCTCGACAGGAAATTCATCCAGGGGGAAATCCTAAAAGGGTGCTATTATTGTGGGGATACGCAGATTCAGATGACTCTTGATCGAATAGACAATACGGTGGGACATTTGAAAACTAATGTTATGCCATGTTGCATCCGTTGCAATGTCACCCGCAGAAACATGCCCTATGAAGCCTGGTTGGTTGTTGCTAAAGGAATGCGGGAAGCACGGCAAAGGGGCCTATTTGGGAACTGGGCTGGATCATCTACAAAAGCAAACCCTGAGGAGCTTACTTTTGATACATCGGGCGTAGATCCTACATAGGGCACAGTGCCCGGAGGTTCTTCGATGAATACCCCAGCGCAAGATGTTGTACAACGGCACATCAAACAACTGGCAGTTATGCGTGGGTGGCTCGATGGTCGAGGATACTTCAAAGCAGCGGACGCCCTGGAATTTGTAAGGGGTTTGGAACAAGGGACAAGAAAAGATAATTTGACTCCTAAGTTTCACCACCAGTTGAGCATTGCCCGGTTGGTTGCGACCCTGGCGCCGCACCTTGCCATGCCGGAAGAGACGCTGGCGGCTGCGTTCCTGCATGACGTACTGGAAGACCACAGTGACAAGGTCACCCGTGGAGACCTGGAAGCCCGCTTTGGCAAGGTCATCGCTGACGCCGTGTGGAAGCTCAGCAAGAAGTGCGGCGGACTGGTCAAGACCTACGACCTCTACTTCGCGGAGATGGCTACATGCCCCATCGCAAGCATCGTGAAAATCGCTGACCGGGCGCATAACGTGCAGACCATGGTCGGCGTGTTCACGATTGCCAAGCAGAAGGAATACTTGGCGGAAGTGGACACCTACTTCTTCCCCCTGATTCGCCAAGGTCGCCGCAACTTCCCTCGCCAGTACGGCGCCTACGAGAACATCAAGATCCTGTTGCGGAGTCAGGCCCGCCTGATTCGCCAAATCCATGAGGCCATGCCGAAGGACGCCAGCCATGAATGTTGATGCTATGATCAATCTTGCCAAACCCCTTGTTCCTAGGATGAGGGCTCAAGAGGCACAGCTAGCGGATCAAAGAGTGGCAGCCGCAAAGGCTTTCGAACAAGATGTCATTTCCGCGATTCCGATAGTTGAAAAGATCCTTCAAAAAGCGTTGGAGGAATCCGCTAAAACGGGGGGTCTAGTCGACATATCGTTTATGCACGAGAGTGATGATCTTAGATGCCACCTCGTCTACCAGGATCTTTTTGCAGTAAAGGAAGCCGTGCGTCGAGTATTGGTGGAAACCAATGATAAGGTGCGCCCACAGGGATTTTCAATTCATATCGACACGTTGTCCACCGCCCGGGGGGAAACCCGAGTCCGGCTTAAGCCATCCTGGGTACGCCGCTAGGAGGATCGCCATGAATGCTGAACCCCTTGTCCCACTCACCCTGACCTCCGATGAGGTGCGGTGGCTGAACTTGCCCGCCATCAACCTGACCCAGTTCTACCGTGACGAACACGGCATGGATTGGAATGCTTGGCACTACTTCCCCAGTTCGGGAAGGGCTATGGATCCCGACTTCTACCCAGGGCAATTCTCCGATGGGCATAGCCATGGGGATTGCCACATGGAAGGGCCGCATGAGGGTTGGACTCTCATCAACAAGTCTGAAATTAAGATGTTTACCATCAAATACATCGTGGCCATGAAGCGGGAACTGGAAGCGGTGCAATTGGAATTGCACAAGGCGGCACGTTCGAAGAAGCAGGTAGACCGGCAGAAGGCTGCTGGAATGCTGAGTGCCCGGTTGAACGATGTCATCCAGATGCTTAGGTAGGTACGATATCTGTCCCGATAGGGTAACGGAATAAACCTGTGAGGAACCGAAAATGACGTATTGGAAGTTTGTGCGACGTAACGTAATGATGTTCGTGATGAGCATGGTGATCTTCGCCCTGATCCTCGGAATTTTCTCCAACATTTCGAAGCTGGCGGAAACCATTGCAACCCGTATTGGAATCGCCAATACCTACCACGGCAGCTTCTACGTAACCATGGCGCTGTTGGCGATTGGCATCATTATCGGCATTGCCCTTGCACCCTTCACCGCCAAGCGGCTATTCAATCACGACCTGTTGGCGCCGAAGACTCCTCCGGTTATATCAGGCACTCGTATTGTTCCCCGTTGCCCAAACAGGGCCTCCCGTTGGAAGCACGTCAAGCGTGGAACCTACTACATCGTGGATTTCCTTGCGGAGGGCAAAGGTGAAGGGATGGATGGTAAGCATTATGTCATCTATCACGCTGTGGTAGGATATGGTTCCTATGCACGAGAACTCGCGGAGTTCATGGACGGGCGCTTTGTGCAAGAGGAACTTCCGAATGTTTGAACTGAACTGCACCACCGATCGCTACGATGACATCTACGCGCCCTGGTTGGCCCGTGAATCGAATCTATTGAAGCTGTCCGGTTATCGACCGGGTGACGCCTTCCTAGACCTCTGCGGAGGCTCTGGAGGCGTTGCCAAGGAAGCGATCAAAATGGCTTCCTACGGAGAAGTAGATCTCCTGGATCTGAACCCCCGCTGCGACAACAAGTTTGTTCGATGCCACAAAGGGCGGGCGGAAGACGCCTATCAGATATTCAATCCCGGACAGTTCGACGTGGTCATTTGCCGTCAAGGCCTAGGATACCTGCAGTTGGAACCTACCTGTTATGCCATGGCGCAGATCATCAAGCCGGGCGGCAAGTTCGTGTTCAACACGTTCAAGAAGCCCACTCGGTTTGGTGTCAAGAACTACCAGTTCGACGGATGCGTCTACGATGAGGTTCACCTGTATCTGTTCGGGCGTATCATCCATCTTCAGCACAAGCAGGATAATGCTAGCGATGTTACGATGTTCCGCTACCACAGCCCTGAGGAAATCCTTGATGCGGTATCCCCTTGGTTCAACGTGGAATTAGTGACATCGAAATCATCATTGCGTTGGGTTTGCACAAGGAAACCGAAATGAAAGTCTACAAGCTGACGGATCCCAAGATGTGTACCTACGGGAGATGCCAATGGCACATTGACATCCCTCGGGTTACATCTGGGGAAAGGGGCTTGTGTGGCGGGGGTTGGCTCCACTGGTATACGGATCCCAAGTTGGCGTTGTTCTTGAATTCCATTCACGGGCAATTCGAACGGGAATACCTCAGGCTGTTTGAGGCGGAAGCCGAGGGCCGAATCTTGCATGACAAGCCCTTCAAGGGAGGGTCAACCAAACTGACCCTCACAAGGGAAATCACGGATTTCCAACGCCCCACGGATGAACAATTCATCTACTTTGGCATCCTTTGTGCCAAGCACGTCTACAAGGACGTGGAATGGAATGCTTGGGCGGATAGGTGGATTTGTGGAGATCGCTCCATGAATATGTCCTGGGAGGCTGAGAAGGTATCGTATGTTGCCAACTGTGCATATGAGTATCGAAAGGATTATGCCGCGAAATCAGCATTCTTGGCTGCAAGGGCAGCGTTGTCTCACTTCGATGGAAGGGTGCATATCTACCACGCATCAAGGGCTGCTGACTATGCTGTCAAGTCGTACGGGTTTCGGAAATTGTCAATGTTCATGACTTCCTTGAAGTGCGCGAATTTCATCAATCTGAAATCCATTGCGGATCGGGCATTGGAATACGACATCAACAAACTGTAAGGGGCAATCATGGATTTCGATACCTACTTCAAGTTGCACCCCGAAGCCCTCATCCCTTACGGGGATTGGATTCGACCATCCGAGAAATACCAGGCCATTCGGGCGGGTGTCCTTCAGTTCAATGATGACACCGCGTGCTGCTGGGGGGGCCCTTTCCCTGGCAATGTCGCAGGCTTTAGCCTCTACGATGTTCGGGTTGCGTATCCCAGTTACAAGGGCAAACCCCTTGCGGAAGCCCATGCCACGGCCTTGGTGCAAGTCGCAAAACTGAAAGAATCGGATATGCGGTATGAACACCAGCCGTATTGGGCAGAATTGTTTGCTCGAGTCCAAGCAGGAGATGCCGCCGCAATCCATGTCATCAATGAGTGGGGAACCCTGGAGCATCCGTTCACGCTTCACGTATTCGGTAATGATGACTGCAGCTACTCCAAATGGTTCGCAACGCAGGCTGAAGCCGAAGCTGTGTTGGACCTGCTTGAGGCAGGGCAACCCCTAGATATGTTCAAGGACTTCCACCCATTCTATTTTGTGTTCACCAACTGAGGCACCATGAAAGTCTTGATTACCGCCGGCCCCGTCTATGGGAGGCTTGACGACAACAAGTTGGTCAGCAACCGCTCCCGTGGCATATGGGCAGAGAAGTACGCGGAACGCCTATGTGATCAAGGGCACGACGTTACGCTATTGGTTGCGGATACCTACCCTGAGCCCATGTGGCACGGAATCCTTCATCGTATCGGGGATCCCGTGCCAAAGGTCCTTCGGCAAACGGGGTTTGATGACTACCGTGCCCAGTGCATGGCGTTGGCGCCGGAGATGGATGTTGCCATTATGGCAAGCGCTGTCGTCAACTGGATCCCGGCGGAACCCATCAAGGGCAAGATGACCACCAAGGGCTACAAGCCCGGTGACCGGGTCAACATTCCGTTCTACTTGGCCCCGCATGTCATTGACGAGATGAAGAAGCTGAATCCCCGTATAACATTGGTCGGTTGCAAGATGACTTCGGGGGCTGAATACCAAGACATGATTGATGCCGCCTACGATGTCATCCTGCACGCCAAGGCGAATGTTGTCGTAGCCAATGACCTGACGCACGGTCTCAAGGATAAGTTCCTCGTCTACCAGGACAAGACCGTCGTCCCTTACCGAAAGGACTTCAAGGGTTTATTCCGTGACCTGGATGCCGTATTGGCAGATGAACATTACCATACGAAGGTGACTTCACCCGGGTCTTTCACAAAGGTTGAGGGCGGATCCACCTTTGACCGTATCGTGGCCAAGTACTGGGATCGGTTCATCCATCGTTCTGCTACGGATAACATGGTGCTCGGATCGATTTGTGTTCCACAGGGCGATAATGAAACGTGGCACACATGGCTCCTGTCCCCACGGGAGAAGGGCGGAAAGTCCTTTATTAGCTATGATGCGTCAATCGTAGTAGACATCGATGGCAGGGAAATCAAAACCGATGGATGCAAGGCAACCTTGAATGCCCCACTTCTCACCCGTGTTTGCGGCAAATACCCCACGGCAACCGCTATCCTGCATTTGCACGAACAACTGCCGAATGTCCCGACTGTCCCCTATGCCCCACCGGGTACTGTAAGGGACAATGACCGGGAGATCCCTGGGCCGATATTCAACATCGAAGGGCATGGATTTATTGCATGCTTGGATGATAACCTGGAAATCTGGAGAGTTTGAACACCATGAAAGAGTACCTGATTCGCTGTGCCCTGAATGACCTCTTTTCTTGCCGCCCTTTAGATCCCAGCAACCCGTGGGATGCGTTCTTGCTCAAGTGCCGCGATGATATAGATGAAATCGTCCTGAATGATTTTAATAGGATTTGTGCTGAAATATCTGGGAGGTAGCCAATGCGAGTTGCAGTCTATGCCGGTAGCTTTGATCCCCCGACCCTTGGGCATATGGATATCATTCGTCGGGCTGGGGAGCAATTCGATAATGTTGTCATCCTTGTGGCATGCAATCCCGCCAAGAAAACGGGAATGTTCAACCAGATGGAACGAATGAACCTTCTGTATAGCCTCCTCATGGAGGAGTTGGGGGATGCGGGCACGCATCTTATCTGGCGGCACTCGAATGACCCTATCCTGGAATCGGAGCCCAAGTACATGATTCGGGCTATCGGTGAAGATGTGGCAACGGTTAATGTTGCACGGGAGATGGGGGCGCATACCGTCATCCGGGGTTTGCGATCCATGATGGACTTCGAGAAAGAATTCGGGATGGCACTGGTCAATCGCAAACTGGCGCCAACGGTTGACACGGTATTCCTCATGACGGCACATGAACACATGTTCACGTCATCATCAACCGCAAAGGAAGTTGCCTTCCTGAAGGGCGACTTGACATCGTTCGTTCATCCGTGGGTTGCACAGCAAATGATGCAAAAGCTCGAGGCCGCAAGGCATGCCTAAGACCCGTGTTGCGATTGTGGGATCCCGAAATTTCAACAACCCCGCATTAATCACGGCCTTTGTCAACAGGCTTGCCGTCAAGCTCGATGCACAGAATCTGGTTGTGGTATCGGGCGGGGCAAAGGGTGTAGACTCCTATGCGGAAGCGGCGGCTCGATCCCTTGGCATCGAAGTAGAAAGCATCAAGCCTGACTGGGCAACCTACGGGAAGCGAGCCGGGTTTCTACGGAACACCACCATTGTAGAACATGCTGATCGTATTGTGGCTTTTCATGACGGAATTAGTCGGGGCACTATGGACACTGTTTGGAAAGCCTTCGATTCGGGGAAACCCGTAGTGGTTTTGAATGATGAAGGTCACATAGTCCCTCAAGATAAGTGGCCCCCTCGATAGATTTGACATATTAATCAATATCGTTCCTCGCGTGGGGGTATAGCCATGGAGGTTTCATGAGAGCTATTGATTTGACGGGTACTCAATTTGGCAAACTTACAGCAATACGGGCAACTTCCGAAGGTTCTATTCGGAAGTGGATCTGTCGTTGTACGTGTGGTACGGAAGCGGCTTATTCCACGGGGCAACTAAATTCAGGAAAGCGGCAAAGCTGCGGATGTTCTAGATTCATGAACTTGGAGGGACAGGTTTTTGGTTCATTACTTGTATTGCATGAAGATGTAAACGCCAAAACGCATAGAACCAAATTTCTATGCCAGTGTGTTTGTGGGGGAAACCGCTTAGTTGAAGGCACTAAGTTGAAAAATGGAAGGGTTCAAAAGTGTCTTCTTTGTGCGAAATCTGTAGATAGATCCAGCAAATACCGATTGCCGGACGGACAAGCATTGATTAATCGGGCATTTGCTAGCTACCAACACAATGCCCGTACTAAGGGGTTAGCTTTCAATCTACCTAAGGAAATCGCGCTTGAATTATTTGCTCGTGATTGTTTCTACTGTGGTTCTCCGCCGTCAAACACCCTCACGCATCCAAAGCATAGAGGATCATTTACCTATAATGGCATAGATAGACTAGATAATTCGAAAGGGTATGAACCGGAAAATTGCGTGACATCTTGCCAAATATGCAACTTCATGAAGAACTCTTGGCATGTTGATGCATTTCTGACAATAGTTCATCGCATTGCCAATACGTGTTCACATGTGATAGATAATACCGACATGCCAAAAAGCACACCCCTAACGAGACGAAAATCTAGCTGGCCTCAGCCCACTTGATTTGTGGGTATTGTTTCTGAACATCTAAAGGAATACAAGACATGGCACACGAACCTGACGCTATTTGCACCGGCACCTATGTACGCAGTGAATATGATGCAGAAGATCTTGGGCATCTAGTTCACGATGAATACACCTATTGCCCGGTTCATGATCCTAGCACATTGAAAAAGGATACGCCCCATCCGATGGATATGTCGGCACCAATCATGGTGGAGTTCCTTTGTGATGAACTGTCCAGAACGGACAACACCATCAAATGCGATGTGAAGCAGGCTTTCAAGGATGCAGCACAAACCATCAAAGACTTGCGGGAAGAAGTGGAATATCATCGGCAAATGAATGCCGATCAAGGGCATTTGATTTGGTGGGCTCTGCGGAAGGCTTTGTACGGTAGGGAAAAGGGCGGGCCGGACTCAAATAAGATCCCCGACATCATCTCAGGGATGCCCCAGGAATGGGAAGTAGTTCAGGAAGCCATCAAGCGATTGGAAGATTCCGACCCTCCATTCGGTTTGGACGCCTACCAGCTTGGTTGCGCTACGACGGCAAATTATCCTGAAGCCGGAACCGGTTCCATTGCAGCCATTACCTACTGTGTTCTCGGCTTGACCGGTGAAGCCGGGGAAGTCGCAGACAAATGGAAGAAGGTCATTCGGGGTGACCATGGAGAGGGTGTATTGACTCCTGAAGTCAAGGCATTGATGATCAAGGAAGTCGGGGACACCACGTGGTACGCCGCTAGGTTGTCCGCTGAACTTGGCGCCCGCCTTTCTGAAGTAGCTCAAGGGAACTTGGATAAGCTCGCATCCCGCAAGGAACGGGGCGTAATCAAGGGTTCTGGCGACTTGCGCTGATAGACTTACTTCATGTGAATGCGGCGTAGATCCATCCCATGAAGAACAACTGCACAGAACATATTTTAAGTCACATGCCACGGGCTAAACACCGTAGGCACAATCATCCTATCGAGATTGTCAAGCGTTTGGTGGCGGAACAATTCCCGGGATTCTTCCTGAGGGATACGTTCTCTCCTTTCGTTTCAGTCGTAGATTGTTTCGATCGTCTGCGGATTCCCGCAGACCACCCTTCTCGAAGTATGTCCGATACGTACTACTTCGATGATGAAACTGTTCTCCGTACACACATGACGGCGCACACTGTTCCGATGGCTGACACTCGTAAAGGGGAGGGTCTAGCATCTTTTCTCACCTGTGGCGAGGTCTACCGTCGGGACGAGATCGACCGGACACACTATCCTGTGTTCCATCAACTGGATGGCTTCTGCGTCACGCCCAATGCTGCCGAGGATCTCCTAGCACGATTGCTTGGTGTTGCCAAGGCTTTGTTCCCCAATGTCCCCGTTCGAGTCCTGCACGAAGGGGTAGATGCGGGGATCTACTTCCCGTTCACGACACAATCCATCGAGATTGAAGTGGAACTCAACGGTCAATGGGTTGAAATCCTGGGGGGTGGTGTCGTTCATCCTGACATCATGAAGGCCATCGGGCGCAAAGGTGAAGAGGCCTGGGCGTTCGGTATGGGGTTGGAACGAATCGCCATGGCCATCTGGGACATTCCAGATATTCGTCTGTTCTGGTCGATAGACTCGAGGTTCCTTGATCAGTTCAGCTACGAATCAAGGGCACCATTCAAGCCGTTCTCGAATCATCCCGTATGCTACAAGGACATTGCCTTCTGGTATGACGGTGAAATCCAGGACAATGACCTGTATGAGATTGTTCGGGGTATTGCCCCGGACATCATCGAACAGATCAAGCTGCTGGATACATTCACGCATCCGAAGACAGGGCGGAAGTCCAAGTGCTATCGGATGGATTTCCGCGATCTCTACCGGACATTGACCAATATAGAAGTCAATGATATCAATGACAAGATTCGAGAGGCAGCGGCATTGACTTTGAATGTCGAACTGCGGTAGCCCTTAGACTTACTTCTGCATGATTGAGCGTAGATGATGTAGGACCTGCAATATGCGGGCGTATAGGAATCTATGACCCAGTTCTCATTCACACTCTCGATCGCATCCCTTGCCCGAACCTTCGCCATCTGGGCGCATGGGGACCAGAAATATGGGGACTTGCCATACGTCCATCACTTGGACGAGGTCGTGGAGGTTCTCAAGGAGTACGGCTACACGGACGATGATTCGTTGGCGGCGGGCTACCTCCATGATGTGCTGGAGGACAGCAAGATTGCCCGCTACGATGACCTCGGCTTCGTGTCGCAGGAAGTTCGCTACGCCCTGATGTTTTGCAAGGATGCGGAGGGTCACAACCGCGTCACCCGCAAGGCCGCGACCTATGAGCGATGCCATCGGGATATCGGGCGGTGGTTGCTGAAGCCCCAGTGCCTGACCTTCGCCCAGGATCCTGATTCCATGGCGTACATCCCCCTTGCCATCCGTACGAAGGTCGCTGACCGCATCGCCAACGTCCGTAGCAGCAAGGGCACGAAGTCGAGCCTGTTCCACATGTACAAGAAGGAGCGGGACGCATTTCGCTTGGGCTTGTACACTCCCGGCGTTTGTGACGCCATGTGGGTCGAATACGATCAACTCCTGGGGGCGCAGGGATGAACGGCATTAACCCCAAGGACATCCCGTACCAGTTCTCCCAGGTAACAGGGGGACATGCGGAACATGTATCCAAAACGGTGGTGAATCCGGAAGCCCGCTTCCGGGCTCATCCCGTTGGGGCTGCCTACATCCACAGCTACTATGGCCCCTATGGTTCCAATGATCGCGATTCATTCCGATGGGATGACCACTGGAATCATGTTGACCCTAAGATCTTGCTTGCGGTCTTCACCATGGAAGAGTGCTGCCGTCTTTGGACGGATTGCATCTTCATGTCCGACATGTCCAAGTACTGCGAAGATGAACACACGCTCCTGTGGAAAATCAACAATATCCACTGGCAGTTTGGGTGCCAGCGTAGCTGGAATCTCCTTGTGCGGAACTTGGATGCATTGAAGCGGCTGGACTTCGGCGTGCCGGGGTTTGACGTGCGAATCACGCATCCGTGCTCCATCAACATGGTAGGCAGGGCTGCACATGGCCCCTACCTGTACTTGGATGGGGCGCTTGGATTGCTGTTGTACTACAAGGGGGAACACGTCCTGACGGTTGGTTTCTCGGTGAATACCGATGGGGTCTACATCGCACAAGTACAACTCCGGCAGAAGAAGGGCAACCGTTTCATCTACAAGCTTCCCGATCATTACATGGACATGGTATTGGACATGTTCAGGCGTGCTTTCCATGAGGATGACCTGTGGCTCGTGGAAGGGAAAAGCGCTGCTGCCGCAGTGGTGCGATCCTACGGCAACGGCCCGCATAACGTCACGCCAGAAGTCGAACAACGTATCGTATCGTTGTACAATCGCCCGTTGAGTTCATTCAACAGGACAGAGCCCGCTTATCAGAGTGGGCGTAATTACACCCGGTTAGTCCCGGCCAAGACCCAAGCACTCGCCGCTTAGGAGATTCGTCATGATCAGTTCATTGCTGCCTGTCAAGGCATTCGATCAGTACACCGTTGCCGAACAAGAGTTCATCGATCAGAGGACTCGTCAGTTGACGACCAACTGGGCGGATCAACAAATCCAGTTCGGAACCATGCCCAAGGATGATGGCAGGGGGTTGGGATTGGTCTACTTCGAGTACGCCAAAGCCAAGAAGTGGCTCAATGCTGACGGCACCAAGTTGACTTCCGCCGGCCTCATGGTTGCCGCCCGCTTCCTGAAGCGCTAGGTCGTAATTCATGGACAAGGTAATCCTCCTCGCCGTTGTGTACCGGGGTCAATCAACATTGCAAGCATGAGGAAATTCTCCTGCTTGGAATCATTGAAGGACTATATTGAAACGAATCAAGGGCCCGCATCTTCCACCCTGGTAGCCAGCTTGCATCATCGTAGATTAGGCAGCTGGTCGGCTTGGTGGATCGAAGACGGGCACCGGAATATCGAATCCAAGCGTTTGACCCTTGATGAAATGAAGCAAGTCGGCCTTCGCAGCTAGGCTACTTCGACATGTGTTATCCGTACCTTGTGTGGATTGAACATTGCCACTTCGGGCACGTTATCTACAAGACCTGTCCCATAGTAGACAACACAGTCAAACCCCTTCTTCCTAGCAGCCCTTGCCTGTGCCCGGTTCGCAGTGACCAAGGTATTTTCGGCACGGACTGAAACCGTGTATACCTTCGGACGATACTTGTCCGCGTCCAAACCTGCTTCTTCAAGTTGATCATACGCCCAATCGGGCATGCCTGTGCTTTGGCTGAACAAAGATAACGCCCCATCATCCTCTATGGATGACTTGAGTTTGCTCCCGATGATGAAACGGCAAATGTCGGCAATTGTATTCGGGTCTACCCCGCCAGCTTCCTTCTCGAGGGCTTCTCCGTAATCGTCCCCTGGGCCAAGTCCGAAGTAATCCCGAGTCCAAATATCCCAAGCATCATCCCCATGCGTGTATAGCTGTTGCATGAAAGCGCCGGCGGCGTGGTTCTTCCTCTTCAAGTCATCAATGATAGATGGTTCGAACCCGATGTTCCTGTTAGCGTTGGCATACTTTTCGGCTACATGTTTGGAAGGAGTCAAGAATATGCCGACACCATAGTAGCTGTCCACTAGCTCCTGACGGCTCTTTTGCAAGTCGAATGTCTGAAATGTCTTGGTTGTCCCATGATAGAGGGTCACGTTTTGTGATTCTGTCAAGCCTTCAAGGCCCCAATCTTCCAACCTGAATGTCCTAGCAGCGTGGAATGCCGAAGCTATGAATCTGGATGCGACGTTTTGATACGAAGGTCTCATACCTACTCTGGTCTATAGGGTCTCTACTTACTTTTCCCACGGGATGCGTAGCTAGGATGTATGACCAATGATCCTAAAGGAAGTGCCGGATGCAAGTTGCCCTAAGCAATCGTGATGTCAAATCAAGTGGTGTAGAAGCTCGTGGTACCTTTGGCATTAGCCACAAGGCACAAGCCCACATCATGACCATCTTGCGGGATACATTATATTCCGACAAGGTTTTGGCAGTCCTTCGTGAGTATGCTTCGAATGCCTGGGATGCACACAAGCAGTCCGGTAAGGGCCACATTCCTATCGAAGTCATGATGCCTACAGCAATGAGCCCGAACTTGGTCATTCGTGACTTTGGTATGGGCATGTCGGAAGACACGGTATTCAACGTGTTCACGCAATACGGAGACAGCACTAAGCGCGAGACGAATGACGCTGTGGGCATGATGGGCATCGGTAGCAAGTCCGGCTTCGCCTACTCCGATTCCTTCACGGTGACCTCGTGGCATGACGGAACCAAGAAAGTCTACATCGCTGTCCTGGATGATTCCGATGTCGGCGAGATCAACAAGATGCACGAGGAACCCTGCGACTTCGATGAAGTCGGTGTGGAGATCCAGATCGCCGTCCGCCCGGCGGACATCTATGAGTTTCAACGCAAGGCGATCAAGTTGTTCCCGTACTTCTACCCAACCCCCAAGATCAACTTGGAGATGCCCAAGTACAACCGGAACGTGACAACCCACGGATTCTTTTCCATCAACCGGGAAGAAGATGGGTGGATTGCCGTTCAGGGGTGCATCCCTTACCGTATCAATATCGCTCAGGTTCAGCCCGAGTTGGAAGCTGCCGGAATTTGGGACGCCCTGTCCCGTACCACCGGCGGATTGTTCTTCCCTATCGGCGGCGTTCAGGTCAGCGCTTCCCGTGAGGAACTCAAGTACAGCACTTCAACCAAGAAGGCAATCGTTTCCAAATTCACGGAAATGATTGAGTCCTACATCGCAGACGTGCTTGAAGTCCTGAACAAGGATGATCTTTCCGATTGGGAAAAGCGGCAGAAGGCTTGCTTCATGGAACATACCATGAAGATCGGTATCCCTGCCAAGTACAAGGATTGGGCACGCTATCAGGTGAACCTCTGGGGTCAAGGGACGGAGCATAAGGAACCGCAAACATTCATTCTTCTTCGTGGCAACTCCCAAACTAACAGTATCGGTGTGGATGTTCGGACTCGATTCGTCATCAAGGATGATCCTCGTTCCATGGAAGGGTTTCGGTTGGAACCCTCCGATGTAGTAGTTCGTTCTTTGCGGGATGCGCCTATTGATGCTGTGGTCGATGAATTGGAAACCTACATCGCTTTGAATCACCTGACGGGCATTCGGATTGCCCGAATCTCGGATATGAATTGGAACCAGCCTTACCGATCACAGGCAATGCAAAGGAAGCAACAAGGTCCCGTCAACCAGAAGTACTTGGTCAAGAGCTTCCAGCTAAAGGATGACACGCTCAACCGTTCCACGCTGTCTGAAAACTGGGATATTGTAACCCGGGAACCAACGGATGAGGACGTGTTTGTTATCATTGAGGCTTTCAAGGTTCCGGACGTGTCTGACTTTTACCGGCAAATGGTGAAAGATCGGGAAGCTGCCAAGGCCTTGGGCTTCACCATGCCCACGGTCTACGGCTATAAATCGACGGAGAAGACCCCCATCAAGGTCAAGGATTGCAAGGGCACGGAATACACGAAGTGGCGTGAGAAGTTCATCATGGACATGATGACTCCGAAGCGGATTGAAGTCCTTCAGCAACTCCGGTGGTCTACGTTGTTCCACGATATGCACGCCTGGGAGATTGCAGACCGCGGGGATCTTCCTGTGATTACTGCGGATCTGCGGAAGAACCTGGGAGAGCATCCTGTGACTCTCATGTTCGAGAAGCACGCGAAGTCCAAGGTGCTTCTCGCGGGATTGCCCCACGGCATTTCCACACACCTGTTGCATCTGTTGGCAGGCGTGACATTAGAAGTCCCTTTTGACGGGCGTAATGCCTACAAGGCTGTGACAGACAACTATCCCCTCATCGCAGTAAGCGGCGGGGTTGCCCTCCTCTGCAAGGAACATCGTTTGCACTGGATGAATTACATCAAGCTGGTTGATCAGGTAGCTGCAATCGCTGCCCATAATGTGTAGAACATAACGGACCCCTATTACAACTCAGAGGACACCATGACCAAGATTTCATATACCATCACCAACGAATCCATCAGCGTCTTTTATGAAGGCCAGATGCACACCGTCCAGAACGGGACGCCCAACTTCAAGGGGCTGCAGCAGGCAATTATCAACGATGACTTCGATAGCATCCCCAAGTTCCTCACGGTTGCCAAGACCGTCGAGTCATGGGCTCAGGGAGACTTCAAGGTCGAAGGCGAGAAAGTCCTGTACCAGGGCGAGGAACTCCCAAGCGAACTGAATGCCCGCATCCTTGCAATGGCCGCTCAGGGTTCCGACCCCAAGGGATTGCTGAAGTTCTGGGAGCGCCTGCAGTTGAACCCCTCCATGCGTTCCGTGGAGCAGCTCTACACGTTCCTCGTTCACGAGGGTATCCCCATCACCGATGATGGCTACTTCCTCGCCTACAAGGGCGTCCGCCATGACTACAAGGATGTCCACTCTGGCACGATCGACAACTCCCCGGGATCTGAGCCCTTCATGGCACGTAACAAGATCAGTGATGATCCCCGCCAGCCTTGTCATCAGGGATTGCACGTTGGCGCCTTGCGTTACGCCAAGAGCTTCGGCCCTACGGTAGTCATCTGCCAGGTAGACCCGGCAGACGTTGTTTGCGTCCCCTACGATTCCAGCGCGGAAAAGATGCGGGTATGCCGGTACAAGGTCATCGGAAACTACGGTTCCAAGCTGGATAACGTATCCATCGACGCGGCGGACTTGCCTCAGGTTGACGCCAAGACGCCCAAGGCTTCCAAGGCTGCCAAGGGAAAGCCTGTCAGCACCTCGAAGTTCGCCATCATGTCGGAAGCGGATCTCATGGAGCAGCACCTTGATGCACTCCGTAGCTACGCTGCCAATGAACTCAAGATCGTGGGCGCATCGAAGATCCCCGGTGGCCGGTTGATGCTGGTCAAGCGGATCATCGAAGTTCGCGGCGAGGCGTAAGTCATGGCATCTAAATGGGACGGCAAAATTCCATTTGATGCAAATGGACGCCTATTGCCATACATTGACATGTACCATTGCAAAAACAACCTTGTGACTTGGAAAGACAACTTCAAGTTTGGTGCCGCTCTGCATGTGTCACATGCTTCAAGGGGTATGTATGCTGTCAATATCATCATGAAGGATGATGCAGACATACCGTATCCTTTGTCCCTTGCGGATTTCATGAAGGTGGTGCCCAAGATGACGTTAGGGCGCATTGTAGCTCAGTGGACGTACGCCAAACGGGGTCAAAACTTCTTCTGCACTCCCGTCGAAGGAACCTACTAACCATGCCATGCTGCGAATTTGCCCCCGAGAAGGATGATCTCCCAGGATTGATCCGGCATATGAAGGGTTCGCACCCGGAAATGACCGAAGAAATCCAGACTTTGTCCGAAGAAATGGCTGGTTACGTGCGGGAAAGGTGGAAGGATACCTTTGGAGGCCCCCTGCAAGTCGACTTCGTGTGCATGAACCCTGCGAAGATGGAACTTCTCATGGCCACGATGGAGATCAGCGACCTTGTGCCCATGAGCTACGGTATGATGCCCGCTATTGGCCCGAATCGTTTCCGAGTTATGATCGAGATCTAAAGGAATAATTCATGAAGGCATATTGGTTCAGCAGTAATGGGGAAGCGAAGTATGGCACCGTGAAGGACTACCTTATAGGCCAAACCTACAAGGTAGAAGGGGAAATCAAGCCTTGTTCCCACGGGCTTCATGCCTCCGTATATCCCTTCGATGCCTTGGGATATGCAGGACGTGGGCGTACATTGGATATCGTGGAGCTTGGCGGAACCGTTGTCTCGGGGAACCCAGACAAACATGCCGCAAGTGAACGTACACATGTTCAACGTATTGATGCTACTGATATGCTCCAGGAGTTCGCCCGGTGGTGTGCATTGAGTGTGGCTTACCAATGGCCCGAAATGCCTGCAATCATCCGGCAATACCTTGAAACCGGAGATCGGGAGCTTCGTAATGAAGCTGCCACTTGTCACAATACCATTATGGATTCATGTGATTACGGCACGCAATCGTCATTGCGGGCTTCTGATGCCACCTACTACGCCTTCTATGATATCGGTCTGGCGGCTCTTGGGGCGGAATATGCAGCCCAATCTGCCTTTGACGGGGAGGTTGAGTTCTACAGGAATGCACACGACGTAGATGATCCCGATTATGACTCCAATTTCCGGGACAAGATCCGGCAAAAGCAAAGGGACAAGTTTCAGGAACTCGCGGACAAGTACTTCGCACAGGCATTGACATATGCAAACCCCGATCAAGTGTAATGAATGCCAACAGATCCTGTTGTCCGTATGGCCTCTAGGGGATCCACGGGGGATCATATCTATGACCGGGTTCCAAGAGGATAACGGCCCGCATGACCCAAATGTCCGCCAGGCACCAAATGTCCCTGGGCCTATCCGTTCCACAGCAATTCATGTTTTCGGTCATGAAGATTACGTTAGGATCCTCGTCCGATGCGACAAATGCAGGTACGGTGAAGGCAGCCTAGACATCCCACGCCCAATTCGGGCAAAAACCAGTCCAAAGAGGCCCATTTGGGCATTTTGGCGCAAGGATCCCAAATGATGATCGTTGACTTGACCAAATACCTCGAGGAAGCCATCCAAGGTGGCATCCGTACCGCCAAAATGGCAGAAGTTGCGGCAAATGATGCCGTTGCTTCCGCAGGAATCGACCCGGAAGCCCTTGTACACGCCGCCCAGGCTGCACAAGCCGCTACCGGGGCGCATGCCATCGTAGCGAACATGATCGCATCCATCCTGCCCTCACCGGATGAGGGCGGGGATTGCCTGGATTGCGACTGCGATGACTGCAATGACCATGACAAGTGTCCTGGAGATGACTGTGAAGGGTGCTGTGGATGCGACTCCGATTGCCCATGCGGCGGAAGGACGATCAACTAACCATGTATGAATACAAAGTCGTTGAATGTACGGGAGCGGGAAACGTGGCATCTGCATTGAATGCCCATGCCCTATTGGGTTGGCGTCTTGTCAGCACTTATCAGCCTGAACATCGGGAATCTGGCGGCGCCATCCCAGTGTGTCTCATTTTGGAACGCCCGAAGGTCTAGTACATGACAACCTACATTTCTATCGACATCGAGGCAGACGGACCCATCCCGGGCTCCTATTCGATGATGTCCCTCGGGGCTGCAGCATTCCAACTGGACAACAATGATCCAGGTTGGAAGATGATTGCCACATTCAAGCACAACCTCCTTCCTCTGCCCTCGGCGCAACGAGATCCGGACACCATGAAATGGTGGGGTAAACAAGGCCCCGCTTGGGAACGGGCTACCGTTGGGGCTATCGATCCCGGCCAAGCCATGAATGAATTCGTAGCTTGGTGCAAAGCGCTCCCAGGGCCACTAGTCCTTGCAGGCTATCCCATTACCTACGATTTCCAGTTCGTCTACTGGTACACCGTCATGTTCACCGGATACCCGACACCATTCGGATTCCAAGGGCTAGACATCAAGACCTTGGCCTTTGACCGCATGGGATGCTCCTTCAAGGATGCCGCAAAACGAAACATGCCCAAGCGCTGGTTCCGTAATGCTCCCCCGCATACGCATGATGCTCTGGATGATGCTATCGGCCAGGGCATCCTTCTCATGAACATTCTCAATGATGAGGCACCATGAATCCAGTTTGCGAAACTTGTAGCGGAAGATGCTGCACATTCAAGGAATTCGGCATTTGGCAGGATGTTTTCCACGGCAATATGAGGGCCAATCACCATGATTGCCCCGATTGCAAGGATGGCACCAAGCCGAACCTCACCAAGAAGGGGCAACCCCGGAAACGGGTAGCCAAACTTGCAGTATTGACGCCGGAACAAGCTGCGGCTGAGAAGAAGGCCTTCTTTGAGCAATACCCCAAGGTCAAAGAGTACTTCGTGCAACACGTAGATCCCGACGCACAATGATCTCGCCAGAAGAACTTGCTCGCCTTCGGAAGATCGAACGTGTTGCAAAGGCTACCGTCAAAGCATTGCTGACCAATGAGGACAATGATCCTGATTGGGGGGATCAATGGATGACGCTAGACGTAGAAGCCTTATGGAAACTGGTCGCTGTCATCAATCCTGATGCAGCACAACGTAACGAGGATGCCATCAGGGCAATTGAAACTCGTTGTGGGAGGAAACGCCAATGAAACTCATTATCAAAGCACACAAAGGGAAATTCCGTATATGGAATGTCACGCACGGTGGATGGCATAAGGTATTGGGCAAGCCCGTGGACTACCCAAGCCGCTATAAAGCCCAGTTTTACGTCAATCTATACCACAAAAACAACCCCGATACTGGATCGCAAACCCCTCCAAGTGCGTAATTGATCATGCCCAAATAAGGGCTCAACACCATCGGAGTTCTATACATGTCTTCTCATCTATTTGGCATTCGTGCCACCGTCAAACTTCCAAAAGAAACCCAATGGGATCTGTTTGTCCCATTCACCCCCCAAATCGCAGTCCTCGAGGCACAACGCGACTCCAATAACCCGAACGAATACGCCAAATATGCCAAATTCGTAAGGGATTTGAGGGCGATTGATTCTCTCAAGAACGTCGGATCACTCAACCTGACGGACAAGTTCACGCACCTGAACATCATCTCCGGTTATCCCGGGGACGCACAAATGGGCGCTATCATGTCATGCTTCGTTCATGATATGCCCTTCCTGAAAGATCACATGGATGATCTGTGGGATCGCCTGGACAAGGAAAAGGCCATGTGCTTCTTCCTCATCCAGCAAGACACCCGCTCCGCAAAGGACTTCCTCCAGGCTATCCAGGAAGCATCCAAGATGGTCGGCGAAACCAAGGCATGGTTGGTAGACACCGATGCCCTGGATGATCGCTACCTCGTGCAAATGGATCATCCTGATGAGGCCTTCCAGAAGAACCTCCCCAAGCAAATTCATCGGTTCCGTAGGACGAACAACACCCACTGGACGGTAGATGAACTGGGCGCCTTCAGGGCTTCCCTGGGTAAGGAGCTTCGTGTCCGCCACACGGAGGATCAGGAATCAGCTTTCGAGGAAAGCTTCCTCCGTATCGCAAAGAATGTCCGCGATCAGGCAACCCCCGGCAACAAGGAGCGCTCCCTGAGCGCTATCCGTGGCCGCATGTACCTCGACGCCCGCTCAAGCACTGATCCCGTATTCTTCCGCCTCCTCAATACCGCTACCAGGATGGGCGGGGCAGAAGGTAGGGTGAAGTTCAATATCCTGGATGACGTTGAATTCAAGACCCCTGCGGTGTCTTACACCGTAGAGGAACTCCGTCAGGCACACAATATCGAACAGGCTTCCGATAAGGTGACGACCATCGTAAATGCCCCTGAACCCGTCATGGCACCCACGACGACTCTCAGTCAGGCTCTGGATGATCTCGCCCCTCAGGTCGTCACCAAGCCCCTCTCCGATTCACCGGCAACCCCTGCCGCTATCGCAGCCATCAAGGAAACCCTTCCCACGGTTATCCCTGCAGATCAGGACACCGCAGCTATGGCAGCAGCACGTCAGGCTCTCAGGGACTTGGAAGTCAATGAACTCCTCCGGACGGAACTCTCCTCCTTCAAGCATGACCCCTTCATGTACACGAAGAATGGTGGCCTGACCATCCAGGGTAAACGGGTATTCCTCCTGCCCGTCAATGACCCCCTCTGGGATGTCGTCCTCGCCGAAATCGTGACCCTTATCGCACACGTGCGGGATCTTATCGCGACACAGGAAGAAACCAAGGCACTGGCCAAGGCGGAAATCGAGCGCAAGCAGCACGCTATCAAGGCCAACTCCTTGGGTAATCGTATCCTTGAACTCCTCTCCGGTCTCCTCCCCAAGAAGATCTAACATGAAGTACTCGACCCTGTACATGGCGAAGTCTATGGGTGACATGACATTCACCCCTGAAGCCCTGGAATTCGCCAAAGAGGATCTCCTCAAGAAGGGTGCCATCACCGTCACCTTGCCCAACGGGACTAAACAAACCGTATCCCTTGGGCAAGGTGACGTGCGTATCACGGATCAAGGCTTGGAACTCACCCTTGAAGTCCCTACTTCATTAAATCCGTTATAGGGCCTATAAAACCACCCTGAGCGGGGGTGGTTTCCATGATTCCAGGACAACTAAATCAAGCACAGAAGGGCGGTGGTTGGGCAGACTATAATGATGGTCCCCCACAAGCCATCATTGCGGATGTATGGACCCCATTGGTAAACAATGGGCTTGGACCATTGACACAATTAGCATTCATGCCAAAGGGGGTCACTCAGTTGTGGGACACTGGCACGAATATGCTGGATTTATCCGGTTTGCGGGTTGGGGACATCATCCGACTCCGAACCGACTTGGTGGTCACCCCCACCGTGAACAACTCCTATTTCCATACTCGAGTATGGTTCCTAGGTGACGGAGGTTGGTCCTTGGAAAAACGAAATGCTCGTTTGGATAGCGGCGCGGGCATTGGTTACTCGATGATTGAAGACCTGCGGTTTTACATCGGATCTGAAAGTACCCGAACTTCAGGGGCACGTATTGATGTAAGTTGTGGTTCTGATGCAAGTATTCAAGTCAATGGTTTCTTCATTTCCCTGGGTTGAGGTGTCGTCATGGCAATTCGCATCTACTATGATCCACTCAGTGGGCACGTTGTGTTTTACCCATCAAATGTAGACCCCAAGCCTACGTTCTGTTTGCATGCCTACGGTAATGACGACGGGTTGACGATTGATATCCTAGCAACATATACAATAACCCGATTGGAAGTCGCCAATTATCCATGGACAGAAATCCAAGACATCAATGGGGATCCTGCGGGGGTCACCATAAATGATGTCGTGAACTATTTGAATTCCCAATTCGAGGCATCAGGTGGTGGGGCAATTCCGGTCATTACATCCCCTTTGACCTCCAATGTGGTTGAGGGCCTGGCATATATCTACGCCATTGAGGCCGATAATTCCCCATCTTTGTATTTGGCTTCAGGGCTTCCGGAAGGATTGGTATGCAACCCCGTAACAGGCATCATATCAGGCGTAACCTCCGCGCTAGGCCCCCATGCCATATTGATTTCAGCCATCAATGCCTACGGTGGAGATACGGAAACGTTGAAGTTTCAGGCGGCTATCACAATACATACTCAATCAAATTCCGCGACCATATCTACCAGCACCACCTGACAGTCGATACGGATGCTGCCATCAACGATGGTTCCAACGATCCGTGGTCAATTTCTGCATGGGTCTACATGCGAAACATCAATACATTCATGGATCTGTTTTCACAAGGACTCATCACAGGTCAATATCGACACATTTACATGGACAATACAGGTCATGTAATCCTAAAGTTCTACCGTACCGGAACCCTGAGAACCTACCGGTCGGATACGGCATTGACGGCAGACACATGGATGCATATATCCGTGGTCTATGCCGCGGCTCCTTCATGTGCAATCTACTTCAATGGGGTAGCTCAAGCAGTTACCCTAGTGGATAACACCTTGGTAGCGGAATCCAAAGGTACAACCAATATGCGAATCGGCCGTGGCACCGGGGCGGTTACGGATGCCTATTGGATGGACGGTTTTTTGGATGAATGGGTTTATTGGAACATCGCCCTGTCCGCAGGACAGGTAACCACCATATACAATGGTGGTGTTACACACGACCTGTCCCTGCTTGCTTTCGCGGCAAATATGGTTCAATGGCTATTGATGGGTGATGGCGACTCATACCCAACGTTGAATGACAATTCTATTGGAAACGGACACCCCGCAACCATGATCAACATGACAGCTCTGAATATTGTCAGCTTCACACCCTAGATAAATACCTAGCAGCAACCCGACGGTAATCCAAATTCAACCTAGTCCCTCCATAGGGACTAGGCTCCTCCCGTATCGGTACACGCTTCAACGTTCGCATATTGCCCCAGGACGCCTGCGCCTCATCTGACTGCAGCCCACTCGCATACAACGGCAATCCCTTGCTACGGGCCAACCACCGTGCCCCAAACAAGTACAACGCTCGCCCTATCCCCTGCCGCCTCATCTGATATACCGGACCCGTTGACTTATCCATTCCACCCTATTCAAAATCGACCCCCAAAAAAATACCCCCAGCGGTACCAGGCAGATATTGATTTCACGTTCCCTTTTGAAATCGACCCCTATATCCCTCCAGAAATCTGACCCGCCCTTTCACCATAGACGTAGGACACAATAGGAATAAGCCCCTACCTATCTAGCTATCCCCCCAGAGAACGAACCCCTAGCTAACACCCGCCCGTCAGGGCATTGTAGATGTGGGTTTCAAGACCGTTTCAAAATCGACTTCCTCAAAATAGGTACGGATTCAATACGGCCTTTTTGGCAAGGTACCATCCCCCGAATAGTTTACTATCCGGTATTTCAATATGACGTGGTGGTCGGGGAGATGCCATAATACAGAATCTGTTGCTTGACAAGACCTTCATAGACACCAAATCGATTTGCTATAATGGGTATTGGTACCCCTTGATCAATTAATACTTGAATTATTTCTTTTGGCAAACTGAGTTTGGGCCTGCGTCCTGTATATGTACTTGTGACCAAGTGATGGAGGTCTGCATCAGGCCATGTCCGCTGCCTACCTTTGGTATTACCAAGGGTGGATAGCGCTGTATGGATAAACCCTATAGGGACCTTCATACCCAGGGCTATATGCTTAGGGGTGCTGCCTGCATCGGTCAGTTGTCGTACTAGTGCTAGGTCAATCATGCTATTGACTGCATCCATGTCACGACAAAGAAACCCTGCCGCTAACTTATAGCGTAGGGTATCCAGGATATAAGGCTTGATGATATCGAGGAAGGCACGTGCTTGGACTTCTCCTCGAACCACGATACGTGATGAAGTCCCAACCTCAGCCATCGCTTGAATGCCGAAGTGTGCAAGGATGGCAAGGGCTACGTCATGACTACGTTCATGACATGAGAACGAGGGCCAGTGTTGGTGCATGCCGTCATCCATATACCACACTGCTAGGGCTAAGGGTGTCATCATAGGTATGACAGACTCATGGAACTTCTTACGGAGCTTGCCGTCACATGATGGCGTAGAATTGGCATAGAACATTTCCCACCAAGGAAGCAATTCATCGTATTTCCGTACACGGAAGCCTACAGCCCCTTGATGAGTAGCCTTCTTTGGGGGTACCTCTGTTAATGTTCCTGCATAATCGCCCCAGTATGCCATCTTCCACAGGACATATTCCAACTGCCCCTTGGCATGGAATTCACTATAGGACGCACCTGTGGCGCCACGGCCTAGGGATCCATCCCCAAGCATGGATCCCAGTAATATTGATTGTAGTGGTTCGGTCAAAACGAGATTTTTCATACCATCAGGATACGCCTAATCACATCATTAGTCAAGATGAGATAATAAACTATGTGCCGATTACCAAGACGTTGATGCTCTATAGGGGTCAAAACCTAACCCATTTGGTATACCAAATGCCCCAGATAAATAACTCCGCCCTAATAGTATTAGGGGGTTAGTCTATTTCGAGTATTCGAGGTAGGTTTTGGCCCCTAAGGGAGCATCAATATATTCGGCCCAGATATATTCGGCCCAGATAAACTAGGACATGAAGGGGCTGAGTGTCCAGTTGCCGATAGTCTGGCGTAGGAACACTAGGGCACGGGATACAGTGGCCTTGCTGATGCTGAGGGACTGAGCTATCTCACCCCTCTCATATCCCTCAATGACCATAGGTAGGATACGTAGGGCCGTGGCCTCGAGTGCTTGGTCCTTCTTTGTAGTACTCTGTTCCTTGATGTACGTAATGAAATCCCGCATCAGGATAGGGTCATGTACCTGTACACTAGAACCACCACCATTGAACTGCGTCTTGCCACAGGCATCTGCTACGTCCATCGACACAGCCTGCCCATCCTCATAGCCAATGATCCCTATCTGCTCAACAGACCTCTGCCTTGATACCTTGCGATGGTAATTCGACAGGATGCATCCTGCTACCATGTGGACGTAGTGCCCAAAGCTAGACTTCGCAGGATCCCACGCACACGTGCCACTGTTGCGTACCAGGAGCCCCTTATAGACCTCCTGCAATACATCCTCAGGCTCATACCCCATCGCATAGATACGCCTGCCATACCCCGCAAATAACAACTTCGCTACCTCATGCCCTCTTCTCTGCAAATCTATCCCCTGACTCGGACTCTTGGCCCTAGGGGTATTTGGGGCTACCGTATTTGGGGCTACCGTAATTGATGTAGGCGATAGAGGCCCTGTAGCAAACATATCCAATATGGGAAACCCAGTAGTTAATTGATTTTCGTATTTCCCCTGCCGGAAATACCTGTCCCATGTCCAATGCCTAGCCTCAGGATGTCCTGTCAATCCAATGAGTAACTGCCGTTTAGTGGGGAATACTTTTCCCTGAGCCTTGTATTTCCCATCAGGCAATAGGGCAATGGGAATGGCACCATCCTCATATCTGCTATAAATGGTAGATACCAAGCCAGTATCAGCAACGGTTAACATAGGTAGGCCCCCATAGACAATTTCCAGATTCTGTTGTTCGCGACTAGTTTCATTTTGTGTGGGGGTTTATTTGGCGCCCCGACATATCCTTGGACCATCTCGCGGAACCCTGTGATTTGACAAGAACAGGGTTCAGGCGTGTCTGGTGGAAGTAGTACACTACTCGGAGAAGTAAGTCAAGGAAAGGGATGGAAAGGGGGTAAGAAGGGGGATATTTGTCTGGGTGATTTCTGGACGTAGTCTGTATAGGTGTTGTAGGGGGTAATGTGATATGACCCTATGGTGTCTAATACCCAAACTGGAGGCGAAACGAGGATGGCGGCATATACGGATAGAGTGACGGTGATACGGGAGTTCAATACTCTGGGAGATTTGATGTGGCAGTTTCGCACGTGTGCCTGTGCGAAGCATCTCCTGGGCTACAATTCGAAGAAGTCGTGGTATTGCGGTACTTGCAAGATAGTTTTGGACCCGCCGGCGACGTGGTGGCCTGGGTTTATCTGGGACCATGTAGAGGGATGGTTTGGGGGAGACGTGGGGACGTGTTGTAAACGTGGTCATCCTTACGCAGAGCATACGTTGGCAGAGATCGCGGCGACGTATGACCCTCCTAGGGATCCTGACGAGTTGTTTAAGGCCTTGTTGGGATCTGGGGGTCACAAGGATTTGTTTCGGGTGATGACCGGGCTTTATCCTGTGGAGTTTGACGAGGACGGCAACGTAGAAGTACTTGAGGAGAAGGGCGATGAGTAATTGGTGGTTGACTTGGTATTTGACGTCTGATTTCCTACCGAAGGCGGATAGGGTAGTCTTGGGGTGGTATCCGGATTGTGATTGGAGGCCTGGGGTTGTCTATGCGGTGTGCAGGGTCGAGTTTGACGGGCGTTCGGATGAGTGGCAGTCCGTGAATTTGAACATCAACATGCGGGACATAAAGAATCCGACTGGGGCTCCTTTGTATTGGCAGGAGTTGCCTACGGGGCCTGGGGGAGAGGATCCGTATGCGTCATGGGACCAGCAAACGGCTCATTATGAGATGCGGGTAAGCAAGCAGAAGTACGAGAGTGACCTTGTAGCGGCGATTATGGGTAGCGATGGGGTAGAGAAGCGGGATTTCCGTATACAGCAAGTATGCCCAATGGAGTATCAGGGCATCGATACGGTGTGTTTGTCGTTTCACGATTACACGGATCTACGGAAGTATCGTCGGGATTGTTTGCATGATGTAAATGACAATGAGGGGGATCGGGGCAAGTTGTTTGAAACGTCTGTATTGGTATCAGGGCAGGTACCATCAGGGACGATGTGGTGCGTCTTGAAGTGAAGGAGAAGGGCGATGAGTAACCTTGACAACAATAGTGACAAGTGGATTTCGGTATTGGAGACGTTGCCTATAGACTGGCGATTTGTGTTGGGTTGGTATCCATCGGAGGATCCGAACGGGATCAACACGGTGTTTCGTTCTGAGGGGCGTTGGTGGGGAATCAACCTGTGCAATTCGAGGTTTGGCAATGGTGATTGTGCTGCTCCTTTGTATTGGCGATATTTGCCGTCTGGGCCTAATGGGGAGGATGTCTATGCGCCGCACCCTGCGATAGCGGAGAGGGCAACGGCCTGGATCAAGGCGGAGGCGCTTGTGGCAGCGATTGTGAAGGCTGAGGGCGACGGAGTCGGGGTAGAGAAGCGAGAGTTTGGTAGTGTCCTGTCTCCTGATACCGATTGGAAGGAGATTGAAACGATATGTTTGTCCTTACCTGATTACTTGCATATTCGGCGTAACCATTTCGTGTCATTGACGGGTGTAAATGACACGAAGAGTGAACGTGGGGAGTTGTTTGGTGCGAATGACGGGGCATCCGGTACGCCTGGACAGATCCCGTGCCCAATCAGATGCCATTTGACGGCCTTCATCTACCGTCAGTCCCTGGGGCATGGCCAGTTCGATCATGTCCATGATGATCAGGACGTTCCCATCGTACATTTGCAGGTTTTGGATCCTCTGATCAACCACGAGGTCGAAGATCGGGCCATAGAATGTCTGCATGACCTGAATGCGAGGATCGTAATCCCGGCTGAATACCAGATTGGCAACTGACCGCTCAGGGTCAAGGAACAGAACTCGGTTGTTTGGATCCTTGTCAATCCACCCCTTGGCGATTGCACGAAGAACTGTCGTTTTCCCCGTGTTCGCCTCGCCTGCGATAACATGGTCATTGGCGAAGGTACATTCATTTATCAGGCTACGGCCACCATCACCGTAAATGACGCCGAAGTTCATCGCCTTGGCCATTTGCCGATTCCGCTTCGGGTCAACCTTGGCCTCAACGGCACGGGGCAGGAAAGGCACAGCCATTGCGGCCAGGGCAGTGGCGAGGAAGTTACGGCGTGTCGGGTTCGTCATGGGGAGTCCTTGTATGTAGATCGATCTATTTACGCAATTGGCGGGGCAATTAGGTCTACCTGATTGAACGCCGCCTCGATCATTTCGTTGAACTTGGCACGCTGAATTGATTTTGCCTCATCATAGCGAGCTTCAATGCCAGTGTTGGTACGAAAGCCTCGTTCAGCAAATGCCTCTCGGGCAGCGCGGGCGGCGCTACGACATTCACGAACAACACTGCTAGGGGTATATCCCGTTGAAGCATGCACGGCAGCAAGGCTGGCTTGATAACCTGATTCAGTACGGGTATTCAGCATGGCTTCGTATGCTATCTCACGTGATTCGGCACGAATGGTTTCATCCCCTGTTTCCAAGTAACGCTTGACAAGCTCAGGGCAATCCCAATCGGAAACAACCTGAAGGACACACCAACGGGCATATTCACGGAGGGTTGAAGTTGCATCAATCCGTTTTAGGTGCGTCCGTTTACTTGCGGCAACCTTATCCCCATGATGTTCTACGATGGTTCCGCCTAGTTCTACTAGGTCAAGCGTTGGGCTACCTGCGGCTGCATAATGCAGTGCGTCGTACGGGTCTACTGAGGCATGCAGGCCATTGTGGCAAGCAGTGATTTCGCCTTCCTGAATGTAGGGCTCAGGGCGAACCTCATAGATGATAGTGCCGTGCTGTGCAAGCCCTTTGTTACTGAACCAGTAGGCTTTCATGGAGTTTCCTTGGCGAATGCTGCATCGATCATTTCGTTGAACTTGACACGGAGAGGAATGATGGCGATTTCATCCGCGATTGTATGTGAAGTTGTAGCGTCGACGACAGCGTATGCGGCTTCTTCCGCATCCCCTGCGACAACGTTAGGGTGACATGCCATGCAGGCAGCCCTATTCGCACGATGAACAACCGTACGATCACCCTTTACCATAAGCACCCTATTAGCATCATAGACGGCCTTGTATGCCTTCTTCTGAAGGGTAGGATCCCCCGTTTCCAGGTATTGCTTGACAACTTCCGGACATTCCCAAAGGTGAATGACCCGAAGGGCACACCAACGAGTAAACTCACGGATAATCGGAAGGGCATCGATACGCTTGATGTGCGTACGATGGCTTGCCACGTACTTGTGATTCAATCCTATACCGTGTTCCTTGATCTGGCCATCAAGCTCCACGATATCGACCATGTTCCCATTATTGGCGAACAACAATGCTTGGAAAGGATCCTCACCGGCATGGAGCCCGTGTATACAAGGGACAACAGGCTCATCCTCTACAAAGGGCTCAGGGCGAACTGTGTAGGTGTTTCCGTGGGATCTTCCACCCTTGCTAAACCAATAGGCTTTCATGCTTTTTCCTCACTCGATGGTTGCGTCATCCCACGGTCGAAGATCTCTACGTCAATGCGTTCTCCTGCCATGGCGGATTCGGCGGAATTCTTGACGCCCTGGTTTGCAACACCTCGCACGTATTCGATGATATCGGACAGTTTGTTCAAGGAATTCCGTGCGTCCTCATAGAGGGCTACGAATTGTTCGTTATCGTTGGTTACCCAACGGCGAATAGGGCTGCCATTTTGGGCTCTTGTAGATCCTACTGCAAACTCCCCAAAGCCATACACCTTCATGGCGTTCTGGGTGCATTCAATGGTGGAAATGATCATATCTACATCGGTCAGGATGGTACGGGAAGTGTAGGCATGTCCGGTACGGACAAGCTTTTGGATGACATCTCGCCGAGTGAGGGCGATGAACATGGGGTTGTAATCCCTTGGAAGCTCAAACACATTCGTTCCCGCCATGGACTTCCATCGCACCATCCGTTGTTCAGCGGTTGTCCGTGACAGGACAGATACGCCCTTGAGAGCCCCAATGACAAGAAGGATGGCGATGAGGATTCCAAGAAATTCCATGACGGGTGTAGCTCCAATGCAGTCCGTTATTCTACGCTACCACTTGATGATCCAGGAGGTACTTTTGGGTTGGGACGTGTACGTGGGTTGGAATCCACGTTTTAGTAGATCCGCTTTGATGGATTCGGCACCATCGTCAACAAAGTCAAGATCGATACATACTAGGTTGAGGTGTGGATGTGTTTTCACCTGATTGCGGATCCTCTGATCGATGGCCCGCAAAGCGTCATTGATATTATTTGTGGAGTACTGCTGTGCCAACAGTTTTACCCCCGCAGCAGTCAGAAGATTATCATCCATGTGCATTATCCTTATGAAGGTATCCCCAGGACGATCTACGCAGGTTGGGCTAGAAGTAAGCCCCGCGATTAGACCTTGGGCTTGCCGTTGGTCAGATGGGCCAGGAGCGCCGCGAACTCGAACTTGTTGAGCCGACGGTCATCCGGCAAATCCTTCAGGCGCAACAAGATTTCGCTTTCGTCACCCTTGGCGACGTTGAGGAATGCCAGGTCTTCCTCGGCGATGTCCACTTCCCACAGGGGACGGGCACGCTTGCCGACGAAGACGTAGGGCAAGTCGGAACCGGCGTAGGAACTGGAATGCCCGTGGTCGGGGACTTCGCCGCCCGGGGAGTGCATGTTGAAGGTTTCGCACACAACGACCTGATTTTCCCACATGACACGCAACGTGGTGCCCTCGGGGATGATCAGGGCATGCTTGCGGTCATGCGTGCCGGAGGCGGAAATGGACTCCTTGCGCTGGATGAAGCGGAAGCCCCAGTCATTGCCCTCTGCCAATCGAATGAATTTCATCGGTTCCTCCACCATGTAGTTCGTGTGACAGGGTTTAGTCCATGTCTACACGTCATCTACGCGATGGTTCCGGTAAGTAAGTCATCCAAACAGAACGTAGTAGACGCTAGCGATAACGGTAAGCCCTACCACGAATCCTAGGAGCCTATAGCGTGTAGGGGAATAGGATACCTTGGTGGCTGGTGCGTCTGCCAAAGCTTCGTCCAACTGGGCATCGATCTCAGCGCTTGTCATGACCTTCATGCGACGTGTCATAGTGCCCTCGTGTCCTGTTCGGTTACTTCTGCCAGCCAATCCCGAAATCCTGTATTAGCCCACGGCATTGCAAGCCGATTGGTTTCATTCTTCAGGGTGCTAAATGACATCTTGAATGGGTCATTCTGACCAAACAAGTCCAGATAGGCACGCTCCCATAACCGGCGTTGATCGGGCAAGCATCCATCTATGGCAGCTAGTTGCACGGCACGATAGTAAACAAAGGGATGTTTGAATTCCCCTTTATTTGCAAGCACACGTTCAAGATAGCCCGGTGTCATAGCGGGTCTTCCTCAATGTCATGCTGTGTCCCAAGGCAAAGGAATTCCAGTTCATCATGGATGTGATCCAGTTGGGCCTGCCGATACTGGGTCGCAGCGGCGATCAACATGATCTTCCTGGGACTCGAGTGATCGAACAGCAATCCATAGTAGCCCAAAGCATCGGTAGACGCTTCCGCCAACTTCGTTGCAAGCTCGAGCACATCAGGCGTAGGAGGCCAGTTGAAGAAGTTCATGACTGCCTCAGGCGTTTTCGTGACCGGATGCCCCGTACGACGCAGAAACTGCCCTGCATCCAACACACGGTTGCGGCCTTTGGATTCGTCGCTCTGCATGTAGGCGGAGATCAATTCAGATGTCAAGTAATCGTCAATCATTTGTGTATCCTTTATAGTGCGGGAACAAGGCGGAACGCGCTTGAATCCCTAGATTCTGTCCTCTGCAATCATCAAGGGGTTTGGTCGCATGCTTCCAAGGATTCCCGATAATGTCCTGTTTTTCCATAGGGGAGTCGGAATAGTATGCTGCCATGCCCAGTTGAGTGAATAGCACACTCACAGGTCCCTCCTGGGTATCCGAAATAGCTACGGGGTGTACCTGAATAGGGATACAAACTTGATTGACTCGTGGGTCAATCTCGCGGGCGGTTCCCACCAAGGCAGTGATGCAGTCGTTCAATGAAATCCGCAGTGATTCAATGGCATTATTGGCAATAACCTCCATTGAATCACTGGGGTTTGTGTTGTATGCCAGTTCAAATAGCGGGATAGTTACCCTCCTGCCTGTCCGGTTCTCTAGAATATCGTTCCCATCCTCCCCGAGGAAGAATACAGGTGTGTTCGGATCTTTGTCATAGATAGGGGCACATCCTGAAGGCAAATCATCGAAATGAACGTGAATGGACTCCCATAGGATACCCTTTGGAAGGATGTTTGCTTTAGATACCAGGGGAGTGGCAAGGGATGATCGGGTTTGGAAGCCGAGAATGGCAGCGATCGATACTCCCAATGTATTGTGGAGGAATGTTCGACGATTCATGATCCCGTATCCTTATAGCGTGAAGGCGTATGGTCCCGTGGTCATAGGGACTTCCTTGACTGTACCGTATTCCTGCCGTGCCCATTGGCGGAGCAAACGCCCAGGTTCGTCCGATGTACCCTCAATGAGATCCCAACGGACTGGAGGTCCGTCCACGTCCCCTTCATCATTTGTCGTGTCAATGACAAATTGTTCGACTTGGTACATGTAGTCTATACCCGTTCGCCCCCCAACCATTGCGTACAAATTTCCTGGGGGTTCCGATGCGTCATAAATCTTCAAGAACATGCATTCCTCCTTAGTGCACGATGGGTTGCCCCATTTTGACCGGTAACCCATCGTTCACGTCATGGACCGCGTAGGGTTCCGCCAATGGGTACGATTGAGCTATCCTTAGGGATGTTTCCAACAGGTCAGGGGTTGTCATATCAATCGCTTCTTTTCGCCGTTTACGATCTTTTTCATCGTTCAAAGTCCAAAGCGTCTTCGTGGATCGCCCCATGAATATTTCATGTTGGAGGATCTCAAAATTGGGACCAACAAATACACGGGCTACCAATGTGGGTGTCGGGGGTTCTTCATACCTCCCCAAAACGAACATCCATATGCCGTCAAAACATGAATCAATGCTTATGCGAACCCACTTCTCTGGCATGGCATCACAGAGGTGATTTGTGGCAGCATGATCGGTTTTTGGCATATTATTTTCCATGATTCCGTCGATTCTTCCCAATTGCCCGCGTCTTGATGTCGTCATGGATGACATAGACCGTAGCGATGAATTGTGCTGTCGTGATGATACCGATAAGGGCAATGCTACTTACGGTGAGTGCCGTAATGCTAGCTGCCTGCTTGATGGATTTTCTACTGAGCCTCATTGGTTTCTTCCTTCTTCTCAATGCCCTGCATAGAGGCCATCAGGTTTATGGCGAAGATCCCAAAGGCATGACTCTCCGGTGAGTCATCAGGCGGAATGAACAGCCTTGGGTGTCCTTCCGCGATGGCCTTAGCCCTTGCCTTGGCCTCTAACGTGTACCAAGCAGGCAACTTGTGCCGATAGTTGGAAGTCGGGCCAGTGATGCACACCAAGTTCAGCAGGGTGGCACGATCAACGTCTACCGCATCAAGGATGGCATTCAGACCTTCGCAGTCATTGAGCATCCCGTTGAACATGATGTCTTGAATCGCCTCATATTCTCCGTCCGTCATATCCTCTTGCGAATAGAAGTTGATGGATTCCAGTGTTTCAGATGGCGTCATTTGATTTCCTCTTTCAGTTCGCCCATGGGTTGGAGATCCTTCCATTTTTCAGCCCCGGCGGAGGTCTCACGAAAGCTTATGATCGTTACGTCTACCCTGTAACCGTCAGGTGTGGAGTAGACGTAGGTAGGACAACCTCGGTTTGCCATGTCGGCACTATAGAATCCGTAGATCTTATTGCGTTTGCGGAATATGCGACACATGTACCATAAACCTCTTCAGATTGATCTACGCATACACGGGTTGAAGTAAGCCTATGCCCCTAGTTCGTTTATACACATTACCTCTGTAGAGACCCTCCTATATTGTAGGGCGCGGGAGGTTATTTTGGCTGGCGAAATCAAAGGAACCCAGATTAGCAATGAATCCATTGCTAAAACACACATGACTGTTGGGTTGCAGGGTGAACTTGATGCCAAGGCATTGGATTCGGCTGTCCTTAAGAAGGACGGATCCGTTGTTCTGACTGGGCCGTTGGCGGGAATCGCGGGTGTAGGGCCTACAGACCTCGTCACTAAATCCCAGTTGGATAGTGTTGCCGGCGGATCCCTAATCCGCAATCAAGTGCTAGATTCCCTGGCTGCTCAACCGGGACACGTTGAAGGCGCTCGATACCTTGCCACTGCTACAGCAGGCGATTGGGTCATCAATCACCTCTATACGTCTCTTTTGGGCGTGTGGGTGGATGATGGCGCACCGGTTGTTGGTTGGCTGGTCTATGACATCGCGGCGGGGGATTGGAAATATTTCGATGGTGTTAATTGGATACCGAATTTCCAAGGGTTTCAAGTAGTTCATGCAGGGAACGGTCTAACAGAAGACGGTGCCAAAAACTTCAACGTGAATGTAGACGGCACTTCCATTCAGATCACCGGCGGCATCCTGGAAATTGTACCCAGTACCACAGCGCCCTTTGAGGCTATTATTGAATCCGTTCTAAGCCCTCACACGGCAATTGAATCTATGGTTCTTGTCAATCCTCCGGTTGCTATTGCTTTCACTGTCAACCTGCCGGCGGGGGCAACACATGCTACGAAGCGTGTAACCGTCAAAGATAAGAAAGGGATGTGCTCGGATATAACTACCCAAATCACCATCAATGCTTTTGCCGGGGAAACCATTGACGGGGATGCAAGCATACAGATTGACAACAATAAAGCGGCTGTGTCGATGGTGTTTAGTGGCACCGAATGGAGTGTGATATGAGTTACCCAGGTTCTAACGTTCGTGTGGCTCAATATGATGGTTCGATGTTTGGGGGTACTCGTGCCCACCAAGATTTAGCTGTATTTGAACGATTGCATGACTATCCGGGCGTTGCAACTGCATATGACACGGAATCCTACGGATTTGATACGGGTGGTGTCGTGGGTACGGCAACACATGTACCTAACACAGGATCCATTCGTCTGGCTTTGTCTGATGCTACGGTATCTAAGAAAGCTCGTTTACGGTCACACGATATCATCCGGTATCAACCGGGATGCATGCCTATTGTTCAAATGACGGGGGTGTCATCATCCAATGCAGGCATGATTTTGAAGTGTATTCGTCGGACATCCACGTCGGGTGTTCCTGTGGATAACGTTGAAGCGACCATTGCAGGCATTGATGCTGCAACCGAGAATAGGTATGAACTTCGGTATGCCTACCTTGGTGTTCAAGGTGTTCAGTATTACGTCAATGGAAATCTGGTCCAAAACTCCATTTTGGCGGGAACATTGACGGTTCCTTTCATGAAGACCCCACATTTGCCCATATCAGTTGAGATCCAAACTTTGGTCGATGGTTCACAAGTAATTCGACTTGGGGTTTTCGATGACTCTGATGGGTTGTTCTTTGAATGGTCTCGTGCCGTTGGGTCTGCCGCTGCATTTTCCTATGACTACAAATGTTCGTCAGGTCGATTGATTGGGGGGTCGGTATATCCGTTCCATACTTATGGGATGACCAGGGCTACAACAGGTACGGGGGCTGCAATGATCCCATTGTTCAGTATTCGCCCAAAGGCGACTTTGAACGGTATCCCCTCCCGTGTTCAAATATTCCCGACTCAGGTTTCTTTCTTTAGTGAGTCTCAACCCGGTGCTTTGGCAATCATTATGAACACAACCTTAACAGGGCCTACATGGGTATCCGCTTCCCCTAGCCCTGCCGTGGAAGTGGATGTTGCCGCTACTCTTGTGGCCGGGGGGACTACTTTGTGGCAAGTAGGGCAAGGTGCCAATCAACAATACACCTATGATCTATCCAAGCTATTCACCTTGATTGGTATCAAACTTCGTCACCAAGCCTTCACGGGGACTGAGGATATCCTAACTTTCGCCGTTCAACGGGAAGGGGCTGTCAATTTTGATCCCCGTGTGACAGTAACCTGGGACGAATTGCGTTAGCGCCAATGTCTAGCGGGGAGCCGTAAGGGATAAATAGCACGCGGTAGCTCGTGTGGCGTACAAGGTTGCGTCTGGGACCAATCCTGTCGTTTCGGATTTTCGTAATAGCTGATCACAGGCCCAAACTGAGTATGGGGTTTGGGCACGTATCGTTTGTGCCTGTATTCCATCCCATGATCCCCACATCAATAAGCACATCGTGGCTACGGAAGCCCCGACGATCCAGATCCCCATTTTGGTACTCATTGTAACCCCTACGTGTGTGCAACCCAATACCCGCCCGGGTGCTTGGTCAACAATACATACTCTGCGGTGGGGAGCTTGAACCGGACTCCCGTGGCACCCACGGCGGTATCCGCATGTTTCATTGCATCCCGAAGGGTCGGATGGATAGTATATGTCGCGTCCACATAGTGAACCCAGGCCTCAAACTTGGCAGGGCCTAGATTGGGATCAAAACTTGACATTATTTCTTCTCCTGTAGGATGTCTTGCAGGCCTTTGTAGGGGTCGGCGTGGGCTAGATCGCCTTGGGCAGAATCTGTCCGGTACTTCTTCGGCACGTCATCATAGGGAAGACGGAGATCAAGCTCCCGGTCAATCCATAGAAGGCCAGGATCTCCTAAGTGCGTGGTATAGATCAACTGTGCCTCTTCAAGGCTATTCGTTTCCCACTTCCCTTCTACGGGGACGAGAAATGGCCCAGAAAGGCTTGTCCATGTCAGAACGTATCGAGCGTGCGGGTTCGGCATTGGGCGTGTCATAGGGCTATTCCTCCACGGTAGACGCGAATCCCCACTCGAGGGCAAGGACTAGTTCAAGGGCAACCTTCTCTTTCGTCATGGGCTCTTCTTTGTAATCCTCAATGTACTTGTCAACCTCATTGCACAGGTCATCGAAGGACAAGGACTTTGTGGAATCGAGCATGTGGACGATGAATCCGCACTTGTCCCACGCATCGGATACCGCATAGTTTATGCCAGTCCCGTAGATTCTAAAATGCGGTTTCAAATCGCCACTGATATCATGTGTGGAACGGATGAACTTCGCCATTAGTCTAACTCGCTATGGGGGATGAGTTTAGGTATCACTTGCTGTGCCATGAATATCCAAAGACCTTCAGGCCAGCAATCTAAATCCCCATCTGGGAGGTCTGAATTAACTGGGCATGGCCAGTACTTCGTTTTGACCCTTTGATCGATGGTGTCCGTATCCAGCATCTCTATTGTGCGTGTACTGGATGATTGATAGATTACAAGGAACATCAGGGTACCTTCCAGGTCGTGATCATCTGCACCGGACGGGGGAGTACCAAGTCACCCTTGATGATCCATACGCCCAAAGGCCAGGATTCAATGTCACCGTGAGGTAGGGTGTCACTGCAGAACTTCTGTTCCCCATCCATACCCCACTCATTGAGCAAGGATTCAAGCTTGGTTTGATCCATATGCTTGATGGTGAGTTCGTCGGGAGTCCGTTCGATGACAACATAATTTAGCCGCATGACGCTTGTTCCTTTTTAGCGGGTATGGTTCTAGGCATGGAGGTGCCTATGTCTGATCTACCCAATATCATCGAATTCGCAGCTAGCGTTCTCGATATTCATCTAACACCCGTTCAATGTGTCATATTGAAAGCACATTACGGTATCCCGTTGGATACAGAGACCCTGTTTGAGATATGTACGCCCCAACTGGCGACGGGGCAATTTATCGTAAACACCTGGACGGAAGCAAAGTACTTGGAATACTTGTACTATGAAGGCAGGTCGAATATCCGAGAGGTAGACCACGAACGGCGGGAACTCGTCTTGGCGAGCGGCAGACGGAGTGGCAAGGGGATGCTTGGGTGCATCATTGCTGCCTATGAGGCATACAAGTTGGCATGGAAGGGCGATCCGCAGGCCTACTACGGTTTGCCCCCAAGCACCGTCCTACAGATTCTGTTGGTGGGTACCGACAAGGATCAGGCGGGGCTCATTCTTCATGAGGTCAATGGATTCCTCCGTAGCACTCCCCTGAATGACCATCGTGCGAACAATACGCAGACCTACATGCGATTCCAGACACGGAAGGACATTGATACCTACGGGTCATGGGTGGATGACTTGACGGCAAAGGCCTCTATCAAGGTGACTGCAACGTCTAGCAATCACCAAGGGCTTCGTGGAGCCGGCAATATTTGTGTCATTTTAGATGAGTTGGCACATTACAAGGAAGCCGAGAACGTCTACCATGCCATCATGCCTTCGATCATGCTCTTCTCCAAGAAGGCGGAGGACAAGCGCACACCCGTTGGCTCATGTGAAGGGCGTTTGGTAAGCCTGTCAACCCCGAATGGGAAGCGTGGCATGTTCCACAAGTTGTTCATGGCGGGATTCAATGAAAAGCGTAGCGACAACATGCTGTGCTTGCAAATCCCGACTTGGGAAGCGAATCCGTCTATTCCGATGGAATTCTACACGGAAATGTACGAACGTCAGCCCAAGTACTTTGGCGTGGAATACGGGGCACACTTCGTAGACCTGTGTTGCCCTCAGTGCGGGTGCGAATTGGCCTAGGCCTTATTCGGATTATTCCGAGTGCACCATGCCAGGTATTCATCAAAATTGATTCCCGTAATTTGTTGGATAAGCACGCTAACGTCTCCCAGATGAGCGTCACCAAGAATCATCATGATCTTGTAGATTTGATCCTTGGTTTCTAGCTGCGGTTGGATTGCGGCGCACCATGCTTTCTTGATCGTATCCGGCAAGTCATCGAACTCGGGCATGGGCAAACCCTGATAGTTCTTGTTGTCCGTTACTGCCGCATAACGTGCGTATGCCTCCCGTGCGAGTTTCAATTCCAACTCCGCATGCAGGCAATCCTTCAATGAAGGGAATGGGAAAGGCCTATCCGATTGGGCATGCTCGTCTCGTTCTATGATTTCTTTGAGAGTCTCAAAGAAACCTTTATCGATGTCTTTCTGTGTCATTGTGGAGTCCTTTCAGGGCTATTGGGGAGCCATCCCGTGTAATCGCATCCATGAGGGCATGGCTCAGGGTAAATGCCTGCCCAGTGTCCCTCGTGAATGGGGCATTTCTCAGTTCTAGGTTCCTCGTTGGCATAGATCAATCGTGCCAATAGGTTGGATTTGCTGATCATGTTGCGGAACACCCGCAATTGGCGTTGTCTATCATCCCCTAGATAGTTCCCCACCAAGTTAGCCCATTGTTCCAATTTGCGGCAATAGCGAGATACCGGCATGACCGGTTCTCCGTAGTGCTTCGCTAGTTGCTTCAGCATGTCCTCGGCTTCAGGGGTCGTCATTGCGGTGTCCTTATAGTGGGATCCTTGATGTTGTGACGTGCTGCGAATTCCTTTACGTCAGCTTCCAGCTCTGCCATGGCTTGGGCTTCTGAATATCCTTCTTCCCACCCGCTTTCGCATTCCGTATAGATGATGCCATTACGTTCGGATTCATAGTAGAATTTGAGCAATTCTTCGGTATCCTTGATCATTTGTGTACCCCATAGTGCTTGGGCTTCTCGACTCCGCTTTCCTTGGCGTACTCCCCGCGTTGTGCAAATACGTTAGCATTCCAACGTCCGCCATAGGGCTTGTATGTTTCCATATTGTTCATCCACTTTACTGCGACCTCGTATCGTTCCTTCCAGGTAAACGGCATGGGTTCGTGGTACAAGTCCCATCGGACTTTACGCCACATGCCAAAGAACACGTAGTAGGGGACGGCACGCTCCACGATAATGGTTTCGCCGATGATCCTTGTGCGATAGGCTTGTTCGATTAGTGTCATGCGACTCCTTTATCCCACCAGTCATCATACTTGTAACCGGGCGTGTTCTTGACGACTTCATCCATACCCCTGGTCTTGAAGATGCCGTCTCGGTCTTTGAGGGTCACCCAACCTTGAGCACAATCGACTTCAGGATGCAATGCGGAGAGGGCGATGACATTGTCTGCGGTTCGCATCCATTTATCCGGGATGGATTCTCCATAGTACATGACAACATAACGATGTCCTGACTGAAGGCAAACCCACTTCAACAAGTCTGGATCGAGGCAGCAATCCCGAGAACTCCTCGTGTATTCAACTGCCTGATCCCCATGTTGATTGGTTTCGGAAAGCCCAAAGCTAGCCCGATAGCGCTTGAATGCCGAAACTGCTAAGTCATGCCATTTCGATCCTATGCAAGGGGCATTGGATACGTGAACAAGCGTCATCGTGCCCAAGGGCTCAATAGGCACTAGGCGACTCACAATGACCTCAGGGTGCCAGTAATGCCCCATCTGCATATTGGACACGGGCACATGGGCATCCGCCGCCTTGGCTACCCTGGCGCCAACGAACAACCCACCGAGGGCGAGGAATGACTTGGACAGGAAGTTGCGACGGTTCATGATGAGGCTCCTGGCATGTATTGTGCGATCTTCTTCTCAAGGGTCGGGTGTATGGGCCACTTTGGGTCTCTCAGGACGTATGCCATGAACCCCTCCGCGAAGACCTCCCATGCCATAGGATACCCAATTTCATAGTAAGGCAAATTGTGGTGCGATACCGGATGCCGGAATGTCCGAATATCAGGCTTGAATGCCGCTTCCAGGAAGTCATTTAGTGGAATATCCTTAGGGATATGTTTCTTGATGCTGTCTAATGGGGGTGTATTCATGTGCTTGTGTGCCATATAGCGGCAACGATACCATAGAGTTGGGTAATGCTTGAGGAGTGCCCTTTGCAAGTCATCCCAGGTACGGGCATTGTACTTCTCAACGGCATGCAGAATCTCCTTGCGAGGAGTCAGTGCCGTGTGTTGATTGACCCATGCAGTGAACTCAACCGATTGTGCGTCAGTCAGGCAATTGAAGAAGTAGGCATGCCCGAGTTCATGAATAACAACATGAACCAATTCATCCGTTTTACATGCGACCTGGACGAAACCCCGATATCGGTAAATGCCCTGCAACTTAAGACCCGCGCATGTGATTTTGTAGGAGTTGTAGAGCTTTATCGGGATGGGGCTTAGGTCTTTGATACCTAGGGCCTCCATCTTGGATATGCCTTCATTGATGGCCAATTCGGCTTTCGCCTTCTCGTCCTCAGGCCATTTGCCTTTCCATATGAGGCTCATTCAGTACTCCAACTCATATCGGGAATGCCCTGGTTTGGGATACATAACTTCGATGAGCGTGCAATGATTGCCGTCTGCATCTATGCCACAGCCCTTGCCGTCCGAATTCACCAAGTCAAATGGGAGGATGTATTCGCATGGGAATTGATGAGATGATTTGCCCCATTCCTTCCAAAGGGCTCCTGCACGCTTGTTGTCCCACTTGTATGCCCCAAAGCGAGGCAACATGTAGGCCACATGCCGTTGAAAGTCTGCCGCTGCCGGGGATACGTAGATCATGACCTTCTCTTTAGGGATTCAAACGCCGAGTTGAAGGCTTCTTCGATAGCTGCAGGCAATTCCTTGATGGAGATACCCGTATGATCGGATACTTCTACCGTGATGGGGAACATGAGATCCCCCCAGGACTTATTCATTATAACGGGTTGAACGGTGAATAGGCATCCAGGGAATTGCTTCGCCGCTTCCATCAATTGTGCTGCCCCAAGGGTGGTCACTCGAGGAAGAAGATCAAGCCTATTAGGAGGGATGCAAGGCTCTGCCGCAAGGTATACCTTGTCATCCTTCATGAATGCGCTGTAGGGAAGGTCACCCATGGCTATTACCAATCACTGCTATCGGTTGCGTTCAATACTTCCTTGGTTACCAAGTCCGTCACGTATACGGCGGTTCCTACACGGCAATCCAAGAACTTGAATTTGAACCGGGAACCTGACATGGGCGGGGAAGGATGTGCCGCCAAGGCCTTGGTTGTCCATTCAATGATCCGTTGCATCTCCACACCGCCGACGTGGCAAATGTCAGGGTGACAATCGGGCAGAGTGCCATAACGATCACGATCAGGTGCCTCAAGGGGTTCCAAACATTCCTCGAGCTTGACTGATAGCTCAATCCCGAACTCTATGTCGGACATGAGAACCCATACATCCTGTGGCATGTCATGATCCGTTACGATCATTGCCCCGTGCATATAAGCCCTGATGCCTTGATCTATCAGCACCTTTTGGTTTTCAGGGTCAAAATTATCACGCCAGAACTTCCGCACTTCCGGATAGTTGAACGGGTGCATGACGATATATGCAACTTTGCCATCGCGTCTTTCAATCTCATCCCATGCAGGATGAATCTTTTCAGGCCCTAGATGGCGTGAGTCGGCTTTGAAGTCCGGTGCCTGAAGGGCCTTCGCTCGAGCCTTGGTTTTCACAGTATCCATGAAACTAGAAAATGTGACAGGTTCCGTTACCATTCGTCCTCCTCGTCATCCTCTAGCAGGTCTATTTCACCGGTTCTCAGGTCTATGTACCCTAAATAGGCGTGTGTTGTAGGGTCTACAAGCATGATGTTGCCGACAGCATTGCGTTCAAGGCCTATGACCGGGGACAATTGCTTCAGGGTGCTACTGAGTTGCTCAACAGTTATCATACCTTCTTCCTTGCCAAGGGGTGCGGATGGCAACCAACGTGGCTTACGCAGTTCTCGATGTTCATCAGGAAGTCAAGGGCCTCGGCCTGACCGATACCCTTTTCTTCGGCAGTCTTTGCGACCATTTCCCACATTTCCGCTTCGGGAATCATCTCGTATTCGGATGGTTCGAATGCCTTGAACATCAACCCTGCATTCGCAGCGTCTTCACATGTTGGATTCCCTGACCCAAGGATATGCCTTGGTAAAGGGTTATCCTTCTGCCATTGTCGGTTGAATTTCAAGATCTCAGCCTTGTCAACAAGGTATCCGTAGGTTTTCCACTGCAACCGCTCTTCCCGGGCACGACGGACACCATTGTAGAGCTGGGTTCTTCCTTCAGGTGTCTTGAGGGCATCCCGAATCATCTTCATGCGGACTTCCGCATTGATTGTATTTGTCATACGGTAGCCTTCTTCCTTACTAGCGGGTGTGGGTGGCACCCTGGGGCGTTGTTATTCCATGGAAACTTCATGATGGCACGAACGGCAAGGACTTCGGTTAGGGCGTGTTCTTGTGCGTGCTGGGCTACCTTTTCCCAGAACTCGGACTCAGGCACTGCCTCGTAGTCCTCAGGTTCATACGCTACCCACCATACGCCGGCGGCAAACAACTCATCTCGCGGCACGTCATGAAAGTGTATGGGAAGAGGGCAACTCAGCCCTTCATCTGTGTGCAGGAATTGTTCAGGGTGTTCCTTGACGTACTTGAAGTACGCTTTGTCGTCAAAGCCCCAATGGTGCAAATACATGCGGCTGTCTATGGTATTGACAAAGGATTGGTAGATACGGTGCCGTCCCGTTGGGTAATTAAGGCATCGTGTCAAGGCCTTCAGGTAATCCTGTTCGATCTTGCTGTCCTTGAGGGGAGGAGTTTCCGTGAGGTCATGGATAGCGCCCATCACTTCTCCTCTGGAGGGAATACCGGCATTTCAGTCCATGCCACGGCACGAATCATGGCCAAGCAGTGCGAGTCTCGCGTATGCCACGTTCCGCCCTTATGGTGCTTGGCATTACGCCAGAACAGACCCTCGACAACCTTGATCGGTTCAATCAAGGTAGACATGGGATTGCCGCTATGTGCAATCAGGATAGGTGCCGAGAAGTCTTGGTATTCCGATACAACAGGAGGTGGGTTTGATGGCTTTCGCCAAGTGATAATGCTGTCCATCATTTATCCCCTAACTTGCGGTCAATGGATTCGATGCCTGCGAGGGCGAGGGCGGCGATTTGAACCAACAATTTGCGAGTGGTTTTACTTGTGGGGGAGTAGCCGATTTCCCGAGTCCTGAGGTGAATGAACTCACCCCAGTCCTTGTGGAAATGCAAGTCATCGTGTTCCTTTCCGCCCCACTTCTCATTCTGACGACACCGTTCAAGGGCGATACCCAGCAATACATCGTAGTCCAATGGCTCAGGGACGACACACAACTTCGGGTCCAACTTCATTGGGGTGTACTTCTGTGGCTGAGGCTTTGTCATGGATAGTACCTCCTCGATGGCATGCAGATCCCTATTCAAGTCATGGAGGGAGGAAGGGGGCAATTGCTGCGCCAGGATCGCAATACGATTACACTCCCGATAGTGTTCCCGGCTTTGTGCAAATCCACATGAGCATGTTCCGTTATTCCAAGGGAGGCAGCATTGATTACAATGATTTCCCATGAGAGCCGCTACGTAGTGCTGCTTGATTTCCGCCTTTGTTTCTTCTAGATGCGACCTAGGACATGCATCAAGTATTGCAAGGGCGTCAATTTCCCCATCCAATTCATGAAGGACATGGGGCGGAAGAATTGCCGCGAGTTTCTCGACTAGACGATATTCATCGTAGCCGCATCCCTCAGCTTGAGGGGCGTCGTCATCCTCGGGGCACTCGCACTCAATATTCCTCCATGGCAGGCAACATCCATCACACAATTTCGCGGCCCTGGCGGCACGAACATAGGTGTGGATATTTTCTTTGATCTTGGCGGCAGCAATGACACCAATGGTCAGGTTCTCCTTAGGCTTATCCCCATCGAAGTATGCCTGATCCTCGACCACTTCCAACTTGGGTTTATCCGCCCTCAAGTACTTCCGTAGCTGAAGCTCCGCCTGATCCTCAATGTTGTCCAATTCCGAATCCAACTCGCGTTCAGCACCATCAGGAAGGGTTGCTGCAAGCTCCTTAATGAATTCACACACACGGTCGCGGAAGTCATTGTTGTTCCCGCAGTTGCACAACAAGTCATACCAAGGATGGCAGCATTGGCAGCACCAACCTGCTTCCTTGGCAAGGCGGACGTAGTTATGGATTTCCGTCATGGTTTCGCGGGTGCTCATGATATGTCCTTTCATTTGTGTTTCCTATTAGGCTTGTGCAGGTTTGGCGATAGGGCCGAATGGCGACGTGAGGTCAAGCATGCCGGCAAGTGCGACGGGGACGAGCATATCGACCTCTGCCTTCATGTCATCGAGGCTCATTCCGAAGTTATCAGGGATTCCGATAATCTTGGCACGGAGGAGTTGCTGCTCATGGATAACCCTCCAGGCATTCAGAACCATTTGAACGAATCGCTCATCAGGGATAATCCCATCACCTTGCTTGGCGACCTCGATTTCACTATCCAACGTATGGGATGCATCATCGTAGGCTTTGTGAAGGAATTCCAAGTAGGGGTCCATGTAATCCTGGGCGAGCCCTAGTTTCATGACCTGAAGGTTCAACTCGAGGTTGTGCACTAGCCCGAATAGGAGCCGTTCGGAGGATTCTTGCGTGAATGGGATCGAGATCATCATTTCCTTCGGCTATGGCTTGAAGAATCCAGGGACGGGCTTGCGCTGGAGTGCCGGTGGTTCGCCAATCCACACTTCCACCTTGCATATACCCGCAATGGGGCGTGAACAGTCCTGGATGATTTGAGCTACCTGATCAGGCGAGTAGGCGGCATAGCTTTGTTCCGGAAACCCACGCCCCTGGCCATCCCGCAGGTATACAGAACCTGGGGTGAACACATCTACACGGTAGATGTGCGGGGTATCACGGGGCAAACGGGCATCTACCAGCACGTCATGAGGGAATTCCTGGGTGTGTGCGTGATTGCCCTCGAACCACATGCACTTGACAATGGAATCCTTGATCTCCATGACGGTCATATTAGGCCCGCCCGAAGTCAAGCGAACGAGATCCAGTGTATTCATCGAGTTTTTGCCTCAGGCACAAGCCGAAATTTTGTCTTGTGGGAACACTTGACCTCAATACCCTCATACATTCCTGTGGGGAGAAATGGCGTAAGGATTTCGTAGACCTTTGCCTGGAAAGCGGGGAAGTCCATGACTTCTTCCCTAACACCTACGTTTACGATCAGTTCCCAGTTCTGGCCCTGTACACGCCTATATTCATTCAAGTCGGTTTGAATCCAATGCTTCAGGGTAACTCGTTGATGAGGGAATGCCTCCTTGAAAGCCACGTGGGCATCCTGTGCATTACCTCCTTCGTCATTCTTACCCTGGAACCAAATCTCGGCTTCATAGCCATAGTTGTACTTGTCGGGTGTCATCGTGGACTCCTAGGCGCAAGGGCCATTGTGGCGGGTAAATGGGTTGGAACACTCGGTGATGGGTTCCGCCATGACGGTACGGATCTCTACCTTGAGCCCTACCTTTTCAAGGAATGATACGTCCACAGTATCTTCCTGAGGGATGAGGTCAGTAACGTGCCACGGAAGGTTCTTCAGGCCCTCCCTGATCTTCTCCTGGGTTAGCCCCATGTAATCGTAGGTGTTGTATTGGCGTTCGTCATAGGAATGATTTCGCACGGACACAACACAGTAGGAGTAGCGAATCTGCTCCTCCAATGTCGTAACGGCACGGTTGAGCATCAGTAGCCGCGTATCGCATCCCGTAACCCACAGTTCCAAGTGATCAGGCTCGATGATAGGCTTGAAGTTAGTCTGCAAGGACTCTACAACGAGTGCCTCAATCTCTTGCTGGTTCTGTGTTGCCAGGTAAGCAACAACGTCTTCGCGAGTAATCATGTTCGTTCTCCTGTGGCATTAGTATACCCGGCTAGTCCGGTTCATCATTACCCGAAAGGAAGTATCCTTCAGCCGATGGATCGATCTCGGGCATCTTCGCTTTGGGCGGTTCAGGTTGAGGGCCGTTGGTGTTCTCAAGGGTCTCTATCAGATCCTCGATATTGCCATTTATGACCGGGGGCGTGTACATGATTCGCACCTTGGAATCATACCGACTGGCGAGTACGGACACGAGGCCCACGAAGTCCGAAATACTGGTGGGGTCGATGTTCGTGAACTCCTCATCCGATATGTCCGCATCGAACACTCCACTATCCTTCCATGTGAAGGTAGCGAAGCGCTTGCGGTTGTAATCAATCGTCATTCGGATGTATTCATCGGAAGTGCCGACGGTCAATGTACAATCCGGCTGAGGGTAGGTATTCTTCGGCAAGTACTTCATCAATTCCGTCGTGGTCTTGATAATGGAGTGTGCCATCGAGGGAGGGCACCCGTTATTGGACAGGAATGTGAAGGTTAGGTTAACGCCACTATCGGGGACATAGGGGCGGAGGGTTTTGATATTGTTGATGGCGGCTTGGATAGGGTTCGGGTCAGGCTTGGGCTTGAACCGTACTTCAGGGATACGCTCTGTCCCTAGGAGACTAGCATTGAAGTGTGCGTTGCATACGGTGCAACGGATGTTCTGGCTACTGCCACCTTCCGGGCCATACTGCAGGGTGTCCCGTAGGCAATCAGGGCACTTATGGTAGACCAAGAGCCATAGCGTCATGTTGTCAGAATCTGACACGGGACGCTTACGGGAAAGGATGAACAGCTTCACCTTGGCAACCAACCAAGGCCAAAGGATCTGCCGAGCTAATTGGAATGTTGCCAATATTCCTACCGATAGGGCGAGTAATATGGCAGCCATGAAGGCCACCCAAAAGATATTCTTCCACAGTTCTATCATGGTGCATTCCCCAAGTATGGCATTTGTCCTGTATATTTGCAGGTCTCGCACCCAATCAAGGAATCAGGGTCTTGTTTGGGATCCCTTCCTGTCCCACCGCAAACACGACAGTCAACCATAGGCGGGTACACCCGTCCATTGCCATCACAGGTCTCGCACTCCACGATACGACCCTTGGCAGTAATGAGCTTGACTCCTGTCCCTTGGCACTTGGTGCATTCGATTTGGGCAGATCCCTTGGCATTGTTTCTTGCCGCCATTGCCTTAGTCGTGTAGGTGTAATTCGGCCTATTAACAGGGGCAGGAATCGGCGCTTGGCTAGGGTTTTGGAGCGCCGCGATTTCCTCAAACGTCCTGACATAGGAAGGAGGATCGAAGTCCCTCGTCGGGTATTCATCTACCTCCCCATCATCTTCCTTCTCCGTAACCCCTGTGAGGGCGTAGAGGTAATCCTTAGGCCCCGTGTGCCCATCCAGGATGAAGGGATCCAGGATAGCCCTAAGAAGTTGATGTGCTTGCTTATCCTCCGCGGACGGGGCAATACGGGTGATGTCCCCACAACTAAGGGCACGAGGAATGGAAGATGTCTTGTCATTTGGGTCAATGTGGATTCCATTGGCAGGCACTATCGTATATCCATCCCCCGTAAGGTGCAACATGTCCGATGTCACATCAATGTGATTGCCCGGGGAGAAGTGATAGGCCTTTCGTGTAGGTTGGTCAAAGAATGCGATCCGCTTATTGACAAAGCAACGGAAAGGCTTCTTGGCGATATTATCCGCGATTTGCCATACGGTTACGGCGATGGACAGCCACCCAAAGAAGTCCGTTGGATTCTCATTGTCGAGGGATTCCCGAATGATCTCGATGTTATTGGATGCGCCGTCTTGACGGTATGACAGGATGGCAAGGGTCGCATCCTTATGAAAGTCAAACCGAATCGTCAGCTTCGATGGCGTCGGCAACATGGCGGCAAGGGTGATGGGGAGGACAGCCCTATCAGGAAGCTCTGGTAGAGCGGGGCTTGGGATTCCCCACTTAGGGGAAGGCTTGGGGGCAATAGGGATCAGGACATTCCAATCGTTTTCCTTCAAGTCAATGCCATGGTGAGACACTGCCGTATCGATTGCCCCAATGACTTGCTGAGCCAAGATCGCAATGGCACCAATGGCAGTACCGTTCCTAGCAGGCGGGATAAGGAGTTCTAGTTTGTGGATGTGCGCCATAGGCAAGCTCATAAGTTCAACCCCGCCATTGCCTTGTCAATGCAGTCTAGCGTGTTCAACCCCGCTAACGTGTCGTCAATGCGGTCTATCACGCTTCTTTTATCCTTTAGCGCACTTCTCTGATCTTGTTCAGTGAGTTGATCCGATAGCAACTCGATGCCCTTCCATGTGCTTTCGGACAGATTCATCATGCTATTCGCCAGTTCCTCGATCCGTCCATTATCTGCATAGGCACCAAGGATTTGCTTGGCTATGTCGATACAACGGGCTTTCTTATCCCTGATGGCCTTCCTTGCAGGCATTTCATTCAGTGCCGCAATAACGATAGAAGCCCATCCAGCAACATCGTTCTCGTCATAGGGGCAAAGGTCATCGTAATGGGTTTCCGTTTGCATATCCTTGATGCATCCGTTGAACAACAGCGGGGTATGTGAGTTCATGGTCATGGTGGCGGGACCACAAACGATTTCGAATACTATGCATCCCTGAGGAACTTGCGGCCCCGCATAGAAAGTACCCCAATCGTATCCATCAGGGAGGAATGTATCCAGGGAACCTGCCAGCTTTCGGGCAGACTCCTCAAGCACTTCGGATCTTTGGAATCTCGATTCATGGTGCAACTTGATGGCATGATCGACGGCGTCTAGCAGTTTCATTATCCATCTCCAAACAAGTCCATCAGGCTGAAATCGTCTAAGGTGCTATCTACCCGATCGACTTGTTTCTCGAGTCCTTTGACGGAAATATCAAGCTTATTTAGGGCTTCCTCCAGTTCCACATAATCGCGTACGTGTGCTATGACGATGGATACCCAACCCGCAAGGTCATTCGGGTCTGAGGGATCTAGATCGGGATATTGCACACCGCCAGCATGACCTGTGAATGTGACATTCCCCTTATCCCAATGCATCCGAATTTGATACTCCGATATCAAGTCACATCCCCAACCATTGTAATCATCATAGTAGATGCCCATAGTCCATTGAATTTCGGGGGTTTTGGATGCAATGATAGCTTCTACAACGACATTGACGGAATTGGCTAGAACCCCTCGAGGGGTATGGGGCTCCGCGAAGGCACCTAATGACTCTGCCCACTTAGGTATTTCCGATGTAGAAATGAGTTGCGTCATCTATCCTCCACAGGTACTACGCACTTCGATCCAAAAGTTAGTCTCCGTCGTCATCCTCCGGGACAAGAAGATAGCCACCTTTGGCAGCCAGCGGCTTGACATAGGTAGCGATTGTGGTCAGGACAACCGAAGTGAACCCTGCAATGTCATTCGGATCATTGGTATCGACGTGAAATGCTGTAGATTGTCGCGTTGGCGAAGAAGAGGACTCACACGTATGCAAACATACGGTAATGTCCTTTGAGGACAGGGCGATGGGCACGACGATTTCAACAAGTAATTTGTAGGCTGGAATTGGGGTAATCCCATCAGGCATCCATATAAAGGGCTTGCCGAACCTCCCGAGAATCTTGACACGGGCATGAATCCCGGTGCCATGCGATAGGACTTCCCATTCGTCCCGGTAATTAATGTGCCTTAGAGGGGTTAGGAGGGCGGATGCGGACGTTGCTGCCTTGGACATAGCCCCGCCTGAGGCGGAGGCTACGGAGGAACACAGGCGAACGTATTCGGGGGCATTCATGGCGCATTCATCAGGCTTGGATCACGCATGATGTTGAGCGTGTTGATGACAACGGACATGAACCCTGTCATATCCATAGAGTCCTCGGGGTCTAGGTCATTGAGAATGATGTTGGGCTTCCTCCAGGCGCTCAACTGGTAGGTATCCATGTTGAGCTTGTCTGGGTGCAGGGGCTTGGCGAGATCCGCCCATATGAGGCAATGGAATATGGATCTCCCTGTTGGCCAAATGAGGATCATGTACATTTGCGGGGCAAGGCTGGGGGCATAACAGATGGTGATTTCTGCCGCCAGTGCCTTTACTTGCCAATCTGCAACATTGTTCATGCAAAGGGGATCCGGCAATCGATCCATGAGATCCGTGAGGACGCGAATGATGTTCTTTCGTGCCGGATGACTTTCTCTGAACCCCTCTAGGATCGAATCCAAGGCCTTCCCATTGTGTTCGACACATTGGGTAATGTAATCCATCGTTTCTTTGTCAGGATCCGGCAATTTCCAAGGCATGATTCACCGTACCTTGAATGCGTCTCGCAAACGCCCTTCAATGTCTTTCCACGGTACATTGCCGTCCGCCTTCCAATCGAATAGAGCAACTCGGGCATATCCCCATGCCAAGTTGCGATCTCCCTTGGCCAAGTAGACCTGTGCGTGTGTCATACCTCTCAGGGTACGAACCAGATGATCCGGGGTAGGGATGTCGTGTAGGACATCTGCCATGACATCGCAAAGGATCGGCATGAAGTCTGTACGGCTCAAGTAGGTGCGGCGGTTGGAACAACCCCAGGTCGTGTACATGGATTTGGGATCCAGGTCTGTCATGTCCATTTGATTAGGCCCAACCTTGATGATATGTTCGTCATCAAGTTCAACCTCCCAACAGATTGGCCCGCCGACTCCAAACCGAATGGCGGCAATGAGATTTTCCGCCCAATGCAACCCGGCGCCGCCAACCTTCAGGTCTCCCACGTAGACATGTGAACCTCCTACGCTAGCAGGCGGTTGCTTCTTCCCGTCTACGGTCTGCAATGGGCAGTAGGGCAAGGGGAGATTGTTGTCATTGCTGAACCAGTATGCCTTCATGTTGCCCTCAAATCCCATGCGGGGCCATACTCCATGGCCAGTTCCAAATCCAAGATATCCTCGAAAGCCTGTGCCTTTTCCTCAAGCGCTTTCAATTCATCTTGTGTTACCCGAGAATTCCCGTTAGCAAACTCCCCTTCAGCCTGCTGAAATTGGAGGCGGGCTTTCCGGGCATTCAGTGCCGCACGACAGATCCCAAATTCACTCATTAGAACTCCCGCTTCCACCACTTCTTGTTGGCGCATTGCTGCATAGCCTTGGTCAGGGCGTCGATGTGACCCAGGCCAGACAACCCGATGCATCCACGGTAGACACGCCGCAGGGACTGCTGGACAAGGACAAGATCTTTGACCGCCTCCCGTCCTAGGAGGCGCTTGGAATTCGGGGCACGTACCCCGATTGCGGACAGGATGTTGTGCGCTTTCGACAGGTACATGGCAGCATGCTCCCGGTTCCGCAGATTGATCTGCTCCTGGGCACTGGCGAATGCTGCCTTGGCATCCTTGGCACAGATCTTGATGATCTCATCCGATACGTTCAGCATTTTGCACCTCGAAAGCTTTGTCTACAAGCTCTTGGAATTTTACCCTTTGTGCGGCACGGGTATTTTGGAAGGCCAAATGTGCGTCATTGACGGAGAATGGGTGATCTCGGTACACCGCATCCGCCGCATATGTCGCAGCGCTTACGACTTGCCGCCCCACACTCAAATCGGTTGCGGTGAAAATGGCCTGGTATGCCGATTTAGCTGCCAGGGAAGGCACCCAATTACCGGCGTCCTCCAATGCCTGCCAAATAATACCTGTAAGGGCCTCCGCAGCATTGGCAAGCGAATCGTCACCCGTTTCCAGGTACCGTTTGACGATATCCGGGCATTCCCAAAGGTGAATCACCTGAAGGGCGCACCAACGGGCGAACTCCTTCAACAAGGGCGGAACTGGAATGCGATCCAAGTGCCTACGTTGGCTGGCGGCGTACTTGTTGACCGGCGTTCCATGTCCCACGATGGTCCCATCAAGCTCAACGATATCCAGAGTCGACGGATAGAATGAGTATACCAAGGCATCGAAGGGATCAACGGAGGCATGAAGGCCATTCTCGCAAGGAATGATGATTCCGCCCTCGGTATAGGAATTACCTACCATGTAGATAATGTGCGATCTCCCCTGCATCGGACGACCATCCTTGCTGAACCAGTATGCCTTCATGCTTGTGCCTCGATGTTCTTGACCGTTTGATGGAACTCCGCATCCGTAAACCACAAGGACTTCAATGCAAGAATGCCCCGGGCCTTGCAGCACGTCGGGCAATCGCAACACGTCCCGCCATGAACCTTCTTGGAGGGTACGCCCTTAGCGGCGATCCAGACCTCCCAGTCTTGGGGAGTCCAGTAGAGCGTGGATACAGTTGGAACGGGGAATACCATGGCAGTTCTCCTACCATGTATCTACGCTCGACGGGACAGAAGTAAGCCAAGCCCCGTCTACTTCTTCTTCTTCGCCCCATGCAAGGCCATATATCGAGCAACCTGAGCATAGTAGGGACGTTGCCTATCTGCATGTTTGGCCACGGCAAACTTGAGCGCCGCAAGAGTAGCTACGGGGTCATCATCGGGCGCTCTGCCTTGCCGCACCTCATCCAACGGATACCTTTGTGAGGTCTCTGGATCTATCAACCCGCCGTCACCCGGCCAGTAGTTGAACGAATCCCGGTTAGGGTCTACATCGTCATAAACATAGTAGCCTGATCCCCCAAGGATCTTGTAGGCTTCCCGCAACAGGCCGATGTCATCTGGCAGCATCCCTGCCAATGCGAACTGTACAATGGCATCATGCTTTGCCTTTTCGGCTTCACGGATACGCTTTCGCACTCGTTTCAGTTCGATCTTCTCTTCCTCGAGGTGCCCGATGACGCTCAGGAGGTCATTCACATTCAATCCACTCATTCCAATCCTCCCATTCCACCTTGAATCAACCCGAGGGATACGCAATCGCGAAAGAATATGACCCTAGACGGCAAGTGTTCCTTCTGCCTCAGGGTACTCATTAATACGGCGTACGCGAGTTCTGGGGGCATCGTGGTTGGATTACGGCTAGCTATGACGGCATCCGCAATCTCCCAAGCCTCCGCGGAGAACAAAGCGTAGAAACCCACGAACACAATCGTACATGCAGGCTCTTTGAACCCGTCATCCCAAGTGCGTTGAGCGGATGCCATGAACGCGGGGATATGGTGCCGAAGGTTTCCCATAGCTATTTGTCCTTCTTCTTGTCCTTCTTGGACCCAAGGGCTGGGGATTCCACATAGTGGAAGGGGCCAGCTACGGAAGCGTTGAGGCACGCAGATGCTTCCAAGGCCATTTCCAACCGGCGTTGCGGGGACATGGACATCTGTCCGGTCGTATGCAGGCTTCCTTTCGCAGACAAATCTCCGCCACCGATTGCGGCGAAGTTGCAATGGTAGGAACTAACGTGGAAATCCTCATCAATCTCAAATAATTGACCAGCAACGCCAACGAGGATTTGCCCGCCTTCAGCCCTACCGTTTTCCGTTGTGCCCCATTTGTTCCCGATCAGGCAATTCATCAAGCTATTTACGAACTTGGTACACATGAACCGATGCAGTTCGCTAGGATCATCGGGTGGATCCATCGGATCAAAGGAGTATTGCAGGATTTGCCCCATGCGGAAGGAACTCGTGAATCCCATCACATAGGAACCGTGGGTGAATACCTTCGGTTCCCGGATGATGTGCAAGTCATATTCCGCTGTGCCGGCGCTATCTCCGCCCAAGTAGACGGTTTTACCGTCCGTGATACCTACGATGCAAGTCATTGATTACCTCCTGGTTTCTCTGGCATGATGGACAGGCGGCTGACCTCATCTCGACTGAAACCCAAGTCCTTGAGGCGTTGTGCCGCACGGTTGTTGAGTTCCGCATATCTACCCGCATCGCTGGCCTTATCAGGCTGCACTATGTCGTTCAACAACCTACGCAGTTCTTCCATCGGGGTTTCGTCATCGTCCCTGAAGTGTCCCATCTATTTGCACCATAGGGTGGTAGGACCACCCTGATAAGAACCTATCCAAACCAAGCGGCATGTGACAGGTTTGCCGTTTTCCGTTGTGTGGTAATCGAACTCCACAGCAGCGTTTGGCACGCTAGTGCCTCCAGGAATATCGGGGATATGCCGAATCGTGTGATGGAGTTCTACCACGGCTTGATCCGGCTCTGCTGGACAAGTGGTGTTGCCCGTACATGCCATCAACAGGCATCCTACTAGGAGGATCTTAGGGGTATACATACCAACCCTCCTCCGAGACGTTGAATCCCAGGGCTTCGAGTGCCTTCTCATCCTCGGGGGTCAGGCCTTGAGGGGCATCCTCAGGGCAAATGTGGATGATGTCATGATCCGCCCCGCCGAGGGATGTATCCAGACCTTCGGGGAGGTACTTGGCCAGGATATCCAGGCCGGCGGCAAAGTTCTTGAAAGTCATGTCATTGCTCCTTTAGTGTGCGTCCCATTTAGCGGTGAATCCGATTTTCGTCCAAATCTCATGTTCCCTCTTCAAATTGGTGCGGGAATGACGCAGGCATCCCTTGAACCGCTTGTTCACCCAGGCCAGGTACCGGTCACGGATCACTTCATAGGAGTCCGTTACGGGGGCGTCGAAGCCATCCTTCTCCACGTCAATACCCAAGATTTCGTAGGTAGCCACCGTCGGCGTTTGGTACAACCGGGTGATTTCGTGCTTGGCGCCCAAGGGGTGCTCGTAGTATAGGTAGACATTCATTGACATTATTCCGCATCCTCCTTCGCGTACCATTCCGCCCAAGGCGTCCCGGGTAGGGGCCATTTATCATCCAGGATGTCGAGGCACGTTCGATGGACAGATGGCGCCGGGCAAGTACGTCCAGAGTCTGTCCAGTCATATGCCAAGCATTTCAGATGTTTGGACTTCGGATGCTCCTTCTGGGCTGCACGAATCACCTCAAGCATCTGATCCGCTGGGCAATGCCCGTCATCATCATGCTCAACGGGGAGATCCGCAAGTTGCTTGATCCATTCCTTTTCGGTCATGGTTCACCTTTCCAATCTTTGCGTTCGGCGTGGAACGCACGGCCGCAGTTGTTACACAAGGGCAATTTGGAGTCGGCGTCCGACCAATTCGCGTAGCGATTCTTGGTGTCAGGCCATTGGACGATGCCACAGAACGAAGAAGCAAAGCCCGACACGGCTCCATTCGTATATTCGATGAACAAATGTGCGACATTGCCATTCCGCGTCTTGCGGACGGTTACGGCTTCTAACGGGAACGCCCCATCAGGCCAATGTGGTTCACGACTAGTCGCCATTGATGTACCATCCCGTTGTGTTCCAGGAGAAGCCCAAAACATTCAAGAGATTCTTATCCAAATTCGTGATCCCGGGGTGTCCTTTCCTGCGTCCAATGTCGGATGGGGCCACGTAGATGACTTTGTCATTGTATGCCAAGCCCATAAACTTGGTCTTCATCCCTTCGGGGTCGTACTTGGCGAGGATGGCGAGGCCTTTGGTCAGGTTGTCAAATGTCATGGCGTAATCTCCTTTCGTTTCCTTTTGTGCCACTGTGCTACGGGGCCGAACCGTTCCTCGAGATCCGCGATGCACTTCTTGGCACGGGTCACTTGTTCTTCGGTGTCCCAAGCAATGACCATGTACAGGGTTTCCCGAATCCCGGCAAGCCACTCAGGCCTTACGTTATCCGGCACCGTGCAACACGGCGAATGGTGCGTGCTAATGGCATGGAAATGAAGGATTGGCTCCTTCGGTGGGTACATCTTGTGGCGTAGGGCATTCTCGCGTTGTTTCGGTGTGCGACTAATGGCACGGGAACGACGATCCTGGAGGATGCGTTCGATTCCCTGGGGCGTCCGCTTCCTGTCAGGACAGAACCGAAGGGGGTTGAGTTTGTCCTCCCATCGGAAATGGACATATCGTTCCCATTTATTCAGCCTTTTGAACTCTTCTTCGCGTTGTGCTGTGTTCAGTCCATCCGTTCGTAGCCCGTCTTTCCAATCGAACTCAGTCCCAAACGCAAGGAACAAACGGTCTAGCACGTCCGCCCTGCAGTGATACAGGGTCGGCCAGTACTTGACCATGTTGATCATGGTGCGTGTGAGGCTATTGGGCATTTACTTCCCTACCTTGAATGTCCTGAATCGGTTGGCCTCAACAGCGGCATGCGCTTGGGGGTTACGGAAGGCATACCATGTCATCCCTAGCCACGTGTAGAACTCCTTCCGAATGGTGTTCTCCGGGGACGGCTCCTTGTTGATATCCTGGGCATACCAAAGGTGGTGCTTCTTCATGGATTTTCGCTCCTGGGGAGGGTCTGAAGTGCCCCCAACTCGACACCGCGACCGGCTGCGATGTCCGCAAGGTTCACAACTGCCGTAGCACAACCATAGCGGAAAGCATCTCCATCTTGGATCTTGACGTACGCCGGCCCCATAGTTGTGGTCACGCCGCCATCTTTCAGGCGCACTTTGTCCCCCACCAGGACATTGGCATTCCAAGTATTCACATGGGTCTGTGCCGTATCGATCTGCTTGGCAATGTCCGCTGTGGATGGGTGCCGGAATCCGGCACGTCGGCATGCGAGTCCCGCCAAGACATCATCCGCATAGCTCATGGCTCCGTAGGCATTACGGTCACCCCGACCAACCAACGCTGCCTCAACCATGCGGAGCCAGATGACTTCATCACTTTGGGAGAACCCTGTCATAGCCGACCTCAATCACCCTGTCTACGGGCTGGGCTGTCTACGCGGATTGGGCTAGAAGTAAGTCCTGCTTGAGAACGACTTCCGCCGCATCCGAGGCTGCATCGAATGACGGGAATTCCTTAGGAGCATTGCCTATCGGGTTGCCGTTCATCAAGTACTTTCGCGGGCGGGACGGGATGCACATGTATTGCTGATCGAAGCATGATTCAGTCGGGAAACTCACGATGAATGTGTCATCCAACGGTTCCACGAATGCGGCAGCCCTCTGTGTGTTGTGCGAATACCTGACATAGTAACGATTACCCTCTGTTGATGGCACAGGGATCCATAAAGGTTTGTCCTTATGAGGTCTTTCCACATAGGCTACCATCAACAGAAACAGGGCAATGGCTTCTACGTCCGTGTTCATACGGTAAACACTTCCACCGTGCCGTGGTCAACAACAACCACACAGATGGCGTCAGGGCCTGCATCCAGCATCTTCTGCTTCGTATCGGGGTCAATGTGACCTACGATGGTCGTCATGCCTTCACGGGCTGCCAAGCCTCGAGCGAAAGGAACTTGCCCTGCATCTCGCACCGCCTGCCAATCGAATCCAGGCATGAGGGCGTCCGCGATCTCGGCTCCGTAAGGGGCATCGACATGAATCAGGACGATGCACACTTCGCTGGGGGAATTGCCCAGATCCTTGATGCGCTGAATGAAGTGCTGCACACGATCGAGTTGGATGTCCATCGTGTTGAAACAGTTGTGCTTGGCTACTGCCTTGAATAAGGCAAGAGCATCCGGGTCATCCAGATACAGTTCGCCAGTCTCTGGGTGTTTACGTACAACGGCCTGGGTCATGGTGTCCTCCAGGTTGTTATACGCACTAGGGGCTAGAAGTAAGCCTATCGTAGCTCATGATCATATTCATAGATCACGCCCGGGTCAGAATACCGCAGGACGCTGAATTCATCCCGCATTATCCAGGTGTTCAATGCATCTACCTGGAGTAGAGAATGATCTGTCCACACTTCACCCTCATTGGATGGCAAGTAGATCCCCCGAAGATCCTTTCGGTTAGGTTCTGACCTGGGTTCCATGGTGCCTGTGGAAGTATCGAAGGACTTGTTGGTGTCATACCATTGCGTCATAGGGTCACCATTTAAGTTTGTCATCCCAAGGAAGCAAATGGCGGATTGAACTGTCCAGATTATGATAGGTATCCCGAATGCGATGAATCTTCTGATCCGATGCTAGTAACGAGAAATCCTCGAACACACGCCCTTCGCCCTGAGGAATAGGGTCGGGGTCATTGGATTCTATAGGGTAGCCCGCCTCCCCGAATTCCTTGGTGGTGTCATACCAGCATTGCATGCTAATCGCCCTCATACAGGACAATGACATCCTTATCCAAGACTACATAGGGATCTCGAATGGATCTAACGTGTATTTCGGAATTCGTTATGGAGTAATCCGGGAATACACGTCCTTCTGCGGTATCGAATCTATTATCTTCTGCCCCGGCATTCACAGGGTCTAGAGGGCTCGTGGATCCGAATCTTTTGAGGGTGTCATACCAGCTATTCATCGTTTGTGCCTATAGAGGTAGCCGGTGCCTACTTGTGGTGTTCCGGATTCCAGTTCTGTATGATCGTTCAGAATCCGCATAATGATTCCGAGGGGCTCAGGATCCCAACACTCTACAGTCGTCACATCATCCAAATAGCTTGTTTCACCATCTAATAGGCATGCCCCGGTATCGATAGCGGAACTGACACTCGACTTGAATTGCTTGTGCTTGTCCGACCAGTTGTGGCTAAATATCCATGTCTTTTCTAGGTCATTCATGGGGTTCCACGCTGAAATATCGGTCATTGCCAAAGCCATCATCATCCGGCACGGATGCAACCTCTAACTTTGTGTCATCGTATAGGTACTGCATGATTACTTCAATCGGGCGTGGATCATCGTAGTAATCGCTAATATCCTCATCCAAACGATCCATATCTCCCACCACCAACTTGGATACAGAATCTTCCCCCTTGATATTGATGTCCCCTTCAAAGTGCTTGGACTGATCCGACCAGTTACGGCTGAAGGTGATATTTCTAGCCCTGAGGGAAGTATTCATCAGGTACGCTCATACCTGAGGCTGAATGAACCTAAAGGGACCTCCGCCATCTCAAGGGTGGATAGGTCTATCAGGTGTTTCTTGTTGACAGGGATCATGCCATGATCATTTAGACGAGCCTTCATGTCATCCCGTACAAAGGGATTCTCCCAATTAGACAGCCTTGATGCCGTGTCATCCTCGTAATTCGTAAATGATTCGAACTCTTTGCCTGCATCCGACCATTGGTAGAACGTCGTTGGGTTTAGACGATACTCGAATTTATTCATCGGGCACCCTTCCAAATATCACCGGGATCCGCAACCTCTAGGAACGTGTTGTCTGGCAAAGGTATCTTATAGATGGGGATCAGATCGGGATCGGTTATCCAAGTATTTCTATCGCGTACCGCAAGAATATCTTCCCCCCGGTTCAATCTCGACACGGAATCAAGTCCGAAGTCCACAGTGGAGTAAAAATGCTTATCACAGTCCGACCAGATGGATCTATGTGTCATGTCACGGGGTTGTTCTAGGCTAATACTACTCATGTGGGTGTAGCAACAATCCTGTGTGGCTGTATTCCTTGATGCGTCCCTCAAGGGGGTTGAGGGCGTCCTCTTGATCCTCCACAGCACCTGAATATTCAGGCACGCCACGGGTCAAGATGAAACCCTCGGTATCGGCCATGGTCATGCCAATCACCGCACCGTAGCGCTTCAGGTCATCCCACCATACGTTTCTATCTGGTTGTTGTCCGTTCATATTGCCTCATAGTCGGCCTTGTCTCGAAGCCTCCGGGGATCGTCATCGCTGTCAAGTTTCCTTGCGTCATGTTCATGGGATATATCCGTGGAGAAATCTATTACTGACGATTCATAATCAGGTATGAACTTCTGGTAATGAACCACGCTGCAATTGTTATTGTAGTCATAGCCATAGCGTTTCGTTTGGTCGAACCAACTCATTGTTGCCATGACTAGTATATCACCTCATCCCGGAGTTTACGCCCGTCATCCATGTTGGATAGCCATCGGCCATCACTTTTCCACAAGGAGTTTGCGCTACCCTTCATGGAGTTATCATTGAGCGTTTGGTTGTCCCGAAAATAGAGATTGGAGGGAAATACTTTCCCTCCCCCGCGGGATTCCAGGTGGAAGCTCTTCGATTGATCCGACCATGCCCAGTCTACCATGATTCCCCCTTGTCCCGAATCCTTCTAGGGTCATGTTCACCCCCGATTGTCTTAGGTTCCGTTTCCCAATCGATTTCCCCATCCCCAAAGATCTCTATGAACCCCTTCTCCACGAGGTACCTAGGGTATCGCACCCGCCCTTCCCCATAGGAGTCCCCGCTATACCCCTTCAAGGAATCAAACCAGGACATACCTTGCATCATAGCTATATCGCGTCCCGAAGCATTTTAGGGTCATCCCTAAACTCGAGGATGATTCTGGGTTCTGCCCTCTCATCGATTTCACAATCTTCATATTCAGATAGGGCATGTCGTCGCTCATCTACTAGGTATCTAGGAGGATGCACCCTTCCTTCCATCCATCCCCCGGTGAATTTCTTGGCCTGATCTGACCATGCCCATGCTCCAATCATCGGTTTTCCTTCTCATAATTGTCATTGATTCTTCGCCCTTCGTCGAAGATCTCGAGGGCATCACGTTCCCAGTCAAATTCGGGTTCCGTATCTACATCGTACAAGGATTGATCCCCTAATAGGTAGCGCATAGGGTATACCTTCCCTTCCAACACATCGAAACCAAGCTGTCCTTCTGACGGACAGTAGAAGCGTTTCGTTTGGTCATGCCATGACCTTTCTAGCATGATTCGCACACTTCCAAGGAATCATAGACAGACTCCTTGTAGGTTGTGTCGTTTATTGTCTTCCCGTGTATCTCTCTATAGCAGGGCAGGATCCAGGTTGTCTTGTCAATGACTAGATTCGGATCCCAAGTGATAGTGCTAGGGGATTCCAGCATCCCAAATACATGCTCCCATGCCTTTCTAGTATCATTCCATGCCGGGGTCATGACGAAGTACAGGCCTCCGTGGTTCCCCGTGGAATCGAAATTCAGGTTGATCATTGGAAATCCCCCGTACATAGTATATCTTGGAAAAGATCATCAGGCTCCCACGTATCATCTACGTCTCCACTTTGAACATGCACATAACGGGGAAAAACACCGCCTGATTTGATGTCGGGATTCTTAGGATACCAGAATATACCGCTAGGGTGCTCGTGCTCCTCATCGGATCGCTGCCAGCACTTTCCATGTTCACTCCAATACCGATACTCAAATGCCCGAATAGGTTTGTCATGGTCAAGATCTGTCATGATTCCCAGTCCCCATCGCATAGCTGCTCTTGACAATGATCCCCAGGTTCCCAATGGTCATCTATAAACCCGCCTTGAGGATGAACATAACGAGGAGATATTATGCCCGTAACACCATCAGGGCTCATATGATATGAGTATAGACCACTAGGATTGTCATGTTCTTCCTCGGATAGTTCCCACCGCTTTTCACGTTCATTCCAATAGCGATACGGGAACGCCTGAATCGGTTTGTCCTGGTCAAGTTCCGCATACATCAGACGCCATCTCCGGATATCAGGGCGTGGTTCCCCCACCCTCTTCATCAACAAGCCTTCCATCAGGAATATGTGCAAATCGCGGATGGAACTTGTAGGTATGTGGCGCATCTACGTTGGATATGCCACAAAGGATTCCTGTAGGGGATTCCGCATCTACAAAAAGCTCAACCCATTCATTGAACCCTTCATACCAATAGCGCTGAGCCCGTGTAGCAGGCGTATCATCAAGGTCATATTGCATTATGACCCCGACCGTTGTGCACTGACATAGTCCCCAACATACAGAATCTGATGTGTGGCATCATAGGGGCTATGCATCTCCTCAATGAGGTTTCCTGGGGCGTATCTGTAATCGGGCTGAATTGATCGAATGGCGTAATCGAGACGTTCGCCGTCATCATTAAAAATGCTGCTGGGGGTATCCATAGCCTCTGTCCTATAGAACCAAGTGTGGAATTCATCGTTCCAATGCCAAAGCGGTGACGTGAAACTGAATCTCGTAGCGTCAAGATCAGATTGCATTGCACACCGAAGCTGCTTTTTCCCGTGTCTTCTTCCGTTTTGCCCTCTCCGCCCTTCTCCGGTTGTCCCCCCGTTTCTTGTACTCTGCATGAAGTGCTTTCAGGGGCTCGAGCATGGAATTGATCCAGGCGATGCGTTCGGCAGGGAACTTGGTATCGAGCTTTGCTGGCGGAATGCTACCCTTGGCATTGTTGCAAGGGGCACATGCGGGCACGATGTTGCCAATATTGCTATAGCCACCCAAGGAACGTGGAACCCAGTGGTCGATGGTTATAGGTAGATCTGTACGTCCACAGTAGACACATACATGCCCAAAGTGCTGAAGGGTTGCCTGCCATGATTTAGCGCTCATGTGTCATGTTTGGTCCGAACGACCCCTGGACGTTTATTGAAGTGCATATAGGACATACCTGATTCGCAGGATCCTGTAAAGTCCCCCTGCAGTATCATGTCATCCCCAGGATAGTTATATCCACCAAAGCCTCTGCCCGTATCTACTAAGGGGGCGTGATCCTCATAAATGTACATGGGATGTATATCATTGTCATCTAGGAATGTTAGATGCCTATCAAGGACGATCCCGCTGACATCTTCATACCCCCAGGCAGAGCACCACCGCTTACCGATGTCATCCCAGTTGAATATGCCTTCTCTCATCGGGCTTCCCACTCAGGGCTACGGAGTACCCCCGTGCCATTATGAATGACATAGTATTCGTAGCCGGGTCTATTTTCCTTCATGCCTGGAAAGTCGTCAATCATTAGAAGATCCTGTGATCCTTGTATGTACCCATTGAGATTAGGGGTTGAATCCTGAATGGGTTGTTTTGGCATGTCATCGTACATGGGAACGACAGCATTTTCAGCCCATACCCGATTTCCAGATATGATCCCACTGGAATCCTCGTAGCCCATTCCCGGGCGCCATTCCTTCTTGGATTCGTTCCAATTACGTGTCATAGCGTTCTCAACAGGATTGTCAATCCGCCATCCTCATCCCGAATTCGAATGTTACCCCGATTTATGTAACCGTTGTAATTGTAATCCCCAATCATGAGTCGCTCTTCAGGCATTTTGAAATCCCAAAGCATTGGTTCATCAAAGGGTTTATCCCTCAAGGAGGCTACCGGCAACTCCACATACAAGGGTTTACTTGTGTTGTCCCTATCCAGGTTAGGGACCTCCCAGAACCCGCTTTCAGGCTTCTGCGAGTAGATCCAAGTCTTGTACTGGTCACTCCATTGTTGGCTCATTGGGGCTCATCATAGAGGCCTTCCTCATTTAGGATGCCTTCAGGAAGGAGGTTTTCTTTGGCGTAGATCGTAGATTCCGCATTCATCATGCGATGGTTTTTAGCGATGTTTTCTAGCACTGGAGGATTGGGCAATAGGGGCGGGAGCTTGCCTGGAATGGTTGATCCAAAGGCTTTCCATGAATCTGCCCAGAAGGTAGTATCCGACATTATTTGGCCTCCCCATAGAGACCGTCCCGCTTACGGATACTACATTGGATGTTCTCAGGGTCATATCCAAGTATGAATCGGGCGTATTCATAGTCGTTAATCTCATGGATGCCTTCATCCAAGATCTGGTTATCCGCTACGATGACCGAAATCCCATCGAAACGCTGAGTGGCACCCCAGCATTTCCAAGCATCCCACCATGCCCAATCAGATCTGGATGCTAGCGGCATTCAACATCCTCCTCGTAGAGGTCATCCTCTTCCCGGAGATACCCCTCAGGCAGCCTTCCACCTTCCCACTGGTTTATGGTCTGGGCATCTACATTGGATATGTCAGCGCGGTCATCATCGCTATGCGTGGGTATATCGGAAAGAAGGCTTCCACCTTCGGATAGGGACCATGAATTGGCCCATCCTTTCCAATGGTCATACCAAACACGCCTATGGGATCTCACAGCAACTCTTGCGCCCTGGTCAGGATGATCTCCTGGCATTGTGCGGGAGTCATGCCCTGGGTCTTGGCAACAATAACATTTGCCTCATCATCAGGCAACATGCGCTTTGCCATCTGCAACCGACCCTCATCCGTGATGGTGTCAGGCGTGTGCAACGTGCGGTCTACACGGCCCGGACGCGGACGGGTTTCCCCTACCGTGATAGTCCCATCGGATTCCTGAACAGCCGGGCCACCCAAGGCCTGATCTACCTGATCCAGGTAGTTCGTGGTGATGATGCTCAGCAAACCGTCATTGCTGCCTACACCCTGCAACTGGTTGAGGAGGAGGTCAAACGTCGGCGGTGTGCCCTTCTGGATGTTCGGCTGCTTTGCAGTACGGGCATTGTAGACGGAATCCAGGTCTTCCAATAGGACAAGGCAAGGCACGTTCGAACGTGCCATGTCAAATGCACTGGTCAAGTCGGCGTTGGTCATCGACTGGAGGTCAAGCAGGTAGATCGGAATGTCCAAGTCAATGGCAATGGCCCGAGCCAAGGAGGTCTTGCCCGTACCCGGCCGGCCGTGAACGAGGTAGCCACGCCGCCAAGGCAAACGGTGCTCCAAGTACCACTCCTGATTGGTATTCCACTGGCGGGCATCCTCGAGGATGTGCATGACATCTGCCGGGAGCCAGAGGTCATCCGGCGCCCCCGAGTGCTTCGGATCGCCAATGTCATTGGGATCCTCGGTCAAGTAGTATGCCGTCGCGGGCTTGTCCGTGAATGGGGAAGATCCACCGTGAGTGGCACGGTCATTGCCTTCCTTTCCGCCATTGCCACCATTGCCCCCAACGCGAATCAACTTGTAGCGATTGCGCTTGCGGTCGTTGTTGGTCTTCACGATGTCCCGGAGCATCTGTTCGAAGTCCAACGTGCCGCGGAAGTAGCGGATGGTCATCTGCGTACCATCCTTGCCACGGTCTACCCATACGGGGATCTTGATCCAACGCTTCTTGATCCAGAAGGTCAAGCCGCCGTCCTTGTCAAGCCAACGCGACAGAATCCACTGTTGCTTGCGCTTTGAACGGACGAACTTGGAAATGACCATGTATCCACGGCTTCCCAACTTCGAGGGCTTGGCAATCAGGCTGAATGCCGTGATCACTTCAGCGGACAAGTCCGCATCTACCTTGGATACGCAAACGAGGTGCGTACTCATGGTGCTGAAGAACGATTTGATCCTGTTCCAGAAAGCGATAACCATACCGATGATGGCAGGGATTGCCCATAGCGGCAACCAATCGGGCATGAAGGACTTGAGCATATCCATGGGGGGCATTGGGGCATTCTCCTTAGATGGTCATAGCTTGTTGTGCGGTAGCACATGGGTTGAATTCGACATTGGTACGCAGGAACACTTCACTTCGCAGGTCGGTATGGCAGGGATGCATGAGTTCTACAATTACATTGGTGGCGGCACACCTCGCATCTACATCTACATCATTGGCATAGTAATACGCGGCATACGCCGCAATATTACATGGATGTGCCCAACCTGAGATGTCCTTTTTCTTTTGACCTTCGGCTGATTCCACTGTCCGATCTTCACCGGAGAGCCACTTGTTCGCCCAATCCTTCCAATCAACGTCATCCGCTACTTGCAATGCCGTGAGGATGCCAAATCGGACGAATTGTTCCGTTGTGGGGTAAGCGAAGTCTGTGATTTCCTTTGTGAGAGTCAATTGGGTTGACCCGCCCTTCAAGGGCTCCCTGATGATAGTGCCGTCCGCTTCTGCCTCAAACATCCGTAGGCTGGATGGATTGAAGTTGCCGTGTACCCCATTCATGAATAGAGCGAGGGCAGGATCCTCGTACCAGTGTAGGAATGATGCAGAACAAAGCCCCTGGCATATGTTACTGTGCCTATGGGCACTAGTTTCATACGTTTCCCCGACAAACCATTGAAACCCTCTGAAGGTTTGCATGTTCTTATCAGTTAGCTTGTAAACCTTCATCACTTCTCCGAAAAGTCTCGTTCGCACCATAGGGTCGTCAGTCCGCCATCAGAATTGCCACACCATAGCATCCGGCAAAGCTGCTTGAGCCCGTTCCTGGACGTGCGATGGTCAAACTCCATGCACTGCGTAGGGCCAGTGTTGTTGAAGATCTGGATGGCAAAATCGTAAGGGTGAATGGAATCCAGGGAGCGGACATCTTTCGGGGGCTCTGGTACTGCTGGGGCTTGTACGGGAGCTTGTACGGGGGATTGTACGGCAGCCGGAGCAACCCCCTTGTTCCCGAATAGAATCACCATCACGGCAGCCGTGCCTAATATTGCAGTGCAGAATGCTAGCAAACCTTTCATTTTCCCGCCCTCTTCAAGCATCCAGGGCAGATCCAGCCCTCAGCTTTGTTGTACTTCCAACCACGATTGACGGCATCCGCCTTGATCTTTGGCATGGTCACTTTGCCATCGCAGTCCAATCGATCCCAATCCCCGCATTGGCCGCAGAAGACCTCATAGGCAATACGGATAACGCCCAGGATAGGGCCTGGGGTGTACCCCTCGCACTTGAACGTGGATTCAGGAAGTTTCAACATGTCCGCAACGCTGATCTCTGTCATAGCGGTATCCTCCAGGTGGATCTACGCATACCAGTCTAGAAGTAAGCCTATCAGGGACGATCACTCACGATAGCGGAAGTCGGATCACAGTTCGGGTATACCTTGTAGAGCGCTATTGGAGTGCCCCGCACGCAATACATGTGCTGACATCCACCGATATAGATGAATCGGCATTGAGGCATCCCGATAGAGGAGGTTCCCTCTGACGGTGGGATAGGCGCCAGATGAGAATCAGCCTGCCGCGAGTTCCGATAGGCCACTGCGATTACGAATCCAAATAACATGAATAGAATAGCGATTAGGGTGCGAAACCTAACAATCCCGTCCCATACAATGTCCAAGAAGCTGAAGTTCACGGCGTATAATCCTCATCCCCAGGTAATCGGGATTGGACTATCTACGCAGTATCCGCCTGGATTGAGTCTAGGACTCCGCCTTGACCGTTTCCGTGGCAGGTTCCTTCTCAGCCATCCTACGGAGCGCCTTGGCAAACGGCATGCCCATAATCGTGCCTACGAACGCCCCAGACACAAGGAAGAAGAACATAGAGGCCAACAGGCCTAGAACCATCCCACCGCCCGTTACAATGCGGACAAGGGTAGTAGGTTCCATCGTGCTACCGAACAAGGCCCCCGCCATGACCAAACCCATGTAGCCTCCGTACAGGACGCCAGGGACGGCACCGATGGCAATGTAGAGCAAGAAGCTAATGGCCGCTCCAATGTAGGTAGGAAGCAGGGCGTAGTGATTGCGTTGCATGATAGTCTCCTTGAAAGGGATCGAACTTGATCCGCCCTATCCTATAGCAATACCCATGCCAACATCAGTGCATATTGTTTCCAAGGGGTTATGATGTGGCATGCCCTCATTTGTCGGGAAAACGGGACAATGTTGTCGGGCATTCGGTAGCTAGCCTGTACGCAGCCATAGGTGGCAATCATGCCATCTATGACCGGGAGACAGAATATGCAATGCCCAACATGTGACGCAGCCCTAGTTTGTGCCGCCTGCCGTAATGCCGTTGAAGACGAAGATCCTTGTTCCATGTCTTCGGAAGAGCCTCTCACGGATGAGGACGGCAATTCCCTTTTCGACGATGACGACGATGACGACGATGATGAAGGTGATGTATTGAGCGTTGCGGTTGGATTCGATGACGAGACCGGATTGGTCATCGTGAACTTCGCCAAGTCCACTGGATGGTTGGGCATGCCAGTAGAAGCGGCGGAAGACTTCGCCAATCTGATCCTGGAGAACGCCAAGGCTTCTCGGGAAAGCCGGATGAGCTAATCGATCTGGGTGTCGAGTTCCGTGTATTTGCACTCATTCAAGTCCACGTCCTCAATGAGCCCATCCTTGACAGTCCAGTTGAAGTCGATAGACGTAGCCTTTGTAGGGCCTCCGAACTGCTTTTGTGCAGTCGACAACGCCTTTATGGCAACGGCTATCGTCTTTCCTGTAGCCTCCATCCCAATGAACGGCCTCATGGCATCATAGAGGACGGCATACATGACTTCCTCCATAGCCCTGTTCCTAGGCGTATCGGGGAAGTCAAAGGACTCGTCTGTAGGTTTCAGAACCAGGTTATCAGTCATCATTCCCCACAGGCTCATGCAAGTCGCAGTGGAGTTCCCCATAGGTGCGGGTAGGTCCAAACTGTGTTACCTCAACGATCGTGACAGTAGGGCTATCCGACGTATGCTTCCACTTGACCGGGATGGGAGGGTTTACCAAGCAGTGGCCCTCGATGCCTGAAGAATTAATCGCACGAAAATGCTTGCAATTGACACACTTCACGTTATACCTCATGAAAAATCAAAGCCCTCGAGGGCGTCAATGACGGATGCTGCTGTTTCCTTTGCGTGTCTACGCTCTAATGCCCGGGCCTGCAGTGCAATTTTTATCTTCGCCCGATGCTCTGGGGTCTTTGGCACGCCTTTCATGCTAATAGACATTCGAGCTTTTGCTTCATCCGACATCACATACCCTTTTCTTCCTTTATTCGCAGCGGCTATTTTGGCTTTATGCTCTGCGGTAAGTACTTTACCCGTATTCGCCTGCCGAATAGCTTCCCGAGTATGCGGGTGCATAGCTTTGCCTTTCTTAGATTCGCTAATTTTAGCACATGTTTCGGCGGACTTGGTGTGCCCTTTCATAACCGAAGACATATGGGCTTTGTTTTCCGGGAGGTTCATTCTAGCGGATTGTACTGCAGACATCTTGGCTAGTGTTGCGGGAGAATGTGTTCGTCCCGTACCTGCAAGAGCTATTTTCGCTCTTGTTTCAATAGACGGTATCCGGGGAGGGTTGTTTTGTCGAACTGCTTTCTGTGCGATGCTCATTTTCAATTTTGATTCCGCAGAGTGGCGCTTATTCCCTTTTACCACAATCCCCAGGTTGTATCCTGTGTCACGGCACAATGCACCTAATCTGTTGATGTGGTGTTCCTCTCTAGAGTCCAATTGATCTTCATCACATAGCTCTATGATATCGAAATCAAATTCACTTTCCCCATACTTGTCCCATGCACGCTGAAGGTATTCGTTGTCGTGTATGCCTTGTTTCAATTCTGAACGGTGATTGTACCATCGTTTAGGTATGTTGGAGGATTGCCCGACATAAACCTTACCATTAGTCCTGTTCGTGATGATGTAGATCCCGCAATTCATGGGTAATCCCTTGAGATGGCACGGGTTGGTTGGATGCCGATTGTCTGCGTTCTATTTCGCTGACGATCAAATCGCGGATGACCTGTGACCAACTGCATCGGCGGCGAAGGGCCTCGGCCTTGAGCCAATCCAGTAGCTCGAAGTCAATCCCGATTCGCGTTGCATGTTTGTTCTTCAGCGTCATCATTGTCCTTGGTGTGCCTACTCAGTGTAGACTATAGATGGATTATCGGCAATTCAACCGAAGTCGAAGTCGCCCAATATGTCATTGACGGTTTCTAGCCGTTCGGTTAGCTGTTTTTTGGCGGCAACTGATTCGGGAGTAGGGTCGTATTCTAATCCGGTCTGAAGCCGTTGAAATAATTTACCATTCACAAAACTGTCCGCATAGGCACCGTGACTATCGTTCAGTTCTTGAATACCCATTCTGGCGCAACATGTGATGAGCTTATTTCCATCTGGGTGTTTTGGCCACCTTGCCCGTGCCAACTTGAGAGTGTCTACCGGGTTGATGAGCGGCATCGCAATCTGTGCCGCCTCGAAGTGTGCCCGTAGGATGGGAATGTCATAGGACACGATGTTGTGACCTACCAGGGGGAGGCGTTGTGAGGCATCATTGAATGGAGATGCGTCCCATATGTTCCCAGGTTCTGATGAGGAGGCTCCGCTAGGAATCGTCCATTCCAAAGCCTTGACAATATCCGCTGCCACGTCATCGAATGATGGCATGTTCTCTACGTCACGGTCATAGATACCGTGGACTGCTGACGCGGGAGAAGGGATTGGGATGCCAGGATTGATACGCTGCAGGTACTGCTGGACTACGTTGCCTTCCGCATCCCAGGCTAGAATGCAAATCTCAACCAGCTTGCAAGTCCTTGCCAACCCAGTAGTTTCTGTGTCAATGCTGCAGAATGCAATTTCACTCATTACTTCACCTTCAGGTCAGGATATAGGGCACGAATTTCTGGGGGCGTGTTGATGGACAATACTGCCTCATCGAATGTGCCCTCAACTGTCAAACATGTATTCTGGGAATCCCCATTGAGAAGGGTGTTTCGTACTACCCAACCTGGATAATCTACCACGGGATATTGGTCGATCGAATACGAATAGGATACCATCGCGGGTTCATGTGCGGAGTATTCAACACCTAACAGGTCACATGACATATCCCGATCTGCTCGCATCATGGGGCCAAAGGTGATTTTGTGTTTGCCCGTATGCTCTGGATGGCGAACAATTCTACCTTCACCTTCCCAGGGGCCGTCAAAGAAGTCCATCCATAAAGCGGAACGTCGATACTGCTTTGTGTCTAAGTTCGCCCAGTAAACTACGCCAAGCATTTGCCCATTTTTCAACAACCTAATGAACTTGGTATTAGGCGGATTAGCTGTAATGATACGATCCCCCAACGGAGATGCGGAAGCGATACTAGGAATTGTCAAGGCCAGTGCGCCCAATCCCATATTAGCTAGGAAGTTTCTACGGTTCATGGATCCACCTTCAGGTCAGGGAACAATGCCTGGATTTCTAGGGATGTATTCGAGCCTAATACGGCTTCATCGAATACACCTTCAACTGTCAAAGGGGTCGTACGGCAGTTTGCCTTGGGATCCCCGTAGGCGGGATACTGGTTGAGGTAATCCACTACGGGGTATTGATCGATCGAGTATTTTCTATTTGCGGGGAGGAGATGTGCCAATCCGGCATCATTTGCGTCCAACTCGTGGAGGGTGCTGTGTGTCATTTCTGTTACATCAGCCCTGTGACGTACGATTCTGCCGCCACCTTCCCACGGGCCATCAATGAAGTCCATCCACAAAGCGGTGCGGTGGTATTCCTTGGTGTCTAGGTTGGCCCAGTAGACCACACCTAGTTGCTTCCCGCCTTTCAATAGGCGGATATATCCGGCACCAGGGCTATCGAGGGTGATAATGCGTTCCATTGAGGCCTCTCAGTTGACAGGTTCAGCTATCCAGCTTACGGATTGGATCTCTTTGGCGCCCTTGAATACCTTGACTACCACTCGGGACACGAAGGGAACCTTGGAAGCCTTGGCTACAATAGCCTTTGCCCCGTCTGGATCCGTAGCTACCCAACGGCCCACAAACTCATACCCGCCAGGGATGAAGTTTATACCACCTTCCCGACGATACCCCCAATGGGATGCAATATGCATGAAGTGCTCACGGAATACCGGTTGCATCAGCTTACGGTGCTCTTTGATGGTAGTTTCCGCCGTGTATTCCATCGGGTAATCAATGTACGTGTAATAGGTATAGGGATAGCAGGAAGACTCGAGGCTATCGATCTGCTTCATCATGTTAGCGTCATTCGGGTCTACCTTGACGATCTTGGTACTCACGGGTTCTCCAAAGGATTGTAGGGATTGCATTTCATGCAATCTTAGTGATATTACGAAGTGCTCGGTCAATCGCTAAGAAGTTTGCTACCGGCATAGCGGAGGCTCCTGTATAGACTGCAATTTGAGCAATGCTGCCTTTCCAGGGTGCCCCTGCACCATTATTGCGGGATCCAATGTTCAATACGTCTGTGGAAAAACCATCCGTATTGTCGGCGAAAGATGATCCTGTCGTTGGGAATTCTGATCCATTGATATACAACATCAGTTCAGTTCGGTCGGATACTGATTTGTCATTGACACAAGCATAGCACACCATGTTTGTGTATCCATAGGTACTAATACGGTAATTCGTACCACCAGGGCTGTTGACATAGGTAGCAATGCCTCCCGTAGCACCCCCGGTTGAGTCATACAGGGCAAAAATTCCGTAAGTTGCGGTATACCCAGCGGTGCCGGATTCGCAAATTATTGATTGTGCCCCTGCTGGCTGAACCGCGGCTTGTGTGAACACCATGAATACGGTCACACTTTGATTGTCCGCAAAAGCTAGATTGCCCGACACTAAAGCATGTGTAGTACCATTGAATGTAACTACCGGGATCGTCGCCAAGGTTCCGGCGATTGGTTGTTTAGCCCCCGTCGCTTGGGCAGCCGATATGCTGTTTTTACGGTCAACCCATGAGGATACCGCACCCGCCGCCAATGTCCGGGCGTCCCACCAGGCTAATAGCGTTGTCCCCGCAGGCGGGTATAGCACGACATTATCATCGTTGCCTACCCCTTGGGGGCCCCAAGAGGATGCCTGCTTGGTAAATTGACCCTGAATGCGGGATCGGCTCATGGGACATACCTATCTACGGTACCCGAAATCAGAATCTTATTAGCTGTCCCTGCGTAAGCGTAGACAAACAGGGCGTTGTTCAGCCTCTCTGCATCAATTACAAGCGTTTTTCCGGCTTGTGCAGGTATTGATATTTTTGTCTCATCCCCTGCGGCAGTGCCCCCCCATTGGATTGTAAGCACAATGGATACTGTATCTATGTTGGTGGCATACAAAGTTATTTTGTCAAATGATGTCGTGCCTGTAACAGACTTGTGGATTGTGGTTCCCGTAGAAGCCACAGCAGCCACGGTAATCTGTTTCCCGGTACCTGTGAGAGTACCCGCCGGATCCAGGTGAATGGGGGTTATGGTGGCCATGTTTGTACTCCCTACCTACCGAACCATTCGGATACCGCAATAGCATTGTCTACATAGCTCTTGGTGCCTAAGTCATTACTGCCTACGGGAGTATCCCCCCGAACGATGACATAGCCCGTATCGGTTGAATTGCGTGTTTCCACAACTCCAGAGTTGTTCTTTATGATCGGCCCGCCTAACCCAATCTGGAAAGTGGCTTCTACCGTACCCTTGATTTTCGACCAAAGAGACATCCACCCACCTATTAAGCGTCAGGCATGGTGTACTTGACGATACAGAATCCTGCACCTGCAGCCGGGATCACACCCCCTACGGTGACCGTAACCTCGATTTCGGTCACTCCCCAGTCCGTATCCTGCATGGATTGGTATATCCCAGCAACCGTAGCAAGATTGTCGGACGTAGATTGGAGCAAAGCCAATGATAAAGTACGACCTACGGTGATGGTCGTACCTGCGTCGTATGGAGTCACGATGTCTAAGGTGGCTTCCGTTACCACGGCATTAGCCGGAATCTTGGCCGTGGATGCCTGTGTTGCCGCGAGCGCAATTGGCATACGGAGTTCCCGAATCGCTCCAGATACCCCACTAGGGCCCGCGGCTATCCAGGACACCCCATCGGTGTCCCACACGTAAGGGGAGTCTGCTTTGAACGTTACCGTGCCTCCCGTCAAAGCCACAGTCGTTACGATCATTCGGGCTGCTGCGGGGATGATCGTCAGCGGTAGCCCATCATTCAACCCGTTATCCCAGATCAATTCACCAATGGCTGCGACACCACCCGTTGTAGACACTACGTAGTAGCGACGAGTAACTGTGTTGTTGGTCAATGCAACCGCACCATCCCACTCCCCCGTCACGATGGTTGGGGCAGCTACCGTCCCAACATACATCTTGGTGGTGAGATCATTATCGCCAATCGGTGTCGCACCTCGAACGATAGCATATCCGGAATCCGCTGAATTGCGGGCGTCCACTGCACCGGAACTGTCTTTCAATAAAGGGCCCCCCAAACCAAGTTGGAAACGATCCTCAATGGTTCCTATAATTTTCGACCATAGCGACATAATTAACCTCTCACACCGTAAAAGATGAATCCTTCACCTTGAGTTGATATCCCGGGCGTAATCAGGAATCGAAGGAACTCCGGTATTGTCACATCTAGGATGTTGCTGTCCGCGAATTGCCCTACCGTAACTGGGGATAGATCAAGAAACAAACTGGGTGTCGCTGCTGTCCCCAACCTGGTTCGGGCGGCGGGATCGTTAAATGCTGTTGTGATAACAATCTGTACTCGGTCCACTTGTTGCCCGACAACCAAGGCTTGTAATACCATAGGTGATATAGTCGTATGTGTGAAAGGCACCTTTAGAACCTTATAAAAACCACCAGGCGGGAACATGGCCTGCAATGCCGTGATTTCATCTTTGGCGACCTGTAACTGTGCCCGAACATCATTGAAGGCAGACCCGTGAGTGGGTAGCGTCGTATCGATGTTGGAAGCCATACATTCACCTATGCGGGATCAATTTGGCACCCCATCGTATATTCCCCGACCGGAATAGGCGTACCAATAGCATCACCGCATAACAATACCATTGAAGTGAACCTTGCTTCCTCGAGAAGCATCGCTTCATTCGCCTTCAACAAATCAATCAAGTATCTGGAGGAACTTGTCAATGTACATGCAGCCTTATCCAGCACGCTCATCTTGAGCCGCTTCCGCTCCTGATTCAGGCACGCCAACACTTCCCGTAGCATGAAGTCATCCCGGAGTTCCTGATCCAATGCCGTGTCCAACCACACAATCATGTCGGGCTCGATGATAAGCGGCAACCCATCCTTAGGCTTGACCGTGAATACCAAATCCTCCGGCATTAGCATAACATCATGCAATGTGATAGATCCAACGTTAGCCATTTCCTCACGGTAATGATCAATCTCGGTGCTATTCCACTGCGAAACCGTCTGTTTGATGGTAGGCAGCGCCTTCCCGGCTTTCCTACCCAACGTGGGGAAGTTCAACTTGACTTCGGAATCTAACAGGTTATGCCATTTATCCTCGACCCAGGCCACACGGCGAACGTTCAGTTCTTCCGTGATGTAGGACTCATATACGGACGATTCACAGTAGCCCTTGTACGTGCAGGGCACGAAGAAGTTGTGGTCTACATGGTACTCATAGTCCTTGAAACAAACGGAGATTTTGTTCAAGCGCTGCCTAGTATGCATTCCGGTCTTGTTCCGTAGGCTATGCCCGATGGCACAAATACGTCGGATCAATGCCATCCTACGCATCAAATGATCGGATTCAAACCCACGTACGGAATAGTCTAGATTCATTTGCGTTTGCCCTCGTGAGGGGGTTGAAGTAGCTTAGGGTTCCCCACGATATCCTCTGGTTTCCCTGCCAATAGCATCTGTTGTGCCGCAAGAACTGCCCAACAGGACGAAGATGAGTGGATGGTTTGGTAGTAACCTAGCAGCACGTCAGGACGGACGACATGCCATCCTTGAGGAGTCTGGATGCTCTCAACGTCCTTCACGAAGAAGTCAATGGTCAGGCGGAAGGCAGGGTTCCTACCATCATCTTCAGTCTTTTCGTACCGGCGAAAGTCCTCAGGGGAAGGTAGCCGATCGTACTTGGTTGCGACCTTGCTGAATCCATTGGACAGCAGGAGGCCCATGACGAGGTGAACCTTCTTTGAAGGCACCATCAAGTCCAAATCCTTGTGATCATGTGCGTGTTTGTATTCGGGATGCCCTGGGGGAGACATAAAGTGCCACGCCCAGCCGCCTGAAAGGACGACATGGTCACGTAGGATATCAAGGACTGGCAGCATAGCGTCGATGCGATACTGCGGCCATAGCTCCCCATAACGGGCAGGATTGTGCGGATTACTCATGTGGACACCTGAACGATAGTCTAGGGCTATTCTACGCAGTGGCCGCGGTAAGTAAGCTCCTTGGGCCGTTCCCACTTGACACGCTTTTTCAATGTGTCATTCCACTGGAACCATCCCCTAGACAAATCTCCCGAACCATTGCATTCGCAGTAGGCGCATCGTTCTACCCACGGTGTCACGCACGTTCCATCCATGCGGTGGATAAGGTGCAACTCGACTGAATTTGTAGACGTATCCTTGCCAATCTGATGCTCTTTAGCTGTTATGATATTCCACTCATGGTAGTTATACCAGGGCTGTGTCCCTGCAAGGTTAGGCCGCTCGGTACCTACTATGTCTATCTGCGCTACTACGTCTTGCTGAGGTTCCCCATAACGTGCGTAGACCATGATCGGATCCCCTACCTTGAGAGGGCATGGCGGGGCCACGTAGGACTCACAACGCTTTGCATCCTCCGGGTTGTCCCATATATGACCGCAGGCTTCACATTGGTAGGTTGTCAGAATCTTCATTGATCAAACCTTAGGGGTTCCCGATCTTGTCTAGCCTTGCATCCCTTCCGCCGGCACCAACGAGTCCAAGGAGGTTTGCATTCCCTACCCCAAACCCACTCCGTCCATTTGTGAAGCCCAAATCGGCATAAGAAACTAGGGACTTCCTCGTCCATCATGAACGCCTCTTCGCTAACGGCAACCAGTACGTGCCTTCACACAGGAAGGGCAACCCCGTAGTAGATGACTCCCAGCATGGCGTAGGATACCGCTTATCGGATTTCAACTGCCCGACGTGGAAGAACGGCGAGGCGTCAATGACGACCTCCACTCCCGGGGCAGGAAGTTCCTGGGTCGAATCCCGCCAACGAAGCCTATCCGCGACTTCATCCGCAAGATTTTCAACCGTATTGACTCCCGTGAATACATCCCCAGCCTTGCACCCGATCAACTCAGGCTGATCCTTATCGGTCAGGACATAGCCCAAAGCCCGACCCAGAATCTGATCTACCTCGCGAGATGATTTGAGGCACGCATCCTTCCAATGCTTGACATCGTGCATCAACTCTTGAACCTTCGTCTGAAGGCGAGAGATCTCAAATTCCGTTGCTGCATGCCCCGTGCTTCCCAATCCCTTGAACTGCTGCTCAACCGGTGGTGCCGGAACCTTCTCCGTAAATATGCCCACGGGGTTATCCACTGAGAATGCCTGCTCAATAGCCTTAGTCGGGGATACTTCTTGCAGCCGGATACGGAAACTCGCCATGTCCTTCCAAGGGAAATTCTTGGGATCCGTTTCATCCGTGTACGCAATCAGAACAGGCAAGCTATACAGGCTACGACTGTGATACCATGTCATCAAACTATCAAAATCATGGAAGTTGTATGTCAAACCCAAAGCCTTGAGCTTCCATTCCTTCGGTGCCGTCCAACCAATGGGTTCCGTTTCCGTAGGCTTCGTTTCCTCGGGCTCTTCCTCGAACTGGTCCCTTTCCTTCCAGTTCTCATCGAACTCTTTCTGAGCCATTGCCTTGTTGAAAGCATCGGTAGGCGTATGCCAATATCGGAGTTGTTCACGGAAGGATTCAAAAAGCTTCCACGTCTTCCCCTGCGTATTGGACACAAGCCAATCGGACATGAGCCAAAGTGTATGCTGACTTGAGTCGTATAGCGTCATTGCAAGATCCACCCATTCCAGCATCTTGTAATGATCGGAGAAAGGCCAAGTCTCCTCATCGGAAATCTTCAGGAGCCACGGGGAGTCTAGTGGAACCGCCACGAGATCAAACGTACCCTTCGTGAAGGTGTACGTGTCCGCAACCACATGGAACGGCTGTCCCGTAGCCACCATGACGCTATAGATGGCGTCATAGGACTTCCAAGTCTTGCCGTCATCCTTGGATACGATCCTGTTCTCCTTGTCCGTGAAAGTTCCCGCCCACGCAAGCAAATCCTTCGTGGACTTGAAGTTTATGCCGATCTGGCCGTCGTACTTCACCTTCCACTTGACCGGCTTGCCGGGGCATTCATCGGTTTCGCCATCCGGATACTCATGGCAGATCGAACACCTCCCATGAAGGTCATCTACATCATGCTGCAACTGTGCTACGTGCTTGACCGATTCCCCAGGGCAATTCTCGTTCTCATTGGCGTCCGTCATATCCACGCCGCAGTTCCCGCAGTGATCCAGAGGTCGGCAGCATGCGGTAGCTCTATTGTGCTTCATGTTCGTTTTCCTTTCATCGTCGTCTAGGATGACACCAGCATAATCCCAATCACATACGGTACACTTGAACTGTGCCAAGTGTATTTCTACCATCTTGGCGCCGCACTCAATGCAAAATTCCATCATCGATCCTTCACCAAGGTTAGGAGCTTCTTGGCGAACTTCTTCCGCAACCGAAGGTACAAGGCTTTCCCTTCCGCGATAGCCTCTACAGATTCCTTTTCGAGGGGAGGATTGTCAATCCAGTTGTTGCAATATCGGATTTGGTACTCAAGGCGCTTCCGGTGAATATCCGGGTCTTTCCAACCCATCATTTCATCCGTCACGCCTAGCAGGTACATACAGACGGTACCAATACCAGGGTCATATTGCATGACCAAGGAAGGCATATGGCTTTCACTCAGTTCAACACCCCGATCAGCCAACAACTGCTTCAGCCTATCCGCCTCGGCAAATGCGTTGTCCTTCTTGACATCCATGAATACATTCGGAGTCTCGAGGGCGCATTCCATGAAGCATTGAACGTTCGAGATGCCATCACCTGAGTCTGTCGTGATGAACCTATGGTCTTGCAACCAAGCCACAAGGTTTACGATTCCCGGTGTGATCTCTTTCTCAAAATCATTCATCATGTCCGCCAAATAGATCCAGGATGGTGTCAGGAGGAGGGGGCAAGGGTTCCCCATTCCGTACATCCCACGATACCCCATCCAGTATGACTTTCCACCCAGCCTGATCCAACAATTTCGCAGCCCACGTTCTATGGCACATACCTGCCGCTGCATCGCCCCTACCGCATGCACAACAAAGGGTGTCCCCATCTTCTATCAGGGCGTCCTGGGGCATTTCTGTGCCCTCCACGGGTAGCCAAACCATCAGTGTCCCAGGGGATAATACGTCATGGGAAATAGATGCCAGGAAACGCTTCTTGTATTCGGAGAACTTGATCTTCCTATCCCGCATCGCTACCAAATCCGCGACCTTGGGTGTCAGGGCAGGTACAAAGCCTTCCCCATGTTCCCAGGAACGAGGGCAAGCCATGATGGAGAACTTACGTCCGGGGCCATGATGACCAGGAGATGCGTGGCTGGACCAGTTCGATAGGTAGATCGTCGGCATGGCTATACGGATTCTGTATCCGTCTCCAGTTCCATCTTGAGGATCATCATGGCATTGGCAACGTCCCTACGAACGCCCAGGCCAATCAGGGCATCGAATACGATGCGTTGCTTTGCCATCCCTTCTACCACAATCTGGATACAAGGTTCGCAGGCATAGAAGGGTTCGGACAGATCCCCATCTTCTGCCTGTTCCACCAGGATTGGGTTGACATCGAATGCATCAGGGTCAACCGCCAGGACGTGCTTCTTCCCAGGTTCCCCGCAGCGACCGCATGCGTGAAGTGATACTACATTGCTCATTATCAGCACCCCTTGAATGCCATCCATGCGGAGGCAATAGCGTTTTCCCGTGTTGATTCTTCGATAGTGGACATACACCCATTGTACATGGCGCACCATGATTTGATTCGGGGGTGGTCGTCGAACCATACAGACCCATTGGGCAAGTCCAGGAACATTGCCCCTGTTGTTGCCTTGTCCAATAAATCTGGCCCGTTGTCTAATGCCCGAAGCAAACTCGAGTCCCCGTCCTCAAGCCGTTCAAACACAACGCCCCTGCCACAGTCCATTTCATCTTCAGTCGTGAAGTAATGCCACTCCGTATAGAACCGGTGGTGGAACCTCCAAACCGTATCAATGCCTTGAGGATCAATGAAGACCGTACCCGGCAGAATCGCCTCAGGATGGGCCTTGAGGTATACCGCCAACTGTTGCTGGATGCTAGGCGAATGATACATGCCCAAGGCTTGGCCTTCAGCCGCCATTTCATCCAACAGATCACGGGTATTGGCTGGCATTGTACTAATTCTCCGCTAGCTCAGGGAAGATCAGGGCGTTGGCCCGTTGCCATATACCCGGTTCAAGGCAAAGCCGCCTCCCCTCAGGAGTTATGAGCCAAGCTTTTGCTGCCTTGAGGGCGACTTCCGTAGGGACACCGGCCGGCCGACGGAACGTTGCATCTAGAATGTCATCCCGTTGGATGACTCTACGGAAGGAACGGTCAATGTGCCCGAGCAACAGAATATGCCTATGAGCGATCTCCCACATGAAGGGGTAATCCTCCAGGTACTCGATGAGTTCCCCGTCGTGATCCAACAGCGTTCGGATAAACCAGTCAGGAAGTTCCGCCATGTTACGCCAACATCTGGAATAGTTTCTCGTCGCCCTTGCAGTGATCCTTCAGACGTGCTAGCCACGCGAAGGACTTGACCTTGAACATTAGGGGCAGTCCCGTCTTCCGGTTAGCGGCACCCTTGCATACGACACCCTCGAAGGGCATACCCGGCAAGGTTCCATTACGGATGGCTGCCTCGATGTCCTTGGTGAAGTTCCCGTAGTACAGAATCTCCTGCACGGGAAGGTGCCCGAATAGCTTTTGGAACGCAGCAGGCTCGAGAAACCCCTGCTTGAACACGCTGACATCGAACAGGCGGACTTCCTGCTTCTCGGATTCATCGTGTGTTCCTGCGAAGGACTTCGGCCCGTAGAACTCCGCGAACAAGGTGGCCTGCTGCCAACGTTCCTTCTTGAATATGACGGGCAAGGTGTCCCCATAGCGCTCCATGAACAGGTCAGGGAATCGCTTCAGGATGGGGTTGGAATCGTCTAGTAGACCATTCCGGCGCCCCCACTTGGCGAATCCCTTCTTGGAATCATATTCAACCCGCATGCATGATCCGTCATACTTTCCGAATACATAGACGGGCACGCCGTAGTGGATCTCTGGGGAAATGGAAGGGTAGGATTTCATATGAGGTCATCAATGGGCAGGGTGTGCGTGCCCGTGGAGATTACTACCGGAGTTGCTGAGGTGAATGGAGGTGGAGCCGCCTTGAATGGATGAAGGACGTTGACGTGATTCTTCCATGCCTTCCTTGCATATGAAGAATTGAGCGCGCTTCCCGGCAATGGGAGTTTCTCAAACCTGCCATCGGCGTCAACGATGGCTTCGATGTTTTTGTAGCAAGTGGGGCATAGATAGGCACGGCGAAGCTTGCTATAGGACAAAGCGGAACGAACAATCCCGATCGAGATCCCTTCTTTCTTGCGGCACCCGATACCGCACAACTTGCACGTTGCGAGGTTCTTGTTATTCCAAGGTGCCATGTACAGCCTGAAGGTCGTGGCAATGGCATAGTTCGCCAGATTTTCACGCCCGATAGGTCCGACTTCCGATTGTGCCATTTTCCATGTCTCCGTGATAAACGGACTACGCAATGAGAATGGGAAGTAAGCCTAGCGCTTCAAGAAACCGAGGTCATAAACACCGGGACGAAGTTTGTCCGCCAGTGCCTTGAGGGCAACCTGAAGTTCCTTCCAACCCTCGGGATCATACTCACGGAACAAGTGCTTGAGTTGGTAGATGCCTGCATCATGGGCTGTCAAGTGGAGTTCTGGTCGTGACGTAGCAAAAGATTCCCGATGCGGCAGGGTACCAACCAACAACGTATCAAGGATGGTCAAGCACGCCTTGGCTTCGGGTGAAAGATCCAAGGTCGGAAGGATTGTGGCCAAGTAGGAGTCTTCCGTTTCGGACTTGGTGTCCTTGAATAGATCCCCACAACCCGGGATGTCGTATAGGGATTTGGATTCCTTCAAGGTCTTCCACCAGAAGTGGTTCTTGATCCTGTATTGCTTGCCTTTGTAGGCGACGTTTCGCATCGCAGTGCAATTGTTAGAACCGTGCATCATAGCGTAAATCACGGCATCATCGTTCCATTGGAGGTAAGCATCAGTTGTGTCAATCGGTTGGATGTATTCATCCTTGGCATTTATCCAACCCGATGTGATCAAACGCCTAGCGGCAAACAATGCCACAGGTCGCATGAATCCAGATCCTGGTATAACTGAAAGTCCAGATCCAACTGAACTTGTCCCTGAGACAAAGCACACAAACTGTCCATTGTGTTGGACATCGTTAGCATTGTTACCAAAATATGCCAACGCTTTCGGCACTAATGTGCCACGGCAACCAGATCCATCTTTCACAACCAACCCGCTGCTGAACTGGGGGGCATCAACACCCTTCAACCCCTTGGTTGGTTCTCGTACCCACGTGGATGCACTCATGTCGTCGGAGTTGTAGAGTGATTTAGACCCGGTATCCTCGACATTGAACCCATTGACATCTTTCAATGTCAATTCAAGTGTTCCGTTGGGTTGTGTCCCGTTAGACCATATCGTGAATATAATGCCCCATGTGTCACTGACATCGGCAAAATGGCTGGCTTGAAACAACATGCCTGCCTTATAGGCAAATCTCTTGTACCAGAAATCCCTGAAAGTTCTATAAGAGCCCCCACAAATAAATGTCGGGCTGCTGAATGTAGCCACGGTAACCTTCGTGAACCCATAGATTTCGGCCAAAGACGCGCATTGAAAGAAGAATTGTGCATAGAGTTCTTGGGATCCGCTGATTCCGTGGTGTCGCATGGACGCATTGACCCGGTTTCCTGCAATTCCCGCTTTGTGGCTACCTTTCATGCCCGCGTTGTTGGCAGTCCCATAGGGCGGGTTCATCACGAACACCAACCTTTTGCCTGATTTAGCCGCCGCCCGCAACTGGTCGTCTACGGCATCGGGAATTAAGTTCTTTTCCACAAAGAATGAGGTGTCACATCCAGGATTCAGGAAGTCATAGGCGAACACGGCGGCGCCAAGGTTGTACTCTTGCTCCTTAATCACATCCACGTCAGGTTTTTCCGCTGTGCTGATAATCAGGTCTTTGAAACGGTAGTCACGAGTCAAGTTACCCGTGCCTGCTGCTGGATCCCATACGATGCAATCATCACGCCAGTTGAGCCCGAGTTCCCTGTCCAGCATGGCATGAGCTTCATCTACCCATATAGTGGGTGTAAAGAACGCCCCCTGGCGGCGACGAGCATCCTCCTCGACTAAGCGATCCTTGGTGGCATAGAAACTTTCGATTTCTGAAGGCCTGTAACCACAAACGAAGTTTCCAATGAAACTGTTGTAGGCGTGCCCGTTGACTGGAATTTTCAGCCCTTCTACCACTAGGATGTTTTTGTTGTTTCCATGGATTGCCACATCATCAGGTTTGAACAGGCACTTCAAGAACACGTCCACTTGTTCCACGGGAGTTAATCCGCTCCCCTTGACGAAAATATCCTTCTGCCACCGGATGAACATAGCACCAATGTTCGTCATTGTCGCTTTGACTCGATGGACCCCCCCCTTTGACAAGGTTTCAATCTTGGCTATCACTTCTTTGAAGTCCGCCGCGTCAAACACCAAGGGGGACACGTCCAGATCTTCGATTAGCGCCTTGATCAAGGCTGGGGAACCCGTTGAGGGTGCTACTGTCCAATCGATAGGCAAAGTAAGAAACCGTTGTACCGCAGCCGTTTCCAACGCGAAACACTCACTCTTGTCCCCAACGAACATGACGTTGGGCATAGGATGACCGGCAATCTCAAACTTCTTGAGGTATAGGATCAGCTGCCCTACGACACGGCAAAGGTCCTTCCGCTGCTTCAGCACTACGTCATACTTGAATTCCATCAATGCACGAACATCCGCCCACTGAGCGTAGCCGTCCGAACCAAATGGAGATGTGATCCCCGCATCAGGACGGTAATGCATGAACTCGCCCCGATAGGCGTTCTCTACGTCCTTCTCGTTCCGTGCAGTAGCTAATAGGGATTTAGTCAGGCGGCGCATGGTGTCCTGTGGGTCATCCGTTGTGTTATCTACGCAGGAATCGGGTGAAATAAGTCCAGTAGCACTCATCGGATACCACCATGCATGACCGGGGAGGTCTATGCAATATAGTACCCGACTTATCTAGACGCAGGCATTCGCAATCGGGCTGGTATCCGGCATATTCCATTCGTTCACGAGGGTAGCCAACTTGGCCCAGGAACGGGTGATTTGAGCTTGCCCGCCGCCCTTGGTCATGTTGAGTGCCTTTGCGGCATCGCTATTGCTCATGCACTCCCCGGTTCCCATCAGGTGCGAGATGATGTAGTGGAGGCACCGATCCCCATCGTTGTTCAGGAGTGCCAGCACTTCCTTGCTACCCGCCGGCGTGCGGAGGATTGCCAGGAACATGTCCGTCACAAGGGGTTGATCCAAGCCCTCATCCGAGTAGACATCCGGCACCTTGCGAACGGTATCCGTGTGGCGTTCCACCTTGATGTCATCCTTGGCCTTGCGGGTCAGGTACTTGCCAACCCAGGACTCTTCGACGAACGTGGCGGGGGTCATGCCGCACCGGATCTGTTCCTTGCGGGCGCCGCCAACCTCGTAGAAGGGGCGGGTGACTTCCTTGTCCGCATGGACAGACACGCCCATCAGGGCACGCTGCATGAGGTCATCCGCATCCGTATGCCCCAAGGCATGCTTGCGGTAGACCTTGGCCACCGTGCGACGGGAAGCCGTGTAGACACCCTCATCCTGCGAGGAAGTCCAACCCGCATCGTAACGGGGATGGTTGTCCTGCATGAAGGACTTGGCCTGCATCAACCCCTGGGTGGGGTTAAGGTTGCTCCAGGTGCCCACGGGAACCTTGAAGGCACCCTCGAGCACTTGCAATCGGCACATGATGTCTAGTTGGCGTCGCATGTTGGTCCTTTAGCCGTTCTTGGCGGCTTTGCGCTGATTCCGAATGGCACGCCGAAAGTTCGTGTGCTTGGGAGGGGTGGGAAGGGTCACGGCCTTCTCGAAGCAATCGTCACAATGGCAAGGCGTGGAGTACACACCGGGAGTGAACATGCCGTGAATCGCCTGCTTCAAGCGTTGCACGTCCTTGCGGCTGAAGCCCCAGTAGGGCTTCACATCGGTGATGCACTTGGGGGTATAGGGCGTCCGCAACGCCTTATCCTTGAAGTACTTGCTGAAGGGGCTCAAGTCCGCCGGATCCTCGAAGATGGGATAACGGCGCATTTCCTCTCGGTAATGGCGGCGATTCATTTCATCCAGCATGTCATCCATCATCTGCTGTTCGGGGGACTTGGGACGATTGCGACGAATCGGCCCCGTGACCTCGCCAACGAAGACCGCATCCGGCCACAGGTAGCCCGCAGTCGTGGGGTCGGGATCGTCAAGCGCTCCAGTGATCTCGATTTCCCCGCCATCCGGCTTCCGCCAAATGTGCGTGCCGTAGATGGCAGCCGCCTTCTCACTGAACATCCCAAACCTGCTGAATTCGATGGTCATTGCCTTTGCTCCTTCAATGTGTGGGTTAGCGGGACTGCAACCAGTACGAGAAGTCCAATGCACGCCAGAACACGCCGCACAACAGGACGACCACGGTAGCGCCCAACAGCACCCACACAGCCTTCCAAAATCGCTTCTCGATCTTACGCCACAAGTTCTTCATCGTTCGTTCCTTCGTGGGCATCCTGCCCTACCTTCTATCTACGCTGTCATTCCGAAAAGTAAGCCTTCAAGCTACACTTTCACGTTGCCGAATGTTTGCTTCATCAATGCAAGGACTTCCCTGGCATACCAGGTTGAACCCTTGGCGGAACCGCTATACAGGCGGAGCGCTTCTTTCATGTCCCCGTGTGCCGCCCTTCGCTTGTCATCCAGGATGCGAGCCGCAGCCCACACTCCGGCGGAACCCTTCAGCATTTTGCAGGTGTTGCCTTCCGCCCACTTCGGATTCACTTGCCATGGGCCACAATGACCGGAGGCATTGACCTTTGGGCGGATGTTGGTTTCGCGACGGGCGATTGCCATGAGCAAGGGTGCGGGAAAGCCATAGGCATCCGCCGCAATGTCCGTGGGCGTGGCCACAGCACAACCACGAAGAACCTCACCGCCGGGGATGGTGGGGTCACTTGCAAGGGCGAGGCAAAGGAGGAATGCGGGTGTCATCGTAGGTTCCAACGGTGGCGTTCATGCCGTCCGTAATACATCTACGCTGTCATCATGGAAAGTAAGCCTTCAAGCTACGCCAACCTATCGTAATCAGGAGATTGGAAGTAGGATTCGAACAGTTCCTTCAGCTTACGGAACCGTACCTCATTTCCGCCACGATCCGGGTGGTTCGCATGGATCATAGCGTGGTAGACCTTCTTGGCATCCTTCTTAGTAGCTACCTTGCTCAAGTCATAGCCCTGCTTGGCAAGGGTCGCAACATCAAGACGAACCTTTGGTTTGAATTCAGGGGACTTAGGAGTGCTATCGTAGGATCGATGAGCATTGTTGGGATGATTCGCGTAGTAATCATGGAGTTTTTCAGCGGCAGCTCTTGTTCCCGCCGCCCCATAGTCAGCATACGCCTTTCTCCCTGAAGCGGCAGCAAATGCATCGGCGGCAGCTTTTCTCTCCGCCGCAGACCTTGCTACAGCATTTGACGCAGCCCGTTGTCTACGCAGCAATTCTTCAAAATACGCATGTTGCCGGCGCAGTTGTTCAATTCGGGCATCCCGTGCCTCGGATCGGGCATTCGATTGACGACGTGCATCATGTTCAAGGAGCATGAACAGGAGCCAAATAGCAATGCCGATTCCCGCTCCAATGATCGGCCACTTGGCGATAGGCCAATCGATCTCGTAGCCTGTGAGGTCGAGGAAAACAGGGATGCAAACAATCGCAGCCGCAAGGGCGCATGCTAGGATGGTTATCAGGCTTTGACTGTCATTCTTCATCGATCTTCCCTATGGGGGGCTCCTATCCCACAGGTCGTCTACGCTGCTGCATCGAAAAGTAAGTTCAACCCTACTTCGTAGGCGTCGATTCCTTTGGAAGCTCTTCAGGGATGTCATAATCCGTAGGGCAATTCCATTCGATGGGTTGAGCTTGCCTTGGCGTCAACAAGTACAATGCATCCCCAACACGGACAACTGCTCCATCAGCATTGCGGGATTCCAAGGTGCCTAACAGGAGGCCTTCTTCGCATGGATCCTTGAATGATGCCCGGGGTTCGGCAATGGGTGTGGGATGACGTACGGGAAAAGGCCCCGTCCAGCGTCCCACTACAAACACGAGGAGGAGAAGGCTTATGATGTACAAGTGGTCTCGCACATATAGGAATGCGCTTTTGACTTTGGATTGCTCTTCCATGGGTCATCCTCAAAATGGGTAGGCGTCATCGAACATGATGGTGCCATGAATATCCGGCGCCGCGGTGCCAATCAACTTGGCATAGGTGTAGACCTTTTCATCTTTATCCTGAAGGATACGTTTATTACCCACTGCATTCTTGGCATCATCCTCGGATGATGCGACCAGGACTGCTCGATAGCCATTGGTCGTAACGTAGTACAGGTTCATCGTCCCCCCTACAGAGAAATGGGCATGCCCGTAGAACTGAACACCATCGGGGAAGGCACAAGCATGTATGCGTCGGGATGGAAGTCCTTATCGAATCCATCCAAACGGGATCCCCGTTTGGTGTCCAACCAAGCAGCCGCATCCTGAATCGTAGCGAAGTCGGGCTGGAGTTCCATCTCGTACCAGGCATAGCCATGCCCTGTCGATTTTCCTGCGAACCAAGAGTACTTTCGTGCCATAGGGATTCTCCTCGTTATACGGGGAATCTACGCGATAGGCAATAGAAGTAAGTCCTACTTGAACGGGAAGCGTATCACAAGGGCACCCTGAAATTCAGGCCTGCATACAGAATCTGGGATATCCCTTGAGCATACCGTACCGAGTTCAAGCCCCACGATTGAGTAACCGATTACCCCTGACACTGCGACGGGGGCAAGGGGTCCGTAACAAGCATTCATTTCTACCCATGTGCGATTAGCATTCATATGCCCTATAGCGGCTCCGAATGCCCAATCGTATGGGGTGCCATAATCTACAAACCCTCGAGAAAGAGGATATCTATTGTTAGGTATGCCAAATCCTGCCTTCCCCTGAATATACGTGCTTGAAGATATCCCTGTCCACAGGTCAAAACCTATAACAGCATCCACGCCCATGAACGTTGTTGGTTCATGGTCCAAGGCCCCCGCATAACCTGAAACCAGGAACATACATGTCATGCCTAGTAGGATTATGCGTTTCATTTTGGTTCCTTCATTGCAAGTTCTTCTTCCTCAAACTGCAAGTCGATTGTTACGGGTTCCCTCACGGTAGCAATGCCCTGTAGGAGGTCAGCAATAGGCGTAGGAACCTCGTAGGGCAATCCCGCGACATCTACTGGAGTGGTTGCAATCTGTGCCGTAGCGCTCAATGCAGTCATTGACGAAAGCCAATTGACAAACCCTGTAACATCAAGCTGAATCTTGGCATCCAACTGAGCCTGGAGTTGCATATTCTGTTGCTCCAAGGCCTCCATGCGGTAATGAACCTGCTCCATCTGCGTATCGAGGTTCCTGATACGCCCTTTTGCCTCAGCGACAGCCCCCGGAACATCGCCCAGGAAAGTAGGACAATTCAATGGCACAAGGCTCGTTATAGCTATCCCGTAAGCATCGACGTAGTGATAGTTCATCCCTTTGCGATCTACCCGGATCAAATCCCTTCGTTCCGTCACCCCACAAACCCGGCACGTCTTTTGTTGGCCTCCATTGTCATTGAGCCAATCGGGGAAATTCTTGTTTCGGGGATCCTGAGGGTCGTTTCCCCAATCATGTTGCGTCTCTGGGTGAGGTTTGACACCGGTAGCCTGAGGCACCTTTTCCAAATCAATTGTGCCCTGGTCATTTACGAAATACTTAGGGCGTGCGAGTTTTTTGGGTCGTTCCGGGAACGTTTGTTGCGAAGTATGGGCAATAGGTGTCGCTGATGCTACGGGTGCTAAATTAGCCCTAGAAGCCGGAATAATTGCCTGTTCTGAGGCAGGAGGCGCTGCAGCCGCAAGGATTCGTGCCCGTTCCGCCTCCAAAGCGATTGCCTTGGGACTTCCTGGGACAGGTTCAGGTTTGCGGGGTCGTGCGGGTAGCTGTGACATAGTGCCCTCATGAAAACTCGTCCCAATAATACAGCGGATCGATGCAAATAAGATCAATCCTCGGTAGAATACCCCTCGAGGTATTTCACATGATTAGCCCTGCGTCACAACACCACGATCTTGCTATGATGATTCTAGTAGGGCGTAGTCTACCGAACGGTATTCCTTGGACTTTAGAAGAGGACAAGGAACTCATCATTCGGGAACGCCTTCTGTGGGCACAAATGACCACGGAAGAGCAAACGGAATCACAAGAATATTTGGCGGAGTTGTGGAATAAACGTGGTGCCGTCAGAAATGTCACGGTTGAATCTTCATGGGGGAAGTGGGCGATGAAGCTCCCCTCCGAAATCGTAGTGCCAGATTCTGCGTTCGGTATGGCCTCCGCTGGATTCCGGCCTTGGGTTCGAGGGCCTTGGGATGCGACTGAACCCATGCAATGGCTATGGCTACGAGGATTCCAGGTTGTAGACGTGTCCATCAACAGTATAACCATGGTTATACCGCCGCATCGAACCGTGCAAGAATCGGAACGCCTCATGAGGATGTTGGTACTCCGTGGGGTGGAGCTAGGGCCGAATGGCAGGGAATCAAATAAAACTTCAATCAAGTCCAGCTACGATCCGTTGACGGGCGTGGCGACACTGGAATTGCTTCACCCTCTATGGGGGATTTGAATGGACAAGTGTTCTAAGTGCGAAGGCGACCTTGCTATTGGCATGAAACGGGTAGTCACTCAGGGTGAGGACATCCGTATCGTGGAAGGAGTACCTTGCTTCAAGTGCACACAATGCGGGCATACCTCATTGACGCCTGAAGTCATTGCACAGATTTCCGAAATAGCTAAAGAGGATCCACCGTTAGGCCTAACGGCAGTTCGGGTCATTCCATATCATGTGACGAGCATCGCTGCTCCTCAAGGGGAATAATCAATGCCATTGCTAGTTGACGTAGTACATCCTTCTCCCGAGTGGAAGGGCTGGATCCTGGATGATAAGGTAGGCACTGTATTCTATTATCATCCATTTGGGGATGAAATCATTTCGCAATCGGCGGCATCGAAGGTGCTTATCCAGGAATTCGATATTATGGCAGTAGTTCACTGCTGGGAGGGGCCTACCAAAGCAGCTGCAAAGGCAGCGTGGTCTCTTCAAGACAATATTGCCAATCGTATCACAGCATTGATGGAATCCACATACGGGAATAACATCAATACGTCTCCTCAAGAGGTCAATCAGGTTCTGATCACCTTGCGGCATAACGTACGAGTCACTCCGGTAGCTAATCCTGCGGGGCACTGGATGTTTAGCCTGAAGATTGGGTTGGCGCTCTACCTACGAGACAATCCATGCGGGGTTGCATTGCAGACAATGAAGAAACCATTTGATCGGTATTGGCTTGACAAATTCAATTATGTCATCCCGGAGGCCCCGGATATGGAATACGCAGAAGTCGGGCCGTGGATGGAACGCCAAGTGCGAAAGGCCTTGGGGTTCGGGGATCTTGTACGGGTCACAAGGCAACCCCGCATTGAGGTGCTCGCATGATCGAGGTCGTTCACAAGTCTTTAGGGTCGTTGCTTGTCGCCCTTGCGGATTGCAAGGAGGCGGGAAGCGACACACATGCTAGGGTAAATGGACAAAGGGTAATTGGGTTTCTCGATACCAAGACCCAAACATGGCACTATGCCGCTATCAATCACGTAATTACAAAGCGATGTTGGTTTGGCGGGTGTGTGGGTTCGGATCTCAATTGCATATGTGGTGCGGAGCGTAGCCCGCAGCCACAGGAACAAGTTCTTGCCCGATTGGGTTTGACCTTGGAATCCCTACGGGAAACACTCAAGACACCATTCACTCGCGGTGTCCTATTTGGAAAGGCAGGGAAAACACAACATGAAGCGTAAAGAAATCGTATCTATGTTGAACGATATGTTTCCACATGAGACAAAGGCGTACCAAAAAATCGTTGTCTATGTCGATATCGGCAAGAACAAACATGGGTTCTCACAGACTTACAGGCTGTGCTCTATCCAGGAGATGGGGGATAACTGTGTGCCTAGTGCGGAGAAGATCTGTGAATTCGATAAGGGCAGCTTTATGGTCTCCCATTCGTGGAAAGGAAGCGGCGGGCAATCGAAGGCAAAGACTCTTGGGGAAGTCGGAAGGATCGTAAAGGAACTCCGTGAACACTTTATGGCAGAGGTTAAAGCTGAGCCGGAGAAGTACGATGTAGTGAGGAATGGCGATGCAAACTCCTAATCGTATGTATGAATGGACTTCGATTGCCACACCTCCGAATACTGCTCGAGAGGTGTTGGCTTGGTATCTCGATAACAGGACTGATAATCAGGTGGGCTTTGTTCACATGATGCTTTACGCCAGTGGCAAGTGGTATCGGGACGGCAACATGTACATTGGTACAGAATGGCCCGAGCCTTCACATTGGCGTGACATCCCTGCCGGCCCCGGTGAAGAAACCCAGGACGAGATTGACCGTCGTGCGGTTATGGCGTGGCTGGATGGAGGGTGTGTAGGGGATCCACCTAGCCGGTGGCGCTATCTATGTGCTACATGTGCGTGTGTTTCGAGGAAGAAGCAAGAATACAAGCCCGAACCCAGCCCCAAGTGGCGGCGCTAGAACCAAAGGTTATAGAAATATTTGTGAAATAGGTCCATGCCCGCGTCTAGCGTCTTTCCCTTTTCACTATCATACTTGTCATGCCAGTAGTCATCGGAAGCGATGATTTGGAATGCTGCAATCATTCCGTCTACGGCATCCGTAGTCCTTTTCTTCCCGTCTTCGAATTCAGAGAAGCATCCCCAAGTCAACCCACAGCTAATTTCCACACGGTAACGCTTCAACCGGGGCAGGATGAACCGTGCGATGGTGGAATCCAGGCTATAGGTTTCATGGTCATGGATAGGCACGGTCTCGAACGGGTAGACGCCTCGATCCCCTACAGGTTCGCGACAGGGGACAATGTATTCGGGGAGGGCCTTGATCTTATTTCGAGACTTCACGGGCTTCTTCGGCGGGTCTTGGGACTTCAACGAGTTTTCCTTTACGGTCTACGACCATGATGGTGGGGAGTCCTTCGGAGTTGTGCTTTGCAATCCGGCATGACCGACAGAAGTTGGGGGAACGAAACTTGGTCGCCGTAAACAACCGGATGCCCTTATGGCAAATCGATTCCCGCTCCTCCGGAGGAAAGAAGTGCATTGTCTGATGAACACGAAGCCACATAGATACCTCACCAATGCGCTGGGGAATCATCATCGATGGCTGCCCGGATAGTACTCGTGATTACCTTGGTTTCCGCGGCATCCCCAATAGCACGGGCCATTGCCAAACGGGAATAGATCTCCGCCATCTTGAGGTCATCGGGCCTGCTGTATCGGTCGTAACGCTGCAAGAGGTCACGTGCCCGGTCATTATCATTGATAATTGCAGTACATGCCATTAGCTTTTCTCCTCTTCCGCCAATAGTTCACTCAACAACTTGGGAATGGCACCGTCCGCACAACGCCCGCACAGTTTCTTTGCGTTGGCCTTGATTTGTACGTACAGGTCTTTCACAGCTTCCTCAGGGGTAGCCCCTGAGCCGTGAAGCCAAACGCCGTAAGGGTCACTCCTGGGAGAATTCACCTGAGGGCCATTAAGCTCCCATAGACCAGGGCGGCTCATATGAATCCGTGCCCCGTAGAGTTGCCTCAGTACTTCTAGTTGGAACTCCCACAATGCCGGCCTCATTGTTCATTATCCGGGATAGATGAATCATAGAAGGGATCGAGAGCGGAATTTCGGGGTGGGTTTGTACCCTTCTGTGTAGATGAATTCTTCTGTGTAGAAGAAGCGATAGTCGCACTGTACATCGTGATGGTATGCATGATGGGGCTGCTATCGCTGTAGTCCAGTTTCCCCAATTGAAGGGCACATATAGGCCCTTTCAATTCCCAGGTAAACCCAACGATCATGGTAGGATCCAGGAACTTGATAGTCAGGTCGACGAAAGTCCCCCGATTCCGCAGGGACAGCAACTGTCCGATGAAGTCGTGATCGACAGGCTGATAGACCTTCAGAACTGCCTTGATGCCGTTCGGGTCAGTGTGATCGAAATCGACCTCACGGACTAGGAATTGATCAATGCAAATCCTACCTTCTGCCTTCATTTCTGCCGTGAAACGATGTGCATTTGCGGGATTAAACAACAATGGGTTAACTTCTTCAGTCATCTTGGGACTCCAGTGGATATACTCGTTCGTTGCCTCGCCACAAACCTAATGGCGGGTCAATCAGGGAAAAAACCTCACGTCCAGTCAATGCAATCGCGATCTCCTGAACAATACCCTGAATAACCTTGTTTGCGACCTCGACTTCAGCCTTCTCTTTCACGAGTTCTTCCGGCGTGAATGGATATGTTTGATGAAAGGGTTGTTGCAACCAGTTCAAGGTTGCAAGCGCAACACTCAATTGTTGGTGCAATGCTTGAACAGCAACAATAGTTTCTTCGCCTGCAATCATGTTCAGAGGCTTCTTTTCCATGAATTCCCCTAGCCTGTAGGCATGTCCTTGCGTAATGACACTTCATGGTACGTCACACCGAGAAACTGCCGAATCTTGTCCCGTAGGATGCTTGCTATCATATCATCCATGTCCTCGAGATTGGAACCTGGAGGCATGGTTACGGGGTGCGTATTGCAGTAATTCAATGCAAATTTCATCACGGTCATCGCCAAATCTGCCCCCGTGACGATTTCTTCCCATATGATGATCAGGTCTTTCGGGGAATCCGCAGCCTCCAATGTCATCTTGGCGGATGCAATCTCCTCCCGATAGATGGCAGTGACGCTAAATGGTTTGCCCTCGTGTAGATCATCCTCGGGATTCATCCGGGTTCCTTTTCCTTGGTTTCCATGACGCTCCCAAGGGAGCAAGAAGCGCTACAGAATCCCGAACCCTTGAATGCCTGAATATCACACGCCTTCAGTTGGTACTCCGGGAGTATTTCTGTCGTCGATTGGAACGAATCTAGGACTCGGCGGGAACCGATACTAGGGTCATTCCTCAGGGCACGTTCTGCGGCACTGGATGCCTGCAAGCACATGATCTTGCGGGTGAGATCGTCATCATTGTCCCCTGGGCTTTCCACATGAACCCGGATTTCAATCTCGGTGGTCTGGCGGAGAATAACCTTGACAACGTGCGAAGTCATGCCGTTTCCTTGATTCACAAAGGGTATGGGCTAGCAGGCAACTAGCCCATACCCTTCGGCTGGATGGGACTACGAAGCAGCCTTTGCTGCGTCAAGCAATCCACGCATGTACTTCGCGGCAGAAATGCCCTTGGCCTTTGCCGTGGCCTGCAGCCACTCATGAACGTCATCGGGCACGCTCAGCCACACGGGCTTACCCGGATCCTTGGGCGTACGGGGTGCCTTGGCAACCTTGGGTTCTTTCACTGCCTTGACCTTCACTGCCTTGGGTTCTTTCACGGGCTTGGCCACAACAGGATCTGCCTCAATCGTTTCCGTGACAGCCGCAAGCGTTTCGTGGCTATCCGCCAACTCGGGGTTCAACTCGGGGGTAATGACTTCAGGCAATGCCTGGACAGTGATCTCCGCGACCCTTTCAGCCGTGAAGTCCTTGGGCGTAATACCGTGATTGCGAAGATGATCATTCAGGCGAGTGATCGCGATATCCTGGGCAAACCCACGGGATACCAACTTCTGGACGGCCTGTTCAAAGCCCTCCTGAGTTTGAAGTGCCTGGAGGCGTTCGGGATTAGCAGTGGTAGGGGTAGCGGTAGTCATGGTGGGTTCTCCGTATTATTTGGTGTTCTTTTTCTTGGGCTTCTTGACGAGGGGCGGCGGTGGAGGTACTTCAGCGTCCTCCCACTTGAACGTCATGATGGCGTTCAATGCTTCCCCTGCCTTGTTGACGAGATCCCATGAGCCTTTCATGGATTCCTTCTTGACTTGTTTGTCCTGTACATCTACCCAACCCAGGGCATTATTAGCTGACCAAAATGCTTCAGCCATCTCCCGCCACCGGGCACTCAGGACTTTCAACCCCATCTTGTCACAATCCAAGATGTTATCGAGTGCTGCATTGAATGACGCCATCAAGTGGTAGTGGATGATTTCCTTGCGGAGAGGCTCTACTGCATCCCAACAGATTTTCGCATATAAAGTGGTATCATCATTGAGGAAATCGACTGCGACATCGATCGCTTCCATCATTCCCTGTGAACGTTCGACATGGATCGGGCAAGGATACTTCTCACTCATAGCATCCTTGCGTTCCTGGTCATATCCCGTCCACAACCCTCGCAAGGTGTGGTATGCCGTTTCCTTGAACTGAGGGTCAATCTGATTCCAAGACCTCATTTTGTATCCTTTCCAAATCCGATGGAGTGTGCGTCATCGTTGTCAGAATCCAGGCAAGGGGCAACTCCCCGCTTGTCATCCTTGGCAGCCCGATAAACCTCTGCCAACGTCATGCCATAGGTAAATTCGCGACGATTCACAGGCTTTACATCCCCCAGTTCACGATCGTAGACCCGCTGGGCCTGCGCGGTAGGCAGATGCTTGAAGTCATATGCCCGGCAAAGGCGCCCGTCCCGTAGCAATGCCTTGTCGATGTCCTGCTTCTTCGCGTTAGAGGTCGTCAGCAACCGAATGTCAAGTGCCCGACCCTGAATACCATCCGCCAGATTGAGAATGGCGGAAATGGCAGGCAGGTTGTCCAGTTGGCGACTCACAAGGCACTGATCTGCATCCTCTACGATCAGAACCGTCGGGATGCGTTTACGGGAAGTTTTGGAACGGCTTGTTACGTCATCCTCATCGGGGAGAAGGACAGTCAACAAATCCGGTGCCGCTACTGCCGTGATGACAGCAGGGGGCAACAGAATATAACGGCAGTTGGGTTGTGCCGCGATGATGCCCTCGAGGAAGTACGTCTTTCCTGTCCCAGGCAATCCAGTCAGGATGGACAACCGTCCACAAGGATTCGGGGCGGCAAGATCTTCTACCAGGTGATCGAAGATATCCTGTGCCTCAGGGTGATAGTTGTCTGGAATCAGGGCAGTTCCGCCTTCCCCAATGTTCATCAGGCGAGGGCCGTGCGACCCATTGACAATGACGGAGATCTTTGCACTGCCCGTGTCCCCGTCAATGAGAGGATCCAGGACTTCAATGACCTTCTCGATAGCTCCCAAATCAATGGAACCAATGCGAACACAGATGGATCCATCGCTGTAGGTATCGTAGTGGATGTACCCTTTGTCCCATACACGAATGGAATCGCCTTCGGGCTCATCGTTGAATGAACTCGAATAGGTGCCCATGTTCGTGTAGGACTTACGAATGAGGGGGTGTTCCTGAACGATGGATTGCAAATGCGGGATAATGGTGCCAATAGCCGCCCACAGTTCCTCTGTGGTTACGTTCAGGAACCCTTCAATCCCATGCGTGTGATAGACCTCATGGTGCTGCAATGCCCAAGTGGACATGACGGTGCGGAAGAAGTTCGGCCCCAGGCCTTCCCCGTGCTGGAGGTCGGCGGAGAAACTCACACGGCTAACTGCTTCATGGAACGGCATATCAGGCATTCGTTACTTCCAATTTGGTGGGAACTGATGTACGTCTCGACGATGTAGATACCCCAATACCTCTTGAACCATACTGGTCAACAGGAATCTTTCCGGGTTAGCCTGCGGAGGCGCTGTCCGCCTGACATCAATATCCTGCCCTGCCATGACGGGAAGGCTGAATCGCCACTTGAGGTCCCCGTCATATTCCCTCCGGCCTACCAGGAAGCCTTCCCCGGCGCATTGTAGGGGCAGGATCAAGTTATTGTTGCCGTGCCGCCACTCCGGGGCTACCCGAGGCTCAAGGATATCGACCACGGCATCCGCAATTTCATTGATGCCCATGCCACAAGGGAATAGAACCTTGGCACCCTGGACTGCTAGCTCCATGGCGACCTTGAGCCCTCCCGGCATGATGTCCCGGTCATTGAAGATCGCCAGGAATACGTTGAGCCCTGTCTGGATCATCTCCATCTTGGTTGCTGCGACCCACCCTGCGATATCATTGGGGGACTCAATGAGGTACTCATCCAGGACTGCTGCCGTCGAAGCATCCTTCCAAGGGTTTTCCGTAACGGTAGACACCCACTTGACTGCAACAACCCCTTGAGCATTCTTGCTCACGATGATGCGGTTAGGAAAGAAGTCCAGGGCATTGACGGGGTACCCTGACGCCGTAATGAATTTCCCCTCGGCGTTCAGGTGCCCCTTACTTGCATAGGGGAATGCTTGTACAAGGCTCTGAATGGTTTCGTCTTCTAGGTTGTAGAACATCTAGCGTGCCTTCCACGCCTCATCAAGGCGTACAATTTCTTCTCTTACGATTTGAGCCAACATCTGGTCAAAGGCAATCATGTCCTTGTAGGGTTCCCATCGAGGGTCATCTTCAGGCCAAGGAGCCATTGCAAGGATGGGGCATACCCGCCAACCTAAGTCATCTACCAGGAACCGCTGAAGGTATTTCCAGTCTACAGACCAATCAGGGATACCTTCAAGGTCTGAAGGTATCAGGATCGGATTTGGTTCGTGGTCATAGAGGTAGTATGGCACGGCTTTCATATAGCCCACAGGGTTGGATAACGCATTGAGTTGTTTACGCTTCCCTCCACGCAAGGCTAGCCATCGGCATATGCAATACATATAGCCGCGTTCCATAAAACATGTGGAGTAATTGAATCCGATACGGAGATCCCCGTTCCCATAGCTCAGTTCCGCGTCCCCTACACGGAGGTAACTTGTAGGGTCATTCACTGTTGGATAGATCCAATTCTTCAAATTATCCCAGGGGCCACCCACGGGAATATCGTCCAATGCTTGGAAATGCTTGGACTTTAGCACGAATTGATGAAAAGGGCGCAAACCATTTGCGCCGCGAAGGAATTCGACGAACTCATCCCGGGCTTTGCGGGACTTCATAGGTGTAGATAGCGTGTAACCCATTCTAGACCCCAGGGTTTTCCCGAAGTGCCTTATCCAGCCACGCGGATAACGACAAGGGGATCGTGATAGATGGGGATGCGGTATACCTATTAGGGAAGTCCTTCAGGTTATTGCACAACTCCTGAAGGTTGTAATAGGGGCGTGTCTCCCGATCCAGACTGATTTCCAACGTCCAATTCAATTCTTTGTGAACGGGTGATTCCCACATGCGCTTCAACAGGGGCAAGGCCTTGTGCTCCCGCTGTGCTTGGTTCCAAGCGGCATCCTTCTTTGCCCTGAGGGCATCGATGCTTTGTTCACACCAATCGTGAATGCGTTCCAAGGAGGGCTTGGTAGGAAGGCCTCGAGTGATCATAGGTTCCTGTGTAGGATGCGTAGACGGGGGGAACAACATGAATTAGACCTCTACGGGGATGGTGTCAGTAGGCCCGCCGCACTTCGGGCATGTAAGATCTGCCTTGGGGTGTACAGCGGGATCGAGATTGTCATTCCAAGAGCAACGGGCATTCGAGTTGACGGCAACGGTGATATGAACACATGCCCCACGCTGCTTGAAGTAGCGGCATGCACATGTCCATCCGTATTGAACACGCTGCCGGTTGAGTTCCGCACCGGACAAGTGTCCATACTGGACGGTATACTTCTCCCCGTCCTCATCTGGAATGATGGTTTGCCAATGGATGTTGGCATGGCATGTCCTAGCAATCTCAGCCATGTGGGGGTTCCTTGGGGAATACGCATCCGACTTGCTTGTAGATCCGCAGGCGCCGCAATGCGAACAGTGTCGCGGATAGCCCGATGATGACATATGCCATGTAGTTCGGGATGCCTAAGTTATGGGCCAGATCTGCACTGACCTGAAGGGCGAATCCCGTACCGAAACCTAGCAATGCTACGAACTTGAGATCCAGTGCCTGGATGATAGGTTTGATGTTCATGGCGCCCTCCATCTTGATCTACGCGATCCAAGATAGAAGTAAGCCGTGTCAACCTAGCCTGCCCTTGAAATCTTCGTACCCGAACGTCCGTCTGAGGATGACTTCACCATCAGACGTGTAGCTCGCGATGGCAGGGTGCTTGACGCCGTTGAAGAACGTCGTCTTGACCATCGTGTACTGCATCATGTCATCGAACATGAGTCGATCCCCTATTTGAAGGGGTTGATCGAAGGAATAGTCCCCCACAATGTCCCCTGACAAACAAGTTGTGCCCCCCAAACGATACGTGTGAGGCTTCTCAAAAGCTATACCTGCATTGAGAAGGACGGGGCGATAGGGCATCTCCAGGCAATCCGGCATATGAGCAGCAGCAGATACATCCAGGATAGCGAGATCCATACCGTTACGGGTGATGTCCAATACGGTAGTGATCAACCATCCCGAATTTAGCACCACAGCCTCCCCAGGCTCAAGGATGACCTCAACCCCCCAACGTTCCTTGAACGCCCGCAGGGTGCGAATCAACCCTTCTACATCATAGCCATCCTTGGTGATATGCTGACCCCCTCCCAGGTTGATCCACTTCATCCTGGGAAGAATATCCCCGAAGCGATCTTCCAGAGCCCGAATCACGTTTGCTACGGCTTCCGCATCGGGGGATTCGCATAGCACATGGACATGCAGGCCGTCAATGCCCTCTAGAAGGTCTTCCCGGAATTCTGAACGAACCACGCCCATCCTACTGTACTTCTGACACGGGTCATAGATTTCCGCGACCGCATTGGACCATTCAGGGTTAACCCGAATTCCAATAGATGGAGGGTTGCGGCGGGATTGAACCTGATCGCGATACCGCTGCCATTGGGAAAACGAATTGAAGGTCAGGTGCGAAACCCGTGGCAAGATTCTGTTGATGTCCGAATCGGAGTAGGCAGGGGCGTAGGCATGAATTTCCCCGCCAAATGTGTCACGGGCAAGGTCTACTTCATTGGGACTCGAGGCTGCCGTGCCCCGAAGATGTGGGCGGAGAAGCGGGAATGCATGCCACATGGCAAAGGCCTTGAGGGCGGCAATGATGGTGCATCCAGACTGTTCTTGGACATACGCGAGGATCTCGACATTGTGTTTCAACCTGGATTCGTCAAGCAAAAAGCAAGGCGAAGGCAAAGGTGCAATGTCGCGATCCAGAATGTCCATTCATTTTCCTCCCAAACGATAGATACTTTGTAGTGGTTCTAATCACAGATAGCTTGGGCCTATCAAGGTTTTACCGGGTTTCGGTAGATTGATTATGACTAGCCTAGTCTAGCCACTATCGGCATATAGGATTTCTACACATGCGTACACTAAAGAAGGGTTGCCGCGGAGCGGATGTCCAGAATTTTCAGCAGTTCCTTCGTGGATTCCAATGCGATGAAATGGGTGAATGCACTGTAGCGGCTGCTTCGGATGCGGTTGTTGCGGATGGCATCTTCGGGCCGGCAACAGAAAAGGCCGTCAAGGCATGGCAAACGGCACGCCAGTTGACCGCAGATGGAGTTATCGGCCCAAATACGTGGAAGGCTGCAGTCAAGGACGGGTTCCCTACTGAAGCCGTGCCTGTAGTGGACAACGGAGATCAGAACGTTCCGCCTGATCCAACAGACGTGACGGCTGATATACCCACTTTGGACAAGGTTTCACCTGGGTGGCCTGCACGTCCTGCGGGGGCGTCCCCATTGGTCTCGAATGAATCCCGTTGTGCCGTGTTCGGCAAGTTTGCCTACAAGGATGATCCGACGCCAAAGAACCCTGAGCACATTCAAATCACAGATAACTGGGCTGCAACGAACATCGCAACGTTCCTCATCCCTCAGTTGGCGGGGCTACCTGGCGCCCCTATGGGCGGCAAGGTTTCCATGCACCGTTTGGCAGGGCCTCAGTTCGTTGCTTGGTTCCGTGCCATTGAAGCAAAGGGACTAGCCAATCGCCTGATCAGCTTCGGCGGATGCTGGGTACCTCGTTACGTTCGTGGGTCAAAGACACGTTTATCAAACCATGCTTGGGGTACCGCTATTGACATCAATGTCCCATGGAATGCTCGTGGACATCAATCGGCATTGTTTGGCATGAAGGGGTGCGTCCGGGAACTAGCAGAGATCTGCTACGACTTTGGAATATTCTGGGGCGGATGGTACTTAAATGCTCCTTGCGACGGCATGCATTTTGAGCAATTCCGGGTACTTACACAGGATGAATTGAAAGCGGCTAAGGTCAAGCATGGGATTGTGTAACATGACTGTCGGGATCTACAAAATTACCAATAACATAAATGGCAAATGCTATGTGGGCCAGAGCTGGAACATTGAAAAGCGATGGAGGGACTACCATTCTTCATATGTGAATTTGCAACAGCCTAAACTTTACAATGCTTTCCAGAAGTACGGCAAAGACAAGTTTGTTTTTGAAGTATTGGTGCAACTCACAGCTGGATCCACACAGGATCAATTGGATGTTTTGGAGATCCAATTGATGGATCAACTAGACAGTATTCGTTCAGGGTACAACATCCGAGGGGGTGGTAGCCGAGGACGACACTCCCCCGAAACAATCGCCAAAATGCAATATGCACATACTGGAAAGACACACACAGACGCAACCAAAACCAAAATTAGGGATCTTCGCACAGGTCAATGTTTGACCCCGGAAACATGTGCTAAGATGAGTGATGCCAATCGGTTCAAACCAATGTCGGATGAAACCCTGGCACGCCGTTTGGACCCCACATATCGGGCAGATGTGAAACTAGCCCGAAGGCTAGAATACAATCGGAATAAGGTAAAGTCTCATCGAGGGGTAGGAAAACCTAAAGACCCGATTTCGCAGCAAACTTTGGATCATATGGTGATTATGTTCAAGGCAGGGCATTCCCTCGGGTCTATCGCACGCACAGTAGGATACAGCCACCCTACTGTTCGAACCTATCTGAAACGAATGCTAACACCAGCAGAATTGGTGGCAAAATCCAAGGACAAATAATGGCACAAACCAACGTCATTCGCATCCCGTTTGATCCGCCGGCGGCAATATGGTCGATCATCCGGAAGTGGGCTCCTGATAGAGGCCCTGCGAAAACAATGATCCTCCACAAGAATGATGAAGGCGGTGTCCCTGCTACCCTCATCATCGCTTCTTCGCAATGGATGCAGGATATGTCACGGTCATTCCTGAATGACTGGGATGGGCGTTCAGATCTCGCGACATGGAAGCAGTGGGACAAGTCCATCAAGCAAGCGGTTCGTTGGCTAGTAGGGCAAGAGAGAATAGCCCGAAAGGCACTACAGGTGGTGAAAATGGGGGGTGCTCAACGGGTAGCTAATCGGTATATGAAGACCGCAGGGAATCTAAATGATACGGATCTTGAGGATCTACTAGCATTCGCAAATGCTTTTAATAACCTTGGGGATGCCGTCCAGGATCAATTCCGGGAATTGCTGGAAGGATATACTGGAGGATTCCTTGCGGACATGGAGTTGAATCCCCATGCCGTAAAGATGATCAAGATGAAGATGGGCAATATGCATGGCGGGATTCGTGCCGCATGTATCGCATGGGAAACTCGTCCAGGCGCTTAGGGTTCCCAACGTAGACGATACTTCCCGTTCAGGATAGGAACGACCTGCATAGTGATATCATGCGTCCCCTTGGCACGGTGAATCAATCCGAATCCATTTTGCCAGTTGGGACAAGGAGACCCGGGGACAATCCCATCCAAGCGGGCGAGAGTGCCGGGTGACATTGAATGGATGATTTTAGTACCCTCGTATGTGTGAATTGTCCTACTCGCCATCTCTGTCCGGTGAATATGCCCGAAGCACGTATGGAACGGGCGGGATTGCAGCCTAGCCGCAACAGTCTGCCCACCCTGACTGCGTACCAAATCCCCGTGTGTGCATTCGACTCCATTTGCACCCCATAGCCAGTAGGCCGCCCCATAAGGGCCGATGTACTGGACGTTAACCGCTGGGGCGTCTAATGCCATCAGGGAGGGAATGGATAGAGCGGAATACTTAGAACCTACAGGGGTCAACCCCATAGCCTCAGGTGCCATCGCCATCAAATACTTCTGGATCCGTTGCTCGTGATTACCCTCGAGCCAGATAATGGGAACGGTACGACCTACAATAGCCCGAAGGCGTACCAACCATTCTCGTAGCGTAATCATCGCCAACTGCGTCGTTGCCCTGTCCTCAGGACTGACAAGAAACTTCGTTGACCAGGATGCAAGGTCAAGGTTGTCCCCTAGCATGATAACTTCGCTCGGCTTGACAGCCCTTGCTGCGTCTAACACTGCCTCCATTGCTGCCGTATCGTGTAGGGGCTCAGAGCCATGAAATCCGACATGAATATCGGGTACAATTAGTGCGACCTGTCGCATCCGTTCCGCCTATTAGCCCAAAGTGAAATAGGGCCATATTTGCATATACGTCGAACCATACCCATCAAGATGGGTATGGTTGCGATTATTGTAGCTGATCGATAGAAACATTTGAACCCTTACGTTAGGGATTCAACACTATTTCAAAGGGGCGCCTGAAGACGGGTTTGCAAGCATCCCTTCGTTCAGATTGTTCAAGAAATCCGCAGCCATGTCAATATGCTTTGCTACGGTAAGTTCTCGCAATTCGCGAACTGCGAACATCTGGCAGGCCCGTAGCAACTGGTAGTACGCTACAATGCCGTCCTCATTATTGTGATTTGCTACAAGGTTACGGGCATGGAGGAGGATAGATGCAGGCGTGCCCATCTCCGTAGCTGCCTTCTCGAGCAACGGACGGATATGAGGGCGTAGCTCAGGATTCGTTGTCCCAAGCTTGATCAATTCTTCCCGTAGATCACTCGAAGCCCGCTTGCCCCGAATCAAAGGACGAATGTGGGGACGCAGTTTCGGATGGGTTGTGCCTAATTTGATTAGGTCTTCACGCAAGTCGATCATGTTAGGTTCCTCGATAAGTCCTACGGGAGTAGCCCTATAGGGACTCTAACGGGATCCTAATTCCCATCTACCCCTTGGTCAGTGCATTCATGGCAGTGTCACTAAGGAATGTGGTTTCCGCACCCCAAATGATAACCGCCAGCAATCCGAGGTAGACGATACCCACAATGGCACGATCCCGCTTGGAAATCTCGTAGTAGCTAGGACTAGGGTCACGTGCTTTCATCTCCATGATGCCCACAATTGCCATGATGGCAAGCAACACGCTATGGAAGTAGATCGTTGCAACCACCCCGAATCCGAATCCGAACTTGATGAACCGCTGAGACAATGCCTGCACAATTCGACCCCCGTCCATCGGAAGCATGGGCAACATGTTGAACAGGTTGATCACGAACCCAACGTAGGCAATAGCCTGGAGCATCGGGGAATGGTAGACCATTGCCAGGATCATCGTGACCAGGGCGCCGACAGTGCCTAGCAGCGGACCACCCAGGCCAACCATAGCTTCCTTCCACGATGAAGCGGGCATTTCCTTCAAGTCAATGACGGCACCAACGAAAGGGATGAACATAGGAGCGGAGGCCTTGATCCCCATCCGACGAAGGACATAGACGTGTCCAAATTCGTGAATTGCCAGGAGGATGACAAACCCCGCAGCGAAGGGCAACCCCCAAGTCCAGGCGTAAACCCCGATCATGAACAACATGGACAGGACGAACTTGCCCTTGGCCAGGAGCTTGAGGGCAAGGACTGCCGCCAAGGCAAGGTACTGGTAGCCGGGCATCTTTTTCAGGAGGTCGTGGAACTTCCGAATCAACCAAGCGAACGGAATGGCGACGACGAAAAGTACGAACATCAAGGGTTGAAGCATCCACTTCTTCATGAACTGGAATGCAGGGCTCAGGAATTTCACTGCCCTCTTGTAGACAGGTTCTACGACATCAATGGCCTTGACCACCTTCCTGAAGACAGCCCGCTCTAGGCGTTTTTCCCATGGGACGTAATTGTACTCAAGGTCGATCTCGGCGCCCATGCCCTTGAGGATATCCGCATGCCCGAAACCCCTGGTCTTCAGCCACTTGTCATCCTTGTTGAAACGGGCGTTGACGGTGATATCCCACTCAGGGGAATCTAGCAGGATGGCAGCCGCCCGTTCGTAGGCAACATTCGCATCCGTAGCCGCCTTCGCGACAATGCCGCTATCGATGACGGTGCCCGGAGTTACCGCCTTCAGGTTGGTAAAGAACAATTGCTCAGCGGCGTCCATGGCGGCTCCTTGTCTGTTTGATTGCGGGCATTTTACCGGTGGCAAGCCACCATAGGTAATGTCCCTCACATGGGACATACCCTTTGCCGGTTAGAATTGCATGCGTGTGGCGCGGGTTCAGGGTACTTTGCACACGTCGGGGAAGCCCTTCAAAGGGCGTGCCCTTCAATTTGGCATCAATGAGGTAGAGGATATTGAACTCAACCCCCATGCCGAAACGAATACCACAACACCACGGGATGCCATGCTTGCGGCCTTCCTTGGCCCAGTCCATGATGTCCCGAATCTTCATTTGATTGGCACCCATAGCGTATTGGTGTCGTACTTCAGGGGACTCATGGCATCCCGCAGATCTTTCGGGGCAGTCTTTCGTTTGCCTCGAAGGTAATTCAGGATGTCACACCGTCCGCCATAGGTAGCCGGAATGGCATGAGCATTAGCTAATTGCGCCGCCAGGAACCGATGATGTCCGTCGATGATGACAGGAGGCCCGATAGTTTCGTACGTGCAATCGTTGTCCAGTTCGATGGGTTCCATGGGGAGCCCTGACCACATGCCCTCAGCCAAGTAATGAATCCGTCCCAGGTGCCAAGCCCTACCATCATCCCCGTAGACCTCCGTCCTCCAATGGGACTGGATCGGGGCTGCCATTACCTCTTCATCGGTAATCGTGCCCAAGCCTAACCGTTCCGCCGCATCGTAGAACTGAGCCAAGCGGTTGACGATGATGTAGTAGACGGGATCCTTAGCCATGACAACCTACTTGGCGGGGTTGCACATCTTCGTGCAGTCGCATTTGGGTGCCGGGATCTGCATCTCCAGGTACAGGAGCAATATGAACAGCCCAGTACTGAGTTTGTTGTTTCGAACCCAATTCAAGAACTTCATGATGTTGTACTCCTACCCGTTGATCCAACGGATGTTTTGTTCACGTTCCGCTCGTTCGACCTGAGCCTCATCGGCGAGGCGCATTTCCAGGGCACTCGAGAAGCCCTGACGGGTTGCCTTAGCATCCTCGGCATCCATACGGAACTGTTCAGCGATGGTTTCCGCCGCGCCAACCCAAGCCTTGGGCGAACGATCGCCCACCGGCAACAGGTCGTAGCATGCGGGATTGAAATTGCCCGTGAACCCGTGCCGGAACGCCATGGAACGAAAGACCTCAAATGCCTGACGCCACATTTCCAAGGAGTGGCGCTTCATGTCGAACACGGCTTCTTTATCCTCGGGATGTGGCACGCCGATACCATGGGTCTTGCAACGATGCCACGTATCGAACGGGGACAGGAGCCAACCGCCACGGCAAGGGCACGTGTCCGGACGAATCTCGTTCCAAGCGCCCGATTCCAGTTCACGGTAGATGTCAGCGTTCATCGTAGGTTCCTTCGGGGGCGTCGTCTGCGTCCCCCTGTAGTATATCTACGCTGCTATCGTGGAAAGTAAGTCCAGGCTAGCTATTTGCCGTTTCCTTTGCCGGTTCTTTTGGCGAAATCCCGTAGGCGGCATCCAGCATATGGTCACAGAGGGACCGCACCTTCACGTCGAAGGTGTCATCCCAACCGGACATCGTACGCCCACGTTCAGCGCGTTCCTCGGCAATGAGTACCTTCAGTCGTTCCGCAAGACTCTGAATTTCATCCATTCGGTGTGCCATGATTCGCTCCTATACCAAGTTCAGCATGAAGGGTGCCTCAACGGGCTGCAGGTAGAAGGCAACCTGCCCTCCGCCAACCGGGATTTCATTCCACATTTCCCAGTCTTCCCATAGGGTCTGGCTGAGGAGTTGTGCGTTATCCAGGGAACCGAATTGCCCTTCCGCATCCAGGTAATCGCCGTTTCGGTCTACGACCGCGTAGCGGAGGTTGATGTTCGTGAACAATGTAGACGCATTGGGGCCGGCGGGCTCTTCCTTGCACTCGGGCCAGATCGTGTACATCAGGTCGATGCGTTGCCCAAGCGTCAGGTAGTTCCATTCCGCACGGGTCTGCGCCCCATCCGGGTTCACGTACTCGCACCACAGGTTCCAATCGTTGGCAATTTGGAGGTTCATCGGACGGGATCGCATGGGTGCTCCTTACAGGGTGTTGTAGAACTGGACGGCTCCATCCCAATCATGAGCCTGTGTACTCAGTACCTGATAGATAAGCCCTTCCGCGTCTGTATTCTTGACCACCCATAGGGAGTTATAGGCGTCAAGGACAAGGAACTTCATCCGTCCACTGGAATTTTGACCGCACGCAGCAACGATATGCTGCTGCGTATGCCAGTTGAAGATGTCATGCGGCTGAAGGACGTGTCGGGTATCGCGGCTCATGGGTGCTCCTTTAGACTTGCCAAGCCGGGGGCTTGGGCATTGGGGGAGTCGGTTCCGACCACCACCAACCCGCCCAGTCGATTTCGTTGGCCATCTTGACATTGGTCGTCAATTCGCCGTCAACGATCATGACCACGATTTCATGTGCCCGAAGGCCGTCCTGGGTAGCGGTCTGGTAGCGACCCGGCTTGGTCGGCATTTCCTTCTGCCAGTGTCCATCCAAGTACTTCTGCCACAAATCTTTCAGCGAAGACGATCCCATGTCCGGTTCCTTCAGGCATCGTTCGTGCCCTGTGATTCATCTACGCTGGAAGGATGGAAAGTAAGTCAATGGTCATTGACCAGGGTTGCTGCCAACCCAATGGCAATCAGGTTGATGGGGTGTACACGATAGGCGTAGTGCGCCGCCCAGGCATGCTCGAACGGGGTTTCGGGCTTTCCGCCCTCTGGAACCCGTGCTTCCCGAAAGGCTGCTCGTGCCGCCATTTGCATAGTGCGATTCTTCTCGTCGTATCCTGCCAGAAGCATTGCGACTTCGATTTCTTCGAGGTCGCGGTCACCAGCGATCCACTTGTCCGCCCAGTTATGCAGGTCTCCATCCGAAACCCCACCGTGGCATGCTTCCTTGGCACACAGGATGCCGAACTTCACGCACTGTTCGTTCGTAGGCTTGGCGAACCCGACGATCTCACGGATCAAGGTCAGTTCCGTAGAACCTCCACGATAGCCGTACTCGATTCGGGTATCCCCGGAAGCTTCCGCCTCAAACATCCGCATGTTGTTCGATTGAACCTGGTGGTGTTCCGCCATCGGGTTCATGAGGAGGGCAAGCATCGGGTCAGGATACCAGTGCAACCAACCCGGGCCGCAAAGGTTTCCTTCACCGCTAGTCGTCGCCTTTTCCCCCAAGGTCCATTGGAACTTGTTGCAAGTTTGCATGTTCTTGTCGGTCAACTTGTAAACTCGCATGCCCATACCCTTCTAGTAGTTTGCGTTGTGGTAGACGACATTGACGGCATCAGCCACGGTCATGGCCTCATAGGGACTCACGTAGCCATGGTATTGTTCCTTGACGAGTTGGTTCAACCGATCCGCTTCGATGACGGCTTCCTCACGGGTCGTGGAAATGAAATCGAAGGACGTATCATCACATTGCATGACGGTGAACAATTCGGAAGCCGATGTCTTCATGGCGCTACTCCTTGGCCCAGGACTCTGCGGGTTCGTCGGACTTGGGATCGTTTGCCTTCATGGCATCGGGCATCAACGCCTTGATCCTCACGTTCAATGCGTCGCGCCGCCGCAGCAAATCCCGCATCTCTGCGTCGATAATCAACGAGTCCTTGCGGGCGTAGAACGCATCGGAGAAGTCCTTTCCGAATAGGTCTGCCAAGAAGCCAATGCGTTCCGCTTCGCAACGTTGCTGCGTGTAGGCGTCGTAGGCAGCAAACTCCCAATTGGTCATTTCCTCCGCTTTGTCGAAGTAGTTGATCCGCAGGCTACCGGCAGATCTTCCTTTCACAATCAGGTCCGCATTCTTCATCGTCAGTTCCTATCTAGGGATCATTCGTCCCCACGCGAAGTATCTACGCTGGATTGCCTGAAAGTAAGCTAACCCGACAAAATGGATGTGGAGGTTCAGACTCCATGTCAAACGGGGTGCTGATGAATGCCCTAAGTGTGTCGAATAATGATGATCCGGTTGATTCCGCCGTCTTAAAAACCAGTTCCCAGAATTCTACTTCCGGCAAGAATTCATACCGATCCACAGGGCAAAGGTATCGTATGTAAGGAATGCATCGCCCATCATTACGTGCCTCAAAGGCCCATTCAATCAGGGTTGCTTTGTTGGCAAATGCGAAGGCTTCCTTCCACCATGGAAAGTAACTATGTTCCCATAGGAAATGCCGCCCTTGGACGGACAATAGTTGGTATTTCTCCCAGAGGGTTGTTTGATCCATGACCTTAGACCACAACCACGGTGCGGAACTTCTTTCCCGCTTGAACCAAGGCGAATGCGAATCCTGAACCCTCCACGGTAACAAGCATGTCCGCTACCTTGGTATCCAGGCTGATATGCCCGACTGGCACACCGTTGATCTTGACTCCAGGCAATCCCTTCTTCGCATCCCCTCGGGAATCGAACGGGAACACGGCGAGGTTGCTGAACCCGAACTTTTGACCGTTGATGGTCATCGGTGCCTTGTCGATGTCCTGTTTGACTAGGAGATCCGCCAACGTCATGTCCTCCGCTTCCTTGTCATGGATCCATGCCGCCCCAACCTTCAGCAAGGCTAGGAGGGTATGGATATGCCATGTAGCGGTGGTAGCCATGATCTAATAGCACTCCCGAAGTGTTCCGACGGTCTCGCCCGTTTCCTTGTCAACCACCGCCTGATAGTTGCCGTCCGCGTCCCCCGTAGGAACAACGTCCGCCTTGTCCAGGAGGGCGCTGGCCTCGTCGATACCCAGAGCACGCCGCATGGCCTCCCAGGTGGACTTGCCGCCCGACTGACGGCCATCTTGATGCTTGTAGACGTACATGGTTCAATTCCCCCGATAGACGGGCAGGTTGTACTCCGCGGCGAATTCCTCGGCTTCCTGCTTCGTGTTGAAGAAGTCTAACCAGAAGTCCGTGCCATCGACCTGAACGGCCCAACCGGCTTCTCCGTTCTCATCCGTGGGGTAGATGCGAACCATCACATGTTGGTCCATGTAATTCTGGCGCTGTTGCATGACTTCAGTGATGCGCATGGAAGTTCCTTTGTAGGGATCCTCGTCCCTACTTTATCTACGCTGCTAGGGACGAAAGTAAGCCTTCGCGGGTAACATACGCATCATGCTCCCATAGGAGCAATAACAGATGAGGTTCCCGATGTCCGCATTTCTAACCGCTATCGCAATGACATTGGCTGTTTTCAGCCCCGCCGATTCAGAATACGTGCCTATGACGTGTACGCAGCGGCATTGTAACATCGACACGAACTGTAGCTTTCGCTACAGCGCTTGGGCATGCATGTGTTGCCATTGCTGGACGGATCACTGCGTTCCCGTGTCCCCGTGCCAGCCTGATCAGGGCTCATCTCCCGCATGTGATTAATAGCTTCTCATGGGTAATGTATGTTACACGTTCCAATGATGGTGACGTGATACACACAGAGGTTACCTATGGCTATGAATGCTTATGAAATCCGCTATGCGGTATTGTGCGATGCCCGTCAGATGCTTCAGGATCAGTGGCACGTTGCCGTTGACTATGCCCAGTCGAAAGGCCCTAGTCGTTTTAGCTCCGGTGGAGTTGAAGCGGAAATTGACGAACCGTTGCCGCCTGCTCCGACCATTGAAGCTATCATGAAGTTGGCGAACGAAATGTACGATTTCGTACAGCAGTCCGCGCCGCCTCGTGCCCCTGTCAAGGGCTAGACTTTGACGGCGAATGGGTGCGGCGGGTCTAGTGACCGTTCAAATGGTGCGAATGCCATCCTTTTGAACGCATTCAACCTCGATACCTTCCATTCCTTTGCCTTGGCAAACACCATTGCCCATAGTTCATCTTCGGGCATGAGCGTGTATCCATCAAACTGGGGAGGGATGCGTTTAATGTAGATGGGGTCACCCGCATTAAACGCATCCTCATCCAGGATGGACATGACGACATCCCTTTTGTTCATCCATGGGTACTGCCAAGCGTGCCAGATCTTGTGGCGTCCTGCCTTGGTTCGCATGAATTGAATCAGGAATGTGTCAAGTTTGGGACTCATGCAAACAATGTCTTGACCAGGGGGCGAACCAAGGCAAGCACCAGCATGTCGTAGGCGAAGTGGACGAAGATGGCGGCGGGCAGACCATAGGTGAACATGACCCAGAACAGCGCCATGCCGATGAACCAGGAGTTGATGACCCCCAGGATTCCTTGGTACTTGTGCCCGTCACGGAAGAAGGCGTTCGCAGTCAGCATCGCAGCGCCAACCTGCCAACCAGCCGGATGGAACAGGTAGCCGTGCAGATGCTCCCCGGTCGTCCAGTTCGCCAACGGTCCCCACGCATGCATGTGGAACCATTCAGCGATGCCGAAGCCCGCCCACTTGAAGAACAGGAAGTTGCCGAAGACCAAACCACCGATGACACCGTAGAAGGCGATCCAACGGAAGTAGATCTCCTCGAAGATACCAGCCAGGACGGAAACGATGGTGCCCTGCACGAACATCGACCCCACGGAATCCTCGGCGTCGAAGATGCGGTTGTAATTTCCCCGCGTGGCGTAGTGCCAGAACGCCCCCAGGAACGCGAGAGTGCCGCCCCAGGCGAAGATAGGCCACACGGACTTGCACCACTCGCTGACGGTGCCACGGGAAGTCCACACGCCAAAGACGTGCCATGGAAGAAGTTCCGGCCACCACGTGTGGACGATCAAGATCATGATGGCCGCACCCACAACGGTTGGCCCTTTCCAAGATGTGTTCTCGCTATCGCTCACGGCATACCTCCTTGCCCACACATACGGGGGCTCGGAGCATCTACGCCGATTACGCTAGAAGTAAGTCACTAAGCGGACTTGATTACCACTCCCCACGCATATAGGACTTCAGGTTCCACTTCTTTCCCGTCACATGGTCATTCATGTTTCGGTAATGTCATTATAGCCGAACGCTAACATGATTACATGCACATATTGCCAAATAGATCACATTGGGCCAGGTAAACTATGTCCTAAATGTGCGGTTGACCGACGAGATGCTGCAAAAAGGCATCGGGAAAAGCTAATCCAAGCAGGATTATGTATTCGATGCGGTAAAAACCCGCCCCGACAAGGGCACAAAACATGTATATGTGCCCCAGAATACATGAAATCACGGTCGGATCGCCTTGCTAAATCTAAGCAATGTGTTGGATGTGCAGCCCCTCTACCCAAAGATGATACGCGGAAATGGTGCTCTGAATGTAGATCTGATGATGTTGTGCGAAATCAAGAACGCCGAAAGCAGCGCATAACGTCAGGTGTTTGTTTACGCTGTGGAGAAGACAGGCAAGGGAACACTGGTTGGTGCCCTAATTGCCGTAGAAAGCTCCGGGATGAGGAACGCAACCTGAAACTTCAAGTTATTGCGGCTTATGGTGGGGCTTGTTCATGTTGCGGGGAATTGGATCCCAGATTTCTTACAATCGATCATGTGGAAGGGGGAGGATCCAAACATCGTGAGGAAATTAAAGGGAAATTGTATCGTTGGGTGCGGAACAATAATTTCCCATCCAGCCTTCAAATACTATGTTTCAATTGCAACTGCGGCAGATCCGTCAATGGAGGGGTTTGTCCACACAAGGATCAGCACAAGTCTTCGATATAGCCTTTCATATACCGTGCAGCTGTAGTGCGTTTTCCGGTAACGTGATGGACTACAATATCGTCCTGCATTCGTATGGTGATTGTCTTATCCCCTCTTGCGCCCCCACCTATCTGACCTTTCCGCACTCCATTAGTTTTATTGTGCCCCTCGGATTTCTGGGATTCTGCTAATCGTGCCCTCAATAGCTGCATAGCAGTTACTTTGTTCTGAGTTTGGCTACGCTCTGATTCACACCGGACAAGAGTTCCAGTGGGGATGTGTAACAGCTGAACTGCGGAATCGGTCTTATTCACGTGCTGGCCTCCTTTTCCCCCAGCCCGACAATAAGTCCATCGTAGGTCCTTATCCGCTATAGATTGTTCTTTGTCCGAAGGGACAACCAAAATAGCAACCGTTATCGTAGACGTATGTACCCTGCCCCGCTTCTCCGTAGGAGAAATACGTTGCCATCTATGGCCACCTGGTTCATTCTTGAATAGGTCAGAAGCATTTTTCCCGGTCACGCGAATGACGACAATGCCGGGACGATCTTCTACGAGTTCGAGGTCAAAGGAAGTTCCGTTCTGCGTACCGGACATAGATGCCTAGCTGGTCATAAACCAAACCCTTCGCATCTGCACCACCTTCCCCCGATCTCACTTCAACGATTATAGTTTCCACGTTACCCCCTTAGATTCCGAGACGCTTGCACACCCACCATGCCCAACTCTTGGACATTTTGAAGTGCTTGTTCAGTTGCGATGCTGTCAATCCAGCGGATCGAAGCTGCTTGAATTCTTCCTCCACGGTATCAATTTGGCATGATGCTTTATGTTTGATGTTTAGCTTGTATTGGAAACACGGTGGACAAAATGGGCGGATCATTCTTACCAGGTCATTCCGTTGTCCCACACGTGCCAAAGTCAAAATGAAGCCCCTTTGATCTGATCTACGATTCACTTTTGGAGTCCACCCATACAAATCATGTAGACGATCACGCAAAAATATGACATCGGTCTCATCGAATCCATCCGTATGAAATACCATTCGATAACCGTGGTTGGATGTTGCACCATCACCCCAATACCAGTGGGCTAGGGAGATAGGGTTAAGGTCTACATCCTTTGGAATGCACTTCACTCCATCTGGGTACCACCGTTTACGTTGCTCTGTAAAGGGTTGGTATTTTCGGGTACGCAACATAACTGTCCCTTTGCCCTTAACGATGTTTCCATTGATTTGGCTATATCGAGGTTTTCGGATGCTCCGTGTACACTGAATGCCCGCGTTTATGAGTGCCACTTCCACAGCATCAACCCAACTTTCGTGTACGGGCGTTTGTTCTAGGCATAATCGACCCTCGCTATTTGCACTCAATTCAATCCAAGCATCCCCAAGCAACAAGCCATCTATAATACTTAGGAGATTCGGATCTATCAGAAATGTCTTATGCCGACCCAGATTTGACGCTTCTGTGGGTGTCCGCAGATCAACCCCCATATTAACCAACCTGCGATGTATCGTTGTTCTTCCGACACCAAGTTTTCGACTGATCTCCGCTTCTGAAGATCCCTCGAGGTACATCGCTTGGATGTGATTATCAGGCAGTTGTTTACTTGGCCTTCCAACAGGATTAGACATGACTTCCCCCCTCAGGCGCCCATATTATCAGGTACTGAGATTCATGTCAACACAATTTCAGTGTGCATTATTTACGCTAATATGTGTTATTGGCTAAAGGTGCTTGTCAAGCAATTCAATGAGGGAAGCCTTGGGCTTTGCCCCAAAGGTCTTCTCCACTTCCTTCCCACCCTTGAAGACCAGCAATGCCGGAATCGAGGCTACTCCGTAGGTATGGGTGATTGCTAAATTGTCATCAACATTCAACTTGCACACCTTCACACGCCCGGCGTATTCATCCGCTAGTTGATCCACAATGGGGGACAACATACGGCATGGGCCACACCAGGGCGCCCAGAAGTCGACTAGGACAGGCAAGGTGGAATTGAGGACTTCGCTTTCAAAGTTCTCGGATGTAACTACAACACTCATGACACTCTCCTAGCACGGTAATTCTAGCACACTACTTCATTAGGGTACAAGCTCTTCCTCAGTGCAATTTTCTTCCCAACGATCATTCCACTGAACATGCAACTTGATGTCCACCAAGACTCCGGCCACATCCTTATGGTCATACCGATTCAGACGAAGCATCCCGGAGAACAACCGTGCCATGGCCTGCTCGAGGGGATCCTTGGATTCTGTTGCGAGGACATCCAACTCAGTGATTGCTTCTAGATCGCAATCCTTGGGCTCCGGATGTTCAAACCAATTCCGGGTTACGGTGAGGGCTACTCGTTCCCGTTCGTGCCGAAAATGATAGTTCGGTGTCGATACCTCTAAAGGAATACTCATGTTACTCCGGTTGAACAAAGGGCTTGCACTGCTCCAGGATGGAACGGCATGCCGCCAAGTCAAACTTGTCATCCGCGGTACGAACCCCGGATTCCATGTCAATCCAGAACGGGGCGTCTACGGGTCCAATCTCTTTGAGGACTTCTAGGACATTTGCGGGCTTGATTCCGCCAGCATAGCCCATGGTCACGCCCTGAGGGTTCACAGGCCACTTGAAGGTCTCGATACCACGCCCGCCGGAAGGATCATAGAGAAGGCTGGCCTTTCCGGTATTGAACTGAACGTTGATCAATGCGGCATCGGTAGCGGCAATTTGCAGTTGGTCTTCCTTACGAACCTGCAAAATGAACTCGAGTGGCCATAGGCGAGCCATGCCAATGAACGCCTTGTCTGCCGGGGCGTTGTATCCATTGAGTTGGATTCTGTCGAACTCAATCTTGTCTTGTAGCCAATTATCCTTGCCCGCAAGCGTATCCCGTGCTATTTGGCCGCAGAAGTGTGCTGCCAAACGCATCTGAGGTTTGTTGTTGACAAAGCTCTTGCGCCAAAGATCACGGAGCTTCGCAACCCATTCTGCCGATGGATAACGAGGCGAGCCTGTCCGTTTCGGGGAGAACAGAATCGCCCACTCGACAAACGGAAACTCCAGGCTCAAGGCCAGGAGATCTTCGGGATTGATGAGGTCATCGGCACCCGTCAGAGAAACTTTAGTCAACATTGTTGTTACCTTGTAATTTGGAGCTTCCTCAGCCCCTTGAGATTTCCACGGCCTCCACAGATCCAAAGGGCTTGCTGTTCATCCCCGAATCCCAGGAGATAATGATTCCGCACATAGTAGAACGAGTAGCCTGTGTTGCCGTCCTCACTATTAGCCAAGAAACTATCCCCATCGCCCTTGGTGACTTGCACCATGACAATACCACCCCACAGCGTATCGAGGAATAACCACGTTCCGATCTTGATGCCCTCGATGTCCCGGATGACATGAGCCGGGGTCATGAGGGACTCGGCTTCCTCTCGCGTGTGTTCCGCAGGAACAAATCCCTCGGGCACAAGGTAGACAGGAGAACCGATATTCTCATATATCTTGAGGCCGATAACAGGGCGATTCGGATCATCCGGGCCTAGAACAACAGCATCCATGATGTGAAACCTTTAGTTGACTCGCGAACGGGTCTTGGGGGTAGTGAAACCGTAGTCAATTGTCTTCGGATCTTCATACCCCAAAGCGGGAGTATTCAGCTTAGCGCCGATGTCATCCCACACAGCCTGATCGGTAGCATCCACACCATTCATGGAACCCCGAACCTCAGCCGCCATGACAACATCATCCACACCGTTATCAAATGACGAGGTATCCATCATGAGGGCGGAATCTAGCAGCGTCCCCGCTTCTGAGGCGCCTGAAGTACGAACCTGCGTGCAGATGGATTCGATATGCTGTGCAATGCCATCCGCCTGTGAACCCGCCAAGGCAATCCGCTGCTCCATCTTGGGGATGGAATCTACCTTGGACTTGATGGCACGAAGGCGCTCCCCCATAACGATCTGAGCGGTCTTGTCATCTTTGTTGGATGCAGCCTGTGCCTTTTGCAGTTTGTTGAATTCGCTCGCCAAGGACTGAGGGGCAAGTTGACGAAGGCTTTCCTTCGTGTTTTGGACCATAGACAGGATGCTGAGCCACCCGTTGATCATCTCATCTAGGCGAAGGATTTGGTCATCTGAAATAGCTTCCGGCCGAACGCCCTGAAGCTCCCGCATCTCCGCAACCAACTTTGTCAAGCGGCTGAATGCGGATACCTGATCCGAATAATCACCGTATGCCCGGTAGTTACTTGCAACATCAGCCCAATTCACCGCACCCTTGACAAACAGATCAAGCGGGGAATCGATTCCCGGCTTGTCAATCTTCCACAAGGACTTGAGGTAGTACCAACGTTGCCGTTCGATACGTGCCGCCCGCCCAGATGCGGTCAAGGACTGTTGGACGCCCGGCATGCTAGGCAGGACGTATAGCGCCATACCTTCTAGCAGAAGGCCCAATCCAAAGGCCTCCCACCCGAAGGCGAGACCGCTAATCCCAATCCCCGCCAAGGAAACCAGGTTCATCCAGTGAGTGAATAGCGCAGATGTGTAATTGGTCTTGTTCATGTCATACCTACGCGAATAAGGGTAGAAGTAAGTCCGCTAGACGCTAACCCGAATGTTGCCTGCGCCCTTATTTCCATTGGCCTCACGAATCGTCTGAAGGATGCTAGCCTCCAGTTGTGCATGCTCTGGAGAAGCCGCCCATTCCGCCGTTCGTTGCTCCTGTGGGGGCAGATGAATGTCCGAGAGAATGGTTGCAGGGCGGGTAGACAACACAATGATACGATCCGCCAAGTCCAAAGCCTCACCCACATCATGTGTCACGAACAGGATGAGGCATTGGTATTGCTTCTTCAACGCCTTGACCAAGTTCCGCATTTCGATGCGGATTGACGGGTCAAGGGCGGAGAATGGTTCATCCATGCACACGATCTCTGGGCGGACTACCAACGATGCCGCCAAAGCCGCACGTTGCTTCATACCCCCAGACAACTGCCGTGGAAACTTGTGCAAGGCATCCCCCAGGCCGACAGCCTCGAGGATTGCGATAGCCTTCTCCTCTACTTCCCGATGGGGCGCCGAACATGGAATCTTGCCACGCAATGCCGGGATGCGATCCGCCACGGACTTCAGCATGTCCTGAAGGAATTCCCACGGCCAACGGATGCGGGGACCATAAATCAGGGGTTTGAACATCAGCGTGACGTTGCCCAGGACGGTAAGCCAACGGACAAGCACCGGGGTTTGGAATACCGTGATGGTTTCATCCCGTGGCCCAGTGACCTCCTCCCCATTGATGAGGCACTGCCCCGCCGTGGGCATGTGCGTATTGGGAGGATACATGCCCGAAACCATGCGGAGGATCGTGGATTTGCCGCAACCCGAAGGCCCCAGGATTGCGATGGTTTCGCACCCTTCCGTCTTGAACGTAATGTTCTTGACGACTTCCTTCAGTCCTTCATCATCCTCAAATGACTGGCAGCACCCCTTGAATTCCACCGTCAAAGTGGGCTTGGCAACTGCCGCAGCGCCAACACCGTCTACTGATGCAATCATGGTTATTCTCCTTCGGGGCTAAGCAAGTGGTGCTTCTGGCACAATTTGAATCCGTAAATGGTCACGACACCAAGGATGATGACCTGAATGATGCCTGCGTAGATTCGTGGGCCGTTCTGCACACGGCAAGCGCCCGCAATGATGGCCCCTAGACCATTGGTGACATTGACGGTTTCCGCCGCCACAATGTATGTCACCGCAATGCCCGCACAGATGCCGACACCCTCAAAGATTCTAGGGGCTGCAGCAGGGATGACAAAGTAGAACAGGGCACTGAGCCGCCGGAACCCTGCATCAACCGCACGATCCTTGATCGCGGGGTCAACATTCCGAACAGCGTCGAATGTCGTCGGGATGATGTAGACCAGCGTGCCCAATGTCAAGAAGTTGACCTTTAGAGCCTCTGAAATGCCCCATACCAACATGAACAACGGCAGGAATGCCGTGATTGGCGCATTCCGCATCGGAGGAATCAGGAAGGCGAAGAAGGCTTCGATTGTACCAAATGCTCCCATGAGGATTCCCAGAGGGATCCCAATGAGGCATGCCCGTAGCACGGCACTCGCGATCCGGCTGACCGATGCCATCGTGCCTTGGACGCCACTGGAATACTTGAAGGACTCCCAACCCCAAGCCGGATTGATTGGCCGAAGCTGCCCGGTGACTGCATCCGGGATCCTGGCAGGGGCATCGTGAAACATCTCAATGTATGCGACTGCCGTAGGCCCCGGGCCGGGGAGGAAGTTGGGGTTGACGATCTTCGCATCCGTGAACATCGACCATGCCATGATGAAGGTCACCAAGCCTGCGATGGGCAGGACGTACTTGGCAGTTCCCGTGGCAGGAGTGCAAATAGGGTGTGCATGCTGGTGGTTACTGCTCATTGGCCCCTCTCTGTGCGTAGTAGGTGTCCATTTGTTCCCGGTTCGCCCGCACGGATGGATTGGCCTGGATGTAATCAACAAGCCCGTCAATCGTGTCCGTCTCAACCATCAGGCCATAGGGTGCGAAGGTCATGTATCGCATGTCCGCCCGCAACCCTGCACCACTGCGGGATACATAGGAACGGGGGTCACGGATCCCTTCGGGGACAACCAAGGCGAAGTACGACCCGCCCTCATCCCACAACACCCACACAGATTTGAGTTTATCAGTCATGTTTATGCCTTCCTACGCTTGACAGCAAATCCCATGGTGGGGGTGACGAAACTATCGACCTTCGTGATAGCGAGGATGCCGCCAATGAATTCCATGGGCATCTCGCCACCGAGGTACTCCCAGGTGAAATTTACGCGGCTGAGGTGGCTGGGGACGGCAGTGCAGTCATAACCGCTGTACCGGGTAAGCCCCTTCTCCCAATCGTAGAGCTTAGCATCCTTGGGGATGAACTTGTTGTCATCCTTCAAGGTGTAGTTCAGGAAGGCGGTAATCCATCCCGTCATGTCATCCGTGCCCGAACCCGACAGGTGCTTGTAGATGGATGACCAGAAATCATTGTCAAACGGAGCCCCATTCGCCTGTGCCGCGATCGTGTAGAGGACCGGAATCAGGTGATTGAAGTATTCTCCCAGGTGCTTCGGGAACATAGGCGCCAAGGCGATGCACGAATTCAACAGCTTGACGTAATCCTCCGGCTGGCCCAGCAAACGAATCCGAGGAATGCCGCAACAGGTCATCACCCGGTAATCGTAGTAGGGGCTAGCCGCATCCATGAACGCCACCATCGATGCCGCACGACTCACGGGGGTATGCGTGCTGAAGGATGGGAGGGCGTTCGTCAACACGGTAGACGGCACAAGCTTGCCCATCTCCGTCTCAAACATCGGCAGCACGTCCAACCATGCGGTATCGGAATGTCCGGGCACAAGGCCGTCATGACGAACCCGAATGATTTCCTTCTCCGCCGAGGTGGTGAACAAATCCCGGTATTCATCCGGGTTTTGCTTGACCGTGACAGCAACCTCATGAAGCACGAGGTACATCAGCACTTCGGGGGACAATGCCAAGGGGTAGTGATTCGCGAAGCACGCATGAACTGCATGGAAGAACAAACTGCCCTTGTTGTTGTGGTGCATTTCCAGGGTGTTCAACGGCATCCGGCATTCAACCAACCCCGAACCCGTAATGGCATTCAGGAAATGGTCTACTGGGATCATCTTACTGGGGGCGGCGTTCTCCTTGACCTTCTTACGGCTATAGGAGTCATGAATGGTAACGTCAAAATCACAAGGCATGGGGGTCTCCGGTGCGAATGGTCGCATTCAATCTACGCAATGGAAGGGGGAAGTAAGCGCAGGATGCCGGGGGAAAACGACTCCCCCGGCATCCCGCTCAGGAACTACTTGGCGGACACGAACACGATGTCAGTGCGACGGTTCTTCGCACGGCAATCGGCGGTCTTCAGGTTGCACACCGGGCTATCCGGGCCATTGCCCTGAGCCACAACCCGATTCTCAGCCAATCCCTGCGAAATCAGGAACTGGCGGACTTCCTCTGCCCGTTGCTGGGACAGGGTGATGTTGCTAGCCTTGCTACCCACGTCATCCGTGTTGCCCTCGATACGGAAGCCCATGCCCTCTACCAGGCCAACCTGCGTCATGACCTGGGCCTTGAGGATGGAGCGTGCCCCGATGTCAAGCGACTTGGAACCCGTATCGAAGTTGATCGTAACCGGCTTGACCAGCTTCGGCTCCGCATTGGCAATCACGGTCGGGTTGTAGACGGGCTTCTCCGCCTCAATCGGAACCGCAACCGTGCCCGTTGCCTGTGCCGCAGCCGCCCGGTGAGACTTCTCATCCTCGTAGATGGCCTTGATGATGCTACCGTTGCGGAGCTTGCTAGGCACGAACCGCTGCGTCAGGGCAGGCGAACCATCCGGCTCCGTGTACTCGGACCAGATGCTATCCGCCTGCTTGTAGACCGTATCGAACTTCGGGGCGGATCCGTCAATGCCGAAGTAGGCGACGTTATCACCCAAATCGTTCCACTTGACCCACTCCAGGGATGCTAACGTAGCGTCGTACTTCAGTTCATCGCGGAAGCGGGGTTCAACCGTGGAGATCAACCGTGCCGCCGCCTTCTTGTCCGCGTTGCCGATGCGAGCACCCTCGAGGAAGATGCGGGCAATCTTCTCAGCCACGTCCGGATGTGCCGCCAAGAAGTCGCTACGAACCAACAGGTTATCGGCAACCAACGTATCCGCCTCCTTCGTGGAGAACACACGGTAGGCACCGGGACGGCAAGCAATCGCCAAGGACACATCCGGCTCCCACAGGCAAGCCACGTCGATCTTGCCCTGGCAGAACAGGTTCCGGGCGTACGTGTAATCGTCCATGCTGAATGACATGTTGCCCCGTGCCTTTTGCAGTTCCGTCGGGTTCAAGTCGCCATTGGTCAGCCACATTTCGAAGACCGTGTGGTCAGGCGAGTACTTGAGGACGGCGCCCTTGTGCGTCAGCATGTCCCGTGGGGACTTGACGGACTTGTCTGCAACGCAAGCGTCACCGCCACGCGACCAGTCGATCTGCATGACCGACACGGCATCCACAAGCGCCTTGGCGAAGCCCGGCAAGTTGATGGGAAGTTCGTCCGTCGTAGACCAGATGAAGTCCGCCGAACCCGACTGGAGGGCGGCGTTCTTCTTATCCGGCTCTTCGATAAAGATGAACTCCACGTTCAGGCCCGGGCCACTCTCCGGCTTGAGCACCGAACGAACCGTATTGCAAAAGGAACCTGCCTGGGGCGTCAAGCCACCGCAAGCCAGGATGCCCGCCGAGTGACCGGGCCACTGCGACAGGGCAACCTTGCACGGACGCTGGCTGGCGCTACCACAGGAACCGGCAACGCCGGCGGGGACATTGGCTGCCACAGGCGCCGCAACCGGGACATTGACGACCTTGGTTTCCGGCTGACCCGTGGTTGCGTTGATGACCGGCTTGCCGGCGGCATCCAGCACGGGAACGGTCTGTTGTACCACCGCTGCCGCTGGCGCTGCAGCCTTGTCGAGGAACTTGGGGCGAACGACGAAGTAGTAAAGGGACGCCACAACGGCAACAAAGGCAATGCCGAGAACGGCTCGGCCCGCAGGTTGGATCTGAATAGCCATGATGTACTATGCTCCTTTCCAGGGTGACTCGCACCCGGCTGATATCGACCTAATGGCCGAAGAACTTGATGAGCGCCTTGTAGCGCTCCACAGCGGTAGAAATCGTCTGACGAACACCATCCGCCCGAAGATTCACCGCTTTTGCCTGCTCCTCGGCCGCCTGTTTGGCTGCCGCCGTATCCTGAACAGCGCCCTCACGGCGCGCCTTCAAGGATGCGATTTGTGCATCAAGATCCACAATGAGGGCATCCAACTCCGCCTTCCGGGAATCGAATGCCACATTGAGCGCCTTGACACGATCCGCCTCGTCCGATGCGACGAGACCCGTGTACTTATCGAGGATTGCGACGCGCCGATTGGCGTCCGCCATGACGTGTTCCTCGTCCCAGGTGTTATCCACCGCATCCATTGCCCGCACCATCGCCAACTGCTGCTCCGGGGAGAATGGAGCGAGGCTAGCACGCAAAGTGATGACGGTTTCCGCCGAGTTACGCCCGGCTTCCGCACCACCCGCGGCAAGGATCTCCTCCAAAGTCCAATCCAAAGGCGTCCGCTTGACAGCGGTAGCCGCAGGAGCGGGAGCATCCCCAGTCGGGGCCTCGGGCGCCTCCGGAGCTTCCGATGTAGCGGAATCCGTTGCTGGTGTAATGGTTACAAGTTTGTCCCAAAAAGCCATGTGAACCTCATAAGGATACGTTAGGTCCTTCCCGTACATGGGATGACCCGTCCTATCTACGCAACGATGATGAAAAGTAAGTCTAGGCTAGAGCATCAAGTCTCAGGCAGTGTTCTATGCAGTGCCCTACGGGCGGCTGCGATGATGCCCATAGCCTTCACACCGTACTCATACTTGTTAGGGCCTGAATTGTAGGCTATCAAGGCACGGCACGAATTAATGTCCCTTGTTTTCCGGCAATAGCTCAAGGCCTCCTTCGACGCACTGGACAAACCTACAGCACGGATCCTATTCCGAAGAGATATAACTCCAATGTGGATACACCGTTCGGCACCCTTCTCCCTAGCCATCTTCCCATAGCATCCACGGACACCCATGGGGTTATTCTCGTGCAAACCGCTTTCCATGACCCCGATAGACAATGCCATCATCGGATCTACTTCCTGTTGGATTGCTTCCTTCTCGATTTGCGAGGCAATCTGTGGATCGCCCTTACTGCAAATAAGAAGAATCGCTACAACAAATGGACTCATTCACGCCTCATGCCGAAACCCGTTCGGCGTTTGCCTCCTAGCCCTATATGGACTGAGGGTCAAAAATTGGATGATCCGTCAGAACCTGCATCGTTGATCATCCAATACCCCATCTAAGGTAAGAACGATCTACGCGGGATGGATCAAATTCACGTTCGCTATCCAAATGGAATCCAAAATGAACCCTTTGATTACAGTCATTGCCAACCGCTATCTAAAGGCATTTGGTATAGCACGAATCGAACAACACCTGATTGACATTCAGGGAATTGCCAAGAACCTTCGCTCGTATCTAGACCTAGTTGAAGACCTAATTGCGGCCGGAGAACGGCGGCGTGTAGGTCGGGTATCCGATATCAACGTAGGTCCAATTCGCTTTGATGGTCAAAAGGTTGAAGCCAAAGTGGCAGGTACTACCGGCAGCTACGATACCAGGATTACAGTATTTCCGCAACGGGGTCACCACTGTACTTGTGTCGATTGGGAAAAGAATGGAAAGAAGGTTGGCCCTTGCAAGCATGTCCTAGCTTTGGGCATTGCCTGGAAGACAGAATCTCTAATGCCTACCGTAGATAACATTGACGACACTCTCAAGGAAATCGTAGACCGGGGGATCTAATCGTCATCCGGGACAAGGGTGTAGCCGTTCTTCGGGGCCTTCGGTACTTCTACTGGCGTATCGTCCGTCTCATCCTTGGGATCGATACAACCAGCAATGACCTTAGCCATTGCGACACAATGGTCGTTCGTGCAGCAACGAATCATGCTGAGCCCATACACGACCTCTTGGGTCGCGGGTTCCGTGCTGCACACGATACATTCATCCTTCTGGAACGGGGACTTGGGCCTGATGGTCATCTTACGGGACATTGTTTCCTCGCTCAATCGCAATGATGGCTTCCCGCAATGCCTCGAAGTCTTGATCTGAATTGTGCCGCTGCACGGCCTTGCGGTAGGCCTCATCGGTCGTATCCCAGTTGCCGAAGCACGATGCCGTGGAAGTTGTCAAGCCCTCGTTGTTGAGTCCCACAAAGATCGGCAAATTTGATCCCCGTTGACGGCAGCATTCGATGACACGATAGGTATCCCGCAAGGTTGGCGGCGTGTAATTCGATGCCTCAAACTGCTTGTAAAGCTCCGAACCAATGGCAGCAAATGCCGGATTGAGCCTAATGGATACCGGAAGCCCATAGAACTCCCCAAGCTTGTCCAAGTGGACGATCGTTTCCGTAGCCTCCGCAATGGCTTCCGAATCGGTCATGCCGGCGGCAGGCTTGAGCATGACATATTCATCCAACATGATGGGATATCGCGGAACATGAAACGCATGCGTATCGGCATACATGACTTGTTCACACAGGGCGAAGAAGTCCTGCACATGGTTCTCCGCATAGCCCTTGAACAGGATGGCATTGCGGAGGTACGGGTCTTGTGTTTCGTATCCCCCAGAGAACTGCAGGCTGATCTTCTTGAGGGGCATGGAGGTGCGGATGCAATCGTAGACCCATCCGATAACTTCCGCAGTGACGGTCTCGAACCGTGTCTCCAAGCAAATAACCTTCAGGTCAGGGCAATTGGCTATCGCTTGTCTAATGGCGAATTCGAGGCATACACGGGGCATTGTATCCCCGTCAAGGATACTCCCGTTGTTGGACAGGAATACCCGTTGCACCTGACTCAGTTGTGCCTCATCCAGGGCATCGAATGCCTGCGTCACCTGATCATTGATCTCAACAGGAGCCAATGCTACTGGCGATGATTGCGAGGGCAACGTACAGAAAGAACACCGCTTCCATCGGCAGGGCTTCGTGTAGAGGGCAAGGAAGATCTCTTTGCCCAAGGGCGTGTCCTGGAACCATGAGAAGATCGGAGTGCGGTGGTTATGCTGTGTGTCGCCCGCTATGTTGACAGCAGGCACCGTCCCTGTAACACGAATCAACTTGGTGTGGTCCAACACGCGAACGGTGGGGACAGGAAGATGAGCGGTTTCGATATGGTGCATGTGTTCCTTAGAGTTCCAACTTCAAGCCAATACCCAAATGACCCGGCAACAAGTCCCACTTGCCGATCTTTTTCAGTTCCTTTTCGATCAAATGCCAATCCGTGGCACCTTCAAAGCCCGCCTTGTCATCCAACAGCACGTTGAAGTAGAACTTCTTGCTGAAGTTGCACATTTCCGTGTCCGGGCATTCGGGATTCTCGTTGATGTAATCGAACTTGACGCCCTGATCCGCCAAACCCGCAAGGACATCCTTGGTGGCATCATCATACGAACATGACCAGAGGATCAGGCGGACTTCAGGGCGCTTTGTCCATTGCCGCAGCACTTCCAAAGCGTTGGGCATGTACTGCGCCCCGACATTGTGTCGGTTGTACTTCCCCTCCAGGATGACATCATGCACGTCGATGCAGATATAGATGGTGTCCCATCCACGGGGGATCATATCATCGTATGCCCGTTTGATATTGAAGAGGTTCATGCCACCACCATGCAAGTAGGTTTGATGCCAAAGGTATTGTGCGACCACCAATGCTCCAGGCCACTTTGGACAACCAGCATCGTGACCTGATAGGCCAGGATGGACATCCATGGGACGAACCCAAGCAATGCGAACAGAGCCGTGGTCATGACGAAAGCCGACACGCCTCGATAGGTCAAGGTCTTGAGGATGATACGCTTATGTGCGACATGATCCGAATCGTCGATCCCGTAGTTCGAATCGTGCCAAATCCGCTCATGGACGAACCCGAATGCCGCCATCAGCAAGGCATATCCGGTCAGCATCCACAGGCCAAGCCCAAGGCTATGCAGCACCAACCAAAAGCAAGCGAGGCTACTGATGCGGTAGCTGAATACCTTGAACATGGAACGCCATGATGTGGAATGCGCCGAACGATCGGGTTCCCACGGCTCCCGCCCCTTGTAGCGATCCCATGTCCTGAATGCCCACAGGAGAACGGGGTAGACGATCGGCTCGAAGTGGAATATGAGGAACAGCGGAATCAGTTGCGGGGCGCCCATCTTCCATGAGATCAGGGGCAGGATAATGTCCTCGATGCACTCCCAGATCACGGCAGCGATCACGAACCGACGACCGTACTTCTTCCCCAGGCCCTTGATCTCACGCCATGTTCCCATGACGTTGATCTTTTCCCAGGCCTCTTCCGCAGCCCATTTCAGGATGTTCATGACTTGATCCCCCGATCCAACCATGCCTGGGTATGTGCATGTCGCTCTGCCCGGGTTGTTGGGGGGTGCTTGTATTGCATATCCGCATGGTGGGTCCACAAGGCCCACACGATCTTGTTGGCTCGATTCTCCACGAAGCGCTTCACGTGATGAATGCCCCGGAGGTAGTAATGCCAGAACTTCCGATTCAGATACGGCAAGTCCTTCGGCCCGTCATGTTGTTCCATGGTAGTTCCTTAGGCATCATCTGTGCCCGTAGATTAGCTACGCTGATTATGTGGAAAGTAAGTCTTAGAGATTTGCAACCAAGTACTTCAACACGTATTCAGTGACATACTGTTGAACGGCTACCCGATCAAGACCTTCGGGGACGGAGACAAGCCCTCCATCAACGTAGCCCGCATTGTCAGCAATGGCGAAGTAGGCAAAGGGTTCCTTGATATTTCCATCCGGCCAGAGTTCCGCATAGCCCGTGGTAGCAACGCCAATGTCCGAATCGAACAACTCGCGAACGCCCATAGCCATTTGCGATGCAACCCCCAAGGAAACGCAGTTGCATATCTTGGCGTCTTCCTCATTGACCCAGAGCAGCTTGACCTTTGCTTCCAGGCAGTAGGCAGTCACGCCTCCACGGAAGTAGGCGGATGACCCGGACACGGAGGAGAAAGCAGCCTGGAGGTTGCCCGCGGTGATGCTCTCCGCCACGGCGATAGTGATGCCGTTGGGCTTGAGCCTTTGACCGATGGTTGCAGCGTATTCGTTCATGTGTCTCCCCTGAGGCTTTTTCTTAGACTACGCCCTACGGAGTAGAAGTAAGTCCCCCAGGAACCGAACACATGTCATGTGCCAACTGCGTCATGCCACACTGGACGCACGTTCTTGTCTCGCCTATCCACAAGTCGGTTGATTCCATTTGGACGCCCCAGACGTGACCACAGGAGTTTTCATCGCCACCCTGCCTACATGTACACTGGCAATCAATCGCGACACTATCCTGACACTTTCCCGACAATGTGTCGGGATTACTGTCGCGATTACTGTCGGGTTCCTTGCCCTCATAGATGTGCAGAATCCGTTGCCCGCCCCAGAACGTTGTCGTTCCCAGGTACACCCACAACCCTTCCGGCAAATCCGAGTAGGATGCAGCGACGTAGATATGTCGCTTGACTAGTTCATCTTCGGGGTCGCATTCATACCATAGGCATACATGGGAACCAATGTTGCCAACGGTACGAAACGTCGAGTACCTTGGAAGTTCAATCTCGTTCCAATGGTCGCACTTGTCGGATACAGAATAGCTGATGAGACGACGGGGTGCCATGAGATCCTCCACAATAGGAGGCCCACAATACCCATCAGATCATCGGGAGGGATCCGGGTAGATCGCACCTTCCCAGGGAAAGAGCGCATTGATGCGATCCCCTTGAATGATCGAAGCACATGCGTTCAACGCCCGTTTGCGGTATGCCGTCCGTGGGGGTTTTCCTGCTTCGGTCAGGAAGCGGGCTTTCATGGGTACCGTTTCCATGTCTATTTTGCCCCTAGTTGCAAGATCCCGAACATGAATGAACTCCATCCGCGTCATTGACGCGAAATAATTCAGCGTTATCTGTTTGGAGGACGCAATCAACCATTCCAGGTCGTCACTGTCCAGACGAACCCTGCAAAATGCACTATTTGACCGTTCCCGTTCGATTGGCCGGGGAGGTCGACTGAGGATCCATAGATCCTCCCTTTCAATAGGTTCCCCCGATTCCCCGCAAGGGACATAGATGTACATAGCCATCTACTTGTCCTTGAGGCGATTCCAGTAGTGGGTAATCGCCAGGAACACCCGCTGCATGCGGTTCCTGCCAACGTGGGACTGCCTTTCCCAATACAAATCCTCAGCCATAGCCTCCGGACTACGGATGACTTTGACCTTTGGCGTGGCACACTTGCAATCAGTACACTTATGGCAACTCATCTAACCCTCCGCAATTGTCCCGGTGAACCACTTGGCCATGTCGGGATCGTTGTATGTGTCAATTCCAAAATGCCCGAGCTTCGTTTTGCCCGTCATCGGTGGGGGCAACTCCATCGGCAGCCCCGGATTGTGATTCGCCGGTTTGAGATTCGCCGGGTTCGGAGGAATGTCCTCCTCGTACGTCTCCATCATCTTCCCGTCTTGGACAAATCCAACCACGGCCTCCCACGGGATGACAACCTTGCCAAGCTTCCCGCCGAAGGACAGGCCCGCTTCGATGCATTCATCCGTCACTTTGAATCCCGGCATGTGGAATTTGTGGGAGAAGTTCAGCATCATGGCCTTGTATTGCCCTGGTTCCCCCGCAACACGCCCAGGCAATACCACTCCCGGTGCGAATTGATTGAGAAATACAGCGGTTTTGCCCATGCCCAGGAGCGTCTCGAAGGCGAGACGCTTTTCAACGTTCGTTGCCATGTTCTGCCTCACTTATTGTAGGTTGCACACGTTGGAATGCAGTTCGTCTGAGCGGTCTTGGCGCACTGGGTCAAGCACAGATCCACACGGTGGTTCTGGCAACCCTGAACCACCGCCGTATTGCACACGTAGAACAGCGCAATCCAAAATATGGCGTAGACGATATTGAGAGTGATGTCATCCCAAGTACGAATGTTGAGAGGCTTGATGGGGACATCGGAATCGCTCATGAATCACTCCTACCAGGGCAAACGGGCTTGCATTCCCATGACGTGTCTTCCCCACAGGAAGAACAGTAGCGACCGGAACCGGTATGCCCACCAGGCTTCTTGCGTCGTTCCCGCACAATGAGGCCCAGGGCAAGCAAAAGCAGGCACCCCAGTCCCCCGAACAATATGGTTTCAGCCGTCATGGTGTCCTATGAGTGAAGCCCTGAGTCACAGGGCTCCTGCTTGGAACGATCCGCCCCGCAGATGTGGCAAAACCGTCCCGCAGCCGGATGTTGGTAGGGGGGCGCTACTACAGCCTTGGGGGCATAGCGATTGGTCAAGTATTTCCCCAATAGCGTCATCAACATGCCAAGGCTTACTAGGAAAACCCCGCCGAAGAACAGGAGTGCGAAGAGCGTGCCCATGGTTAATGACCCCAGGTGAACGTGGAAGGGAAGGGTGCCTTGCAAGCCGTGATGCAGGTAGCATCCGTGCCGCACTTGTCGATGCATTGCTGCATCATCTTGTCCTGGTCACACCCGCGACCGAGGACGCAAAGCCCGAGGATTAGGATGACAATGAACGCGCCTTTGGCGATTTCAAGAATGTGGGGCATTACTTGCTCGCCTTGGGGTCGAAGTGCGGGCGATGGCACTTGACGCAGAGGTGGTTGCCATCGGGGGAGAAGCGAAGGGTGTGGCCTTCCTCGCACTGGATGTTCAGGCGGATGACCTGGAGGTTCCGCATCGTCCGCAGCTTCTCGCTCAGGGAGAGCGGCTGGCGCAGCTTGGCCGGCAGGGTGCGGGAGAGAACCTTGGCACGATTGAAAGCATTGAGCGTCATGGTGTCCGATTCCTTGAGGGCTGGTTGTTCGCGTGCCCTACCCCCTATCTACGCTGAACCTTAGGAAAGTAAGTCCCGATGGCAGCCCCTTGTGACGATTGGCACCATATCCAAGGGACTAAAACGACTTCCCCTGGAACGGTCGCTTCCGCCGATAGTCGGCCCGCAACCCCAATGGACGCCTCCGCCTTCCGTTTCATTGGCCTCATCGCACACGCCTTGCACGCTAAACGGCACGCCCTCGGAAAGGCGCTGAACCGTGTACGTCCAGTTGCCATCGTCCCGCTGACGGGCAAGCAGCCATGCCGTGTGGCCATTGTTGACCATCTTCATGCGGGCACGGTAGCCAATCTCTTCCGCGATGATCCAACCCTCCCCATGTGCCAGGATGTTGTACCGGTCATCCGCCTTGCACTTGCCGCCACGTCCCATCAGGTGCTGGCGAATCCGCAGCCCCGAGTCCGTCATGATGCGAAGGTAATCCTCGGGGTCCTTGCGATCCAACGTACCGTCCAATCGGGCGATGAAGTAGGGTTCGAAGCACCAATCGTAGGTTTCCAGGTCCATGTCCATGGGGAACGGATACGTGCCGCCCGTCGTATCCAAGTAGTCACACATCTGGATCAGGCGATTCAGTTGCGGATTGACAACGCTGACTACCTCAGCCATGTTCTCCAGCAGCCATACCGCCAACCGCACGTCAGGATCTACGTCATTGACGTAGACGTGCATGGCACGATCACCCTTGTCATCAACCCAGGAATCGAACACGTGCATGCGAATGGCAAGCGCCACCTGTGCAGCCGTCGCACGAGTAGCAAGACGGTTGACGCCAACGTGGTGGTCGAAGTTGGCCCATCCAGCAGGATCGAAGATGGGTGCCGCGTCGCAGTATCCATCAATGGCTACGGAACCCTTGGGGTGCGTAGCCTTGAACTCCGGGAAGGTCATGGGCTTGGTATGCGGGCATGCGTGCAGATAGACTCTCATTGAGGTGCCTCGACCTGAACATTCAGGTTCATACCGTGGAGGATAGGATCCTTATCACGGCCACCTGATCTACGCTAGATTTGCGAGAAGTAAGCTCTAACAGCCCAGGTCGTACCGGGTGAACCGACGAATGACAATGTTCTCACCCGTCTTTGCGATGTACCCTGCCAGATACTCATAAACCGTATGCTTGTCATCCTTCACGTAGGGCTGATTCATAAGGCATACGTCCGCATACCAGGCATTCATTTTGCCCGCTACGATCTTCATCTTAATCTCCGCAGGCTTGTCCTTTGGACAGTCGAAAACGAATTCGTCATATTTCCTAGCACCGTATTCTGTTGGAATATCCGATTCCGTTACGTACTTCGGCCCCATGGCGACGATTTGCAAGCCAATGTTGCGAACCAGTTCCTCGAACTCCGCCGTATTCGCAACGAAGTCCGTTTCACAGTTCACTTCAAGGATGCACCCCGAATGTCCATCGTGATGGATGTAGGAAGCAATACGTCCCTCAGGAGCCTTGCGTTCAGCCCGTCCTCCCGCCGCGGACAGGTTATGCTCCCGAATCCACTCGACTGCAGAATCTTGGTCGTCTTGACATACCGTCAAGGCATGCCTGCAATCGCTATATGCAGCCCCGGTACGTTCCCGCAATTTCTTGACACCCTCAATGCTTGGCATTTTATTCCTCGAATTCTCTGAGCCTTTGAATGTGTTCAGCCCACGCCGTTTCTTCTTCCGTGGTCAGAACGAAACCCAACTCCAATACCCGTAGACGCATAGCAATGCACCCATCTACGGAGGGCGTGAAGCGTTCTACCGTGAACGGACTCATGTCGATGTCAATGCCGAAGAAATGATGAAATGAACCATTGCATTCCAACGCCTCATCCTTCTTGGTAATATCGGCGAATTGTTCCCAGGTGCAATCCGGGGGCAACGGAATCGTGAAGTTCTTCACACGGCCAGCCCACCAGCCCTTGACACGCCCCGCCTCAAATAACTCCCGAACTTGGGTGTCATCATCAACATCATGGTAGAAAAACGGGGACAGGTTGTTGAGGTGCGTGTAATCTTGCATGGTCAGGATGACATTTTTCTTCATGTCCCATACAACCAGCCCATAGCTTACAGGTGCCAGGAGCGGGTACGGAGCATATTGCAACGTCATGGGATGCTTGGGAGGGTTGCCGTTCAACAGGTGTTCCGCATAATCCTTCCGCATATCCCGCCATTGCTTCAGGACATCACGGAGGTGCTTGGGATCCTTCTCAAAGGTTCCTTTGCTCATCAATGCCCACGGCAAGATGTTAGTCCACCGAGTCATGCGATGCTGCTTGCCGCCCTTGGTCCGAATGGTAAATCCTACAGTTCCACCCATGGTCTATTCCTCCCAGATCTTTGCGAATTGTTCCGGCGTCCAGCCTACGATGTCTGATACCTGTCCGTCCCCGATCTCCACAACCACAGGTACTTGAGCCCCGTCCATCGACATTGCAATGTCAATGGAATAGAACAAGGCCGGGATTAGTTTAGCTACGTCGTGGGCAAGGGCGACATAGGATACATCGCTGAACGAATGGACATGGTGGTGAACTTTGCCGTTCAGGACAAAGAACCGTAGCTCATGGTTCGTTGGGACGAACCGGCGTACGCACAGTCCCCCCTCGATATGCCCACGAAACTTCACCATCTCCGCTACGATGTCAGGTGCCTGATCCGGTCGACTCACAACGGATCCCAAGGCAGACTTGTTGGACTTTACGTAGTCCTTGATGAATACCCAACCCCAATCCAACTTGGTGATTTCGGCTTCAATGTCGCAACCCTTAGGGAAGAACGCGGTTTCAGGCGTCAATCCTTTGAGGTAGGGATACCAGTTCGGCAGATGATGGCACGATAGGTAATCAAGCATGGACGTGAATGGATGACCGCCAGCGGCGTAGATCGCATCGCACAGCCTGCCATACGTAGTGGCATCCATCATCCAACCACGGTAGACAACCTTGTGCCCTACAAGGGAATCCCCTGTGATTTTATTCTCGTTGATAATGGCACACGGATGCCCGGCAGCCTTCAACGCGGCGTACTGGTCGGCGAAGGCCTCATCAACCTTGCTGGTTAGCATGGACTTGGGGAATAGGAATGCGTAGCTCATTTGTAGGCCCCCTGCAATACGGCAAACAAACGCTCGATCTCAAGGTGGGTCTCAAGGAGGGTGCCACGGTTGTCGATGAAGAATGTCGCATATTTCATGCGTTCCTCGTTGGACATTTGGGCGTGGATACGTTGCAGGGCGGCTTCCCTATTCAAACCGTTACGTGCCATGAGCCGCTGGATCTGCGTTTCCACTTCGCATTTGATGACAATCACGAATTCGCAAAGGTTCTCTGCCTGACCGGACTCAACCAGCATTGCATTGTCAATGATGATGATGGGCACGTTGTCTTGTTGTGCTTCCTGAATCTTGGATTGCGTGATCGCATCAATGTGCGGATGCAGGATTTCCTCGAGCACTCGCATCGAACGGGGATCCGCGAATACCACAGCGCCCAGTTTGGATCGATTCAGGGTGCCATCAGGCAGGAGGTATTCCCGTCCGAAGGCCTCAATGACACCCTCAAGGCCTGGGGTGCCAAGTTTGACAGCTTCCCTGGCTACGAGGTCCATGTCGATGATGCGTACACCGGGCTTCGTCGCAAGGATCGAAGACACGTAGGACTTCCCACTCGCGATGCCGCCTGTTAGACCGATGATGACACTCATAGCATGACCTCCGGATGAATCTACGCGGGGAATGCTAGAAGTAAGTGCTTAGGAGACTTTCTTACTCCGGGGGATCAACCATTTGATAATCAGGGTGATTAGCCAGAATGGGGATGTCACGAAGTACAAATAGCGCATTTCCCGCGAAGGGCTGCTACGCACCCAGTAGGCAGTGACCAAGGCGCCCGCAATAATGTAAAATAGCAACCACATTACATATGCATCCACTGCAGGATGAGGTGTGCTAGCTTGAAGTAATCCCCTTCCCCATCAAGATCGATGTCGGCATACCCCTTCCTGATAAGGGTGCCACAACGAAGGGGGTAATTCTCCAGGGTGTTGCAGAACACAGCATCCGCCCCGGAACGATCCATCAGGTGTTCCGCAGCGGCTACCAGTTGCTCCTCAGTAGCATTGGACAGAAACTTGAACCCTAGGAGGGATGCGGTAGGGCAAACCTTCTTGACAACATCGATGACCTTGGGCGTCGGGAACAACTTGATGGTCAACGAATTGTCAATGTCGGGGCCGACATAATTCGGGTCATCTGGCATATCAGGAAGTCCCGGACAGAATTCATAAGTAGAGTGGATCTTCCCATCTACCTTGACAGGTGCGAAGTCCGCCACGGCTGCAGCACAAATGACCACATCAGGATGCCTGTTCCGGCACTCCCGTTCCAATGCTTTGGCCATTTCATTGGCAGACACGACGGGAATCATCGTCACGCTTCCGCTGATCCATTCCTGAGCGCAAGTAGAACGCGGGATTTGCCTGAGATACTTATCTTCCATGGGAGCATGGATGAACACGACATGGTTGTCCTTGCACAGGGCATTGGCCATTGCGGCAGGCAAGGCCCCCGTGGCATGGTTCGCAATGAACCGCACATTGTCGATGTACTCTCGAGTCCCGCCGGCGGTGATGATGTAGGTCTTGGGTTCGGATTTACTCATGGCGTGTTGGCCTCCGCAGCGGCAAATGCTGCATCTACGAGTTCTTGAAGCTTGGTACGTTGTAGGGCTTCCATAGGAGAACGAAGTTCCTCCCGTTTCCCCGTGTCCAAGACAGAATTGAAATAGGATTGTGCGGCTTCTATGGAGGATTGGCGAATCAGCCATGCGGCATCGGAGGAATTTGTAGCCACTTTATATGCCGTATACGCCGCAACATCATGACTTATCACGTAGTACGCCGAATAATAGGCACGGGATGAACCGAAATGCGAATCCAGGGTTGAAATATTCCGTGCAACGCGAAATGCTTCCTCCCGGATGGATTCGTCCCCCGTTTCCAAATATTGCCTGACGATGGTAGGGCATTGCCACAGATCAACAACCTGAAGGGCGCACCATCGAGCGAATTCACTCAACAAGGCATTGGCATCAATGCGATTCAAATGCGTCCGTTGGCTTGCAACGTGCTTATCAGGTACGAATCCTTCGGGATGCGCTACGATAAACCCGTCCAGTTCCACAAGATCCAATGAGAATCCTCCGCACATGTATTGGAGGGCGTCAAAAGGATGAACCGAAGCGTGGAGCCCATTGATGCATGGACGGATTTCCCCCTCTTGGATGTAGGGTTCGGGACGAACATCGTATACGTTCGTTCCCCACTGGGGTTTGCCGTTGCTGCTGAACCAATAGGCTCTCATGGAGTTCCCTGGGCAAATGCTGCATCTACGAGTTCTTTGAACTTGGCACGTTGCATATTTCTAATCTCATTATTGGTCGATTTGGCAGCAGTGCGTGCCCCATAGTAGGCAGCATTATGAGGGTTGTATGCCGCAACCTGATAGGCAGCCCCAGATGCATAATATGCATATGCATGGGAACGGCTATTTAGGAGGCCATTGGCGGCATATGCCGCATCTCTTGCTTCGTCCCGAAGAGATTCGTCACCTGTTTCCAGGTATTTCCTGACGACATCTGGGCATTCCCAAAAGTGAACTACGCTCAAAGCACACCATCGAGCGTACTCCATCAATAGATTGGATGCGTCGATCCGTTTGATGTGTGTACGTTCAGAAGCGGCGTGCTTGTCCCCATTGCTACCGACGATGGTTCCGCCTAGTTCTACTAGGTCTAGTGTAGTATTATCGTGGATGGAATAGAACAAAGCGTCAGAAGGATGTTCCGAAGCATGCAATCCGTTATCGCAAGGGTGGATTTCCCCTTCAACATTGTAGGTTTGTCCTACTAGGAAAGGTACGAAATCACCATGCTGTGCAACACCATGGCTACTGAACCAATAGGCCTTCATCGGACTACCCCTTCTTGATGCCCGCCTTCTTGGCCTTGTCACGTGCCGTCTTGCCCGGAGCACGGACGAACTGCTTGGCCTTGTTCCCGCCCCCATCACGGCGGCTATCACGCTCGAACTGCTGCTCCGAACGCTGTGCAAAGTTCCACTGCATGTCCAAGACCGCGAACTCCTGTGCCTGACGGAGGAGTTCAGGAAGGATAGCCAAGTAGTCCACTTCCAACTCGAACGTGGCAATGTTCCGCTGCGTACGGAACTGCAGGTTGGTGTTCACGAATCCATCATCCCGCACACGCCCAACCTGGAAGCTGAACAAGGGGTTGATGCCCACGGACTTGCTGACGATGACTGCAACGCCACTCTTGGGGTCGCTGAACGTCTTTGCCACGTTCCACTGAACCTTCGCCCGCTCCGGGCGATTGTCCCGACGGTCATTCCGGGGAGGACGACCATTCATGGTCGAAGTCGCCAACATGCCGTGCGGCAGTTCAGGGAGCGTGGCAACCAAATCATTGAACTGCTTCTGTGCAACGGGCTTATCCATGTTCGTATTCCTCTGTGTAGTGTTTCCTAGTAGCTTCTACGCATTCTAGTAAGGAAGTAAGCCTAGCTGACGGCATTTCACGATTCGCAAGGCTTCCGTGAATTCTAGGGCAGCCCATGGGGCCTTATCCACTCGCACAAAGGCTTCTTCAAGAAGAGACTCGTAGGCATCGGGTTCTACCGTGCCATCCATCAGAATATCCGCGATCTCCGTCGCTTTCCGGCGAAGATGTTCTTCTACATGGATATGCCATTCTGCATGTACCTTTGCATACACGCCATTGGGGGAATCCTCCCCGCATATGTCACAGTGCAATGGATACGGAAATAATGTCATCTGTGTCATGGCTATCCCTGAGTGCGAGGCTTCTTGGTCGGGTGCCCTTCACAGGCAACTGCTGGCGTAGGCATGGCGAAATGCACACGCTCCAATTCCCCCGTCTCCGGATTCATACCGTGCATGCGAACACTGGCGCCAAAGGGATTGGAAAGTTCTACCAGGATCCCTTCCCCACCGTTCTTCTTCATGTGTGCATGTCCACAAGTGAAGTACGCCCTATTCGGACAGTCCCCGCACAACAGCATGAATTGCCCAGGTTCGCCCATTCCCCATGGAACCTGCTGATAGCAGCGGGGATGATCGTCAATCTTCTTTTGGCAAGGCGAATCGTCATTGTCGCCACGGCAAACGATGAACACATTGCCGGGTTCCGGCTTGTCTTGTTCATCGCATTCCTGCCACATGCGGAAGGTGCAAATGTCATTCGAGGTATGCCCACACAACTGGCACTTATTCCAGGGATGCGGGGCATACTTGATTTCATCGGTCAGACGGGGGACTGCCATTGGTTATTCCTTGCCCTTCTTGGGCTTCTTGGGCTTCTCGGTCGTGTACGTAACCGTGGTGATAGGGTACACCCGTTCACAAACCACTTCGTCACCCTTGGTGTACTCGAAGGGTTTGCAGTCTTCGCCGACCTGCGACATGTAGTAACTGTTCATCTTGTGAAAGATGGCTTGGTAGAAGTGGCCTTCGAATGCGATGTCCTGAAATACCGCCCGGTACTGATCGTGCAGTTCCGAATCCGGCATGCCTCGGGCATATCCAAACTTCTCCGCAAACACGACGCAAGTGGTTTCTTCCCCGTCGAGGAAGTCCTTCAACTGCTCCGTGAGGAATTCCTTGTCAAATGCTTTGGTATCTGCCATGTCCGTATCCTCCTGCTTGGGATGAGTCTACGCACTAGGGGACAGAAGTAAGCCTAACAAGCCTAACGGGTCAACGCTTCGTAGAATCCCGGCAGATCTTCCTTCGGGGTCTCGAACTGCTTCAAGTGTTCCTTGACAGCATCCTCAATCTTGTCCTCTTGGAACCCATCAATGCACCTATGGCCACATGACGTGCACTGGCGTACGTCTACCATCGCCGTCAGTATCGCATGACGCGGATGCCCATCAGGTGCATACTCAAACTTATGAGGCTGCGGCCCGTCCATCCAGGTCATGGATCCATCACAATCAGGGCACCGAAAATCTATTAGCATTTCTTCCTCCAATTATCGTACATGACTTGTATTTCCCGTGCATTGTCCAGATTCTGTGTCTCAGGATGCTCCCAGTCAATATCGATGGCATCGAACAGATTGAGCGCCTCTATCATATACTTCCGTTTGCCCTTGACCAGAAACTTCCCCGATACCACATGAACAACCTGCCATGTGTCCGGTTCCAATGGATCCTCTACAACCGCTAGCCATCCCTTCTGCTGTGCCTGCTTGACCGTCATAGCAGGGCCGGGAATATTAAATGCATCCTCCGGGAATTGGTAGGTTTGATCATCTACCTCAAACCCTTCAAGAAAGTCTAGGAAGTCCATATGCCCCCTAACCGTTCGTAAATGGAACCCCGAGGGCCTTCGACACTAGATACGCGAACCCGAAAAACAGTAGGGTGCCGATGCATGATGGAAGCAACACACATAATAGGAATAGCCCTATTTCGCCAATGGCATAGCATGTGGCACACAGGTACATCCATTGTGTGTGAATCTTGTTCCTAAGATTCATCCTTATGTGCCCCCATCCAGAAGTCCTGATAGCTCTTCATCATGTCCGTAACACCCTGGAACTCATCTGGAGCCTGCTCATGGCTGCATTCAGGGCAAGTAAAGTATGCCGTCTTCCAAGATCCATGCTTGGAGGTAGCCTTCTTGGTGTAGCAGTCCTCTACGTCAACCAGCAACAGAGCGGTGCAATTGCTACACCGGATTTGGCACGGGATGACTTTTGTGGATTTCCCTGGTTCAAGCACCTTCATTGCTGCTTTCTCCCCGTGCCGCCTTCAAGTCCGCTACCAGTCGACGCAACATGTCAATGGTGGTGTACGCACATTCAGAATCCCCACCGGGCATGAACCCATCGAATTGCTCCTGTGTGTACTTCTCCAAGTAGCACGTATGGAAAAGGATGTATTCCAAGTCGGTTTCGGTCAAGGGCCCTGCCTTAGCGGGGTCGTTGAACACCGTGAGGGGGCGGTCATAGCTAGTAACGTCATAGGTCAGGAATACCGTCACCCAATGGCAAGGAATCCCATTCTCCCGGATAAATTCACGCATTCCGGTCTTGGACGGGTCGTCGCGGCACAATTCTTCATCCTCAAACAATTCGGCGCCCTCAAGCGGTCCCCAGGCCTTAGGATCTGTAACACAGTCACACCTATGGTAGTACTGCTTTGCTTCATTCTGGAGCGCATACATCGCGATTTGCATCGGTTACTTCTTTAGGGCCTTGGCCTCATCGTAAAGGAATTCTGTGATGCGGCTATCCGCTTTTGCCATTGCACCGTCCCACCCTTCACCGTAGATGTAGTGGAGGATGCCAGTATTGTAATCGTAGAGCGTCCACATGGTGGGGATTTGCTGTGGGGATGTTTGAAACAACACGAACCGGGGAGGATCCTCAGGAAGGTATGCCCGAACAGGGACTTTCTTCCTTCCCTGCTGTGCATCTTGAATTTCGCTCCAGGCCATTGCCGAGTCCCCTAATTCACCAGCGCCCAAGCGTCATCACGGTCGATGATCAGCGTGGTGCTGGACTTGTTGTCCCGAACCGCCTTGAGCTTGCCGGAGTTGGCCTTCTTGTCTTCCGCCACAAGGTAGGTCAGCGTCTTGCCCGCCGAATCCTTGACCGTGCCGCCCTGCTTCTCAATGGCGTCCTTCAAGGAAGAGTCACGGAAACCCGTGAAACAGAAGGACATTCCCAGGAGTTTGCCGCTAGCCTGCTGGATGGTGATGCCGGCTTCGCCAATCAGTTTGCCGATGAGCCCCGCCTTCTCCTGGAAGCCCATGACAAAGGCCTCCGCCGTCGTCTGGCTGAAGCCAGGGATTGCGGCGATTTCGGAGATACGGGCCTTCATCATCTTCGAGAGGGTGTTGAACCCGGCATCCGCAATCGACTGGGCCATCGAACGGCCAATCATCGGGATGCCAAGCGAACCCACGAAGGTGCTAAGGGAAAGGATTTTCTTTGCGTTCAGGTTGGTAACCGCCTTGTCACCGGAACCGCCAACGCGACGGCCACCGATTTCCAGGTCGGCAACCGCAACCGGGTCAAGCAGGTAGAGGTCAGCGATGTCCGTCACGAAACCCGCCTCAATGAGCGCCTCGATCAGGGTATCGCCAACGTGCAGGACGCCAATCTTCTTGACCCAGCGCTTGATGGAGCCGGAGGCCTGTGCCTCGCAGTCATCGTTGCGGCAAACCAAGTATTCGCCGTCCCGCGTCAAGTTGCCCTTGCAGGAGGGGCATTGCGTCGGAATCGTGAAGTATGCACGCGTGGTTGTCATCGTATGAGTCCTTGAGGAGATCGTCTGTCCCCTGTGATGTATCTACGCGGAACGGAGGAAAAGTAAGCCCGTCAAGGTTGAACAATTTCGTGCTCAACATAGTACTCGAATGATACGCTAGTTGATCTCCGGAGAAATGGTGAGATTTTGACGCTGGTCAAAGGCTACAATGACGGTTTGGTCATCATTAATGATGTGACCATAGGCGGTCAAATCATCTAATAGCATATCCTGACATTTCGCGAATCCTTCCAACGTTTTTTCAGTGACGGATCCTGTCCACTTCACCTCGCGGAATGATTGACACACGTAGCATTCAATGTCATCGGGGTCTCCTCCCATGGGGGCATCTGTGAAAGTTACTAGCCGACTCCCCTTAGGCAGTGGATCCGGTATTGCCTCCAATTCAGGTACGGGATCAACATCTACACGACCTCGCAAAGGGGTATACCGATGCTGATAACATATTCTCAAATATGCCATGGTTAATTCTCCAATGCGGATAATGCTAACATTGTCCACGCTTTGTGTTCCATACGCTCGATCCTATCAAGGGATAGGACACCACTATTCATGTTGTGCGTTGCGGCATACTGATGCAACGCCTCAATCTTCACTTTAGTCTTGGGATCATTTAGGAATTCCTTGGGTTTGATTTCCCAAAGCTCCTGAATCCCACCCTCAAGTGTCACCAATAGATCAGGGATGTATTGGTGCTGCTGTCCCTCAAATGTGTACGGGATCGCAAAGGGTTCGACTTCTACTTCTTCTACTTCATCGTATTGATCCAGAACCCAAAGCACCCGCCGTTCCCAGGATGATCGAACGTAGACCATCTGATCGGCTTTCACTGATAAAACCCACCCGGCATGGAACTTTTGATTTCGCACCCAATCTGGATGAGCCCGGATGTAATCCATAGTTCGTTGAGAGCATGCTGCCCGAAAATCTGGATTGTTCCGATGAACATTGTACTGGGCGATGGTTTCGGGGGTATGCCTCATACCTCGGCGTTTCGTAGCGGCTATTTCTGAAGAATTAGCGGATCTCAAGCTATCCATGCCAAAGGCCTTCTTGAAGGACTCCGCATCAGGGTAGCCATGCTTCTTGTAATGATGCGCTGAAATGCAATTAAGTTTCACCTGACATACCGGGCATGTCAATGCATCCGATGCTAATGTAACACACCGATTCTTACGTCCTCGTATTAGGGGCTGGAGGGCTTGACATGCAGAGCACCACTTAGGGTGGCTAAATTTGGTTCGCTTGGTTATATCCGCCCCGCAAGGGCATTTCAATTCATCCATGTTAGTAGTCCCGATCGGACTTCCCGAATAACGTTACCTCCAAAGGGGTCATTACATCCGAATCCTTGCGGCGACGCCCCGCATTGATTGCCCCCTGAATAGACTTGATGATGCCGATATGCCCAACTTTCAAAGTATTATTCTGCCCCAAGGCGGCACTGATCGTATCCGAATGCTGGACAAACAAGGGCACGAGCCTATCGGCAGCCAAGCTGGTATTCAGCTTATCTTGGTTCTCGTTCCAGATCAGAAATATGATGGGCATGATGTTAATACCCCAAAGCGGCAACTTGGTGGCGCCTTTCGTTGAAAGGGTTCTCGTTGCAATAGGATTCCACCAATTTAGGAAATTTGCCATCTTCTGGAACTTAGAAGGATCATCGATATACATCATGTCCTCCGTAGCATTCCGAGAAACTACCATCTGTGTGATTCGTTTCTTGGAAATACAATCATCAAGCCGCACTTGCATGTTTATTACGGAAGTCAGACTGGCAGGCCCAGGCTTCTGAAAGGCATTATTGGTATCCAGCAACCCCGCTTTCTTGAATACCGGAGTCCATTTGCACTCCCCTGATCGTTGCCCGATCTTTGCACTAGCCCCTGCCGTTAAGATCGAACCGGCATTCTTGCTATTGAGCGCATAGAAGTAACGATGCACCGCATTGCGGCTACTGCAAGCCGTAAGGGTAACTGGAAAGTCATTGATGGTATCATGAATCGTAGCGGTCATAACTCGATCAGATTCGGTAACATCATTGGATTCCGACAAGCAGTAAATGCGGTGTTGCCCATCAACAATAATGTATTCGTCTTTGTTCTTCGGGTGCTTGAGGAGTACCAGATCGCCCTTGATGCGAACGATGTCCCACGATGACCCTAATGCTACAGCCCGTTTCTTTGCGATAGGCCGATTGACGAATCCAAACCCATGTTCAAGCTTGAACAGGTGGAATTTCGTCCCCAGGGATCCCTTCTCGATAGATATATTGCACTTTGTAGTAGCCATTGATGATATCCTTGATGTGCGGGTGAAATTACCCGGTAGATGATCTACCCGGCTAAGGGATCAAATTAACCTACCCTTAGCACTAAATCAAGGAATAAATTTCGAAGGCCCTTTAGATGTCATTCACGATGCCTTCATCAACATTGGCTTCCAAGCGCGGAATAACGTCGTTCCTCTTGGAAACCAGGACGTTGCATCCTGGGAACAACTTGAGATGCTCGACTTGGCGAACTCCCGCAAGGCTAGCACGGGTAACCTTGGCCCCGCCAAGAATGACCTCATCAAAGATCGCAACGGGGGTGATTCGGCCCGAGTTGCCAACCTGCCATTGGATATCACGGATGATCGTCCGCTTTGCCTCGAAGGGAAACTTGTAGGCGATCGAACCCTTAGGGCGCCCGCCCAAATCTCCGTGGATTTCCCGGATAACCGTATCGTCAATCTCGACAACGAGACCATCAATTTCGTATCCGATCGCCTTCCGCTTGCTCGCACAGTAGATCTGGTATTCCGCCTGAACTTCAGCCAAGGCTTTCCATACCGACCATTTCGGCGTTTGGAACCCCATGTCTTCCAATGCCAGGAGTTCCGTGGACTTCGATGCCATGGACACGCCTTGCGGCATCAGGTTGTAGCTCTTGAATGTCAAGTAGGAGCACTTGGCGAAATCGGTCTGCCGCATCAACGTGCCCGTGGCAGAGTTACGTGGGTTGGATTCACCCGGGAAATGCCGTGCAAAGTCCGTGTGCATGATGATGACTTCGCCCCGAACCCAAACATTGGCGGGAGTCGGATTGCCATCAGGCAGGAATGGGGGAAGCATCTTCACAACGCCCTGCATCAACATGGCATTGCGAGTAACTTCCTGGCCAATGGAACCATCGCCACGAGTCACTGCCTGAACCAGCACCCTATTGAGGTAATGCATGCTCAAAGAGCAACCGTCAAGCTTGTCCATGACGATCAGGGATGATTGAGCGCTGCAACTCGTTACCCAGGCCTGCATGTCCTCGAAGAGCTGTGCCTTGTTCAGGGAACTCATCGGGATGGTGTGCTTGACCTTGGGCCAACCACCGGCAGTCGGACCTTGCGACACGGGAGCGCCGATGGTCTTCAGGAATGCGTGGTTAGGATCCAACTTGCGGAGGTCATCCTCAACAGAGTCGTAGACCGGATCGCTGACCAGAGGGGTTCCGGCGTAGTATGCCGCTTTCCACTTGGTCAGATTGGCAACCATCTGATCGATTTGTGCTTGGTTCGCGTTCACTGGGGGCTCCCTCTATAGGACATCGTCTGTGCCCTTACGTACGATCTACGCTAAAAGAGGCAGAAGTAAGTCTAGACCTACCGTGGGAATTCTATCGAATCGGCACCATTATCACACCACTTCCGGCATGAAATATTTCTACGAGGATCCCCGTTTTCGCAACGCTTGGTGCATCGTTGAACACTGCTGGCTTGGTTGCCCAGGTATACGCCAACGGAAGCCCCCGCAATACAAATCAACACAAAAGCTACAATCAACCATCCCTTTGCGGACATTCTATCCTCCATACGAAGTTGCCTCTACATCACATCTACGATGTACCCTCGAATAGTAAGTCTAGCGCTGAACGATGTGCCACCCTTGGTGAATCACATTGGAGATTTCCTCAGCCAACGCGGGGTCAAGGACTCGTACCAGTTCACGCAATGAATGAAGGTCAAAGGATTGCGTCTCCTTGACCGTCCATCCAAGGACTTTCGCGATTCGTTCGTGCATGGCGCTCTCCCCTAGTCGTCCCAATGAATCAGTTGTTCCACCGTGTAATCCTCGGGAAGGGTTTCAAAGGGATCCAGTTCTTCCCACTGTGCCTCCGAAATCGTATCCCCCTGGGCATAACTCTGGGTGTGTTCCTTGCCTTCATTCCACCGCACACTACCATCCTCGAACAGGAAGATGGTGTAGTCCACGTCGTACGTCAACGAATCATCAGAGCTATCGTCTCCGTAATGGAATGCATACAAGAACCCGAATGTTCGTTTGATTGTCCTCATTCTACCCCCAGGTGACTTCCCATTTGTGATAATGGGCGTAGGTCACAAGTTCTTCCAGGTCTTCCAACCTACGGATGGTTTGTTCATCCGTGTTGCCGCAGTCGATAACCTTGCAACCCATTTCAATCTTGCCGACATCGCCCTTCTCCCCCGCAATGGCACGAACCGCTTGGCTCATGGAGGGTTCACGGACAAGGTGTTGGCGAGTGGACTCCCGATTCTTGGTCTGCATGAGCAAGTGCTTGATCGTGGGCAAGTGTTCCACGTCCCACGATCCGCACATATCATTGGTATCCTCACACAGGATACGCAAGATGTCACGGGCATTGCTATTGGCGAAGTTGCATTCCGGCGCCTCGGAAACCCGGGCGATATCAAAGCCATCCTTGCAGTAGCCGCAACGGGCACCCTCGACGCATCCGGGGAAATCGCAAGCCTGAACCTGATTGTGAACCGGGGCTTGGGGGCAACCGAATGTGATCGACATGACGGGCTCCTAATTCACAGAGGGTTCGTAGGGTTCAATGACGCATTTCGCGGCCCAACCCTTGTCTTTGGCCTGGAGGAACCGTTGAGCAGCGGCTTCGGTCTTCCAATGCTGGGCTTGTGTCGGATTGGTCGTGTAGGGCTTACGGTTGGGTTGCCCCTTGGTCACGTATGCCGTGGTATTCCCGTCCCATTTCCAGTTGATGACGTAAACCATTGGAGCCCCTACAGCTTGATGGATGGAAGATCCTCGATCCGATCTACCCATTTCCAAGCGTTGAGGGCGTTGCACATCATCTGGGCCACGCTGCCCTTGGTGGGGTAATAGACACGAACTTCAGCCGTACCGTAGAAGGTGCGATCCCAGTCAGTGATGTCACCTTCATCCAGCATTCGGTCCAATTCCGCAGAGCGTGTACGAGCCGCTTCTTTGACGCCCTTCTTGGTGGTTGCCCACACGGTGTCGATCTCGGTGTCCGACTCGCTGATTCGCTGCCACGTAATCTGGTAAATCTTCGTCATCGTAGGTTCCTAAGGGTATCGTCTGCGCCCCGGTAGTACATCTACGCTGGCACAAGGGAAAGTAAGTATCTAGGACTTGATAATCTTGATGCGGGACCACTTGGCTACGGATCCATCGGATTTGCCCTGCTGGTAGTAGGATGTCCGATAGGTTTGACCCGCCTTGATGCCGGTGTTGGCATTGTCTGTCTTGGCGGTATGAATCCGCGTCCGTAGGAGTTGTTTGGGGCTATCCCGTTTCGGGGCCTTGGTGTCCAGAGCTTGATACATGGACTCAGCACAATCATAGCCCGTCATTTCGGCCAGATCTTCATCTGAGCAAATCAAATCTTCATCGTGTCCGTAACCCATGGTAAATCCTTGTTAGGACAGTTGCGTGCCGCAGGTGCAAGATGATTGGAAGTTGTGTTCGCCTCGGGCTTCCGGATGGCAGCACCAAAGGCAAAGCAGCACGCCCGTCTTCTTGGAATGCGGAAGCGGGTTCGGAGCGATCTCATGGTTGGCTTGCGCCCGCTGGGCCTGCCGGGCGTTCCACTGGGCAATGCCATAGTCTTCAACGCACTTCGCCAAGTCCGCATCCGCACAGTCATCCGAAACGGCACCCATCAACGTGTACGCCCCAGGGGCGTTCAAGTTTTCGCATGCCCCTACCCGCCAAAGCCCGCCGCCGTAGATGATGTACAAGCATTCACCAATCTGCAATGCCTGGCCAAGGCGATTGATTTTCGAGTTCGTCATGGAGTACCCCTGAAACAGCAACGAGTTTCTTGAGGACATCGTCTGTGCCCTACACATCATCTACGCTACAATCGGCGGAAGTAAGTCCCAGTAGGTGATGAATTCGTCTTGAGTCCATGCACCGCTTTCCCTAGCCGGCCAGTTCTTCGCGTCCCATGGAATGGTTTTGTAGGGCATCATCTGCTTCATGTCCAGAAGGTCAATGGCGTCCCCTTCCTCGAACTTCTGTTCCCCTTCCTTGCCGTAGTTCCAGAATACGTAGATGGAGTTGATGATGAACACCGTGTAGTGAACATCTAGACCATCCGCATCCTTCTCAGGGTACAGAAACTGGACTGTCTTTGTGATTAGCATGCGATTTCCTTGAGATCTGAAGGGTGCAGTTGATTGAATACATTTTCCACGATTCTCGCCCGAATACGATAGCCCCACCCGTAGTCCACAGAATCATCCAACCCTTGGCAAGGATGCTGGGGTTATCCACGCATCCCAAGTAAATGGCACCGATCCCGAATGCCACGCTCAGGAGCGCAACAACAAGAATGAGGCGAGGATGAAACATCATGTCAGGGTTTCGGTTTAGCATTAGTCCGTGTGTTTGGCCCGAAATTCCGCCATCTGGCCTTCCTTAGTGTAATGAGCGCTATAGGAGTAGATCTCGTCATAGCGATTGCCGCCCCGAATCAACTCGGCACAACGATCCTCAACCTTGTCCGCCGGCATGATGTATACCGGAAAGTTCTCATGGTCGAAGTCATCGTAGCCGATGATCATGTGGGTAGCGCCCATGCGAACGCCCTCATCGTACCAGCTACTTAGATCATCGCGACTAGCACTCATCGATCCATCCTCTGGCGAAGTAATTCGCCAAATCTATAGGGGTTGTCAAGGTAAACAGGGCTTTGGCATCGGGGTTCCAACCCTGATCAATGCTTCCCGTAATGATCGTCTCGATATCCTTTGGCGTAATCGATGGTTGACGATAACGATCGTAGGCATCAAATTCCCAAGGTTCAGGTTCCGATAAATGTTCCTTGACGCCGATGCCTACACGTAGCGTCCCCTGTGTAGTACGCTGAACGGGACGAACTTCGATACCCCTGAGGATGAAATGCCACCGGAAGGGGCGTCCGTTGACTACGATATTTCGTCCGCCTTTCATCATGGTCTAGACCTCATCGTAGCTAGATGCCTGTGCCCGGATGATCTCTTCCGCTTCCCGGCATTTGGCTCGAGCCGTGGCCTGATAGCGCTCCAGGTATTCGACCGCCTTTGCGGTTTCAGCGGGGTCGTTGTACTGCAGCAACATGACCGCATACTCCATGGCACCCAAGCAAGCGCAAGCGGCTTCCGAATACAGGACGATGGGCTTGACCCGTGGAGCGGGCTTAGGCTCCGTCTTGATGGGGTTGTCGATATGGAATGTCACGGCTTCGATGATGGTGTTCAGTTCTTCGCTGATGGTTTCTTGTTTCGCCTGACGGCGCTGTGCCAAGGGGATGAGGACTTCCGTCAATAGTCCCCCAAAGAGCACCCCGAGGATGGTTCCAACGGTTACGCCAGTGGCGCATACCGTAAACAGGAATCCAAGGGATGCCCCTAGCCATGTACTGCCTATCCAAATTGCAATCTTCTGATAGGGATAGTCCATGTTCTTACCCCACTCTGTCTTTGGATCTTTCAATCCATACAGGCCGATCAATATCCCCAAGACTAATCCGACACCAAGACCGACAACAGCCCCAAACGCATCCTTCGTAATAGAAACCCCGACCAGCATCCCTATCATCCCCATGGGAATGCTGATTGCCGCGAAGTAATTCATGTTTCTACCCCACTCCGTTCAGGACGCGATCCACGCCAAAGCGCAGCTTGATCCAGGATTCCAATCGTTCGTAGGGCATATCATCGGCCCGCCAGTAGAACTTGTGCAAGCACTGACCGCATCCCGTTCCCATGACGTAGAATCCGATGTGCTTGGTGTATTTGGGGTTCCCACATTCGGTTTTCTCTCCCACGTCCCTCCCGTTGTAGTCAATGCACATGTTCCAACGGTTCGGGTCGAATTCCCCACGGATGTAATCATCTACCAGGTTTTGCAGCGTGTAGGGCTGGGCGGCAACCGGAACCTGCGGCACCATGTCCGCCGGCTCTTCGGGAAAAGAGGGTCGGGCGTTTGGCAGTTCGATGGCCTGCATGAATTCGTGCATGACGTTGTAGGGAACATTGAATCCCCCCGTCCCGTCATCGCATTGGAATACAATTCCTTGACCCCGCCATTCCATGCATCCTTCATTGTTGGACAAGCAAGAAGCCGTCACAACGTCCGGGGCATTCGCGAACTTGGTGATGGTGATACGCCACCCTTCCAGTTCGCAGTGCTCATGCCCGTACTTGTCCGTCGTCCAGCCCATTACATCCCCCGTGACATGGTGGGGTCAACCACCTCATCATCGTCAACCATTTCCACGGTGATTTCCTTGATGTAGACCGTCAAGTCCTGCTCCATGCGGATGTCCGCCAGGATGGGAGCGTTGCCCATTTCCGTGACGCGGGCCGACTTGCTGAAGAACACTTCCTGACCCAGCCAGTGGCCTTCCAGGACAACGGTGAAGATCAGGTTGCCGTTCTCAGTCTCGGTTTCCCGAACCAATTCAACCAAGTGCGTCGTGTGCTTCCGGGCACCCTCGGGGCAAACCGCGTGGAAGTCCGCGATGCGGGCTTGGCAAGGCACCTCATCCGCAACCGCTTTCTGCATGAACAAACGAGCCGCCGCCTTCGCACCCTTGCGGCTTGCGAACTTCTCGTTCTCGCCAACCTTGATCGGCGTGTTCAAGCCACTGGAGTACGTTGCGGTGAAGTAGGTAAACTTGGTCATCGTAGGTTCCTCAGGGCTAGTCGTGCCGTAGCAGCCGCCCTATGTATGATCTACGCCAGAGTTTGAGAAAGTAAGTCCTCAGTCCTTCTTCGCCTTCCAGTTCTCCTCAAGCCACACGATGCCGATTTCCCCGCCCCATTCTCGGGGTTTACGCCAAATGTTCTCGGGCGTAACGCGGATCTGGGCGCACAATTCATCCAAGCTTTTGTGCGCTTCTTCCAAGTTGATGAAGCCCCCCGTGTGGTGCATCTTGGACTTCAAGCGGACGATCTTGACATCTTGGACATCCGCGACCGACCCCGGCATCGGGGCTTCCTCGAAGAAGGCCGGATGGTACTTGCCCGTCGTCACGTCATGCAATACGCAAAGCACGTCCAAAGGGCCCCCGGTAAAGGTTCCATCACCGTTCTGAATCATCATGGCGTCCTCCTAAGCAGGAATGCGTTCCAACACCTTGAGGGTTTCGCCGTCCATGACCTTGGAGGCGTAATCCATCTTCATGTCCGAGGTCATGCGGGTATCCATTTCGACGAGGGAAATTTCGGATTCCCGGATGCGACGGCGAGTGGCGGGATCGAGTTCGCTGAACAACTTGCCGTTCAGGGCGGGGAAATACTTTGATCCCTGTGCCTTCCATCCATCCTTCAGGAAGGAATCGAGCATGCTGATTCGTGCAGCACCATCGACCAACCGATCATGCGAAACGTACTTCCCATCTTCCAGGACAGGATTGCCCATGACAACCAGGAGGTTACCGATTCCCGCACGCAGGATGAGGCACTCGACAAGACCCGTGGCCCAGATCACGCCGCTGCTGCGAACTTGAGGCATGAGGAGGCTGCCCTTGTCCAGGGCCTCAACGACACCCTCGAGGCTGCAAGTATTGCGGTAGATGCGGAAGGTACTGGGATCGAACATCGTAGATTCCTGATGCGGGCATCCGTGCCCTGCTATCAATCTACGCTGCCGCGACGAAAAGTAAGTCCATCATTCGATGCCCTGCATCCGTCCGATAGTACTTCGCTAGGTTGCGAGCTAGCTATACAGGCTCCCGTCAACATCCGACCCTTTGCCTTACGGCAAGCCTTCAAGTGATCACGATACTCGGATTGCATTCCCGCATCATCCGTTTCCTGAATCACAGAAACCCAGACGTACGCCGCAAGTGACCAACGCTTGTTCTTCTCCGCATCCAATGCTTCTTCAAGTAGCGTCATAGCACTATCACCAATTTGCCACGCATAGCCCAACGGAATCCCGCATCGTATGCTTCCTGAGGCGGCTCTTGACTCGTGTGTGCCAAGTAGGTCTTGTTGCGAAGTTCCTCAGGCAAAGCCGCCAGGGCGCTATAGGGACAATGGACATGCTTGCCGTCCTTCCCATCCGAATAGAACTGGCAATCGTGGAACATGATATCCGCGTCTTTCCACCAGCCCGAATGCGTAACTGCCGTGTCCCCACTGAACACAACCACGCTCTTGCCAACACGGACAATGTATCCGTACGAAGGGAACTTGGTCCCATTCAAGTCCATGACGATGTTGTGGTCTACCACATTCGCAAGAACCTCGAAGTCCTCATCCTTTGTCCCGTGGTAGTAGGCACAATCAAAGTAGTCTTGCAATCTAAATGTGCCATGGTTTGCCGCAGTGGATGCCGGGTTGTGATACCGCAACTCATCCAGTTGTTCAGCAAGCATGTTCCACACATCAGGAGGGGCTACCAAGACAGGCTTGAACTGTTCGATGAACTTGACCCGCCATGCCAGGGAAGCCAATCCCCCGCAATGATCCGCATGGGCATGCGTGATGCAGATGCCCTTCAGGTTGTGGACAACGGACTCGTATCCAGGCATGCACCCACAGATTTGCAGCATCGTTTCCGGGCCGCAGTCAATGAGCCAGAACTTGTGGCTTTCCAACAGCGTGTAGTTATTTGCAGGGAATACCGTGAAGGTACGATCCTCTGAAGGATACGATGTAACCTTCGGGATGCTATCAACATCCAAGTTCGGGATGATTGCGAAGTTGGTATTGCCGAAGTGTCCCATAGGGACGCCACCACCATGACCGAATACGTAAATTCCTGTTGCCATGTTAATCAATCTCCAAGTCGCGAAACCGTTTACCATCCGGGGTCAAATCCCCCTTGACGGGCTTCTTTCCCTGAACGGAACCTTGAATGTCGTTCGCCAGTTGCCAATCCCGACCTTCCAACCGGGGCTTCGTGGATGCTACCGCGGGGACATCCTCCGGAATCAATGCTAGATAATCCCCAAGTTGGAAAAATGCAAGCTCTGCTTGACGCAAGGCCTGCGTAGCCAGATTGGGCAATGCCCTTATTTCTCTCCGTTCATGCGCCAAAGCCTCTCGTTCTTGCCGCGTGCCTTCCCGAAGTTTCGCCATAGCATTACGGAGATCCGTGTTTTGCTTCCGTAGATCCTTGTTGGATGCCATGAGGTCGGCGTTTTCTTCAGTCGGGCTGCGGGTTAGAAGTTTGTTCTTTTCCTTCAGGCCATTGATGACCCTTTGCGAATGCGCCACATCATCCATATGTCACTTTCGAGTTTTGCAATCCGTTTCAGGAGGAACTCTTTGCTATTTACGTCAATCGGAGGAGGCATGACCCGCTTGGCTGACGTGTAGGATGCATTGTTAGGAGTACGAGGGAGAATGGAATTCGCTTCGGGAAACACCTCACCTTGCACCTCCCATCCAGATGTATACGACCGAGTGACATACTTACGGGCATTTATGACTTCAGCCACTTCGCCATTATCCGCATCTACAACAGTTATGGCTACCTGTTCAAGGTCTTCATCCCCTGGATCGTCCATCTCGGCTTCCCAGAACGCATCTATCGAGGCATCCTCCCGGTAGACGGAACGGGCTTTGTTTGTACGCTTCGGAGGCATGACGGGCTCTACTTCTCCTTGGCGAGGTACTGCGGAGAACGCTGCTTGAGGATGAGCCGGCGGTTGCTACCGTTGGGCCACAGAACGGTCTGTTCGACCATCGGCTTGATGACAATGCCTTCCCGCAGACGGTTGGGATCCAGGACGGACTTGCCGTTGCTGGCTTCCGCAATCGTACGCCCCGCCAGCCAATCCCGTAGGGTCACACCCTGAGCGAGAACGGGGACACGACGGGCTTCCGGGATGTACCGTAGCCAATCATCCACACTCAGGTAATCCGTGCCGACCTTGATGTCGAAGCACCGGAGTTCCGCCGTCTTCAGCCCGTAGATGTTCTTTTGGACGCCAGGGCCGATGAGTTCGGAACGGATGGCAACGGCAGCAGCCGGGAACGTCGGAGCCGGAATGTCCTTGACAACATCCAGGAACCCGGACTTGCGGGCGCAATCCCAGTAGGTGTTCGGTTCCCCCGGGATTTCCTCGATTTCGCAGGTACGGGTCAGGACGGCAAGCCGACCATCATCCGTACGGACGCAAGCCGTGTTCGTGCCCTCGAGCTTCTCCGTGACGCACACGGGGATATCCATCAGGAGGTCAACAATCTCCAGGTAATTGTCCGCCCCCTCCAGGTCGTACACGCCAACGCATTCGATCATAGGGTGCATGACGGCACCGGGGAACATGGATTCCGGGGCATCGTACTTGCGAACGCCTAGCAGGAGGGTTACGTCCGTCCCGATCAAGGTATCCGCATCGATGATGGGGAGTTCCTTCGCCGGAGCGATCATGCCCTGGGAAATCTCCCCACGCATGACGCATGTTCTCAGACGGTTTTGTTCCACACCGACCAGCATGGTCTTGGTGACACGACCCATATCGTCACGGGTGACAACACCCGCTTCATCCTTGCCCCACAGGCCAAGGGCGTCGATGATCCACTGGGGCAGGAGGCTGTCAACGGGGAAGTAGACAACACGTTCGCCCTCAGTGTAGACGCCCTTTTGGATGCAGAACTGGTAGGCCAGCCCCTTCACGGACGCCAGTTCAAGGCGGTCAGCGGAAGGGTGCGGCCAAATACGGTCGATGGTACGAAGGGTGACTTGGAACGTGCTTGCCATATTTACCTCTCAGATGTCGTCTTGACATTCTTGCCGACATGCTTTGCAGCACCGGCACAGGGTTTTCTTGTTGTTGACATCCATGGAGTACGGGCACGTGTGCTCATCCTCCGTGCCTTCCTTTCCGCACTTGCAACGAGGCGTGCTAAAATGATCAGGGATCCCCCGTGTCTGCCGGGACGGAATTCCTCGAGTCTTGTTGGAAGGGATCCCCCGTGTCTTGTTGTCTGGGATGCCTCGAGTCTGATTGTTCGGACGGTCATTCATAAGGGTGCCTATCACCCATCGTCTGTGGGCGTGACCTATCTACGCTCCTAATGGCGAAAGTAAGTCCTAGCGATGTGCTTCCAATGTGCCCAGATCCGTAGAATGGTAGCAATTGCAATTGGCATTATGGAATATCGAATCCATCGGCTTCCACACCATCAATGAGGTCCACAGAATCTTCCCCAAGGGTACGTCATTAATCAATCGGGGATTCACCAAGTTCGTATCCGGGTGTGCCTTCTGACATGCTACCTGGCATGCAGGTATGAACTCTCGACTGAGATTCTGAAGATCCGTGGTACGAATCGATACCACCTGGATCAGAATCACGATAATGGCAATCAAGGTCAAAGACCCGTAATCCTTGAGCCACTTCTTTACCCTTTCCATATCTATTCCTCCAAGTCTGGGCCAATCAGGGATGCGACACGGCTTTCCCCAATATGAAATGCTTGATCCCTCAGATTCTGTGCAGCACGGCGAACGATATCGATGTTCCCCTTACCCCGAATAACGTACTTCCCACTTAGGACATGCTGTGGCACAGGAGTACTTCCCGTTCCATGCTTAGTGGATACCACAGCTTCCCAGGACTTTCGCCAACATGCCTTGTGCAATTCAAAGGCTTGCTCAACGAACTCTAGGGGGATACCCCATTCGTCAGCATAGTGTTGCGTAGGGTGCGGCTTCTCCATGGAAGCCTTTACCCGCTAGACAGGAAAAGACTGGCTAGCGATCCAGGCAGACACTTTGCGCTGAACGGAAGGGATGGCTTGGAATGAGTACAGATCATGGAATGATGTTGGACCCAAAGCAGCCATACGCGGACCCCAAACGGCCTGAAGATATGCGGGATTGATATTGACGATGTGATCCGGCACGTAGATTGTCACGCCATCGGTATCCATTTCCATCTCATCGAAGCGGATGCCATCTGCTTGAAGCATAGCCTGCAGCATGTCCCCGTCTTCCCTTCCCATCAAAGCCGTTTCGTCACCTGTGAGGTAATCCGCCAGATCAACCGTTGCCACGTCATTCTCCTGTATTGAGTGCATTCAAGAAACCCTCTAAACAATACCCAAGTTATTCGCCGAATGGGCACGCTTCCTTGAGGTGGTAAGTCATATCGCCTTCTTCAGGACGAAAACTCTCAGGGTCAGCATCGTAACGAGCTTCTACCCGGGTCATGTCCCCAACGATAGGAAGCATGAGCAGTACCTTCGTAGGACATCGCTCTGCCCCCATGGCATGACCATCCCCAAGGGCGATAGCAGCCGTACAAATCCGGTATCCCGTGTGAACGTGAACGGTAGATCCCTTGGTAATCATGCCGCTGCCGCCACTTCGCGAAGGTCAAGGTGCTCATCGCTGTAGGGACGGTCGATGGATGCCATGCCGGAGTTCGTACGGCAGTGGATGTCAACCGTGGGGCTTTGCATGAGGTACGCCAGGGGCAACTCATAGGTTTCCACCATGAGTGCAGCACCAGGGCTGGTCGTACCGATGCAGGTTGCCATGATGTGTGGGCGTGCCATCTTGGCATACACGGCACCCTTGGAATCGGGAGCGGTGAATCCAAGGATGATCGCATCACTGTACGCATCCAATGCAACACGAATGGTCTGCCCCGCCTGGAAAACCCGGCCGTCAGGAGCAATCACGGATGTCTTGCTGTAGGACTCGCTCATGATGTCCAATCTCCTACTTGGTGGGGGTGCAAACCTTTTGTGCCGCAATCAGTTCCCGAATTTCCACCCGGGTGACGTAACCTTGAAGGGCTAGGGTTGCAACAATACCGATTGCACACATGCACATTGCAAACTTGATGTCTTTCAGTTCTTTCAGAATGGCATCCATCGTCGTTCCCCTGGGAATCCGTTCCCGCACCCTATCTACGCTGCTTGTTTGGGAAGTAAGCCCCGCTGATACAAACAAGCATGTACCCTGGATTGAATAGACGTTTGCACCAAGTCCCACCCATACCGAGTCAAATCAGGCCGTTTGTGAGGAGACATAATCAGGATTGCGGGAGACACACACCCTAGTTGATGAAGCAACATCGGCATCCAGGATGGATCAAGCAAATGCATCGCATAGCTGCAGCACGCCAAGGAATAGCTACCCGTAATCCCGTTCGATGCGATGGATTGGAAGGACAACGGAATGGCATCCTGTCCCGTTCGTTCCTTGTAGGCTTGCCCTGTGTAGGGATCTATCCCGGTGGCATGTCCCCCGAGGGATTTCACTTCTAGCGTGATTTCCCCCGAACCGCAAGCCAAATCCAGCACGTTGGTCAAATCGAGATTCCAATCTTGGACGCATTGCCGAAAGCATGCACGGACAATAGCCTCATGCGGGTTCCTATAGGTTCCACCATCCTTTTGGTAGAACCCAGCGACACCCTGTTGCACGTACTGGCTCCGAATGCTATTCATTGCTGGGGAACCCTTGATTCATATGTTGCGCCGTTCGAGTTATCCAACTTTTGAATTGATCTACGGACATTGTTCCTTTGCCCCTATTGCATGTAATGCAGCATGAAACAACATTTCCTAGTTCATATCCTTTATCGTTGTCTACACGATCAATCCCTGTGTAAACAATGCCGCCGTTCCGACCGTGTTTTGATGGTATTACATTTGCTGGAGGAGCCCCACAGTAGTAGCATAATCCGCTAACAAGCTCCTTAAACTCCAGAACCCCCAATGTGAATGCTAAATGTCGTTTTCTAGCACTTGCTCTATAAGTGCCAAGCAATGCGTTCCACGCGGCTACTCCTTTAGGCAATGACCGGGATGAATTTTGGGCTTGGATTCGGGCTCGTTGAAAACATCCGCAGCTTAGAGTCGCCCCAGAGGCTAAATGCGTAGTTCGAATTCCTACCTCAGATCCACAATCACATTTACACCACCATACTATCCGGGGCTTTGGCACTTTGTCGGACATCTTTTGAACTTCCCGGCGCAATACAACAAGTTTGCCAAACCGGTGACCTGTTAAGTCAGTATAAGGCTTCACTCCAATATCCGCCCGAAGACACCCACAACTCTTAGTTCGTCCGATCCGCAGGGAATTCATGAATACAACGACATGATTGCCGCAGTCGCACGCACATTCCCAGTAGGCCACCCCTTTACGGGGGATTCGTTCTATCGCAACTAATCGCCCAAATCGTTGCCCCGTTAAGTCCTTAACTTTCCGCATTATGAACTCCGCACATACCTTTATTAGGTTGTCCGCTAATGGACGTGCGATAACTCCACTATTGGAAAGATTCAGGCACCAAACGCCGCATTCTAGCGTAAGTGGCTTGAATTGCAAACATTTGTCTTTTCACATGATCGTCCGTCATCGAGGTACTCCAGGCTGGCCACGTCAATTTCTTGCGTAGCCCTTCGTAGGCGGCAGCCGCAATCGCTTCCTGTGCATTCAGGTGCCGAACGTAGCCCAAGGCCGTGGCATTCCACTTGGCCATCTCGATCCAGCGGGTATGTGCGTTGGTCACACGCTTGATGATTTCCTTGGCACGAGGGCTCAAGGTGGGATCATCTACCGCTTTGGGCACGCGATTGTCTTCGATGAAGTAGTGGAATGCGTTTCCTGTCATGGGCTCCTCACAAATCAAGGGTGCAGAACTCCACCTGAACCTTGGAATCATCCTCGGCAAAGGTGTAGGCGTTCTTACCGGGCAAGTAGGGATGCGGGACGATGCCCGTCACGGTGCCGACCTGGAGGTTGGACTTGAAGGGCTTGCCGGAGATCTTGCGAACCCGCTGTCCAACCTCAACCAAATTCTTTTCACGTCTCGGCATGGTTTCCATCTCCCTGTTCAATCTACGCGGGTTGCGTACGAAGTAAGTCTAGACCAAGTAGGCGATGACAGCGATGGACGGCACCACGTTGAAGCGCTTGTAGGATGCGTGATGGCACACCTCCGTCACGCGGAGGAACACGCAGTTCCCGTCTTGAAACTTCAGCAAGGACTCCGGCAAGAGCGGGTTTCCCACGCCGAAGAAGAGGAGTTCCCCCTTCGCGGGCTTCTCGGCGAGTTCCAACTCGATATCGCCGAATTCGATGATCCCACGAAAGAATGACATTTTACGCACATTGACGCTGACCTTGACCATGATGTTGAACTCCTACTTGGCCTTGGGGGCCTTGGTGGATTTGCCCATGGCAGCCTTGACGGCAGCCACGACGAAGGTCTTCTTGTGGGTCTTCAGGCCGATGCCGAAGGCCAAGCAGAGGACAGCCTGCAAAAGGGTGTGATACGTTTCCGCATTGTCCCCTTCCAGTTCACCCGGATCCCCGATCCCGTCCATCTTCGTCGCCATGCTCAGCAAGAGCTTGCGAACTTCGGGGTCTTCATAGCCCTCGGCCTCGATCATCGGGACGATGCGTTGGCTGTCCATCGCCAAGTCAAGAAAGTTTTTCAACACAGGCTGCTTCATGTTCATGCTCCTCGAGGGGTTAGACCGCCTCGTCAATTCGCAGATCCGCACCGGAGTAGCCGTCCGTGGACACCCGGCAATTCAGGCCTTCCAGGCAAACCAGTTCGCCCATGGCCACTTCCTGGACGGTCTTGCCACGCTGGGCGTACCGTTCCGACATCGTGAGGCGGTCATCCGCGATGATGACGCATTCCTCGGACAGGCCGAAATCCTTGCCGCCAACCTCGCGATTGTGCGCCTTGAAGGTATCCAGGCTCAAATCCCACGGGGCGGGCTTGGAGAAGTTCGCATCCGGCCACCGGGCCTGCGAGGCCTTCAGGGATTCCTGCGAATCCTTGTAGAAGCCGCCGATGGTGTAGGCGCGATACCAACCGCGTCCCTGGATGTGGAGGATGTCACCGTGATTGAGGGTCTTGAGGTCACTCATGTTCGTCTCCAGGCGGGCTAGTCGTTTGCAGCCCCCTATGTATCATCTACGCTGATGGAGGCGAAAGTAAGTCACGCCTCAACCGATTTGAAGCATTCTTTGTGATACAAACGGCTTACGCTCAGCTTAAGCCGCGTATCGGCATCCTTGCCCCGAATCCACACGGCAGGGGCATCCACGTCAATGTACTTGCCGCATGCACCACAGGCAGTCATGGAATTGCACGTAATGTCGATGGCGACATGGTTCAGGATCTTGGGCTGCGGCTTGGGCGCCTGACGCATTTCCATCATCCGTTCAATGGATTGCAAACCCCGCCTCATCTTGTCGCCCTCGGTGGTATTCGAGGTGTGGATGCGAATCACCGGCGGCATGTAGGTAGAGCATGTGGCAACCTGCTCCTCAATCCACAGGAACACGGCATAGCCCTCACGGGGGCGCCCGTCCGCATCGGGAGGCAAACCCAGGTCGTTGTCCAAGCTGATCTCGTCAACCAGGCCAGGAACCTTCAGCAATTCGATGGTTGCCTCAGGCGTGTAGGTACGCACCCAATCCAGGGTGACACCCGCTGCCTCCGGGGTACGCTCATCATCAAGGAACAACTTCATTTCGAATCCTCCGTTCGTTCCACGATTTCCAGGTTCGCACATAGGCATTCGCAATCACCCATCTTGTCCAGATAGGCGTATGCCTTACCTTCCACCTTCTCGATCCGGTTCGTCTTGATGACGAACGTATGATCCCTGACCTTCAAGGCGGCAAGGTAGGCCTTATCGATATCCCCACGTGCCGTGAATGTTGCACGTTCCATTCTCTCTTCATGTCCATTCCTCGAGGGCATCGTGCCTACGTTCTATCTACGCTGTTCCCACAAGAAGTAAGTGTCCTATGCGTGACTTACTTTCCTACCCATCAGCGTAGATGATACATGGGCGATGACGCCCTCCTAAAGGAACGACGATGAACACGGGAAGCTTGGTCAATCTCCTCACGGCGAATACTCCCAACACCGTCAAGCCGGAACCCGGTGTCGGCGCAACCCTCCTGTCCTGGACGGATCGCCACGCTGGAACCATCGAGAGGGTCGAGGGAAAGCGTCTTTGGTGGAAGCGGGACACTGCGACCCGCACGGACAGCAACGGCATGTCGGAATCGCAGGCATACACCTTCGAGCGCAACCCCGATGCCTCCGAGCAACTGTTCACCCTGCGTCCGAATGGTCGTTGGGTTCAGAAGGGTTCGCCCATGAAGTCCGGGTGTTGCCTGTCCATCGGACACCGTTCCCAGTACTTCGATTACAGCTTCTAAAGAATTCTTTCCGAAGGGCACTTACTTTTCCCATCGACAGCGTAGATGGTATGTGGGCACCGAACGCCCCTCAACACACACAAGGAACCTGACACCATGAAGAACCTCAAGAACGTCACCCCCCGCGGCAGCAACGACAACGACCAGGGTCGCAAGAACAGCGGCAAGAAGTCATTCGACGGGGGCATCCATCGCGGTTGCACCAAGCCCACGAAGTTCAAGGATCGTCGCGTTGTCGAGTGGCGCTAAGCCGCAAGGCCTTACACGGAACCTGGGAGACGACCGATGAATGATGAATTGTGGACGAAGCGGGACGGGACGACCATCAAGGTGTCCGAAATGACGGAAGACCACTTGCGGCGTACCGTGAAGATGGTTTCCAACAACCGGCGCTTCGACCTGGTGGTCGATGAAATGTCCGTGGAAATGTGTCGCGGATGGCTGTGCGATTACCTCAAGACCAAGCGGGAATTGGTGGAATCGATCGATGCCTTGATGTTCGCCTTGTTGGAGGTAACGGGAGAGGTTGCTTACGCATAGAGGAACGTCATGAAGGCACACGCCAAGAATCGCCGTGATACCAAGACCAACAACAGCCCCGTTCGTGGGGCTCGTGGCGGGGATCGTGCCGCTGCCAAGCGTGCCATCCTGGCGGATGTACGGTAGCACTTACTTTCCCTTCTAGCAGCGTAGATGTAATACGGGACGCGAAAGACGCCCCAAGGAACCTACGATGCAACTTTCCCGATACAAAATCCTCACGGGGCCGCTGGCGGGTCAAATCGTGACGGCTCATCAACTTGAGCGTCGGGCTACCCCCACGTCGGAACTGGACAACGCACTAGGGAGCGGTATCTGGATCCCTTCATTGGGCGTGCGGGTTGCTGCGGATCAGGACGCCTACAGCGTTCCCTCGGCATATGTGGATCTGGTTGTCCCCTTTGACCGATTCAATCAGGAAATCTTCATCGGGGATACCCTTCATGCGGCATCGAAAGCAGCCGTCATTCGGGTCAAGGTTACGGGAATTGGCAAGTCCCATTGGGATAGCGGGCACAAGCGGAAACTCCGTGTCCAAGACATCGACTCCGGGGCCACGTTGACCATCAACAACCCCGCCCACTGCATCAAGATTGTCTAGGGGAATGATCATGGATCAAGCAGTCACAACTGAATCACACGGCAAGTTGGCTTGCCTCAACTGGCAGACCCTGTCGGATGAGCGTGCCGCAACCGTCAAAGCCAATGGGAAGCTCCGTAGGGCTGCCCTCATCATGACGGGCAAATGCAACTTCGCATGTCCCTACTGCAAGACCCTGGGCGGGGACAGAGCCCCCACACGAACGAAATTCGATACCATGGCCAAGGTCATGAACATGATCAACCACGGTCTCAAGGAACTCCGCCTGTCCGGTGGTGAACCTACGATGATTTCATGGTTGCCCGAGTTGGTTGCCATGGCTCATAGCAATGGCGTTCGCGTTGCCGTATCCTCCAATGGCTATGCTCCCGTCCGTATCTACGCAGCCCTGGTCAACGCCGGGGTTGCGGAGTTCTCGATTTCATTGGACTCCACGGATCCCGAGGAAGCGGATCGCCTTGCCGGCGGACGAAAGAACGTTCTGGCCCGGGTCGAACGTACCATCAAGGCAGTGACGGACATGGGTGCCAAGGTCTACATCGGCATGACGTGCTGTGCATCTCGTCGGAATCCCGAGGAAATGAAAGCCATCATTGACCGGGTTGCAGCCTTGGGCGCTACGGATGTCAAAATCATGTCCCTGGCTCAGGAAGGAACCATCGTTGATATGTCATGGCTGGATGATGCCACGGCAAAGCGGTTCCCCTTCCTTGCATGGCGGGCACACAACTTCAATGACGGTCGGGATGTTCGGGGACTCCGTGAGGGTGATTCGCCCCGTTGTTCCCTTGTCCTGGATGACGTGACGATTGCGGGAGATAAGCACTTCCCCTGCAACGTGTACTTCCGTGAGGGAGGGGAAGCCATCGGGGACGTGAAGGATTCCGCTACCATGTTGGCGGATCGTGCGGTGTGGGCTGAAAACCACAACAGCCTTTGTGACCCGATCTGCAAGTCCATGTGCATGGATCTGCTCCGTACGTACAACAACCGCGTTGAGGAATTGAACACATGAAACTGCAATGGTTGCCCAGACCTTCGACGGATCCCTATGGTTGTGGGTGGGAACTCGCAACCAATGACCGTCAATACCTCACCTATGATGGATTCGATCGCTTCGGGGACATCCGGGCCACTGTCATGGAAGAATCCACGGACAAATGGGTCGCGTACATTACATGGAAGGTCGATGAGAATCCTCCGAATGCCGAATGCAAGAAGGATGCGATGCTTTTGGCGGAAAGCAAAATCGAAGACGAGTGACTTACTTTTCCCATCGACAGCGTAGATGATACATGGGCACGGACGATGCCCTAGGACGCAGACGATGAACCCACACATGCCGCGATGCCAATGTGGCCACAGTTTCCTCAACCACTGGGCACCCCCTGACCGTTTCCGCCCTGCCAACACACCTTGTAAGGATTGTGATTGCGCCAGCTACCGCGGGGTGGTAGACGCAGAGCACCTGGCCCTCCTGCAACCAGAACTGCAACGACGCGGCGTGACGCCAAAATGTGATTGCAACGTACAAATCCAAGCGTTGGAAAAGAGAATTCAGGCCCTTGAAGCCCGACTGGCTCGATAAGGAAACTACGATGTACAAGACTGGCTCCGGCCCCCTCAAGCGCGGCGAACTTCACGAGGTTCCCCCGGCAGCGGAAAACATGGGCATCCGTGCCCTGCGGGAAATCCCTTACCTCAGCTGCACCTCCGTTGACATCAACGAGGTTGACCACATCGGCCACGATGAGGGCGGTGTGGACATGGATCCCGCCTACCAGCGTGGGCACGTGTGGGAACCCGCTCAGGAGTCCGCGTTCGTTGGCTACCTGCTCAAGGGCGGCAAGGCTGGCCCGATTTGGGTCAACCGCTACGAGGATGCGACCACGGGCGGCGCCAACTGGTTCGACCTCCCCGTCACCATCATCGATGGCAAGCAGCGCCTGACCGCCCTCATCCACTGGACGCAGGGGGAAATCCCCGCGACCCTGAACGGAAAGGACATCTGGTACAAGGACTTGTCCATCATCGACCGTCGCATGCTCCCGCACCTGGATGTGTGCTACGTCAACATGACCGAGAACGACCAGATGCGGCTCTACCTGAACCTCAACAGCGGCATCGCCCACACCACGGACGAACTCGACCGGGTTCGCGGCTTGCTGGCGGAATAGGCACTTACTTTCGCCCCTAGCAGCGTAGATGTAATGCGGGCACGGATGATGCCCCGAAGGAACCGGACATGGCATACCTTGATGAAGAGCGGTACGAGCGGGAAGTGGATCGCTGGGCGGGTTACGAACAGTTCGCCAATCCGGGTGGCAATTCCGCCCTCCGCAAGGCTACCCGTTCCAACCCCCGTATCCACCCTTGCCCGACCTGCAAGCAGCCGAATCGTCTGACGGCCAAGGACAAGGCACATGGCTATTGCTGTGACCCGTGTGCGGATCGCACCGAACGAGGCGGCTACTAATCTATGTATGGTAAAGGATCCAAGATTATAGCGAAAACCTACATGAAAGCCCTGCGGGATCGTACGGTTTGCGCTATATGTGGTCGGCAGCCTGTAGACTTTCACCATAAAGATCCCGACGCCAGTAAAGATAGATGGATAGCACACCTTACGGTCTTAGGGTTTCCAATCCCACGAATTGAAGCCGAACTAGCGGTATGTGAACCCCTTTGCCGCTCATGTCATATGAAACAGGATGGTAGATTAGCATTTCTGAACGCCAACAAACCGTTTCCTAAAGGGGTGCAGTTACCTCCGAAGCCCTGTACGTCATGTGGTATCCCCGCCAAGCCCCTGCGTAAAGGGCTGTGTAATAAGTGCAATCACCAAAAGCGTAGGGATAGCAAACGTAATGCTATCCTATAGCTTACTTTCGGCTCTATCAGCGTAGATGATACATGGGCACGATTCCCAAAGGAACCTACGATGAACACCTCCCTTATCACGTTGCCCCGAATCATCACCGTACCGGGTCGCTACGTCACGCGAATCGGTGAGACCGTCACCATTGGCATCATGGGGAAGCGTCGTTTCTACGGGGCGTGTGGGCACTATCCCAATGGCGTCCCGGAGAAGTGGGACGTGTCGGGACGCCTCCTGCCCTTTTCGTTGTCGGACAACGATATCGTTCGGGCGGCGAACTAGGCATGACTTACTTTTCGTTCTAGCCGCGTAGATACCACATAGGGCAACGTGCCCTCCAAACGAGAGGAACAAAGAACATGGCACCGAATATCACCGAATCCGTTACCCTGAACTTCACGGATCTGACCGGCGACAAGACCGGTTGCACGACCCTGGGTTCGAACAAGTTCTGGAAGGGCTGGGTCGAAGACCTTGGCGGCGGACTGGCGAATTTTGAGTGCCGTTGGGGGCCGACTGGTACGCCCGGTTCGGACAAGGGTTCCGTGCGTGGCACGAGCCTGTCCTCCGCCTCCGAGCAACTCCGCAAGAAGGTTCGGGAGAAGGAGAACAAGGGCTACACCAAGCTCGAGACCCGCACGGACAACGAGGAAATGACGAAGGCGGCGGCAAAGGGCGTTGTCATCGCTGCCCTGCCCGCCACGACCACGAAGGTGGCGGCGGTCGCTCCCACCACGTTCCATCCCGAGGTTGGCCGTTTGCTGAGCACCATCTACGGATCAACGGCACAGACCGTCCGTGCGGGCTTGTCGGCACAGGCGGGTGCGACGGCGGACAACCCGATCGGCAACCTGTCGGATCGCCAACTGGATCTCGGCGGCGCCATCCTGGATGAGATTGCGGAGGAATTGCAGCGTACCTTCGGGCACGAAAGCGCCGCGAATCGCAGCACGTTGCTGCCGCTCTCCGGCGGCGTTCCCCGCAACGAAATCATCCAACTGACCAACCGCTTCATGTCCAACATCCCCCGCGAGATCGGGCGGGACATGCGGGGCCGTGAGAACCTTCACCGCCTCGTCCTGTCCAGCTATGAGCGCTTGGATGAGCAGCGGACGTTCCTTCAGTTGCTCCGTGACGCCCACTTGACCCAGGACGTGTTCAAGGCGGCGGGCGCTCAGGTCACGACCGGCGGCAAGGAACACGTTTGGTACGATGGCCTGAACTGCGACATCGACCTGTGTGATGTGGGAAGTGTCGATTTCAAGCGGGTTGCCGACATCTTCAACACGGCACAGTCCAAGAACAACGCCAATTGGTGGCGGAATGGCAAGCCCAGTGTCCGGGTGGCCCGTGTGTTCAAGTTCACCCGCAAGGGCACGAGCAGCCGGTTCGATACCTACGCTTCCAAGGTACTGTCCAAGCCCAATGCCGTGGGCAAGATCATGGCATTCCACGGCACAAGAACGGAAAATTTGCTGGGCATCGGCAAGTCCGGCCTCTTGATGCCGGAGAACTTGCCCCGTGGCGTGACGATTAGTGGCAAGGCCTTCGGGAAGGGGATTTACCATGCTCCTGCCTGGAATGCGACGGGACACAAGATGATTGGGCGGCATAAGGTTGATGGTTTCAACGGGGCTTTCAAGTCGCTCAACTATACTTCGGCTCGCGGCGCCTACTACGGAGCGGGCAACACGTCCCCTTCCGCCTACATGTTCCTTCAGGAAGTCGCCCTTGGCTTGGCGGATGTCCACACGACGGCTTGCTGGGACAAGCATCGCCCCGATGGTTGGCCGATGAATGACTTCATCTTTGCCGCTGGCTCGGCCAACCAGGGCGGGTTCGTTCACGACGAACTGGTTACGTTTGACCAGGATGCCCAGGTGTTCCGCTACTTGATGGAAATCGAGTGCATCTGATAGGCGGCAATCTTGCGAACGTGATCTAGGAATTCTACTTCGGTATGGTCACTCTTGGCATTGTTGCATGTCCAACAAGCAGGGTGACAATTCCCAGGAACGTATCCTTCGGAGCTACGAATCCGGTCAATTCCCGTATACCTGAAACGGGTAGCCTCTTTGTTCCCCTTGTAGTAGGAAACAGACTGTAGGTTGGCTGGTGCATCCCCGCAATAGGCACATGAACTTTGGAACATGGATTGTGCCTCGAGGATAGTCAAATTGTAATCTAGACCCTTACGTTTAGCCCGTGCTTTGTATCCTTGGACTAACCCTCGGGCCTGGATCTCTGTAACGGCGTGTATGTTGGTTGGAACTACCCCTTCCGTTATCCGTGCCGCCCAAGCATAGAACTCCGCTACCGATAACGATGCTTTCATGTAATTGCATACCCCACAGCAAGGCACGCAATTAGATTCTGTGTAGCCTAGGGCACTGTCTATACGGTCAACCCCGTTATGGTACAAATCTTTCCCGTAACTGGTATTGGAACGTTGGACACTTTGAGGGGATGCCCCGCAGTAATTGCATTCCTGCAGAATCAAGGCCTTTAGCTGATCCTTGGTCAAATCAAATGACAAACCTCGTTTCAAAGCCCCTAGTCTGTAGGTATGCCAAACGTTGTTACTTTGAGTATCGGGACGAGAACGCCGGACAAATCCGCATTCTTTGCAACTTTGGCTTCGACCCTCACGTAATGTTTTGCCTTCAATAAGCGCTTCCGTGCCACATGTACAACGACAGCGGAATCCGAATCGGTTTGCGGCAATGTCCTTCTCATATGAAAGTACCGTCCACAACCCTATTTGGGTGCCCTGAGGTATCATTTCAGCCTGATTGGCACATCCGCAACTTCTGGATATCGGCACCAACCTTCGGATGCATATCACCTTTTCAGTTCCACAATCACAACGGCATAGCATCTCCGAACGTCCCTTATGAGGAACGAGAGCGATTGCCGTTAGCATCCCAAACTTCTGCCCAACGTAACGGCTTACACTTCGGTTGCTAACTTGACTGCCTTCTTCTCCATGTCCGCCAACACCAACTCCCGAATGATCTGCACCCATGGTATCCGCCTCCGTAGGGATTCTGCCCGTAGGTAATCCATCATGTCCTGGTCGAGGTAAATTCTAGCCGCATGTTTCGTTGTTGTCATCGTTTGATCCTACCTTGATCCTACCGGAGTGGGGGCATAAGCATTCTACCGAGAGTAGGCTCATTGAGACGGTGTTTGGGGTATTACATGACATCTCACATCCAAGTGGGTAAAAGGTGAAAACCATGTTGAACAAGTTCTATACTGAAGATGGCGTTTATGTTGATCAAACGGATACCGAAGTTTCGCCTCGCGTGGGTGTCAATGCTATTGTTGAACTTAGGGGCATTCCTTACTACATCATGTGCATCAATTACGACAATGCGAACAACGTGGGGGATGCCGTCCAGGAACGTTGGTTTTATGTCAAAAAGGTGGAAAAGATTCAGTCTATCAAAACGACCCGGTAAGGCTTACTTTCCTCTTCCTCGGCGTAGATAGATCGTGGGCGACGGATGATCGCTTTGAAGGCATGTCGTGGACGACATCGTAGGCATGTTCATTGTTTTGTGTGCAAATCTCGGGTGGATCATTCTTGTTTTGGTGTGGATCAATTACAAGGCGTCCAGGGCTTTCAAAAGGATGGGTTGGGGCTGGCCAAAGTGGATCGACCCTGATGAATGGGAACGCATCAGGGAGACCAAACAGGAAACAGCGGATGCCATCAAGGCGGAGGCCCGTAAGAACTACGAAGCTGCATTTGAAGCATGCAAGGCATGGTGGATCCTAGATGAAAGGAGTGCGTATCCATTAGGTTGGGATTCCATCAAAGATTTCTTACCCGTCGAACAGCGGATGGAAGTCGAAACCAAGGTGAATGAATCAGAGACCTCTGAGAGGGAAGCTAGGGATCGAGGGTGGTTAGCATACACCAGTGGTTCCGCTGTAGAGGTCTCGAAAGAACAGTGGGATGCCGATTGGGAAACTTCTAAGGACGAATTGTACGCCTTAATAGGTCGTGCCCGATACTGCATGGTGCAGGACATTCTCGGGCCTCCCCCATATGAGCGGGCTACCATTAGTGGCACTGATGCGACCCTTGTTGAGTCTTTGGAGGGTCTTCGGGACAGGTTCTTTCAAGATCCCTGGGATGACAAAGCCAAATACCTCGACCAATCCGTGTCGGATGACGACGCCATGTTGTGGTCACCCGATAGTAACCTGACTGGTTCGGGTTACGCGGAATTGCAAAATAAACGCAATGTCATCCGACATCGTGTCAAATATGTGCCATCCCAGATGGTGTCAAATCTTTGACGGGTAAAGGATTACCCTTGGACGTGACTGCGTAGTTTCTAGTAGGAGGTTCCCTGTGTGCCGAATTCCGATCGTTGCTCTATGCATGTTCGCTACCATGACTCCGCTCAACGCTTTCGCTGGGTGTGAGAAAGACACTGACTGCAAAGGGGAACGGGTCTGTGTTAGTGGACTTTGCATCTATCCCGATCGGGTGCCCCTAACCCCAGCAACCCTGGACGTAGCGAAGCCAACGGGGTTCCGTCACGGCCCTATCATTTTGGCGGGGTTCCACACGTATGGTTGGACGGGGGGTATGACCGGAACCTATGGTTTGATGTACGCCTTCGAGTACCGTCCTGTCTATTTCACCCTTGAGGCACTTACAAATCCAAATCGACCCCCAGAGGGTTTGTTTGGCGGATTGGGCATTGGCATGGGATGGCTGTTCCCCGTGCGGGGTTCAATCGTATTGGGGCTCACTGGAGCCTTTGGGATTTGGGGTTCTCAAAGAAGCGACTGGACCTACGGCGGTTTGACTTATGATGGTCAATGCTGTGTCAAAGTTACGACTTTTGACAAGGTTAAGATTTACGGAATGCTGTCCAGCTTCATCAGGTTCGGGTCATCCTGGACGTTTTCCCTGGGGCCAAGACTGGGGGTTGGGGAACGTTACCGTTCTGATGTTGACACAAATACATCATCAGGCACATTGGGGGTGCTCATTCAGACAGGATACCTGTTTGGGGGTAAGTGACCCTGAAGGGACAGATACTGTGAAAGTGTACCAACCAATAGTCACGGGTCGGGATGACGCTTTCAATGGGAAAGAGTTTACCTATCGGTCAAAGGTACTATTCCGAACGATGGAAAGGGCTGAAAAGGCTTTGCCTGGATGGGTCGCGAGGTTGGAACAGGAAGATCAAAGACCTGGGACGATGGTGAAAATCGATTATCGCAAGGCGAAAACCCGCATCATGGAACTTGAACTCGAGGACGAAACGGAGTAGGAGGCGCCATGGCAATTAGCGGATTCGCATTGGAACGGCTTGGCCCTCATCAATACACTTCCAAGGAAAAGGAAGGGAAGGAAACCAAGTTCATTTGCTCCGGCGTGGTTGTCTATGCGGAGACGGAAGAAATGGCACGCCAGATAGCGGCTACTCCCCGTGCCCTGCAACCGGGACAAAAGATCCTTCCGAACAACACCATTGATCCACCCCCGCCCTACTCATGGTGTGTAGATGAAGACCCGGCGGCATGGTTGGATCCTACCAAGACTTCTTGCAAGTCATTCCCGGTAGGCCCTGAAATCGAAACCCAAGAAGGACGTGGCTACGCTCAATTCCTGGAGGTGGTACGATGACGGATAGCAACGAACGCATTGTGTGGAAGTTCCTCCTGTGGCCTCGCTATGGGCGGAATGGCTGGAAGTGGTTGTGTGGGGCGAATGTCCGGGAAGTGGTGGCAGTTAGGTACGGCTACATTGGAGGGCCTTGCGAACATGGCCCCGTATCATCTACCTGGATCGAAACAGGACTTGCGGAGGACTACGAATGATCTACAAGACTAAAGCCTATTTGAAAGACCGTGAGGGCGAAGAGCGTGTCGTCCGCAAATTCCTCCTGTGGCCCCGCCGGTTTGGCAATGAGAAGCTTGGCCGATGGATGGAATATGCCTGGATCCGTGAGAAGGTTCAGCTATTCCATGATGACTACGAAGGGGATGCATGGAAATGGCATGAAGTCGGCTTCTATGACATCTCGGCAGGGGTCTAGATGTCCATCCCTACTCTTGAAGGCGAAATGTGCTATCAAGCATCCCGCCTTTCGGATGATGGTTTCCGTACTGCATGCGATGCTATGCTGGATCTCCTAGCTCCCAGCGCAAATAAAACCCCTTATGTATTTCCATCATTCGATGATTTTAATCGGTGGTGTGTTTGTACTCAGCAACATGTACACGGTTGGCGTAATAACTTTGACGGGACTTTGACGCCTATGGTCCGTGAAGGTCCAGAACTAACGCCCCTGGATATTCGAGTTCGCTATCCCGTTTCTAGGTAGACTTACTTTCATGCTGAGATGCGTAGAATGCCCTGACGCAGTAACCCCACCTGGAGCTTCCCATGCTATTCGAGAAGAATCTGAATACCTACACCCCTACTCATGAGGGGGCAATCCCGGACATCCACAAGGCACTTCCGGTCGGCAACTTCATCATCAAAGCCACGATGACGGGATCCTTGTACTTCGAGCAAGTGGATCCCTTCACCATGCCCCCGAAGATGTACGGGGATACCAAGCAGCGGGCGGAACGTATCCTGAAGACCTTCCATAGCCGTCCTCTGGCTACGGGCGTCCTCCTGAGCGGGGAGAAGGGTTCCGGTAAGACCCTGTTGGCCAAGTACTTGGCACAAAGCAGCGGTTTGCCCTGCATCCTGGTCAATGCCCCCTTGGCGGGTGACAAGTTCAACAAGTTGCTTCAGGACGTGGAACAACCCGCAATCGTCCTGTTCGATGAATTCGAGAAGGTCTACGACAACGAGAACGGTGGACAGGACGCAATCCTCACCCTACTTGATGGCGTGTTCTCTTCCAAGAAGTTGTTCCTGCTGACGTGCAATGATGTGTACGCCATCAATCGGCATATGAAGAATCGTCCCGGACGTATCTTCTACGCCATCAACTTCAAGGGCTTGTCGATCGACTTCATCGCCGAGTACTGCCAGGATCGCCTGAACAACAAGGCACACATCGACTTGGTGTGCAATCTTGCCATGATGTTCGAGGCTTTCAACTTCGACATGCTGGCAGCACTGGTTGAGGAAATGAACCGGTACGATGAAGGCCCCACGGACGCATTGAAGATGCTGAATGTCCTGCCGGATACCTTCTCGGAATACGGCACCTTCCAGGTTCAGTTGCTTGTTGATGGCAACCCTGTGGAGATTACCAACCCGAAGAAGGGGTTGTTCAACACCAATCCGGCATTCCTGGATCAGTTCTCGATCATCTACAAGAAGCCCAAGTCCCGCAAGAAGGACGAACCTCGGGATGATGACGATGATGATTACCCCCGGAACAATGAGATCCGGTTGGTGTTCTTCAAGCGTCACATCAAGCATGTGAACCGGGAAACCGGGGCGTACACGTTCATCAATGATGAGGGCATCACCGCCATTGTCACCAAGTCGGCATCGGCTGGGGGCATGGGATTCCACAATGCGTTCATGGGCCCGCAGGAAGAGGATGCAGTATGAAGATTGCCGTTGACTTCGATGGGACCGTTGTAGAACATCGGTATCCCCTTGTTGGGAAAGATATTCCGCATTGCCAGGATGTCTTGAAGGCACTGGTAGCCAAGGGCCATCAACTCATTCTGTTTACCATGCGGAGCGGGGACACCCTTGCAGATGCCGTGAAGTGGTATGCAGATCGGGACATTCCTTTGTACGGGGTAAATACCAGCCCTGGGCAGGGTGCTTGGACGCAATCGCCCAAGGCATATGCACACATCTACATTGATGATGCTGCCTTGGGTTGCCCTCTCACCCGTCCCTGGAATGATCGCCCCTTCGTGGATTGGGAACAGGTTGAGTTGCTACTGCAAGCCCAAGGCGTTCTGTAGAGCTTACTTCTTGACCTAGCAGCGTAGATCGGGTATCCCTCTAGGCAAAGAGGGCACGACGACGTTATGGGACAAAAGTCACGCATCACCCCGGTAGAACCCCCTACGAAAAATGCAGGGCTTGTACGGAAGAACACCGTGCGGGCCGATGTGAAGATCAAGCGGGAATTCGATCAACCGTTGAATGTGAAACGGCTCCCGCATCCTACGGGGCCGAAGCTCCAAGGCTACATTTGCGCTGCGTCCTGGGAAGTCATCACGGATGATGACCAAACCCTTCGGTTCCTCATGTTGGAAGACCAACTGAAGAATACGCAACGGTTGTTCCACGGCACCCCGGCTGTAAACATCGGGGACATCGTACAAATGGGACTACGCCCTGGTAAATGGGGCATGTTCGGTGCCGGTATCTACACGGGCGGCATCGGCAAGGCTATCAATTACGCCCACGGATTTGGGGCACACTACGTTCTTGAGGTCGATGTCATCCTGGGGAAGGTCAAGGAATGCCTTGGTGCGGAGAAATGGGCGTACAAAAGGCTGCTAGACGCGGGATTCAACTCCGTTGGCGGCTTTGCCAACCTCACATCTTCCTGGGGCGGCAAACTTCGCCACAATGAATACGTTGTCTACGACCGGGAACAAGTTCTGATCCAGAAGGTTCACGAGTACCAACGGGATTACTCCATTGCTGCGACCTACCCTACGCAAGGTGCTTGCAATCTGATTGTGGAGAAAGATATCGTCCCCACGAAGGGGCTCCGTACTTTCAAGGATGTCCTGGCCAAGCAGCCCTGTGGCAAGATCGCCTATCGGCGATGCACTACCAAGGTAACTAATACTGGCCCGTTCGATTCCATTTGGATTTGCAATAATTGCCTCGAGAAATACAAGATTCGCATTGGTTCCAAGGTTGAGGCACGTTTTGGGACTTATCAATTGCGGAATCAGATCATCACTATCACGGGCTAGACTTACTATGTGTTGAGAATGCGTAGATAGGGCATGACGTAGACCGTCCTAAGGAATCAAACATGCCCCGTTTTTCGCACTTGTCTCATCTGTCCTTCGTTGTCCGTCCCGAGATGTATGAGGAAGCCATTCGTGCCGTCAAGGCAGCGCTACCGGGCCTCCGGAATGTTCGGCACATCGTAGCCTCTGGCCATGTCCGTTGCACCAACGAGCACGTGGATAAGCTGAAGGAAACCCTCCTCCCGTTCGTTATGGCCAACACCATCATGATTCAACCCGATACCCGGTTTGAGCCGGATCCCGTGGTAAATCCTGAGGTGGCTGCCGGGGAGAAGCGTCTCGAGGCTGCCTTTGAGAATCTGTTTGGCAGGATTGAACAGAAGGCAAGTGCCAATATGGCACGCTTCCTTCATGCTGCGGCAGACTTCGTCGAGAAGCTCTAGTCCTGATGCCCGTCCTGGTACGCATCCAAGGCATTCACGATGCGGCTAACTAGCGGGTGACGTACAACGTCTTCAGGCCCGAAGCTGAACACCTCGATACCTTCGACCTTGCCAAGGGCGTTGACGATGTTGGACAATCCGCTCTGACCCCTCAAGAGGTCAGTTTGCGATGCATCCCCCGTAATAACGCACTTGGAATGTTCACCCATACGGGTCATCAACATGACCAGTTGAGTCCAGGTGCAGTTCTGCGCCTCATCAAGCAGAATGAACGCATCATTCAGGGTACGACCCCGCATGAAGGCTAGCGGGGCGATTTCAATCCGTCCATCCCTACGCATCGCTTCGATGTAGGGCTTGCCTGCTAGAATGTTCAAAGCATCATAGATAGGCTGCAGGTACGGGTCAACCTTGTCCGCGAATGACCCGGGCAGAAACCCGAGCTTTTCCCCAGCCTCTACCGCGGGACGGGTGATGATGATCCGTTTTACGTCGTCATGTTCCAAGGCCTTGAGTGCCTGGGCTACAGCAATGAAGGTCTTGCCCGTACCAGCAGGGCCAAGTCCAAATACCATGTCATTACTGCGAATCGCATCCATATAATCACGCTGCCGCTGATTCTTCGGTTGAATCATAACGTGGACTTTCGCCATTGGCGGCGTGACCACGAAGTCCGGCTTCTTCCCCTTGTAAGTGTTGCTGCTTTCACGACGTGCCCTAGCAGGCTTTGACATAGTGCTCCTTGGTTGATCCCCCTCCGCCTGTTGCTTCATCTTGGTAATCATAGCACGAGCCTCGTTGAACTCCTGGCCGGGATTGCCATGGAGTAGAACGCGGTAGGCTCGCACCTGAACCTGGATGCCGTACTGACGAAGGGTTTGAATGTTAGACCGTTGTGGCCCGAGAAAACGACGAAAGGACTCAGGATCGCGGAACTGAAACACCTGGCAACTTGTACCGCGTGTCATCCCATGTCCCCCATCGATGAGCAAGTAGCTCATACACTATGCAACTCTCATAACGCTCCTATTGGGACTTTTATAGCCCTATCTTGAACATTCGGACACTTACTTTCGGATAGTTCAGCGTAGATAGATGGTAGGGCGAATGACCCTTAGGAAATCGACCATGAGCACCGTTCGTATCACCTTCACCCCGCCCACGGACCTGACCCCCAGGGTCACGATCATCAAGGCTCTCCGGGAGTTCTATGGCCCCACCAAACTGAACCTCAAGGACGCCAATGACATCATCAAGGCGGGAGTCCACGATTGCGATTCCGGGAACGCCTATGTTGTGTGCAACATCCTCCGGGACAGCACCACCAACGTCGCTGTCCTGGGCAATCCTCATGATGACCGTACGATGGCCCTGAGCCGCCTCTACACCTCCTACAAGGTGATTGAGGATCGCATGGTCACGAAGTTCGCCCACAAGATGGCGGATCTTCTCGATTGGATGAATCAACCTTCCAAGTAAGGAATCAACACCATGGCACCCAAGGCAAAATCATCCAACTCGCCCAAGATTGCAGGGGAAGTCCATGCCCGCATCTGGAATGCGAGCCAGTCCTGGTTCGATGAGCGCATGTACAAGGTCGTCCTCCTTGGGGTGACCTACACGATCCGTACGAGGATCCGTCGCAACGCCTACGATGACCAGAGTCATGCCATTGTGGAGGTATTGGACGGGCTGAAGTGGAGCACCCTGTCAAGCCTCGATACGAGCCTGTGGCCCCTGATGGCACGGACAGTGAAATATGTTGACCGTGATGTCAAGGGCGTTAGCTTTGACTCCCTGGTCGGCATCCTGGTAAATGACGCCTACATGATCCTCGGCTAGGCGACCTTCGTATCCCGCTTCTTATTCTTCTCATCCTGAATAGCATCCTGGAGTCCTGTGACAATGGGTCCAGGTGTGGGGTTATCTACTAGACGCAAATCCCCCTGCGGAATGTTATTCTTGCTAAGCACGGTCTTTTCAAGCAGCATCAATAGCCCAACAAAGGCAAGGCTGGCTAGCAGCACCAAGCCCGGGGCGAACAATACAATGCTCAGAATCAAGTGCGATGTAAACGACGTATCCATGGGGACTCCTTGTGTTAGATGGTAGGATCCTCCCCACCGTCATGATCACAATGTATCCTCATGCTGTCCCCGCCACCATTGGCGGAAGCTACCATTTCGCATGCAGTCAACCATGCAATTCGGCATGGTATAAATGCACCATAAACGAAAACGCCCTCCCAGGATGGTCCTTGGGAGGGCGTTTTCGTTCATTACGGACAGGTCGGGCTACTTCGCGTCAACCGTCACATCCGCAGGCACGTCTACTGCCGACACGTCAGCCGCAACGTCAACGGACACGTCCGCATCCGAAGCATCGGCATCCGTGAGAACGTCCGCTGTCGCAGACTTCTCATCCGTCTTCGAGCAGCCGAGGGTCAAGCCAAGGCACAGTGCCAGGCATAGGGTCGAAAGAATCAACTTCATGGTTTCCTTTTCTTATTGACCCCTTGGGTATTCGGGTCGGGTTTTGAAGTCGGCACTATACACCATCGTTGGCGAAAGTACCAGTCCACCGGAGGATCTATCTACGCATACCAGTAGGAAAGTAAGTCCCCCAAGGAAATCTTATCCACAGGGGGCTCAATAGCGACTCCTTTGGGTATTACTCTATGTGCTATTGGAATCGAATGTAGGAGGATGTGTGGCTAGGAAAACTTCATCAGCAGCCGTTGCCAGCGTACCGGCAACCCAATATCGTCCCGAGAAGTACCCGAGACTTCGCAACGATTACAAGAAGATTCAGGTAGAACTGAATGGTTGCTGGACTTGGTTGGGGGGCGATATAGAAATGGGGGTTGCCTATTATATCTATGGCTTGCTGAATGATTCTATTCCAAAGGGTAGCAAGATTCTGTTGGATTGTGGCAATGCCAATTGCGTGTGCCCCTTTCATATGCAGGTACAAGTACCTCGTTTTAGTTACGATTTTAGAAAGACTTGGGCATATGTTCCTCCGATGGATCCCACAAGGGTTGTCCCCCAAGAACTTCAGAAGCCCAAGCGTGCCCCGGCAACACCTCAGCTAAAAAAGGTTGTCCAACCCCCGCCTCCAAAGCATGTTCCGGCACCTATCATCGTGCCCCCGAAGCCCGTTGTCGTGGCCCCGGTCATTCCGCAGCCTATCACCCCTGCGTTGCCTACGTGTCATCGTGGTCATCCTATGACCCCAGAGAATACGTTGAGCAAGTCCAATCGGGGATGTCGTATTTGCAAGCAGGCACGGGATCGGGAGTTCGCGGCTAATAAGCGTTTCCAGAAGAACAATCCGGGTCAGCCTTATGTCCCACCTCCCCCGCCGCCTGTTGTAAAGAGTTGTCAACGGGGACATCCTCAGACCACAGCTAACCAGTACGTCTACCCTGACGGCCTCAAGAAGGAATGCCTGATCTGCAAGGGTATTCGGGACAAGGCTCGCAAAGAGAAGCTAAAGGCGGCGAGGTAGACTTACTTTCGGGCAGAAGTGCGTAGATAGGGTGTGGGGTCGGCGAATGATTGACCCCAGTCCCTAGATGCTAGACACGAGGCAGATGACCTCGTACAGGAGTCCTCCATGTCACTCATTGCCAACGCTTTTGTGTCCGATCCCGCCCTCGCGGCCCCCATCGCCCAGTCCGCGGACTGGCGTTCGGCCACCCTCGACCTGATCACGTTCCTGATTGGCCGTGGCGATTGCTTCAGCTCTGGCGAGATCGCCACCGCCCTCCGCGTCCACCGCACCGACTTGCGCTTTTCCGTGCCCAACCTGGGCGAGTACGTCCGTGACCTGTTCTACGGTGGTTCGATGCCGCAGTACAAGGAAGACGACGGTACCGGCCAGTTGGACTCGGTTTCGGTCTCCATGAGCCCCCGCACCACGCAGGGCCTCTACCCGGATCGCACCCCCGAGGGTGTCCAGGTGTTCGTCTACGGCCCGTCGCAGGGTGCGTGTGATTCGCACGAGTTCGAGGTCTTCATCCCGAACCCCTCCGCGGGTGAGACGATGGCTTCGGCTCCGGTTCCGGCCACGCCGACCAGCGTCAAGGTTCCCAAGGGTGGCGGCGTGTTCATCGGCGGCGCCCAGACGCCCCTGACGAACATCCAGGGCAAGGTGTGGCCCGATGGGCGCCTCAGCATCCCCCGCAGCGCCTTCGAGGCCTGCGTTCACATGAACGGCACCTCCATGCGTGGCGGTGACCCGGTCTACGTGAAGTGCTCCGCCACGGAAGCGGTTGTCACCCTGACGGATGACGGTACGGGCAACGCGAAGTCCTACGACCTCACCCGCGACAATGGCCGCATCGCCTTCAAGGCGCCGGCGGGTCTCGCCGCCTTCGTGCCCGGCGATACCTACGACCTGGTGGTCACGGCCGGCAAGATCACCGTCGCCCTCTAGGGACGGTAGACCAAGTTGGGTGGGAAGTGCCCCGAACGCCCGCCTCCTCGGTAATATACTGAGGAGGCGGGCGTCATCGTTTCTAGCCTCAGGAATATCCCATGGATTTTGTCTCCGGAACCAAGGAAGTGATTACCCCTGAATCCATCAGGGCTGCCATCCGAGAAGTGTTCCCTGGGGCTAATGTCGAACTCATAGGATTCACTGGCGGCACGGTTATCCATACCCGAATATGGCAATTCACCATGGATATTACCCTGACCACCAACCCCATCGTCTACAGCGAGAAGGCGGGTGAAGTGCGTATGGTCCTTCAGTGGAAATCCCCCGATGGGAAACCTGTCACCATCAACAGCTTCGCAGGACGAGTCCTCGAGCAACATGGTGCCATCCGTGCATTCGTCATATCTACCAGGGCGTATCTTGATGGCATCATCGCGGCTATCACCATGGCGGAAGAAGACCCACCTCCGGAACCCGAAGCGAACCTTGTATGAATATCCTTTTTCTTGATTTCGATGGCGTGCTAAATAGGGATCGAACATGGCGTGCCATGAACAAGGATCCCGACCTACAGCATGACCCCATTAATCACCTGGATGCCGAACTTTGCTCCCGTGTCCAAGAAGCCTGCGATGGTGCTGGGATTGATGCTATCGTCCTGTCCACTTCATGGCGGAAACGGTTTGCTCTCGATGAAATCAAGGCATGGCTTGCAGCTAAAGGCCTGACGATTCCAATCATCGGCAGGACACCATTCATCCATGCTCGTCCAGAATTCTGCCAGAAGATGTCCGATTATGACCCCATGTGGTCACAGATTGGTAGGGGCATGGAGATTCAATGGTGGCTCAGGCGCTATCGTCCAGATGATGCCTGGAGGGAAGATCACATCGTCATCCTTGACGATGAACGCACAATGGGTAGCCTGAACCCCTGGCTCATTCGTTGCCATCCCAAGTATGGATTCCTGCCATCTCAATATGCACAGTTCGCAAAGACCCTGGAAAAGCCTCTGACCAAACTCGAATGGGTTCATGATGCCCTGCGGTGCCATGCACTCGAGCACAGGCCTCCGCTTGGCCCTATTACAATCGAGATCAACCCTGTGATGAATGCTACCGGCAGGACTTCTTCGGATTAGCGTCTATTCCGATACAGCATTGTGCGATGCACGGAAGGGTTGAATCCTAACGCACCCTTCATGGGCGGATCCACAACCCGATTGATGTCATCCCGTAGGAATCCCACGGCGGCAACTTCCTTGCGTTCATTCAGAATCTTGACAACTCCTTCCATGGCAAGTTCCATCAAGAACTCGTTATCCTCTGCGTAGGCAAAGTATCCACCCTCATATCGGATCTCCCGAATCATTGCCCAAGGGCCTTGGGCACGGCGAATAGTCCGTTGCTTCCACTGAGGGTCGTTGAATATCGTCCCCACCATGAGGCCACTACCGGTGAAGGACTTGAAGCCTTGCTCATTAGACCATCGCAAGGTCTTGCCCCATGCTGTGGTTGCAAACCCTTCCTTCTCCTGGATTCCAAATGGGCGAATTCGATCAATAAAACTGATGACCATTACCGCAAGTCGATTGGCATCACTCATGGTTTTCCCAATGAGCAACGCATCCGACCCGTTGATAAGGGATGCAGTCGCATGGGCACACATCCACGTCGAGGCACCAATTCCGCAGTAGGCACCATTTTCATCCATCATGTCAAGCTCGCCAAAGCTTGCATAGGAGCGAACGTTGGCGGCGTGCTTCTTGGTTATGAAGGTGTCCAATTCTTCAAATCCCATGCGCTCATAGACATCTTCAATGGTTACCATATTGCCCCATGATTTCTTCCCATGAACGGATTCGGGGTTCCTGGAAGATAGGAAATCCGTGTGCAAAGTCATCTAGGAATGAGAATGAAACCCCATACCGTGCCCATCTAGCCATCACAGAATCTGTGTCGAACGTGACCCCGTGATAGGCCCAACCATCAGGGATGTCCCCAAACACCCTATCCCGAAGCCGACCTTTACGCAGGGGTGTATGCCACCTCCACGTCAAGTCCACAACCTTGCCATTGATCGCGACCCAGCCATGCAATACAGGCCAGTGAGACAGGCCCATGGCCAACCCTTCGCAATACCTAAGAGTGCCCGTAGAATCCGCCAACGCAACCTTCTGTGCGTTGTGAAAGCACTCCTGAATCTTGAACCGACTGCCTGAGGCTTCTACCGCAGAAAATACAATGTCCCGTTCTTCATGGGTCAATGGGTGTGATGCTAACGGATTGCCATGGTCAAGGACGTAATCCTCTGGGCCATAGTAATAGAAGCCCTTGGGCAGATGCAGCCCCAGCTTACGCTTGAATTGCGTCGTTTCAATGAGGTAACGGAAAAGCTGGGTATCTGATGCATTCATTGCATTCTCAATACCCTAGACAGGCGTAAGCCGATCTACCTAATCGAGGTCGAAGCCGTCGATCTCATCGTTGAGGTCATCCCCTTCAAGATCATCCTCGAGATCGTCAAGATCATCGGGATCCTTATCAAGATCATCCTCATCGTCTTCCTCTTCATCGTCGTCAACATTACCGTGCCGCTTGGAACGAATCCTTACCGGACCATCGTCATCAAATGACAACTCCCGTTCGGACTCATCCTCGTCCTCTTCTTCGTCCTCGTCATCATCGAACCCCTCATCAAGGTCATCATCCTCATTGAGATCGTCGTCTTCTTCATCTTCCCATTCGTCATCGTAAGACATGTCGCACTCCGTTAGTTGCGGGCTAATTCGTTGCAGCGTTGCAGAAACTCATCCGGTTCCATGGTATCAAATTCCTTGCACATCGGGATTCCGTGTGCAAGGAAACTTTTATCATTTGCATGTACCCCTGCGGACACAATTTGGTTACAGAAGGGACAGCTAAAATCGACCATTTCAACAATTTCATCTTCTGGCATCGCATACCTCACAACCTTAAAGGCGTATAGGAAAGCGATTGCGATTAGACCTTGTATTTGGGATCGAGCAATTGGTCCGCCAATTCCCGCATCTGAATTTCTTCGGGCGAGGGATCGAAAGCGTGGCGATCTTCATCATCGAAGCAGTCACAATCAAATGCCGCCAGCTTGGCACGTTCATCCGCATACCATTTGAGAACTTCCAACGCCTTTTCCGCGTCCAGGTAATCCGCATCGGGGACGGTTTGCCGCAAGATGTCTACGCAGCTATGGAAGTAAGGCTGGGCATCTTCATCCGTGGCATTGCAAGGAGTAAATCCATCCCCGAAACCATAACGCATGTAGCCGATGCCCGGTTCGCCATCATCCTGGATCTGGTAGCCGATGAAATGTGCGATGTTCTCCAGGAATGCAATTCCCCGGGCATAGGAGATCTGGGGGAAGCTGTGCAAATTCCGCCCATCCCCACCGAACACGCTATAGATGGCATGCCGATCCGCAGTCATAAAGGCATACGCCAAGGCACGAATGGTGGCATCACTGGAATTGAGCACCGATCGAATCGCCTTGAAGGCATCATCGCAACGCGCCGATTCCGTAGCCATGTGCGAGGCCTTGAGATCCTTTACATTATCCGGCATGTCACTCTCCGCCTGCCTTGAAGTTGTAGATCGGCTTCAACTTGTCCACAACTTCCACCGTGTCACCGATGTAGGACGCCACATCTACCGAGTCCTTGTATGCCATCGGCGACTCATCCAGCGTTCCCTGCCCGATGCAAGACGACCATACCCCCGAATCCGCCATGACTTGCTTGAACTCCGTCACACCAAGCTCTCGCTTTGCCTGCGACCGGGACATCTTGCGTCCCGCACCGTGAGGTGCCGAGTTGTTCCAATCCGGGTTACCCTTGCCCTTCCCGATGACCACGCCATCCCGCATGTTCCACGGAATGATGACCGTTTCGCCCAGCTTTGCAGAGATCGCACCCTTGCGGATGATATCGTCATCACCGATGAAGTTGTGAACCGAGGTCACGATCTCCGCATCGCGGATCTTCACGTCGAAGAAATCCGCCAGGACATCCATCATGACCAACCGGCTCAGCATTGCGAACTTCTGGGCAATCCGCATGTCCCGCAGATAGCTCTGAGCATCATCGCCCTCGAGCCACTCCAGGCCATTCTTCCTCCCCATGGACGCAACCGCCTTCTTCTGGTGGAACTCCGCGATCTTCAGGCCGAAGTTACGGCTACCCGAGTGAACGATGAGCCACAGCGCCTCGTCCAACCCGCGTCCGATCTCAATGAAGTGGTTGCCCCCACCCAGGGAACCCGGCTGGCACCACACCTTGGAGATGTCCGAACCGACACGCTGAGCCAAGTTGCCAACGTCCTTCTCGAAGCCCTCCCAGTCCGATCCCCGGGAGAACCACAGCTTATACAGCCACTCCCGGCGCTTGGACGGGCGCTCCAATGAGGAGAAACCGGAAGGAACGTTCTTCCGTAGGTAGCGGTCGAACTCCGGCAAAATGGATTCAATCTTGCCAATCTTGTGGCTCTTGGATTCCGTTCCGCCCAGGCGCATCGCCTGAACACCGCAACCAATATCGACGCCAACAACGTTCGGGATGACCTTATCCGACAGCGGAGACGTGAACCCGACAACCGCACCCTTGCCCGCGTGAACGTCAGGCATGATACGGATTTGGCAACCCGCGAATGCAGGGCTGTTCAAGAAATCGTAGATCTGAGCAACAGCGTGCTGCTCGATGTCATTCGTGAACACCTTGCAACCGGTGTACTGTCCTTGATATTCCAACGGGTTTTCCATGATATCCTACTTCAGGCTATTAGCCTTCTCCGTCATCCCACGAGTGACGTATTCTCCGGTACAAACTCTCAAGGCATGCTTTGCCTTATTCGACAGGAAGTTGATCATCCCACCGCCAACATGATTCGTCACGGCGTTCAGAGGGTTTTTTGCCGTACCCCCATTCTCAGGGCGATCCAGATTGTAGCACTCCCACATACCTGTTGACGGAATGAATTGAAGCACCCCGATAAACTCATTTTCTCCGAACCAGATCTCGGCGGCATGCCCCTCCAGCACCTTGACAATCCACGGCGAAGTAGATCCTTCACGGATACCAAACAGGGACTTGATTTCTTCAATCGGGGTCATTCAGGGGTTCCTTACAATTTGTTGTAGACTTCAACGGCCTTGTTGGCATCCACTCGCAGGCAGCGGACGTTATCGCGGGTCAACCCGGATCCGCAAGGGTACCGGTAGACGACCGTATACACGCCGGCACGGGGGTAGAAGTACATCCGCCTGGGGAAACGGACATTCACACCGGGACCTTCCGCCACGATGACTGCCGTATCCGATCGCGACCGAACCGACTTCGCAAGTACTTCGTTGATATTCAGCATTGACGTTCCTTTGCCTCGCATTATGCGGGCTACGTATCATCTACGCTGGACTCTCAGGAAGTAAGCTACGGCTCGAGCGTGTCCCTCTTGAATAGTTTGCTGAGCCTTGCTTCGACCTTCTCACGCGCCTTTGGAAGTGCCTTGATGGTACGAAGCATTTCACGATGCGAAATGACCTTATCCGCAGCCAGGATCTTGACCTTGTTCTCCGCCTCATCTCGATAGGCGAAAACAAATACCTCTGCTCTGGCACGGGCGCTAATATGCAGCAACGCCCACACAAGATCAAGGGTCGCACCAAGTAGAACGATGACCGCCATAACGATCATCACACCCTTGTAGTCCACATGCGCTAGAATCCAACCCATCGTAGAGACCTCATAGCCCAACGCACGGGCTATGGGTCATCTACGCTGGATTTTTTGGAAGTAAGCCTACAGGCCTAGCAGTCGTCGCCTTCGTAACGGGGGTATGCCCAACCGTTACGATCGATGTGCCAAGGCGTATTGGTTCCGTCATGCACTTCATCCTGCAGCATGTTGTAAAGCATGCTCGAGCAGGGCTGTACGATAACTTCAACCTTGGTAGACAAACCGGGCTCGTATTCGTCGAGCCACTTCACGGCATCCTTCGCAGCTGCCCGTGCTGAAGTGCTGGCACCCCAGATAACGCCGCCCACGCCGCCATAGTAGGTCTTCCCCTCAAACTGGAAGTCATTGTTGACGTACGCGATATGATACAAGTTACTAGTCATTCTTTCCTCGTAGTGGTGTAGGTATGATGATAGGTGAGGCTGGCATCCTTTGCCATGCCCTCACCGTGTTCATCACATTCTACGCACTATGAACGGAAACTGAGTCTAGCAAGGATGATTACTTTTCATTCGCTTCGGCATCGGCAACCATCTTGGCGAACTCAGCCTTCCATCCACCGGGGCGCTTACCCAAAGTTCCGATGTACAGAACATCGCCCTTGACAGGGTTAATGGAAGTCGGGTACTGGTCACGCTGGGCAGAGAACACGGTGAAGTAATAGCCGTTCTTTCCCATCGCCTGCTTCAGGGGGTTGCCAGAATAGTAGACGCGGATACGGGATTCGCCCTGTACGTTACCCTTGTCAACATATTCCTCAATCAGCTTGATACGATCAGCAGACGGTGGCTTCGCCGTCTTGTCGCTAATGTAAACCACTTCGATCATAGCACGTTGGTTGGCGCCGCCCGCATCCGAAGGGGTGTAACGATACAACCCGGTCTTGCTGCCGGATTCCTTGCCCTCAAAGCGTCCCTGACCAAAGTCGCGAACCCCATCAGTGAATGCAATGATAACGGCATCGCCATCTACATCAACGACATTGCCTACCTTGCCGTCAAATTGTTCGCAGATGTCCGTGTTCTTTGGGTTCGTGTTCTTGGCAGCCTTGCACTCAACCATTTCACCCTTCTCAAGGGGGCCACGGGTTTGCTTGACGCCTTCTTCTTGCATTGGAACATGCAGACGATCCAACACCCTCTGGCATTCGTTCTTATCGAACTTCTCGCCCTTCATGATGCACCATGCGACAAACATTTCACTCTCCTCAGAGAATGAAAGCTTCGTGGAAGCCAATCGGGCATCCGTGTCCATGGTGTGCTCACGAATCACCGGCATCAGGTGCTCTTGCAACTGAGGGTATTCATGGGCCAAACGAATCAGTTGCTTGATACGGTCATTCATTGTATGCGTCCTTCCTATAGGTCAATGGGGGAGATGCGTTCGGTAGCTCTCCTACAAGCGAACTTATAGAAGAGCTACCGAATGCGATGATGTATGACTTACTTTACCGATCCACAGCGTAGATAGGCTACGGGGCGCATACGATGGCCCGAAGGAACCGACGATGATCAAGCTTACCGCCAAGAAGTATCGCCACTTCAACATCGGCCATGAGGGCGGGGCCATGTCCTGCGAACTCTACGTTGATGGCGTTCTGGCGGCACACGTTGAGAACGACGGCACCGGTAGCTCGAACAAGTACACCTGGGTCGGCCCCTATGAGAAGTGCCACTCCATCAACGTCCCCGCGGACATCGCGGCACACGTCGAAGCGCAGCCCGAAGTCGATTACCACGGCTACAAGATGAAGCCCAACTTGGACATGCTGGTTGATGATGCCTGCTACGACTTCCAGATGAACCGCAAATTGACCATTCGCTGCAAGAAGGTGACGGTGTTCCGCTTCCCGACTGACCCGAAGGATCACTATCGCGAGTACGCCAAGCCCTTCACGCCCGCCATTGCGGCGGCGATTCGTGCCAAGCACCCGAATGTCATCATCATCAACGAGACCCTGGGGGCGTAGGACTTACTTCTAGCCCAATCCGCGTAGATAGAGTGTGGTGATAGTTTAGTTGTGAAAACAGCAGGACAACCCAAGCGGCAAACCTGTCATTCGCGGAATCGAAGCCCGCTCACCACCCCAAACGAGGTCTATCCAATGAAGTTGAAAACTTTCCACCGCTACTCCGGGAGTATTACAGTCGCGGAAGTGCCCTGGTACACGTGGCTTTGGGCTCAGTTGTTCCGCCCATTAGGTTTCACCCTTTTCATCGTCGCATGTGGCTTCGGGATCGCCCAGATCCCGAAGCCCGATTACAGCTATCATCACCACTACGACGGCGTCGAATCCGTGCTGCTCCAAACGCAGCGTTCGGCTTCATTCATCGTTGTGATGCCCGATGGCACGCGGAAAGTGCAAGGCAATGAGTTCGGCGCCATCACCCTGATCTACGATGTGCCGGAAGGAAAACTTGGATGGGCGGACGCTACGCGGGATCGCGATTCGAATAATGAACAGGTCGTCATCCACACGCACGCAAAAGATCTGCAAGGCGGGGGCTGGGATCACGGAAAAGGGGGTAAAGGAACCACGGTACTGATTCCATGAACGAACGACCTCCATGCCGAGATTGTGGGAACTCGCAATACCATGCGGTGTCCTGTGAACATGCTTTCAGCCCCACGACACCGATCCTATCCCGGCATCGTGCCTATGGCCCATTGCCTTCCATGCTTGAAATATTGATGACGAAAGGAAAACTCATGCCCCCATTGCCATCCCTTCGAGACATTTTGCCGGCAGGAACAATCATCACGCCTGTGCGTATGCCTGGGGGACTTCCCCCCCGTCATGACATTCTCATCAATGACTTCGTTCGTCGGCAGACGGCGGATTCCAAGCATTCCCATTGGATCCTCTCCGATGATGACTTGTTGGAACGCATCGAGGAAGCCTGGAGCCAGCAACGCCCAGGCTACCGTGATGGTGTCGTACTTGTGCCCGTGAACCCCCAGGGATTCTACACGTCCATCGTGACCCTCCAGGAAGGGGACAAGCTCATTGGGCAATTCAAGCGCCGCAAGGATGGAGAGGATCCCCGCAAGTCCACGATCAAGGATCGTGGGGACACTCCTTTGGAAGAGCTGAAGCAGCCCGCTGTCCTGGTTGACATCATCCTCTACCGGGATGACGTGCTTGCGGAAGACAATGAACAAACAGGCCACGAGTGGAACATCATATCGATCAACGCCTACCCGACGAACGAGATCGCACCGATCCACCCGGACGTGTTGATCGCCAACCACTTCCACCTGTCCGGTGGAACTGCCACGGGCATGACCCCAGAGCAGTTCGAGACCCAGATGCGTGAATCCGTCCTGTACTGGAAGGACAAGGCAATGGTCGGCTAATGGAACCCCTTACCCCAGATAAATGCACCAAGTGTAGCGGGGATACCGAAGAATGGTACTGCTACTGCACATGGGGATGTGAGGGCTGTGGTCTGAACCGTAAATGCCGAAAATGCGGATACGTATTCAAAGTCTACACACCGGAACAATTGGAAGAGAAAAAGAAGCAACGGCTAATCAGCCAAGCGGCAAGCAAAGCCGGGCATGAGGCTAGACTACGTAGGCAAGGAAAACGATGAAGGTAGCCCCCCGTAAATTTCGTTGTGCCGTTTGTGGAAAAGAAGTGGCCGGCAGGCTTCCCCGTGGTGGTGACGGCACCTTCTTCTATCCCCGAAAGCACAATGTAAACGGAACCATTTGCACCGGGGTCTATTCAGAAGCAGAATGGATGACTGACAAGCCAAAGTGACATCGCCTCGGGTACAGTTCCCGCATGGGCAAACGTATCCGATCGACAGTTCGATGTCCGTTCTGTGATATGGCGTATGAGTCATTTCGCTCCCCTGCCGTGCCATCTTTCCAAGAGGCGTATTCCATCAAGATTGAGGCTAGCCGCGATTCCCACGCTAACGGGGACTACAGCGACAATGCCTATCGAGGAACCGTCCTAGGGCTAATGCGGCTCGCTAAAATGGCAGCGTGGAAGGACGAACACCTTTATTGGTGCCAAGTCGAATATGAATCCCATTCAGTAGAGGAACAAATCCCCTTCTAGGGGTATAGGGAAATACCATGTCATTCTATCGACAGAATCAAGCTCAAATCGATCGCCAAAACCAATGGGAACAATCCCACGGCATGCGTCGGCGCCCTATAGACCTTGAATACCAACCTGAGCCCGATCCAAATGCCCCCAGGGAACGAATCATCCCTTCCGTCATTGGCGATTGGAAACCTGATGACCGTCCAACCCATGGGGATGGATCCGTAGGAATCATCTAATGATCAACGCATACCGAAAACGCTTCCCTCAACGCCATACCGTTCTACCGGTCGTCCATGTCACGTCTTTGGAACAAGCCATCCGCAACGTCGAAATCGCTATCAATGCTGGTGCCGATGGTTGCTTCCTGATCAATCACACGATGACGTGGCAAAAGCTAATAGAAATCCACCAAACCGTATCGGAACAGTTCCCGGGTTTCTGGATCGGGGTCAATCTTTTGGATCTATTTCCGAACCAAGCGCTGAACAAAGTCCCGCACTACATGCCGGGTTTGTGGATGGACAGCTATGACGCCAACCGAGTAGATCACTATTTGGGGTTGTTGTTCGGTGGGGTAGCCTTCAAGTACCAAGCACCGGTAGCGGACGTAGCTGCCGCCGCACGTCAGGCATGCCAATACATGGACGTGGTTGTCACGTCAGGTGTTGGGACAGGCAAAGCCCCGCCCGTAGCCAAGATCAAATCCATGAAGGAAGCCATCGGGGATTTCCCCCTTGCCATCGCTTCAGGTATCACAACCCGAAACATCATCGACTTCCTGCCCTACGCGGATTCCTTCATGGTGGCAACGGGCATCTCCGCATCAGAAGATGAGTTGGATCCGGGCCTGACTGACGTGTTGGTACGTATGGTCAGGGCATACGATGAACCCATTTCATAGGTGATTGAATGTACTACATCTTCGAGGGTATTGATGGATCAGGGAAGGACTGTCAGGCGGATTTGCTTGTCCATTACCTGACTAGGGACAAATCCTTTATTCCTACAAATCGAGTAGGGATCATGTCCAAGCCGTTAGCCCCTTACACACATCGTATCAATGAACCGGACGCATCTAGCCCTACGGGGCGACTCCTCCGTGAATGTCTAAAGTCTGGGGCATATCCTACGGCTCATGCCGCCATGTTCCTCGCCGATCGCATGGCATTACATGCCAAGATTCTGCCTTTCGTAGAAGCAAACCATGAAGTGGTTTCTAGTAGGTCATTCCTAAGTACCCTAGTATATCAGCAAGAGCAATGGCCCGGGCCTGAAGGATTGCAATGGCTTTTCGATCTACACCGGATGTTGCCTTGCAAGGCGGATTTCATATTCGTATTGGATGTTGATCCTGATGTTGGGTTGGAACGGGTAGGAAAGCGGTCGAAGGATCTCGAGCTATACGAACGCTTGGATATCCAGTCCCGCAATAGGCGGAGATACCTTGCCCTGGCGAAGGATGAAAGGTTGAGTCAGTTTCTGACACCTAAAGGAAAAGTGATAGTAATTGACGCCATGGGCGAACCGGTGGCTGTACACAAAAAGGTCTTGGAGGCCATGGGGAGGTAAGTCGTGGGAGGAAAGAATAAGGAACTCGCCAACATGAAGCGTAGGCAGAAGGCGGCTGAGAAGGCAAAGGTTCGGCGAGCTACCAAGAAGTATACCCCTGCATCGCCCGTCCAAGGGATGGGAAACCAAAGTGGCATCATGAACGTTAGTCTTGAAGATTTCCCAGAAGAAGCACACTTGTTCTGGCTGGCGCATGGTGTCAACTGCATCGTGTCGGATTATGACAAGGGAACCTGGAGCCCTCTGTTTGAGGGAATCTACGAGGGGAATTCCCCTGACCCAGAATCTATTGCCCAAGCCATCATGGACAAGTACAACGTCAATGACAAGGAATGGCCTGTAGAGGCCAAGTCCGCCCTTGCGTGGACTGTCACGGAACGCCATGTCGTCTACGTCTACTACCGGGAAGCGATCCGTCGTCTCACCGCCGCCCATGGTGGAGATGCCGATATCGAATCCATGAGCCGTCAACCGCACAACCCCATCGTATGGGCAATGTTCGCCTATCTGAAAGAGAAGACCCTCAAGAGGAAGTAACACATGCAAGTATCCATTGTTCACCAAAACCTGGATCCAGTCATCTATCTGGATGCGGAAAATGGCATCACGTTGTTGTTCTACAACCCCAACCCAGGCACCACGCTTGGTGAAATGGATGAATATTCCTTCGACCGCATGTCCCCCTACTATGTGCCCGCAAGTCAAGCTCAAGACTTGAGGCGGATGCTGGTTGACCTTCGGTCACCGGAATCCATCATCAATGAATTGGGCTTGACAACACGTAGCTATGCCTGGGTCGAATCTTACATCAATCCACCGGAACCTATACGGGCACGGTTAGACTCGTCCGGTAGACTGATGGGTCGCCGACCCCGCCTTGTTCATGGTGGGATTGCAGGCTTGCGGACAATAGACGGCAATGAATGGTAACCATAAGGAATTAACATGAAACCAGTAGCATGTACAGGCGTAAACATCTACAACGGCGGAGTCACCTTTCAAGTCCTCGATGAGGGTGAGTTTGGCCCGTCTTTGGAAATCACTTCTAGTTCCTTCGGGAACATGAACCACACATTCCAAATCTACTTGACACCGGACTCCCTTCATGACTTGGCAGAGGTATTCAAGAAGGCTGCGGAACACAAGTTTACGGGACAGTATGTCCATGCCGCCAAATGCGATTGAAAGGAAATGATGCGAAAGCCAAATAACAAGGAACTGAAAGATATCAAACGCTACGCTTATGGCAGGCTTTGTTGGTGGAGCGAGGATATCGCCAAGGCCAAAGCTATCGTTGTAGCGCGGATCAAGGAAGACCGTGCCAATCCCGACAAACGGGATCCTGAGGTATTGAAGAAAGACCTTCGCAAGGCAGGACGCATTATAGCAAAACGCTATCGGGAAGATGCCCAAACTATTCGTGCTATCTGGAGAAATCCAAGCAATTACCGGAATATCCTAAAGCAGTGCATTATTGGCAGGTATATCAGTACTCCTGAGGGAAGGACAAAGCTTGCCGAATCTATGACACAGCCTCTTCGTTGTGGCGGCAAGGACTACATCAACGGTGTAGGCTATACCAAGTACGGCGGAAAGATGTTGACGGATGCGGAGTGCGAGATTCTACGGAAACGCAACAATGGGTCGGTAGTAGATTTGGGACATAGCTACCACTGCCCTGAATGCTATGACCCCAGGACGCATCAAATTATTCCTGGATGTGTTCATTGTGCGGGCACGGGCGATTCCGAATGGTATCGTAACCTCCTACGTACGCATGTCCCTAACAAGGGTACATGGAAACCCTCGGAGGCATAGCACATGAACCTCGATGACGCGATTCTACATGCCCGGCATCAATCCTGCCAAGGTGGGGAATGCGGAGCGGAACATGACCAGTTAGCTATGTGGCTCGAGGAACTCCGTAACCTACGGGCAGAGCAAGCACGTCGTCATGGGGAATCGAAGGAAGCAGTCCTTGAGGTTCTGGAGAACGCGGAAGCTTGGACAGCGGATGGATTCGAGGATGCCTTGGTAGGGTATGCGGACGTGGCGCAACGAACCATTGCGGTCTATGACTACGAATCGTGTGTCGAGATTCTGATGTCCCGGGATGGAATGACCCGCGAAGGGGCTGAGGAATTCATTGAATTCAACGTTATTGGGGCGGATGTCGGGAAAGGAACTCCAGCATTTGCAACCCTCATCAAATAAGGAAACGAACATGGCTATTCTAGGTGTAGCGGGAAACAACCCCAATGGAAACGTGGTGATTCTGTCTGCGGATGACGCGGATGATGCGACCACGGCACAAATGTTGGAACAGGCAAAGTTGGCCTTCATTGATACTGCCAAGTATATCATCGTCGCGAATGTGGATATCTATACGAATACCCTGGATCTCAAGTACCTTGAAGGAAAGGTGCTATTCCTCCATGGGGAGGATATGAGCATGGACCAAGTCGATACCCTTCAAGGTCTTGTATCAGATGCTGTTGGGGATACCGATGTTGGCGTAATCATCACGAACTTTGAGATCAATACGCGGGTGGTTGAATGTCGGTAAACAAGTACACCATGCTCGTGGAGAAGCTCGCTACGGATGGCAAAGGCCAGATGACGTGCTTCGGCCAATCCATGATGCCTATCCTCAAGTCCGGTGGAACCGTCACCTTTGAGAAGCGGGACTCCTATGCGGTAGGGGACATGGTATTCGCGAAGGTCAGGGGACGCTACATAGATTGTCATTTGATTACAAAGGTTGGTTCGGATGGCAGGTTCATGATTGCCAATAACCATGGATGGGAAAACGGTTGGACGGACACCATTTACGGCAAGGCAGTTTCTGTGACCTACAAAGGCGAAACCAAGGAGTTGTAACCATGTGTGGAGCTACGTCAGACCTAATCATTTACGAAGGGCGGGCATATTCAGGTATGATCCGTGACATGGTTCCACGTCATTCTACGGTGCCGGATTACGAAAACATGAACTGTTTCGGGTCTAGCCACATCTTGATATTTCAGGCAGGGTTAGGCGAACCAATTGTAGCCCCATGGTTACTCATTCGTACCCCCACGAAAGAAAATGGCCCTGTCATAGATGAAATGCAGCCTGAGCCAATCCCCAAGTCTATTGACGGGGTTGTATTGTCGGGCGTGTTTCGCCACATTGATTCATTCGGGTGCGGTTATCGCCTTGACACAACGTACCAGTATTTGTTTCAAGACGTCATACTGTTCCTCTATGACAACATAGAGTGCACTGAGCATGAACTAGTGATACGGAATTCCAAAGTCGTAGAACTCCGTAGCCTGGGTCCTGTCGCATATGAACGAGATCCGCCTGAAAAGTTGAAAAAAAGGTACAACATCATCGCCCGTATGATGCGTGAACCAAATTGGCGCAACCGCATTTGGCGCACATTCACTGGATCCGACGCACTTCGCCTAAGGATGAATTACAGAGGACTGTGGGAAGGCGAATACGAGTTCTTGTCTGAGGATGAGTTTTGGCAAGTCATTGAAAGGCATGCCAGCAGTTCCGGGCGCCTTAGTCTAGCTAGTGCTGTAATCGATGTGTCCGACACCCCCGTAAGAGGCCTCCATCAATTCCCGCATCCGTTTGTACGTCGAACCAAAGACATAGTTCAGTTCATACATTGAGAGAAACGAAATGAAAACCAAAGTCCTGTTTGACATGGAAACGGGTGACCCGGATGACGTACTCACCCTGGCCTTGTTGGCTACGCATCCGAAGGCGGATCTACTTGGCGTGACCATCACTCCGGGTACTCCTGACCAAGTAGGCATCGTTCGTCATGTTCTAGATGCCGTGGGTCGTGGGGATCTTCCTGTGGGTGCATTCAACCTGGATCATGGGAAATCTTGCGTATCCGAATGGCACTACAAGACGTTCGGCAAAGTCCCACCAAGTAGGAACGCCCTCAAGGGCTGGGAAACCCTTTGTGACTTGTGGGACGAAGACGTGACTTTGATCACGGGCGGACCCTTGAAGAACGTTGGGGCATTACTTCACCAATTTCAGGCTGCCTGGAACAACGGTATCAAGAATCACCTTTGGCGTTTCGATGTAGGGAACATTGTCGTCCAAGGCGGGTTTGCCGGGGATGGGGTTGTGCCTTTTGAAATGCAATTGCCCAAGTTCCACGGACGAACCACGTGCCCAACGTACAACTTGAATGGCGATCCCACGTCTGCCAAATCCGTTCTGGCATTTGAGGAACTACGGGGCAAGCGGCACTTCGTGTCCAAGAACGTTTGTCATGGTGTTGTCTACGACCGGGAGATGCACGATATCGTATGTGCCGTCCCATGTCCCCATCCAGGCCTCGCCCTCATCAAACGGTCCATGGATGCCTACGTTGCCGGGGACGGCGCTAAGGCCTTGCATGACCCCTTGGCTGCCATGTGTGCCCTATACCCTGAGATTGGGGTATGGGCAGAAGTAGAGATCTATCGGGAACGTGGAGAGTGGGGATCCAAGCTATCCCCCGGATCAGGAACATGGATCCTGATTGGATATGACAGGAAGCGCTTCTTGGAAGCCTTCTGCGAGGTCTAATCCCTACATGTCAATGATGAACACGCCGCGTTCGGAATCGACGTCATCGTCGGATTGAGCGCTGGTAGGCCTATCGGTAAATCCTGGGGGCATTGATTCAGGCATCGGCAACCGAAGCATGGGTTGCACAGGTTTTACGGGTTGACGGATCTGCTCTTGACGCAACTGTTCAAGTTCTTCAAGCCATCCCATGGTTACACCTCTTCCAAATCCTTGTAGAACTTTGCCAGTTTGTCGGCCTCGAATCCCAAGCTCAGGTAGATGTCCCGTTCCATTCGCCGCACGTTGCGGTTCTCCTCCTCCGTTTCACTATAACCCCCGCGACGAAAGATGTCGAGGAGGGCGGAGTAGAACTCGAGTTCCAGGTCGGACTCGGGCTTGAACCCCTCCAGGGCACCCTTCAAGCAACGCATCATCAGGTAGCTCATGTGCGGAGTCGGGTTGAGCACAACTCCATCCAGGGATGGGGGAGCCAAAAAACACGAAGCGTTCAACAGAGATTCCAAGTCCTTGCGGATATCCATTAGCCAGCCCTCCCCGCGATGCCCGTGATCTGATCGCCGCCACCGCCACCATGGGTCGGGCTGCTTCCTGGGCCATACCAACGATCATGGGGATTGCTGCTGAACGTGCGGACATCGCGCTGTGGCGTGACACCCTTCAGGTTCAACCCGTAGCCTTCCAGCATGATGCGAAGGGTCGTGTTGTAGATGCCCGTGTACAGGTGCAACTTGACCAGTTCCGAGGTCGTGAACGTGTCCCGGTCGCTATCCATCATGAACTGGACGAAGTCTTCCACGGATGCGAATTCCGGTTCCTCCTCCAGTTCCGGGGGAAGCTCCGGGTTCTCCATGTGGCGGAAGTCCGCATCACCCTTGCCGAAGCGGGGTTCGGGCTTCTCTTTCTCAGGGACGTAGGAAGTGCGTGCCATGTTCGGTTCCTTCAGGCGTCGTTCGCGCCCTATGTAGGATCTACGCTGGCAGGAGCGAAAGTAAGCCTAAAGCATGCCCATCATTATCAACGTGCCCCCGAAACATCCGGCGCTGCCGACCAACAGGATGGCTTTGTAGAACCACGGGACACCTGACCAATTGTCCCCATCATTGACGCTGATGACGTAGAGAAGGGTTCCCGCGGATGGCAGTCCGAAGACAAGGATAAGCATAAGTCCTTGGATGATGTTCGTAGGGATGTTCATGCCTTGTCACCTTGGGCATCCCACCCATAATTGTCCTGCTTCTTCGCAGCCTTGCGGGACAATTCCTGGGGCAGGGGCTTGGTGCAAACGAACTGCAACACCGGCCAATGGTTGAGTTCCTCGAACACCGTCCAACCCTGCTCCTCGGCGAAGATCTTGGCAACACGTGTTGCCTCCGCACCGAAGTAGGCATACGAATGGGATCCGAAGCCTTGCAGTGGCAGGGTCATGTTGTAGGCGTCTTCCACTGCCTGGTAATCGACGGTGACCACGAAGGTGTAATCGTAGGTATTTTCCTGAACCTTGAGCTTGCCGCCCCTGACCGTCATTTCCATGGGACGGCTACTGTAGCCACAGGTGCTACTGCCATGGATGGTGATGGGGTACGTCTTTTCAGCAATGGTGCCGTTGGCCTGTTCAATGCCGTTACGATACATTCCGAGGTTCATTGTGCATTCTCCAAGTTCAGATGTTAGGGTTCCCAACCCTCGAGGGTGCAACCGCCATCCATCGGGTTCGATTCCGGGTTGATGACCCGATCCCCGACGATGAAACGGCCGCGGGAAATCGGCTCCGCATCCAAGATGGTCGTGCGGTACTTGCCGTTCTTGGCGTACTGCGAAGACAAACGCTTGTTCGCATGGAACTCACGCTCCGCACCGTAGGCCAAATCAAGCGTCGAGTACGGGCCAACGATGTGGTTCTCGTCCTGGCAACACGTGCATCCCGTACGGCATTCCACGAAGAAGAGTTCCTGCGTGACAGGCGCCTCTTCATATTCTCGCCCAGTGCAGGGCGGGGCATCGTCAGTAGTCCCGCCTGCCATGTCCGTACAATAGCCACAACGAGTGCAAGTTCCAAATGTCCAATCGTGCTGCATCGTTCGTTCGTTCCTTGAAGGACTTCATGCCCTACCATCTATCTACGCTACTAGAAGGGAAAGTAAGTCATGACCCGTTGGACTTACTTTCTTGGGGAGGAGCGTAGACAGGCTACCCGGGCGTCAATGCCCTGCTAGGAGGCACACATGGATCTCAATCAAGCGTCGGAACAGGAACTTCAAGAGGAACTCCGGAAACGGATGACCCAGCGTGTGGCAACGGCTCTTCAAGACGTAGAAGCCCAGATGCAGGCCACCATCCTGAAGGAGCGCCTCCGCCTTGGCGATGACGAAGAAGTCCTTGTGTCGCTGCATTCCCTGCCCGTGGGCAGCCTCTTCGTGACCCGGGAACGCTACACCCCGGAGACGACCTATCAGCGGACCTACAAGGTTCAGAACTGTCCGACTCGCAATTCCGTGGGTATCCTGGATGTGACCAATGGCGACATTGGCATGGTTTGGACTCGTTCCGGAGGCGGCAAGTACATCAATTACCTGGTGGTCAATGGGCATCAACTCGTTCTGGCGGCAGGGGATGTCCCCCGGTGGCACGACAAGGTCATCCCTCTCCTGTACAAGGGCTAGGGGTACTGAAAGTTCTCCCAATAGGGTAGAACCAGTCCCGGAGGTTCATTAATGGCAACTGCAGGCAGTATTCCCGAGAAACTCGTCGTTGTTCTGAAGAATTCTTGCAAACACAAATGGCAAGGAGGAGAATTCGTAGCTCCTGATGCCTATGTCACCGATGCAAAGTCCAAGACTGCATTGGAGACAGCAAGGAATTGGGCAGTCCGTACCTACGGATACCAAACAGCTCCGGATGCTAATACCACTTCCCCCGCCATCGTCGAAATCGACAATGAACCCTTCAACACCCTTCGCATTGTCGGAATGGAAGAGCGTGGGGAAGGCGGGCGTGCATGGAAGGTCATCACACCTCAAGGTTGGATCGTTGACCTTCGTGAAGACGTATTCATGGAGGCACTGTTTGGGCATCGCATCACCAATACTGCGGGGCTTGAAATCAAAGGGCCGTTCCGTTGGGTTGTCAATGGATCACAGATGCGACTTGCCCTGGTAGACTCCTCCTTGTACCGGGACATTGCCAAGCTCGACGCCATCAAGAAGTTGCCTCAGGCAGGCAAAATCCCGGCTGCATCCTTGGTAGTAGGTGGCCTCTATACTTCCCTTGGATGGAAGGATCGGCGTTACAACAGATCCCGATACAGCGTTTTCCTGGGCCATGTTCGGCACAAGGGCAAGAAGGCCTTCGCATGGTATGAATGCTATGCGTCACATCCCATCACAAACGCCGATATTATTTCAGTACAACAGGAAATCAATCGGTGGGCAACGGGGCATATTACCATCACAGGTGCCTTGTCATGTACCGAATTCGCAGGGACGATCATCGTCCCGCCTCAGAAGCCCGCGAAAATCTACAATGGTTACGGGGACACTGTAGACGTGGGGGACTTGGACTGGCTGTAACCAGCCTTGTATTCGTGGTTGTCCCACCAAGTCCGTAGGCGTGCCACATTCCGTTCCGCTTCCTTGACCACTTCCTCAGTCACCTGATCCCTGCATCCTACTCCTCCCCCACAGCCCCCGTCACACCAAACAACATGCAGTGCCGCCAGTTGCTTGTTCCGATATTCTGCAACCTCTTGTGCAGTACGGATTTGCTTTTGCAAGGAACGGATGTGCTTGGTCATCGTCGCAAGGATATCCTTTTCCCGTGGAGCCCAGGGATCGTACTGACGCATCCTGCGGATAGAATCATCCACTTCCTTCCGCCGTTCCTCGGGAGTCTCGGCACGGTACAAGCGTAGCTGTGCCTCAAGCTCCTTGATCTTCTTGCGGGATGATAGAAGCGCTTCCGCCATGAACTCAATGACAATCTTGACACGTTGAATGTCATCCCGCTCCTCCCCCCAGAAGATTTCCTTCCAATAGAACTCCTTGGCGAGGTTGAATCGGGTCAATACCTCCAATGCCCCGTTCTGGTATTTATCCAGTGCGGTTTTGGCATCTTCCCACTGCCCCCGAAACTTCCGGTAATTCCAGTTCTCCGTTTCCACCGCCCGTTGAAGGCGTTCAATTTCCTTGTCCATTGGTTTTTCCTTTGTAGCGAACCAACTCATAGCTTGACCTCATCGGGATACAGAGTCATCAGGTCGCGGAGCCGTTGCCGGTCATTCGCTTCATTCCGAATACGGGCCTCCTTGATAAGTTCTTCCTTCCGTGCATCATCCTCGGCCTTAATCTTGGCAGCCTCTTCATTCCGTTTTGCAACCACCACGGAGGCCTCGGCGAGTGCTACCTTGCCGCCATCAGCAAGTTCAGACAGGGAAATATACTTCTCATGTGTCCAACCCCCATCACCACGGTAAGCCGCATACTCGTGAAGATGGACCGTGACACCACCCCAATCTTCGATCTCGATGCTATCAATCTCAGGGCGCTTCATGAATATTGGGGTCTTTCCATCCCGGCTAATCCACCAGGGATCCAGGTCGTAATGTGCCCAGAAGTATTCCTCCGCAAGGCTACGGAGAATATTGGTGCAACGCATGAGGTTTTCAAGTTGTTTGGCCGAATAGGTCTTATTCGGGTCTCGATCCATCTCGTACATCATTTGGCAATGACCTCCGGGTATTTCTCCGCCAGTTCCTTCAACCGCTTCTTGTCCGCCGCTACCTGCTGCCGACGTTCCTTCTCCTCGGCCTTGACCTTTGCCGCTGCTTCCGCTGCCTTCTTCGCCTCATGCGTGGCCTTCAAATCCGCCAAGATAGCGGTTTGATCCATCCACAGGTAGGACAACGGGAAAGTGTAGGTATGTGAATCATCCCCACAGCACCCACGCCCACAAGCACGAGCACGGGCATCAACCTCAATCATCGCCGGGATCTCCGTGATGGTGGTCAGTTTACCCGTCCAATTGCACTTGTCACAACCCGCACCGGACTTGTACTTGGGGTCGTCCCCGCTGAAACAAGGGCACGTTTCCGTAACCTTGTTCGTTCGGGCATCCAGGAAGGATACTTCAATCCAGGGGTCATGACGGAAACCGGTGAACCAATCTCCGTCCTCATCCCACTCTGGTTCCGCCCTATAGCGTGCCCAGAAGTAATTCGCTGCCAACTGTGTCACGATCTCTCGACCGCGAAGCATATCCACGACTTGTTCTTCGGTGTAAGTTTTCATGTTGTTTCAGCCCAGGGGGACGAGGACAGCAGGACGAGTATCGAACCCGCCCTGCTGTCCTCATTCCGATCAGGCTGCCTCCTGCTTCGGGGCCTTGGCGGCATCCAAAGCAGCCTGAGCCGCTTCCAACTTGACGATAGCCTTATCCCGATTGGTTACGATGTACGCCAAATCCAGTTCATAGCGGGTGGTAGCCATACCCTTGGACTTCGCATGTGCCATGTCCCGGGCAATGCGATCCATCTTGACAACCCACTCCTTGACCTGAACCTGGGCGGCGCCCACGGCAGTCATCTTGGAATGGAGCGCCTCAATGGTTGCCTTGTCCGTGACGATCTGGTCACGGGTGACGGCACCCACATCCAGCCACATCTGAACGTGGCTCAACGTGTTGTACTTGGTCTCGGTTTCCTTGTATCCCGCCTTACCCTCACCCAGGTCATTCGGGATGAAGGAAGCGATCTTCGTAGCCAACCGCTCCTTCTCATACCGCAAGGATGAATCGTAGCCGTAGAACCCGGCACGCAAATACCGGGGATTGGACTCGATCTGAAGGTAGGTACGGCCACGCAAGAAGCAGTAGGCCAACAAACGGCAACGGCGATCATCCGAAGAGGTCTTGAAAGGCCCCTTCTTCGCATCTTCCGTGTCGGACTTGATGGAGTCCTTCAAATTGGCCAGAGCCGACTGGTACTGAGGATTAACGATGTAGGTCTTGGTATTCATTGCTGCGTATCCCTTTGCCCCCGAGTCCCGCCTGTGGCGTGGATGGTAGTGGGGGCGTTTGATTGTTTGTTCAGACACTAGAATCTAGCTGAACAAACAACCGGGGGGGCCGCGGCAATGATGTACTTACGTGTGGGGCAAACGAGTCATGGTTTTCATCTCCAATGGCACAATAAGCAATTCTCAGTGCCCTGTCAAGTGCCTTACAGGCAATTCGTACAGGACGAACATCGTGGTCACAACACTACCCGATAGAATGACTCTGTATTCAAGGTTACCCGGCTTTTCATGAACCCACCATACAGTAGGGACTCCCGTCATGATTCCAAGTCCCGCCATTACCCATCGAACAACTTCCGGCATCGGTCCAATCAATCGAAGGACTTCCGGCATCGACCCAATCAAGATATTGAAGCAACCTATGATGATGCATGCGGCACACATCTTGGCTACGTCATTCTTGACTTGGGCCGATACCGTCGTCATTTCGATTACGCCTGCACGCTGGTGGTGTTCGGCGTCAGCAGGGCGCTGAGGTCAGCGTTGCTCGCAGCCGGTGCCGCCAAGGCGGGGGTTGCGGGCTGAACGATGTGGGCTTCCACGGGCAAACCCAGCATCTCCGCCAGGGTCGCCTGCTCGAGAGCCTTCTGCTCTGCCTCGGTCGTCAGGAACGTAGACGAAGCAAGGGCATCCGTCGCGACGCGGGTGATGCCTTCCGCATTCGCCGCACGCTCGTCAAGCGAAGCCTCGATCTTGCTGAGGCCACTGCCGGAGGTGTCGAACACCTGAACCGAAATCATCTTGGCGAGATCCGCCTGCGACTCCAGCATCTCGGCCTTGGAGATCTTGCCCTTCACACGCTCGATGCGCTCGCGGGCTTCCTTGACGAAGACATCACGCTGGCGGGTCTGGAGCTTGTAGGCCTCCTCCGAATGATCCCACTGCGACTGGTTCTCCGTAATCTCCGACTGCAGACGCTTGACCGTCATGGCGTACTGGCCCGCACGATCCGTCAGGCCGGCAGCATTCGCCGAAAGCATTGCCGCCTTCGCCTTGGCAAGCTCCGCCGTGGCGGTCGCGATCTGCATCTTCAGGCGGTTGCTCAACCCCTGGGACTTGCCGAGGGACTGGTTGTAGTTCGCCACCGCCAAGTTGTACTTGTCAACCTCGTTGGCCAACATCGCCTTGGGATTGGCGTCCTCCGAATTGCTCACGAACAAGCTGAAGAAGCCCCTGAAGAGGTTCCCGATACGCCGAAACAAATTGAACATGAATGTATTCCTCGCTATTTGTGGGGCGTTGGTTAGCCCTGGTTTCGTAATCTACGCACTATGATCTAGAAGTAAGTCTACTGGAGTTGGAAAATTAGGATTTCGGGGTGGCACCACATGGAATGACATGGACCATCTTGCATTGGATAACCGAAGGCTCCCAAAGCCGATGGTCAATCCGGCAATCGAAATCGGCACATGTCCCCTTGTTCAGGATGGCACACCGGGTAGACAAACATTCGATCGCCAAGCTGCCGTCCCCGCCACCCACGTTCGTTACTTCATCCGAAGCCGTGTAGGGGCTCAACAGGATGGCAAACTTCTGCCCGCTTGCCATCGGTACACCGGAATACCGGGAACCCTCCGTGACCACCATGCCATTGACGGCACGGACGTACATGGGATCCTTCCATTTGATGAGCCCGTAAACAAGGAGGAGAAGAACAGCAACAACCGCAGCAATGATAAGTTTCGTTTTCATATTCATCCTTTAGGGCGCCTCTAGTAGGATTCGAACCCACGTTGTATCTTACGACAAGCCGGGTTAAAGTCGGCTCCCATCGTCCACTCGGGCATAGAGGCGACGCTTCTAATTGATCCCTGACACACTCTCAATGGATTCCTGACGAATCATGGCATTCGCAGGATTCTCATCCTCAAGCACCCGCAGTCTCGAGTACAACTCGAGGGTGAGTTCCTGAGGCATTTCACAGATGGAATCCAGCTTCGCTGCCATCTTGACGATGGACAACAGGCACAACTTATTTGAAACACCGGACATAGATGCGGATGCGATTACCTCGCATAGACGCCCTTCTAGTTCCTGCAACTGCAATGCTTCCGGACTCGCCATGTGAATTCTCCTGTTGACGACCTATCTACGCATACTAGATCGAAAGTAAGTCTCCATCAAGCCGGACTTACTTTCAGGCCTAACTGCGTAGATGTGGCGCATACCCGTGCATCAACGGGAACAAGGAGCCCTATGTATCGTTTGATTCTCGCAGCTTTCCTACTGATCATGGCACCCGGGACGACATTCGCCCTGGGCATGACCGTTGGCGGATCCCCGGAAGATCGATTCTTGGCGGGTCCAGTCCAGGCGCCCAAGCGTGTGGATGGCCAGTTTGTCTATACGGTGCCGGCGGACTTCAATCCCCCGGGCATCCACCAGAACGGGCTGCAGGAAATCCAGGCGGCGGCAAAGGCACTCCACTTCCCCTTCTACGTCGTGATCGTCGATAGCATTCCCGATCTCACCGATGTTCAAGTAGCGGAAGCCCGGCACCGGGAATACACGGAAAACGGAATCGAACTGCAGATGGCATACGCGGTTGACAAGATCGTTGAGGAATGGGCAAGCTACGGGAGCTACGATGCTAGCCGTACCTCCGCATTCCTGTTGTCCTACCATCCCCGCCAGTACCGCATGTTGGCTGGCGCCAAGTGGAAGCTGGACTTGGGAATCCGAAGGGACAAGCTTGATCCCTACCTGAACCTATTCAAGCGCTCCGCAATGGGTTCATCCAAAGATCCCAAGGCGGGCATCATCAATCTCATGGGCACCTTCGATGAGTTCGTGTTCGATCAAACCGACCCAGGTCGAATCAAAGCCCGTGCCGAAGCCGCTGCGAAGGCCTTGGAAGCGGAACGCGCCCAAGCAATCGCCATCGCACTGGCTACGGCAAAGGGACGCCTAGGCAACCTCCAGCTCCAGTCCAAGGAACTCCTGAAGGGCGATAAATCCCACCTTCCCGATACCAAGGCACTTGAAGCGGCGCTTCGCCATGTAGACACTCTATCAGATGCCGATTACCAAAGGGCTGGCCCAGTGAATGCCGAAGCGGATTCCCTGTTGGCGGCATACACCCCTGTCAAGGTATATTATGATGCCAAGGAACAAAAAGCCCTCGTGGATGCCTTCTGGTACTACTTCTCATGGTTCATGTTCTTGTGTGGCATTTGTTTCCTCATCGGAATGTACCTGATGCGTCGTTCCCGCTACTTGAGCCTCATCCAGGAGTTCGCACAGGATTACAAGGATTGGGATGACAAGGTCAAGGCAGCTGCGGGGCGCTACGTTGACGCCTACTCGAATCGGGACAACATCATCGGATTGCATGACACGGAAGGAAAAACCAAGACCCTGTGGGATGCCCTGTCCTTTGAGATCGATGACATCTGGGTCGGCGTCAAGGCCATCGAGAGCCACATTGCAGAGTGCAAGACATTGGCAGCAAAGGCCAACGTGTTCTACATCACCCCACTCCTTGACGCCATCAGCAACCTGGATCGTGCCTTCACCTTCGATACCGGTCAGGTCAACGTGGATGAACTGTTCGGGCGGGACACGAAAACCATTCGTGTTGTCCCGAGTTCCTTCGCCCAGACATTGCAGCAGCGATTCAAGAACAACCAGGAATCCTGGGACCGAATCAAGCGGGCTGCGGATATTCGTATGCCTGACCAGTGTGCATCCAATTTGTTCCCGCATCTACCCCTGACCAATCTCATGAGGGCGGCGGCAAAGTTGGGCATCCCGGATGCATGGTACAACGACCACCCGCTCGCCGGGGATGACGCTTCGGATGCCGCGGTGTGGGAAGCGGCGGATAGCCTTCGTGTGAAGGATCCGATTGCCTACCTGGATGCAATTGAGGCACTGAAGGCTCAGGAACGCAAGGTTATTGCCCGCCACGATCGCTTGGTCAATGCGCTGAGCCTGATCAAGCCAGTGAAGGTGGATAGCCTTCCCGCGTTCGAGTCCGCCTTCGACGCATCGGATGACCCCGCCATCACCCTGTCCAATGCCCGTGATACGGAACATCGGCTTGCCGGCCTCCTGGAATCCAAAGCGGAAACCAAGGCTGTGGATGCTATTGATGCATACGTCGCGGATATCGTGGCGCTCTACACGAAGGTCAAGGCACAAGTCGGCACCATCACAGCGGCCGTCAAGGATGCCAATGATGCTGTCAGGGCTGCAGATGCAGCATACCCCAAGAAGTTGGGTGTGGATGCCGCCATCTGCGTCAAATCCGCAGCCCGGATTCACCTCAACATCGAGGTTGCCAATACGAACCTCAAGTCGGGGGATGATCTCACCGCTCAAGGTCGCATCGCATTCCTCAGGGCCAACGAAGCCCTGAAGTCGGGACGGCACTTGGAAGCCCTGCGGAAGGCATCATCTGCATCTACGTTGTACGCCAACGCCCGCAAGGCCTATGAGAAGGCAGTTAGCTACTGCGGTGAATTGGATCGCTCCAGGGCGGCATTTGAGGCCAAGGTTGGCAAGATGGCATCCATCCGCGAAGAACACATGCGGCGTGTCAAGCAGTACCATGGGGCGCCCATCCGCCTCAAGTCCTACTCGGCACCCTCTGTGTCCAACGTGATGGACTATAGCATCGCCCTGAGCGCCCTCAGTGCCCAGGAATCGGCGTGGGAACGTGAATCCCGCCAAGTCCAGTCCGCCTATGAGGCAGAGCAAGCTCGGCAACGTGCTGAACGGGATGAGCAGGATCGCCGTGAACGTCAAGCCATTGCTGCGGCGGCAGAAGCGGCCGCTTCCGCCCGCCGTGCCGCATCCTACAGCAGCTACAGCAGCGGTTACACCAGCTACAGCAGTGGGGGATCGGATTCCGGGGGCGGAAGCTGTGGCGGTGGGGGATCGGATTCCGGTGGTGGCGGCTGGTAGTCACACAAAGCCGTAGGGATTAGGGCGAGAGTTCTAAGGCCCAAGAGCGTGTCTACCGGACTCCTTGACTATCCGGTATGACGTGCGAATTCTTGTCAATCCTTAGACCGATTGTGAATTTGACGAGCGGAAGTATTGCAGATTTGTGACTTCACAAGGATTCCGCTACGGCTTTGCGTGACACACTATCATACCCGCATTCACGGAATATCGAATCGGACATTCTCACCGTCCCACCACCCAACACGTCCTCGAACTGTGGGCATCCCTGATCGGGCTTCTGCACTCCGCACTAGGAACTTGGCATAAGCAGGGGGAACCCCTGCCGCAGTGGATATGGTGATATGTGGAATTCGCCCTCGGGGTGCTAAAATGCTAGGCGGGTCTACTACCACGGCCTGCCCTTTAGCATCCTCCGCATAGCCTACAATCTTCAACGCTATGAACTTCCCTAATGGAAGTTCCTCAAGGCGGGGATCCCCACCGTCATGGTGCGTCCATATAGTCATATGATGGGCAAACAGTTCTGAATGAACCTGTCCAAACCGATCGACTAATCGACGTTGATCCATGGGAGACAGAAACACTGCCGTATAAAGGGGAGTGCCTATGAATTCGGCAACAACATGCCGTATCCACCGGGATGCCACACGATGTTTAGGGCTTTGTTGCATGCGATGCAGAATTAGGGCTAGCCAATGCAGATGATCCAGCAGCCACGCTCTTCAGCTTTTCTGTTAGAACCGTTCCCATGATACTGCCTCCAACACCAAGTGCCGCTACAGCAACGGCAGCAATAATCTTGTGCCGAGTGGTCTTGAACCATTCATGCACAGCCAATTGCTGTTGGATGCGTGGCAACTCCGTCATCAATATGGAGTCTACCTTGGTATCCAAATGGTCAACTCGGGTTCCAAGTTGACGCATCTCAGACACATGTGCAGGACATTGTGCATTCAGCACGTTCCAATGTTCTCGAATATCGGAAAGGCTAGTCGTGAGGTCATCCACGTTAGCCTTTACCTCCGCCACATCAGCTTTGATGGACTTCAGTTCCCCAATATCACCCTTGATTTCCATCAAGGTATCCACAACCCATTTATCTTCGGCAGTCAATGGCATCTTTCCCTCACAATTAATCGTTACATAGGGACAGTTGCTTGGTGATGTAAGTCTTTGCCGTAGCCAACTCTTTGGCTAGGTTTCTTCCATCTACGTCAGGCAAGAACCTTGGGCTCCCGCTCAACCTTCGCAATGATTTCCCAAAGAATCCAAGGATCTTTTGTGCCATAGTTGAATCCACAAGGGCGACTGTATCCAGAAGCCTCACTGCTTGATTCAACTCCGATTCAATGACTGCCGATTTGCCTGTTCCTGCAATTTCCAATAGGGCTTGGCTAATTGCATCATGTACCATTCGCAGCGCTGGAATGCATCGTGTTACAGACTGTGAACCCCATCCAAAGCCCGTACTCCTAGTCAGGCCTACTGGGTATTCACCCATCGGAAGCTTGTGTCCATCCGGTGTCACATGCTTCGGTCCAAACGCATCTACATAACCATGTGCTATTCGTTTGGCATAGTGAGTTTGCAACTCACGCCTTGCCGCGGCCTCTGTCGGAAATAAACCACGGGGATCTTCATCGAACTGGGTTCCATCGATGCGTCCCGTCTGCCCCGAGTCTGTCAAAGCACCCCAACGGCGGATGACCCGGTATCCACCATCAGCAGGGATAACCAATCCCTCATAGAATTTCGAGTTGTTATTTTTCGGATTGACCTGATAGACCATGAATGCGTTATCGTCATTCACGGCAGCCTTGGTCAATCCCTGAGCCAACAGAATCGGCTTGTGTGCCACGCGATGCAGGATTGCCATCTTCTCGAAGTTCGTTAGTGACGCCCAACGGGTACTGGCACGAGGAAAACATAGGGAAGCAACTCGCATCTCCTCCCATGCAATCTTCTGATCCGCGGCATAAACAACCATTGCACGCTTGGCAACCTTCGCAGCCAGAGCCGTTTCTCCACGTTGATACTTCTGGGACAATTCCGACCATGTACGCTGGTTGAAATCCTGAAGGTAAGGGCTATCTGGATCAACCATAGCCGGGGCTTTTACCTTGCCGATATCTTTGGGATCCATGTTATTCTGTGCCATTGATATCATCCCCGTGAATTCGTGTTCGTATGATCCTTCATACACCTACAGTGACTTATTGAATGCCTACCGAGCCCCCGACGATCTAAATGTGATCACGGAGCCTATTTCATCCCTAGATAGGTTGAGTTCTGCTTCGTTAAGGGTAGAAACATAAGGGCATAAGGAGGCCCATACGAATGAGTTTGTCTAAATTCGCACTTCGCAACTTTGCAGGAAAGCCTGTCAAATACTTCACCGTTGAGTCCGAAGACCTGGGTTCTACCCAGGCCCCCGCTGCGGTCAAGAAGCCCTCGCACCACATTCTGGTCATTGACCGATCAGGTTCAATGTATGGGGACATGGCAGCAATGACTGCCACCGTTGAGAAGCTATTGACATTGGCAGAGTTCAATGATGACAGCCAACGTGTCAGCTTGATTTCCTACTCGTCCATGGGCGATGTGAAGTTGCACTTCAACAAGGTCACTGTTGGGGATGTCATGCAGCCGGGTTCGCCCTACCTGCAGGCCATTCGTTCCATTCGGGTTACGGGTTTGACGTGCATTTCGCAGTCCCTGTCCTTGGCAGAGGGTCTGGTAGACGACAACGAAACAACCTGCATTTCGTTGCATACTGATGGTTACGCCAATGACCGTAGCCCTTCCCAGGAAACTCGGGACATTCAGACGGCACTTGACAAGCTGAAGAAGCACCCTGCCCTGTTCGTCAATACGGTAGCACACCGCGATTGGTGCGACTTCAACCTGATGTCAAGCATCGCCAATCAGATGTCTGGCGTATGCATCCAGGCAAAGGGTATCAAGGGTGTCTACGATGCCCTGTACAACACGCAAGGCCTGTTGAACAAGGGTGTGGAAACCGCCATTGGGGCTTCCATCGGGGACGCATCCTACGTTGGATTTGTATCCCTGTCTGCCAAGAAGGTTCTGGGTTCCAATGCCTCGATTATGGTCAAGGGATTGTTGGACTCGGATGACAAGACCGTCTATCGGTACACCGAGGTAGACGAGGCATCCTACAACGCATCCACGGCTACTGAGAATCCCTACAAGGCAATTCAGGTCTACGCCCGTTGCCAGTTGGCGGAAGGGAATTTGAACGCAGCCAAGTATGCCTTGGTGTCCTTGCGGAACTTGGATTTGCTGAAGAAGCACTATCGGGCATTGGTAGGAACTGAGGTAGCCGCCCTGGTTGCGGATCTCGAACAGTCCCTGTTCAGCCAGGAGAAGTGGGCATCCTCAGCGGATTACGGCTTGGGCGCCTCATCGGCTACCGTACTCCAGGTTCTGTCTGTCCTGGGTCAGTATCCCAAGGCGGTCATGGTCAATGTCAAGCGCCTGTCGGCAAACTACAAGCGTCGCGGCCTCAAGAAGGTTGCCGGTGTCCGTAAGGAAGACGGAACCTTGGAAGCCCCCACCACGATCTCAATGGATCGTTTCCCCGGTGATTACCTTCCCCTGGGTTCTGTAGACGCCAACCGCAACACGGCAACGATCAACATCCTCGTGTCCAAGCACATTCAGTTGGTCACCGCGGGTGTCATTGTCGAAGAAGTAGCGGGTATCAAGCTGGACAACCTGAAGGACTTCCGCAACTTCACCATCGTTGGTGACGGTCAGGTTTGCACGCCCATTCTGCCCATCAAGGTGTCCGATAAGCGTTGCTTCAAGGCATTGGCGGACTTGGGCGTTGTGTCGGGAGACTTCGATCCCAACACGGAGTATGACATCGCATTGGGCGATCTTCCCCTGGTAGATTTCGATGCTTCGTTCGCTGTACCGGCGGATACCTTTGGAACCTTGGCACGCTTGACGGCTGTGTCCAAGATTCTGTCTGCGGTATCCAAGGAATCGTCGGAAGCATATACGGCAGAGCAGATCGCGGCATTGAAGGGTCATTACTTGACTTCATCGTTGTACTTCTCGCCCCCGACCACCAACTCGTACACGGATTTGACGGAGGCCTTGAACAAGGGTGAAGTGGATTCACGGTTGAGCTACAAGGTGGAAATCGGAACGGCAGATATCACGGCCTTGTCGAAGTTGCCTTCCGCCAATGCGTTCCTTGAGCGTCGGTTCACCCTGACGGTTGATGGTGCGGATGTGCCCAAGCCAAAGATGACGGAGTTCCTGAATCCTGATGCAGTGTGGGGAGTCAAGGCCTTGGGTCCGAAGATCAAGTTGACCCCGGTCGATGAACTTCTGTTCCCGTTGTTCTCCGAATTCCTGGGGTTGACTACGTATTCGACCTTCTCCAAGACTCTGCATGACCTGGATGCATCCTTGGACGTAGATGTATCCGCCGTGCTGGCACATTGCATGACTCCGGACGGATTGGTAGAATTCCTGTCCAAGGCACGCAAGATGGTAGATTCTGCGATCGATGACATCTACACCAAGACGGTTTCCCCGTTGGTATTCTTTGTCGGCTCTACCGGTATCGTACCGGATGAGTTCGGTTGCAAGGCAATGTCGGCAGAGCAGATCGAGGCGAAGTTCCCCACGATCACTTTGTCCAAGGATGAGAAGGATGGGACGTTCTTCGTTCTGCCCAACGATGTCCTGCTGACGGTATTCACCAAGGGTGAGTACTTCACCGTGGCGGAAGCCGCGTAAGGAGACCTATGAGGAATGACTTGAGGACGGCACAGGTACTTCAGAAAGACGGGAATTGGATGAATGTTCAGTTCATGTCATTGCGGAAGGGTGACCGGTTCCGGCTGGTAGAACCTGAAGGGGAACTCGTGGATGATGGGGAAGAAGCGATTGCTTCGGCGGATCCCTATGTGGCCAATGGGACTCATATCATTCGGTGTGATGTCGTCTAAGGGATCCTCCAAAAACGCGAACGCCCCGGTTGACCTTCAACCGGGGCGTTCGTGCAACTAAGGAGGTAACACTCTATCTACGCACTCCAGATAGAAAGTAAGTCTTAGGCCTTGCCGTTCGGAACAACTTCCTGCTGCATCCAGTGCTTGTCCGTCTGAACGTGGGATTCCCGAACAAACTTCGCCGTGGCGCTCCAGAAATCCTCATAGCGGAACCTCGCCGCATCCCGGACAACGTAGCCTTCCTGCACGCCTCCGAAGCGGGAAACGCCCGTGTAGCACGCCTTGACATCCTCCACGTTCCACGGCCCCCGATACAATACCGGGACATGCTCGAGGCCAAGCAGGCCACACCACTCAACGGTGTCGTCCCAGGACAGGCACACGTTGTTCTCGTCATAGATGCCGAAGACGAGGAAGTAGGACGGCAACGCCGTGTAACCGATGCTGTGCCGTGCGTAGACGTTCTCGCCGCACACACGCCAATTCTCCGGGATGTCATGTCCAACCTGAGCCGCGAAGGCACGGAGCCAGTCACGGGACGGGTGGGACTTCGAGTCCAGGGAACGGGCATGCGTCCGTCCGCCATGATAGATGGTGGTATTCTCGCCGTCAGCCTTCTCAGTCACGATGACTTCGCGGCAACGCTCAAATGCCCAGTTGATCATCTTGAGGGTATGCGTCTTGTCGTCATCGGTGCGACCCAATGACCAAGGGCAATGAAATGTGCGGGGGTGCTTGGCTTCCATGACACGTTCCTAAGGGTCGTCGTTTGCGCCCCTATGTATCATCTACGCTGTCGATGGGAAAAGTAAGTCAAAAACGCGAAAGGCTCAGGCGGCTTATTTGGTCCGCCTGAGCCCCTCGTTTTGTGCCAATTGCCGAACCTTATGGCTTCTTCTAATCACTCTGGCAAGATCCTAGTGGCTTGCTTTCCGATTCGGCATCTCTCCTTCTCTCTACTCTGCCAGGAGTAGCTTTTAGGGCGGACTCACGCATCCCATTAATCCAGGGCCCTTCCGGGTAGGGGAATCGAACGCCCCGTGCATCATCCGGCACACTGTATCTACGCTGAACGAGTGGAAAGTAAGTCTACGCGGCCTCCACAACAACGACCAAACCCAAGTTAGGGCCTCGGACTTCATGCACATCGATATGCCCATCCATGTAGGAAACGATGTGCCGTTCAGGGCTCGATGCGGTTCCCTGGGTGCTCTTCCTCCCGCATACCGTGCGAAGGACGTTATTGTCCAACACTTGCATGCCCCGTTCCAAGGCGGACTTGGAGTAGATGTGGAACTTCATATGAGGCTGCAGCGCCTTGAATTGATCGAAACGGTCATTCATGATTACGCCTCCACCGCATTGAATTCATCCACAATCAACTGACGCCAAGCGATTTCCCGATCGAGGATGTGCAAGGTGCTTTCGGCATCCAGACACAGGCACAGGCGCTCGATCAGGCAGGTCGGGTTCGGAACCAGGGGGAAGTCCCCGCCGTACGTGATCCCGGTGACGCGGGACAAAGCCGCCGACACCGTGAATGCCTTGGCAAAGGGGAACCAGAACACCGTAGGCTTGACCTCATCCCCCTCCTGAACCATGGCCACATTGGCGTAGGGGTTGCCGTGGTGCAGGAAGAACCCCGGACGAACCATCCCCTCCACAGGGCTATCCTTGGGGAACAGCAAGGCCTTCGCCCGCTTCAGGACTTCGACTTCCTGGATCTTCGTATCCATTTGTTCCGCACCCGCCTGAACCGCACCCTCGCGAATGGCCTCTCGGGTCGGACCATAGTGCGGCTGGTCAAATGCCATCTCGCCATTGCCGTTGAAAAACTGGACGTTGAATTGGCCGCAAGGGCAAAACCAACCAGAGCCGGGAGCGGCGACGTTGGAAGTCTTGCGGCACTGGCTGCAACGGGCGCCGATGAAGTGGTGATGGTGGCGGAAGATGTCAACGATCTGATCGTGGTTGTACATCATCTGCTTGGGGGTCGGGGTATGCATGATTCCTCGTTCGTTGGGGGCGTCGATGCCCACGTATCATCTACGCTGAACTTCGGAAAAGTAAGTTCTAAATCTGCTTGCCCACATCAGGGCCAACCGCATCCAATAGCCGTTGGTTGTAGCCCTTGAAGGCTGCGTCATCATGGGTCAATGCCTCGGACTTGACCCATGCAACGGTGATCCCCTTTTCGATCTCGTAGGGTTCCGTGGGGATTGAACCCTGTACCTTGCCAACGAAGATCTCGTTCCAGTGGGTATTGGGGCCTTCGCACCAATCGGCAAATACGGGCTCGAGATCCGTAATCCGAATGCCCGTTTCTTCCAGTAGTTCTCGGGCTGCGGCATCCCTCAGGGATTCGCAACCATCGGCCTTCCCGCCGGGCAGCCCGTATGTATTGGGGATGCCTCGGCGGGTCGTAGCCAGGATGAGTCCATCAGCGTTCCGAATCAGAACGCAAGCGCAGGGGATAGGGGAGCGGGGGCCGGCAGTCATGGCAATTACTCCGTAACGGGCGGGGCGGGCAGTTCCGTGAACCAGGCCTTGTCGAAGGCGATGTAGGCATCACGGGGAGACTGACCCTCGCCGATGACGCCGCCGTAGATGGCAACCCAGACGTACGTGATCTCGCTGCTGTTGGCGCCGTAGCAACGGGCCTCCTTGGACAGCACCGGGCGGAAGATCATGCACGGACGGGCATCGCGGGCACGCTTTTCCTCGAGGACTGCGACGTGCTTATTCTTGACCTCCCGAAGGGCATCCTCCGCGGAGTTCTGGACGGCGCGGATGGAGTTGTTGGTGGTGTCCTTCACGCTGCCGACATCCGCGGCAAATCCCCTGCGGAAGCTATTGCAGACACTCGAGAATTCTCCCATAGCCGTCAGGAAGGCATCGCGAATGTCGCGACGCAGGAGATCCTGCTGGGTTTCGTTGAGCAAATTGGCGGTCATGATAGGTTCCTCCGTGTGTGTTAGGCGTCATCGCCTACATACCATCTACGCTGTCGATGGGAAAAGTAAGTCACGTCAATGGAACAATAGCCTCAGCCGCCGCTTGCCGTGTCTTGTAAACCGGTGCCCTGGGATTCCGCGAGGCTACAAGGTCGGCTTGATTGAGCCAACGCTTGTCCCCGCCTACCACGGAACCGATGAACTTGGTTCCGTCAAATACAGAGTACATGCTTCGACCGGTACCCCAGCCATCCTCGGATTTCTTGAATGTAAACTTCATGTTCAACCTTGCTGAGGGGATTCCCCCATGGAATAGGGATTCGTCTCTTTCCGTTGTGCATCCCAGATGCGATGCAGCGGGGTGATCCGAATCCCGTTCACGTTGACGCCACCATCAACATTTTGGATAGGCCCATAGATCATGTCATCGAGGTTATCGAGGCCGGTGATACCTGGGAGGCTGACAAGCACCAGGAACCCATCGGGTTTGTTGCCGATGTAGGTCATTGTTGCACGCCGAGTGACCAGAGCACGCCAGTAGACGAGACATGCCTGTGCCCGTTGTTCCGCCGTCACCCGCTGCATGTTGTGGTAATGCAACACGTCAGGAGTGGAAATCGATGGATCCAACTCACATTGTGCCGCCATCATACTTGCGATGCGTTCCGCCGACCAGCCCCGGTTATGAGGGCAAGCGCAGGTATGCATGTGCTGAAGGATCTCCCGGGCAACTGCAAGAGCGTTCATACGAGGGGGCACGCTTTCACGGGGAAGTTCTCCCTCAGGTTGATAATTCCAGGGTTCCCGCTTGAAGCCCCCGCAGCCAGACCAAGGGGATCCATCAGCCGTGAATACAACGCGCTTGCCTTTGACATGTACGACCACTTCACCGTTTGCCACACCCTGAATCAGGCCGTAGGGTTCCACAGTGCCCTTCCACATGTACGCCGGGGCTTCCGAAAAGTACACGCGATTTCCAATCTGAGCGTTCATGACTTCCTCGCTTTGTAGGCTTCTTCATCCCGACGTTCGTACACATGACGGGTCATAGGGGTTTTCACTTCAGGCGGCTGAATGACCGTGCCATCCAACCGCAAGGTGAACGTAGAAAGTTCAACGGAAGGCTTTCCATCCTCCAGGACTTCCACGCGGCCATCCTTGATGATGATGGTCATGTTCTTCATTCCGTTACCCCATTCTTCTTGGGCCAAGTGATAGTGTAGCCCCCAAAATCATCCTTCGAACCCCAGGTCACCTTGTACCCGGCTTCCACCAGGGCATTCTCCACACCCGGGAAGTATTCCCCCCGGACGATGACCGTGAACTTCCCGTCTCGGGCTTCCTTGAGGATGTAGTCCTCAATGCCACGCAGGACGGCCTTCTGCTTCTCCGAACCCAAGGAATTCGACAAGGTAGATGCTTCCGCAGCGGTCATCATGGATCGCTCCTACAGGTTGGGGGCATATGCGCCCACAGTCTATCTACGCTGATTGCTTGGAAAGTAAGCCTCGTATCACAACTTTTTGCTCAAATGAGTGCGGCAAGATTTAGGCAAGTTGCACGTTGTCCTATCAGGGCTATACCGGAATCTAGGCCTTGTAACAGGATCTCCACAAACAACGCATGTCCGCACTTCAGCATGTCTACGTGGGGGATGATTACTAGTCCTTTTCCGATAGGCATTTACATCTAAAATCTCAAGATTCAACGGATCATCATTAGTTTTTACCATGTCGACATGGAACACTCGTTCATTCGGCAATAATGAACGCCCCAACTTTTCCTCCGCAACTATAATAGCACGTTTCACGTAACCCTTATGTGACAATGGATGTTCCGAATTCCGGATATAGACAAATTTGCCTTGGACAATCTGGCCCCCATTCCAGTTGCCATGATTTGATCCTGTAGCATGATGAACAGTGTTCCCTTTTCCACCTATAACGGCAGCGCTGATCTTCCTCTTGGTTTCATCGGAACATTTTCCCCCCAAACCTCCATACTTGCAGTTGTAACCGTCATGAACACAATTCAACTTGGCAATCCAGGCAATTTCGAGAGCGTTCAAATCATCTTGCGTACCGTAGGGAGGTAATTCTTCAAGGATGTCAAATTGGAATGCCCCCGATCCATATTTGGCAAATGCTTTGTATAGCTTCACTTGAGCTTTGTGAGGCATATTCCCGTAGCTTTTCCATCGTTTTTCGATGTCCCAACTTTGCCCTACGTATGCTTTGCTATTTATGGTATTGGTGATTCTGTATATGCCAATGGTCATGGGTTACCACCATAATTGGGAAGTACCCACACTTGTTCGGTATCATACAGGACTTTTTCTGTTCTTGGTGGATGTACGGGAAGAAGCACAACCTTTGTGATCGTTTTTGAAGGTTTTACTTCCCCTGACCCTGCACAAAATTCGCATTGACGATGTTCCATCACATGATACAGAATCCGAGGATCATACCCTTTATCAATACCGCTATCATCAGGGCATAGGCGGACAATGGCGCCTATAGGCGCCATTAATGCCCCCACAGGGGGAGGATATATGGCATAGTAATGCTGGATTGATCCTTGGATTTTTCGGAACTTGTCCGATCTTAGCTGAGCCGTATTATGTAACCATGTTTCGGCGTCCTTCAGGCGGACGACATGCCAACTCCCCCATTTTCTACATGGCAACTCACCGGACTTCAAAGCCCTGCGAACCATATTCTCGGACACACCCAGATGTTTGGCAACTTCAACGGGGGTCATCCCCGGAACTTCATAGCTTGACATTAGCAATACCATCCGCCGCAGATGTGCGACTCAATATGATGGTAGGTAATACCTAGCTTCCTGTCAAGAGTAAGCTGCGCTATTTCCTACACGCACAGATTTTCGCTGGCGGCTAAAGCTTTGTCCAAGTCCGATCCAATCAGGGCGTACAGTTCATCAGGGCTATAGCCCGGAAGTGCCGTTCCCGTGGAGTGCCAGTGTTCCGCTTTCACGTGGCACACCGGACACAAGGAAATGCCGTTTTCCGGCACGTAACCGCCATTAGGCATGTCATGGCGATCTAGGATATGATGAGCGTCTAGAGGGCCATCTTGACGGCATACACGGCATTTGTAGCCGTCCCGTGCAAAGGTTCTATCCCTGAACTGCTGCCGAACCTGTTTCTTGTCCAGCTTCATGTGAACCTACAAAGGGCGGACATCCGCATCGGGGAGACGCGCCTCAAGATATGGGATGATTTCAGACAAAGGAGTCCCCCCACTGTCATATACGTCAATGCACAGATCCAGGATCATCGGGGATACCGTGTATGGGCCATCCCGGTAATCGGGCATCCCATCCGTCAATACCACAACCCGACCTTCCTGACGGGTGATCCACAGCAGTTCCGCCGCTTTGTCCAGTGCCTCGTAGAGCGGAGTTCCACCCGCTCCGAACCGGGGGAACGTATCGACTGGAACCTCAGGGTTCCGAGTCCAAGGTACTACAACCTCGATTTTGTGGCCGAACAATACGATTGCGTACTCCGTGCAAGGGCACAATCTAGCAACGTATCCTTGGGCAACCTCGGAGAGGTGTTGTAAAATCGTGGTGTTGCCTTTGTGACAAGTGCCTGTAGAACCTGAAGCATCAATCAGAAATACCGTACGCATGTTCACTCCTGCCAATCGTATTTGTTATCCCGCCGAAGCATCGTCCCCGTCCATGTCTCCATCATCCACTGGATTGTCATCATCCAAAGTGTGGAGGAGCGCATCGTCCGAAAGGTCACATGATGCCAGCAAAGCCCGCAAAGAGTCATTCACGACGGGGCAATAGGTCTCGGTAACATCGATGTCGATAGCATCCAATGCCGCATCCGCGGCCTTCATGGCGGCATCATGGTCTAGGGCGGATCCAACCGCGTAGATATACGTGGGTTCTACATCCAAAGAGGACACGCACCACACAACGTTGGGTGCCCTGCCGCGAACGACCATTAGGCAATCGTCCGTATCATCCAAAGCCCGTACGTGTGTACGCTTGCCAAAAAGCCCCTTGTCCAATTCTTGCCACGGGGACAAACGACCGGCATTCCTTACCGCAATGAATTCATGGATATTGCTCATCTGGACCCGTTCCTTTTGGACTTCTTGGTGTTCTTGGACTTGGAAGATTCCTCGGCATACCGAGTGTTGTAATCCCGGATGGTTTGGGGATTCCGCAAATCAATGCCATAGTTGTTGCACATGATGCGGACATCCGGGTCTTCCAGGCAGTCTTCAAATGAATTGTATTCGCTGATCAACTGGGACAACGTATGGACATCCCACACAAGGTCGAATTCGTAGGGAAGTTGGGGATCTTCGGCATTGGGGAAGTCCCGAAGGTACGGAAGGTATTCCCACGTGTCCATTTCTTCCCGGGTCGCTTGGCCGTGCTTGTGTTCGGTTCGCCAAGACACCAACGGAACCGCATTACCACCGCCGCCATAGGTGTAAACAATGTCCCCTTGCTTGGGACGACGGTAGTACCCACCGATGACTACGGTGTTCTTGTGCTTGTCCCCTTGAACTGTGCATTTGATGGACATGATCAGTTCCTTCGGGGGATCGTATGACCCGCATCCTATCTACGCATGCGGGGACGAAAGTAAGCCCTACCAGCAGATGTTAAATCCTGGGTGCTCTTTGCCGATTAGCAATTTGGTTGCCACGGCAAGGGTTGGATTGATCAAGGGGCCGGAACCAAACGACACGGTTTGATTCCGTACGTACACCTTGCTCAGGGTGTCCTCCCATCCTTCAAACATGACACGCCCGCCGTTCCCGTTGATGTAGCGGCAAACCAGAGCGGATGCCGCATTCAGATCGGCAGTGACAGACTTGGCACACCCGATGCCAGAACACCAAGCGTATCCAATGAATTCACGCACAGTGTGGGCATCTTCGTAGACAAACAGGCAGTCGCAATCCACGTAGCCCATATACGTGTCATCCAAGTCCAACCGTACATCGGTAATGCAACTTGCCTGCCAACCCTGCTCCGTCAGAGCCTTTGCTCCGGGGGTATATGGAAAGTTCTTGGCATCCACGATGAGATTAGACAACAAACCCGGTTCCGATTCCAACCAGATTTCTGCCGTGACACGGGTAAATTCCTGGCACTCCATGACTTCCATGTCAGATGAGGCCTCTACCTCGGCCACGGTCTTCGTGACTCGCATGCCTTCATCGTCAAACCAAGTCCAGCACCGTTCGCCCTGGGTGAATCGAAGGCGCAACCTGACCAAGGGATCAGGCAAATCGTAATGGGCAAGGTTCGCAGCGATAGATTCCTTCATCGCGAGGAGCCGGTCACATTCTCGTTCCAACTCTGTTGCCAAGTCAGGTGCTGTCATTTGTCCCCCTCAGTGTGATTTGCCCTGTAGACGCAGCATTCGATCGATGTATGACAAGCCGTCTACGCAAACGGGGAGCGGAGTACTCCACATACTCCGCTCCCCGTTGTTTGGTGCTACGCCGCCTTGGCGATGACGTTCATGATGTCGTCAGTGACCAGGAAGCCCGCCTTCGAGGCAGCAACGGCAGCCGTGCCGCCGGCGTTGAGGATGAAGTCCGCACCCGGCTCGAGGGGGTACGAAACGTACTTGCCGACCGGCAGCTTGTACTTGAGCGCATCCTTCGCACGGGTCTTCGGGGCGCTGTTCGGCTCCGGGGCATCGCCGTTCGGCGCCGGGGTCAGGACGGTCTTGTAGATCTGGAGGCCCTGCAGGTACACGGTGCCCGGCAGCGGCGCCTTCTCATCGCCCGTGCAGTTGCGGCACTTGCAATCGTAGGACGTGCCCTCCGAATCCGACTCGCCCTTCACGCACTTGTAGACCTTGCTGCCACGAACCGTCTCGCCGTTCACGACCAGCGGGGTGTAGACGTGCGCCGTGGTGCTTTCGTTCTCGCCCGCCAAGGACTTCTCGAAAGACGCCTTGAGTTCCGCACGGGCTTCCTCCACGTCCGCAACCGTGACCTTGTGACCCTTCTCGGCGAGGTCGGCAACGATCACATCCGCGGCGATGCCCGGCAGGGCGTCCAAGGAACGCTGCACAAGGCGGTCGTACCGGAAGCCGGTGACAACAACCACATGCACCTGTTCATCACCGTAGAGCTTGCGGTCGGCACCCTTGCCGACCATCTTGCCCTTCTTCTTCGTGATGAGGCCGGTGAACGTGCCAACGCGAGCATCCGCCAAGAGAGCGGCCAAGAGGGGGCTATTCGAGTTCGTATTCATGGTTTCCATCCTTCGTCTGAGGTTGTCAGGGTTGGTCATTCGCCGCCCCTATGTGGTATCTACGCTCAACTTCGGAAAAGTAAGTCACACCAGGTGTGATAAACGCTAGGGCAAAACGCACCGTGCCCCCGTCAACTGGCCCCCGAGGGGCGCTGCTGTTGACGGGGGCACGGCTAGACACTTCACAACAAAATCAAAATAAATAATAATGTGTGGGTTAGGCCATGATACACCTTCCTTTTCATTATTCGTCGGCTATGCCGGATGGGGTTGTCGTTCCTTGTCCATGGGGCCTTCGCGTTCCCCGCTACATCCTATCTACGCTCGAAGCGGGAAAAGTAAGTCACTCAACCCCAATAATCGCTCCAAGACGAGTTTTTATCGTAGCAACAGTACGGATCCCAACGACCCCCTGACTTCTTGACCCTTTCGGCATGCTGCGGATGCTTGGAGATTTCATCCTCCCGGTCAATGTCCCGCATGAAGGCCCGAATGACCTCATAGGTACGGTCATCCTTGTCGATGTTGCATAGACCCTGAATCACCGTCACCTGTGCCATGAGGTTCCGCTGGTCATCCCCCACGGCATCATCCATGCAGATGCCCGGCTGTTCACGACCATTGAACACCCATTTGTTGTCACTCAACTCATGGAGTGCCAGGAGGAACCCGGTACACGTCAGGGGATCCTGAGCCAGTACCATCTTGACGAATTCGTCGTGGGCATTCTCCGGCACATCCTTTTGCCCCCACATCGGAGGCAGTGCCGCCATACGCTTGATCTCGTTGTAGATGCGGGTCATCCTGGAGTGTGTCAGGGACGAAATGCCCTCGCCGGAGTAGTATTCCGGTCGGGTGCTCATTCCGCATCCACCCCTCAAATCAGACCGGTAAATGAAATCGATAAGTTCCTGATTCACGATGGCCTCCTACCAGTCAATCCAGATGCGACCCAGGGTGATTCCCCGAGTAGAAAACCCTAAGTTGCAACTGTATGCACCCCAGGCAACCTTGACCTCCCCGCCATGACACAGCGGATAGATATCGGATGAACGGGGATCCCGCTTGGCAAGGGAGATGAACAGGTTGCCCGTTCGATCCCGACCCCAGTACAGGAATCCATCTTTGGGCAATCGTTGCCATCCCATGGTCTTGGAATTACTCATTGGAACCCTCCTTTGGAGGCATGACGATAGAAAAATCAGGACATTGGCACACGATGTTCCGCTTGATGTCCGTATTGCTAGCCGCTTGCTTCAGCACCCAACCACAGTTCGGGCATATGAAGGGCTTGCCTGATACCAGCCATTTTTTGCCTTCCCTGTCCATGGTTACTGCCTCGGGGGACCATCCGGCACCGGCGGCAAATCCTGCCACCTTTGGGGCATCATTGGCTTGGGCGTGGCGGGCTGTGCCTTTGTCACGCACAGGCATTGGTGTGCCATGAGTTCCGCCGACTGCCCATCAGGGCACGTCATCTTGGAACATTCCTTGTGGTTGTCGCACACGCATACGGCAACCACAATGACAATCAGGAGTCCGATCAACGTCCCCCAAAAGCCGCCGCCAAGGCCGGCAAAGATTGCAAAGTCGAGATCACTATCGTCCAACATGATTCACCTTCTAGCCCACGTTGATGTGGAAGCAGTTGCAACGGCACGAGAACATGATGATGTTCGCGGGCTTCGGGGTCTTGCCTTCCCGACGTGCCCGGGAGTTCGCCACGGCAGTTTCCCACCGGATCTCCCCCAGGTGCCCCTGCGGGATGAACCGATTGTACGGGTCACGGTTTCGAATGGGGCGCCCCCGGTAATCTTTGGGGCCTTGTGCTTTCTTCATGGGGAACCTCAATGCGAAATCTATCCGCATTACCCTATCTACGCCGCACCTTCGGAAAGTAAGTGCTCGATCCTACCATCCAGGACTTACTTATTGCTAATCCGGCGTAGATAGAAGGTAGGCACAGACGATGCCACAAGGAACGAAAACGAATGCCGCCCCGTAAACCCAAGTCCAAAGGCCGTGAAGGCTATATCATCACCCTGCGTAAGGGAGACCTGTGCCAAGCCCTGCCCACTAGCGCAGATGTCATCAATCTCCTGACGGATGAACAAGCACGATCCCTTCCCACCCTTTGTGGGGTATGGGTAACCGAGAAGGAAGCGGAGAAGGCCCTTATCGGGTTGCCGCCGGAACTCCTCGCCCTCGTCGAGATACTCCCCGTCTGGGTCACCGTCCGGAGATAGCTATGCATCTTGCCAGTGTGATTTTGTACATTTACGTCAAGGTTGCACTCGCTGCCTTCGCAGTGTTCATCCTGTCAGAGATTGGAACTTCCCTGATTCGCCCGGAATATCCCGCATGGCTCAAGTCACATCATGAGGGATCCAACAAAACCCCCAATGCAGGTAAGTTCATCCTGATGTGGCTGCTCCTATGTATCCCCATCACGATTGACATGTTCATTGCATTCTCGAAAGGCCAAACGTTCCTCGAACGGTTGACCCTTCGCGGCATCAAAAACGAGGAAGAAAAGAAGGCACAAGAAGCCAAAGTAGCGGATGCCCGAAAACTCCTCCTCGCCGTAGTGAAGGACGGCACGTTCACTTGGCACCCAATAGAACAAGACGGCATGCGTGCCCTTGTCCTAGTTCGTCACGTCCCGGGTTATAACTTGTTGACCCATGTGATTGTCATACATGACCTTCGCACTGGAAAAGTCGATTGCATGCGGGCAATGCCAAACATCCATGATAGTCTTGTATGGTTCCAAACATTTGCCCTGCAAGAAGCTATGGACAAGTGCATTGAGGACTACGATTGGGCTATCATGTGTTTCCCCGGTATGAATGACTGCCAACGCAGGGCTTGGAAAGAAGCAAAAAAGGCAATGAATGCTGATATTTCTTGATATTGATGGGGTGTTGGTTCTGAATGGACGAAAGTTCGAGCGGAAGCTCGTCAACCACTTGAACAACCTCATTGCAACCTACTTCTGGAAATCCGGGAAAAACGTTGAAATCGTATTCAACTCTGCATGGAACGTCAACCCCATTGATGACATGAAGAAGTGGCTTGCGGAAGCTGGGTTCCTCTATACGAATTGCATCATCGGAAAGACACCCGGTACAAGCGGCGGCGGCGAATTGATCCGTCGTTGGCTCACCACCAACAACCGCGTTGGGGAACCCTTTATCCTCCTCGATGACTCGAGCCATGATATTCAGGCCATGTGGTGCCGGATTGCACAGTCCGTAACATCCAAAGGATTCAATCGCACCGTTGCCCGTAAAGCGGAAACCATCATGTTGCGGAAAATCACTGAGGATGGGGAACGCAAGGCGGCGTGCGAAAACCTATTGGCACAAGCGCTCCGTGTACAAAAGGCATCATGGTTGACGGCGGATCAGAAGGCAGACCTTGCGGCAGTTGATTGCGCCTTGCTTCAGGAACTGCTATTGAAGCCCCACTTCCTCGAGCATGCATTCCTGAAACCCTGATTTCGTTAGGCATCCTATACCAACCGGTATATGAGGTGCTTCAATGTCCATACGAACAGAATCTGCTGAACGTGTTGCTTCCACTTGGCGTGTAGCATCCGAATTTTGGAATCGGCTAAGCCGTTCCGTTCCAATGTATACGGACGATGCTCTCCGTACTTTAGGACTATCCTCAGGTGCTAGCCCCGAAGAAATCAAATCCGCCTATCGCAAGATGATGATGCTTCATCATCCTGATCGCGGAGGAGACACAGCCAAGGCACAGCAAATTAATGAGGCATACGCACAACTGAAAGAAGGCATCACCATCAATCGCCCCTATGGCTATTCCCGCCCTACTCCTACGCCCCCACCTCGTCCAGCCCCGCCTCGCCCTACCCCTACGCCACCCCCAAGGCCAACTCCATCAGCAAACCCTCACATAAGGGTAACGTGGAGGATGGCTGAGAATCTAACGGGAATGCACGGGGAAAGCCGTCCGGACGCCAAAGACATCAAGCGGATTGATGATATGATCGTGCGAGCCAAGGGCAACCCCGCCAAACTAGCGGCACTGGCTCAACAAATGGCCAGTTCTATTGACAGTATTGCAAAGGCTCTTCGCCGAGGTCGTGCAGCAGAAGAACATGCAGATAGCTCTGTGAATTATGCTTCACAGGTATTCTACACTCGTGCTCGGACCCTTGCCGGAGTGTAGGCTACTTGGAACTGATTCGGTCGATACCCATGACAGCCATCGCAATGGCAAGGCCTGATAGACCCACACAAGTCACCCAGTACTGAGGACTTTGGTGCCAAGCAAAGTCTGCCCCAACAAGGTAGAGGATGCTCATCGCAATCATGATCCATCCGTAGCTAAAGCGTCCCATTCGCAAAGTCCTTTTCAAGCTCGGCGAGGTCTTCACACTTGGCATCGTAGCACCCTTGGCAAAGCCCCGCCCATACCGGAGATTCCTTCTGACATTCGTGGCATGTATCAGACGGTGGCAGAGGGCTAATACTCGTATCCCCGTCAAAGAAATCTTTCAAATCCATCCGTTGCCTCACACTGCGATCTTGAACAATGAACGAATGGCATCAGGATCTACCGGAATACCGGCCTTCTTGGAATGCGCTGCTGCTTCCGGGCCAATCTTGATTTCCGTCAACCGATCAGGCGTCAACGAATACCGGACATACAACCCAACCGGCAACATCGCCTTCAGGATATCCTTGGCAACGGTCTTGGGCTTATGCTGTGCATGCCAATGTCCATTCACGGAAGGTTCCAGAACCTTCTCCCCCAGCTTGACGCCATCAATGTAGATCGTTCCCTTGACAAGGTTGTTCGTGCAGTCTCCCGCACCAACGTAGACCTGTGCCCCTAGGATGATCTGCCCGTCTACCTGAAGAGGTTCCCACGTCCGGGCATATCCCGTATCTATGGTCTTGATGCCCTGGTAAGCCGCCGCGTTCAGGACATGTGTGAAATACTCATCTACTTCCTGAACCGCTTCCGCCACATCCTGAAGGGTCACGAGAGGATAACCCGCTTCCTGCGTAGCTTTCATCAAGCTTTTGAACAGCGAACCCTGACTCCAAATCTCATGGAGCTTCCTATGACTCCGTTCAATCAACGCCGAATACTGAAATCCCGTCCAGAAAAGGACGTGTACCTTTTCATCGCCATAAATAGCGTATTTCCCAAAGGTTCCGTGCCGCTCCCCTTTCTTGTGAAGGATCATCGACACCAGGGTTCCTTGGCCTAGATTGCCAATCCCTGTCAAGGAAGATGCGGTACGGGTATCATTTGCGTTGGTCGCGAGCATGGTATGCCTCCAGGGAGATATACCCCAGGGGAACCAAAAGCGATCTAGCTAGTCCCTCTCGGAAGCCGTTAGGGTAGCCTTGCCTTCCCCAATCTCCCAATCCTCAAAATCGTGTGGGGATCTAGGATGAGGAATGCCTATCTTCTCGTAACCCTCATCGGAGGTGACTCGAAGGGACTTAGGCAACCGTCCGTAGAACGAATTCCAGTCCGGGGATTTCAGGGCAATTACCGCCAGATCTTCTGCAAGTTGCCGTTTCTCGGCATCCCCATGCGGGGCCTTCCAGGATCCTTCCAATGTGACAGTCAACGTGGCCCATTCATCCACAGGGTAGGCTTCCATATTTGTGATCCTGACGGACTTAGGATCGATAACTTGATTCGATTCCATGTATCGATAGGCAACACGAGAAGCCAATTTACCAATAGGAGATTCACCTAATTCTTCTGCGGATATGCGATCCGCCTCGGGTTTCACTTTATTTGCCAACTTCACAGCTTCTTGAAGTGTGTCCACTGTCTGGGATGACCACCGATGTGCAGGGTTCCCTGTGTACCACACCACTCGAAATAGCTCCTTCTTGGATCCTGTGTGCCGTTGATGAACGAAATTGACAGCGTAGAATGTAACAACCCGTTGTTCATAGGATTGGTCATGGGGGTCTAACCGCCACCGCTCAGCCTTAAGCCGTCGCATTACTTCTGCAACAGTAATGGTCAAAACCCGATCATTTGCGATCAAGTATCGAGCAATAATCCGTTGTGCCAATCCCATGTTCTAACCCCTACTTCATGTACCGGGAAGCAACACGGGATGCAATCTTGCCATCCTTCATCCGTTGCCCCAACAAGTACAACGGCGTTTCGTGGCTATCCGCCAACCCGGCAAGGAAGTTATCCATACCAAGAGTGAGTTCCTCAGATTCATCTAGAGCATCAACAGTGTTGGTGATGGCATCCTGAAGCCCTTCCTCCACCATGTAAGCACGGGCAACAAGGTCAGGTTCCTCAGCCCACTTGGCTGCAAATGCTGCCTGCATACGAGTTTGTTGCACGAGGTCTACAGATTCTGTTCCATACATGGCAACCATCTTCTCTGCCAACCCATCGATCTCGCCGGGGAAGCTTCCATAGAGGCGCCCAAACAATTCATGGTCGGCATAGAAGTTGGAACCCTTGGACTGCCAATGTGCCGTCCAGTGATTCTGATAAGCAGCATGAAGGTATGCCAGCAATGTTTGGCAGGACTCGGTTTGTGCGGCTCGCTTATTCATGGTCATTTCCTCAATAGATGGTCACGTTGACGCGAAACGGATGCTTCGCATAAAACTCCGCAATCGCGAAGGATGAAACCCTCGGATACTTGCGTCCTGACCATACGTCCTCATGAACATGATCAGGTTGTACAGGGCCAAAGTCCTGCAAAGGTGTGGTCACAGAATCTACGACTATCTTACCGCCCGATGCTTTCGCCATGCGGCCTACGGTTGCCTTGATTACGGATGCAATTCGTCCCGGTGTGATCTTGTCCGTGCTGTTCATGTCCTCCCGCTTGGGGACAGCCGCAAATACATGTATTTGACCCGTTACGTTAGGACCGTTCTCATTGTAACTGTCCACTCGTGCCCGATTGACACCCGGCAAGTCATGCAACTCATCCGCAATACCGTCCAACACAGCAATACGGGCAATATCCCGTCCTATGAATTGACGTGCTACTCGATCAGCCATGAATTTACTAGGCATCATATGTAAGTCCTACATGAAGGCGTCAATTTCATTGAGCAGTTCTCGCACATGACCTAGCGAACCGACGAATCCCCAGTTCTTGGGGTCTCGCTTGAATAGAATTACATCTTGCTTCAATTTTCGGCGGATACTGACCAAAAGGGCATCAATTTCAGCCATACGCTTCCGGTAAGCTTCTTCAGCAGTATCTTCGGCCACCCGACGCATCCATTGACGGGCTACACGTTCACTTGCGGTCTTGAATTCATAATCGGGCTTCATCTTCTTGTAGATGCCCATGATGTAGGCATAATCTTCGTCCTTGCCTTGTTCTTTGGCAATAGACTTGGCCTTCTGCCACTTCTTTTCGTCTTCAGGTGTCTTAGTAGGCATTACACAAACCCTTGGTACAAATCCTACCAAGGGCTATCGTATAAGGACGCTACCGATTCCCAGGAAACTTGCCGTGCATGATGTCACGAATCATCTTGTTCGGATTCCTAGAGTCATTGTTGTGAATCAGAGATTCCATACGGCTTGCCATGGCAATCCACAACCGGTATTCCGCCAAGGTGGGGAGCGTACATTCATCCGCCATCTTGCGAAGGGCTTGGGGATCCGGCAGTGCTCTGCGATCCCGGCCACCGGGCAGGAGGTTACGAAACTCCAGGCAATCCCCGCCGTACCAACCATGGGTGGAAATATGCTGAAAGCGCACAATGCGAACAGCCATCCGCTGAAGGTCGAGGGGAGTCATGGATTAGCCCGCCTTGTGCGTGACAGCCAACACCACTCGGTGATGCGGACGACCCTCGTCCTGGCTATTTGCATCCGTGATCTGAACCTGCTGCACGGCGTCGATGTCCGTGAACATGCTGACCTTGGGAACGGTTCGACCTTCATTATGAGGAACCACGTCTTCCCGCATGGAGGCGTAACCCTCATCCAGGGTGCGGAAGCCATCGGAGCGCCAGCACGAATCATGATACGAGGTCATCTTCCACTGCTCGGGCTTGACCGCTTCGAACCGACTGCCCGTGTACGCCCACACCTTCGTGTAATTGGTCAGGCGGGAAAACAGGAAGTGAAAGTACCGCGTGCTTTCCGCCGGCGTCTCGTTGTCATGAGGATCGGGGCACACGATGAGGCCCCCCGTACGGGACTTGGTTGCACCGTAATTGGTCATCGTGGCACGCATGCGGATGTACAATCCATGCTGGGTACCAACCGGCAGCATGTTTTCGACCAGTACCACAAGGGCATGTTCAGCGCGAAGTTCAAGCATGACTGGTTCCTCCTACAGGGTAATCATTGCGTCAAGCAATGCCTTGGCATTCTTGAGCCCGATTCCAGGAATGGCCTCAAGCATGAACTTCATGGCATTGAGGAGGTTGGGGTACTTGTAACCATCCGGATGCACGGAGAAGTGCCATGCGCTATGGCCAATCGGGGGCGGGGAACTGGATTTCCGACGATCCGTGTAAAGGATTTCGCGTGCCTCCGCAAGCGTGTCATTCGATACAAGAACGACCGTGCCATCCTGCAACATGACCCGCTTGAAATTGCTCTGGCACTTCGGGAGAAGGCTGATAAGGGATGTCATCGTCGTTTCCTTTAGATTCGTGCGACCAGATTTGCCCATGACGCCGCATCCGCCGCCTTGTCTTCCGCCAGGGTGATGCGATCCTCGCCAGCCAACGTGTCAACCGCTTCCGCCAGGAGGGCACCGAAGTTGATGCAGTTCCAACCCTCGCCGAAGTCGATCGCGAGGATGTTCCCGCGGTGCGATTCCAGGGTCGTCATGTACCAACCCGCACCAGCACCTTCCATCCGAAGGATCCAATCCTTCTTGGAAAAGCCCGGGCGATCCGTTTCGGTCAGGGTGACAGGGTAGGAATGCCCGCGGTTGTCAATGGCGCGAATGGTCAGGGTCTTCATCGTAAGTTCCTCAGGGATGGTCGTGCCGTAGCAGCCTCCCTATGGATCATCTACGCTGTCGAAGACGAAAGTAAGTCACTACTGGAAAAGATGATCCCCAGCCCGCAAAATCCTTTGAATGCGGCGCCTTCGTTCGATGACACTTAGCACACCGATCACAACAGGAATGGCAGCAAGGGCAAAGAAGATTGCAGCAATCACCCCGGAATTGTGGACATGCCCATCCTCAGGAAGGATGTCCCACCATGTTCCGAAATAGATCCACAGGTTATACATCGATGATCAAGCTCTGGTTGAAGTCCGTGTCTTCCCGAGGATAGCCCAAAGGATTGCACACGACCCGCGTGGCGTTGCCCGAACCCGTCAAGTAGTCACAGGGGCTATGCGTATGCCCGTGAATCCAGATTGCAGGCTCATGACGGTCAATCTCGGCATCCATTTCGCACACGAAGAACGCATTCAAGGCGCTACCCTTGTAGCGGGGATCCACCGACTGCTGCGACGGCAAGTGGTGCGTCACCACGATGTCTCCCGCTTCCATCCGCGAATCCAGGAAACGCCGTGAAGCCGAATTCGCATCATAGACCCAGGGCTTGAACCCCTTGATCAACTTGAAGTCCGCCAACTGATGTTCATGCCAGAACGCCATGGGATTCTCGCGAAACCACAACGTGGCACCCAGGAACCGATGCCCCATGTGTTCCCACACTTCGTTCTCCAACCAATGCAGGTTCGGAATCAAAGCGTTGAACGACACTCGCATCGCTTCCACTTGATCAGGCGTGCTGTAGTACACGTCGTGGTTGCCATTGACCATGACAACCTGCGGATATTTCGCACAAATGCTTCGCAGCATCGTGCCGTATCCTTTATGACAGGCTTCCGCCAAATCCCCCGCGATGACCAGCACATCCACGTTCGTAGGATCCAGGCTTGCGATGAATGCAGCACCTTCATCCCTATGGAAGTCCAGGTGAAGGTCTGACAGGATTTGCATTCGCATGGCTACCGGCTCCTCTGATTGCGGTGCAATTGTATCGCCTTCCTACCATCTGTCAACGCTTCTTCACGGGTGTTGAACGGCCCCGTCCAACCATCATCCGCACCCCACCAGTGCCCAGGAGATGAAGGAACCTTCACCTGGATACCAGAACGCTTCATCGCATCCACGTAGAACTGATCCACATAGATGACAGCGGGCTCCCGGCCCGTGAACCATTCAGCGATGCGATATGGTGTGTTCTTCATTTTCCATGACCCACAGGACATCCTGTGTGGTCTATCTACGCTACTGAAGGAAGAAGTAAGCCGAAGCCTAATCCATTGCACAATAGGTGTGATACTTGATGCCTTCTTTCTGCATGAGTTCCAAAATCTGATAGAACCGCAGATTCTGTACCTTCGCCATGTTGTCCTTGATCCAACGGTAGAACGCAGGGACAGATGCCTTCCCACCCTTTGCCGCGGGGATACATACTGGGAGGTTGTTCTTATCCATGCGATCCCGAATGACAAATGAATCATAGGTCGCTTCAATGAATACATCCCCGGTACGAATCTCAATAGGTTCATATCCAGCGGGCATAACTGCGATACCCTTTTCCTGATGAACCTCAAGATCCAATCGTTCCCCCAAGGCCTTGGAACGACTTACAAGCTGTTGTGCCATCGCCAAAGCCGCATCATAACGCATGTTCTTCAAACGGAAACCGAACCTGATGATGTCATCGCCCAGAGCTTCATCCCGAACATCATCAATGTGGTATAGGGCGAATACATCAACGGTCTTGCCACGCTTACCGGCATTGGTCAGATCCCATACACGATAGGCTGTACGGAAAGCATGGAACCGAATGTTTGGACCTTCAAAAGTATTCCCCGTCAATGCAGAATCTGCATGCTTGCGAAGCAATGGCACGAGATGCTTTCGCAATTCAGGGTTGCTATGTGCAAGTTTGGCAACACGATGATAGAGTTGATCAGGCATGTGTAGAGTCCTATGGGCAAAGTCCTATAGGTCATGCGCTATAGGATGGCTACCGCAAGGCTTACTTTTCGTCAGTTTAGCGTAGATCCCTTGTGCCTCTATGAGGCCTTGGGAGTCATGATGTTGCTTGAAATGGGAATCGGGGATGCTTACGGAGCAGGGCGTGAATACGCCGACCCCAAGGATGTTGCTGCAAACAATGATGGCAAGTCCTACGTCCAGCATCAAAAGTGGGAGGAACTTGCCCCCGGGCGTTACACGGACGATACTTGAAACCAACATGACAATGGTGTACCATGCTGGAAGGCATTTATTCACGAGGTTCCGCATGGCTTTCAAATTCCACCAGAAGATTGACACTGATGACATTGTAGGAAAAACGACGGGGATGCTCACAGTTGTAGCCTTCGCTCGTAAAGAGCCTTACCTGAATAGGTACACCTACATTTATGAGTGCCTTTGTGAATGTGGCAACACAATCTTCCTGCCCCGGACATCGTTGCTCACGCCGCATACAAAATCATGTGGGTGTATCAAGGAATTGGTGCATCGAAAGGAACATAATCCTTCGTGGAGGGGGGTTGGTGACATCAGCAGCACCATGTACCGCTATTTCAAAACGATGGCACGATCCCGTAAATTGGTTTTCGACCTGTCCAAGCAGCAACTATGGGATTTGTTCGTGAAACAGGGGAAATGCTGTGCTCTGTCCGGGGTGCCTTTGGTTTTCGATCCAGTAACGTCCAACATTTCCCCAAACACATCTGCGTCCTTGGATCGTATTGATAGCTCCAAAGGGTACACCTTGGACAATGTTCAATGGGTGCATAAAGAGATCAACTGGATGAAAAACAGATTTTCTCAGGACACCTTCATTCGTTGGTGTTCCCTTGTTACAAATAACGCATCAAAGGACACATGATGATCCTCGAAATGGCTATTGCAGACGCCTATGGTTTTTGCTTTGAATTTGCACCCCCTGACTTCGTGGCACAACATAACGAAGGCAAAACTTACATTCAGCACCCTGGTCGTTCAGGAAACACCCCAGGAAATTATAGTGATGACACGCAGATGGCGATTGCCCTTGCGGAGTTCCTTCTGTCGGGCAAGCCTCTGAATACTGCCACCCTGGCCCGGTTCTTTGTCCAAACGTTCAAGCGGGACGAACGGGCGGGATATGCAGGAGGTTTCTACAAGCTCCTCCAATCCGTCAAGTCCGGTACGGAACTTGTTCAACGGATCCAACCCGATTCCGCCAAGTCAGGCGGAGCAATGCGTGCCGCACCTTGTGGATTGCTGAGCACTGTTGACGAGGTTTGTGACGTTGCAATGTGGCAGGCCAGCGTGACCCATGCCACCCGCGATGGAATGAATTCCGCCGCAGCCGCCGCCCTATTGGTCTACGCATGTCGCAACGGTTGTGACCAGAGCTACCTGCCGTCCTTCCTGAACGACACCGTTCCCGGCTACCATTGGGACATTCCGTGGGAAGGCCCCGTTGGCGCTCCTGGCATTCATGCCGTAAAGGCAGCCCTGACCGCTCTCGTAGATGCCAAGACGCAAACAGACCTCCTCAAGCGTTGCGTGGCGTACACGGGCGATGTGGACACCGTAGCGGCAATCGCGATGGCAGCAGGATCTTTCATTCCTCCCTGGGTACTGCTGGCGGACTTGCATGGAGATCTGTGCAAGGGATTCGAGAATGACCCCTACGGTTGGTCGTTCCTGAAGAAGCTGGATGCCGCACTCCTCAAGAAGTTCCCACTCCCCAAAGTCGACGATGAAATCGTTGCCGATGAAGACCCCGCCATCGTTCCGGCTTCGGATGATGACAGTATCCTAGTTCTATTCGGGCAGTAAGGAAACCAAGAAAGTCTTGCGACCGATGGATTGATAATCAATTCCCCTCCGTATAGGATTGACCATTCCCCATGGAGGGATCCATGCCGGCGGGGGGAATGGTTCGGCAACCACTTCGGTCGTGTGCATGCAAAGCAGGGCATATACCCTATCCCGATAATCCTCAGGGCAATCGTACGATCCAGATTCTGCAATGGTGCGAGCGTCCCGCAAACTAATGCCTGGAACGAGGATACGAAGGGCTCGCATCATAGCCCGCTTGGCATTCAACTCCATTAATGGAGTGAACGTGATCTTCAATGTGTACATGTGCTAGACCTCAAATGTTTACATCCTAACCGAACATATCAGATATGGGATCTAGGATTCCATCGTGGGAACTCGGGGGGGGCATACCCAACAGACGATTATTCGCCATGTTAATATACGATTCATTCAAGTCCAATCCAATATAGTCTCGACCCTCAGTGAATGCAACGAGACCTGTTGTGGCGGAACCTGAGAAGGGATCCAAAACTACACACCGTTTCAATGATCCATCCGGACATTTGCAATTAGATTGCAATGAATGACTATCACGACGTTCCCAAGGGGTTCCACAAGTTGCACAACACCCGTGTTGACTCGTACCCGCACGAATCATGGGCATGACAAGATCTGTAGGCCAAGTGGCAAAGTGCGCTCCCTGATAGGATTGTGTGTTGACGTTCCATATCGTCCGTTTGTTTCGCCCTATTTGGCCATCAATATTCTGATTGCATGCCGTGCCGTATTCCCTAATGGCATTTGCATCGTAGAAGTACTTTTCGTTCTTCGTCATCAGGAAGATGTATTCATGCGATTTCGTGCATCGGTCCTTTACTGTCTCCGGCATTGGATTGGGTTTGGCCCAGATGATGTCATTGCGTAAATACCAACCATCTGCCTGAAGGGCGAATGCCACACGCCAAGGAATCCCTACCAAGTCCTTTGCTTTCATCCCCCCAATACCGACGGTGCTTTTCCTCATATTTTCAATGAATCCGGGTTTATTTGACGGAGCTTCATCATCGGGGACTTGACTATTGCCATGATAACCTGAATAAGAATCCCCGAAATTCAACCACAATGTTCCGTCATCACGTAGTACACGTTTGACTTCCCGAAACACTGCCACCATGTGCCCGACAAATGCCCATGGGTCTGCTTCTAACCCCAGGGCAACTGTTTGTGGTGGAATTGTTATTGTGGGCAAACCCAGTACAGGTGCAAATGTGACTTCGGGCCATGATTGTGGTGGAACACCGTAATCACGCAAACCCCAATACGGAGGAGAAGTTGCCGTCATGTGGACAGATCCATTACCCAACAAGGATAACCCATCCAAAACATTCACCCCATAATACAGGGTGGCTGCCGGGGGATCATCCCCTATTGCCTTCAGGATCACTTTCGATTCCATGTAATCTGCTAGACCTCAAACAGATAGGGCTGATCCTGTCCACTGACATTCATCAAGGTGGAGTTGAGCCGCTTCACGGTCTTTGAACGATGCGTGTGTCCACAGAACTGATACACCAAGCCGGGCGTATTTGCAATGGGGGAAGCAGACTTGGAATCGTCCCAACCCATCCAAGCGTTCTGGTAATCGTACGCAGGGGATTCCCCGTACAGAAGGAACTCCGGCCCAGGAACCATGTGCGTTGCGACGACAATCTTGAGATTCCGCGACACCAAGGTTTGAATGTGCCGCCACAAGGTCATCTGGCACTGCTTGAACAAATCCATGAAGTCGAATCCCATTTCATCCTTGTGGAATTCGGAAACGGTGCGGTACAGGTCTGGGTAATTAACCGGATACTCCGACACAATTACCTTCGGGTTTCGCCACAAGGACAAGTCATAGAATCCGAAGTTTCCGGCGAACCCCACATTATCAATCACAACGTATCCCGCATCCAACAACTGGACACCGTAGGCTTGAGCCTTGAATGCCAAGGGCTGGTGGTATTGCATGATGGATTTGCGTGGGAGAAACTCGATGTCGTTGTTCCCGGCAACCCATAGGTGATGCTTGGCAGGAATAGCAGCCAACTTGCGGAGGCCGTCATCCAAAGTCATCGCCTGGTTGGAAGGTTCTACCAGGTCGCCGCAGAACAGGACAACATCAATCGAATCGGATCGGGCAATCCGATTCGCCGCATCGAAGACATCGTAACCGAAAGTCCCCCACCCAGGATGCCCGAGGTGAGTGTCGCTGAATACAAGTACTTTCACGCACCCTCCTCTTCCTTGACCTCCGGGATGCGCCCTGCGAACATGACACCCCGTACTTGTGCCTGAGTCAAATCAAGGTCATTGCACTTGATGCACACCTTACCCCCGAGAACTCTTGCCACCGGCCATCCGCAGATGTGACAGGCCCATTGACGGGAGTTGCAGTTGTAGCAACCATCATCAAAAGACCCGTCACATCCGCAGGAATCCTTGACCGGAGGATCGCCCTCGAGCTTCACTTGTCGTCCCGCAGCAAGGAACGAGTACCGGGCTTGATGGCCTGCGTTCCCGTCAAGCTCGGAGCCGCAACTCCGGCGTTCAGCAAGGACTGCGTTCCCGCCTTGACCGAAGGAGCCGAAGGGGCGCCCGTGACCATGGAGATCGACTGCTGCACCGTGGAGATGTTGACGTTGCCGTAGGCAGTTCCGCCCTGGCGCTTGTTCAAGTCCTGGGAGAACTGAGCAAACTGGCCACGAACCTTGGCAATGACACCAAGCATCACGTCCACAACCCGGCGAGAGTCATCCAGCGGAACGAAGCAATCATCGCCCAAGGCATCCTTCCACTGTGCGTCAATCACCCTCTCCTGGGTGGGATACTGCGATCCCGTCCGTGCCATGATGACGTACGTGTTCATGCGGGGCTTGAGCGAACGGAACACGCCGGCAGAGTTGATCGCCTCCTGGGGAGACCGCAGGCCGAGAACCGCATCCACGTCAGCACGGCACACTTCCGGGTAGAAGCCCTCATCCGTGATGGTGAAGAAGAACACCGACTTCGCATCCGTCGTGTCGATCTGATTGGCGACATAGTAGGCGGGAAGTTCCGCCGACTCGATGCTATTGCCACCACCATTGGCAGGCGTGTCCAAGGCCGTGATATAGCCGTCAAGCTCCTGCCCCGAACCCGTAGGCGCCACCTCGAACTTGTCCCCACAGAGCTGGGCATCGCCGTACCCCATGAATACGATCTCAAGGGAATCGCCAAGGTACTTCTGGGCTTCCTTGTAAAGGAGCGCCAAGCGCTGCACGATCTCAGCGTGCCATGCGTTGAGCGAACCCGTACGATCCAAAGAAACCAACAGGACATTGTCCTTGGTCGTCTTGATGTGCTTGCGAGGGGACAAGTCCACCGCAACGCCCGGAACCCGCGTCATCCGCAAGCTCGCCTGCCCAAGGCTGGGATTCGGTGCTGCCGCCCCACCGTAATTGTGCGATCCGCCGGCGTAAGGCGTGCGTGCCGAGGAGAACCCGCCAACGCTACCGGAAGTGCTGCTGTAGTCATCGGAACGGTCACGACCGCCCCATCCATAGTTACCGCTCATGGTACCTCACTTATGGCCACGCTTGGATGCGTGACGAAATTTGAACTCTTCCAGGCAGGAAGTTCTGCCATACACCTCATGACGAAGCTTGCCGAGTTCGTAGCGAGCCTTGTCCGTACTATTGGTGCGCTTCGTTGGATCGTGGCGAATCCACGGCTCAAAGAACGCCCGCAACTTGGGGTTCATGTCCGTAGCAAATGTCCCTGTCATGGGATTGCCACCGGTCATGAAACAAACGATCTTGCCTACTGAGTAGATGTCGGATTCCGGTACCGGGGGCAAACCAATGTTGAACTCAGGCGGTAGGTACGCCGGAGTTCCACCCTTGGATTTGGTCATGCCATCCGGGTTAATGGATGCCATACCCATATCTACAACCGTTGCGTTGTGGTCCGGGATATCGATAATCACATTCGCGGGCTTCATGTCGCAGTGCACGATGCTATGCTTGCCATGAAGGTAGGACAACGCCCCAAGCATCCGATCAACGATCCAGCAAATGTGTTCATCGTCAATAGGCTTTTGAGCAATGCCATCCGCATTTGCTTCGCAGAGCTTGTCTAAAGGAGTGCCTTCAACGAAGGACAGGATCAGGACTTGGCCAATGGCCCCGCCCATTTCCGCATAATCCATGAAGGTTGGCAGGGACGGATGCCGGAGCTTGGCGATAACGCCCGCTTCCTCTCGAAACAGTTCTGTGTAGGGCTTGACACCCGTCTTTTCCTGCTTGATGCAAACGGGTACTTTCAGGATGTTGTGTTCGCCCTTGAAGGTGCGCCCGAAGGAACCCTCCCCGATCAAAGACAACACCTTGTAGTTACCGATTTGCATTAGATTACCCCAGTGCGAATGAGTTCAACGACCTGCTTGTGGAAGTTCGGGGGGGTATTCAGATCGTAGTCATATTCCACAAGAGTTCCGTAGTGATCTTCCTGCTGCCGCAATTGGGTTTCCGTCACCCGATCATAGTAGGTCATTTCCGGGTGCGGAATGCCGTCAGGGGCATCCTTCATCACAGTCGAAACATGGATGACATTGTTGTTGACCCAATGGAGCATCCCGTCTTCAACAAGATGCGGTGCCACAACTAGAATGATGCCTTGAACCGGCTTGGCGGGCTTGCTAGGCGCAAGTGCCTTCCGATAGACACGGCTCATGTGCGCCTTCCAAAGGGGATCAACCTCAGTGCATGGAGTTGCCATCACCATGGCACTGAGCACCTTCGCACCGGGGGAATCCTCCGCCGCAAGATCCGCCGCCAATGTCGTTAGGTCTACGATGGTTGTAGGCAGCTTGTCCGCCTCAAGGGCGAATTTGAGATCAATGGCGACGCTCTCGATAACCTTGTAGCAATCCCCCGTAATCCCGATGAACTTCTGCTGATGCATCCGACGCCAGAGGCGAGCTTGAGCCGCCATCGGCGCCATGCTGCTGATATCCAAGTGCTTCGCGGCAAAATTGCGAACGATGGTAGACCGAATGAATGCCAAAGCGGGATCGGCAGCCAGGACAACGGTCATTGCCGTGATACCGGGCAGGACATGCTCATGGCAAGCGGTCTGGAGGGACTCGTACTCGACATCCTCATTATCCCGAATCCCACGGAACACAACGTCGCAGTTCTCCCGCAGGATGATGTCAGTCAGGATGTCATCGGATTGAATGACCTTGCCATGTGCGTCAGGGCAAAAGTCCTTGATGGCATTGGTCGTCAGCTTGAGCCGGTCTTCGTCCTTCAGGACGTAATCCTTCCCAGGATTCACCGTCAAGGCAATGAGTAGCTTGTCGCATCGGGTTGATGCCTGCCGAATCAGATCCAAGTGCCCGAAGGTCAACGGGTCAGCGGACAAGGGCAAGATTCCACACTTATAGTTCGCCATTCCATTCACCTCCTGTCCGTTCTACGCACTTAGGACAGGAAGTAAGTCCTCAACCTTCCTGTGCAGGCGTTTCCACTCCATGATTGTTGAATTCGGAGACGGGATGATCTTCCATGAACTTTGCCAAGGCCTCAGGGCTTTCCTTCTCTGCGGCTTCCAACCCTTGCATGTACGGATCCGCGTTGTTTTCCGCATTGATCTTTGCCTCAATCGGTGCCCACTCGCGATACATCGCCATGAGTTCCTCACTGGGAGGCGAGCAGAAAATATCCTCATAGTCAGCAACCGCCAATTCCAGCAGCTTATCCGGGTCTTCCTCCCGGCTGCGGCAGGAAATTTCACGGAACGATTGCTGATCCGAGTACCGATCATGATCAAGGGGGAGGATGTGAGGCCTACATCCATCATTCGAAGCAGGTTCCGCCGCGACTTCATCGGGAGTGCATAGCGGGCAATCTTCAACCTCAACCCCGACTTCTTCCGGGGCAGCCTTACCGGTCTTCAACCGAACGTCCCTTGCGAAGTCCGTATCGCCATCAATGACGCCCTGGGACATGCACTTCTTGCACCGGAACATGACACCGCCGGCGGCTACCGTTTCCGCCATAGATTCGGACTTCACCTGACATTCAGGACAAAGATTGCCCGGGATGCCCTCGCCATCATTCAACGAACGGATGAATTGCGTCCTGCCTGAAGGTGCCCTGCAAGTCGGGCATGCCCCTGACCATGCGGCACCTAGAAACTGGTTGTTGCAATCATGGCAATGGTAAATGCGAGTCCGCACGCCAAGCACGCCTACGCTCCCGTTCAGCTTCCTGCACCAGGGGCAGTAGCACGGATAAAACTTGTCCTTCGCCATTTCACTTGCCTCGCATCAACAGTGTTTGGAATACCATGCCAAGATTGGCCCAGTCTACCCTAGCATCTACCCTAGTAAGGGTTAAAGGGATCGCCCTAAAAAATTGACAACCCGACACAAAAAAAGCATAATATAGTATGCCGGAATGGCAAGAGAGGTAATATGAAAACATGCCCTTGTGGAAAACCAAAACTTCCAGATCGATCAATTTGTCGGGAATGCAGAAATGCTAAACTTAATGAACGCTATCGCAAAGATAGAGTTTGGCGCGAAAACCTCCGCCAACAGGTCAATGCCAATTACGATCCTCAAAAGAAACGGCTGTGGTATATGGACATGAAACAAAAAGCCTATGATGTTTTAGGAGGGTTCGTTTGTGTGCATTGCGGATTCCTTGACCCAAGGGCATTACAAATTGATCACATCGATGGGGATGGTTATACGGGTAGAAAAGCTAGAGGCGAAATCGGAATATCCCTATATCGTCAGGTTGTAGCAACACAAGGCAAAGGATTTCAAGTACTTTGTGCAAACTGCAATTGGATTAAGAAGGCTGAGGAGGGCCATTATGGAGGTGTTAAGCGTACTCGATTAGACAAGTACCCCATTATCCCATAAGGGCTGCTAGAATCATCCCAATATTGGACCAGTCAACAAGGTCGCTTTTAAGCATTGTGCCTACAGTAGTAACTTCGACATAGGTTCGTTCTGTGTCTACCTCATTCCCATGAACTTTCCCTGCGTCCCATTTCAGGGAAAGCATCTCATTTCGTGTCATTTCTACTGCATAGACATGTGCTTTGTGAGTTGACAAAGTCGCAGCTATTTGACGGACCCCAATAGGAATAAAACGATCGGCTGCCACCCTAAACCCAGTCTCCTCATACATTTCTTCGGAAGCCGTAACTTCAGGTTCTACCCCAGCCTTGGAGGAACTGCCCCCTGGCACTTCGACCACCATCGCTAAACTGTTATTGACAGGCGATCGGAACTCCCGCACCAATACGATCTCAGTTTCTTTGATGTACAATGGGGTTTTATTACCTTGTTCAGGGCGACAAAATGCAATGATTGTTGACACATCAGGGCGTAGAATCAAGACTTCATTGGTCTTGTGCCGGTTCTCCGCCTTGATCCATACATCCACATGCAATGCCCACAAGAAGATCCGCTCCTTGTGTTTGCCAACGCGGAATGACCATACAACCTTGGCACCGTCAATCCGATTGCCGACAGCCTTTTGAGCACTATACCATGATTGAAACTCAGGCTTGACCCACAGATGAAGCGGGACTTCCTGTTCGCCTCCCGTACGATCCGCCCCGTTCGCCAACCTATCAACGGCATCCTTCAGCAATGAACCCAAGGTCGAATGGATGGGAACGCCCTCATGTTGACCTTGCCAATCCAGATAGGTCATGTGAGAAGCACCCTTCGGATACCCCAACAAGGCCTTACCTGACGTAAGCCAAATCCCGAACTCGACATTCGTAGTCAATGCGGGGGCGAACTTCATGTCCCGGGGAACCCAGAATACAACGAGGTCGCATGCGTTCAGGTACTTCGTCTCCCAGGAAACCTGCCCGTCATAGTCAAACGGCTTGCCATCGGGTTGCTGCGGAGGCCATTGTCCCGGCTGATTTCTCCAGGTCGGGTCAAACACCACCCCATCAAAACCCAGGTCTTGCAGGATATTGATAGCGTGCGGCCTCCAGTTGATATCCGAATCCTTCCTTGGCGAGGGGCCAGCAAGAAAGATGGACTTGGTGATAACGGAGGGGGCGACTTCCCCGGTATAGACAACTTGCATCGGTAGCCTCGTAGGATTGTCCTGCGTTGGATCTACGCTTTCTCATGAACTAGTAAGTCTAGGCGCGGATCAAAAGATACCCGCTTGAACCCCCCTTTGAACTACCGATATAGGGCAAACAACTATCAACCCCCGTGAAAACCGGAAGTTCTAAGTCGAAGGAACGGCATATTTCTGGGGTTTGGAGTTATCTACCCCGATAATAGCCGATAACGCCAGGCGCCAATTTTGAGCGTTGCAAATTTGTCCTCTAACTGTCCTTCGGGGTTCTGCAAGGTGTTGCATCCGATGGAAAGTGTTAGTCTTTAGCGTTAGAGGATCTCGCCTCCAAAAGTCCTCTAACGAGCGTTTGATCACTCATCAGAGGACATTTTGGAGGATTCTTGCTGGGGGAGATATGTCCGTAAACTACCCTTATCCCTTGGGATTAGGATTGCCAAAGGTAATATGGACTTCCGCGCCACGGGCTGCCAAGATGGACTGACCGAGATTCATCGCCTTCGTATCCAATGCGACGGCAGCAGGAGCAACAGGCACCTTCAGGCCGGCAACGATGGTCTTGAATCCGGCGATCTCGGCCTTCAGATCCTCGAGTGCCTTAGCCATACCCTCAGCGCCAGAGGCAACGTTGGTATTGAGACCTTCGAACTCCTGGTCAATCGTAGCCCGCATGTTCTGGACATCGGACACCCGAGTAGCTACTGCCAATTCCGAAGCGGCAACCCGATCCAGGATCAACTTGACAGATGCCGCCAGCATGTCCGCCATCTTGGCTTCCAAGTGCGCCTGAATGGCATCGATAGCCTTGTTGATCTTGATGCCGATCCCCGCCTCGATGAGTTCCGCCGCAGCCAAGATGTCACTGCTATCCGAACTTGCCTTCACGGGCTTGTCAACCAACTTGGGCTTGCCCAAGTTGTCAACCACTTCGGACACGGCAGCCAACATTTCCAATTCTGCGGGACTCGCCTCGGCAGCCTTGATACCCGCCGTATTCAAAGCCGCCGCCACGTTGTCATCATTCGGCACCTTGACAAGCGGGTAGCGCTTCTCGGCGAACTCCTGAATAGCCAACTCCGAAGTGTACCGGCGGAACCTATCTGCGGTCGGCACAGAGATGTACTTGAGGTTCCCCTTGTCCATTTCCATGCCGATATCTACCGAAACACCGGGACGGAGCTTCGCGAAGAATTCCGCAGCCGGGGTCATCCCAATGAGAAGCCGTGCCCAGGAACCGTAAACATGAGCGCGAGCCTCTCCCGCCAGTACCCAAGGGATTGACCGACCGAAGATCGGCTTGCCCACGTCATTGGAAAAGCTAAGCCATCCCGTTCCCGTATCCTTGTACTGTTGGAAGCGCTTCTTCATCCAGTTGAGGCCGTCAAGGTTGCACCGGTCGAGGTCATTCTTCCAGATATCCCGAACTTCAGCGATAACCGAATGTGCCATCAGATCCGTGAATGCTGGGGCCAAGTCCGGGAATCGTGCCTGAAAAGCCTTGCGAAATTCCGGGATTGCCAGGATCAACTCCGGGTTGTCCTCCAACAAAATCAATGCACCAGTGCGAGCATCACCCACGATATCCTCCTTCTTCACGACCACAAGGGGTTGATTTGCTGCAGCCTTCGCCCGTGCTTGACTGCAAATGTTCATGGTAAACGGAACATTTCCGAAGCGGCCCTTCACGTAAGAAGCCACTTCCTCGTAGCTTGAATCACGCCCTTCAGATCGGGCCTGAACCAAGTACTTGATTGCTGCCGCCTTGACATCCGTTTCCGAAGGCCCCGCATTTACATCGGGATCCTTGATCGGAAAACCCGCCATCTTCAGCAACCGTACGGATTGTTCCCACTTTCTCTCAATAAGGACGCACGGAATCCCTCGTGACTTGGCATCCATCACAATTCGACCGCTCAACGAGTGCGACATCATGTCCCGCACACCGATGACGCCTTCACAGTTCTTCGGTATCCCACTGTATGTGGAAGTCATGTCGGTGATATGCCAACCGACTGTGATTCCATGCACCCCAAGTTTCTTGGCAAGGTTGCCATCGACTAGGGATTTCGCACCGCCTGCTACTAGGACATTCATAACGTAAACCTCCGCAGGGGGAGATCCCCCTGTCCCGATGTCTACGCATTATCGAATGGAAGTAAGCCCGTCTATTCGCCAAACATGGACGATATAGGGTCAACTACTTTGTCTTCGCTAGGCTTCTTGGGAGCGCTCAGGCCATTGAGACGAGCATAAGCCAAGTCCAGGTAATGACCCTTGTTCAGGTCCAATCCCGTGTAATTCCTACCTCCTGCCAAGGATACCACACCGGTTGTACCAGAGCCTGAGAACGTGTCCATGACCGTACACCGAATGGGTTCAAAGTCCGGGCATGTGCAGGACTTCTCCCAGCCCACGGTGATATGAGTGGACAAGGGCATCTCTCCGCCAAGGGATACGCGAGCGGAACTGGATATTCCACGATCGGTTGCCTTCTCGTAGACGCCGTACTCCAGGTGCCGCCCTGTTGTATTGCCCACCTTGTCTACGATCCGATTCATCGGGGCAAGGCAGGTCGGGCAACATCCACGTTCACTGGATCCGGCCTTGACCATCAAGTCAACCAAATCCGTAGGCCAAGTGGCAAAGTGTGCCCCGGGATACGATTCAGGGGATACGGACCATACGGAGCGCCTATTGCGGAGTGCCTGCATCAGGTCTTCCAAGGATACGTTCATCCCTCCATCCTGTGCCGCCGCCAACCGAGTTGCCATATGCTTATGTGCATTGGCCTTCATCCCAGGGGATTCCTCCCGAATGGCTTCCGTGTCAAAGAAGTACCGATCGGACTTCGCCAACAAGAAGATGTATTCATGCATCTTCGTAGGGCGATCCTGAACATTCTCAGGCAAACACGAGGGTTTGGCCCAGATGATGTCCGAACGCAGAATCCAACCATCCGCCTGAAGGGCAAACGCCACACGCCAAGGAATCCCCGCCAAGTCCTTTGGCTTGAGCCCATGAGGCGTGTTCGGGCGGAAACGCTGCCGTGCCGCACCACCATCATCCGAAAAGAAATCCCGCTTATCAGGATCCCCCATCGTCCCCGGTGCTGTGGAACAATAGGTGTCCCCCAAATTCACCCACAAGGTTCCTGACGGATGTAGCACCCGCTTGACCTCATGGAATACCTCAACGATGTGTTGAACGAACAAACCTGGGGTCGGTTCCTGTCCTAGCTCCCCTTGCCAAGCATTACATTTCGTGCATAGGGATTCCCCAGACCATTCATGGTCACAAGTACTATCCCCACCCCATACCGCAGGATCCGTACCATAGTCTCGCAAACCCCAATAAGGCGGGCTAGTCGCAACCATATGGATAGAATCTGCCGGGAGATCCCGAAGGCTATTACGGCAATCCTGCCCATAATAAAGGTTCGCAACTGGAGGGTTATCCCCCGAAGAAGGGATAATTACAACGGGATCCATTCATCCTCCAAACATATCAAGAAATGAGGTAACTTCAATTTCAGGTTCCGTATTCGCCGGGGGACTATTACCCAGAATACGGGCTTCAGCTAGCGGGAGATATTTGGCGTTCTGATCCAATCCTACATAATCCCTACCAAGCTTGAGTGCTACCATACCCGTGGTGGCAGAACCTGAGAAGGGATCCAGAACGACACAGCTGGTATTTCCCGCTTCTTTGCATTGACATGGCGGCGCCCAGCTATTGCCCTCGATGCGCCCGTAGGGCGCCCCACATGCCCCGCAGCACCCTCGGGCACTCGATCCCGCCAATACCATCGGTTCTACTAACTTCTCAGGCCACACGGCGAAATGGGCACCAGGGTACGGCTTGGGGTTTACGTCCCATACCGTACGCTTGTTACGGGTTTCCCCTGTTGGGTTTCCCGTTTTTGCACGCGACCCCTTATCCTGACACATCGGTTCCTGATCCTTGCGACGATCCGTACGAAGATGCCGATTGTCCCCTGGAGTCACCGTCAACTCTTTGATGGCCTCGATATCGTAGAAGTACTTCTCATTCTTCGTCATCAGGAAGATGTATTCATGCGACCGTGTAGGACGGTCTTGCACACTCTCTGGCATCGGATTGGCCTTTGACCAGATAATATCTGAACGGAGATACCAACCATCCGCCCGCAACGCGAATGCAACCATCCAAGGGATGCCTACCAAATCCTTCGGTTTGAGCCCCGTGGTTTTCTTGCCGCGTCCAATTCCGGTGTTGCCATGAAGGTCAACAGCATGCTTTCCGCCTGTCTGCCCACCCCATTTACCATCATTGGAATAGGAATCTCCCAGATTTAACCACAAAACCCCGTCGTCCCGAAGTACTCGTTTCACTTCACGAAATACTTCCGTCAAATGGCAAACGTAGCATGCCCCGCATCGTTCGGGTATAGGTTTGAAAAACCTTTGAAGGTCTTCAGGGATTTGTTCTTGTGTAAATGTTATTTTCATGGCACACTAGGGTTAGAGGTTGCTATGTACAAAATTCGAGTATTTCAATGTTTGCATTGTCACAAAGAAGTCACGAAGCGAACCTATCCTAATGCTATTTTCTGTTCGCATTCATGTAGTCTTGCCCACCGCAATGATCCTACCCGAAACCCCGCCAAAACGGCTGAGGCCAGGGAAAAAATTGCATCTTCCCGTATAGGAAAACCCACTACTTTGGGTCGGGTTACCCCAGATGATCAGAAACAGAAAATCAGCGATTCCCTCAAAGGACGTGTGTTTACCGAGGAACATCGACAACACATCAGCGAAGGGGTTATTGCGGCAGGTATCATCCCGCCAAAACATTTTGGTGCAACCAACCACAAATGGAAAGGTGGGGTAACAGGAGAACGGGCAAAGAGATATGGATCGGAGGAGTATCGGGGATTTGTCAAAAATTGTTTGATTCGTGACCAATACACATGCCAGCATTGCGGAGCCAAGAATGGGATGGGCGTTAATGTTGTCCTCCAGGTTCACCATATCAAATCCTATGCAGAACATCCGTTATGCCGCTACGACCCAGATAATGGTATCACGCTATGCATCAGTTGCCATTACAAAACCCCGAAAGGATTGCCCAGGCCCATCAATCATACATGGACAGGACAAGATAAAGTATGTGTCCATTGCGGGGATACCTTTCGAGGACGTAACCCAAGAAAGTTCTGTCCCGCATGTAGATTGAAAATCTGCTGCCCGCTTTGTGGATCTACAGTTTGCACACATACGGCGCGACGTAATCTATCTAATAATTCCCCGCTTTAGGAGTTCCCGAAACACAAATTCTCGTTCAGATTCTGTCAAATCATCTCGAAGTTCTAGAAGCATATTATTCGAGGAAGGATTATGACAAGTTGGCGTTGGTTCCAATCCTAGCTGTCCCCGCCACGCGCCGCACTTGCAGTATTGCCCCCGCTCCGTTGGGTAGCCTCCAGCAAGTGCTACCGTGCCTTCCTTAGATCCATATTCATCCGTATACATATGGCGACTATTCTGAGGGACGGGATCTCCCCACTCATGTTCGCAAGCTTCATCCCCACCCCAAACCGCAGGGTCATTTCCATAATCTCGCAAACCCCAATAAGGGGGCGACGTTGCGACCATGTGGACGCATTGCGGGGGGAGATCCTTCAAGGAAGCCCTGCAATCTTGGCCGTAGTAAAGATATGCACGTGGAGGATTGTCCCCACTGTGCCCAGGAATCACGAAGGGTTCCATTCGCTATACCCCGCCGCACATACTCGAAATCAGATTCTCAGCCACATCATCATCGTCCGCATCGGCGGATTTCGGAGCATGATTGAGCAATCGCCTTTGTGCCATTCCCAAGTACTCGGCATTCAGATCCAGGCCGATGTAATTGCAATGATTCTTGAACGCTACAACGCCCGTCGTCCCTGATCCCGAGAACGGGTCCAGTACCACCCCGCCCTTCGGGCATCCGGCTTTAACGCATGGTTCAATGAGCCTGATGGGATAGGTTGCAAAGTGCGCTTCCTGCGTCCCGCCCGTTGGAATATGCCACACCGTACGCTTGTTCCGTCCCAGGGGATTACCAGGAGGGCCGCCTGCATAAGCGGCAGCAAGGTTCCCACCCGACCGTGTCCCGGTAGCATGCCCTTCCTTGTGCCCATCTACCGTAAATCCTTCCGTCAAACCATCAGTCCGCAAGTCACCCTTGCCTCCCCGATAATCCGAGGCTGCAACATCGCTAGGGTTCCACGATTTATGAGGTTCACGGATAGCGTCGATGTTGTAGTAATACTTCGCACTCTTGGTCATCAAGAAAATGAATTCATGTGCCCGTGTCGGACGATCCATGGAAGGTTCCGGCATTGGATTCGGCTTTGACCACACAATGTCCGACCGAAGATACCAACCCTGGGCCTGAAGGGCGAATGCCACACGCCAAGGAATCCCAATCAGGTTCTTTGGAGGGAGCGCCGTAACCAAATCAGGGTTTTCCAGATTCCAAGGGGAACTAACCGTCATAGGGCGCATCGTGAATGAATCCCCCAGATTCAGCCACATTGTACCTTCATCCTTCAGAACCCGATGGCACCCCATGAGAACTTCCACGAGTTCCCGTACGTAATCATCTGGGGATCCCTCCACCCCAATCTGACCATCCTTGCCGCCGTAATCCCGCAACGCCCAGTAAGGCGGGGATGTTACAATGGTATCTACGGACTTATCAGGAAGTTGAAGGAGGGACTTCCGACAATCTTGACCGTAATAGAGAGTGGCTTGAATGGGATCGTCTAAATGCTTAGGGGACAGAACAATCTCTGGCTGCATATGTTCACCTCGTACTCCACCATACCCGGAATGACCTCAAATTGAGGCGGGAATAAAGTGCTGAATACAACGTGCGGCATATTTATCGGCGCCACCGGTTTCTACCAAATCTGTTGAAGATGTTAGCCTTTGGCTACGGATAGCGTCCTCCCCACATACCGTACAAACTGCCGTCAATTTGTCTACCCGTTCAGCAATTGCCAACAGGAAAGGCATTGGCCCAAATGGTTGCCCCCCAGCATCCATATCCAGACCGTTGATAATCACTCGAATGCCTCTCAAGGCTAGCGTTTCCGCTACTTTTACAATGCCTGGGGCAAAGAACTGCGCCTCCTCAATGCCCACAACATGGGCATCCCCTACCAAATCCAGCATCATCTCGGGGCGGCTATTGGGAATGCTAACGGCGGGCCAATCCTTGCATGAGTGCGTTTCCACCTTGTCATTTTCGCATCGGTTGTCAATGTCGGGCTTGAACACAATCACAGGACGTTTGGCGATGACGGATCTTTCCACACGTCGAATCAATTCAGAGGTTTTACCAGAAAACATGCAACCCGTGATGACTTCTACCCTTCCTTTCAGCATGGCAATCCCTAATACGGGTCCAATGCCCGCAGTGAATGATTATATGGTTTGGGGGCTAACGGTGACGGCAACGCCCACGTTGGACGTATATGGATGCTACCCGTACAGCAGCGTCTCGAGGATCGAAAATCAACGGCACGAGGCTTTTACGGATATTCCGAACCTCTATGGATACCTCACGTGGGGGTTTGCCATCCGCAAGAACTTCCATCCATTGCCGGGACTTCTCGGCAATGGATTCGGCTAGAGCTACGGAATCCCCTTCCTTGTCCATAGCACTCGCCTCTTCAGCAAGTCCTTCAATGGTCAATAGATGTTTACGGATGCAATCATCACAAAGCTTGTATGGATGGGCTAGATGATCTTCTAGTAGAATCATCTGTTTTGCGATTTCCCGCAAATTGAATTTGGGATCCGTGATATCTCGACGTGCTGCTTCATGTGCATGAGCTACACGAATAGCTGTAGCCGCTAGCCGTCTATTCAGGATTCTGGGTTCCATCATGCCCCTCACTACCGTACATATGAGAAGCACCATAGCCACGCTACCGAGCCAACGTTAGATAGGGTCAGGCACTTCAACGCCCTTGGAAGTCTCCACAACCTGATAACCCTGTTTCTTCGTTGCCCGTGCCGCCGCTGACGCATCATTCCGACGAATAATGTCCGCACCCACGTCCAGATCCTTCGCCATACGAAGCTGGTTGTCATCCAGTTTCATGTTCCCCTGCATCGTCCGTTCCTTGGTGTCCTTGTCAAGGCGCCGCGAAGTCAATCCGAACGCTCCAGGCTTAATGGCACGCACTAGCTCTGGAGACAAATGATCGATAGCGATGTCCCACGCGAGGTCTACAAATACCCCCGCACATACCTGAAGGGGTACACCCCCAACGGCAGTAGGATATCGTTGCCGCATTAGGGATTTCTGGCTAGATCGAATGCGAAGCTCGAGGTCAAAGAAGTAGACATCCATTGGAGCCGCGGGGGCGGTGAAGTCCAACCGGAACAATAGCCCAAGGCGATGGTCCCCAAACGAGGCTTTCACCTTGTTGACGATACCCCATCCATGAACCACAATCTCGATGTCATCCGTTTCAAATATTCGGGTCAGGACTTCCTGCTCATCCTCTGTCAATGGGACATACAATCCATGAGGGTTTGCCCCGCCAAACATATTCTTATCCGAATCCATCATTTGCCCTCGCATACACATACCTTGATATGGCAAGCCCGGGGACGGTCCAACCGCGTCCCTACATAGAACACTAATGTATTCCCAGGCATTGGCATGTGGCCGTCTAACATCTCACTGCGATGAAGGTGATACAATGTTGTATCCCCGCTGATGAAACCATACCCTCGAAGGGGGTCAAAAGCTTGAACCACGCCTATTCGCATTTCAGGAACGTCCATTCGTTCTACCCGAAGTGCACGAGGGGCACGCCCAAGAACTATTATATCCGGCAATGTTACCAGGACATTTTCCCCTAGGATGGGAGGAGGAGACGCCCAATCCCAGGATATACAATCAGTTCGATGACACTTGTGGCATACCGGTACAACAGGGCCTTTCATCTTGGGGTCGAAAACCCCAAGATGAAAGAATACCTCCAATCCTGAAGGATCCGCGGCAAACCCATACATACGTTCCGGAATGTACTTGACAATCCGCATCGGGATCGGCATGAGATCCGCCCTTACCAGATCTTCTTTTTAGACTTCTTGGCAGGTTCCGCTACAACCTCGGGTTCAGCTACAACCTCGGGTTCAGGAACTACAACCTCGGGTTCAACTACAACCTCAGGTTCAGGAACTACAACCTCGGGTTCAGCTACAACCTCGGGTTCAGGATCCGGGGGGATTACAACTTCGACCACAACCTCAAGAGGTGTTTCAGGGATACTTACGATATTTCTACCGTGAATTCCCGCAACAATTTGATTCATACGGGCACATGGGGGTCGGTAACTAGACATAGAAACTCCTTATAGCAGGCCTTTGATAATACCCGCCAAAATCACACCGAGAACTTCAGAAACTTCCGCAAGGAATTTGCGGGTTGAATCCTTCTTATCAGCTTCGGCATTCTCCATTTGTGCGAGGATGTTACTCGCTACCTCAAGGTCGGCCCAATCAATATTCGGCGCAGAACCATCCAATAGATCTTGGATAGCCTGCGTTGCCATCTTAATCCCGGCAGGGCCATGCTTCTCAACAGCATCCGCAACAAGTGCCAAGGCTGCCTTCTTCCATCCAGAATCAGCACCCTCAGATAACCCCTTGAGCTTAGCCTCAATGGCATCGACGCCCTTCTGGCCAACAACAGGCAATAGCTTCTCTAGGAAATTCGTAAAATCATTCATGGTAATCTCCTATGGGCAAAGGGTGCTGGTGGAAGGCACAACAGGCGGGTCTACAGGGGGGCGGACAGTAAGCAGCCGGGCATTGTAAAGCATCATAGCCTTGTGCCAGGGCACGCGAGCGCTAGCGAGAACAGCCTTCTTTGCCGCCATCTCACAATCAGGAGTTGTGAACTTCTTTTCTGCGTCACACTTGCAATATGTCTTGACAAGGGTCGTCAAGGATTCTGCCTGCTGAACTGCAGCCTGCTCCATGAAGTTCACTTCCAACTTATAAGTGGCCTCATCTCGGACAACCGTATGGCATCCAAGAATAGGCAATAATGCTAATACACAAAGAATGTTTCTCATTTCAATCCTTCTTAGGTTCGGGTTTCATCGGATTCACCGGTACTACTGGATCCACTGGCACTACTGGATCCACTGTGACCCCCTTTGGGGGAGGCACTGATATCTTGCCGCCTTGTTGGGTAATCATGCTAACCGCTTGAACGTACTTGTCTAAGCTGGCCTGGCCGAGGATGTACCCCGCCTCAACAAATCCGGCAACCACAACAATGGCCAACATAATCCAGAATACCTGATCCGAAATGCTCGTCCGTCCCCAAAATAGGACCAATACCGCTAGAATCTTCCAGGTCACTTCGGCTACCAAGAAAGCTATGAACTTCTTGGACTTGAGGTTGTCATCGCCATTAGCCATTTAGTTACCCCCGCCGTGAGGCCCAGATGTTCGTATCCTCTGGGTGTTGAGACGATGTTGGAATGCGTCACTCACTCGATCGTAAACCAAAGCCTTGAGTTGAGGCATCCCTTCCGTAATGTGCATCAATCGGGCCTGCTCTTCGGGAAGCATTGTCGGAACAATGCGATTGAAGGAATCCCGCGCAGCGTTAATTTCCATCAGGAATTCCACGATAGCTTCATCCGCCAATACGATCGGATTATCAAGGCTATCATAAACACCTTTCAACAAATTCACACCACTGCTGTTAATCCACCATTCCATTCCAATACTCCGCAAGACTCCCTATGGGGAGGGTATAAGTTCAGAACCGAACCAGATCTAATATCCTGTATTTAGGGTATTGTGCATTGGAGGTGCATTGATGGCATATTTGACGTTGTATCAGAAACCACAGGTATTTATTGACACGGAAACGTCAGGGCTTGACCCTGTTATGCATGAACTGTTGGACTTCGCTGCCATCAAAGATGGTGTTGAAATGTCCTTCAAGATCAAGCCACGCCGTATTTTCACGGCTTCCCCAAAGGCCTTGGAAGTCAATGGCTACAATGCTGCCGAATGGGAAGGTGCCCTTGAGATCCACGAAGCTGCCCCCAAAATTGCGGCATTCCTGAAGGATAGTGTCATCGTCGGGCACAATGTCCGATTCGACATGAGTTTCATCGCGGAGTTCCTGAAGGAAGCGCAGATGGATGTCCGATTGGACTATCATCTCGTCGATACGGTTACGTTGGCATATGTGCTATTGGTACCCAAGGGATTGATTAGCCTGTCGCTTGAGCCTGTATGCAATTTCCTGCGTCTTCCGCCTGAACCCAAGCAGCACCGGGCATTGGCAGGGGCACGGGCATGTAAGGCTGTGTACGAAAAGATGACGAGTCAGCTGCCGTGGTAATTATCGAAGTCTGCCGCCATCTCTTCGGGCCAAACAGCCTTCATCCGGGTTCCTAATAGGTTCAAGCGTTCCTCATATTGATCGGAGGATTCCGATTCCGTATACCGGGTTATTGTTGCCCCGAAAGCCTTGAATGCATTCTCAGCTTGTGACGCCAGGGATTCGTCCCCTACCAGCTTCCATATGGTTCTCCTGCCCTCATGAATCAATATGGGGTTATTCGGGAGCATCATTTGGAATGTTTGCCCGCCGGTAATCAGGAATGTCCACACCTTTTGCATTTTATACCCCTGCTGTAATTACTCGATCCGCACCACTTGCCCAATTTGCCCACGATGCGGCTTGATTCTGTGCCTTCCATCCGGTCAACGCGATGACATACCTTTGACCATTGGGTAGAAACATCCCAGAATCAGATGCCGCTACCGAAATCTTTCCACCGCCCTCAAGGAGGGCAGTCCTACCACAAGTCGAGGATCCCGCCGGCAGAACTGTCGCTAAAGTCTTCGCTACGATTTCTGTAACGGCGGAATCAGGACAAACCACCACAACCCAGGCCTGATGTAAACGGGCATGCCGGATTGCGTTCAACAGATCAACCATAAACGATAGGTCTAGAGTTGGTGCCGCCATATTAACCTACCCATACGGCATGAGCCGTGCCATCCATCCCGCCGATCGTTCATCTACCTGATCAATCGGAGTGACTTCGAGATATACCATCGCGGGTTTGTCATCCCCAATATCCTTCACCAACCCTATCGCCAATGACTTGGCAGCAATATCCACCAGGGCAAATGCAGGTTGAGTCGCCCCAGGTCCAGACAACATAATAGACCAATCCCTATAGGCGAGGGGTTGTTCCCTTGGGGCCCGAGGATCGAAATCGCGTTCTTCAACGGTAATCCCCTTGGCAAGTAAATGTGTTGCCACCAAGTCTCGAATCACCAACACGGCAGATCGCCGACCCTGAGTTGTGGATAGAAACTTCCACGCCAACTCATGCCGATCCCCATCTGTCATCTTCGTCAATGCCGATCCTCGAGGCCTCATGACCGTTGCCAACTGAGGAAGCTCCCCTCGACGATAACCCTCAGGATCGGATTGTGCCGTGCCCTGTACTATGGCCCCCGCATCTCCCGATGCCGTCATAAGGGCACCGTGCTGCCGTATCAGGGCTATAGCATTAGTTCCCCCCGCAGCGACCGCATCCGCTAGCTGGCGCCGTTCCTGGGTCCTTGTCGTGAGTTCATCACGCATCTTATCGGAGGCCTTCGTAAGCATTGCCCCAATAGCTACAGGATTGCGTGCCATAGTCTTGACCGGTACAGCCGGGGCCATACCATTCGGAATATCCCCCGTCCGTAGCTCTGGCATGTCTCCGTCAAACTGTGCCCGTTCAATGAGTGCCCCTTCATACAAGGGATTCATTCGGGTCAACCCCTTGCCGTCACGAGGGACAAACACATCGTGAGGTACTTCAACCTTTTCGCCTTCACGCAATGGCGCCAACGTGTTCATCGCCAGATTCTGGAGCTTCGCCGCAAGTGCCGGATCCCCTTGAACAGTCTCCATGAGACACGTCATTGCCGTGATCTCATCAATCTCGCCACGCTTGGCCTTATCCAATACGTCCCGCAACTCGGGAGATAGATCCTTCAGGTTGGCAATCAAGGAGGTCAGTGCGGTAGCTACTTGGGAATCCATATCATTTCTCCAATTTGATGGTAGCGCCCGGTTGTACCTTTTGAGTATTGACCGGTGGCGCCGCCCAAGGATCCGCATAAACGGGAACCCGACCCTGGGCTTTATCATCTCCAATCATAACCCCACCCGCAGGCTTTGGGATATTTCCACGACCTACTTGAGCGGCACCCACACTCGGGGATGCTACAACTGTCGCAGGTTTGCCTTGTACTGCCGTAGGCACTGGGGCCTCAGGCTCCTCAACCTCGTCTTCAAGGTATTCATCCTCGGGTTCTTCAATATCATCATCTACGGACATATCTTCCAATGCGGGATCATCCCCCATAGGGTCTAGGATGATGTTCTTTTGATCCTTGAGCATCGATCCCTGCCCATTGGGGATTTTCCCAAAGGTGGATAGATCCGGCACCGACCAATCCCCTCGGCGATCGGCTATCTCCAGCTTCATCGCCTCCTGAAACATACTCGGGAAATCCGTGAGGTGTTCGTACCTAGAGCTAGTGTTATCTGCCTTGATCGGGCGCAAAAGTCGGGCGGCTTGTGTCGCTACGCGGGAACCGAACTTATCAGTAGACCACTGAGATCGCATGCATTCAGGTTGGCGACATCGCTGACAGAACGTTTCGATAAATGCGGACTGATCATTGGTCTGCAAATCCGTCATACAATCATTGATAAGGTCATTAGACATGTTATCATCCTACCCGTTTGAAATAATGGGAATAGACTAATTGATCCGCTAAGCAATAACCCATAACCATGTTAGCCGGCCATCTCCCACCGGGCTTATACATAGAAGTTTCTTTACCTAATCTGGATTTGGCAAATCTAAACCCTCGATCTGTGCCATCATGCTGACATTGCATAGCACCCATATCGACACCATCCTCAAATGCTATGCGACTAGCGTCGATATTGATTCCACCAGTGCCCCACTTGATGGATGTGGACGCCACATTCACATCCAGCGGTTTACGGGCAACGGTAATTACAATCATCTAGGATACCTTGCCACCTGGATTGGTAGACACCGGATTGGGACGAATTCGGCTATGCGCCTTTTGAATTCCCTGAGGACGAAG